GTAAAAGAATAATAGTGAAAGGATAGGTGACAATTGACCAAAAGACCTTGGATGCCTGAGGAATTAAAGATACTTGAAAGCGGAATGATATTTGAATTCATTATTGTATGGATTGTTTTAAAATGACCCGCCTTATAATCCTCTTATCCCTCGCCGCCCTCGCTTGCGGTACTCCCGTCCTCATTGCGCCCGCCGATAGTACCAAAATTGATACAAAGCCAATGACGGCAATTACCCCTCATGTGGCGGATGAATTACGTCAAGCCGTTGCTTGTGTCCCTTACATGGTTAACGTCCGCACAGATGCGGGAACCGAACACGGCGTTATTGACCAACTGGCAGACCAAACGCCTGTGATAATAACGGGCGAAAAGTTAGACCGTTTCGGGTATGTGTGGGATGCAGTAAGTTATGGCGATAAAAGCGGGTATGTTTACAGTAAGTACATTTGCGAGTGATGCAATCAGGTATAATGGCAATGTCGACTAAAAACTATATAGGAGTAATAAAAAATGAAACTGAATTTCCAGAACTGGTTCGCTGATTCCCCTCTCGCCTCGTTCCTTCGCACCTTTGCCGCCGTTGTGCTATCAAGTGCGGTTGCGGACTTTGTGCGCGTGGGGCAATTTGAATTCACCAACTGGCAAGCCTGGGCAATCGCCGCGCTTGTCTCAGCCCTGCCCGCGTTATTGCGCTGGTTGAATCCTCAGGACGTATTAAGCACGGCGTCGAAGGGATAAGGGTATAATAGCATAAGCCCTGACCGTCCTCAATGTAGCCTGTATCGAATCAAGATATACAGGAAGTGGCGGCAGGGCTTTACTATTGGGCGGCAATAAAAACCCATAACGAAATGGAAAAATTATGTATGTAATCCCCGCGTGGTTTATATCTGGATTTAGCTTTATTATTTTTATTATTTGCATGTATAACTTCTTTGTCATTAAATCGCGCAAAGCTGGCGGGTATGGAGTTGTTATGTTGTATTTCCCAGCCCTACAAAAATATTATCAAACATGCCAAAACTTCTAAACACCTGGCGGGCTTCTGTCATCTCGTCCGATAACCCACCGCCTTTGCCTAACATCCCTATTTTTTCCAGCTTCTCAATAGCCGCATCCTTTATCTTTGCGGGTATCATTTCTATCAATTCTTTTATAGTTTCAAAGTTGGCTTCCGTATCGTCTTCTATCCATTCCGCTCCCCACTTGCTTAGACTGTCGTAGTGCAATAAATCCCCGTTTAGGTGTAATGTCTTTATTCCCCAGCTATCCGCCAAGTCGAGCACCCTGTTTATAAATTCGGCATTGTGAAACGGGGCTTCTATATCCGACATTACCACCGCGTCACCCTCTGATTTTAAGGGCCTGTCAAACTTCGGCATTGTCGAAACGGGTACGGGGATTAATTCCTTGTCCCTGTATAACTTTGATTCAACCGATGAAACACTTCTTTGTAATTTCTTTGCTATTTCCTTGCTTGTCATTCCGCTTTCAAGTATCTTTAATTCCTCAGGCATCCAAGGTCTTTTGGTCAATTGTCACCTATCCTTTCACTATTATTCTTTTACAACGATTTCATGCCGCCACGTATAATTTTTTATAATAGGCGGTTCACCCATTTGGATAATCAGATCAATTTCAAGCTGCGCCCCTGATACCATCGCCTTTAAATCATCGTACTTCTTTTCAAGGGCGGTATATCAATCATCATATTCATCCACTTCAAGCTCATACTCTTCATCGGGGTCATCGTCATCGTCATTTAGTGGATTCGGTGGGGGGTCTTCATCAGGGGGTGGGGCATCAAGCGATTGGTAATAAAAAATCATAATAAAATATAATTAAACAAAAATCTATAATACTTAAATAATATGAAATATTTATCTTGGTTACTTCCTTTGGGAATCGCTGCAATCATAGTAATTGCATTTTATGGTCTAATCGTAGGATTTAATAATTCCGCTGTAATGTTACAAGAAACCGCAAAAGGATCTTGGGGAAATGTAGAATCATCCTATCAACGTCGTAATGATTTAATTGGAAATTTGGTGAAAACGGTACAAGGTGCTGCTAATTTCGAAAAAGGTACGTTAACCGCCGTTATTGAGGCAAGAGCAAAAGCCACATCAACTACAATTGATATTTCTAAAGCCACACCCGCTCAAATAGAAGCGTATCGTAACAATCAAAGTGCCGTATCATCATCATTGTCTAGATTATTAGTTAGTGTAGAGCGTTATCCGGAATTGAAAGCCAATGAGAATTTTCTTCGATTACAAACTGAGTTAGAGGGAACTGAAAACAGAATTAAGTTTGCCCGTGACAATTACAATATTGCGGTTAAACCATATAATATACACATTAAAACCTTTCCTAATTCGTTCATCAATGGGTTTTTTGGATTTGTAGAATTGCCATATTATAAATCAGATAAAGGGGCTGAAAATGCTCCAGTTGTTGACTTTAAATTTTAAATTTTAAAAATGAAAAATATCGTAACTGAATTTAGATGGCGCGGTCTATTACAAAACCTATCAAATGGGACCGAAGAACAATTAACAAAGGAATCGACAAGCGTGTACATTGGATTTGATCCAACATCGGATTCACTTCATGTTGGAAGTTTAGTACCAATCATAATGTTGAAACATTTAGAAAATTTCAATCACAAACCAATTGTTTTAATTGGTGGGGCCACTGGAATGATTGGTGACCCAAGTGGGAAATCCGAAGAACGCAACCAACTATCATCAGACGAGCTTGATAAAAATTATGAGGGAATTCGTAAAACCTTACGACATTTTTTAACAAACGCAACGTTTGTAAATAATTTCGACTGGATGTCAAAATTCTCGTTTTTAGATTTCATTAGTCAAATTGGAAAAATGATTACTGTTAACTACATGATGGGTAAAGAATCGGTGAAAACAAGATTAGATAAAGGCGGAATGTCCTTTACTGAATTCACATACCAATTGCTACAAGGATATGATTTCATGCACTTGTATGAAAATTACAATTGCAAGGTGCAGATGGGTGGATCTGATCAATATGGCAACATGACTACTGGATTAGAGCTTATTCGTAAAAAAGGAGGTCACGGGTTCGCACTAACATGTCCATTATTGGTTAAATCTGATGGGCAAAAATTCGGAAAATCAGAATCGGGAAATATCTGGTTAGACAAATCCAAGACTTCGGTATATGAATTTTACCAATTTTGGTTAAACCAAAGTGATCAAGATAGTGAACATCTTATTAAAACACTCACTTTCATGGATCAAGAATCAATACTTGCTCTTATTGCCGAGCATAAAATTGATGAATCAAAAAGGTTGCTTCAAAAACGATTGGCTTCGGAATTAACTATATTTGTGCATAGTGAAGAAGACCTACAAGATGTTGTCAACGTTTCAAATGTTATTTTCAATCGTGGTATTTTCGATGATAATACCAATATGCAGATGCTTACAGAAGTAGTTAACGATGCCAAAGAAGTTGAATTATCATCCGGGGTTACCGTATTGGATTTTTTAACTATGTCAGATTTTCTAACGTCTAATAATGAACGACGTCGGGCATTAAATGAGGGATCGGTGTTGATTAATAAGATCAAGGTTAATATAGACACGATGATCACAAAATCACACTTCATTAAAAATCACTTACTGATTCAACGCGGTAAAAAAATGTCAAAAGTGATAGTTCTCACTAATGCGTAACATTTTCGTATAAATCTATAATAAGTATTAACAACCATATACATTTAAGTATGCCAGAAATCGATGCATATGCTGCACATAATTCGTTAATTATTCCGGATATATATCCTACTGATTTAGAGGAATGTTTGGTACTATTCGAAAGGATAAAATACGATAGTTTTGGATTTCCGTTGGTATTCCTAGACTATGACTATACGTTTAAAAGCTGGTGTGTTTGTTTTAGAAACCCTGCTAATTTTACTAATCCGGATATTAAAGAAAAGACACCCCTTGATGCATGTCATCGAATGTTTGATTTTTTAAAATGTAAAAAGTAATATCTCACATGGTGATAATCCAAAAAGTACCTATTATAAAAAAAATAGTATGTCAAATTTCAATTATAAGTCACTTGTAGCTATTTGCGTTATTTTATTTGTTAATTGTGGTGAAAAACGCAATGAATCACAAGCTGCCAGTATTATGTCAGAACCCGATTTTGAAGAAACACAAGAAAGTCGAGTTAAAGAAGAACGCTTGGGGTATTCGGGTGTTACAATATTAACCGTGGATGCCCATGAGTATATCCATTACAGAGATGGTAATAATGCGGCTGCTGTCGGTGGTATAATCCATAAATTCGATTGTAAATTCTGTTTGGGTAAACCGGATTAACATTACATAAAATTATTAATTATTAATTATATTCATTAAACAATGAGTCATGAAAATACAAATGATTCACTAGATAAATCTGGTGATGTAAGTCGCTTTGAACCCCATTTTTTACAATACTGGGAGCATGTTAAAGATGTTGTTGATGAAAATGGGTGGGTCTATAGTAAAGATGTTATTTATTTACTGGATTCATATTTTGAACACAACACTGATCAAGAAATCCTATTCGAGAAACACTATGATGATAAGCCTTGGAATGGCTATCGTTGGAAGCCGAAATCAATTCTAAACGTCTTATAGTTCGCGTCATTATTTTGATCGAAAATTATTAATATTAGCACCTATAGATAGATGAATACCGAAGAAATCAATGACAAGAATAATAACCATCCCACTGTTAGAGAAACAATACCATTGACAAATCAACAGATGTGGAAGATGGCAAAAATAATAACAGAAAAACAAAAAGCTGCCAGAGACCATCCAACTGATTTGATAGACTGGAATTTACTGGAGGGATTTTGGTTTGAATGGTTGGAAGAAGAATTATGTGTTGGTGAAATATAATACATGTAATTTTATAAAAAACACTAATTAATAACATTTGAAATTATGTACGATACATTTATGAACGACTTACATGGCGATTTGGATAAGAAAACAATTAAACCCGCTTTTGTTTCGGAAAGTTGTAATGGCGAAGTTTGCTCCGTTTGTGGTAAGGATGCTACGAATAAGTTAGGTGAAGAAATACCTTTTGATGATCCGAATAAAAATAGACATAATTTAACTGCATATGTTTGTCGAGAACATTTCACTATGATTGTTGGTGGAAGCTAAAACAATCCAACATGAGTACAAACTTTTTTTATACCAATTCCTGAAAGTTAAACTGTTATGAACATTCTTTTCATTTGCACTGCAAATAGGAATAGAAGTAGGACTGCTGAAATTTATTTCCAGAATAAATATCCTAAAGATAGATTCCGAAGTGCAGGTATTAATAAATATTTATCAGAAAGACATGGTGGCATTCATGTCAAAAAATATATGCTTGACATCGCTGACCGAATTATTTGTGCAGAATCTGAACACTCAGACTGGATTGTTCAAAATATTGACAAAAAATACCTCAACAAAATTGAGGTATTGAATCTTGCTGATAATGAAAATTTTATGAGCCAAGAATTAATTAATATTTTAGGTGAGATATTTCAATTGTAAGACTAACATGTCTTATTCGTATCAACTTACATGACCGCAGAATCTTTTACTCAATTGGTGTTGGTACATATCCCCAATAGTAGTAGACGTATTATCCAAGTCCAGTATTTCTGCTATTGCTGCACACCTAATTCGATTAGGACATTCCAGCCATTTGTAGTAGTAATAATTATCATAGGAATAGTAATAATTATTATCAAAGTATATTCCGTGTTCCCAATTGTACCCCTCAAGTATTTCATCAAAAGAGTCACAACTTCCATAGAATGATTGTGCAACATTATTAAAATCTTTAATATCTTTTTTAAATTTATTTTTCATTTAATTATTTTTTTATTATGAATGGTCAATCACCAACCGAGTTAGCTAAAAATTTTGACAGAGTACGTACAATCATCGAAAAAGCCAAAGGTGATGAAGATAAAGAAATTTCATTAGCCAGAAAACAGGCGAATGCAATATTAAATGAATACAAAGCAATCAATCGGGCACTGGCCGCTCGGGAACTCGGAAAGGAAAACATATTTGAAATTTTCTTCAAACGAGCCTATGAATTGGGATCAGTAAGTCAAGTGGATTATCGATCCTATGTTATCAGTAAATTATTAAATGATTAATACGCACTGAACCCGGTTATATCAACTGGAAATTCTTGATTTATTTCAGTCTCTGTGCTGAATTCCTCAACTGGCTCTTCTTCAACTAGATCTACCGGAAATTCATCATTTATATTAATTGGAACTTCATCAATAATTGGTTCTTCTACTAATTCAACTGGAAACGTTTCTGCGATTTCCCGACCAATTTCCAAAGTATCATCAGCAGATACAACATTATCAACTAAATTAATATCTAATGGTTCTTCAATAAAAGTTGATACAATACTACTTCCCCTCTGTCTTGTCTCATCCCGTAATCTTTCGCGCTCGTCTATAAATGATTCAAATGTTTTAATTAATGCCATAATATTATTTTTTTTATTATAGTATATATAATATTTTATACTTCATGTTTTGTGAATTATCACATATTATACAAAAATACTATTTAAATATCAAATAACAATGACTTAGACCTACATTTATTGCTAATATGTGAATATATATTACTAGTGTATATTTGGTATTATCGATGTTATTGATTTATAATGCATTGATTAATGAACTTTTTATTATTTATATCATATACGTATATAATATAAATGTAAAAATGTAAATCATGGAACAAATTATAATAGCTTTATACGTAAATGTAGTACATCTACCCCAAACCAAAAAGATTGAATTACTTGCAGAATATCGAAATATGTTAATTAATGAAGTAGGAATTACATATCACGTATTTGGTACAGTATCCGGTGAAACAAAAATGGAGTTAATTTATCCAAGTAGTACTTGTGTAAATCTAGAAGATGCCATTAATAAAGTAAAAGAGTTAGAACTAGAAATCAATAAATAAAAATAAATACTATGATAATTTTAGATAAAAATTATACAATTGACAGTGATGGTATGGGAGTAATTTTAAAATTCACAGAAGCCCGCACTAGATTGGATAAAAATAATGAAACGGTAGCTTACGTTGCTACAAACAATTACTATTATGGAACGGTACCACAAGCGTTATGTAAATACAAAGATCTTGTATTAGAAGTACCGGAATCACTAATCGAAGTATTGGAGCGATTAAATGAAGTTGAAAGCTTGATACGATCCATTAAGTTTGATGTAAAAGTATAAGGTGTGGAAATTTCAAATCCAATGAAAATGTGTATTGTTAATTATATTTGCACTACACATGGATATGGTATAGATGATCTAACTATACTAAGTGTCCATAGTACAATCGATGGATCAATGGTAATAAAATATAGCGATTATGAGTATAGTTTTGCATTAACCATCGCGGAATTTGAATTGAAAAAACTGAAAAGAGTCTGTGAAATAAATGAAATTTTAAATAGTTAAAAGTTATGAGTACTAAAAATAATACACCCACTTCAATATTTGAATACCAAGACAAATGTCCATCATGTGGTAGTTTTTGCAACATTGAACAAGATTTAGATGACAATGACTTTTGTAATGATTGTAGACCTATGGAAATCAATATTATTGTGGCAGCTTCTGAAAATTTAACCATAGGTAAAGACAATGATCTGCCTTGGAAAATACCTAGTGATCTAAAAAAATTCAAACAAATAACCACCGGGTCGATTGTAATAATGGGCAGAAAGTGTTATGAAAGTATTGGGCGGCCATTACCAGGTAGACAAAATATTGTAATTACTAGGAATACTGATCTTACTATTGAGGGTTGTGAAGTTGTCAATAGCATCAATCAGGCATTATCACTGTGTAAAAATGATTCACGGGAAATATTCATAATTGGTGGTGCTGAAATTTACAAACAAACGTTTAGTTTTGCAACTAAATTATACCTCACCGAGATAAAAGGAAATGTAGATGGTGATGTCAAATTAGAAGGAATGAATTTAGAGGAATGGTCGTTGGTTTATGAAAGTGAATTATTTGAAGAAAATGGTACACAATTTAGATTCTTGGAATACATATAAAAAACTGTATTAGATAAATTCGAGTTTTTAATAATTACCATATTGGCATTTACTTAATGATAAAGTAAATGCCAATATTTTATATATACTAATATGAAATATATCAGAGCGCGTTCTACCATTGCCATTATGGAAAATCATAACATAAACCCACATTATGATTTTAATAATTTATCAAAATCAGATCTTGTGGAAATAGCAAAATGGGGCTTACTCGGAATGTATTCCGATAGTGGGTGTTGGGATGAGGACTTTGACCAATCCAGTGAAACTAATTTAGAAACAGCCATCGACAGGGCACTTGGGGATTTTAATATATTTTTAGGTACACCATATCCATTAGGGTTAGGTAATATTCCAATTAAGCCTACCATACACCGATTGGTAAGACTAGGACATAAATCTGAATTGGATTTAAATAAACTTGGAACTAGCTGGTTTTCTAATCCAACCCAATATCATAATTATAATTTTTATGATATGTTAGATTATCTAAAACCATTGAATCAAAAAATACCAGGTGAAGTCTATTTACTTACCGCTGAATGTACTATCGATAACATTGATGTACAACATACTTTATGGCAACGATCAATCCAACACTCTGAAAATGAAATTGTAATAATTGATGATAGTAAACTTTCACTAATATCATGTGAGGTAATAAAAAATTTCACTTACTTATAATTTAATTAGTAATATTAAATATTTATTTATATTTTTGTTAAAAAGTTAATTCATGAGAAAGCTTCAAAAAATGTGTGATTTTATATTTGCACATAATACACAATTAGATAATCCGAAAACTGCTAAAATTTTTTCAAAATATGCAATGTTTTTAGGCAAGGAATTATTATTAAAAATGTTCATAGCATGTGATTATAGAGGGGTGCCAATTGAACCGCCAGTTTTTGTCGATACGATGGAAGCAGTCGAGAATAATACGTATAGCCTAGAAATGGATAAGTATGTAATTGCTTGCAATGATGTAATATTCGAGGGGTTTGAAGTAGTGTCAAATAATCACAAATACAAATACATAGACATTAAGTGGGGTACATTTATCTTGACATGGAGTATCAATGCACAAATGTTTTTACAATATTCAATCGTGGAAGACCTGTGTAACATCGTCAATTTATCGGATTCAGTCTCCTTTGATGATGAATCCAACAATGCACTAATCCAGGAAATAGACCACTTGGAATTCATATACAACCGAATGGCCTATTCCCATCAAGAAAATACCAATATTGATTATATGTTAAGATTGGAGCGAATAATCAATGACAAAAAGACAATAATCGGAATCTTGCCGACTACAACTATCCAACATGAGTATGAAATGTTTTTCTACGATGATGTGGAAATTAATGAAGCTAATGGTGAATGGGTACCAATTCCGATTGAAAATATTAACCCAGAGAAGATTGACCATTATATTGCTGGTGGATCTTTGCGTAGAATCATATAATATGGCAACAGTAGTATCTAAATGTCCGAAGTGCGAAAGTACAAATTTATTAGAATTGAATCCTGATTTAAGAGAAACATCCCCTTTGCCACTCGTACAAATTGACACAGTATGCAATGATTGTAAGCATGTCTTCAAACATGCCAGTGGGACTAAGTCCGGTAAGAGAAGAGGAATATTGTATTAATCAACCATAAGCAATGACAAAAATAGCAGACAACAATGAATATTTTGGGAAGAGGGTACACATTTGGACAGCACTACATAAGAATAGTTATGTAATCACCGGATTACTACCACTCAATGTAGATTATATCGCGGATAATAGTGTGGGAAGAGTAGTTCAGGTGCGTCTAAAGGCGGGGGCATATGGTAGCAATTGTGTTATACTGCGCCATGTAAATGGTAGTTTAATTCCCCATGAAAATCAAAGTTTTTTCGAAATTCCAGAACAATTTCACCAGTACCTTGATACCTGTTTTGATGGTGTATATTTAGACGATTCCGATCGATACGAATATTCATTACAAGGCGAGTTCAAGGAATCAGGGTTTTTAGTATCTGGTACCAACCATACACTATAAATAATAAAGTTATGTATAAATATTTGACACCATATAATAAATGACTTTAGATGATATTTATAAATTCATGGAAAAGGAATGTGATAATTTCAAATACCGGATCGATTACGATATAAGACAAGGATATGTTGTGAATTCCAGCGAGAATTACACCTGGACATATCCGCTTTATTTGAATCACAAAGACATATCCATGTTTCCATTTAAATTTGGAACAATACACACGTCTTTTATCGCATCTAGCACCTCACTAGCTTCATTAATAAATTCACCAGATTACGTCCGGGACCATCTATTATTGGATGGCAATTTATTACAATCACTAAAAGGAATTAGCAAACATGTGGGGGTCAGACTGTCAATCAAACACAACCCATTATTAATCAATTGTGAAAATTTTACAATTTTGAATAACTTCATTAGAGAAAATCCATTTTGTACAATTTTGATGGATGACGATTTTGCAAAAGCGTTTACTAGATTTAACACCATTGCGGATATTATTAGTTTGTAATAATATCTGTGATTGTTACATATCGATTATACGCATTCAAGAATCCTTGATCTGCAAATATATTACCACCTACGTAGGTGAACATTAAAATTTTAAAATTTTCTTCATTTATAAGCAGCTGATTATACTCAATATGTAAATTACCACCAATGAATTTTGGCATTCCCTCGATAGACGTTAACATATTATAATCCGCCCAAAAATTACCACATACACTATTGGGTGAATTAATTAAATTAGTTAGCATGTTTTTACGCACAGATGCATTTTCATGTACCGTATTAATGTTAAAATTTGGCAAAGACGTCAAATTTCTATTATATGGAATTTGTAAATTTTGGTATATATCAATGCTCATATCGGGATTAATTGAATATTCAACTACATTGTGATTCTTACACATTTTCTCAATCATCTCGATTGTATTATTAGAGTCCGTCATACTACATTTAATTTGATATGTATATAATAATTCTAAGTTAAAGTTTTAATATATAGTTCAAATATATATCTATACACAATGTCAAAAATATTCAAATTTGAAGATTTTTTATTAAATGAATCATATTTAAAAGGGGGAAGACCTCCGTTATATCACAGTACCCACTATTTCACTAATATATTAAAAAGTGATTTACTCAGAGTTAATAAACCAGTATTTGATGTACATAGTAGGAAATCAATATCATTCACACGTGATCGCTATTATGGGGATGGTGGTCCAAAAAAATTCATGGTGGACGTGGACCACTTAATAAAAGATGGATATAAACCAGAACCAGTAGATGAAATTGGTTCAGCACTTAATAAAATGTCTAAAATAAAAGAACCAAAACCTTTTTTCAAAGGATATTCTAAAGTAAATCCAAGCAATAAAAAAATTATACACAATATACCTGGCCTACAAACTGGAATAGATACATCACTAAGTCAAGAAAGTGAAGAGCGCGTATACAAAGACATTCCTAATTTTGGAAGATATGTAATCGAAATAATATTACCGGATAATTCAGTCGAACGATACAAACCAGAGCTTAGTGATTACTTAACACAATACCCACATATTGTTGTAAAAAACAACAAAGGGGTAACGCTAATGACTTATGAAGATGTTGAAAAAAGTAATTCAGTTACCAAGTATATCACTGCAGATAACATGCTTTCTGAATCTATTAAAGTCAAATAGTCCAACTGAAATAGCCGCTTCTGATAAGGCGTGGATATCTACGATATCATTGATAAAATCTTCAACTATTGGTTGAAGATTTTCTTGCTTATCAACACTAATTAACATAATGTTTTTTGATAAATAATTTAAATAGTCAGTAGTTTCCATCGCTTTATTTTTCACAAATATAGTTCAAATAAGTGAGGAATACAAATATATATTCGACATTATTCGAGAAGTTGTAAAATTGCAATCGTCCGGGAAAATGATCTTTTAATATTATCACAGCTTATTATTGGAGGCTTGGTTATTTTTGATCGAAATATTTATATTGTTTTTTATATAAACACTGCCATGTATATCTACGGACAGGTCATGATTTATGGTATATCTACCAGCTGTAAAAAACATCTAACCGTACATATTCTGCACACATTAATTTTATATTCTCCACGGTTGTCATACTCTGTTATATTTTACAAATTACTTTGTAGGTGGTCGCAATACGAAATGCATTTCCGCCATTTTTTTCAGACATAACAAGTGAGGAATCCTTTTCGATTTTGTACAACTTGACGCTTTCATCAATGGTACCAGCCTTTAGATTATTAATGGTAGCATCTAATAGCACAACTTCTTCATATGCTTCAATTTCAATCATCTTACTGCGATATACCTCAAATGGTCTAATTAAATCGGCCACAACATACGCGGTAGTTTTGGAAATGTTGGTAAATTTATTTATAACATATAAAGTGATCAAAACAATAGTAATGAAGAAGCCTAATGCTTGGAACATTCCTTTTAAAAATTCAAATAATAGTGTCATTCTGATTGGTGTATTTTAAATTATTTATATTAAGTTGATTGTAATTATTTTAATATGTTTCGAATTTCTTTGTATCTATTCCATATTGGCATGTATTTTTCGTCAATATGTAATTGTCCGTTAGAAACGTCATATAACATTGCATAATCGGCCGCTTTAAATGTATAACATTCTAACATTTTCATAAATATAAGATCTGCTTTTTCTGGAAAATATGCTAATGTCTCCAAAGGTAATAAACTCAAACTTGCAAATGTTCTTATTGTTTTAGGACATCCTTTTAAATTACTGAGCTTATTTTGGGTGACACTAAATGACTCGTTAACATGCACAGGGCATCCTTCAAGCGAAGTTATTTTATTACAATGTATATGTAAATGACCATTGCCATAATTTTCAAATCCGATGGTATTTTTCAAATAATTATTTCCGCAATTGAAATCACCACCTACGGTCTCTGGGAACCCATACGAATCTTCGATACTATTATATGCACAAGAGAAGTCGCCACTAATATGTTTGAATTGAATAGGTAGTCTTCGCAGTGATTGGTTTGATAAATTCACGCTCCCCATTACCGAAACTTTATGATTTGCATCAATTTCGTAATCAATAATTTCAAACATATCACATATTTTTTTAATTTCCGAAATCATTTTTTTTAAGTATATCTATGCGTTCAGTGAATAACAAATCAATTTGGGTTTTTTCATCGTCTTTGCGCTTATTTGAAATTTCTAAATAATGTTCATACAGGACATTACCATCATTTAATGAAATAATGTCGTCTATATCTTTGTACGATAGTTTATAATTTACCATATGATTATAGTGAAACAAGTTTAGTAATTTAGCAACAATTCCAGTTTTTTGTATTTTTTCAGTTTTGATATTTATTGTCATTTTTACTAAACCTATGCCACTAATTTCCACATTAAATAGACCAATACCAGGTACAAAATCATAAAAGTAATTAGTATTAGTGTCGGCGTTGTCAGACATTAATAATGACTTATTTATAAATCCGGTGTTGCTAAATAATTGATATTTATATTTTTGGCAATGATGAACTGAAACTATTGTACTCGCATCTAAGTATGCCACTTTTACTAAATCATGAAGTTTTCCCATATAGTTTTTTGCTTACAAATATATAATTTTTATAGATACATTAATACATTTATAGAAAATAAATTACCATACATATTTTTTTAATATTTGTATTTTTAAGTTTTATTATCAGGGGTGTCTCGGGTAGATGATTTTTTTTCTAAGAGATCCATTAATAACATAAATATACCGGCGGCACACCATCCTATCAAAAAATCTGGAATTTCAATTTCTATAATAGATGATAATAGCTTAATTCCGATTACATACAAAAATACATTTAACAAACTATATGTTATGTTTGACATTAGGTGATTTATTTAATTTTTATTTATATTAAAAATTGCACCATTTGTTTGTTGCTTATTTAAAATATTTTATATATTTGCATCAACAAACAAAAAACTATGAAAATTATATTCTATTACATTCGGTTAATTACTATTTTGATTAAAAATTTTGGTTCTAATATTGACTTTCTAATAGATGATTCAGGGTCTAACCAAACGACTGACATTACATTCATCAGAAATTCATTACATTTAATGGTTTTTTTCAATTTTAATATTGTAATATTGCATGGTCCCGTTGTAACACGAATTTACGATGAAGAAGACGTTGATAATTTTATAAAGAACTTCACACCGAGTCTTTGTGGGACTGATTTAATATCAAACCTTAATAAAATATCAAAAAAATCAATTTTGTTATGTTATAGTGATTTTTACCTATCTGAACTAGAATTTTCCAAACTTGATAAATTCAGAAAACGACTTCTTATATCGCAGAGTGCCTATCGAGGTGCGTCTAGTATCGATTCTCAAATAACCTTTATATAATACTAATTTATACCAAACAATTTAAATAATTTACAATGATGTATGAACAATATCTATGGTACATAATGATACCAAGTGGAACCATTTACGCACTTCTTATAATATTAACCTTTGTAGGCGGAGACATAGATGTGGACGTTAACTTAGATGATGGCATTGGTGGTGACGATATTATTGGCCTATTCACGTTTCGAAATGCTATATATTTCCTATTTGGATATTCAGCGGGGACCTTAATAGGTATTAATGCTGGATATACCATCCTTTCTTCCACATTATTAGGGGTCGGAATTGGCATGACACTGGTGATAATCACAGTGTTGCTTATGTTTCTTATGTTGAAATGTAATCAAATAAATATACCTAGTTATGATGGCCTTATCGGTAAGAGTGCTAAAGTATATTTAAGGGTAAGTCCTGGGGCAAACGGCAAAATAACGGTTAACGTCAATGGTACTCAAAAAGAAATGTATGCATCATCTGATATCGACATACCAAGCGGTGCTACCGTAAAAATATTAAGTATAGATAATGGTATTGCTGTTATCGAACAAGTATAAATTAGTAATCAATTAAATTTTTATAAATATGTTATTCACTTACATTGTAATTGGGCTTATTGCCCTGGGATTTTTCGCTACCGTAGTAGCCCTTATATCTAGATATAAAAAATGTCCATCGGACAAACTATTAGTAGTTTACGGTAAAACCGGTAAAAATGCCGATGGAATGACGTCTACCGCCAGAGTACACCATGGTGGTGGAGCATTTATTTGGCCAGTTATTCAAGATTATCAATGGCTATCGCTTAAACCAATCGCGATTGATGTTGATTTACGAGGGGCATTATCTAAACAGAACATCCGAATTGATGTTCCTTCTACCTTTACAATTGCAGTATCTACTGATCCAAATACCATGATTAATGCTGCCGAACGTCTTCTCGGAATGCAAAGTACTGAAATTGCCACCCTGAGTAAAGATATCATTTTGGGCCAATTAAGATTGGTTATTGCTACCATGGATATTGAAGAAATTAATGCAGACCGTGATAAGTTCCTTACCGCTATTCAAAATAATTTAGAATCGGAATTGGATAAAGTTGGATTGCGTTTGATCAATGTTAATATTACCGATATCCAAGATGAATCCGGTTATATTAAAGCATTAGGCCAAGAGGCTGCTTCTAAGGCAATAAATGATGCAAAAGTATCAGTTGCCGAGAAAACAAGAGATGGTGCCGTAGGATCTACCGCAGCAAGTAAAGATGAAAGAATACAAACATCACAGTTACGTGCAGATGCAGAAGTAGGTGAAGCACAAGCACTCATGAGTTCTGAAATTGGTAGAGCTGCCACTATAGCAACACAGAGATCGCAACAAGCCGAATTAAATGCAACCGCAGTGTCTGGTGAAAATGAGGCTGCTATTAAAATAGCGGATACTACAGCACTCAGAAAGGTGGCAGAAGCTGAGGCTTCTAAGAAATCAACGGTGGCTGAGAATGTCGCAAAAGCCGAGGCAGAAAAAATAACTTTTGTTTCAGAAACACAAGCCGAACAAGCCCGTGCTGATAAATCTAAAGCTACCTTATATGCCAATGAAATTGTACCGGCGGAAATTGCCAAGCAAAAGAAAATTGTGGAAGCCGAAGGGGAAGCTGAGAGTATTAGAAGTATTGCCAAAGGTGATGCGGATGCATTATTAATGGCGAAAACCGCGGAAGCCGAAGGTATTGCAATAATCTTAGAAAAGCAAGCCGAGGGTTTGACTAAATTCATTGAGGCCGCTGGTGGTAATCCGGATAAAGCTCTGCAGTTAATGATTGTTGACAAACTTCCGGAATTAATGAAAATACAAATGGATGCAATTGCCAATATCAAAATTGATAAGATCACCGTGTGGGATAATGGTGGCGAGGGTAGTGAGGGATCTACTGCGGGATTCCTAAAATCAATGTTAGGTGCATTGCCAGCATATGATGAACTATACAAATCGATCGGTAAGTCATTACCGGGTATTGTAAACATTGATGATGTTTCAGCAGCTGGTAGAAATGATTCGACACCAAGTGAAATTGCATTCGAAGAAGTGAAATAATCACAATCTAAATTTATGCCCTCATGTGAAAATATGAGGGTTTTTTAATGAAATTTAAAAATATGAACACTGACGAGGAATTTTTCTTAGACTATATTAAGCTTGCTGCCCCAATATTTGGGGTTTTCGGTAAACGTGCAGAAATGATAAATGATAAATTTATACCAGAGGATATTGTGTATTTAGAGATTAGTGACACATTGGAAGTTGTATATCAACATAAACCATATCTACATGGCAATTTTTACCCAGTTATTACAAAACGAATTAAGAAATATAAGAAAGCGTGGAATGCCAATGGTATATTGGATCATAATATTCATTGTATACATGGTGATTATTCAATAGAATCTTTGATAGCATCATTAATGATTAGTGCATCATTATCCAGAAGCAACAAACCAAGTAAATTATCATCACAGGAGTATGAAAAGTTTAAATTAGCGGTGGATTCATACCACTATTCAATTCCGCGTAATGGCGAAAGTAATTATGGCGAATCAATCATTTATTATAATAGCTTTACTGATATTGGAAAGGAAAATATTATGAATTGTAAAAAGTTCTTAGAGAATAATACATCACTTACTCCAATACAAGATGCATTCAATGAAGTCTTATTGAAAAATAAATTACCTACACATATGCCTTTTACCAGATGGTGTGAGTTATTGACAATGAAAGAGATCGATTATTCTACGGTAGAAGAAATTAAACTAAAACGCGCCGCAAAGTATAAAAAGCTGGGGATCGATTTTGAAAGAAATAAATAATATCCGAATAAATTATAGCAATAAAATATAAAAATGCCTATGTGATATTATCTCATAGGCATTTTTTAATATATAATATATGAAATACATAAACACATATTCTAATTATCAAAATGGGTCAGATGGAACCAAATACTTTGATATGGATTGCTTAAATGATATTGGTGGATTCCAACATCCACTATATTACATGCTCGCTAAGGACCAAAAATATGAATTAGTATTTATATCCCCTGATCAATATATTAAAAATATCCGCAAAGGATTCAAAATAACCCATGATGAAGTGATGCGTGCGGTAAACCAGGAAACGGTTGTCAAATACGCACAGAATATGAAAGATGGTGACAAATTTCCAATTGGGTTTTTTACTACTAATTCAAGTTCACAAGAAGGCAGACACCGTGCCCTGGCATTAAAAAAATTAGGTGTCAAAACATTTCCAATTATTTCCATTACACAATTGTCTAAAAAAAACAGAGATGATATCGCATTAGCATTTAAAGGAATGACTTTTGAAGAAGTAGAAATGTGTATGAAAAAGGAAGGATATTCTGGCATTTCCAAATTAGATTATCGTGAATTACAAATACATTTGGATCATCGCATGTAATTTAAACTCAGAATATTAGGTAAATTGGATTTTTTTAATTATATTTGCATATTACAAATCATTAAACAATAATGATATGCGAAAATTATTCATATGTTTTCCATTATTATTGTGCACAATTACCTATTCTCAGAAAATTATACGAAACGGAGAGAATGTTCGTATAGGGAATGTGTTCATATCAAGTTTAAGGCAACATTTGACCATAGATATTCAGTCTAGTGATTTTGTATGCATTCAATTAGATAGTGATCGAAATGGCACGATAATGAAAGGTAGTGGGTCCGCTAAAGGAAAAGAGTGTTTCCCCATCGAAATTGGCATCTATACTGTAACAGTTTTTGAAAATGGGCTACGGTATAGAAAAAGATTTAAGATTATTTAAAGAAAAAGGATGATCATTGATCATCCTTTTTTATTATAATTATTTTCCTGAACAGGATATGTTCATTTTAAACCCGGTCTTTCCAATCGGGCTGTATACTACTACTTTTACTTCTGAATATTTTTTCTGCAAATCATATTTAATGTTAACTTTACCTTCTTTATATAAAATGAAGTCACGTTGACCGGCATCATACATCGATTTTAACTCTTTTAGTCCTCCGGATATTTCTTTTTGATGATCTTTACTTGGATTATATTTACTAGGGTTATTAAACTCCGGTTTTAATAATATTGCCATTAGTTCCTCAAATGAATTAACATGTACCGAATCTATTCCAGCAATGGCCTTAGCATTCGGTGTTTCAATAAGTACTTTTGAAAGTCCTGATACATAACTTGGTACATATACCCATTCTTTATACTGGTGCGCAGCATCTGCTACATATCCGGAATCACCGATAATTTCACCATCGCCAAGTAAGACAACTCTGTCCGCGATTGTACCGGTAGTCACATTCACCGATCCCTTTCCAGCCATTCCCTTTGTGTCGAATTCTTTTACATACCCAACATAATCACTATCAGCCCCGGCCACATTTCCTTGGTATTCGCGTTCAAAATTACACAACGGACATTGATTAACCTCAATTTTGATATTTACATATTGATCTTTTGTGTATTTATCAGAATGAGCATCATCATTATTCCATTTTTCATTACCGACTTTGGTATCTTTTACAATAACAACACCGGCATTTATACCTAGACTATTTATGTAGTTTTGTACAAGTGCTTCGGCGGATTCCGCTCTCATTTTAGATAATGCACCAACTTCTAAGCGATCACCCGTTACAGCGTCTTTATTTGGGACCTGTGATTCCGAAGCAGTAATGGTTATTTTAAAATTCTGCTCAGAAGATTTATTGATATATTCATTTAATTTTGATAACTCCAGCATTAACGCAGAATCTTTTACATTGGCTATTTTATATTCACCACTTTTGAAGCTACTACCGATATTAATAATCACTGAATTTTCAGCGGAAACTGTTTTTTTAGCAGTACTATCGATTGATACCATCTGCTGCACCTCCGTTTTTTCGCCGGGTGATAGTGTATTATATTCATTTGCAAATGCAGGTGCGCTCATTAATGAAGTTAAAAGTGCGGCGGTCAATGCTCCTTTTTTAGCAATATTCTTTAATCTGGCAATAATTCCACCACTTACCGCTTCGTTAATAGATTCGTTGTCGGCTTCTTCTGATGATCCCAATATGTACAGAAACGATTCCTGCTCACTTGTCGAAAGTGTTGATGATATATTTTCATAAACAAATGACCTAGTATTCATATGTTCGCGAAATCCTTTTATATGCTTCATTATTATTGATATGTTTTGTTTTATTATATATTAATTTTTATTGCTTAGAAAAGTAATTATATGCATCAAATAACTTGGTATCATATTTATTTGCCTTATATCCGCTACCGTTATAGCCCTCAGCAAACTTAGCCCAATTCTTAGTAACCAAATATCTATCCAGGCGATTTGTTTTAACAAATGATATAAATGCCTTCAAATGATTGTATTCGGATTCTTTCATAGCTGCCACAAATTCTTCTACGGAATTATACCCACATGCTTTATAGTTATTTCCCATTATTTGGAAACGGCCATAACTAGCAGACTTTAATGCAGCACTAGTATTTATTTTACACGCCCTATTCATTTTGCCCCATTGAATGCTTGATGTACCGTAAAAACCGGTTTTCCACTTTTGATAGAGAATATCAGCGTTTCCAAATAAATGTTTGTGTGGATCATAACCCTTTGCTACCAATTCACGCCAGAATACATGCGGCTCAAATAATATTTTAACATCACCATTTGCCAGAAATCCATTGCCAGATGCCTCTATTTTATCAACCGCTTTTACCGAAGCGACATCACAGCCAATTAAATCTGCTGCTTCCTGGTATTGTGCCTCGGTAATTCCGTTCTTTTGTACCACAGACATGCCTAACATGCCCAACATCACATCATCAACGATACCGGTTTGTGGTAATTTATTTAATTTTTGAAATTCCTTAACTTTGATCTCAGTATTTTTGCCAAAATCTCCATCAATCCCCGCCCCTATTTTTTCTTGTAGTAACCTAACTTGTTCCCCACCATCACCTTTTTTTAACATAATAATTCTAATTATTTTAGAATATATATTAAATTAAAAAATTGAAATGTAAAAAAAACCACCTTAGAAAGATCTAAGGTGGTTGGGATAGAATTAGATATGTGCTACAAATCTAATATTTTTAAAATTGGCAACGCTCGTGCTGCCAATTTTTATAATTGTATCAATTAGTAATAGCCACTACACTAAAAACCAATTATACAATTACTTGTGGGGAGGGCTGGATTCGAACCAACGAAGGCAATGCCGCCAGATTTACAGTCTGGTCCTTTTGACCGCTTGGGTATCTCCCCTACCGGATATTTATAAAATAGAAGATGCAAATAATACAAATTATACATTTTTAAATATTCTTAATTAACCGTTTAAGGTCAATTTAATTTGTGGTCCCGGAGAATTTTGAAATCCCGGCCTGAAAATTATGAGTTTCCTGCTCTACCTCTGAGCTACGAGACCATTATTATAGTACAAATGTACAAAATTAAAATAACACTACCAAATTTATTTTACGCATTACTATATATTATAGTATGAATAGAAAGAAAAGTTTATTTATATATAGTTTTATATGAATTTAAAAGAACAAATATTAGAGCTTAGTGGTAATGGGATGACAAAAACTGAAATTGCTAAAATGTTAAACTGTGCATCAAGTACAGTTAGTTACCACTGTAGCCCAGAAGTGAAGCAAAATGTAATTGATAAAAAACGAATTAGAAATAATAGTAAAGCTAATGTCAATAATAAAAGTATTTTTGATGAAAAAAGCATTGATATAATTGTAAAACCGGTTGATTGGAAGTGCTCAGAAGCTATTTGTAATTTAAGGTTGATAGAACTAGGATATGATACATATATCCCATTTATTGGTGGTGGTGAAATTGATTTAATTGCAACTAAAGATAATGTAGTTTATAGGATACAAATTAAATCAATTGCTCCGAGAAATGAGGATTCTATTTGTATAGATTTATCCAGAAATTCAATCAATTATAAATCTGCCGCTAGAAAAAAATATGAAAATATTGACTTTTTCCTAATATATGACGGTACCAATATTTACAAATTCGATTTTGATATTAAAGTAATGTCAATTACTTTGCGTTATACTGTTCCTAAAAATAATCAGATTGACAAAATTAAGATGGCTCATGATTATATTTTTATTTAAATTGAATTATAGTATGCTTGCAATTCAATTTCATTATCAAAATATTTAACATTTTCTGGATTATAATTAACCATTTCTCTACCTTTAATGATTAAACCATCATATCCAATATCGGTCATTTCCTTTTCAATTGATGTATTTGATTCAAAAAATTTGACACTGTACTCTTGGTTATTTCTCACACAATAATCATTGATCAGTTTTTGTCGCCATAATTCTGCATTATTTAACGAATCAACAATTTTAGCAGATTTCGGTATCGCATTTACCACGAAATATATACGTCCATATTGTTTGGCCATTGATTTATTACTCAATGGGACTGTATATAACCCTTTACCAAATGACCCATGTACTTCATTATCTTTACCAAATTCTTTAATGCCTCTTATTGTGACATTTTTTCGCTTCCAAACAGAATAATCATGATTTGATTCGTTTATAAATTCACCAATAGTACTTGCTATATGTTTTTTCATTTCTTTGATCGGTTTATCTATATATAAAAATACTCAAATCCTATGAAATTTTTAATAGTGTGAGTAAATATAAACAATTGAATTATCATTATCCGATACAATGCAATGTGGTTGGTAAAATTGTTCTTTCATATCATCACCTACTTCGAAAATGTGATCTTCTGGATTAACCATATTTGGATACTGTGATTCTTTACCATTTTTTCGGTCTTCAATTTCCTGTAATATGTCTAATTGATATTGTTTAGCAGAATGGTATTGATAACCCTCCACAAGTAAGACACGCCATCCTGCAAGTTTTTGTCCATTGAATTCCGATTTATTGAAGTACGTATCTTCTACTCGTTCGATCATTACCGGAGCATCCTTTGGAATCTGTGGATTGTTATAAACAAATTCACATAATTCACCCATAGTTAAACTATGCCTTGGTTTGGATATTAGTTCTTCTTTAGTGATTACATTCATGAGGTATATTTTTCTTTATATTTATAATAGTTTTCTAACATTGCTACACCGACCGATATCATTTGTATTAATTCAGTTTCGTAATTTGAATCAAGCTTTTCATGATCAAAACCAGCATCACATATTTCTTTAGCCACTTCACCTAATTCTTCGGTCAATATGGTCATCCAAACGCATGGGTGTTGATCTCTGTCACCATATTTATCATTTTGCCGCTGCCGTTCTTCTAAAACTTTATTAAAAATATCTTCCATGTTATAATTTATGTACGATATGTATCATAAATTAATGAAAAAGTTTAAACTAAAATTAAGATTCAATTTCGGCAATGATTTCTCTTACCAAGTTGACATCAAAATTTAGCAGTTGTCCCTTTTCATTGTATGTTTTCATTATCTCTCGCAACACTTTCAGCATTTTTGGAGACTTGGCAAATAATGTCGCATTTTTCAAATTAACATCGTTTGAAAATCCGGTAACTACACCTATCAACAAATTATTTTCATCAACAAGATTAAATTGATTGGATCCGTTTGCTAATTTTCTCTCTTCTAAAACTATTTCCATTTTATATAATTATTCATCATTGTCTTCGTCATTTACATAACTATTATTAATTTCAGTAAATGCTTCTAATATTTTTTGATGGTTTGAATACTCACCACACTGTGGTGTTAGGTGCAAAACATGTGGATATAATCTTCCGGACATTGGGTGTAAATTTCTGCGAATGTTGCTTAGCATAGCAATTCGATCACCAAATGCATCTAAATTATGTAAGTACTTATCACTGATTGTTTTGGGTTCCACCGTTATCCCGGCTAAGAGTAATAAACTTTTAGAAATATCTAAACCGTATCCAGAATTACCAAAAACATATCCTAATATTTGTTGTTGTTCAGTTGTATTTAAAACCCGCCAGGCTTCCTGTTTATTTTTTGTTTTAAGATGTTGTAAGTTCTCAGGAATTTCAAAATGCGTTTCAATACTATATCCACAACCTTTTCCAAAATAAAAAAGAGGTTGATTACTCATTGTTAGAATACTTGTCCCATCACTATACACTTTAACCACACCATTGTCCCATTTTTCATTGAACCTACTTGGTGCATAGTTTGGAAACTCTTTACTATTTTCTAATAAAGTAAATCCAAGCGCAGTAAGCATTTCCGGTGTACCAAATGACAAACTTCCGTTGTCATGTTGATCTACAGAAACAATCATAAAATCATACACTTTTTTATCAATCCACATAAATCTCCAGTTTTCTATTTGATTATAGGTTCCATTTTGTTTAAGTTTTTCAATAATTGGAACAACTTCCCGTCTATCATAAGTAAACTTCCCATCTACAAGATATTCTACAAATTCGGTAATTGATATACCAAGATGAACCTCGATTAATTTAGTATTATCATCTTCGATAATATCTTCCATCCCTCCGTAATCATTATACTTACCGAATATTGGCAGCGTAATAGCAGTATATCCACCATATTCACTTCGGTTTTCGATTAGTGGTAACAATACGCATTCCTGACCTTGTGCAATAGCTATATTACTTATTCCACAACTTACTGACCAACTTCCCATATTACTTTTATTTTTATTTGTTTTATACCGGATTATTTATACCAGTTACTGTTTATTTTCGTGTAAGAATTATCTTATATATCATCTAAAAAGGTGCAACATCATGATATATAATATAAATATATTTTATTATACTATTATATTTCTGTCTTTGGTAATGTAACAAGTTTAATGTCATTTATTTTTTCATAAACTTTACTATACCCATTGGTAAACTTAACTATATATGATAGTTCATGATAGGATGTACTTTGTCCGTACCAATCATTTTCTGGTGTATCCGGAGTAATTTGAATATTTTTATACAAAATATTTTCTTCGATCTTTTCTATTATTAATACAACATCAATTAGTGTCTCCGTAGGCACACTCACTGATAAACCTATGAATATATCCAATGTCATTGCCTAGTAATTTTAAATTGTGGGAACAAGTTGAATCGAACAACCCTATGATACGTCACTTACTCCTGTCAGTAGCTACTTGATAGGCACCATTTTTCGCTATTCTGACCGACCGTCACTATATCGCCACTATCTGAATGATGCGCTCACGCAGAGTATGTTCCCATGTTCACTTTTTACAGAAGTGAAAAACTGGCACTGTGATAATTGTGATAAATAATTTATATTCTAGTGTTTTCTTTTACTATACAAATGGGCGTAGTGAACTAACACAAAAACAAACTGACCTTTTACGTATAATCAAAATATTCCGTTATCACCGGACGAACATAATTAGGATTACTCCATTGTTGTTATCGCATAAGCATTTCACATTAAGTCATTTTTACACCAAAAGGTGTGACTCACAATATCCTGTTATTTCAGGATTAATATCATTATAAATAAAACCATGGTAGACACCGGCCCACCATGTTTTACTCAATCGGACCAATACTATCCTAGTTGTCTAAATCATCAAACTCTTTGCGCAATTCTTCAATAGTTTTAGATTCCATTTCGTTGTTCTCTTTTTTACCGATCAACTCTTTTAGATAAGCACGTTTAATTGCATTCTCTTTCGCTTTGGCTTTCTTATCGTTTTCCTCTAATTTTCTTTCGATAATTAGTTTAACAATTTCAAATTTAGCTTCGATAGTTTTATTAGCGTTTGTCTTTACTTTGATAAAACTTTCTTCACCAGAATCCTTTACTTGTTTGTTTAAATCTTTCGCAATTTTATCCAATTCATCAAGCTTTAGCTCACACAAATCTTCGGTAGATAGAGTTCCGATCGCAGTTTGGTAGCGATATTTAGCAAAGAGTGCAGTTTCAAATAATTTTTCTGTTTCTGTCATTTTTTTTGTTTTTTAATTAAAATTTTTATTCATATGTCAAATCAAATTGATTAGTTCGGTAAACCCAGTTGGGATGTCAAATTCGATAATATTGCACATATCTAAAATAGATGTATCACAATCTTTACCGATGGCCAAATTGGTATTCATAAATACATGCTTCCCAAATCCATATAAACCAATTGATGCTTCACAATTTGATTCACCCGAGGAATGTTTGGTGAGCATAATATTTGCAAAGGAACCACGTTCGCGTTTTGCGTTTTTCAAAATACTAACCGCTTCTGGTGTGATATCAATCTCATCCACCGAAATAACAACCCCGAGTTGGTTTTCGGATTTGGGGTTATTTATAAATACCCCATTTTCAATATCAGTTTCAGCTCCGATTGCCCCTTTGTAAGCAAATATAATAGTTCTCATTAGAAATTTATTTTCAAGGTTCGTTCGAATTTTCCAACAACTTTACAGATGATGGAATTTCTTTGAGTAGATGAAAATCCAACCCCACTCAATTGTTTCTCACTAGAATCTACTTTAAGTTTTCCACCTAAAATTTCAAATACCCGACGATTTTTATCAAGATCTTCTGAAAGAAATTCATTGAAAAAACCTCGTGGGGTTTCGTCATTATGAGTACCCTCTAACATGAAAAACAAATGTTTGTTTCCAATATTACTTTCCCAGTGATTTGGTGAATTCATGATCATGGATACTTTTTGGAATTTATTAGTACTCAATCCCCATTTTTCCTTAGATGACATACTAGTATTGGCATTTTTGTTGAATTTTACACCATCACTTTTTGAGTATGTGAAACTAACCACACTAATCTTTTCTTTATTTTTTATGGATGTCGATTGGTTAAATGATCCAACCTCACCACGGCATTCAATTTCAATATCAAATCCGAAATCTTTAGCTTCACGTTTGTTAAAGTTATTAACCTTAACTTCATAAGTACCCTCTAACATTTTATTGTATGTGAATCGTGATGCTAAAAAAGCTCTCGGTATATTCGAGGAATTGAAAGAGGATGTCCCAGTGAATAGCAAAAGCTTATCAAAAGTAGAAGAAGTTACTATTGATAAATTCATCACCGATATTTTACCAACTGTGAAAAGCTTAGAAGTATTGGTAGAGAATAAACATCTAAATAATTTGGTAAGCTTAATTGCACCGATAAATAAAGAAGCCCCATCATTATTCAAATGGAAAAATTCATATTCCTGGAGTTATGTAAATGCCCTGACCGATTGATGAATTTCTAATTTTAGATTGAGATTGATGAACCGTTGCCGATCTTAGCCAAGCATAATTTTCTTTATTCGCACTAAGATCAAATTCTTTTTTTGATTTTAGGAAATCCGTTAACAATCCCTTGAATTCATCACCTTTATATAATGAATTTTGGGCAATCAATTCTAAAACTGATTCAACAGAATCAATCGTAATTTCTTCCAGTGATCTTTTGAATACTGAATAATTGGCATTGTGTTCGGATAATTTTGTATCCACACTCACCCCTCTAGTTGTAAGTATAGCATTTGAAGATTTTATAAAAAAATGATCCCATGTGATTGATGAGGTAGGAGTTATCTCTACATTTGAATCAGTTCCCAATGATGTAGTATCGGTAACTAGGCGGTTTTTAATTGCAGAATTTACTACAAGTGAATTTAAATCAAATGCAGTTTTCGTATATAGTTCACTACTTGGGACAAAATTCCAAATAGATACTAATTTATCATCAACTATTGTAACAATACTGGCATAGTATCTAATAAATTGACGACAACAATTACAATTATGATATTGTCTTTCATCCGGATCTTCGAAAGAATTTAAATAAGTTTCCCACAAAACTTCTTTATCCACATCAGCGGTAAACAATATTGCGGAATTTTTACTCATTTCATGAAATGAATCTTGTATTTCTTTTTTAAATGTTTTGAACATAATTATATAAATTAGTTAATATTTTTAGGTAGATAATTTTTTACAAATATAGTATAATTATTTTAAATATATCATTTATTTTAAAATAATTAAAAATAAATGATAACGTTTATTTGAAGTAAATAATAGCGGGAAGTTCACCAAATACAAATTTGGTAACATCACATAACCATAATTCTAAATTTAGTTCAATGCCATTATAATAATGCATTAAATAATATGCACCATTGTCCAATTCTGTTGCGAGTCGAATCATTCTTAGGATATTACAATTGTCAAATGGGGTTACTGAAAATGTAACAGTGACTTCTGATTCACCTTGTGCTATTATGTCAAGCATAGTATCAGCACCGGAAACCATTTCTAACTCAGCTTTTTCACCCAACCATTCTGGTAAGAATATGTACCAGCGATTGTCGTGTTCTTTATAAAACTTTAATATGTCCATCTAGCGTTTATGTTCTTTGAATGCTGATTTTGTTTTATTTGAAAAAGCAATGAGATCGTTTAATGATAAGTTAAATTTACCCATACTAAATTCTTCGATTGCTCCAACTAAGTCGGTGAGTTCACAAATTTGTAAAACTTTATCTTTTTGTTGAAACGCATCTTCTAGTTCTAAAAATTCTTCTTTTATTTTAGAGAACTCTCCCAATTTACCTTTTGGTATTTCATTTACGTGGTATGCCATTTTTATTTAATTGTGTTAATTATTTTAGAAAGTCGAGGTTCTGCTACACCGGTGGCGTATATCCATTCGAGGAACTCACAATTACGTATCCCGTAGCTTCCGAGTTCCATTCCTTTGTATTCAATATCGAAACCATCTTCGGTATCTACGATTTCTACATTAGGAATGTAGTTTTTAAAAAATGTTAAACAAGTGTCCGTTATTTTAGTCAATTCTGCCCAATTGACAACATCTGTTTTTATTAATTCATTTTTCATAAAATATTTACTGTGAGTGAAATCGAAGCTTTCTAGTCTGTAACATGGTGTTATACATTGATATGAACCAAGTGGTAAGAATTCTTTCAAATATAAGTACAAAAAAGATTGTTCCCCAGAAGCAACCAGGCACTTGTCATTGTGTTTTAATTGAAATGATATAATCCCGGGTGGTTTTGTGATATTGTCAATGTATTCCGAAACGGTCCAAGGTGCCTCTATTCGTTTGAATCCAGCTTTTTCATAATATTCAATTGAATCGTGTAGTATTTTATAATTAATCATATTACTCTTTTTAAACAGTTTCTGAGATAATAGATGGGGTGGAACTTATTTGTTGTAAACATAGAACGTATAGGTGTTCAGATCCAAGTGCAGCAAGCCAATTATCAAAATAGTGTTCCAAAGTATTCGATTTTGGATGAATTCCTTTGTGGTATAGCATGAAATCTTTTTTATTTTGTACTTTATCCGCAATGAGCATGTTGTTGACATCTTCAAGTGGTGATAGTCTAATTTCTGATAAATTATGAATTTCTCTAGATGATAAATATTCATTGGCTACTGATCGGTATTCAACTGCTGTTATGATCACATTCGAATCAATTCCCTGGAATTTATCAATATTCATAGTTAAGTCTGTATCAGATTGTAACATTGGGTGTAGACAATACGCTTTTTTAGCGGTCTCAGACGCATTAATATAGTTTAATATATATAATCCTTCATCAATATGATTCATGAAAGCCACGCCGCTTCTGGATGCCTTGTCCCCTTGATAAAAATCACTGATCATGTCATATTCTATAAATGGCGAATTGTCCACAGAAATATAGTCAATGTTATGTTTGGTTAAATACTCTACAATACCACAATCCGGTGTAGTTAGAACGGTATGCTTTATTGTGTTGCGGTAAATACCTTTGTTGCGGAATTGGTCTAATATGTAAGTTGATTGGTACGTCTTACCGCCCTTTGTAAAAAAGGCAATTACACCATATTGAAATTCTAAAATTTCTAAAATTCTAAAATTATGTCTAAGTAATTGCTTTGCACGACTGTTTATATATTCGATCGCTTGTGCATTGGTGGTTGCGTTTAATTCGAACCTTTTCATTTTTTCCATATTCATTATTTGTTTAGTATATTATCTATTTCTACCGATCTATTAAAAGCTTTCAAAAAATTATCATCAATGTGAAAAAAATCACAATTTGAATTAATTAGTGCGTTGATATTTTGAGAATTTATATCAATAAAATTGTTTTGAAAATCTGCGACACCACCAATATACATGGGCATGTCAACTATATTAGTAATATAATTAGCATCACATGTGAAGTCACCACTTACATAAATTGGTGCACCTACAAGTGAGGTTAAATGATTAAGAAAACAGTCAAAATATCCATCCACTATTTTTGGCCCATTTTTTAAACTTGTCAATCCTTGTCCAATGCAAGTAAAATTCCCCTTAATATGATTGAATTTAATTGGAATATGTATGGTTTTCAAATTAATAACAACATCCCCATCTACATCAATAGAATTATCTGGGTTAATTGTATAGTGATTGATTCCATATGCTCTACACAATACTTCTATTTTTTTGACACTACTCATTTCGTAATATTTTATTTATGGCGTTATGTCTGATGAATATTTTATTAAAATCATCATCAATAATCAAATGTCTAAAAATGGTATTATTTAATATTTCAAAATTCAGTAAATCTTTAATTATTGGATTTCGGTGTGTAATTAAATCATCTCGAATTTCTAATGGCAATCCTACTAACGATCTTATATTATTATAAGACATAATTAATGTACCGTGTATTGTTTTGGGAAATCCTATTAATGATTCCAGACCTATCCCGGCCACATCAAAATCACCAAGTACGTAATTGAACTCGAATGGTAACTTAGTCATCGGGGTTCGAATGTAAACAGTCTCATAAATATTAACACTACCATTATTATTTATAGAAAATTTATTTATATGCGATTTATTGCAAAAATCATATATTAAATCTACGTGATGTGTGTACATTCTAGTTATGCATTATTTAGCGAATACCACCAGAGATTGAATTTGTCCAAAGCAATTTTTTCTGCATTTTTACCACCAACACAATCTTCGTAATGATATGGTGATTTTGTTTCACCATCTGCGTGTTTTAATCCGCTTCTAATGCAAAATAAACTTGCACCTTCTGATATTTCAAACCATTCTATCATCGTCATTCCATAAGCTATTTTAAATTCAGGTCTTAGCTTTAAAATTTGTCTCTTAGATAAACGAGGCATAACAGCCGTTTGGTAAGATTGGGTATTTGTGTTTTCAAAATTATTATTTCCCATCGGTTTTTATTGTTTTTGAATTTAATATTAGTTTTTATTTATTCACAACCTCACCAAGCGGCAGAGCGTTTACTTTATTTGATTTACTAAATCAACGAGAACATCACCATGGCATTTCAATGGTGAGCACCAGCAGCCCAGTGTTTTACCTTTCAATTCGAATAAATCATTCAGAAGATGTTTACCATCGCCAATAGTAATCCATGTACGATAAGCGGCCACCGCCTCTTCGCGGGTATTTACTTTGAATTCGGCAAGGGTGTTTGCCTTGTGTGAATATGGATTGCCATATTTGGATGGGCGGCAAATCAAAACATCATAGGGTTCTTTCTTATGATGTACTACGCGACATTGTTTTTTTACTTCAATATATTCACTGATAAATTCAGGGTATGTAATTTCCCAATCGTCCGGATACTTATCACAATACCATTTATCATTGGATGTGAAGTATTCCACACCACCTTTGAAAACTATATTCGTAAATGGGTAAATATGTGAACTACATATTATCCCGTTATTGATTAGAAATTCTTCGATTTCGTTACCCTGATCCGGTGTAATTTGAATTCTAAATGGTCTAATTATCATATAATTATTTCTGTATTTGATGTGTAATTATTAATTACTGAAAGATCCCATATACACCCACTACTTATGTCCCAAGAATGTAGCCATATTTTATATAATACTGGTAATATATTGGAATATTTCAGAGAATGAAAATTATTAATTTCGACACCGGAATAGTCTTCTGTCAGTTTTTTAAAATCAATTAATATCATGCCGTGTAATTTAATAGCATATTTATTATAAAAATTAAGTAATTCTTCGGGCGTTTCTATTATTAATATCTTGGTAATATCAATATCCAGTATTAAATTGTTTGGATGTATACAATCTGGGAAAATGTCTTTGCACCAATCTACCCATTGGTTGTCTATAGCATACCACAATCCATTTGGTTTAATTTCCGGCACTTGTGTATATACTCTGGTTAAATCAATTATATCATTTATGTTATTGTTGATTCTAATCATGGTTAGATTGTAATAATTTTAGTTTAGTGAAATTAAAAACAAATGTAGCTAAAAAATTATATAAATGCAAAAAAATATTATATTTGTAAAAAATATAAAATCGAGTAGAAACATGAAAAGTGATAAAATTAATAAGTGTAAAGGTACCCTATCAAATAGCAAATATGAGCGGGATAAAATAAAAACATTATATAATTGGGTAAAAACAGATTATATAAATTTGGAAGAGTATATTATTCTTAGCGAATGGGTGTTTATGAATTATAATTCGGATCGCGAATTATTGTCTTAAAAAATAAAAAGCCCCTAATATATTAGGGGCTTTTTATTTAAAGATTTTTTGTTAATTTTAGGTCTGGAGTAAGTATGGTACTAGAATATCGTTGGTAGATACGATTTGTTCCTCACCGGTTTCCAACTTTACTTTAATTTCTCTGGATGTTATTCCGTTTTTCGCATCTAAACGATCTATAATTTTGACTGGTGATCCTTTTTTTGCTAAAATTACATTATCGGTAAGAATTTGTTTTGAAAATTCAATGTGGTACCCCGCATTCATTTCCAATTCGTAATCGTCACCGCTAATTAAATCAAAATTAAAATCACCAATGTCATTTCTTAGTAAGCTAAGCAAATAAGAATGGGTTTGTTCAAATAGAGCTTTAGAAACCCATTTGAATTTTTCCGATGATTTTCTTCCACCTTGGTATGAAATTGCAATAATTGTATCATCTAAAAAATATACTCTGCCACCAACATATGAATCAGTACACAACCATTTTGAATAAAACGCTGATGTTATTCTACTGTTGTTACCATCTAGGTAATCGTAAATATCAAAAGCGTTGGCAATTTCGGTCAAGTCGGTATAAGCATTAGATCCTATACGATCATCCGTATTACTACGATCTACATTTAATATAATGTCAATTAATTTCATATTAGTGTTTGTTTTTTATCGGTTAACTAATTTAAGTAATTTGAATATATTAGTAAAAGTAAGTTTTGTCTTTATGGATTTGAAAATTACCGAATTGTCATCTAATGTTATGGAGTGGCCGATGAAAATTTGTGGATGTAAGTATACATTATGACCAATTACTACATCTTCTTCAATTTCAACCAAATCTGAAATAATACATTCTTTTCCGATTAAAGTATTTTTAGAAATTTTTACATCCTCGCCAATGGTGGATGCTTCCTCTACAACTACATTGGTAGCAATATTAACCCCATTGTGAATATTTGCCTTTGGGTATATCAAAACATTTTTGCGAATATTAACGCGGGACCCGATAGTTACCTGATTACCGATGGTAACATCGTTGCTTATGTCACTGTTATTTTTTATGATAGATCTATCCCCAATTGTCGTGGTTTCGCCAATTTTATTATTACCACCTAGAAATACTTGATCACCCAAGACAACATCTTTTGCGATGATAATATTCCTAGAACACAATTCAATTCGAATATCGTCAATATTTGAATACATGAAATTGCTTCGTGAGCCATTTTCATTCCCTAATGTAATTGATTTCATCATGATTATTTGGTTTAAGTTAGAATAAAACACAAATATATAAAAAAGATTCTTAAATTCCAAATGTTTTTTGAACAATCAATCTAATTATAACAAACCGTCTTTGATTTCTGTTATTAGATCTTTGAAATTTAATTCATTTAGCGAGTAATCAGCATTCCAAATTTCAAAGTGTCGTTGGTATTTTAAAATCACCGAATGGGTGTTCCCTTTATTTTCACCGAGATGATCATATTTGATTGCTTTTATTATTTTTGTAGGAAGTGGGTTGTTTGATATGTAAAAATCCCCACCTAAATCAATGTCAGTATCACCACAGAATAAGGAACTTAATTTATTATTTTGTAAATTAAAATCACCACCAATAGTATGTGGTGCGCCTATTAAATTTTTCAGTCTATTCAACGATGTATTGAAGTATTTACCAACATGTTTTGGTCCACCAATGAGTGATACTAAATCACAGTTGTGTGAATCATAGTCACCATCGACATGTTTTGGTCCACCCTCTAATGATAATAATTTTTTTAATCCGAAGCATTTAAAGTCACCGGATACGTATTGTGGGGCCCCAGTGAGAGTAGTAAGACCACTCATTTGTGCCAAGAAATCACCGTTCACTTTATTGAATCTCAATGGTAATTCAGTCATATTTATTTGTCGAATTAAAAATACATTGCCATTAACATCAATCGATCCATCTAAATTTATTGTATAATTTTCAATTCCAAAATCATTACATATTCCATTGATAGTATCTAATTCTTTTACGGTAAGTAATTTCATTTTAATTATTTCATTTTCACATTAACTGATCTACTATCAGCAATTTGTTTGTTTTCGTTGAAACTCACTGATACTTTTTTGGACATTTTTACTTCAAAATCATCTTCCCATGGGACAAATACCGTATTGTCTGCAATTACTTCCATTTTAACGCGGCCTTTGGTACCTTCTTTAAAAATACTCATTTTTTTAATGGGGATGTTCACATTGCCGTATTGATCTATCTCACCGTCGATGAAAATGTTCCATTCTTCGGTTTCGAATAATAACCTTACCGATGTAGAATCAATTGTAGCACCCTCTACTGAAATTTCACAATTAAAATTTTCAGATTTGTCTTTGTATATTTTATAGAAATTATTATCAACCGCTTCGATTACGGTTGGTTTGTGTACAATTTGTTCAATGTATTGATTTTTCTCAATGATAGGTTCTGTCTGCGGCACCACTGTTTCAGTGATTACCGTATCTATAGGAGCTGGTGTTGAAATAATTTGTGGTTGCACTTTTTCAGTATCACCCACTAAATTATTAAAATATTCCATGAAATCTTTAATGTCGTCCATTCCAAATGATTAGTTTGAAGTATATATTAATATTATTTATTCGCATTTCACTAAACAAAGTTTATGAATTTTACTATATACTAATAATTAATCTATTAAAAATCAATACTAATATATAAATATTATGCCAGCAATAAGAGATTCCTCATTTAAATTTAATACCGCAACCGCAACCACACTAGTATTGCCGGCGGTAAATGTACTTGTAAATGATTTGATGATTGCTTTAATTTCTATAGATACCGGTACTTCGGCGGTTACCGCAACCGGATGGACGGAATTATTTAGAACGACATCTACGTCTCAACTCGTATGTATGTATAAAATTAGTAATGGTACCGAAGAAGATATTACATTTACATATGCAGTAGAAACGGCGGTGGGTTGTTTAATATCCATTAAAGATGTTAATACAACCAATCCGTTTGGTGCCACGCCGGTTTTTAATAGTGTCGCTTCTGCTACCACTGCTAAAATAACGATGCAACAAATCACCACTACTATTCCAAATTCGTTAATTTTATATGTTAACGGCCGTTCCGCTGTAGGAATACCGTCATTTTTGGAGGGGGCGGTTAGTAGTTTGTTTGCGGGTGATGGTGGTGCTGAATCATTAGCTGTTGGTTGGGGCTTCCAAGCAAATGTGGGAACTACCCCAAATAATATAGTATCATCAGCATTGACCGCGGTAGCCGGAGTTCGTGCAGTAATTCAGATAGCACCACCTAGTGGTGGTGCTACAATAATTCCAACGTATTGTACATCGGATAGTTCAATTTATGTGGATCCCATAAATGGCACTAGTGCATATAATGGTAATACCGCATTGGCAGCAACCGCCGATACTGGTTTTAGTACAACACTTGGTGCATTTGCAGCAGCGGATGCTACGGTAGCAGCAGTTGCGGATGTTGGGATTAACTCATTCCACTCTGTTGGTAGATTGACTTCAATATCAGCCAGTAAGAATTTATCTGGTGCCGAATTAGTTCTATTAGATGCCAATCGACCAAATATAACTGGTAAGAATATATTAGTGCATTTGGGGGCGAGTACCGAGGGGCAGTTGCAACGATTTTCTAGTGTGGCCTCGGGTAGAGGAATCTGGTTTGGTGTAAGAAGTGGGGCGGCAGCCAATTGGAAGATCTGGCAAGTGTTTGGTGTGGAAAATGGTAGTGAGCGTCATAAACCAGTGGTGATAAATGAAAGTGCGTTAAATGTTAAATCATCGAATGGAACTTTGGCCACCACTCTTGCTAAGGCTTTTGGATTTTGGGTTTCCGGTACGGGGGTTTTGACCACTATTTTCGATTTTGCTTCATTGTGGGTATTAGATACTTGTGTTGTTGGAGGGGGGAATGTGGCATTTCCGATGGATGTATCTGGAATAACCAGTGCCGTTGCTAAGGGAAAGGAACGTAAAAACATATTACAACAAGGTGCCAAACAAGCTTTAATACTTAGTCATGTACAGTTAGGAAATGGTGGAACTAATCCAATATATTTGAATTTGGATGGTACAGCCATTGAGTTTCCGAAGCAATATAATGAGAGTACTGCTGAGGTAAGTTATAATAGTGTGGATAATGTCTGTGGGTTAACGTATTATGCGGGTGCAAGTGATGTTATAAAACACGTCAATTCTGTAGTATCATCTTCATCAAGATATCAGTGGGGATTACATCCATCTAGTTCGGCATCGGCTTCTTATGATTTTTCTGGTCTTTCAGTGATTGGCGCGGGTACGGTAATGTTGGGAATTGCCATCATCATTTCTGATTTGACTATTAATAGTTACACTACTTTAGACATAACAAATGCTGATTTAATAGGGTGTTCGATCTTGAATGTTCCAACTACGAATGACAGTATGACTTCTAACACATCTACTTCAATTACCGAGGGTATAATAAACGTAACCGGTGTTACAGCGGGTAACAGATGGTGTTCAGTTGCAAACCCATCTATTTTCACTAATTCTACGTTTATCGGATCTGGTAGCTCAGGTCATGCAATTCGTATTACAACCCCCGGTACATATACCTTAACTAAACTTACATTTACCTCATTTGGGGCAAGCGCGACTAACTTCTCAGCTATTTATAATGATAGTGGTGGTTTAGTCACGCTGAATGTTTCAGGAGGTAATTCACCTACAATTAGAAATGGGACCAGTGCATCTACTGTTGTGAATAATGTAATAACCCTAACTCTTAATGGTTTGGTTACTGGTTCTGATATTGTTTTCTTGGTTGCTGGTACAACTACGCGTAGAGCAAATATTGATAGTAATGTGGGTTCTACATGGGCATATGTTTATGCGACTGTTGAAAATGTAGATATTTTAGTTTATAAGTCAGGTTATTTACCGTTTACTATCCGAAACTATGCATTATCAACATCAAGTACTTCATTGCCAATAGCCCAGGTTAGTGATCGTAACTATGCATAAAATAAAATTAATATATAATAAATTAAAATAAAACTAAATAAATGGCAAAATTAACGAGTAGAGCTTCCTTGAATGTCGGAACGGAGCTAACTGTAAATACAGCGACAAAAAAAATAACATTAAATATAGCCGGTGCACTTATCGCAAAAGATGGTGTGACTGTACAGGCGGTATATTCTAAATTGATTGACTTGTGGACCACCGCAACTTACAATGATTTTCCGTTCCCAATGTATGCGTTGGACGTTTTGTCTGGACAATTTCAAATTGGAACAGACGGAGCAACGTATAATGGGTGGACATTTGGTGATGATGCAACCAGAGGTTATCTTCGTGATGGTGGTTGGTCAGAGTATAATGCCAGTGGTGCGTTAGCAAGACAATATGCGGGTATTGTATCATTGGGTGCTGTATCGGCTGGATCTCAATTGTATTACCAAACAACACCAACTGGTGCCCCTATCAATGCAATATATACGGATGCTATGAATCAAGCGGTTCAGGTTTATGGTGACATCGCGATTGATTCGACAACAACAACATTTGATACCCGAACATTCTTTAAGGGATTTGTGAGAGAGTATGCCAAGAAGTATAAAGATTCGATATTAGCAGATACCGGTAAAACCTCAACTGGGGCGAATATTGTGAATGTCTTGTTATCAAATGAGAATGACCTTGACATTTTGGTTGCAGATGGAACTATTACTTCATCGCCGTATTCCGAAATAAATGTAAAATATTTCCCTACTGCATTTAATAAAGATATTGATACAGTTGGGACACCTAGACTATTTGGATTGGTAATTGACGTTGGTACACATTCCGGTGTTGATGGTGCTGGAGCAAATGCTGCTACATCTATGACTACAGCAGGTGCGGGTATTACAATTGCGAATTATTATGGTGGTAAATTAACTATTCATAATGGTGCAGCAAAGGGAATTTATACAATTTCTGGATCCGGTGGTAGTGCAACCTCTGTACCACTTACAAGTGGTTTGTTAGGGATTGCCTCTGGTGCATCTTTTACATTACAGCGTGCTGCACCGGTTAGTGCTACACTACAACAAATTTATACCAAAATTCAGTACCAATTGCGTCAAAATAGTAATATCAATGGTTTGGCATCTGCCGGATCTATCATTGGTAAAACAGCGGTGCAACAATTAAATTTCGTTGGATCTGCATTGAAAGCTGGATTTTATTCACCAACCAATGGTAATGGTGGTGGTACAGGTGTTACTATCATGGGATATTCTGCATTAGATGTGAATAACTTTACATCATATGACAATACTGGTACAACTAGAGATTATCCATACTCTTCTGCTGGTGCATTGAACTGTAATGCGAATTTAACAAGCGGTGGTACTGGATATTATAGAATGTATTTCACAACAAATCCAGCGGGTAACTACGGTACTGCTACAGCGGTTACTGTAAATGATGCTTCTGGTGTTCCTATTGCGGGTGTGATTAGTGGAAGTTCTATAAACTTTACTTATGACTGGACCAATAATGTACAGGGTGGTCGTTCTGGTGGTGTTGATGCTTCGGTGACCGTTGTGGCAGGTAATGCATCTAAAGCTAAACCGGTGGTTGCTACTGGAACATTAGGGCAGTCCAAATCGATTTCAATTTCCTTAGTTGCTGAAACGGATAGAGCGTATATCATTGTTTAATTATAAAAATAAATAGCATGGGATATATTTTTGATGGTGCAAATAAAATAATAAGTTTAACGACTGGTACCACATCGGTATCAGTTCGTGACTTATGGAGTAGGTATTCTGATTGGGTTCCTGTAGATGACAATAGTAAGTATGAATTAGCAATGCGATTTGTTGGTGGTGATGCTTTACCAGGTGATAAAGAATTGGGATTAACATACTTCATGACCAATAATTGGAAGATACGGCCTTATAGCGGAAATCATACTTTGAATATTGATGGTAACTTGTATAGTGATGATGGATCTAGTCCATATACCAATGTACTTGGAAGTTATAACGTGATGCTTATCAGTTCAGTATCGTCATTAGTTGATAGTACAATCCAGCAATTGCCGGAAATTGAATATGCTTCATATAACGGTGGGGTTACGTTGGATGTTGTTAATGGTACTGATTCGTCTGAATATCCTTATGGGACACCGAACCACCCTTGTAAGACAATTTCAAATTCTTACAATATAAGAATGGCGAGAGGGTTTAAAAAAGTATTTTTACGGAGTGACTTACATTTAATAGGGATCCCGGATGGTATTCTTAATGATCTAGAATTAGTTGGGGTTACTGGATTCAAAACTCATTTAGTCACTGGTAGTAATGTATTATTGACGAATTGTTCTGCGTCTAATTTAAAAATAACCGGTGTTGCCAAACCAGGATCAACATTGAAATTAGACAATTGTGACATGTATAATCTGGAAAATGCAAATGTAGTTGCATCAGATTGTTTTATCTATGACGGATTGTATAATGTTACCGAATTATTTAGATGTCGGGTTGAGGGGGATATAACTGTGGTTGACGGTGGTAATTTCTCTGGGGTGAATGTAGTTTTTAACGGGGATTTTTCGTCAATTGATTGTATGGGTAGTATGACTACTGTTTCACTTGATATTGACAGTGGGTATGTTAAAATTTTAAATTCGGTTGAATCCTGTCTGTTAGAATTCAATTTGCGTGGTGGTGAGCTAGAGATTGATGATAGTTGTATAGGTGGTGATTTGTACATTGAGGGATATGGTAAATTGTACAATACCTCAGCGGTGAACATTAAGGCCAATAATTTACAAACAGTAATAATACCAGATGCGGTATGGGATGTACAAACGAGTGAACATCAATTAGAGGGTTCAGTGGCGGAAGCATTGACTAACGGAATGGGAAGTTCGTTAACCAAAGAAGATATTAGAGAGGAGATAGACAGTAATAGTAGTGCATTATCTAATTTGAGAAGATTAAGTGCCGAGATCCATAGAATAAATGGATTGGATAAATTAAATCCAACAACGGTGACTAAAGAAAGTCGTATTTCTGGTGACATTGAACAAGATTTCGCATTGGATTATGACGGTAATGTAACTATAACACGAAGATGATAATTGATCCAATTAGTATTTGTAGTAATGGATTCGTGTCATCTGATGGAATTTTCAATCTATTTAATGTATCTACGAGTGGGTTCTATTACACTGTTGAAATCGATAATGTGGATCGTAGAAATGGTCGGTGGGTAGGTGGTTACAATACAAATCCTATAAATAGAGCTCGTGAAGAAACCGATAAAAAAAGTGTTAAAATAACAGTATTTAATAATGGTAAGAAATATACCAAAAGTGTAATCATAACTAAAAAAGTTGTCAACCTGTCAAATATTAAGATTGAACAGGTTGATGATGTTATTAAAATAAACGTCCGTAGAATTTAATTAGTAATTTTTTTTATAACTCAGTGTATATTTATCACTAAACATTCCATTATTATGCAATGTGCAGCAAAGGGAACAGGCTACTTTTTTCTTAGCGATTCGATTTCTATTTGATTCGGTGCCACATTTTTTACAACGCAGCGTATATTTGCCGGTTGGGATTTTTAATTCTGTATGGTCACAATATGCCCTGGGATCACACCCAATTGTTTTTGATATATTTTGCCATGGAATCCCATGGTCGGTTTTACCTCTGGTTTCGAAATCTATCGCGTGAGCAATTTCATGTAGAATTGTCTCTTTCCAAATTTCAAGATCATGATTGTGATTTATTAAATAACTAGATAATGATATTTGCTTTTTTCCAACGGCACATAGACCGAGTATTGTCTTTCGTTTATTATATGAGAACGTCCAACCCATCTCAATCAGGTTAAAAGTATCATTGTCAATAATCCAACAATTATTTAAAAAAGAACTTGCTAATGCGTCAATCTCAGATATAATCCCAATTCCTTCCATATTTATCTAGTATGAGTCAAAAGTAATGATAATTTATAGTTTTAACAAATTTTTTTCTGAAATTTTCTGACAAATTTATAACGTTCTGATAATTATAGGATTATATATTTCCTAATATATATTGTTAATTTTTCAAAATTTAGTCATTATTATGATATTTGCTATTATGTGGTTAATTTTTTGTATTTTTTACATATTAAATGTGGTTTTAATCGGTTTAATTGGCATTTAATCAGTAAGTATTGTTCATATTATTAAAAACTTTGTTAAAAACTTTTTTTTTCACTTATTTTTTTGTACATTTGAGTAAAATAACGTATAAATAACCAAAATTATGTCAAATAAAAAAACATTTTTGGATTTGTATAACGCAAATTCTGAAAGAGAATTAGTTAAAATTGTGGAGAATGATAGCATGCTTTCTAATCCAGAAAATTGGCTACCATACGGTGGCAATAAAGGGAACTTTGGTACCTTTGAAAACCAACAGAACGCGTCTATTCCGGCCCTTATTGAGAAAATTACGAACAGTATGGATGCTTGTTTACTAAGGGAAGCCAAAATTAATGGTGTTGACCCAAAATCAAAATCAGCTCCGAGATCAATGACAGAGGCGGTTGAGCGATTTTATCATATTAAAGATGGTGACATTGGTGCACTTAGTAATATCGAACGTCGATTAATAGCTGAAAATATTCAAGTTATTGCAGTTGGTGATAAACAAATACCATCCATTATTATTTATGATAATGGCGAGGGACAGTCACCTAATAACTTCAACAATACCTTTCTATCACTTCATAATAGTAATAAAACAAATATCCATTTTGTACAAGGTAAGTATAATATGGGATCTACCGGTGCTGTTGTTTTTTGTGGTGAAAGAAAGTATCAAATGATCGCATCAAAAAGAGCTTCTTTATTGGGTGAGACTGATGATGGGGATGATGGTAATTTTGGGTTTACTTTAGTTCGACGTCATGAATTGACCCCTGAGGAAGAAGAAGACTATGGTAAATCTACGTGGTATGAATATTATGCACCCGGTGGTGAAATTTCTAATTTTCCAATTAAGGACTTGGATTTAGGGTTATACGGTAGGAAATTTGTATCTGGTAGCATTGTCAAATTATATTCATATGAATTACCGCGTGGATCTCGTTCGAATTTAACTTTCGATTTATGGCGTGATTTAAATCAATTTTTATATGATTTACCATTACCGATTTCCTTATATGAAAAACGTGATTACATATTGAAAAACCCTAGTAAAATTGTGTTGGGTAATCGCATTCGTATTACGGTTGATAGTAGGGATAGTGTGAAAGAGGTAATCACATTTAATTTAGGCAATGAGGCCATCTTAGGCAATGTTAAAATTGAAGTAATTATATTTAATCACAAGGTCGATCATAATGAATTTATAAAAAATAAATCCATTATATTTACACAGAATGGCCAGGTACATGGTTTTGAGGGACAATCATTTATATCACAGGAGCTTGGTTTTAGTTTGTTGAAAAAAACCATGTTAATACATGTAAATTGTACTGACATATCAACATCATTGCGTCAAGATTTATTCATGGCAAACCGAACCCATCTTAAAAATAGTCACAAGACAGAACTTCTTCGAAGTGAAATTATTAATTTGTTGAAAAAATCGGAAATTTTAAAGGCTTTGAATGAGCAAGCAAAAAAATCATTATTGCAAGATTCCGGTGATGATGTGGATTTGTTATCAACATTACTATCGAAACTTCCAATTGATAAGGATGTGCTGGATTTACTAAAGAAAAATGGGTCACTCAATTTTCTAAAACAGGCCGGACATAAAGTGAGTCAGGGCGAGCGCAATACTGAAGTGAAAGTTTTGAATAAATTCCCTGCCATGTTCAAATTAGATCTTAAGAAAGACAAAACATTGGGTAAAATATACAAAACGATTCCTTTGAATTCAAAAGGAACTGTGAAGATAAATGTGGATGTTGATAATGAGTTTTTATTTCGAACAAAAGACACCGGTAAATTAGAAATTCAAGTATTGCGAAAAGTAAATGTTAGTGATGCACCACTCACCGAGGATACACATCCTAGTGAAAATGCGACAATATCTTCTGATATTTTGAATATTGATCGCGAGGGTCCAAATGATGGTACAATCAAGCTTATTATTACCCCTAATGAAAATGCGAAGGTTGGTGATGAAGTTGAGGTGAGGGCTGTGCTTAGTTCAGCCGGTGGGAAATCGTTTGAATGTGTTTTTGATGTGCGAGTTGATAAAGAAATTAGCAAACCTAAACAAATAAAGCACATAGCAACGGAGACCTTTCCAAATTTGCCTACACCGAGAAAGGCATATGAATTTCCGATTGATGAAAATTCATTAGCATGGGATTCCGAAGATCTAAATTGGACCGGACATGATATTGTTAAGGTTATAACCTCATCGGATGATAAGAGTGAATTAATGGTCGCTGGAATTATTGTCAATATGGATTCATTTGTATTGAAAAGTTTTTTATCTAAAAACAAAATAAATACCGAAAACGATATCAGGTATAATAAAGATAAGTATTTCTTATCAATTTATCTACATTCATTGTTTTTGTTTAGTATTTTGCAAAAAATGAGAAACAATGATGATAAGTTACAAGCTATAGAAGTTGATGATTTCGTATCACTTATGATTAAACCTTATGCTAATTTTTTAATGTATGAAAATTTCCATATTACAAAAATGGCGTTTTCTTAAAACTAAATAATCATGACAATATCTGATTTTATAGGAGCAGAAATAAAAGTAAAGGATCAAATAGTTGAGGTATCCTACGTCGGGATCGTTGATGGATACCTCATGTTTGGTTTCATGGTTGGTAGTAAAATTAAGACAATTAACTCTAATAAAGTGATTATCGAGATTGAATATATCAACCGGCCAACCTTTCATGGTGAGACTTATTTCATAGGTCCTAGTATTGTAACTGCTCGTTGGACTGATGATGAGTATCTATTAATAAAACGGGGACGAACTAAAGTATTGGACATTGCATTAAGTGAAGTTCGTTTGCGTGAAGTTCGTGAATCGTGAGGTGATTTATTAAATTTATTAGGGACTAAGTATTGATTTATAAATTTAATACGATGACAATACCTGAAATACACATTATTTGTAAGCGATATGAAATCGATCACTATATCATATTAGAAAACCGTTCACTAGATGTATTTGGTAATGTTAATTTATCAAATTCAAATCTTATTGAAATACCAATCCTATTTAATTGTGTTAGCGGGAATTTTACTTGTTGTCATAATAAAATTGAGTTACTGGTCGGTTTACCAAAACATGTTGGTGGTGATTTGTGTTTTGAGTCAAATTCACTGATATTTGTACCTGATAATTTTAAATTATTATCAAAGTGTGATGTTACCGGCGAGTTCTATCTTGACATTCCATTTAAAAATGCACTTAAACGGTATAATGAAATTATGAGTATAATAGGTTAGTCTAAAAAGGCATGGTTTATATCTATTCCAGTCCTTCCTCAATTTCTAATATTAAATCCTTGAAGTTTTCTAAATTTAAGCTCAAATCATCATTCCAAATTTGAAAATAACGCTGGTACTTAAGGATTAACTTAAACTTATGGTTATCAGTCTCAATGACACCTTTTATTATTTCTGGAAGACCTGATCGCAAAATACCCACTACATTACCCACCAACTCGATATCAATTTCACCGGAATATGTTGATGTTAGACTAGCATTACCAAAAATGTAAAAATTTCCACCGATATATTCGGGTGCCCCAATGAGGTTTGTGATTTGGTTTGAGTCTATCGACAATGATCCACCTACATGTTTTGGTCCCCCTATTAAAGAAGTAATTTTATTAGTATAACAATAAAAATCACCATTTACCATTTTAGGGGATCCTGAAATATTCGTTAGATTATTATTAGTGCAAAAAAAACCACCATATACATCATTAAACTTTAATGGAATTGATGTCAGATTTTGTCTCTCCAAATGTACATTACCATCAACATCAATACTACCATCTGAGTTAATTGAATAGTTTCTAATATCATATTTAGAGCATATTGCATCGATTTTATCTTTTTTTGATTTATTTATTAGATTCTTCATTTAATATATATTAAAAACATTGGTATAAAAAAAAAGATCAAATTAGTAATTTGATCTTTTTTGTTTATGATATTATCTTAGCTTTACTCATTGGCATCTACTGTATCACTTTTTGATAGGTGTGGTTCCACGAATGAACCATTTTTAACTGTAGTATCAATTGATACACTGTCAACCACAATACTATCAACCGCGGTTGAGTCAATTGTTGTATTGCCCACATTCTTTGAGGTATCTTTGCACCCAAAGGATAATCCAATAATGGCAATTGCCATAATAATTTTTACATTTTTCATATTTATATATTTTTATTTACAACAAATGTAGTATTTTGAATTTAAAATACCTAATTTTGTGATGGAAAAAATATTCTCTATGGTTATAGATGGAACACAGCTAGAATTAAAAGATTTACATGGGCGGCTATTCCTTGACGCATCACGTACTAATTTATATGAATTTGATTTATATGAATATTCCAACAAAGTAGCATTTAAATGGAGTTCTGACGGATATTATGAAGATAGTGCAGTCGATAACAAAATGATGGTACAGAGCACTGGAATACCCACTTGTATTATTATTCAATACCTAGAGGATGGTGCATGGATATTACTTTAGTTATTATTATCTTGTTAATATATTGTAATGTGGTTAAATTTTTATACATTTAATAAAAATATTTATGGAAGATTTTTTAAAAAAGATAAGAATGCAAAATGAAAATTTTTTCGCAGATTTGGATCGTAATTATCCTAATCGTCAAAAAGAAATTCATAAACAATGTTGTGCTAATTGTCCATCCAGACAAGATCAACTCAGAGGATTTGTTGATCCGGAATCTGAAATGATTAGCAAATTGCCCAAAGAAGTAATTGCTAAAAATCATTTATTCGTTTGTTATGCCAGAAACAGTAAACTGTGTAAAGGATTATGTGATAATATGGGAATTGATGAAGAATTTTTAAAAACAATATAAAATGGAAATTGAATCGATAAACGGTTGCGTTAAATGTAATAAAGTAAATACCGATTTACAAGTAATTGTTAAATTCACACATAGTTTAATAGATAAGTATGAGATTCAAAAAATACAACTTGCTAAAAATATGGAATTATATGACAAGCTTAGCGATGCAAAGGAATACTCAAAAGCATTGACCGACTGGAGTAGGGTTCATTTATTTTTATTTGATCTTAAAGATTCATTATGCCGTATAGGAATCGATATCGATTAAATACTAAAGTAGTTTATTGTCTATGAATGAACCGAAATTTAAAATACTATCTTGATTTAATGAATCGGTTTTATTGATATACGTATCATAAATATGTTCTGCAATATATTTCACGCGTTTCCCATTGTTATACATATCATTTATAAATTCGAATACATCATCAGTAATGATTTCATCGGTTTGCTTAATAATTTGATCATATTTCGCGAAATCTTTTTCGGAAATATTATTTTCTTCCCTTATGATATCGCTTAATGATCCAGAAATCATAGCTTTTAGAGATTCTTCATGTGTGTACTTTCGTCCAAATATGGTTTCGTATGCTAAATTTTTCATATATTGTGTTATTTGTTAACCAGTTGAATCGATAAATTTCATTTCTTTGGCTGTTATTTGTGATACTTTTTCGTGTGATTTACTTCTGGCACGATGGGTATGTATATAAAACCCATTTTTATCAATACCCATTGAAAACCCATCTGGGTAATTGTTTTCCGAAATGCGTTTTGCCAAATCTGGATGTAATAACAATCCTGATATTTTACCATTTTTGGCGTGTGTATATGATTGAATTAGTGTCAATGCTATTTCCTTATTTTCCTTGGAAACTTTCTTCAAAAATTTGATTGAATTAACTATGTCTGAGCTATTATCTAATAGTTCTAATGATTCCATGCATTTTTCGTTAAACGTCTGTAAATATTTCATATGATATATATTAATTTTATATATGTGTAATATTACTTATTCTAGACCATCTTTTATATCATTCATTAAATTTTCTAAATTGTTTTGATTTAATGATAAGTCATCATTCCATATATCGTAAAATCGTTGGTATTTTAAAAATACCTTGAAATTATCGGAGTGCATTCCATCCAATATATTTAATAGTTGTGTATTACCTATCTCTAAGTGTGTCCCTAGTGATATATCGGTGTTCCCGGAATACGTTGTGCGTAAATTTGGATTATTGAAACAATCTAGGTATCCACCAATAGTCTCGGCACATCCTTCGAGTGATATTAATTCATTCTGCTCACAGGTGTAATGGCTACCGACCGTATCTGGTCCACCCACTAACGAAGTTAGGTAATTATAACCACAATCAAATATTTTACCAACGTGTCTTGGGCATCCTTTTAGCGTTGTTAACTTGTTTTTATCACACTCAAAATTCTCACTAACTGTATTAAATTCCAATGGTAATTCTTGAATATCAAACATTCGAATTGACACCGATCCAGATACATCCAGCGTACTATCATTGTTGATTTTATAATTGTTGATTTTAAATTGCTGACAAATAGCATCTATTCTATTTTTTTCTTGCTGGTAAATTAAATTTTTCATAAAGTATATATAAAAAATGTATTAATATGAATATAAATTGTATATATTTGTGAAAAATAAATCAATATGGAACCAGAAATTTTAGTTAAGCGTTTTAAATGTAAATGTGGCAAAGCCAGATTATTGTGTGTTATTGACCCAAATGGTGCCCCGTTCTCTAAAGAATCACTAAAGGAGCAGATCAATTTAGTAAAAGCTGGCTGTGATGTCGAAACAATTAGTTTAGATCAAGCGCGTGAATCTGAATTATGTTTTACGTGTAAATTATAATTATGAAAATAATAGAACGTCATACATTAACAAGTCCTGAATATTTGGAAATTATGAATGCCGAGTCCCATCATAAACATGAAATTTACGAGGATGAAAGAGGGGTATATCGTTGGGTCGAAAATCGCGATGTTAAAAACATCATGGCAAATATTTCAATGAATGACATATGTCCACTTTTGTGTGAATTGGGGTATGGTAAAAATTCTGAGGTGTATCGGAAGTTATATAGAGATATAGGTTATTCGTTATCTGGATATTGGGAAATTTTTTATTGGGAGCTGAATAATGACGAAGCCTCTGAATATGCGCCATTAGGTAATGTTTGAGTTGATGTGAAATTTATTTTATTGAACAAATGTGCTTTAAAATTAGGATATGTCTAATATTATTCGTACATTTACACTCTAATCTAAACAAAATCATTATGAAAAACATTTTAAGATTTTTAGTAATTGCATTATTTTGTATCAATTTTACCTCATGTAGCAATGATGATACAGATGAAACAATACCACCTGTAGTGGTAGTTCCTCCTAGTGTTCCACCCGCGACTACTGTTTTGAAACCAGCAGTTGTTAACATTGTGAGTAATGGTTCAGCCGGTAAAAGTAAAAATAGTAAAAGTACCGCAGTAACCAAGCGTTTAGTGAAGGCTATTACGTTTCGCTCAACATCTGCCTTTGATTACAAATATAAAACTAAATTTACAGCTGAAGAGTATAAGGCATTACCTAATGATAATGTGTATGACCCAACTGAGGAATTGTTAAATTTGGACACCAAAAAATATGATGAACGAATCTATACGTATAATGCAAGTGGAAATCTTGATAAAATAACTATTGACAACATCGCGTATCCAGGCAATAATGGTACCGTTGCATACTCACCAATTATATTTAATTATTTAGAGAGTGGTGCAAGAGTTCAAGTAACCAGGTATCAAGATAAAGGTGCAGTATTGTTATATGAGTATAATACAATTGGTCAAGTTATCAAAGCACGTGACGTTGATGGTACGCTTCGATATACTTTTGAGTATGACGAAAATAACAATATTATTAGTAAATTCTTATATACGTTGGGTACCGATGGAAATCCAAAACCGCAGATGCACTATACTTATGCATATTACGCGAATAGTACATATACTAAAAACTGGATTGAAATTCTACCTGATGGGTCTAGTAAAATAAACTCCACTATAACATACACCTATAATAAAAATGTTTCCGGTGTATATAATAATGAGCCAATTTACAAAATATTGATGGATAATGAAGAGGGATTAGCATACCTACACATTATGCACAATACAAATGGTGCCTCGCCTAAATATTTTTACGATGTAGATGGTTATCTTATCAAATATGATAAAAACGGATTGAATGATGCTAATGATATTACATTGTTTATATACGAATAGAGAACCACTTTAAATATACAAAACCCGCCATTTTTCAATGGCGGGTTTTTTTTGTGCTTTTTTTAAGTATTTATAAACAAACCTACTTAAAAGATGTATAATAAACAAATCATAATAATGACACTTAGTATTTTAGTTGCTTCCACACATACACGTTACGATAATTTCTTACCTAAGATGATGAAAATGTTATATTCACAATTGAATGATTCGAACCGTGGGGTTGTTGAGATTCTAACGTTTATTGATAACAAAGAACGTAGTATTGGTGTTAAGCGAAATGATTTGATCTCACTTGCCCGCGGCAAATATGTCACATTCATAGACGATGATGATAGAATTACAGATGATTATGTGAGTACATTGTTGGAACACATAAAGGATCAGGATGTGATTTGTTTTAAAGTTGAAGTTTCTTTGAATGGGTCCGAACCTAAAATTTGTTATTATTCCAAAAATTATGGAACTGATTACAATACACCGGATGCATATTATAGATTGCCAAACCATCTAATGTGTTATCGTCGAGAATTGGTGGAAAGTGTAGGTTATAAAGATATGCAATGTGGTGAAGACTCGGATTTTGCAAAACGCATACTACCATTAATAAAAGAGGAATTGTGCATAGATCGCATATTATATTACTATGATTTCAACTCAAATACAACAGAAACTCAAAATTAAATATGAATATAGATGTAATATTTTTATCTGATACTAAAACATCAGACTTAACTCAATCGGCGATAGATACTATTAAGTCTTCCGAAACGAACATTGTGTTTGACATAATAGTTATTGAAAAATCGAAAAAGTTATACGAGGGGGTTACTAATGTAAAACTTAGTGATGAATTCAATTATAATAAGTTTATGAATATTGGTGCTAGTATGGGCACCAATGAATACATCGTATTTTGTAATAACGATCTGTTATTTACCAAAGGCTGGTTTACTGAATTGTTGGAATATGGTAAAGATTGTATGTCCCCAAAGTGTCCAAATGATTTTAGACAAATGGATAAGGTTGATCCAATCGTAAGTGGATATGATATTGGAAGTATTTTTTGTGGATGGTGTTTCGTATTGAAGCGAACCATATGGGAAGAAATTGGTGGGCTTGATGAAGATTTTAAATTTTGGTTTGCTGATAATGCAACAGTTGAACAACTAAAGGAAATTGGGGTGATGCCTAATTTAATTACCAAATCGCTAGTGACTCATTTAGGCAGTCGTACATTAAAAATGCTTGATGGTGAATCTCAAAAAGAATTAACCTTTTCTCAGAATGAACTATTTGTAAATAAATACAAAAGTAATAAAATATCTAATGAACCGCCGCGCGAGGTATTCCGATATGATATAATTAATGATGTAATTACGCGATATGAATTTACCTCTTATTTGGAAATCGGATTTCAAAATGGTGTGTGTTTTAGTAACGTTAAATGTCTTAATAAAAATGCGGTTGATCCATATCCATTAGTAAGTGTTCCTGAATTATATATCGAGACTAGTGATTCATTTTTTGACCGCAATATGCATCCGTATGACGTTATATTCATAGATGGGTTACATACATATCACCAGGTAAAAACTGACTTTGAAAATGCCCTTAAAATAGCTAAAGTAATCATATTACATGATATGAATCCGAGTAGTGAAGAACGTTCTAAATCGTTTGATCTTGGTGGACAGTGGAATGGTGATTGCTATAAACTGGCAATCGACTTGGCAAATGGTCAATATGATCTTCGGTATATTACCATCGACGAAGATCAGGGTACTATGGTAGTGTTTAATGATAATTTCACACAGCCAAATGAAGTAAAATATTCACATAATTACCAATCATTTGATCCGAACCGGGAAGCTATTTTAAATCTGAGAACTTATACTGAATTTTTACGCGAACTTAAATATTTTTTTTAATAAATAATAAACAATAAATTATGATTGAGGCAATAGTGGAATACTACAGTGAAGAAGAATTTTTAAAAGCGGATGGTTTTGATGAGGCCATTCTGGGTGTTGATGAAAATACCAATCGTTTAATATACTCAGTGAAAAAGTGCATCAGTATTTTGATGCGAGATATGGATGAGGAAGATGCCCTTGAGTACTTTAGTTACAATGTTTCTGGTGGATATGTTGGGGAACAAACCCCAATATGGTGCTATGATAATTTTTAACAAATGAAAAAAGAGGTAGAATATTCTACCTCTTTTTCATTTGTTTGATTGTATTTTCCAAATTTTGAAGCATCCCAGAACCATTGCTGCAATAAATAAGAGAATTATATTATCGTCAATTGGAACGGTTGGTTTGCAATTTGGATTATTTGGTCGTTGTTCGCACCAACAGGCTGAAAATTCTGGACAAGGTTCGGGAGGGTTAGGCATTTATTTCCTCCTGTTCTGGTTTGTTATGAGCTATAATGATATTCTTTACATCACTAGGCTTAAACTGGATTTCCCATTTCGGTTTTCGGTCATCTGACCATTTTATAATTTCACCGGTTATGCTATTTCTTATAATAACTGATATTGAACCAGATATTGTGTAATGATACAAAACGCCATCAATTGTGATTTCACGTCTTCCTTTTTTTGGCAACATAGTAATAATTTAAAATTAAATAATAATATCGGGTAATAAATTTAATGTGTATAAAATTCCAGCATCCAATGCTGCTTCTGCGCAATGGAAGTTATCCATTTCAAATCGTATTACAACTTTGTAATCAACCACCTCTTTGACAACCATCTTGTAGGCGTAAATTGCATTATCATCGTCTGTGATATACATAGATTGTTCGATGAAAATTCGTTGTCTATTTCGAATCTCTCTTAATAAACATTCATGGCTGCACGTATTATTTTTAATTCTAAGCCATTTATCAAGTAAGCATCTGTTATCAAATCCTTTGCGCAATGCTAGATTTGAGAGTTTGCTAGATATATTATGATCCATATTTTTTTATTTATAATTAGTCACATGCGTATGAAATATTCCCTGAAATCTCACTGAGGTCAATTGTCTTATTTATATTTGTATAAATTGTCGTATTAACCACCTTAACAATACAAACTCCTCTTAGATGCTTTTGGTATCGTTTTGGGTTTTTTATGAAAATAGTACACGGTGATCCAATACATATTTGTTGGTTTCCAATATGGAAATTTGTTTCACTACTTATCCAAGTACCTTGGAAGTTAATGCGATTTCCATTTTCATCTGTGTAGTGTGGTGATGAATCGATAGTAATTGAATTTTTCATAGTATAATGTTAGATTATGATTACAAATATAATAAAAAAAACCATACATCCGATGTTATTTTGAATAAAAAAAGGGATATCAAATGATATCCCTTTTTTATTATTTATGTCTTTATTTATTCAACGTTTTCGATTCCGGTTTGGAAAACTTTCGAAGTTTTTGTTGAGGTAAATCCAGGCTTGTAGTTTATTTTTGGGCGATTTAAGAATAAATTATAGATATTATTTGGGAATAGTTCTAATAATGTGTTGTTAGACTTTGCTATTTCCTGTGATTTTAATTCTATTTCTAAATATCCAGCTCTTTGCGATTCTATAAATTCGGATAGATCAGCATAAAATTTAGTAAATTCTGAATATGGTACCGGTTGATTTTCTTGTACCCATTTCCATGCAATTTTACCGGAATCTTTCCTACCATCCATAAGAATTTTGGTCACTTCTATAAACGTTGATTTATTTCGCTCTAGGATGTTATCTTTAAAAAAGTTGGTCTTAGTCATGTTGTCATAATACGTTTCCTTTTCCTGTGCAATTTTAATATATTCGTTTGTATATTGCACAGTTAGGTTGTATATTTCTTTGGAATCACTAAATACCTTTGTACCGATGATGAAAATAGCAAGAAATAAGACAAGGGTTTTGACGTCGGCGTAATAATTAGTATCAGATGCGACATCTGCTTCGAAATCCCACTCTAAACTTTGGTCTAGTGATTTTCGTAAAAGGATCACGAGGTAGATAAATGCTCCAATCAATGCAATCGTGTTAAAAATAATATGCATTGCTGAAAAATCGAGTGAGCCATCGGTGGCTCGTTGGTCCCCGGGGAATTCAATGTCCCATGAAAATCCTAATGCCAGAAGCGAAATTGCGAAAAGAATTAGTTTAGAAACTAACTGTTGTTTGGATAATTTACCCTTGTTGAAAATACTCATAATTATTGTGTTTAATGGTTATTATTGTTTATTATTGTTCTCCCATGTAATTCTTGGGCAATTTTTGTGATACATGCTGCTTATTAAATCGATAGCCATTTTGAAAAAATCTATCATGTATATAAACCCTTTTAATAATATTATTAAAAGTTGCCCAATCCATCCAAACATAAATTTAAAGGCTACTAAAAATTTTATCTTCATCTGATAAAAAGGCATGTTTATTTTTGGCATGTTTACCTTTGGCATCTTGCTTCTTATTTTTTGGGACCCTATAATAGACACTTTCTTTATTTTTCTCACTAGAGATACTATTTGATCATATAAATAAACCAAAATTGGTGAGAATACATATCTAGCGGTGATGTATATTAGCGTAAATGAACCAGCCAAGACTGCAATAATTACTATTCCATAACCAACCCATTTCCAATTAATCCATTCGAATAAAGTGATTAAAGTCGTTATAAATAAATAACCAATAGCTAAACCAACTATACTAACCAACAGGATGCCGATTATCTTCGCAGTTTTACTTTCTCGCAAATCGCTAATTTGTGCTTGTCTGATTTGTTTCTTTTTAATAATAGTATTATTTGGTACTACTTTTATTTGACTTTGTTTGTATGCTTCAAGTGCAATTTTCTTTTCATACCTTTGGTCACTAAGAAAAGTAGAATGTTTTCCATATTTAATATCTAGTCTATCTCGGATATCCCAGGACAGGTGCCACTTATATTTTTTATACTTATCAGTCTTCTGTATTGCATATGCTTCTGCATCAGTCATAGTATTGATTCTATTGCTTATACTAGTAGTATAATTATCTGCAATACGATCTTTTCTGCGGCTGTTATACGTCTTACATGCCTCCATAAAACCCATACCAGCTTTACCGGTCAATCGTATTGAAAATACAATTGGGAAGGTGCATAGTACAAGTACCATAATCCAGAAGTACGGACACATTGTTGGGTGAACCTTGTGTGCCTCTTTACCAAATACCCATTTATAAAGTCTACAATGCCAGGCATCGGTATTGAAGGTATAGAAATTTTTCACCGGTACTTCATCTTCTAATAAACTCAATATAAATTTCCCCTCGAGGCTAATATCATACCACACATCACCCAATTGACATTTACAAACTTTATTTTTGCGATCAATGTCCCATTTAGTCAAAATGTATTCACTCTTGATGGCTAACCCATCACCCATATTATTCCGATCTTCCACACTACCGACTAAAACGGTCCTATCTAAATTATAAACTAAATTTTTAAGGTCATAGCCCCCAATAGTGGCTGATAGATTTGAACATTTCTCCATTTTATTCGCTTTTTAGTAAAATTATTGATTTTAGATTACTCACACCATAGTTATCAGGTTCCAAAAACATCATATAATTAAAATAGATGTTGTTTTTTAACTGTAATATTATTTCGGCAGTTCTTTCTTTGTTTTCCACAATAGTGTATGCAGCAAATCGGGTTCTTTTATTGTTTACATAACTATCTAATTTCCATTCACAGACTACTAAGTCCCCTTTTTTGAGATTTTGGAAATCGCTTATAGTTTCCATTAATTGAGTATGTATCATTATAATTGTAATATTTATTTGCACAAAACTATATTAAATAGATGACCTGTGCAAGTATTTATTAAATTATTTTAACCCATCATTAATTTCATCAAGTAATACGTGGTAATTTGTGAGATTTAAAGTAAAATCCTCATTCCATATTTCGAAGTATCGCTGGTACTTTAATATTAATTTAATTTGTGCATCGTTATCTTCGGTGGTAATTTCACAGGGTAATGAAATACCATCCGTTGTGATCTCACCACCAATACATATATCATCAAGTGCGTATAATGAGGTTAGGTGGAAATTTCCATATAATGAAAAATTACCACCGATTGTATGCGCACAACCAATAAGATTTTTTATATCGGTATATTGAAATATGTAATTGCCATTAACTGTGTGTGGACCACCTTCCATGGAATCGATTGTGTTGTTGTTACATAAAAAATCTCGACCTACTATTTTAGGAAATCCTTGCATTGTTGTTAACCCACCGTCGGAACAGGCAAAATTCATAGAAACTGAATTGAAAACAATCGGAAGTACTGTCACATTTGGTGACATAAAATCCAATGAAACACTCCCGTTTACATCAATAGATCCATCTGCATTTATTGAATAATCAATGATATTATTGTGTTTACAAAATTGAATGATTGTATCTTGATTATCCAGTGATATTAAATTTTTCATAATCTATATATTATTTTCCATAATCTATTGCGAATGTATTGAATTTATAATATATTTGCTAAAAAAACGCATGACTAATTATAAAAAAGATGTTGCGCTTGCAACGGTGATGGGTGCTAAGATAATTTCTGATAAATCGTTAAATCCACTGATTAAAAAATGGGAATCTAAAACTTTTCCATTACTTGATGGTCGCTTCTTATCAACACATGAGTTACATTTTCGATCAGATTGGAACTGGATAATGCCAGTGGTTTTTAAATTTAAGGTCGATATTTCCGGGATGAGCGATTTGAACGCTATCGCTGATTTGTGTTATGATGTGGTAGTGCCTGTTAAATAACTTATTATTTTAGACCATCTTTAATTTCATTTAATAATATTTGGTAATTCTCTTCGTTTAAAGTGAGATCATTATTCCAAATTTCAAAGTGTCTTTGGTATTTCAATATTAATAACATTTCATACTTATCGGTGTATTGTATTAAAGATTTTGGTAAGTTTGTATCGTTTATATATATTTTATTACCAACTTCGATATCGACATCCCCAGAGTAGGTGGATGTCATATTAGGGTTGTGTGAAATGAGAAAATATGTACCAATATATTCTGGTGCACCTTCCAATGATCTTATATTATTCTTAACGCAACTAAAGAACCCATTTACCCGTAATGGTGAAAATTCTAAAGAGGTTAACTGATTATTAAAGAAGTCGCAATTTTCCAATATAACTTCCGGTATTCCTTTCATGGATGTTAGCATATTATCTCTACAACTTAAACTAGCACCTAGTGTTTTTGGAAACCCATATGTTGAGGTAAGGTTATTTTCAGCACAATTAAAATCACCAGTCACCTTGTTGAATTTTAGTGGTAATATTGAAAGATTTTTACGCATTAGGTTAACATCACCGTCTACATCAATGGATCCATCTGGATTAATGGTATAATTTCCAATTCCATATTGATTACATATCAAATCGATTCTATCTTTTCCTTCTTTGCTAATTAAATTTTTCATTCATTATATATTAAAATATAATTTTATACTTTATTATGTGAGAATTTTGTTGTAGTATTGTAATCGTATTATCTTAACATAATTTATACTATGAATTTAAACAAATTTCCACAATTGGAATTGGATATGATGGCAATCAGTAATGTTAAATACGTGCCTATATTTAATATATTTGTGAAAGATTTATCAGTTGATTGGTATGCTCGACTTGGAAAGTATATAAAATGTAAAGGTACGGTAGTATCACATAAAGTATATCCTAAAAATAAAATAGATGATGATACGCTTGGGATAATTTTCACAACTACTACATTATCCGGTGTTGTGTTGGATAGAATGTTTGGCGTACCATTTATACATTCACAATTTGGTAATAGTTTTTGCGAAAATATGATATTTGAGGGGTGCGCATCATATTTCATTAATTTTCACGACACAAAAATGCATATTTCATATGATCATAAAGGAGTTAAAATTGAAGTACATAAAGACACTAAACCAGAAATAATATATGAAATTCTTTGTAAACTTGTTGAAAAATTTATTCAAAATGAACCCGCTTAAATCGACAAATGTAGATCCACCTAAAATTATTAAATTTATACCACCACATTCAATTTCAATGGGTGAGAATTTTTATTATATTTCAACATTTAAAAAGGGTAAGTACAATCCGACAGTTGAGAATTACCGGATCATAATTAGAGGGGTTGATACTGGGGTTGAAATGATATTAGCACTTGAGGCACGTGAGAATTTTTTTGGTCGACCAGTTAGCTATATGATTAATATAATCAAAGTTTCCGAATACATAACCCCGACACATATAAAAGGTGAAAATAAGCGATATAATTATTACAAATACTCTGATGATCCTAATACCGTTGCTGATTTTTTCAAACTCTGGATAAGTAATGATCCCATGGTGTCCGTTGGTGGGCATACCCACCAATTTATTTCTTCTATGAAAAATTATCAAGGTAGTTATGAATTTAATGCTATTAAGTATTAAATGCTAGTTTTAGTTACCCAACACCATTGCATACACCAAGAAACCAATGATTCATATGAAACATATGATCTGAAGTGTATAGTTCCATTTTCGATTGGACAGTTGGACAGTGTAGAAGAATATCAGCATTTACTAGATTATATAGATACGTATGTTACTATAAGCAATTATGATCTTATTTCATTTACCGCATTCCAATATTATATTCAGATGTATGGACGAATTGTTGTAAATGTGGGTGAATTATATATCGATGGGGTGAAAATGTTCGTGAGTTTGTTTGATGCCACACACCCACTATCAAAATCCATCACGAGAACTTTATTAATCGATAAATTACTAGAATGTTAATTTTGGCCAAATTCAATAATATATATCCGGATAAGCACATTTATAGATTAAAAGAAATAAATATCATTTCATACTATGATATGTCATTTGATAATGCTTGTACCAATTTTAATCAAGTATTGGTGTGGATAAAAAAACATTATACACGTGATCTACACTTAGATTATACCGACTTCACACAACAGTTGTATAGTAATGGTTTTTGTTCATTGAACAATATTCAAAGTATTAATAATATCATTTTTATTAATGCAGATCATTCTAATTTTAGGCATTTAAAAAGAGAATTTTCGATTGCAGAATTATTGAAGTAGTATATATCGTAGTTGAATATAAAATAATAATTTTCATAACACATGACAAATTCAATTAAAGTAATAGAGAAAAATAAAATTGATTCAATTTGTACTAAGTACGGAATTGAAAATTACAAAATTAACTTAGATGGGTCGATTGATGTGAATGGCTCGGTAGACCTGGCGCAATATTCCTTGAGTGAAATTCCGCTTAAATTCAATAATGTTAGTGGAGATTTTTACTGCTGTGATAATAACCTAACTACATTGGTGGGCGCGCCTACTACAGTTGGTGGTAATTTTAATTGTGGACATAATATCCTATCTAATTTAGAGGGTGCGCCACATACCGTAGGTGGTGATTGCTTTATGACACATTGTTCCTTAACATCACTTTTTGGTGGTCCAAAAGAAGTAATTGGTGGTTACATTGTTAGTAATAATCACTTAACTACATTAGAGGGTGCCCCGGATAGTTGTCATTTATTTAGCTGTGATCGTAATTTATTATCAAGTCTAATTGGTGCACCATCACGCATAACTGAATTTTTTAGTTGCGAACACAATCATTTATTGGACCTGGTTGGTGTGCCCTTATTTATTGGCGGTGACCTATACATTTCAGATAACAGTAACATGACTAGTCTACATTCTGGTGATGTTGATATTGAATTGATGCCATTTAAGGAATTAATATGCACTGGTACTAAACTCCCACGAAGCATACGATTGAATATGATTCACATTCACCTAATATTGAAGTATCAGCGATATTTCATGATATGGGATGCGAATTACACTTTAAATGTAAATAATTTTAACGATCTAATTACCGAAATAAATGATGGGTTAGAATAACACTTAGAGAGCTTATCTGAACACTGGGTTATTTAATGTATAATAAATGAAAAAACTAGTAACTCAATTTCAGAAAAACCGCATAAATCGGTAATGTGTGAAATACTTAATATATAATTATACGATAAATCGTGATGGTGTAATGGATCTTTGACATAACACCGATTGGCGGTCACTCTATCCTTTTACATCTTCCACTAAAATACAAACTTTGTAAATAAATATTTCAGAGTAAAGCTACCAATGTTGGTATAATCCTATTGTAGTCCATCTTCGATTTCATCCAACAACTCTAGTAAAGCATCTTCGTTTAGTGATAGATCATCATTCCAAATTAAAAAATGTCGTTGGTACTTTAGTATTAGTTTAATATGTTTTAAATTATATTTTATCAACGATGGTAAAGCATAACAATTATTAAAATTTGCACTACCCACCACCTCAACATCTACCTCGCCAGAAAATGTACTTTTCAATAAACTTTTATAACTTTGTGAAAAGCAGTCCAAATTACGACCAATGTATTCAGGTGCACCATTTAACGTCTCTATCGGATTGTTACGACAATCAAATGTCCACTTAACCCGGTGAGGTCCACCAATTAATGTTTTTAGTTTATTATTGTTACAAAAAAAAGAGTCATTGATTATTTTGGTAGATCCTTTTAAGGTAATTAATTTATTCTCACAACAATTAAAAACTTTACCAACCGTTAAGGGGGAATATTCTAATGATGTCAACATATTATTAGCGCATATGAAATTACCACCAACATGTTTAGGTGATCCTTCCAAAGATGTTAAGTTATTCTGATTGCAATAAAAGCTACCAGATACATTATTGAATTTTAGTGGCAACTTCGTCAATTTTAGATCATCTAAGAATACATCACTATCACTATTAACGGATCCATCTGAGTTAATCGAATAGTACATGATGCTATACTGTTTACACAATAATTCAATTTGTTCCATCTGTACTTTTGTGATTAAATTTGTCATATGATATATATTAAATATGTTCTGTGTAAATTTATATATAGTATATGACAAATTTAATAACACAAGAACAAAAAAACAAAATTGATGATTTATGTACTGAGTTCCAAATTTACAACTATACTATAAATTCGGATGGTTCCATCGACGTTGATGGTAGTGTGTCAATTTTCAATAGAGGACTTACTAAATTACCAATTGTGTTTAATAATGTGACTCGTAGTTTTACATGCAGCCATAATGATCTCACTACACTTGAAGGTGCCCCAAGAAAAGTAGGGGAAGACTTCAATTGTAATCATAACAAATTAACAACTATGGAACATTCACCATTATGGGTTGGTGGTGGTATCTGGTGCAATGAAAATAGATTAACAAGCCTAGAGCATTCACCAAAACACGTAGGTGGTGTATTTCATTGTGGTGAAAACCAGATTACTTCGTTAGTAGGACTACCCAACAGAATTGGTAGAACATTATTATGTTACGATAATCGCATTACAACACTGGTAGGGGCACCTGAATATATTGGGGGCGACCTAGGTGTTTATATAAATAAATTACACAATACATATTCAGGTGATATTGATATAGAAGTCGGTGGGAAAATTACAATAAATACAAGCATTTATGACATTGTAAAATTGCCAAAAATGTTACGTGAAAATTTACAACATATTAAACTAATACTAAAGTATCAACGACATTTTTTAATTTGGAATGATGATATGTCTTTAAACGAAGAAAACTTCCAGATACTAATTGAAGAAATTAAAGACGGGCTGGAATAGATAATACTTAATCTGAAACAATCGGTGGAAGTACTAAACTAGTCTGATACAGAATGGTGTAAATACAATTAACAAAAACCACATCTATTAAACTAATAGATGGGTTATTTAATATATACTAAATGAAAAACCTGGTAACACAATTTCAAAAAAACCACATAGATCAGATATGTGCGGAATACTTAATATATAATTATACTATAAATTCTGATGGTTCTATTGATGTCATTGGACATGTTGATCTTAGTAATAGTTCTTTAAATAAGATACCTATTAAATTCAATAAAGTAAGTGGGGATTTCAATTGCATGCGCAATAATCTAAAGAGTTTAGTAAATGCCCCTATTCAGGTTGGTGGCAGTTTCAGTTGTCGCGAAAATAAAATCAAATCATTAATGGGTTCCCCTAGAACTGTTGGTGGTAACTTCATATGTTCTGATAATAAAATAACCGATTTGAATGGGGCCCCTGGAGAAATAGGCGGACAGTTTATAGCGTTCCACACTAATTTGAAAAGCACTTATTCCGGTGAAACTGATATTGTTTCTAATGGTGATATTTATATAAATGGGAATTTGGCATTAGAAAAAAAGATAACAGAAAACTTAAAACATATTAAATTGATTCTAAAGTATCAACGGCATTTTTTTATATGGAATGATGATCACACACTCAATGTTGATAATTTCAATGATTTATTAGCAGATATAAATGATGGGTTAGAATAAATTACATTTGAAATGATGATATATTTTCCCGTCCTCGTTTATTAGCTTTAAAGCACGTCACCGTTATTACATCAATTGATGTTATTTGTCTAGAATATGTGGAATTTGTCATAAATTCACTAGTTTTTAAATCACCATATACCATTCGATATCCGAGCCCATTATTGAAAATGATACGCCAGTGTTTGGATTTCCGCGGGATTCGTTTCCCCGATTTTCTATAAATTTGTTTTCTAAGAAGCTTTCTGATTTGTGTAACATCAGTTATATCACCATTATCAATTTTTTGTATAATTTCCTTTGATTTCATTTGTGTTATTTTTTAAAACCCAAATATATAATTATTAATTTACTTAAACAAGTCTTAATGATTTTTATATTAATTATAAATTAAATTGATTTTTGTCGAAATGTCGTTTTTTTTATTATATTTGTATCATAAACTAACAAACATAACTAACAATAAATTTACACATATGAATTTTTCACTAGTATTCAAGAATTTACGCCGATCTGAAAATTTAACACAAGGTGAATTGGCAAATAAATTATCCATCAGTAGAAGTGCTATTGCCCAAATAGAAAGCTCCAATAATAATCCATCAAGAAATTTGATATTAAATTTAATGGAAGTATTTGTAATTGCTGCTGATTTGAGAAAGGAATTGGTCGACTATGCTAACGGTAATAAGGGTATATTTAAAGTGAGTGATGCCATGGTCGATGCTGTGCCAGCTGAGGTTGCCGATAAAATATGGGGTGAGCGTGAAATAGTTGAAAAGGTAGGAATACTGATCGGGTTGAAACGGTCCCCAAGCCATAAACCTATTTCGGTTATGGAAGCGGGTGAATATGAGTATTTCATACGTAGTAACGAATCCTTGTTTAGTATAGTACCAAACTTGGCATTAGAATTGTCAAATTTTTTCAATCAACATAAATTTGGGTCTAGTGAAATAACCTATATGGACTTTCAACAATTCGGATTCAAGGTAGAACATTGTGATAGTAACTGGTGTAAGTTTTACAAACGAACAAATGATAGTGAAATAAGTGGAAAATTTTATTTCAAAGATAGTGCTACCGCTTCAAAAAATCACCTAATGATTTCCAATTGGGTAAATAATAAGGGGGTGAACTGTTTCAATGGGACTATACATAGTAAAAAATTCCTATTTGAAGTATTGGTATCAGTTGGGTGCATGACAAGCATGGAGGTGAGTGGATTATAAATAAAAAGACCGTTCAATTAATGAACGGTCTTTTCTGTTTCCCCGACTGGGTACGATCCAGTAGTCTGCATATTAAAAGTATGCGGCTTTATCCGTTTAAGCTACGGGGAATTTTGGGTGAATGAGGAATTTCGAAATCCCGACTTCTCGTACCACAAACGAGCGTTCTGCCTCTGAACTACAAACACCATATTTAGTGGGGTGAGTGGGATTCGAACCCACGACACACGGATTTTCAGTCCGTTGCTCTACCAAGCTGAGCTACCACCCCTTTGCGCGCCGACTAGGATTCGAACCTAGAACATTGGTTTTGGAGACCAATATGATACCATTTCAGCATCGACGCATATTAACATAAAAAACCCGAACAATTTGAATGTTCGGGTTTATGATATATTGGTTTTTTTTATTTATTACACTATTTAAGCACAATGTCTGAAAACACCACAGTCATACAACCGAACATGTGGTTAAACCACTTGAACGACTTTTTAAATGTTGTATGTATTGTATTTGTTCTCATTATTGTATATATTAACTTTTTTTTCTTCCTTTTGATTATTATAGGACAAATGTATAAAAAAGTTCTGAAATAAACTATTTTTGTGTAGATAAAAATAAAAAAGATCGTTCTATTATTTGTTCTCGATCTTCTTCTGAACACAACATTTCCTCTAATAGGTAATCATCAAACTCATCAAGCCCATTCCCGGTGTTGTTTAGGTTGACTATTTTCTCTATTACCGTATTGATATCCATAGATTCTGAGCCTAAATCAGAAGTATCAAATACCAATTCACCACTGTCTAATGCTACCACTTGCTGTTCATCTTTTAAGAATGTCCATTTTTTCATGTTACTTATGTTTTACTTTGTTAACTTTTTTAATGCCACCACCCGTCTGGTATAATAATTGATTGTCGGCGTTGGTGATTGAATTCTGCCAATGCATAATCCACTTTATCATCTGTCTTTAGTAAATGGTAAAAATCAGTAATCATCCAAATAGTGAGTTCAAGTCCATCAACATTTGGTGAGTATCGAATATTTGGTGCATTTACTGGAATCCATTTGGCTGCTTTCATAATGCCCCAATTATGATCAATATTATCCCGATCTCTTTGTAGCATTGGGACATAATCATCCGCAAATGCACTACTGGCTTCGTCATCGCGTAACCATTTGGGTCTACCATTTTTATGTAAAATTTCATCCAAACGCATCGCGATTTCAACTGGTGTTTTTCCCTTCAATACCCCGTGCATCATCCGTAAAGAATTTCGATTTTCTAAATATGTTCTAAGTTCCGGGAAAGTATTCCAGAGATGTTCAGCAAACATAAATTCAGTCATGGTGAGTACGGATACTTCACCACACATTTGTGCTCTTTTACTAACATAAAACTCTTCTTCACTAAATTCAATTGACGGAATGGGAATCCCCCATAATTGGTGGAAGCAATCGTGCATTTTGAACATACATGTTTTCAGTGCCGAGTCTAATTCATCGACACCTACTTTTTTAGTATTGGGAATGTCCGACCACCCAATCAACCATTTACACATACCACTATCAAACTTAACGCCAGATTCAATTATTCTTGCTACTATAGGATGCCATTCAATAGGGCATAAGATTTTCATAAATGTTTCGATGTCGTTAGACATCGAGGCTTTTATGACTGGGTGATTATTATTTATATTATTTTCCATAATACAAATATATAAAATATTTATAACAATCCATCTTTTATTTCTTCTAATAAATCATTAAAGTTTTTCATATTCAATGTTCCATCAGTATTCCATATTTCGAAATGTCGTTGATACTTTAAAACCATTCGAATAGTTGGTGCATCACATGAAGAAATGATATTTGGTATCTGGCTTCTTTCTGATGTGATCAAATTGCCCATTAATTCAATATCGGTGTTGCCCGCAAATGTCGATATTAATCTAGGATTTTGACCAACTTGTAAGTTTCCAAGTATTTTTTCCGCGCAACCTACCAATGACTCTAAATTGTTTACAGCTACATTATAATTACCACCTACATGTATAGGTCCATCGATTAGATTTACTATTGAATTATGAGTACATATAAAATCGCCATGTATTTTCTTCGGGCAAAATTTTAATGAAGTAATACGATTTCCTGAACAATTAAAGCTGCCACCTACATATTTAGGACATCCTTTTAAAGTAGATAATGTTTGATTCTTACATATAAAACTACCACCAACTATATTAAATTTAAGTGGAATATTTTTATACTTATATCCTAATATAATATTCACATTACCATCAACATTAATAGTGCGGTCGCTATTAATTGTATAATTCCTAATGCCTAATTCTCTACATAATCCATCTATAGCATTTTTTTCATCCTGAGTAATTATATTCTTCATTGTTTATATATAAATAATAAAAAAGTCCAATACGTTAATATTGGACTTTTTATAAGAATTATGATTATTTTATTCAATGAGCTTTCTCAATACATCTCTTAATGGGATTAGTGTATTGCTGTGAATGTGGTTATTTTGTTTAATCATGTTGTCTAGTTTGTGTATTTCGTTCAATATGTCGGCTTTCATTTTATCTAATTCATCTTTCTTAGAAGATCTGATACCCGAAACTGCTTCAATGTACTTGGCAATGATTGTCATTTTTACCCGTGTTGCAATAAAATTGAATTTAGCATCGCCTTTTAATATTGGCCTTAGTAATGGATACATATTCACTGGTTTATCCCCCACAATTTCCGCGGCCCGCTTTACATTAATGCCATGCTCTTCCATTAGTGTTATGAAATCAATTCGTCTGAGTCGTTCGGCAGAATAGGCATTGGCTTGTGTCACAGATAGTCGCAATTTTTCCTCATCAACTTCCACCTGGGTTTTAATTGGGTTGAATTTTTCTTTATCAACCACTACATCCCGGAGTTCGCCAATGGAATACGTTTGATCGACACCAGGGTTTAAAATTAACGACATGCTATATTCCACATCTTTTGGTAATGAAGCTATGAATTCCATCACATCCTTATGATCAATAAGTTTAGTAATCATAATTTCGGCACTGGCAAAGTAAGCCCCAATGTTGGATCCAATTTTACGAACGATGCCCTCTTCTAATGGGATTACTTCGATTTTTACTTGATTTGTCATTTTTGTATTAATTTAAAATAATATATTTTTATATATAAATATAATCAATAATACAACAAAATCCTATAACTTTAACAAAAATTTATTATTATTGTATTAATTAACTGATGATTTATAACAGTGATGGTAAATTAGAAACTTGATTTGGAGTGACTTATAACCGGTTCATTTAATAATTAGTACGCGTAGGTGCCTCTGAATGTGTATGTAGTTGGCGGGATATTTATGAATTTTAATTTGGAAATGTGGATTATAATCAGTATTTTTACTAATTATAATAACATCTTATAATTTATGACACAGAATATAATCGAACAATGGAAGTTTCTTTATGATAGTCGATATTACCAAATATCTAACTTGGGAAATATACGAAGTATTGATCGCGTTACGACATCTAGGAATGGGAATCAGGTCTCTCGATCCGGCAGGGTCCTAAGAGTGCGTCGAACCAAAAATGATCCACATATATTCACGTCGGTATCATTTGGTTTTGATGAGTTGGGTAACAACCTATCATCAACAGTTTACATACATAAGGCAGTAGCCGACCATTTTGTACCAAAACCATTTATGCATGATGTTGGCAGTACACTTACTAATTATCAATATGCTACACATATTGAACCGGATTATGAGAATAACACCGAAAGCAATATAATGTGGATTACGTACTATGAACTTATGGAACGGCAGCCACATCGACCGGGTGCCGCTCACCGATCTTGGAAAACTCGCCGCGAATTATACGGTAAATCAGGAACTAATAAATTATCAAAAAACAAAAAGCATTCTTTAGTTTAAAGAATGCTTTTTTATTATTGGTTAATATTTATGATTTTAATATTTTCCACACCGGCTAAATACATCGCCATCAATTTGTGGTTGCCATCAATTACTACATTCGTATCTAAGTCAACTATGATTGGTTTATTTTTAACTGAATCAATATTTGTGATAAATTGAGATACTAATTCTCGTTGCCATTTTTCAGCATTTTGATCATAATTAGATATGAAATTCGGGGTACAAAACTTTCGGATGGGTGAAGTAGCAACACCGAAATCTATATTTTCAAAATCTATTTGTCCTATGAATTGCCAAATTAATTCAGTATCATCCGGGTAACATCCAAACACATCAATTAATTTCATTTCATTGATGTGTTTATAAATTACTAAAAAGTCAGTTATTTTAGTTTTTATATAAGTCATAATAGGTATTGCTAATTATACTTATATATAAAATAACTATTGCCATTTATCATTCAACATAGTCATCATTGAATTTCGAATTACTACTTCACCAATTTTACCAATCGCTGCTTCCATTGAATCGTATTGAGCCTGTGATGTAATTGTAGTGTTGTTTAATTTCTCTATTAATTTTTCTACATGTGATTTTCCAAAATTAGAAACATTTGTCCCATCGGCCACATCTTTGAACAATTCATTTTCAATTAATTCATAACGAATATCATGAATATTGGCCATTAATGTTTTGATCGGGCATGGTACAATTTTTCCAGATTCCGTCATTACTCGAACATTATCACCAACCATTTGTGTGATAATTTCGTTGCTGGTAGTAATGATTAATGCTTCGCTATATTTAGGTGAAGCAACAATCATAGCTATCAGTGATGATAAACTTGAAACCGGCATAGTATTCTCCGGAAATACAAAAGTATTATTTGCCCATTCTAGATTATCTTCAAAATAAGCGGACGTGTGGTATGGTGCAACTAAACATTTTATAACCTTACCGTCATAAAACATTTTAGTAGTGCTTTCTTGATTCGCGTCCATTTGAAATATTGCTGCGGGAATTTTACTAGTTGTGTTCATTTTTATATGTTTAGAATTTTTACAAATATAATACTAAAATAATTATTTTATACCATTTTTTGCATTATATTTGTGCGTTGAAAAATATTTAAAAATAAACAAATATGGAAAGTGCTATAAAAATGGAATACATGGGATTGGTTAATTTCACAACCCCTGATGGATCTAAACAAAAAATTTATAGAGATTTGGTTCTCAAAACAAACACCTCGTTAGTTTCAGAATCAACTGATGATCTAGAAGAATCTATTGAATACCTTGGCGAAGTGCAAACACTAAAATTTAAAAAAGGTGATAGCGTAGGTTTTTTATATTGTGCGGATGATTTCGATGACAGCATTTATGACACTGCGTATAGTTTAGACGCACAAATCACGTTTATCAATGAGGGCTCAATTCAACATAACGGGGAAGATGATGCAAGTGGTGAGGTGAATAGTTATGTCATTATGTTAAACGATGAAAAATTTCTATCAGATAGCGGGGAGTTTTCAATAATCACTAAAGAAAATCAAGATAAATCCGAGTTGGATAATATCAATAAGGCTCTTGGCAAAGATTTCAAAGCAATAATTTGGTCGATGGTGTAGTACCCGGCTGGTTTTCTGTTGTGTAAGAAAACCCAAATGTAATGGATTCAGAACAATAAAAACTAAATACAAGATTATGCCAAAATCAAATAGTCAAGAAGAGGTTAGTAAGCAAGCAGTTGTAAGTATTTCGGCTGGATTATCAGGGAAAGCGAAAGAAGCGTTTGAAGATTGGTTATTTACAACTCGAAATGAAGAAATAATCGATGGTGAAGCAAAATATGATCTATATTACATGTTTATGTATATGTTGCCAGAAACTTGTAAAAACGCATTGATAATAGAATGGTTCGACAGCGAGGAAATATATTGTTATTTTGATTGTCAATGGAGTAGCATTTATAATATATGGTGGAGATTTCATTTATCTGGTAAAAGGATAAAAGAGAATATAGTAGTTAGCGATTTTAAAAATAGGCAAGATGCTATAAATGCAAGTATTGAAAAGGCAGTAGAAATCTACAATACGGAATCTGGATACTAACATATTGTGTAAATTTGTTATAAATATTAGAAAAATTACAAAAGGAAGTAGAATAAATTAATATATACTAAATATGAAAACTATTAACAACACATCTAGTTCGTCAAGACGCTCAATTCCGAGTGAGGTTCATCTGTGTTTATAATAATCATAAAAATATTATCAAACCCCTTGGACTAAAAATTCAAGGGGTTTTTTGTTATAAAAAATGGAGAAATAAGCCGAAAGATTCTGGGTATCGGCAGCATTCTTGAAAAATGTTAATCCTTTAAAGGGTGTGCGGGTTCGAATCCCGCTTTCTCCGCAAATAGTTCCAAAGCTCAAATGGACGAGTCCCCGAATACGGATCGGGTGGTTGTGGGTTCGAATCCCATTGGAACTTCTAAATATAGGGAAGTAAGCATAGTGGTACTGCAGCGGTTTGCTAAATCGTTCACCGTTCATTCGGTGCGTGGGTTCGAGTCCCACTTTCTCTGCTAATTTTTAGTATCATTGTCATTTATTTTATGTATTTTTGTTGTGAAATTAATTTAATTAAATAGTATGGAAAAATTATTTGACGACACGTCGTTTATTGTGGATAAAAGGCCTTTGGAAATCACCGAGCAGCAAAGAGAATCAATGTTTATAACTTTGGCAAACCAAGTTATTGAATATAATTATTCTAATGATGATGTTGAGACCATTGCATATGATTTAGCGCAATTATCAAAGTATGATACTGGATTTGATAGAGCAAAGGATTTGGAAGATAACGGGAATGGTGATTATACATTTGATGGTGAATTCATAAGTTGGTTGGATAATATGGATTACGAAGAACGATCAATTTTATCAAAAAATGTAAAGTTATGGGTGAGCGTATATAACCCGCAACCTAAATTTGAAATAGGTGATGAATTGATAATAAATTCAAGGCTGAACTCAAAAATGCCTGTGGGTTTGGTAATTTATATCACCAGCTTTCTAATGGAAGAAGCATTGTATACAGTTTCTGCCAATAAAGATGAACAAGGTGGGTATATGATACCATTCGAATACGTAGAGGATAAATGTCGTAAGCTATAAATACTATAACCAAAATAAAGAACCTAATGGTTCTTTATTTAATTGTATCGAAGTATTCTCTTATCTCATTTTCATATTCTGGATGCATTTCAATATAAACTTCCAGTTTATCTAATTTATCTTCTAAATTGTTTGATTTTGACATGTCTATGTCTGAATAAATGTCATTTAGAATTATATCTAAATCATTAGTATGAGTGCTCTCATTAAATCGCTTAAGGTGTTTCATGATTATTTGTTATTTAGTGTATATATTAATTATGTTACGTGCTTTTTGTATAAATTATTCTTTAAATTTTTTAAAAATATATCTGTGCAAATCGTCGTAACCTAAATTAGGCGAAATTGTTTTTATTGGATTAATTTTTATTTCTAATTCAATATTGAGGGGTTTATTTAATATTTTAGCGGCCATATATCGGTGGTGTCCGTCTTCTATATAAAAACCCCTTTCATGATCTTCATCTTCCCAATAAGAAACATCTATTGGTTCACTTAAATTTATTTTAGATGCCCATTTAATATTCGATAATCCACTTTGTTTTATTTCCCATTCTACATTCTCTAGATCTTCTACCCATTTTATTTTTAATTCAGATGGCATTAGTTGCTGGACATCATCTATATAAAACCCAAATGCTATTCGGTATAATAATTTATTTGAAATTCCACCACTTCGTAATAGTTCTTCATCTGTATTAAATGGTAATAATTCAGCTTTTAAATCATCAAAATATTTTGAATTTATGTCAGTATTGATATTTGAATTTTCCTTCAAATATTCAAGTAGTGATGTATGTATTGCCTTACCTAAATTAAATCGGTTCTTCATAATAATATATTTACCAGTATATATAAAATATTTGTAACACTTTCACAACAATAGTAATGTATTTCAGTATATATAATATAAAAATATATTATTATGAAATACGTTGGTTCCAAGAATAGATATGCTAAAGCCATATTACCAATTATACTAAAAGGTCGCGGGGATTTACAATATGTAGAACCATTTTGTGGTGGTTGTAATTTAATAGATAAAGTAGGAGGTCTGAGACTGGCGAATGATATTAATGGTCCACTTATATCATTGTTGCAAATGTTGGCCGGTGGATGGTCACCACCACCAGTTACCAAAGAAATGTATAAAACAATACAACATAATAAAGATAGTTACCCAGATTATTTGGTTGCTTATGTTGGATATCAATTATCATTTGGTGCAAAGTATTTTGGGGGATATCGATCTGATAAAAGTGGTAAACGGGATTATAGCATAGAGGCTCAAACTAATGTTTTGAAACAAGCTCCCAATTTAGTTGGTATACAATTTAGTAATATGAATTACTACGATATGGTACTTGAGTCAAAATCGATAATATATTGTGATCCACCATACCGCAATGTCATGGGTTATGGTATTGAATTTGATCATGATCAATTTTATGACTGGTGTAGAAGTATGAAAAAAGATGGCCATATTGTATATGTGTCCGAATACGATATGCCTGATGACTTCACCTGTGTTTGGGAAGTAGAAGTCAATCATAGCATAGACAGTTCAAATAAAATAAAGAAAGCTACTGAACGTTTATTTAAGTTGTAACATGGAAATGTGCATTAAGTGGCGACCACTTGTATAATACATTTCATTTAAAATTTTATATTTTAATTTTTTTAGAAACTTTGTACTATTTTTATCAATGCGATGAGTTAGTAAGATGGTATTGACTATTAATTGATTTATATCATTTACCCGACCAATTGTAAGTCGCCCTTCGAAATCTAAATTGATCGAATCGTCTGGTTTGTGAGGGAATTTAAATACATCACATCGAATTGCATCATTTACCAGTGGGGATTGGTCTATTTTAATTACTTCTTTGTCATTAATATAATTTACACAATGGGCCGTTGTTCCCGCTAAAGTGATCAAACGTTTGCCTGGTAATGACTGCAACCATTCGAAATACTCGGATGGTTTATCATAATTGTGTATTATATTATCAGACTTACCAAGCATCCAATAAACCCCGCTTCCAATAAAGACCCGGTGATAATCTTTTAATAGGAATTCATATTTGTGTGCTGTTCTGAAAAAAGTACCTCTAAATGATTCATAGGACCCCTTGGTTGGGTTGTTTTCATTGTAATATGATTTGGAAAGGTCTCTCAAAATATCACATTGTCTTATTGGTTCATCTTTTATATGTGTTTTGAAATACTGAAGAACGTGTTGTTTCATTGTCATAGTTGAATTGGTATTTTTAATTTATTACAAATATATTAAAAATATCAAATAAACCTTATGAATATTACTATTAATATATGAATTATTTAATTATTGTAAGCCATCATTGATTTCAGAGATTAGTTCATCAAAATTATGCTCATTTAGTGACAAATCATTATTCCAGATTTCAAAATGTCGTTGGTATTTTAGAATTATTCTAATGTGTATAATATTTCTTCTTAGTTGTTCTGGTAGGAATATTGATGCTATAATTATGTTTCCATTCACTTCGATATCAATATCACCGGAATACGTTGATTTTAAAAATTGTGAGTGACATATGAAATTTCCCTTAATATATTCGGGTGCCCCTAATAACGATTCGAATGTATTTCCAGAACATACTAAGTCACCATCTATTTTACTAGGTAGTCCAATTAGGGTGGTTAAATGATTATTGTTACACATAATTCCACCGGTCACAACGCCAATTGCATTTAGGTTAACTAGCTTATTATTAACACACACTAAATCCCCATTGATTGTAGCTGGTAAACCTTCTAATGATTTTAATAAGTTATTGTTGCACTGATAGTCACCAAGTACTATTTGTGGCCCACCGATCAATGATGTTATGATATTATAAGCACATGAGAATTTGCCATGTACTTCTATGGGAAACCCATTGCATGAAGTCAGTGAGTTGAAGCTAACTTTGAAGTCGCCCCTGATTTTACCAAACTGAATTGTAAAATCAAATAAATCTTTTTTATATAAATTAACATTATCATTGACATCGACAGTGCCCAAGGAATTTACTACAACGTCGCGTATTAAATTTTCTCGACAGAATAAATCAATGCGATCTTTCTCATTTTTGGAAATTAAGTTTTTCATTTAATTACGGAATCGTAGTTTATCTATATATAATTTATTGGATTTATATAAAGACCCTGGATCGGTTGAATTTAGAAATTTCATCATCACCACTATAATTGTTTGTGAAATCATCCACGTTATTCGATTCTAGAAATAAACGCATAGCTTTAGCGAAATTATAATTAAGTCTATCTATATCGTTCGGCATAGCACAAATTCCCTCATATATCGCTTCACATTCCTCGGATATAATCATCCCGGTATAGATCCCGGTAAGGTTGTATTTTTTAACAAACACATCTGCATTACACCATACCGCAAACACTTCTTTTTTACGAAGAATTGATACCAGTTTAGAATCAATAATCATTCTACCATAACCATATAGACCATGTTGATCACCGTGGCCTAACATAATAATTTGGTCATGGGTGTTTAATGCGAGTTTGAGTTCTTTGTGAGATGGATTATGCCAAATAGTGGTATATCCCTTTCCTTTATATATTTCATATAAAAAATCAGTACTTGCATCACTTGGGTGTATTACGAGTACTCGTTTATCAACGGTTTTTGTGAATGGGTCGGATATTTCCATATTTAGCTATTATTTATGTCCAAATGTAGTGTAAATATCTCAATAAACCTAATATATGTAGTAGTTATTGCAATCCTTCTTTGATTTCGTCAATTAAATCGTTGAAATTATCAATATTTAAAGTGAAGTCATCATTCCATATAAAAAAGTGTCTTTGGTATTTTAAAATTAATCTGATATGTTCTTTATCTGATTCTATTTCTTTTGGTAAAAGATCCCATTCGATGTAAACCGGGTAGCGAATTTCAGAACCTGTACCTAAATCGATGTCTGTGTCACCGGAATATGTAGTTGTCAAACCCATGTTGTTACTGACATCAGTATATCCGATTATTGTATTAGGAGCACCTACCAAATTTGTAAGTCTATTTTGGTAGCAGATCAAATCCCCACCTATATAAGTCGGTAATCCAATTAGTGTTGTTAGATCATTTTTTTGACAATAGAAGCTACCATCAACCCTACCAAACTTGATTGGTATTTCAGTAAGTCGTTTACCTGAAATATTAACATTGTCTGGCACATCCACCAAGCCATCTGAGGTAATAGTATACTTAAATATTTTGTATTTTCTACAAAATTGGTCTATTGAATTTTTTTCACTAATTGATATTAAATTTTTCACTAATTTTTCACTAATTTTTCTTATTGATGTTCGCACATTGTTGTGAAGTCAGTACCCTTATAAATAGATTACGTTCATTTGCATATGATGGCAATTCTGAATTAGTAAAGTACGTATCGAATAAACCAGTCGTTTTTTTCACTTCATAATTTAAGCTCATAGCATAAGCCGTTATTTCAGAGATACTTCCTTGTGAGAATATTTTATCAACAGGTCCAGAATTCCATTTCGAAACTAATGAATATGTTTGATTTTCAATCGCGTATAATAAACCAATTTTAAAGTCTTCGAAATCTAATTTGGGTATATCGAACGCGTACTGTGTGTAGTAAGTTTCCAACCCACCAGTCCAACCAGTATCTTCACCAACTCGAATACTATATTTATCATTAAATTTATCAATTTCAATTAACAGGCCATGATCAAAACTTATATTTTTGACATTATTAAAATCAAATGGATTACCACTGTAAATATAATCAAAATCTTCTAACTCTGAACTATCCACTGATTTAAAATTAATACTTTTTATTAAACTGATCATATCTGCTTTGGGAAATATATCAACCGATTTATGGTTACTTTCAACTATAAACTCATTCCATTTTTTTATATTTGATAATTTATCTTTCATAATTTTCTTTTTTTATCCTACACTATATATAAATATTATATATTTGTAAAAATAATATTCAATAGTATATAATGCACCATTGTTACATTTGTTACAGCAGCCCGGTTGAAGAAGAATTCGTATGTGATATATGCGATAATTATTATTGTGAAGATTGTAGCTATACATATTCGCTACATTATCAACACCAAGGATCCCGTTGTTATTGGTGTTCGCACCAGTCAAGACAAAGACATTTGAGTAAAGAAATGATTCGGTCAAACAAAATAAAATTAATATTAGGTACTGAATAAATAGGTTTATATAAAATAAAGTCATATATTTGCACTTCATATAGAGCTAAACAATAAGAGCTACCGAATGTAAATATTCTAAGCGTTGAAAGATACGGTTCATGGGTTGTAAATAAAAGTACGCAGTTTGATAGTTTTAATTATCATTTGATAAAAAAATTACTAATTGTTAAAACCACTGGTGAGGTTGAAAAAGACCTGAATAATAAGTGCCGTTAGTAACTACTTTTGTTATAAAATCAGTACGCAATAAACCAGCTCATGATGCAAGCATTGAAAGGGGAACTAAATTGGGACATGTGTTGATATAACACCGGGTGCGACTCCGATCATAGGTTAGTAAGTTAAGAATATAATGATTATGACTAACACCAAAACTATGAAACAAGGCCAACACATGTTTATGCTTCTTATAACAATCCATCTTCAATTTCTGAAATCAATTCATTAAAATTTACTTCATTTAACGATAAATCGTCATTCCAAATGCTGTAATGTCGTTGGTATTTAAAAACAATTTTTAAATAATCCTCAGATATTGTTTGTAGTTCAAGTGGTAGATTAGTCCCAAACATGTATAATTCACCATCTAAGTCAACATCTAACTCATCATCTAAGTATAATGTGTGGAGGTGGCGGTTATTACCAATATGTAAATCGCCATGTATTTTATGTGGACATCCATTAAGGGTAGTCAACATGTTACTAACTGCAAGGAAATTACCATTTATGACAGATGGTGACCCATTTAATTCCTGTAAATTATTAAAACTACATATAAAGTTCTCCCCAACCTCAACCGGGGCATATTTCAAATCTATCAATTGGTTTACGCCACAGTCAAAATCCTTACCAACTTTATATGGGGCACCAAATAGTGTGGATATTACATTACCTGAACATATGAAGTCACCACTAACAGTTCCGAATTTCAGGGGCATTTCCTTGAGTCTTCTACGACTCAATACTACGCTGCCGTTAACATCAACTGTACCATCAGAATTTATAATATAATCAATAATGTTATGCGACTTACATATTTGATCAATGCGATCTTTTTCGTCCTTTGATATTAAATTTCTCATATATTGTATATATTAAAAAAATTATCATATCTTTGTAATTAATAAATGATGCCTAATAATATGATATACATACAATCCAATACCGACCGGACGTTACCACATCATTTTGATTGTGCCTGTGCTATGTACGGTGCAATTGAAAACGTCACTGATTATAGATTAACCACCTTTGAAGAGGTTTCAACGGGTAAGTTTGATATGGTATTGAGGAACCATTTGTTTATTGGTTCGGTTGAATTTATGCGAGAAGTGTTTAATCGCATTGGATTATCTGATATTAGACTACCATTAAATTCAAACAGACAAAGTGAACGCATTACCCTTGGAGACGCGTATGAACGCGTAGCTGCCGGTGAAGTACTATTCATTAAACCGATTGAGATAAAATTGTTTACCGGCTTGGTATTAGACCGTATGGTATATGGATGTCTTTCTAATTTATCTAGAAGCGTAGAAGTATTGGCATATGATGCATTCCCTTACGCGATTGAAACCGAGTGGCGAATTTACGTATATCGAAACGAAATGTATGATGCTAGGAATTATTCAGGCGATTTCACATTATTACCGGATTTTGAATACGTGCGAAAGATTATTGAAACAAATAAAACATCATTCCCTAATACATACACTATTGATGTTGGCATGTTAGCAAATGGTGAATGTGTGGTAATTGAATATAATGATATGTGGGCAATTGGAAACTATGGTGTTCAGAACCGAGATTATATTAAAATGTTGCATGAAAGGTATTTTGATATCATACGCAATCAATCAAATGTGAAATAACTAACAGTATAAAAAAATGAGAAAATTTAGAGCATTAAAAAGTGAAAAAGGTCGAGATGATTTCGGAGCATCGGGAATAACCTTTGAAGTTGATCAATTAATTGAGGGAAACGTGTATACTGAACAGGATACTAAACATTGGGATGAACGTGCCAAACGCTCAGCTCCTTTTTTTGTAGATAGTAACGGGTGTTCCCGGAATATTGCGGACTGTATCAAAAATGGAATTATTGTTGAAATATTCGACTTGTAGTAGCTATTAAATATATATATAATATGTTAAATTACATACGTGAATTGTGGATGTGGTATTCGTTATCAAACCCCAAAAATTGGTATTTATATTCTGAACAAAAATGGAGTCTTGAAATGGACGGTATGAGTAAACCAAGAAAGTTTTACAGACACAAAAAACACTCTTATTATATTACTAATGTTTTTATTAAATCACCATTACATATTAGTGATTTAATTAATAGATTCTTGTTAGATTATAAAACCAAAAAATTATTAATGGGTGAGACCCTTTATGTCGTAAGCGATTAGTAAAATAAGTAAAAATATGTCAAATCAATTAGAGAACAACAACCATGATCTTAGTGGTGATAATGATGCAGTCATTCGTTTTATTGTTGAAAATATAATAGTCGATGGTTTTCCAAGTTCTAATACAATAAAACTAAATGGGATTCATAGTGATTGCCAGGTGGTAATTAATGTTTCTGATGAATTTTATTTAGGAAACTCTGAGGAACTGATGACCGAAGGAAAACTTAATTATTATTTTCCAATGGGTGAAATGGGTGAGATAATGGGCATGAATTCGATATTTGGTGCATTGCAAGTATTGCACCAAATTTATAAATGGAATCCAGAATGGAAGGTGTTATTACATTGTCAAGCGGGTAGAAATCGAAGTCCTACAATAAAAGCAGCATTTTATTATATGATGCTTTGTGAACACGAACCAGATTTACTAAATAATAAATTGATTATTAACTGTGATAAGAATCATTTGCCAAAATTAGAAACCACCGAGTTATTTTTAACTAAGTGTAAAGAAGCATTTGATAACCCACAGAATTTTTTTGGGGGAATGTTCGATTGGGTTATGAAAGAATCCGGTTTATCTAAAAATATGTACTAAGAATTTAAATTAACGAAATAAATATTATGAAAGGAATTATTATAGAATTTAACGAAACCGGTAATTCGGTAATTGATGTTGATTTCGTTTGTAAAAAATGGAATGATCAATTTTTAATATCATCTTGGGCTAATAACGATGGTGTACAATACACCTTGGTTATAAATGGTAAGCGGAAAAATACTAGATTGGTCAAAAGCCAAATATCGAATGAACAGGCAGAGGAAGTTATTAGGAAATTGGAATTGGTAAATGTTAAAGATTCCACATTTAAAAGTGCAAGTGTTTTTATTTCAAGAAGTTTTGCAATTTCAGAATTGGAAAAATTTAAAGTGATGAATTATGAAAAGCAACAAGAGTTAAATATGATTTCTGAATATATTCGTAGTTATCGAAATGCACTGTAAATATTAAATATTAAATATGGTGCAATTCGCTGCACTTATAATAACCCATCTTGAATTTCTTCAATTAGTGATTTGAAATTCTCTTCATCCAGGGATAGGTCATCATTCCATATCATAAATGGTCTTTGGTATTTTAAAATTAATTGAATTTTATCCCAATTAGATAATAAAAGTTTTGGCAATGATGAGGTAGATGCACCATCAACCGTTACAGACTGAGCGTCTATATCACTATTTCCTGAAAAGGTGCTTACGATACCGTTATCTTCTAGGTTTAAATTGTGTTTAATATATTCTGCGCACCCATCAAGTGTTTTTAGATTGTTGTCACTACAGTCATAATACCCACCAACTGAATTCGGCCCACCTACAAGTGTGGTCAATATATTATTAGTACATGCGAAATATTCACCAACTGTGGTACACATCCCAGTTAAGGTTTCTAATTTATTAATGGAGCAATCGTAGTACCCACTAACCGATTCGGGTCCACCGAATAATGATGTTAATTTATTTTCTTCACAATCAAAATTTCCGCTTATAGTTTTTGGTGCCCCTTCTAATGTAATTAAATTATTACCAGAACAATAATAATCAGATGCTGATAGTGGACCGCCAACGAGTGAGGTTATATTATTATATGAGCAACTGAAATATCCACCAATATGTCTTGGTGAATTTAACAATGATTTCAATGCTCCATGTGGGCATGTGAAATTACCACTTACATTATTAAACTTTATTGGAATTTTAGATGATTCAAGGTGTGAAAAAGTCACATCACCTTTAACGTCAATTGAACCATCTGAATTTATTTCATAATTTTCTATATTATATGCATTACAAATTTCTATAATACTATCAATTTTGCGCTTGTTCACTAAGTTTTTCATATGTTATATATTTAAATTATTCTAATCCATCGTTTATTTCATCTAACAGTTCTTGGAATTTTAACACATTCAGTGATAAATCATCGTTCCAAATCTCAAAATGTCGTTGGTAGCGAAGAATTATAGGCATGTGGTGGCGATTAATATAGATAAAATTTGGTAAAGCAGCTGCTAACGCATGTATTTTACCGATTAAGTCAATATCAGTGTAACCACTAAATGTATTGTTCAATTGGCGATTTACACCACATCTAATATCTATTCCAATATATTCCGGGGCACCCTCTAGAGAGGTCAGTGAATTACCTGATAACCAGATACTACCGCCTACTGATATTGGTCCTCCGAATAAATTGGTTAAGTGGTTGGAAGAAACATCGAAGTCTAGACCAACAGATCTTGGTGCGTTATGTAAAGTGGTTATTACATTAGTTGAACATGTGAAGTCACCACTCACTTTGCCAAATTTTATAGGAATCGTAGCCAAATTAAGTCCTTCCATAAATACTGATCCATTCACATTTACAACGGCTTCTCGATTTGAATCTACGTCAATAGTATAATTCTGTATATTATATTGTTTACACAACATATTGATACGATCTAATTCACCTTTACTAATTATATTTTTCATAGTTGTCGTATTATTCTAATCCATCGTTTATTTCATCTAGTAAAATATTGAAATTATCAATATTTAACGTCAAGTCACCATTCCATATTTCAAAGTGCCTCTGGTAACGAAGAATTGTGCGAATGTGGCTTTGATTCTCTTGGACTAAATTTGGTAAATTATAGTTCATGAACATAATAATTTTACCATTAACCTCAAGATCAATTTCACCTGAATAAGTACTCAGTAATGAATGATTTCCTACCATTGAAAAGTCCTTTCCTATTTTGCGTGGTATGCCAGTCAGGTTTGTTACATTAGATCGGTTACATGAAAAGTTCCCATCGACAATTTTCGGGCCACCCACTAATGATGATATTTTGGTATTACTACAATGGAAATCACCCTGCACATAAATAGGTGCACCTTTTAAAGAAGTCAGTGGTAAATCACAGCAATAAAAACCTCCATACACATTTCTAAAATTGATTGGTATTTCGATAATGGGAAACGAATCTAGATCTATATGCTGTTTAGCATCTATTGAACCATCCGCATTAATTGAATATTCAGTAATATTGTACCGTTTGCACAATGCATCAATTTGATTCATTTGTCGTTTAGAAATTAAATTTTTCATATCCTATATATAAATTTATAGATGTGGTGTACATCATATTAAAAATAATAGTATATTTGTATTAATTAAAAATATCAATATATGAAAATATTTAATCTCTTTAATAAAAATATAGTTTATAAATCATTTCAGTTATATAAATTGATAAAATTACTAAGTGGGTGGCGAACTAAATATAATGTTGATCAATACGATGATGTAATTGGAAAAGCATTTACTATAATAAATAAATTTCGTTTACGAATCGGTAAAATATCACCATCATTTGTATTACCAGATGATCAATTGTCAGAAGATTTTATCATTCGTTTTTTTGCTGCGGCAAAAACTAATAATTACGAAGTACTCTCACACAAATTGTCTGGATCTACTAAATTTAATTTAATTAAGAAATAAAATCATGACACAATTAAAAAAGTTATATAACGGAATAATGAATGATGCGTCAATTCAACGATATTCAATGACATGGGTTGAGGTAGTTGTTATGATAAAAATGCGCTACAAAACCCCAATTATAAAGACTGATGAAGTATTCACCAACGATTTGCTATTAGATGCACTGTTAGTCACCCGCGGTAAGCTGCGAAAATTAATTGAATGTATGATCAATGAATTGGAAATTAACAACCAAACATTGTCAGATAAGCAACGTGTAGGTACCCAGCGAAGTCCATTTGGTATTGGATCTTAATTATATAATATGAAAAAAATACTAAAAGCACTTCGGATAAAAAATTTCGATCATTTAAATATTCAATTTATATCAAGCGACGAACCTAATTCATTCCCAATGTTAACTGGTAATTTATATACCAGAGGTGAAGTGGTAAACGATTCGGTTTATACCAATTTAGCGCGAGTAATAGATGGTGATATAATAACCGAATATTTGAAAGACATTCTAAATCTTGAAACACATCCACTTATTTCGGAGTTTCTGACAATTGATGATACCCGTCTAAATAATTTGAAGCAGTATTGTATAAATAATAATTTTGAAACTTCTACATTCGATTATGATATTAAGAAACACCTAGAACATCATATATATTTTGAAATACCATGTGTTCCAGGTACAATAGAATCAGAACTTAATAAACTATCAAAGTCAATATAATATGAGTAATACAAAACAATACATTATAATCCGAAAGGATTTAAATATGTCAACCGGGAAAATTGCCGCGCAAGCATCTCACGCTTCAATGAAAGTCTTCTTTGATAAAATGCGTGTTGTGTCATCTGAACACGGTGATAATTATATATTTTCACCCACAGCAGATGAAATAGAATGGATTACCGGAATGTTTACGAAGGTTGTGTTGGGTGTTAAAAATGAGGGGCAATTACTTAAAGTATATCAATTGGCACTAGAGGCCGGGTTAAATGTATCCTTAATTAAAGACGCTGGATTAACTGAGTTGGTTGGTGATAATTATACAGCTGTTGCGATTGGTCCAAATACCATAGCCGATTGTTATCCAATTGTCAATCGTTTGCGATTATTATAATTAGTTAAATATAAAATGAAAATACATGAACCAAGATGTCAATAAAAATAATGCTCTGGATATCAACCCGTCAAGTAATTGTGAAGATATTGAATTAATTTCGGCGGATGTCCTAGACGCTGGTACACTGCGTATGGTGTTCAGAATAAAGGGACATTTATTCAAGCGACTATCAAATCGGTATTATCCAGTAGTATGGAATGATGAAGAAGGGACATTTAACGATTGTTTAGCAATGAAACCAGAACAAGAAAAAGAACTGGAAGGAATATTCAAGGCGTGGGCAATTACAAACGGAATACAGGAACGATCCTGTTTAAAAAAATAATAATCATGAAAAATATACAAAATTTTATATCACAACTCATAACTATTGAATTCATTTCAGATTCTCAATGTTATGGACATTACCCATTTCAAATGTTTGTAGAAACAAGTGATGGTGGGTTTGAATTAAACGCACTCGCATTGGGTGGTGATGTAGTATCGTGTTACCGAAGAGTAGCATCATATGTTAAGCAAAATGCTAAGCGTATTTACATGTCACTTGATTTTCCGGCCGGTGGTGATATTGAAAATGATTTCGTTTGTATCTTCTCTTACGAGGGAGGAGAGTTCGAATTGTTTGCAATGCCGTACGATCCAGAAGATGGTACTATGTATGATCTGATTTTAGATAGCTCGTATTTAACCACTATTAAGGAACAGTTAATGTATCATATTTCTTAAATTATGAAGAATTTAAAAGAGATTTCAGAAAAATATAAAGATGTTGGACTTGGCCACATCCGTTGGGGTGGCAAAAAGTATTATGAAATTAATTCGGATAAGGAAATTTCGTTAAATTCATATGGCGGATCTGCTGGATTTGTTTTAAATGATGCCGAACAGGTACAAACATATTATTTCACAGATGCACCATATCTATATTACAAAGGCAAAGAAGAGATAACAAGTGATGAATATTACGCGTTACTAGCAGACATTGATGATGATTTAGAAAAAGAAGTAGCGTTGGATTTAAGTTTTGAAAGCGTTTCGACTATCCTGGAATGGGGTCTTACACTTGATAATTATTACCCATATCCATGGTACCCTGAAAGAGAAATTACCGCATTTGAATTGATGATGGATATTCCTTTTCACCGAAAGGGGATTATTCTTAATGTTTCCGAAACAGGTATGCTGATAGATGCAGTATATAACTTCAGTCTTGCATTATGTCTCGAACTTGCGGAATACTTCAAACCAATATATAAATAATATGATAAAAATAGTTATTGATTATGGTAAAATAAATAATCTGAAACAACTGATTATTAAAAAATTAATCATACGTCGTGCATACAAAGGATATGTGTGGTACGTTAGAAGTGGTGATGCTGAAATAATAGATGATAAAACACCACTACCATTCGGTGAATTTAACCAATTTGATTTTTGGAAAATTGAAATGTCATTCCGAATTTATTTCAATAAATACCGAGGTGGGTTGTTTAACGGGAATTATATAAATTTCAAAGGGGTTGTGTTAAATAGAATATAATCATTCAATATTAAATATTTACAGTATGAAAAGTAGAGAACATATAGTAACAAATGGGCGCGCAGTATTCTACGCATGTTTATGGGAAGATCTCAGAAATGCTGCCTTAGATTGTGGGTGGGCATTGGGTTTGCATGGTAGTCTAAGTAGTGACATGGATATCATGGCTATGCCATGGGTTGAAAATGCCAAGTCTGTTGATGAAATGATTGAATCACTAGAAAGTTGTATGACTAAACCAGATGAACGGATATTCAAAACCACTAAAACTACAGCCAAGCCGAATAATCGTATAGTGTACACTATTCATATATTTTCTGATTTTTATTTAGATATAAATATAATCAACCCGGTTGGACTTGAAGATGATGGGGATGATGAGGTATTGGGTAGTTGTTTTAAATGGTCTACTGAATATTTCCATGTTGATAATTGTTTCACCATGAATGATTATTTAGATAATCATTTACCACAAGATGCAAATATAGTGTTTACTGATGGTTCATATGCGGAAATAACCATTGGTGAACGTAAGTATGCATTAGATGCAAAAGGTGATGGTGATTCATATCACCACATTGTTAATATAATGCAACTATACAACTAAAAAAGTAATATTTTCAATTATGAATAACGAAAAGCAACCCGAAGTAAGTCTAGAAAGCGAACCAATCGAGACCACTATTGAACAACTAGAAAATGATTATGATAGTTGGGATTTAGATCAGGAAGATCAGTTAAGTAGTGATTTGATGCACGAATACTATGAAGAACAATATCGTTTAGATGAAAAAAACAAACGAATATCTGATAGAGTTTTGAAAGTTTTGAAAAGGTTAAAAGGTGATGAATGGTATTCCAATTTAATTGAATATGCTAAAGAGGCAGAAGCCCATAATCCATACTTGATCGTGAGGAAACCGCTCGGACAATGGCAAGAGGAATCAGATTACGAATTATTAGGTGGTGTTTGGGTCGATCAATCATCATCTTATCCATGCGAAGATTGTTTTTTCGGAACAGTTACTGTTAAAATAGATGATAGACGATGGCTCGAGATGCCATTTTCCTCTTAGCGCATTATTGTGTATCTAACAACTTTGAGATCCCGATTATATATTTATAATCGGGATTTCGGTTATAGGTGTATTTCGAATTGAATGTATGCTGGATATGTCATAAAACACAAATTCCGCTGGATTTCGCTTACTAGTTCCCATGTTTTTTGAGTGGAAATCATCAATTGGTATGTCATATTTCACACATTCATTATACACATTCATCCATTTAGAAAAAATATATAAAATATTTTCGCGCCCCAATGATAGTAACCGATCTTTAAAAAATGAATATACATCATCATCCGATGGAACTACACCAGTTCTAATCATTGCAGTTATTGGATTGTGTTTATTCAAATAATCAACCATGTGTTTGAGTATCGAATACACTTGGGTGTTTAACTTCTCCATGTGAATTACAAATAATTCACCATAGTGGTGTGGTGATGTGATTCGCTTTACCTCATGAACTTTAACTAAATTTGGTGAATCTATCCCAATTAATTTATTTGCATAAAATGCCTCTGACTTATCGATGGTTATTTTTAAAACAGTGTCATTGCCTAAATCAATCGCACTCCCATTTCCACCAATGCCCAGTGGTGAAATATTCTGATATGTGATTTTCAGTTCACTCAATACTAAGATAGCCCATTCATTAATTGGAATATCAATTTCAAAATGTGATTCATCACTAAACTGGTCCCACTGATGATCTTCGAAGCATTTGATATATTTGTTCATTTATGACAATCGCGTTTCATCTATATATAAAAGTTTAGTAATTATTTAGATGGGTTATTGTACCTAGCTGAATTATTTATGAAAATATACAGTTTTCACAATTGAATAATGAAATATAAGATTTATATTTGCATTCTAATGAATTAGCAAGTGACTAAAACATTAATAATGTATCCGCAATAGTATCGGTTTACAATTGGCATAAATAAACATTCAAATCAAATAACATGAAAATAGATCTAAAATCATTCGCATTTGGAATATTAATAATCGTATTAATATCCGCTGGTACAATTACTTCTGGCATAATTTCATTTAAACCGGCCACTGCCAAAGAAGTTAAAGTACTCTCACTGTCAATTACTAATTTAAATACGGAAGATACCGAAAGGAATAAAATGATACTCACTAAATATTTACTAAAAGGATTTGTTATTACAAATACAATTCCGGCTGGAGAGGGATATAGTGTAGTTGTCGTGATGTCGAAATATTAAGTAATGAGTATGAAATGCACTGGGATTATTAGAGGCATTATAATCGATTTAATGTTAGATATTCGCATAAGTCCTGCATTAATTTGGTTTGATAGTATTTGGAATGATTTACGTCCATACCACACTACCATTTATTCCGAAAAGTGTACGGTTTATGTAAATTCTCATAATCAAGTTATTTTTGTGTATAATGAACGAGATGATTTTGGATGCAACCGAGATGATTTTTGGATGGTATTACAAAATTTTATATGCAAGGATGATGAAGCATATTACGAAACTCAACATTTGTGTAGTATTTTGATAACCAATAAACTTTCGAATAGACTAACCATTTTACCATCCTCTTTTTTCTACATGCATGATAAATACCTAGCAAGAGCTAGTATGGCATGTGGTATAGGAACACCGGGTCCAATATTTAAATAAATTACACAAACGTTCTCTTGATTGTATAAGCTGGTAGAAGTAAGTCAAAATCGTCAAATTATAACTAATAAAAACAGGCACATACTATGAATAGCGATAAGAATAATACCCAATTGCCACAATCAAGTGTTAGTAAATCGGTCTTGGTTTCCGATAAGTGTAAGTTAGATTTCGAAAAATGGTTAGACAAACAAAATGTTGCGCCATACAAAGTAATGTTTTATGATATTCCCGTAATAGTACAAATTGCTTATTTAGTAGAATGGTTTGATATTGTTGGATTAAATATTTACACAAAACCAAGATTTCATGACGGCGGATTAAGTTTTGATGGATTTATTGACGGAATGAAAATATCAAAAATAGAAACTGAATATTTTAAATCAAGAACCGAAGCATTTTTAAAAGCAATAGAATTGGCAAATGTCTTTTATAACGATAATTTCGTTTAGACTGTTTGCTAACGACCATCGATACATTTCCGGTTTGTAGTAAATAAGTGAGGTGCTTCGGGTGAAAACAATGGTTATAAATACAAAATAATATTAACACAATACCAAATACAAAAGCTGAAATATAGCGATTGTTAGTGGCATACCACGTAAAACTAGAAATTATGTACTTAAAGAAACAATTTTCAAAAGCGAGATTAGATACTCAATTTGATAGCGGAATTAAATTTGAGCTTGAATGCGAAAAAATAGCAGATAAACACGCTATTGATTTTGCTAGATATGTTGCTAAAAACCCTAAACTATTCAATAATGGAATATCTATGGAAATGGCATTAGAAAAGTTTAAATCAGAAATCAATTTTATGCAATCATAGGCGGTTGCCACTAACAATACTAATGATAATTACAATATAATGGCAGATAACCGAATGAATATGCGAAGTGTTAAGATTGATTTGATGTTAAATACTCAATCAAATCCAATTACATTTTGGTTTAATGGGTTTTTAGAAAAATTACACATAGTAGAAGCTAATGTGTATGGTCCTAGGGATGGTGAATTTATTTACTACATTATAGCAAACGGGCAAAAGCGTTGTATTTTTTATCAAAATAGCAACCGGGATATTACCTATTATGATTCTACGTATTACTACACTTATATTGTACCCATAGTTGGATCTGCTCACGGATTCGGTAAACAATTAATTCAAATACTAATGAATTACGCTATAGAGCATAATTTAATTAATGGTATCGAATTAATACAAAATAATCGTAAACCAAAACTTTTTGAAAGTCTTACCGATAAAGTTATGATCAAAGGTACTTTAATTGGTGATATATTAATTGGATCATTTGTACAGAAGTTTTAAGTTATTTTATTAAATATTAATTTACATGATAAGTTGTGGGCAAGTTTGCGTATGAATGAACTACTTGCTTTAGTTCCGTGTAATAACGTTGGCTTGCGTATAATTTCAAATGTAAAATCTTCATTCATGTAAATTATCCCAGCATATTCGGGGACATCTCTTGGATCCACCAAACCTCTTGGGATTACAAAATTGAAATAGTTTGGTACCAAATAAACTACCTCACCCTTTGATATTTTAGTATATTTTTTATTGATTATATTAGTATGCTTCAGTTTATTAAAATCTTTTTTAAAATCTGCTTTACTTATCTTAACTTCATATTCATAGATGTAATCCGATTTGGAAACTGAAATCACATCACATTCAGAGAGGCCCATTCCGGTGAAATGGGTTGATATTGGTGAGTGTGATTTTTGATACAAATACATACACAGTGCCGCTTCTATATTCTTCGATTTTGTATTATCTCTTTTAATTTTAGTTATTGAAGATTTTATACCCATTATTTTTTATATTATTTTATGCAAAATATACATGGTGACATTTCAGTATTTAATCCCTTTGAATATTCTGATTAACATTAGATATATATTAAAATATTTCAATATCTTTCTATAACATAAAACAACTTATGGATGCCGACGACACATATTGTGTAATGTGATAAAAAACGCTGATATTATTGCAGCCCATCGGAAATTTCATCTAGTAATTCTTGGTATTTTACTGTGTTTAATGACATATCATTGTTCCAAATTTCAAAGTATCGCTGATATTTCAGTATTATATTAATATGTTCTAAATTCAACGTAGAATCATCATGATCTGGATCATAGTTTACGAAATTTTGAAGTTCATCCGGAAGATTGTAATTGTTGGCGAATGAACAATATCCACCAATTTTCACATCAACATTACCGGAATAGAGTGAAACCATTTCTCTATTATTGTCAAGTATTAAATCACCTTCAATACTTTCAGCTATCCCCTCTAATGATCTCAACACATTATAACTACAATCATAATCACCACCGACCGATGTTGGCCCACCTTCTAATGTGGTTATGTAATTACCACCACATTTAAAATCACCACCCACATGACGTGGACACCCCTCTAGTGTAGTTAAGTCGTTACCGGCAATATTTAAATTACCACCAATTTTGTCAAAACGTATAGGAATGTAAGTCATCTTGTCAATCCATATTGATACGGTCATATCAGTATTAACCTCACCATTGGCATTTATTGTGTATTCGGTTAATTCAATAGAATTACAAAATGCATCAATTTCGTCTTTTTGCTCTTTCGATATTAGATTTTTCATAATCTATATATTACGTAATTTATTTGCAAATGATAAAAAAAAACAATATATTTGCGTCTATAACTTTTCAAAAATATACAATGTTACAGTCATACAATCCTTTGTCTAAAATCGAATACCAATCAATCAAAGCCGGTGATACCATCGAGCGAATGTTGACATTTTCTATTCCAATGAATTTAATAGTGCAGTCAGTGTCAGAAACAACCATAGATGCTGGGTGGGTATTTGATCGAACAACCGGTATTGAGATTGATGAGGATATTTCTGTCCCTGTATCATATATTTCAAAAATAATCAAACAATATTAGTATTAACTATGGACGAAATATGTGAAGTTTTCAATCAATTAAAAAAAGGATATATTAGCATAGAAAATGCTGAGACCCAAATATTAGACTTGTTTAATAGTAGTGCTACCGTTGAATGTACATGTTGCTACATGACTACATGAAGTCATTCAAACACATGTCCTAAATACTAAAATTGATTAATTATGAGGAATATATTTCGATTAATAACCAATGCCGAAAAATCTCTTAAAGCACTTGTCAGGGAATCGGTTTTATACCAAGAATTATGAGCGGAAAAAAATCTTTAGGATTTATACTAACAATGGCTATGATGTCAGAAACAAATTTTGACCGAGAAAACGAAGTAAGAAATTTTAAAACACCAAAGGAAATTAAAAAAGTAATACCTAAAGGTTGTCAAGAATTTAAGTTCATATATGGAACTGGTCAAATTTACGAATGTATTGCAATATCTAAAAAATCAGCAGATAAGAAATTTGAAAACTTTCTTAAACGCAATGTTGATTTTTAAGCTGTTCACTAACGTTCTACCTCTTGGTGATGTAGAAAAATCACGAATTATTAATATTTTTACAAGTGTGTAAGGCACAAAATAAATTATAAATTAAGACTGAACTTGTCATATTGACAAACGGTTATAAACTACAAAATATGATAGCACTAACGATTTTAAATACAATTATAATTATTTATTTACTTATAAAAGGGAATAATAAATTACACATTACATTCAAGAAAGAACAGTCAAGTTGGGAAAGAACTTTATTAGGTTATTCACTAACTCTTTGGAAAAAACAAGAGTACGGATCAAGTGGTATCTATACAATTTATATTCCTGTTAAAAACAAGAGAAAAGTAGAATTATCAGAAGAAGTAAGTAGGCTTATTTCAGACCCAACTAATCGAAATTATACATTGAATGCAAAATTCTCTTGGTTAAAAACTTGGGAACAAGTAAGACAGTTTGAAAAAGATTATAGCATAGTGGATAGAAAAATTGTCGAAAGGTTGGTCGCTAATTTCGTTCCGAAGTAGTAACGAAGTCTTGCACATAGCACGAGAATTGTCAACACTTTCAAATAAAATAGAAATCCTAGAACAACTTATAAATGGACAGTCGAGAAATAGAGCTCAATAAATTAGGATTTGAGAAAAACGAACACCAACAAAGCTATGGTTTGTATAAATTTAATACATCATGGTACGTAGATTTCTGGTACATTTTAGAGTATAGTGAGCATGAATGGCACATTCTAATGTCTGATCTAAAATACGATATCGAAATGATTAAATCACAATCTTATGAAGCTTTAAAAGTAAGTGATGGCTATAAATTAGCACAAAAAGAAAATAAAAAGAAGCTGGTAGATAAATACAATCACTTAAACAGCTTATTGACTCAGGCAAAGCATGTAAAATTAACGAAGATAATAAACGATGATCTAGTGAGAGATTTGACGATACAAGTTAAACTATTAAAAGAATTGATTGATGCAATTCAATAAAAATAATTACATGGCACTAACGAAACATTAATTACCACTCACCCTGTAACGAATTTATACTATCCTCACTTTTTGGTAGAGACCAGAAACCACCGGCGTGTGGTGAATATAAACGTTGATTAGTCAAGGTATAGACACTTATTGTGGAATTATTCACATCACATACCATTATTGGGGTTAGATGGACTGATGGGATTAAACGTTCTTTTCTAAAATTTGATGGGATTAATTTACCAGTTGCTAATTTTCTAGCACAAGTGCCATGACCTAAGACATGCATTTTAAGTGTGGGTGAATTTTGATATGGATGGGTAGCAATCCCATGGCCGCACCCACATAATATTAAGTCTGTTGTATTATCCATTATATATTATATCTTTGTATAGTATACCTCAAATACCTGTCAAAGTTTCAATTTTGAAAACAAATTTAAAAATATGCACAAACCAATTAATGAAAATATTGTTATATCGGATATTCCAGATCATGGTAGGTTTGGTGGAATCCGGAAACATGACATACACACAGGTGTTGATTTATATTGTAACGACCGTGACGTCATATATGCTATGGAAAGTGGTACTATTGTGAATATAGTAGACTTTACCGGTACCCAAGCCAATTCTCCTTGGTGGGAGGATACTAAGGCCATTTTGGTTGAGGGACCGTCCGGTGTTATTCTATATGGTGAATTATATCCAGGGAATTTAACAATTGGTGATACCGTTAATGCAGGGAATGTTATCGGGAATGTGAAGCGAGTGTTGCGGAATGATAAAGGACTACCAATGACTATGCTGCACATTGAACTGTATTCGAGCGGTTATAGAGGTAGTGGTGAGTGGTGGATAACTGACCGTCCCGAAAAATTATTAAATATTGAACAACTATTGAAACAGGCGTATTGATTATTAAATGGTGGATTACGACAACATTTAAATATATTTCAATAATAAAGACAACGATAATAGTTATTCTGTCAATAATACTTATCTTTGGTATTATTAATATAAAAAACAATTATTATGGGATTAATCGCGACAGAAGTTTTAAAAGGAAAATCAATACAGAACGAAGTTTTAATTGCTAATTTATTAGCTAGATGTTACAATAATCCAAAATTAAAATTTGCGTTAACTGAAATATTAGAACGCAATAATAGTTTGCGAAGTACTGTGAGATATTTAGAATGTGATGATAGTCCATTTGAGATTGAATTAAAAGAAACTGCGTTTATTGATGTATTTTTTTACCACAAAGATGATTCGGACCATTTTAATAAATTGCATCGATTTTGCGTGACTCCATTCCGTAAAAATGGATTAGATGGTATCAAAACTAATGATGGAAGGTGTGTGTTGATAGAGAGTATAGTTAACCGACTCAATGATCGCAAAACGCATTACAACATTTGTGTATTTCATCCTAAAAATTGGGTGAGCGGTAAGTTGAAAAAACAACGAGACTATATCAGTACTTTAGAGGATTAAATACTTTTTGGTGAGTTTAATGAGCATTAGATATACCAGAATTAATTTTATAATTTTTACAATACAACCGACCTAACACTCTAACATAATGAATAATCGAGTAAATCACACGGGTGTTGTATATAGAACACTCAGTATTGATTTGATTTTATCAAATTACAATAATCCAGTAATTAAATGGTTTCTATCTAATACTAGTGGGTTGGATAGTTTATATGCGGATCAAATGAAAGTAACAATTATGTTTGAAAGTAATAATCAATATCGAATCAAATATATACTCAAAGATAGTGCAATGTATTGTGATTTAGTTGTATGGACAACATTTCCTTATGTGGAAACTAGTAATTATTTTGAGATTGAAGATATGATAAAGTTATTAATGATGCATTTTTTCAACATGGACTTGGATGAAGTATCATACTATGGTTATTATATGGGATTGGTGTATAACGATCTTCTAATGGACACACTAAAAACTGGCATATGATAATGATAACGGATGATTATAAATCACAAATTAGAACATTGGCAATTGACATAATATTAGGCAATCCTAATATATTATACGATTGGTTTGTGGATATAATTGATAATTCAAAATACATTGTTATTAGTCACCCACCCAGCAATTTCGGAAAAATATATTATATAACTAATGAGATCGGTGAAAATATCTGGTTATTTTATCATAATACTGACACTGATATATTTCTATGCAATAAATATTTATATTGGTTATGTTTACCAGTTGAGAGAAAAATAACATATTCAGTAATTCAATTACTGACAACCTTACTTATAAGACATACGTTGAATATTGAAAATGAAGCCCCAACATATGGTACCGATAGTGATGATTACATAATTCAGAGAAATTTAGATGATTATTTAGATTTAGATATCGAAACATAAGTGGTATAAATTGCTCACATGGTAAAACAATTGAATTTTGATAATATTTTATTCCAGACAGTCCTTACTATTATAATTATTCATATATTTGTTTTTTATTAATTTAACTCATAGTACATGTATAATACCTTGATCACCAACCGTATTACCAAAGCATTCAATAAAATCATTATAATTGTAACATTAGTGGTTATTATACAATCATGTAAAGATGAACCCTATTCAGAAGGAATTCATTGGGACTACTCAATATCGTGCCAGGATGGATTCTTGTACAAATCATTGGACAATCATAGAGGCACGATACCCGTACTCAATTCTGACGGAACCAGGCTTCGTTGTGGAAAAAAACGATATTAATATCATTAAACCTATAAAAATGCCGCAAGAAGAAACCGCGATGACTATACACATCAAGCATTTACAAAAAATGAAGAAGATGGTCATCGATAGCAATATAGATTTAGAGTTGACTGAGATCATTACCGAAACAATTGATGGTTGTATTGAAAATGCACAAAGTCATTTAGTAAGGGAAAAAAGTCAACTTAGAAAAACATTCAATCAAGTCGGTAAGTGGGCCTCGGAAATTACCAGTGAAGATTATTTCAATCAAGAATATACACAAATTTCTAAATAATTATACGATGACTTTTGAAAATGCAAAAAAATTAGCACAATATCATTCATATACTAAAATTGAATTATATGAAATTCTCAAGGACGCTCTGGATAAATTGCCCGAGTCTCATTGGCCAATGGCAAGTTCGATCAATCCCTTGTTCGATAATGGATGTTACTTCAACAAATGCCGAAAATGGATTGGTTATGATCCGGGGGTGAATGATAATACGTTTGTTGCGGAAATTGTAGTAATACGTATTTTAGAAGTATTTGGTGAATTTTCTGAAGTGCAGCTTCCGGTTAACAATACCAAGGTTGATATAATCGTGTCCGAAGTACCTACATTATAGATTGGTCAAAATCCCAACCACTCGGGTAGTTGGGATTTTTTTAATATATATTATGGGTGTTCTTCGAATACATCATAGGTGTCGTTTGATTAGTGAAATTTTATCATAAAAAATATAAATCAAATTGAACAATAAATTATCAAGTGGTAGAATTATAATGATGATTATTTTTTTTATATCATTATAATTCTATACATTTGTTTAAAAATTTTTAATATGTTGTATGTAAATTCAATCGAAGAACTTCATTTAATAATACCAATTGAAGATTTTGAAGATTTGATAATCAATTCATTATATCTTAAATATGTACTTGATGAATTTCATGTGCGTGAAGTTTCAATACTATTATTGCAAATTGAGCGAATATACTCTTTTCGATTATCTGGAATTGTAAGGGGATATTTAGTACGTCATTCTTCAACGGTATTATTGGCACACCACCGCACCCAAACCATAAACAATATATTAAATTCTTAATGTTCAGAACACTCACCACCGTTTTTAACCTAAAGCACTTAAAGAGAATGCTTACTGAGGAATTTTTAAATAAATTGATACTAGATTCTTTATATATTGATTATGCTATGGTTGGGACTCTTAGTACTAAAGAGTTTTTAACTTTTATAGCGATTCTAGAAACTTCTTATGACATTAGGACTAATTATCACACTAGATGTGAGATTTGGGATCATGTTATCATTTTACACCGAATACATATGCGAACCGAGTCAATATATGGCATCATAAAACAATGATAAATATGATCATATCAGTGATAAAGAATGATGCTGATTTATATGCAGCAATATCAACGGAATTTTTCGAAATACAAGTTATTGATCGATTATACAAATCATATGTCATTTTTGGTGGGTTGTTGACCGCTTGGGATATGTTTAATTTTCAGAGATATCTGGAAGCACTATGTGGTGTTCTAATCGATGCCGGTTATATGCGTAGAATATCTGGTATAATCGGGAGTATTCTCAAAACACATTCAAGAACGCTTGTAATAAACAGTTTAATAGATGACACGAATTGTGAATAACCATAATGACTTATTTAAGTATATATCACCGGAGGAATACCAGAAAGAAATGATTAATGCAATATATCCGGTGTATGGGAAATACCATATTGGATTTTACGAAGTGTATATGGCCATCGCTTATATAGAAGAATCTTATAATATATTAATCAGTGATGACTTTGTCTATAATGAACTTCCAAACATATTAAGTATGTTGAAAATGCACCATCGCTTGACAATAATCAATTCACTGACACTATGATCACTACTACCGCAGAATTTTATCGAAAAATTCCCCAAAATATTTTCACACAGGCAGTCATATACTATTTTTCAAATACGACAATATTTGAAAAGTCGCGGTCACCTGACACCATTGACAACACCATGTTTTTGTATGGTTTGGAGGACGATTACGGAATTGATATTGATGAAATGGTAATTGAGCAATTAATTGCTGATATGAAAAATATTATAATAATTCATATCAGAACCACTATAATTAATGACATATTGGGTGTGGATAAATACTAAAATAATAAATACTTTCATTACATTTGTAAAAAATATAACTATGAGAAATTTAAACATAACTACACTACCAACTGTCAAAGAAGGCTGGGTAGATCGTGATATGATAATGTTACATGCATGTTTTCAATTGTTAACTGATTTCGTTGAAAAGGAAGATGGGTTAGTGCATAGTAATTATGTGGAACATAAGGAAACAATCGATGAGCTAACTGAATTATATACTTGGTGGAAAAGTAGTTACACATCCGTTACAATTGATGATGTGGTTGCAGATGAAAATTTGGCCCGTTTAGTAAAACATCGCAGTTTTTTATGGACTTAATCGTATCAAATACCACCAACCAATGCAATATATGGAAAGTATAGTCCAACTATTACCGAAGCTATCAAATACCTCGATTACCATCGCCGATCGTTTAGCGAATATCTACCGTATGGATATCATCATAAGTAACCGAAGTAGTGCACAATCATGGAATTTACAAAGACACTACCGGATCATTGAGTCTGTTCGAGTGTTAATTATGTCATTAGAATATCCATATGACTTAGGTGCCAATCTTGCAACTACACTAACTTATAATTTTAGGAATTCCACATTTACACAATCCGAAGCGGATGCTTTAATCATTGATCAATACCTAGATGAAAGGATTGAACTCGAGTATATAATTGATATAATCAATTATTATAACAAGGTGTGTGTTAATAATATATGTGAAAAGATAGATATCGATTATTTGTTAAAATGTAACACGCACTATATTTTATATAATAATATGGATGCAATCGTTGCTGTACACAAACTTATTGATGGAATGTCAAATGGTAAATATGTTAGAAATAGTGCTGTTGGTAAAATTATTAATAATCATTTAATAATCGATGGGGTACCATCTAAATTTAAAATTTCGCAGCGGGATAAATACGCAAGTGAATTGACAAAGTTGACCAACACTTGCTTAATTGATGAAATACCATTAGTAATGGATAACATTCGGATTGAAAAATGTCGAATACATTACATGGCATTACACAAAGATACATCACCCGAGGAAAAAGCAGAACTACAAGATCCGTATCTAAAATTCATCGACGATTCAGACTTATTAATGGAGATTATTTATTATATGGATAACAGTTATGAATTATGCGAAAATTTATACTCGTGTATAGTGGATATGGTCCGATTTAATAATTATTTAGTAACCAATCGATTATACGCTCAAAATGATATACAGCCCTATGTTGATATGGCTTATATAGCGAAAAATTGGATTGGTTCTAATACGGACATAATCAATCATTTGAAAGCGCACTTCCGTATAGATGTTATTAATGGGATATTAAAATAGACAAATATTTCACATAGGAATCAAACCGATAAATAACTCCACTAATTTGAATTCAATAATTGAATTGTGCTCAATTTGTAAATGGGTATTATAATATATAGCTATATGAATAACATCATTAGTAAAGAAGAAAAGGATCACATCGACAAAGTGTGTAAGTATTACTGCATCAGTAATTATTCGTTTAATCCGGATGGGTCAATTAATGTTGATGGTGACGTGAGTATAAGAAATTCAGAACTGAAAATTCTTCCTATTAAATTTGGTAGAGTAAGTGGTGGGTTTAGTTGTAGTAATAATACTCTGAGGTCACTTGTGGGGGCACCACATACGGTAGGCGGTAACTTCACTTGTTCGTTCAATTATTTGACTTCATTAATAGGGGGTCCTAGTGTGGTGGGTGGTATTTACACGTGTGGGTATAACCAACTGATTTCACTTAATGGATTAGCAGAGTCAATTGGTGGTATTTTCACTTGCAATGGTACTCGTGCATTAATATCAACTTATTCAGGTGACGTGGATGTTGAAATTGCAGGTTATTGTGAAATTGTACAATCGGGAATACCAGAAATAATAGATGAGCATAGACAGTACCTTAATATAATTTTAAAATACCAGCGTCATTTCTTGATATGGAATGATGATTTATCACTCAATGAAATCAATTTTCAAGAACTTCTGGATGAGATAAAAGATGGTCTCTTATAACGGTTGACGGCTATACGATGGTTGGGATAAAATAGCCGTAATTTTTCCGATTAACACAAATTATCCCCGACACAAACAAAACTTTAAATTAAACAATTAACCCGACTATTGCATAACCGCTGTTAGCAGTAGTTATAATACGAAACTTTATGGAAAAAGCATTAGAATGGTGGAATAAATTACCAAAATGGAAACAAGAAAAATACGCAAATGACGAACAATGGACAGATGCTAAAAGTATTACAAATCATCAAATTAAAATGATTTATGATGTGAAAGCAGATAGTTACTAATAATTACTGCTAACATACTACTTAATCGAATCCCAATAATCATAACACGTACGTCAAATTCCATATGAAAGATATTATCATAAGTTTACCGAATTTAACACATAACAACATTACTATACAAGATAGATTGTCAAATATCAGACATATAGATAGTGCTATGATTAATTTAAGCACAACTAGAGGGGATTTGCAATTCCAAAATATAATTATAGAATGCCTTCGAGTAATAGTTATGGCGATCGAATATCCCGGTGATATTACCGAAGATGAGCGTTCATACATCCGAAAATTATTAAACAATCCTAAATCTTTGAACAGATCATATGCAGATTTAATACTAGATAAATATGTATATGACGTACTACCGGTTGAATATATAGCAGATATAATTAATTATTATAATAGAATTATCCCAATTGGTAAGTTAGAAGAAAATCCTTCAATAAATAATTGGCCTAGGATATATCGACTTATTACCACCGATACATTGTTAATTAATTGTGAGAAATATCTTCGTAAGTACAACAAAGAATTTGTTGTGAAGATGCATATGTTAATTGATGAAATAAGTAATGGTACGTATCATAGAAATAATACAGACATTCCATATAATAATATGCGTTTAATAACAAATGGTTATTGTTCCAGAATGACTATAAAAAACCGCTACAAGTACACTAAGCAGCTTGGACATTATCTCATGAGATGCCCAATTGCCGAAATTGATTTGTTGGTAGATCACATTGTTGTTGAGAAAATTAGGATGATGTGTATGTTGTTAGCTAGTCAGTCAATACCATTATATATTAGAGATATCCATTATTCATACTTAAATGTTGGCAGTTTATCAAATTTCATGATGGATATTTTTGACTATTTTGACGAGCAGTATGAACTGCCAAGTGATTTATATATTGAAATATTAGACATCATGAAATATTATAATTACTTGACAGATAATAAATTAATTAAACAAAGTAGCAATCATCCACATATTGATATTAAATACTTGTCTAAGTTTTGGGATGGTGATAGCACGAAGCTAGTTGATTATATAAAGATACAATACCGCGTGGATACTATAAATGATTTAATTTCATAAAAAAATCACCAGGTATTTTATAACACTTGGCGATTTTAATCAAATCAAATCAAATCAAATCAAATCAAATCAAATCAAATCAAATCAAATCCACATATTCTATCAGATATATCTGGGCCACAGAATATTTGTTTTTCCAAAGGTGGGGAATAACCAAGATCTTCTGAAATAGCTGTAGATATTTTATATACTTCCGATGCACTTAGTTGTTTTATTTGGAAATTTATATACTGACCATTCCCACTATCCGTCACGTGATACGCGAATACTTCCTCATAATTACTTGAATCCAATGTTCTAGAGCAAATTTCTGCTTGCCGACTTGAACTTATAATGGCGAACATCAATCGATGTTTCATTTTATCAGTTGGTAAGTTACTAAAACAATCGGTACCTGGTATTTTTGATAAACCGTAATCCACATATTGGTCGTTTAATAAATCCAAATAATCCGGACTCTGCTCATGCATAATTACTAGGTTGAAAGTGGTTTCTGGCTCACTAAAAATAAAATTGATTAGTGATGTATTTTTTTTAGTATTCGATATGATCGAATCAATGACATTATCGTAACAGACTGTCATTTGAGTAATTGATTCGGCCATGGCATCATAAATATGACGATCTTTATCTATCTTGTTAAAAAGTACACTTTTTGGAATTATGGAATACAAGCCCTCTTTAGTTCGCTTAATTATAATATGATCGCGTACCAACGTTTCATATTCCGAATTAGATTTGTAATATTCAAACGGAATATCACCCATTTTTTTACAACCAAATGCTTTACTTTCTTTTAGAGATTTGGTATAACTGTCATTGCATGGGCCAACTATATCATATCGATTGAATTCAATCACGTGGTCAAGTAATTCTGATTTAGTCAAGTTTGCATATAAACTAGGATTCTCTTCTAACTTTTGGATATCAATTGTAGAGCTACGCAGCGGTGCGATGAAATAACATGATTTAATTTTTTTAGCAGTCATATTTAATACATTTGAATTATACCGTTATACATCTAAAGCGTCGAAAAGTTTATTTTAGATTTTGATATGTGGTGAAAAAAAGTTATATTTGTATAAAAATATTTTAATATGCGACAAATTACAGTAACGGAACAAAACGAGTGGGAAGGTGAAACTTTTAGTTATATCGTTACCGTGGATGATCAAACAATTGAAGATATCAAAACCGGTTTAGTAAAATACAAAAATGTAAAAATTGTAGAAAATACTACGTTCACATACGAAAATATTGTGGGGTTAAATGATTCTTCTTCAAATTCATATATGGATAGATACCAGTTCAATGTTTTAGTGTTGCCTGAAGGCGACTTTGATTGGTATTATGATGTTTTTTACAAAGCGACCGGATTGGGCAGAGATACCTCTAGCAAAATATAAACATAATTAGCGTAAAAACTAGTTTTAAAAACACGAAATATGTCTCCTAAAGAAGAAGCGAAAGAAATATACCAAGTAATATATGGAATGGGTCCAAAACGCGAAAGTGTGGAAATGATTGAACAAGATAAAATTTTATCAAAAAAATGTGCTTTATATGCCATTGATTTGAAAATAAAATATCATGAATCATTATTTGATAAAGGTTTCAAAGATGTTCACATTGCTATGTCTTCGCCAATAAAAACGTATAATCAAATTCTAAATCCTCTATTGAAACACTTACTTGAAGTGAAAAAAGAGATAGAACAATTGAATGTATAGGCACCTAGGCATTAATAAATAAACCCACCGGTTACTATTATAATGAGTACTGGTTTTTAAAATTTGAACTTATGGATTTATCAAAATTAATAATTGACATCGATTACCAGAAAGAATACGATTATGAAAAAAGAGTTGATTTATTTAATAAGTACGGTGTTAGTGTGTCCGAAAAATTCTTTGTACCTATGTGGGCATTGGCAAATTATATAACTTCGCTATGCGGGATAATGACTAAAACCCACTATCCACAATATGGACATGGTCAAAATGTTTTGTATGAAATAAACACGGTGGAATTAGAAAATGGATCAGTTCCTAGGATAAAAACTCATGGTGTTAATAAATCTATAATTGACATACATTTCTATATACCAAATCTTCCAGAATGTAAATTTTATGGTAGACGACGAAAGGTTTTAAGGTTTAATCTTAAAAATAAAACAATTAATGTGAACAACTATTGCAATAGTAATTCTAGTAGTTGTTGTATACCTAGGAATTTATACGAGAAGATAGATGAATGGTTGGTGGATTTCGGATATGAAAAATGGTCATAGCCCGGTTGTGTTAATTCGGCGTAACGATATTTTATAAATTTAATATATACCAGGTATTGAACGTTACAAAAAATAAAATAAAATAACACATGAAAACATTTACCGAAGCAATTTCCACAAAGTGCCAAACCCCGAATGCTGAATTTAAAATTGAAATATCAGATAGTAAAGTATTGGTTGAGGTTGGATTGCCTATAAAGATGGATCTAACCGAAGCTCAGGCTAAATTATTGGAATTGAACATACACAATGCGATGGAACTGGTCCTTGCACCGTTCTTTAATAATTATGATGGCGCGGTTTAATAAAATGGTATTTAGGTTTTTTATTACATCAACCCGTCTTCAATTTCTTCGATTAGCATCAATAGATTACCCATATTAAGTTCTTGGTCACCATCCCATATTTCAAATGGACGCTGGTATTTTAAAATTAATCGAATATGTTTGTTATAAGTAGTTCTGATTGGGTATGGTATGTTCGTCGAACCCCACATTACACCACCATCACCTAAATCAATATCAGTGTTTCCGGAATACGTACTACTAAGTTTGTTATTGCCAAAGCAATTTAAACCACCACCAATTTTTTCGGCGATGCCCATTAGATTAGTTATTTTGTTATATGAACAACTATAATCCCCACCGACATTAACCGGTGACCCATCTAAACTTATTAATAGATTAGCTCTGGCATTGAAATCACCACCGATTGTATGAGGGCTTCCATCTAGGGTAGTTAGCATATTATCAGCACATATAAAGTCCTCGCCAATTTGTAATGGTGATCCGTATAAGTCAACTAATAGATTACCTCTACAATTAAAATCACCCATCACCTCATCGGGTGCCCCGATTAATGATGTTAATCGATTGTTGAATACGAATAAATCCCCACCTACAATTTTAGGACATCCCTCTAAATTAGATAAGTAGTTATCATTACAACCAAAATCACCTGAAACATTATTGAACTTTATTGGTAGTTCAGTTAATTTCATAATAGACAAATCAACATCACCATCCACATCAATGGAACCATTTGAATTTATTGAATATTTTTTTATGCGATATTTTTCACACACTGAATCGATACGATCCTTTTCTTCTTTAGATATTAAGTTATTCATATAACTATATATTATTTAATATGTATAGGTTTATTGTGTTAATAATAAGTGGTTATAACGAATTGTTATGGTACCTATTTCTGAAATGTTTTTCACAGAAGACCATCTTCTATTTCCAACATCAGTATAATAAAGTTTTCGATATTTAGACTTAGGTCATCATTCCAGATTTCGAAATGCCTCTGATACTTCAAAATCAGTTGGATATGATTGAGATTATTATGCAATGGTCTAGGTAATAATTGATACTCCGGTAGATAATCCCCAATCAATTCAATATCAATGTCCCCGGAATAGGTGTTGTTTAATTTATTATCCTGGCTGCATAAATCACCACCAATGGTATGAGGGGCCCCTTCTAATGTAGATAATTGGTTATCATAACATACAAAACTCCCACCCACACTTTTTGGACCACCTACCAATGAAGTTAAATCATTCGATGAACAATCGAAGTGACTACCCACCGTAGACGGCGCGCCCTCTAATGAAGTTATTTTATTGTCACTGCACGAAAAATAACCGGTCACTGTAGCAAACTTTAGTGGGATTCTCTCTAAGTGCCGGTGCCGTAAATCTACATCACCATTAACATCAATCGATCCGTCCGAATTAATGCAATAGTTTTCAATTTCGAAGATCGAGCATAATGAATTTATGCTATGAGTATATTTAAAAATACGTTTGTGTAACATCTTTATTATTTATATATTTGTATTCCATTACAAATATAATCATTATATAGTAATTAAACATTATATTAATAATATTATGACAGATATATGCCCGGTACTTAGATCTACACAAATCCAAATGATATTAGGTGGGTCGAATCCATTAATTGATTGGTTTCGGTCTTTTTTAAGTAAATTATATGTAATCGAAATCGATACATACCACACACAAGGTGGTGAGTATATATTTTATATATTAACCACTGAGGGACATAAACAATGGGTATTTTTATATGATAAGTATGCTAATGAATTTTGGTTTAACTATGTATTTTTTGAACCAATTTTATCATTGTATAACGTAAAAAATAATTCATACAACATGGCCATAAAACTTATGGTAGATGATTGGTTTAAGGACTCTGAAAGGAATTTACCATTTCCGGAAGATGCCTATGGATTTAATATGATAGAAAATGTACTGTTGTATAATACTATAGACGGAATTCCAGCAAAAGATATGATAATTTTAATATAAATAATACGAATTGGATGGTATCAGTACTAGGGAGAACACTAAAAATTGATTTATTATTAGACAATCCAAATGAAATTTCAACATACTTTAATAACATTTGCAAGAATATAATTATTGAAAATACAAATGCATATCATTCAAACGGTGGCGAATATATTTATTACATCAGAAGAAATAATGGAACTATAAGAATACTATTTTATCATGATGTTTTTCGCGGACTTTTTCGATGCAGCTATTCTTTAATTTGGATACGTATTAAGAAAAATTTTGATATAAATCGCGATAGTGAGGTCCAACAAATCATCAAAATTTTATTCGAAAATAAATATAACACAATCATACCAACACCACTATACATATTTAAATTCATCCCGCTTTATTTACCACACAAATATTAATTTATCATTCCAGGCCATCTTTAATTTCTGATATTAACTCATTGAAATTCTCATCATTCAAAGTTAAGTCATCATTCCAGATACTAAAATAACGTTGATATTTTACGATGGTATTTAGACAATCCTTATTATCAATAAGTGGTTGTGGTAAATTATTACCAATCGAAAACATATCACCATTTATTTCAATATCATCATCGCCGGAATAGGTACTTATCATATTATTATGAGAATATATTAAATCACCTTCGACAATTTTAGGGGCACCCTCTAATGTTGATAATTTATTATTGTTACAATAAAAGGTACCATTGACTGCATTAGGACTACCGGTCAACGAAGTCAAACCATTATCACTACAATTATATCGACCACCTACCGTTGATGGACCACCAACCAGATTATCCAAATTGTTTAAATTACATTCGAAATCCGCAGTAACTTTATCTGGCGAGTACTTTAACGAAACTAGATTATTGTCATTGCATAAATAGTATCTAATTGTGCTACTAGGACCACCTTTCAATGATGATAGTCTGTTATTAGAACAATTAAATGATAATCTTATAGTATGTGGAGAGCCGTACAATGATCTTAATTCATTGAGTTGGCACCAATAATTCCCATCCACACTATTAGGACCGTCCTCTAATGAAGTTAATTTGTTGTTACCACAATAAAACCCATTTGCGTGTCTTGGAGAACCATTCAATGTAGTTAATCGGTTTGCATTACAGTAAAAATCACCACTTATAACACCAAATTTGATTGGCAATTCTGTTAAATCTCGATGCCGTAGATCGACATCACCATCAACGTCAACCGAGCCATCATAATCTATAATATAATTCTTTATATTGTATTGTATGCATAGGGAATCAATCCGGTCCTTTTCCTGTTTACTTATTAAATTCTTCATGGGAGCAACGTGTTTGGTCTATATATATATATATAAAAATATGTTACAGTGTGTTTATCATTTAAATAAATACTATATTTGCATGTAAATATAATCAAAATGGATCTTCAAAGTATAATTCGCAAAATAGAAATAGATTCAGTATTAGGATTGTCTAATTCTACTATTGAGCATTTCAATAAAATCTGGTCAACTTTACCAGCTACTGACATCATTAATATATACCGTGATGATATTTATAAACCAGAATTTTTATATTTCGGTATAAATGAATTTAATAACAGTATAAACAGTATTAGTTTTTGGAGACCTTGTAGAGATGAGGATAGTATAATCCATTTTGACTCAGGCACATATGTAGAATCATTGGAATATACATTCAATATTGATATACCGGACGGGCATATGTTAGCGGAATACCTACTGGATATTAAATTAAATGAAGTTATGAATAATACGAAATGATGTTCACATTTTTTACACCATAGTCAAGTGTGCAATTAGATCTTCATACCACCCATTATATTCATCACTCAAAACTTCATTCTCATCATAAGTATCTTCCATCAAAACGCAGTCAAAAGTATCTGATAGTTCATCATTCCACAAAGTAGTGGTACATTTATCGATTTTTGATAATATTGCTATAACATTCGTATCATCTTTATACTGTTCTGCCAACTTATCCACCCAACCATTATCACATCGGGCACATGAAAAACTATTGTCCATATTGTTACCAAACCACCCATTGTCGAATGATTTTTGAAGTAATGCAATCACATCATCACCCACATTACTTTCAAAGAAAGCATCAAATCGTTTAATTTTATCCATAATGAAATATTTTTATACTATATATAAAAATAAAATAGTTCAAATACAACAAAAAGACTGGGTGTTTGAAATATAACACATTAAATATTTTTGAATTTGCCTAACCGGGATTATTATCAATAATTACTTTTTTAAATGTTCACTTTTTTAATTTAATATTAGGAAATGAACATTATTTATATTACATTTGTTCTATCAATATCACAACACAGACTAAGAATTTGCTTACGTCATAAAACGATCAATAATATTTAAATATTAATAAACACATAGAAACCATGGCATATATTACACCAGAAACAGTAAAGGGAATGAGAAACGAATTGAAAGTATTATTCCCGTCAAAAGACGGGTGGAAACTTTCGTTAACCTGTAGAAATTATTCAACGGTTTCCTGTAATATATTGGCGGCCCCGGTTGAGCTTAGAAGTGACCCAAGTAAAACAAATGAAAGTGTGAATAACTATTGGATTGAAACACATTACAAAGAAAATAAAGTGGCCAAAGATATATTGCTGAAAATTAATACAGTATTGAACCAAAATAATTACAATAACTCAGATACGATGACTGACTATTTTGATGTGGGACATTACGTAGCAATTGGAATTGGTTCCTGGGATAAACCATTCGTACTTAGTAAAAAATAAATCATGTAATAAACCGAATATTGATGGAAATTATTTCAAATAGCGATTCAGCAACATCTTCACCAATACCAGAATTAATAGTTATAGATTCACCACAAACTTTATTGGATTTTTTAAAGACAAAAAGATGTAGTGAATTCACTACTAAAGATATGACTATATGGTTAAAGGGCGATTTCAAGTTGTCTAAGATTAAAACTACGAAAATAATACAAGAGCTCAAAACAATGGGTGTTATTGAACGACGAAGCGTAAGTGGCAATTGTCAAAGTACCTGTGCATCATGTTATGAATATGGATGTGAAGCTGAACCAAGACCACCTATTAATTTTTGGAAGGTATTGCGTTGGTCAATTTAAAAAGTACTAGCTACTCATGTTGTGTAATTTTCACAAAATCGAAAAACATTATGTCCATAAAAAATAGTATTACCACATCTGACTACATCGAATACGACCTCGCTACACAAACCGCTATCAAATTAATGAAGTCACCAAAGACCGAATTAATCGCACGGTATATTATAATTGCGATCAATACTGGATTAAGACCGATTGATATCCTAAATTTAGGCTATGGTGATCTTTCTAAGCAACAAATAGACATCAATGATCATAATGGTGTATTTAGGAAAGGTATTGCTATAAACGACGCTGTACGTGCGATTATCCCACTTGATACTTCTCGGGGTTTGTTCACCACTCAAAAGGGTAGTACTATAACGATGCAGCACCTCAATCGACTATTAAAAGAAGCATTTAAAAATGACGCAACCAGGATTAATGTTAGTTCGCATTCATTTCGCAAATGTTTTGGAAGACGGGTATTGTCTAATAATAACTATTCAGACATTTCTCTATCATTTCTTATGAATTTTTACAATCATTCTTCACGTAGTATAACTCGTCAATATTTGGGAATTCATAAAGAAGAATTATCGGATATGCATTTTAATATCTAATATGTATGTGGATAAACACCACTGTTTACATTGTCCAATGCATCTAATCTATCTTGGTGGCATGATGCTAAATAAACAGTATTATATTGGTCAATATTTGAAAATGTACAAAATTTACCAATAGTTACTATACCTTCGTAATCACAAAAACAACACGAATCACCACAATCACATTCGGTAACATTTGAATTTTGACAAAATGGACAGGGTTTAATTAACATGTTTTTTGTTTTACGGTTATTCCAATCCATCTTTAATTTCGCTTAGAAGTATATAAAAATTTTCTTCATTTAATGTAAGATTATCATTCCAAATTTCAAAATGTCTTTGGTATTTTAAAATCAATTTAAGATGCTTAATATTATACCGCAGTGAATGTGGTAATCCAGTAAATCCATCTCTTGTAAAATCTATAAAATTACCAATATCAATATCAATATCACCACTATATGTGGATTCTAATCTAGAACAATTAGTGTGTATAAAATTACCATGAACAATTTCCGGAAACCCCACCAAGGAAGTTATATAATTGTAACAACAGTGAAAATCGCCTTTTACGATTTTTGGACCACCCAACAAAGTGGTTAATCTATTACGATCAACTGTTACACTCCCACCAATTGTCTCACTGATTCCATCCAAGTTAGTTATTGGTGTGAACGAACAATAGAACCCGGAACGAACGGTCTTCGGGGACCCCTTTAATGTAGTTAGGTTTATATTATTAGTACAGAAAAAGCTACCACCTACGAAGTCCGGTGCACCCTCCAGTGTTATTAACAAGTTATGGGTACAGTCGAAGTCACCTAATACTACAATCGGTCCACCTTTTAATGTGGTTAGCATGCTGGATTGACAATCGAAATCACCATGTATTTTATTAAATCTGAGTGGGAGTGTGTCTAAATAATGACCCCTTAGTTTTACATCACCATACACATCAATGGACCCATCGATATTAATTACATAGTCTTGAATGTGAAATTGCGAACATAACTTAGATATTTCAATATGCGACACTAGTTGAGCGGCTGGATTCGAATATTTCTCCATGAGTGCATTGGTTATTAATAAGCAAATGTAGTATATTTGTATAACTAATCAAAAAATAAATAATGAATAAATTCAATTCACGGGAAAATATTACTAAAAGGAATATTGGTATTGACTTATTATTAGGTCGAAAGAATCAATATGTTCAGAAATTTAATAAAATATGGAATTCTTTACAAGTTTTAGAAACCAATGTGTATCACAAATCTTTTAGTGGTGAGCTTATTTATTATCATGTAAATTCCCCAACCAATAGGGAATGGGTATTTTATCACGACACTAGACATGATGTATTATGGTACAGTCCTGAACGATACAATATATATTTTGAAACTGATTTTAATAATCTTGAAATACGTGCTATTACAAAAACTATACTAGAATCTATATTTCCACTTTTCACCTCAGTACTGCTGCGTGCAGATCGTAGGACTAGTAATTTAGTAACACATACGTTGGATAATAGAATAGATTCGTTGTTATACGGTACGGTTTATTAACTTTGTGGTTTTTTTTATATATAGATGAATACACAATAGATTACAATAATTATGAAGAACTTAGTTAATAAAGAGGAAAAGGATAGAATCGATTTGATATGTGGTGTATATAATATTAAAAAATATACAATAAAATCCGATGGTTATATAGATGTTGCTGGTGACGTCGAGTTGTTCGACAAACATTTAACACAACTTCCTCTAAAATTTGGCAAAATTCGCGGGTCTTTTAAATGTTTTGGCAATGATTTAACCACATTACTTGGTGCACCCCACACAGTTGGTTTGCATTTCGAATGCCATGCTAATAAAATAACCTCATTAGAGGGTGGTCCATCATCGGTCGGTGGTAATTACTCATGTGGATCAAATAAATTAGATTCTTTAATTGGTGTGCCAAGTGTAGTTGGTGGCAGTTTTGACTGCAGTTATAATTCATTATCGACATTGATTGGTGGTCCACTAGTGGTTGGTAGTAACTATTATTGTCTTAATAACAGTTTGACGTCACTAGAGGGATTGCCAACTATTCTAAATGCTAACATAAATATGAGAACTAATCGAATCCGTACTACATATTCAGGAAATGATGATATTTTATTAAACGGTGCTGAAACAGATGTGTTTACTATAGATCCATATCATTTGCCTAAAGCAATCACGGATAACATATGGCATCTTGATAAAATTATGAAATATCAGCGATTCTTTGAAATTTGGAATGATGACCTAACATTAAGCGAAGAAAATTTTAAAGTGCTTCTAGATGAAATAAACGATGGACTAGAGTAGTTTTGGTGATTATTCCAACCCATCATTAATCTCGTCCAATAATATTTGAAAATTATTGACATTTAAGGTAAGATCATCATTCCAAATTTCATAAAACCGTTGGTACTTTAAAATTGGTTTAATATGATGAACATTATCAATTAATGCCCTGGGTAATTTAGTATTTCGCCATTTAATATTTCGTTCTAATTCAATATCAATATTGCCAGAATATGTAGTTTCAAGTGGATTATTACCAATAGCTAGTACACTGAGTGTTGACGGGATACCCACTAACGATTGTATGAAGTTGTAGGTACAGTGTAACTCCCCACCAATCACATGCGCTAACCCTTCTAATGAAGTTAATTGATTAAACGAACATATGTATTTATCACCAACGATCTTTGGTCCATTGTGCAATGATGACAATTCATTGTTACTACATATAAATATACCAGAAACACTACCAAATACCAATGGCATTTTTGTTAAATTAAAATGTCCTAAATCAACATCACCATCAACATCAACCGTACCATCTTTATTAATGGTGTAGTTATCTATCCAGTATCGTTTACATATTAAATCAATTCGATCCTTTTCTTTTTTAGTAACTAAATCCATTAATTAGATTATTAGAATATATATTATTCGCAATTCGATACCAAAAATATGAAATTTTACTAACATATCCAAATATTTTCACCAAATACTTGATATATAATTGCATAAAAATCGTTATTATTGTCTTAGTCCGGTCACTATTGGGTGTTATATTTTTTTGTTGTATATTTCGACAAATATGCATACATTTGTAACAAAGTTAATTATTTTTATATCATTTAATAATACACATAATCAAACATAGTTAATACATGGTTAATGCACTTAGTAAAGAAGAAAAGGATCAAATTGATTTTATATGTAACGAATATGGGATTAAAAAATATTCAATCAATTCAAATGGGTCGATTGATGTCAATGGTGATGTATATTTATCATATAGAAGAATTACTAAATTACCACTGAGATTTAATAATGTAGTTGGTAGTTTTTATTGTAACGAGACTAATTTACTTAGTTTGGATGGATCACCTATTAAAGTTAGTAATGGTTTTTTTTGCTCACGTAATTTATTAACCTCATTGGTGGGTGGACCAGCTGATGTTGGTGGAAATTACGATTGTTCATATAATAAACTAACGTCATTGATGGGTGCTCCGGTTAGTGTCTTCGGTGACTTCTTTTGTACTGTTAATGATTTGACTTCATTAGAGGGTTCGCCTAATATGGTTGGTGGGAATTTTCACTGTGGTGGTAATAATAAATATCAATTAACATCATTAATGGGAATATCGGAAACTATCGGTGGGAATTTTTATCCCCATAATGACAATTTAATAAAAATTTATGATCGTATTGAGTCAATCAAAAAACTGTTAAATTAACAAATGTCACCCAACGAAATTGAAATATTGTGCAAGAAATATAAAATTGAAAACTATTCAATTAATTCAAATGGGTCGATTGATGTGGATGGTGATGTAATATTAATATACATAGACTTAACTGAATTACCATTAGTATTCAATAATGTTACTGGTTACTTTTGTTGCAATATCAATAAATTAACTACATTAGTGGGTGGACCATCATCGGTAGGTGGTACTTATACATGTAGTTCAAATAAATTAGAATCATTACTAGGTGCACCAAGTGTAGTTGGTGGAAATTTTGATTGCAGCTATAATTCCTTAATATCAACATATTCTGGTCTTACTGACATTGAAGTAGGTGGAGATGTTTATTTCATGGACTGTGAATTACCTGAATTGATTGAGAACAATTACATAAACATTAAATTGATTTTAAAATATCAGAGGCACTTCGAAATTTGGAATGATGATTTATCATTAAATGTAGAAAATTACCAAATATTACTGGATGAAATTAATGATGGTTTGGAATAATATATTGGGTGTTTAGATTTTATATATAATGAAATTGAAATAGTATGGTAAATTCAATAACTAACAGGTTGAAACGTACAAGATCGATTCATTAGGGAATAAATAGGGAATACTGGCTTATCATTAAATGTGGAAAAAAACAATGGATTAATTTTTGAAATCGAAAATTGGTTGTATTGAAAATAAAAATGTATTATGCAGAACTTAATAGATAAAGAAGAAAAAGATCGAATTGATTCCATATGTATGTATTATGGAATTGAAAAATATACAATAAATTCCGATGGTTCGGTTGATGTAAATGGATCAATTGATTTATCCAATCGCTTCCTTAATATTTTACCGGTGAAATTTGGTAAAGTGTATGGGAATTTTCTCTGTCATAATAATGCGTTAATTTCACTAGAGGGGGCACCACATACCGTTTATGGTAACTTTTATTGCTATAATAATTCATTGCCTACATTAGCCGGTTCACCAAAAACAGTGACTGGTTATTTTTATTGTAACCGGAATAATCTAATCACATTGGAATGGGCACCCACCAGTGTAGGGGCTGATTTCATATGTAGTTCTAATGTATTAACATCCTTAAAAGGATCACCACAAGTTGTGGGTGGAATTTTTTCATGCGAGAGTAATAAATTGACTTCATTAGTAGGTGCACCAAGTAAAGTTGGTAGTGATTTTGATTGTTCGTATAATAAACTAATATCATTAGATGCATGTCCTAGTACGATTCCCGGCGATTTTTGCTGTCATGAAAATCTATTAACATCATTAATAGGGTGTCCTACAACCGTTGGTAACAATTTTCAGTGTGAATACAATGAATTAACTACATTAGAGGGGTCACCTACAGCTGTGGGTGGTGGTTTTTTTTGTAGAAATAATAGACTAACTACCCTAGAGGGCTCGCCCAAACACATCTACGGGGATTTCGATTGTAAGAATAATCTTCTTAAATCATTAGTTGGTTGCCCAGCGCAAATCAACTCACACGCTTTTTTCAATGGCAATTCGATAAAATCAACATATTCGGGAGATACTGATATCGAAATAAGTTCTAGTGTTGAAACGAGTTCATACTACCTACCATACATCATTATACATAATATTACACACATTAAAATAATATTAAAATACCAGAGACACTTTGAAATTTGGAATAATGATTTATCTTTGAATCATGAAAATTTCAAGGTATTACTGGATGAAATTAACGATGGTTTGGAATAAAAAATGGCTTATGCGAAAATCAATTAATATGGTCGAAAATGAACGAATTGATTCAATTTGTGCTCAATATAAAATTACAAATTATACAATTAATCTAGATGGTACTATTGATATAGATGGTAGTGTTGATTTAAATAATAGAAATCTAACTAAACTACCATTGAGATTCGGCGTAGTATCTGGAAACTTTCTCTGCTGTCTAAATCAATTAACTACCTTGGTGGGTAGTCCGCGTACAGTTGGTGGTGATTTTTATTCATATAGTAATAAATTACTACAAAATTTAATAGGCAGTCCTGTTAGTGTCGGTGGTAAGTTTCGTTGTTCCTTTAGTGGATTAACGTCATTGGAGGGATCACCAGCTAATGTTGGTAAATTATATGATTGTATCAGTAATCCGAATTTAAATAATACATATTCCGGCGGTGTAGATATTGAAGTAGGTGGTGGTTTTAAATCAATCAACACCAAATTACCACTACAAATTGTAAATAACATAAAGCATATAAAAACGATTTTAAAATATCAGAGATATTTTTCAATATGGAATGATGATCTATCATTAAATATTAATAATTTCAATGATTTAATTACTGATATCGAAGAGGGATTGGAATAATTACTAAATACACATTTATGAAAGAATTAAATGACAAAGATGTGACCCGACAAATATTATTAGTATGCAAGCGAAACCAATTAAAAAAATATACGATTAATTTAGATAAGTCTGTGGATGTCGATGGTGATGTAGATTTAGCTGCTAGAGATTTGGATAAAATCCCATTAGTATTTGGCAAAGTCACTGGTAATTTTAATTGTTCATACAATATTTTAACTACGTTAGAAGGTTTGCCTCATACGTTGCATGGTACCATTTATTGTCATAGTAATGAATTAATATCAACATATTCTGGTGATGTTGATATTGATTTACGAGGTAATTTTAAATGTTCAAACAATAAAAAAATGCCGTTGCTGTTGATGCGAAACTTGACACATATTAAACTGATTTTAAAATATCAGAGATATTTTTCAATATGGAATGATGATCTCTCATTTAATGAAGATAATTTTCAAATTTTATTGGACGAAATTAACGATGGATTGGAATGAAAATTGACAAATTATAGATTAGTATTTATTACATCAGACCGTCTTCAATTTCATTTAATAATTCTTGGAAGTTTTCTTCGTTCAATGTTAAGTCATCATTCCATATAAAGAAATGCCTCTGGTATTTTAAAATTAATTTAATGTGTACAATATTGTCTACAAATAGAACAGGCAAGCATTGACTATCGAAGTATCCTTCACCACTTATTTCTATATCTACATCCCCCGAATAAGTAGAAATTAACTTGTTATATGAGCAAATTAAATCACCGCCAATGGTAACCGGAGCACCCTCTAGGGTAGTTAATTGATTTTCGTCACAATAAAAACTACCACCCACAGCTGTAGGTGCCCCCACTAATGAAGTTAAACCATTGTACCCACATCTGAAATTCCCACCAACAGATGTAGGTGATCCTTCCAATGATGTCAACATATTAATACTACAATAAAAATCACCACCAATTATAGTAGGTGATCCCTCTAATGAAGTCAAATCATTATCAAAACAATTAAAGTTACCGGTCATATTACCAAATCGCAATGGTAATTGTTTTAAGCGTTTATGTTCTAAATCAGCATCTCCCTCAACATCAACCGTCCCATCTTCATTAATGATGTAGTTATCTATCCACTGTCGTTTACATATTAAATCAATGCGATTCTTTTCTTCTTTAGTAATTATATTATTCATACGATATATTCTTTTTACCCACATTCAGATATCTACTATTGGTATAATTTCACAGAATCATATCAACTAATCCAAATTTGCGCATAGCAATAATCGGTTAAGGGACTTTCATTCAATGTACCATAATAATGCTCAAAGCGGGCAATAGTTCCATCAACTGGAATTTGTATTATTTCCTTTTCTTCGGCAAATGTAGATTGACTCAAAACTGTTTGCGAGTCGGCCGCTTCCCAACGCCACATACTGAGTGAAATATCACCCATGTCATTATACCCTTTTAATAATTTGCGATATCGTTTACCTTCTTTTGTTTTATCTTCTAAGCAGTCTAAGTTACGGCCTAATATAATATGGTTCGTATTCTCATTATAATAAACATTTAAGCTCATGTTACCCATTTGTCCATAGGCAATTTGGTTATTTTCTAAATACCATTTGGTAATACGTTTTCGATCTTGATAGTAGTTAATATTAAACTGACCATATTCCGGTTCCGGATTTATTTTTTCAGAGAAGTTATTTGTTAAGAACAATAGTCCACTAGGGATGGCAAAAGAACCAGTGGTTACCTCAGCAATATCATGATCGATTTCTAAATGATTGTATACCGGTGATTCATCACACCAATCATATCTATGGAATTTTATTGTCTTGATTTCATCATCTATAAATATACCAACATCATTGATCAGGAAACATGGGATTTTAAAGCGGGTATATGGTAAATTACTCTTAGATAATTCACCAAGAAAATATTTCTCTTGATCATCATACCCAAGAAAGAACTGGCCGTAGTCTACTGTTAAATCACCGGATATTATTCGTTCGCGAATTTCATTGGTAGTTTGAATTTTTAAACCATGAAATAAACTTTTTGCTATTTTTAATATTTTATTTAAAGAGATCATAGTATAAGTGTTTAGTGTAATATGATTGTTAAGTATGAAATAATTATTATACACTAATCTTATGTACCACATATCATAGCGTTTAGAGAATCATCAAATTCACCTGATACCTGGACCAAGTGCTAATGGCAATTCAAACAATACTATATCATGAATATCTACGAATCCAACCACATCGACTAAGCCAGTCGATGTAATGGTATAGATCTCAATATTATATTCTTGACATATTGAATCGCTGCGATCTTTTTTTCACTTTACGAATTAAGTTCCTCATATACTTGTATAAAATATACATAATATTTATCAATGTTGATACAAATGTAGTACATTTGTATCCATAATACAAAGTTAATATAGAAATAATGTATGAATGTCAAATTATTAAGATCAATAAATATCGATTTATTATTAGATCAACATAACCCGATCATCGATAGGTTCAATTCGATATGGGTCAATTTACATATTGTGGAAACTAATGTATATCACAAAAACGGCGGTGAATTAGTATATTTCAGGATAGATAAAATGGGGAAGAAAGAGTGGATTTTCTACCAAGATATGCTAATGAATAAATTTTGGTGCAATTATAATAGATATTGGGTTATTTTAAAAGCTGATTTTAACATAAACTACGATGAAATTCAAATAATTACAAAATTATTAGTAAATAATGCAAATTGTAATTTAACAACACCTCCACCAAGTCACACATTAGATACACTTGGTGCAATAGACATCATTATTAACAATATTGATGTACCAATACCAATTTTCATACAGCATGACGGATTTGTTAATGTGATAGATACTAAAATAAACGACATATAAAATAATAGCATAACCTTCGAGTAAACCAATTCACATTTAATTAATCGATAAATATCGCCATGAGTACCATACTAATAAGAACTACACAGATTGATTTATTATTAGGCAATACTAATCATGTAATTGATTATTTTAATTCATTGTGGGCCACATTACACATTATAGAAGTTGATGTATATCACAAAAGCGGCGGAGAATTTATATATTATACATTAAACAAGCTTGGGAATAAAGAATGGATTTTTTACCAAGATGTCGCCGCAAGTCATTTTTGGTGCAATTATTCTAAATATTGGATCGTTTTTTGTGTAGAGTTCGATCTTACGTACACTGAAACCCAGACCATTACGAAAATATTAATAGATAATGCATTAAAAATTAGCGTAGAATCTCCTATTGCATTTGGTCTCAATAATTATAATGTAATTATAAATTCCAATAACGCAACTGTACACGCCAGTCGAGCAAATTTATGGTCAGAGATTCATAATGTTATATAATTCTAAGTATTACATTATTCTAAACCATCTTTGATTTCGTCAAGTAATACTTGAAAATTCACATCATTCAATGAAAGATCGACATTCCAGATTTCAAAGTGTCGCTGATACTTCAAGATCAATTTAATATTCTCTATATTATCGATAATCAATTGCGGTAGATTATGCTCGCGGCAATTAAATTCACCGTTAAACTCTATATCAACATTTCCGGAATAAGTGGATATTATTCCATTTCCATGACAATAAAATGATTCACCCACTGTGCTCGGTGATCCATCTAGTGTAATTATTCGATTTTTAATACAAAGAAAACTACCACCAATTGTGTCCGGAGCACCCACCAACGAAGTTATTTCATTATGCGAACAAGAAAAATCACCACCAACCGAAACCGGGGATCCCTCTAGTGAAGTTAATTTATTATCAAAACACGTGAAGTCCCCAGTAACTGTACGTGGTGCACCCACCAACGAGGTTAAATTATTAGAATTGATATCAAATGAACCACCAATTGTATCCGGAAATCCTTTTAATGACGTTACATAATTATCATAACAATAAAAACCACCACCAACTGTAATAGGACCACCTTCAAGTGAAGTTAATTTATTATATGATGCATAAAAATTACCACCTACAATACGTGGCGCACCAAATAAGTTGGTTAATATATTACCATTGCATATAAAGTTTCCACTAACCTTATTAAAAGTCAATGGCAAAGTTAGCAATTTCTCATATCTTAGATCTACATCCCCATCAACATCAATCGATCCGTCAGAATTTATTAAATAGTTGAAAATTTGGTATTGATTACATACCGAAACAATTTGATATTTTTTCACTTTTATTGATTAAATTATTCATCTATTATATTAATACAGAAGAGTTAAATGCATTCAGAAAGCACACATAGAAGCACTAAAAAAAGTAAAGATAATTATTTCCAATCAATATACTATTGTAAAAGTGATAAAAATTTAATCCAATGTAAATATAGATTCCAGCCCATCATTGATTTCTGCTATTAAATCATTGAAGTTTTCCACATTCAATGACAAATCAGGGTTCCATATATCAAAATATCGCTGGTATTTTAGAATCAATTTAATCTGGTCCATATTATCGATTATTAGTTGTGGTAGCATAGTATTTTTTAAATAGATATAACCAATTAAGTCTATATCAACATCACCGGAATATGTAGAAATTAATTCACTGTTAGAACATTGCCAGTTATTAATTGTGCGTGGTGCTCCATCAAACGAAGTTAATTTATTTTCGAAACAAGAAAAGACACCACTAATTGTTGTTGGTGATCCCACTAATGAAGTCAGTTTATTATTAGAACAATAGAAATTTCTACCCACCTTTTCCGGAGCACCAAATAATGTAGTCAATTTGTTATACCCACAAAGAAAACTACCACCAACCGTAGTCGGACCGCCGGCCAAAGTAGTTAATTCATTACCTGAACAATAAAAATCTCCGGTTACATTGTTGAATACTAGTGGGAACTCAGTTAAAATTCCACGAGATAAACTGACATTCCCGACAACATCAATTGATCCATCCGAATTTATTGAATAGTTTTGTATTTTATATTTTTTACAAATTTTATCAATTCGGTCTTTTTCTTCTTTGGTAATTAAATTTTTCATGAGTTAACGCAGTTTGTCTATATATTATTCTAATCCATCTTTAATTTCATCAAGTAATATTTGGAAATTTACACCATTCAAGGATAGATCATCATTCCAAATCTCAAAGTGTCGCTGATACTTCAGAATCAGTTTAATATGTTCAATATTGTCCTTTAAGGATTGTGGTAGATTACGCAATGAATAGGAAAAGACCCCACCCAACTCCACATCAACATCACCTGAATAAGTAGTGGATAATTTATCATCAATGCAAATTAAATCCTTACCTATTGTACCAGGTAAACCCACTAACGAAGTTAAAATATTGTACGAACAACTAAAATTACCACCCACTACAATCGGTGAGCCCTCTAATGACGTTAATCCATTCCAATGGCATAAAAAACTACCACCAACTGTTTTAGGTGCCCCGTGCAACGAAGCTAAATGGTTTGAGCTACAATAAAATCCCCCGCTCACATTACCAAATACCAATGGTATTTTTTTTAATTTCTTACTTTGTAAATTAACATCACCATCCACATCTATAGATCCATCGGGGTTAATTGAATAGTTTACTATTTTATATTTATTACAAATTGAATCAACACGATCCTTTTCCTCTTTACTAATTAAGTTTTTCATATTTCTATATATAAAATTTGGCATAATGTTAATGACGTTATAAATTTTTTTATATTTGTATTTTATAAAGCTAAATATATAAAAAATGCTTCTTTCGAAAACCATAAAGACTATTTTAACATCAATATTTGATATTGATTATGCAAATGACACAAATAAAATTGAATACTTTCGATTCAAAGACAAATCTATTAGTACCGATCAGTTTTATATGGGATATGATATCGATTATCAGATAAAAAAACCGTATCTTCTAGTAGGTTATTATTTCGATAACCAACAATCTGGTGAAAGTCATCGCTTGTATTCACTTGAAATTAATTACGATCATTTCTCAGATTTCACATATGGTAAAATAATAATGCAAAAAGACTATAAATTACCAATTACTGCATGTAAAATATTTTATGACTTAAACATACTAGTATGCTATTATGACATGGGTATTGTTACCATTGCATATGATAGTAAAATGATAGCGAGAAATATTGCAATTGATGATATTTTACAATAATTTCAAAGACATCGTATATCACTACCACCATCTAAATTCATTTAATGATTCAACAAATTAAACCAGATATTAAATTGAGACAAATTATGAAGTCGGTAGAAAAAATACGTAATGTGTTATCATTGATTTTTGACATTATGATGAGTGATGGTACTGATGGAATTGAATACCTTTATTTCAAGGACAAATCAATTAGTAGTGATCGTTTTTACATAACATACAAAACCGATAGCTATAAAAATAATGGACATGAAATTGACTATTGCTTTGATAATATGAAAAAGGGTGCAAAATCTCGGGACTATTCATTAATAATTAATTGTAATAATCTTACCAATGACATAATAGGTGAAATAACTATGAATGATGATTATAAATTATCTATTACTGCCTGTAAATTCTTCTATAGATTAAATATAAAAATTTGGTATTTTGAAGATAATGCTCTAATAGAATATGATGGCGCAATGATTCAGAGAAGTATTACTATTGATGATATTTTATTCTAGACCATCTTCAATTTCACCCATCAAATCTTTGAAGTTTTCAATATTTAAAGTTAGATCATCATTCCATATAACGAAATGACGTTGGTACTTCAATATTAATGAAATCGTATCCGGATCACATGATAAAATCTCATTTGGTATTTTGCTATTTCTGTTAGTAAGCAAGCGGCCCTTTAATTCAATGTCTGTGTGACCGGACATGGTGGTTGATAGTAGATGGTTTTGACTAACTTGTAAATTACCATTTATTGTTTCTGCACAACCCACAAGTGTTTGTATATGGGTATTATATGCGCTGTAATCACCATTCACATAACTCGGCCCACCTACCAAATCAGATAATGGATTTTGCTCACATAAAAAATCACGATGTATTTTATTAGGTGCAAAATTAATGGAAACTAGGGCATTATTTGCACAGTCAAAAGTACCACCTACATATTTTGGACAACCTAGTAACGAGGTCAGTGAATTATAATTACAATAAAAACTACCAGTTACATTATTGAAGCGTAGTGGAATCGCGAGCAACCCGTTGAGACTTATATTGACACTACCATTCACATCTAACGAACCATCCGCATTAATTAAATAGTTTTTGATGTTGTATTGTTCACATATGGTATCAATTCGATCCTTTTCCTTTTTGCTTATTAAGTTTTGCATGTACTAGCTTGGGTTATTTACCTATATATAAAATTCAGAAGGATATTAAAGTTAACAAAAATGTTCATTATATTTGTACCCGGTCTTGACGATATTAATAAATCTAAATATGGGTAATATGAATACAAATTATAAAATATATGACGTGTTGACTATTATTTTTAATGTGGTAATCAATATTGATGAGGATACAATTGATTATATTCAGTTCACCGATAAATCTATTAGTTCCGATCGTTTTTATATTACATATGCAAAAACTGTTAAGGGAAAGATAGGTGATCTAGTTGATTGTACATTTGATAATAATAAAATCGGAGATGATAATCGCAATTATTCCTTAGAAATTGTGTGTGATAATACTAACAGTTTCAAGTTTGGTGCATTAACAATGGGTGCAGATTATAAACTAACTGTTGATAATTGCCGTTTCTTCTATGCTTTAAATATATCAATTTCTTATTACAATGATGATATTTCCGATATAATTGAATATGATGAGGTAGCAATTAAGCGAAGTATTACAATCAATAATATTTTACAATGACACTATTATCGATGTACCTATTCCAATCCATCTTTAATTTCATCCAGCAGCTCTTTGAAATTATCCTCATTCAATGTAAGGTCTTCATTCCAGATGTAAAAGTGTCGCTGATATTTTAGAATTAATTTAATATGTTCAATATTGTCCTTTAAGGATTGTGGGAGTTTATTTTGTCCTAAAAAAATATCACCAGTCACTTCAATATCAATATCACCAGAATAAGTACAAATTATATCAGTATTGGTACTGATATAATCACCACGTACTATACTAGGCGATCCTATTAATGAAGTTAAATTATTATGAGAGCATTTATAATCACCACCCACCTCATTCGGTGACCCCACCAATGATGTTAATTTATTATTAGAACAATTGAAGCCACCATCCACAGTAACCGGTGCGCCATCTAATGATGTCAATGCATTTGTATAACAATAAAAATCACCACTCACTTTTCCAAATCGCAATGGTATTTTTGTGAAAGTTTGCCAAACCAGAGCTACTGACGCATAAACATCTAGCGTGCCATCCACATTGACAGAATATCCTATTATATTATATTTTTTACATATTGAATAAATTCGATCATTTTCTTCTTTGTTAATTAAGTTAGTCATGACCTATATATAAAACCCGGTAGTTACTGAATGTTCCAGTATATGAATATTTAATAAAAAATGTGAGTGAATATAACAAATAAATTAGGATATAATCAAATCAATTTTTATGTTTGTATTCTAAAATATTAAATATGCCCAGTACCGGAATTTATTTACAATGCGAGTATAATCTTGCCACAATAGAATACGATAATTTATATTACAGCAAATCAAAAAATAATAGCAATGGGAATATGCTTGCCCTGCAAATCAACAAAGATGGGTTTATCTTAGGTGATTATGATGCTGCTAAAAATAAACTTTTCAACATAACTAGTCCGTACGACAAATCACTTATTAATGAAGTCGATAATGTAGTAACCCCATTAGTCATAAATATACAACAAAAGTTATCCCCCACATCATCAGAATATCACCTGATGTTGACTTCCAATAAAATAAGAAATTTAGCATTGGGCATCTGGAAAAAATCGTATGATCGAATGAAACTAAGAATGCCGAGCAACTATATTTATAAGCATAGGGACGAGGAATATATAACAGTACCTACTTTACACAAGCATAAAACCGATCAAGAGTATTTAAGAATAGAAGTCGAAAAGATTCTAGATGATCCTTACTATGTGGTATCAGAATTTGATGTTATAGGAATTTTGCGCGAGGTAAAGCACCCACTTTTTTATAGCATACCACCGGCCACGTCAGCCGCTACTGTAGGGCATACATTTTCAGAAATTAAATCTTATTTAGCCGCATTAAAAAAGTGGTTCACTAATACGACAGAAGATATGCCAAAATGCCCCGGGTTCAAAAATAGTAAATCGTTATATAAAATTACATTTCAAGGTACGAGCCAATTAAAGGTGACTAAGAATATTACACTACCAAGTCTCAAAAAATTTAATTTGTCCGATATAGTACCCATTGTTATACCTTCCAAAGTTACCGGGGACATCAAGACAGTTAGCTTTGTCCCATGTAGAAAAGGGTTTATGATTAGTATTACTTATAATAATACCCACAAAGCATTAATGGCATATAAGGATGAAACTTGGATGGGTATCGATCCGGGTGTTAGAAATGTACTGGCGATAGAAACCGCTAAAACTAGCAGGGTATTTGATGGATCGGCATTCTTATCCGAACAAAAACATTATCAAAATAAAAAGGATAAAATGCAGTCTGTTTTAATGACCAACAAGGATAACGTGATAATGGTTGATGGTCTAGTTAGATGTAAAAAAGGTGCACTCAATACCAAACGGTTCAGAGCTCTCAGTTTAAAGCATAATAATAAGGTTGACAATTTCGTACATAAAATAACGGCTGAGATTATCAATATTTGTAAAGCTGATGGAATTACTAAGATTTTCTTCGGGCAAAATATCAATTGGAAAAAAGGTAAAAAAATGAGTAAAAAGAATCATGTTCAATTTACTGCTATTCCACATGCCAAGATACTTGAAAAATTAACATACAAGGCAAAATTGATCGGGGTTGAAGTAATTGGACAAGAAGAAAGTTACACTAGTAAATGTTCATTTCTCGACAACGAACCAATACGTAAACATTCCTCATATAAAGGAAATCGTAAACTTGGTCTATTTAAAACTGCAAATGGTATAATAATAAACGCCGATAGTAATGCAGCCTTAAACATCGCAAAAAAATCATTAAATGCACTGGAAGCTAAAGGGCAGATTATTAACCCACTACCAATAAAATGGTCCGGATGTCATCCAAAAAAAGAAAAAATATTCAAATAATGTTGTGTGTGAATATATAAAGATATATATTTGCACCAGTAAAATAATAGGTCGTGAGGCCTTAGCATAAGAAATGCATTGCTTGTAAAAGTATTCATTGACAATGTAAGTGGCACGGTGTATGCCCAGAATAGAGTTAATATATTAACTTGAACAAAATACCAAATAAATTGAAATTGATAATCGGTTATTTCACAACATAGATATGAGTTTTATTTCATTTTTTATAAAGAGAATTGAAGATAAACCTAGTGTTTGTAAAGCATTGCGAGGGATAGGTTGGGGATGACTACAATTTGAAAGGTATATCCACCGGCAAATGGAATCAAAATGGGTTTCGGTAAGTTGGGGATGACTACAATTTGAAAGGTATATCCACCTACCGACGTCTTTAAGTTCAATTACGTTAGTTGGGAATGACCACAATTTGAAAGGTATATCCACCTCGTGTTGATTAATACAGTGTATTTATATTTGTTGGGGATGACCACAATTTGAAAGGTATATCCACCAAGAACTACTAGAAGAGATTAAAGATGGATGTTGGGGATGACTACAATTTGAAAGGTATAACCACCGTTAGAGTAGTTTAGGTCTTCTTTGCGATAGTTGGGGATGACCACAATTTGAAAGGTATATCCACCTTGTTTGATCTTGGAATTGTGATGTTTTTGTTGGGGATGATCACAATTGTAAAAGGCATGTTCCACCTTATCATAAACGGTACAATAATATTAAAAACCAATTATGAATTACACTAGGCCGAATAATATTGATCATGAAGATACACCAGAAGATATTCTTAATGGTGCATTGATTTTTTGTAGAACAATTAGTATTCTTCTTGAAGATAATACGGGAATTATTGTTGGGTTACATGGTGATATGCGAAGTCCAACAAATAAAAAAAATGCTACTAAAGTTGTTGTATTCAAAAGTCATAACATGATCCATATTGATGATATTTCGGATGAAGAAGAAGAAATATTATTAGAGGGTCAATTAATCGCAATACAAAAGGGTAATTAATTTTTGATAATTTTCCATCTATTCCAACCCATCTTCAATTTCGGCGATTAGTTCATTAAATTTTCCAACATTCAACGAAAGATCATCATTCCAAATCTCAAAATGTCGTTGATACCTCAAAATTATTTTAATATGTTTTAGATTATCAATAAATATTTTAGGTAACATATGATCGTAACCGGAATATCCGCCGCCATATTCAATATCGACATCCCCTGAATACGTCGATATAATACTGTTTCTAAAATATTGAATATTGCCACCAATTGTGGCAGCACAGCCTTTTAATGAAATAATTGAAGTGTTTCCACCAAAATTATAATCACCACCTACTGTTTTTGGACCACCTACTAAATTAGTTAGGCTATTACCAGCACAGTTAAAAGAGCCGGTAACTGTCGATGGACTACCAATTAAATTCAATAGCTTATTCCCGGTACACGTAAATGTACCAGTGATCATATCTGGAACACCATCAAGTGCTGATATTGCATTCGCGGTTATTATATAATCTCCACCAACAATACTAGGACCACCTACCATCGAAGTTAGATTCCAACTATAAGAACAAATGAAATGACCACCCACTGTGTGTGGAAATCCATCGAATGTATATATCCCCAATGAAATACAAGTGAAATCACCTGTGATTTTACCAAATCTTATTGGTAATTTATTGATTTCCGTATAGTTTTTTAAATTAACGTCACCGTTTACATCAATAGAGCCATCCGAATTTATTGAATAGTTTTGTATTTCATATTTTTTACAAACTTTATCAATTCTATCTTTTTCTTTTTTAGTGATTAAATTTTTCATATACCTATATATTTTATTTTAATCCGTCTTTTATTTCTGTTATTAAGTCATTGAAATTATTTACATTCAATGTAAGATCCTCATTCCAGATTTCAAAGTGTCGCTGATATTTTAAAACTAGGGGTATGTGATCGTGATTATCGTCAAATTGTAGTGGTAGATTATTTCCATGTAAGTAAACAGCTCCACCAATTTCTAGGTCAGCATAACCGGTATAAGTGGATGATAATTTATTTCTTTGGCATGAGAAATCTCCAACCACTACTGTGGGTGCACCCTCTAATGAAGTTATTTGATTAAAGTGGCAGTAGAAATCACCACCAACTGTAGTAGGTGCGCCCTCTAATGAAGTTAATATACTATACATACATGAAAAATCCCCACCAACGGTAACCGGAGCACCCTCTAATGTAGATAGTTGATTATTATAGCACTGAAAATTACCACCTACCGATGATGGACCTCCTACTAATGAAGACAAATCATTATTAGAACAATAAAAATCGCCACTTACTTTTCCAAATCGTAATGGTAATGTAGTTAGCAATCCTTTGGAAAATTTAACATTACCATCCACATCAATAGAACCATCTGAGTTAATGGTATAATTTTTAATTTTATATTCGGTACAAATTGAATCGATATGGTCCTTTTCCACTTTTATTGATTAAATTATAGGTTTCATATTCATATTTATTAAATATAAATTAAATTTCGCGTCATATACTATTTCAATCCTTCGTCAATATCATCTATTAACATCTGAAAGTTTTCCTCGTTCAAGGTTAAATCATCATCCCATATAAAGAAGTGTCGCTGGTACTTTAAGATCAATTTAATGCGATTGTCATAAAATGGGTCGTGATATAGATTATTAACATAAAGGTAAATACTCCCACCAATTTCAATATCAATATCACCGGAATAAGTAGAAGTTAAATTATTACTAGAACAATCAAAATTACCACCCACCGAAGTAGGTGCGCCCTCTAAAGAAGGTAATTGATCATGTGTAATAAAATCACCACCAATATACTCAGGTGCACCCACTAAGCTAGTTAAATTATTCCCATTACAATTAAAATCACCACCCACCTTCGTCGGACCACCAATCAAATTAGTTAAATTGTTATATTTGCAATTAAAATTCCACCCAACTCTAATAGGTGCCCCAAATAATGAAGTAAGTAGATTATTGCCACAATAAAATTCACCACCAACTGTAGTAGGTGATCCCTTTAAACTAGTTAATTCATTATTAACACAGTAAAAATCCCCGGCAACATTATTAAATATTAATGGTAATTTAGTTAAATTACGTCTGGTTAAATTCACACAACCAGCCACATCAATAGATCCATCTAGATTAATAGAATAGTTTTCAATAGTATATTGATGGCATATTGAATCAATTCGCTGTTTTTCGCTCTGGGTAATTACGTTTTTCAAGACACATGTATTAATATGGCGAATATATAAATTTTTATTCATACATTTACACTTTTCTTAATATAAATAATATAACATTTAACCCATCATATATCCATATTTATGATAAGCTGATTTTTTACCAATAGAATTAATTATATATAGTGGAAACTAAATTAATATGATGAACGAAAATAAAAAACCGAAGGACTTTATTAAAACTACAATAGTAAAATTTATGAATGAGCAAGCCGAACCATTGAGTAATCAAGATAATGTTGTTATGAAAGAATTGTTAGTACAAGCGTTGGACGATGCGTTCGATACCTTGAAGAAATTGACCCCACAAACAAAAAAGAAAACAGAGAGTGTGGAAATCATGGATGTTAAACCAGTTGATTTCATTTCGTTTATGGAACAAAACAACATACCGAGCGATGCGTATTTTGACGGTCGCGACAATGGCTATGATGGCTATGATGCTTTTCTGTTATCTTGGGATATAGATGTGCCAACAACCGCGAAAGATAAGTTAGATTTTAATATTAGGGTGTTTACAAGTGTTGCCTTCAAAAGGGTTTTTGCTTTGTTGTTAGCAAACGATTATAAAAGAGTTGGATTCAGTAGCAGACTATTGAAACAATTTGATGATACATCGGTATATGATATGTACATCGCTAAGGATTATGATAGACTTGTAGAATACTACACATTGTCATTTATCAAAGAGTAAAGTATATCAATATATCCATCACTGAGATCCTATTCCAACCCATCTTCAATTTCTGAAATTAAAAGATTTAAATTTTCTTCATTTAACGTTAAATCTTCATTCCAAATTTCAAAATGTCGTTGATACTTTATTATAGTTTTGTAATGCTTATTATTTCTCGTAAAACTTTGAGGCAGTCTATTTAAATCACAGTGAAATCCCCTACCTATTTCAATATCATCATCACCGGAATAAGTAGAAATTAACTCATTATCAGAACATGAATAAATACCCACCACTGTAATCGGGGTCCCCATCAATGTTTTTAATTTATTAATAGCACACCGAAACGACCCACCTATTGTTCTAGGCGAACCTACCAAAGTAGTTAATCCATTACACTGGCAGTTAAAATCACCACCAATTGTAGTAGGTGCTCCCACTAATGAGGTCAATTTATTATTGTTGCACACAAAATTACCACGCACTACAATCGCGGATCCACTCAATGATGTTAATTGATTATGACCACACATGAGGTCACCACCTATAGTCACTGGAGATCCCTCTAATGAAGTCAATTTATTACTATTGAAATAACAATTTCCACCCACGGTATGAGGTGAACCCTGTAATGAAATCAATTCATTTAATGAGCAATTAAAATCACCAGTCACATTTCCAAATTGTAATGGAAATTTTGATAAATTATTATCATGTAAATTCACACTACCATCCACATCAATGGAACCATCTGGGTTAATGGTATAATTTTGGATTTTATATTTCACACAAATTAAATCGATACGATCCTTTTCTTTTTTGGTAATTAAGTTCTTCATGTATCTATATATAAATTCTGGTGGTGTTACAATAATCATTATATTTGTGCTAACATTTACAAATATATATTAAAATAGTTAGATTAATGAAAATACAATCCACTATAATAGCACCGGAAATGTTATTAATACTTTCTATAATATTCGAAAGTGTCACCCAAAATCAAAATGGCGATACTACCCAGGTATATTTTAATGATAAGACCATTAGTGCCGAACTATTTAGTATTATATCAGTAAACAAATACCCTGATAGTACTTATGGTCTTTATTTTCATAATGGTAACACAGGGGACCATAGTCTTTATTTCATACTTAGTATTGGTATTGATCTTAGTATTGATGGAAATTCTACCTATGGTAATTTTTTAATGAGTCGTGATTGCAAATTATCATTTGACACATGTAAAATGTTCTATGATTTGAATATATCAATTTACTATTATATCGATAATTGTCGTATTTGTTATGATGAGGCAGCAATAAAACGTATTATTGCAATTAATACTATTCTATAGTCCTAACAACATATGATTATCTTATTCCAGACCATCTTTAATTTCATCTAATAAAGTTTGGTAGTTTTCATCATTCAACGAAAGATTATCATCCCAAATTTCAAAATGTCTTTGGTACTTCAAAATTATTTTAATATTATCTATGTTGTCAATAAATAATTTGAATAATTGCCCATCACACCGTAATTTCCCACCCAATTCAATGTCAGTATTGCCGGAATAGGTAGTTATCATTTTATTTTTAAGACAACTAAAATCACCACCAATCACCACCGGCGAACCCTCTAATGAGGACAATTTATTAGTATTACAATAAAAATCACCACCAATCTCACTAGGCGAACCCTCTAATGACGTCAATTTATTTAATGAGCAATTAAAATTACCACCAATCTCACTAGGGGAACCCTCTAATGAAGTTAATTCATTATAAGAACAACTAAAATCACCACTAACTTTAATAGGTGAACCCTCTAATGAAGTTAATTCATTAATGTAACAATAATAATCTTTTGAAACAGTAACCGGTCCAGCCACTAGTGAAGTCAATTTGTTATCGTTACAGTTAAATATACCACCAACCGTATGAGGGGATCCCTTTAATGTAATTAATTTATTTCCGTCACAATAAAAATCTCCACTCACTTTCACAAATTTTAAAGGCAATGCATTTAAAGATAGTCCTGTAAATACAACACTACCATCAACGTCGATGGAACCATCTGGGTTTATCGAATAGTTTTTGATTTTATATTCTTTACATATTAAATCGATCTGGTCCTTTTCCTCTTTACTAATTAAGTTCTTCATAAATTTATTTTTATTCTAGACCATCTTCTATTTCTAGTAACAAGTCATTAAAGTTTTCAACATTTAATGATAAGTCATCATTCCAGATACTAAAATAACGTTGGTACTTCAGAATCAGTTTAATATTAGCCAGGTTATCAATAAACAATGGTGGTAGATTTCCAACCGATATTGAGCAGTGACCGCCGAGGTTAATGTCCTCATCACCACCATAGGTGCTTATTATATCATTAATAGAACAGTTTAAATTGCCACCAATAATTTTAGGGGCACCCTCTAACGTAGATAGTTTATTACAACTACAGTAAAAAGTACCACTCACCGTTTCAGGACTACCGGTTAATGAGGTTAAAACATTATCGCTACAATCATATTGTCCAGCTTTTGATGGTCCACCTACCAGATTGTGTAATAGATTACCTCGACAGTCAAACGTTTTATAAACTTCGTTCGGTGATCCATACAGGGTGGTTAATTTATTATTGTGACAACTGAAATAACCACTAACTTTATCAAATCGCAATGGTAATTCAGTAAGACCTTTATTGTAAAATGATACACTACCATCAACGTCGATGGAACCATTTGGATTAATTGAATAGTTCGCTATGCTATACTTTTCACATATTAAATCAATCCGGTCCTTTTCCTCTTTAGTAATTAAGTTTTTCATGGTTTATATATTAAAATGTAGTCATGGATTGTCTATCGTAGTAGTATTAAAAATGTGTTTTTTTCTTTATATTTAACGAAGTCGGATCAAATATCACATAATTACAATAGGTGTCGTAATATACCACACCATCAATACCAGATCGGGACAAAAGACCAGAAGTTTCTTTAGCAGATAACCCAATTGATAAATATAAATCTTCTCCTGAACGAATTGTCATGTCGTTTATCAGTAATTGTCCGTCGTCTTGTACAATTTTTCCAAATCCTTCTAATTTAAATTGGGTCAATATTTTACCAATCTGTTCATTAGTGATTGGTGATTTCCATAAAATGAAATCACTTCCAAAAATTTCTACTTCATATAGAACGCGGGCCCGGACCAATTTTAATAATGTCGCCGCCTTAATTAAATCATATTCATTATTAGTTATTTCATTTGAATCTAGTAACTGTTTCGAATAGGATTTAATAATAATTAGCAAAATTTCTGGTTTGTTACCATGTGTTTTGACAGCATTTGTCATGAATTTATTAACACCATCCGATGCGCGAATGCCATCAAGTGTCACCGTTGATTTTCCCTCTAAGCTATCTGCCCATTGCTTTGCGCTTTTCTTAGATTCCGTTAGATAGATTCCGTATCCAAATCCATTATTCCCAATTCCACTACCGATGTAATCAGATGAGAAGCTATCAAAACTAATTCCGGTACCATGAAAGGCAATTGTGACATCCCCCGTTTCATGCGACACATTTAAATATTCAGTCAGTGTTGTAGTGATGAATTTCCCAGCCATGATGATTACTATTTATATTTTGTGATTTATTCCAGTCCATCTTTAATTTCATCTAATAAGATCTGGAAGTTTTCTTCATTAAATGTATGATCTTCATTCCAAACCATGAAATAACGTTGGTATTTCAATATTAATTCTTGATGCAGTTTTAGGTTGTTTGTATAAAGAAATGGCAAATTGGCTTTTTCGATATTAAAATCACCACCCAAATACATATCAGTTTCACCCATATAGCCGGATGTTAGCTTTGGACTTAGAAGACAAATAAAATCCCTACCAACATAAGCGGGGACACCCATTAAGTCAACTAAATTAATACTACCAAACATAAAATCACCCCCAATAAATTCAGGAGCACCAATTAATGAAGTTAACGAATTATTATCGTAACAATAATACCCAAAATCAACTTTTGTTGGACCATTCTCTAATGTAGTAATTGAGTTTCCAATGCATGAAAAAGCACCCTTGATATATTTCGGTGCTCCAATCAGCGATGTTAGTTCATTATGTCCGCAGTTAAAATCCCCACCAACGCTATGTGGTGAACCGATCAACGATAATAAATCATTGTATGAACAATCAAATGATCCACTCACCTTACCAAAATTAATCGGAAACTCAGACAGGCTATGGTCATATAATTTCACATTACCATTTACGTCAATAGATCCATCAGAATTGATTGAATATTTTACGATGTCATGTTCTTTGCAAATTGAATCGATTATATCTTTTTCTTCTTTAGTAATTAAATTCTTCATGAGTATAATTTAGTTCCACCTATATATAAAAATCCCACCGCTCAAAGTGTGCGCACCCACGTTGTTAACGAAATGATTTATCGACAATTTATCTCAAACCGTCTTCGATTTCACTAATCAGAACATTAAAATTTTCCTCATTAAATGAAAGATCTTCATTCCAAATTTCAAAGTGTCGTTGATATTTCAAAATCAGTTTAATATTATTCAACTTATCAATAAACAATGGTGGTAATTTATTTTTGCTTAAAAAACACCCATCCCCAATTTCAATATCGACATCAACAGAATATGTTGAAGATATAACATTGCCACTTGCGTTGTAAAACCTACCCACTGTTAGCGGACTTCCAACTAATGAAGTTATTTGATTAAAGTGGCAGTAGAAATCACCACCAACTGTAGTAGGTGCGCCCACTAATGAGGTCAATTTATTATTGTTGCACACAAAATTACCACGCACGACAATCGTGGATCCACTCAATGATGTTAATTGATTATGACCACACATGAGGTCACCACCGATAGTCACTGGAGATCCCTCTAATGAAGTCAATTTATTACTATTGAAATAACAATTTCCACCCACGGTATGGGGTGAACCCTGTAATGAAGTCAATTTATTTAATGAGCAATTGAAATTACCAGACACAATGTTGAATTTTACAGGAAATTTAGTTAATTTTTTATCAAATAAATTCACACTACCATTCACATCGATAGATCCATCCGAATTAATTGAATAATTTTCAATACGATATTGTTTGCAAATGGAATCGATTCGATTCGATAATATATTACTGATTATATTTTTCATATATTACCCTAACCCGTCTTTAATTTCGGTCATTAAGCCATTGTAGTTCTCAACATTCAAAGTTAAGTCATCATCCCAGATACCAAAATAACGTTGGTATTTCAGAATCAGATCACCAGCTTTGTGTTGATCCATATAATCCTGTAGAGATTGTGGTAATTTATTATGATTTAAATAGCAGCCTTCACCAACTTCAATATCGACATCCCCTGAATATGTAGACGTTATGGCATTTCTCGTTGCCCAAAAAGACCCACTCACGGTCTCGGGGATTCCAACTAATGAAGTTAATTTATTATAATCACATCCAAAATAGCCACCAACTGTACGTGGGGAACCCACTAAGGAAGTTAATACATTACACTGGCAGTTAAAATATTTACCGATAGTAGTAGGTGCCCCTATCAAATTAGCCAATCGATTATACTGGCAGTTAAAAAACCCACCAATTAAAGTAGGCGATCCTTCCAATGAAGTTAATCCATTGTGCTGGCAACTAAAATCACCGGAAACATTATTGAATATTAATGGTAAATTATTTATTTTTTTATTAGACAGGTCAATATTACCAACCACATCAATGGAACCATCTGGGTTAATTGAATAATTTCTAATATTATATTGCCTACAGATGGAATCGATTCGTTCCTTTCCATTTTTAGTAATTATTTTTTCCATGTAATAATTATAATTATCTTCATAATTCACAAAAAACAATGAATGCAAATATAAGATATACTAGGTAGATATAATGCTTTTTATTTAAATATTTTTATTCATCTATTTTCATGTTCAGTAGATTGTCGGATTATGCAGTTGTTGATATAATATTACGGTAAATTGTTCCGATAATAAAAGTTTTAAAACTAACCAATTTTAAATCTACAAACACCTGGTATCAAAATAATTAAATATGGACTTAGAATCAATGTGGGACTGTTATTTAATATGTCCTCGGTGTTGTTAACATCCACTTATTCCAAACCATCTTTAATTTCATCTAGAAGTATTTGGAAGTTTTCATCATTTAGTGTTAGATCATTATTCCAGATTTCGAAGTGTCGCTGGTATTTTAAAATCAAATTAATATGATCAATGTTACGCAAAAGTGATTCTGGTAAAATATTATGGGACATAGTAATTTCACCACCCACCTCGATGTCTATATTTCCAGAATATGTAGAAGATAATTGATTAAGTGAACAATACATATCGTGACCAATCGTAGTAGGCGAGCCCTCTAATGAAGTTAAATTATTTTCCTCACAATTAAAATCACCACCAACTGTAACCGGTCCACCCACAAGTGAAGTCAAATTATTATCACTACATGAATAATAACCTCCAACCGTAGTAGGGGAACCCTTTAATGATGTTAAGTTATTACGCGAACAATTCAAAACATGATTTAATATAACCGGCAAACCCACTAATGAAGTCAAATTATTACGCGAACAATAGAAATTACCACTAACTTTTTTTGGACCATTTTCTAACGACGTTAATTTATTATTAGAACAATCAAAATTACCACCCACTGTACGCGGAAAACCCTCAAGTGAGGTTAATTCACATTCCTCGATTGCAAAGTCACCAGTGACAATATTAAATACGAGTGGTGATACAGTTATATTTTTATTATAAATTTCGACGTCACCATCCACATCAATAGAACCATCCGCGTTTATTAAATAGTTTTGAATGGTATATTTTTTACATATTAAATCGATTTGGTCCTTTTCTTCTTTACTAATTAAGTTCTTCATCTGGTTGTATTTTTATTTCAATCCATCTTCTATCTCTGAAATCAAGTCATTGAAGTTCTCAACATTTAAGGTTAAATCATCATTCCAGATGAAAAAATGCCGCTGATACTTCAATATCATTTTAATGTGACTGATATTATTGATAAACAGCTCTGGTAAGTTGCTATAACTATCCATATTGACAATGCCGTCAATACCAATATCAGTTTCGCCCGAATAAGTTGACATTAGTAAAGCATTAAGACAAAATAACCCACCCGCAATATACTCAGGGGCACCCTCTAATGAAGTTATATTATTCGCATCACATATATAATGTCCCCCTACATACTTAGGCCCACCCACTAATGATACTAAATCATTTTCCTGACATGCAAAGTTACCACCCACTGTAATCGGGGACCCCTTTAAGGTAGTCAATTTATTATTTTTACAATAAAAACTACCGGATACTTTGTTGAATACTAGTGGTAATTCATATAGATTGCTTTCCGATAAATTATTAACATTACCAATTACATCAATCGATCCATCTGGGTTAATAGAATATTCTTTGATAAGATATTTCATACAGATTGAATCGATACGGTCCTTTTCTTCTTTAGTAATTAAATTCTTCATGTGTTATATATAAAAATCAGAGCACTTAAAACTATAACGGTTCAATATCACATATGGTATATTTATATATCCACAAACAACTATACGTAATGAAGAACCTAATTAGTAAAGAAGAAATGGACCAAATCGATTTAATATGTAAAGAATATGATATCGAATACTATTCTATAAATTTCGATGGATCTATTGATGTGGATGATGATGTAGATTTACGGTACCGACACTTAGAGAAAATTCCACTAAAGTTTGGTACAGTGACCGGTTATTTTACATGTAGTGACAATAAAAATAACTTCATTAGAGGGCGCGCCGTCTACTGTGGGTGGTAATTTCTATTGTGACGATAATCAATTAACTACGTTAGTGGGTGGACCAGTTACAGTGCGTGGGACCTTTAGTTGTAGTGATAATAAATTGACATCACTTGTAGGTGGGCCAGTTACAGTGGGTGAGAAATTTCATTGTTTTGCTAATAATCTTACCTCTACCTATTCAGGTGATACTGATATTGAGGTAAGCGGTGATGTTTATTTTACAGATGATAAATTTCCTGAAGCTTTTGCAAATAATTATGATCATATTAAAACAATTATGAAGTATCAACGACATTTTGAAATCTGGAATGATGATTTATCATTAAATATTGCTAACTTTACAGAATTAATAGAAGAAATTAGTGATGGTCTTCAATAAACATTATGCATGGCGAACTTAATAAATAAAGAAGAAAAAGATCGAATTGATTTCATATGCATGTATTATGGAATAGAAAACTATACAATCAAACCGGATGGATCTATTGATGTGGATGGGGATGTGTATTTATCTGGTAGGCGGTTATTTTCATTACCACTTAAATTCAAAACTGTTTCAGGGTCTTTTAATTGTGCATCGAATGATTTAACTTCATTAAAGGGATCACCTACTGAGGTGGGTGAGAATTTTAATTGTAGTAATAATGAATTGAGTTCATTAGAGGGTGGGCCAACTACAGTTGGTGGCTATTTTGCGACTTCTTACAATAAATTGACTTCATTGGTGGGATCCCCAATTACGGTTGGTGGTGACTTTGGGTGTTCTCAAAATCAATTAGTATCCACTTATGCCGGTTCCGCTGATCTGGAAATTGGCGGGTGTGTTTACATCAGTGAGAATGTTCTACCTCTTCAATTTGCAAATTATCACGACCAAGTTAGATTAATCTTAAAATACCAACGCCACTTTGAGATTTGGAATGATGATCTTTCAATGAATGTAGAAAACTTTCAAGTATTATTGTCCGAAATTACAGATGGGCTGTTATAATTGTTAAATTTAATACTTATATTTGTATCCTAAAATTATACTATGAATACACTGTTTATTAAAAGAATTGAAGATAACATTAAATGGCTGGAAAGTATAAAGATTGATATTGTCGGACATATTGCCCAACCTGGGTATGAAACAATCACGGAAACTATCAAGGTAAATCATATGACGTCATTGGATGCGATAATAGGACACAATAAACTTCGTCTAATAAATGCCAATAGAAAAACGGTTGGTATTGCAGAAATAATGATGGATGAACTATTTAATGGCGGGATTCACATGATGGGACATGATGGAAATGAATCTATTTTTAATATGTCAACCTCTCAAATCATGTCTTTCGAAAATCATATACGTGTAGCCATTAATATAATAGATAAATATAATTTAATACAATGTATAAATCCATTTACACTTGATCACAAAACACAACTTCAAGACCATTTGATTTTAGCACATTGTCCTGCCGTAAATAATTTTAGTTTATATGATCATTATGAGTTATTTGAGCAGCCGCTCTCTAGTGTAATGACTACAATGCGTTATGTTTACAATATAGAACCACATTCACAAACGGAATATGATGGGAAGATAAGACGTGGATTTCGAATAAAATGTGCTTAGGTTACTCGGACTTCAGAATATTTATATTATAACGAAACTAATTTGATACACTATATCATGAATAATTTAATTGTTAAACAAGAAAATGACAGAATTGATTTAATATGCCAAAGATACAATATCAAAAATTATTCGATTAACCCAGATGGTTCTATTGATGTAGATGGCAATGTGGATTTTGGTGGTATGGATTTATTAAGTTTACCTCTGCGGTTTGGTAAAGTAAGTGGACATTTTGAATGTTATAAAAGTAAATTGAGTTCATTAGAGGGTGGACCAAAAACTGTTGGTGGCCATTTCGGATGTGATTTTAATCAATTAACTACATTAGTGGGTGCGCCTACTGTGGTGGGTGGAAGCTTTTATTGTACTAATAATGTATTGTCATCACTAGAGGGATTACCGGGCACAATCGGTGGTGATTTTAATTGTTCATATAATCAGTTAACTACACTGAATGGGGTGCCGAGTACTATTAATGGTGTTTTTAGTTGTTTTCATAATATGCTAACTTCTACACATTCAGGCGATACTGACATTGAAGTGAGTGGTGCATTACGATGTGATGGTAAATTTCTACCTCAACTTTATAGAGATAATATCAGTCACATTAAATTGATTTTAAAATACCAGAGACACTTTATGGTTTGGAATGAAGATCTAACCTTGAATGAGGAAAACTTTCAAGTATTACTCGATGAGATTAATGATGGTCTTCGTTAATATATAGACAAACTAACATCGTTGATACGCTAACACATGAAGAACTTAATAACTAAAGAAGAAAAGGATCGAATTGATTTTATTTGTAAAGAATATGAGATTAAACAATATTCAATCAATCCGGATGGTTCAATTGATGTATACGAAGATGTGAATTTTAATAATGTACATTTGGTAAAATCACCTTTAAAATTTGGTACGGTAAGTGGTGATTTTCATTGTTCTAATAATAATTTGACTACATTGGAAGGTGCACCTCATACTGTTGTTGGCAGTTTTTATTGTGATAATAATAAATTGAATAATCTTGATGGGGCACCACAATCTGTCGGGGGTGAGTTTGTATGTTATAAAAACAGCATAACCTCTTTGTTGGGTGGCCCGGTTACCGTTGGTGGTAGTTTTCCTTGTGGGTATAACAAATTGACTACGTTAGTAGGTGCACCGGTTACGGTGGGTGGTGATTTTAATTGTCAATCTAATAAATTAACTTCATTAGAGGGCGGTCCAAATAGTGTGGGTGGTGATTTTTATTGTAAGGATAATAATTTAATCACATTAATAGGTTCACCAGTTGCTGTAGGTGGCTCATTTAATTGTTCATATAATAGACTAACTACATTAGAGGGTGGCCCCGTTACAGTTGGTGATGGTTTTAGCTGTAGGTTTAATAATTTAACTACATTAGAGGGTTCGCCGGTTACTATTAATGATAATTTTTATTGTAAGGACAATCCAATAACATCTACATATTCAGGTGATATAGATATTGAAATATTCGGAAATATTTATATAGCGAATTGGCATTTACCTCAAGTTATCAAAGATAATTTTGAACACATTATACTGATTTTGAAATATCAGCGACACTTTGGGATATGGAATGGTGATTTAACATTGAATGTTGAAAACTTCAATGTCCTGATATTTGAAATTAATGATGGATTATTATAATATATAACACATGGAAAACTTAATCACCAAGGAAAAAAAGGACCAAATTGATTTATTATGTAAAGATTATGGAATTAAAAACTATTCCATCAATCCGGACGGAACGATTGATGTGGATGGTGATGTCAAGTTACAAAATATTGGTTTAGTGAAAATTCCAATAAAATTTAATAAGGTATCTGGGTTTTTTAGATGTGATGATAACAGTTTGTCCACATTGGAAGGCGCGCCTACTACAGTTGGTGGCAATTTTGATTGCGAGGGTAATTTGCTGAGATCATTGGAAGGCGCGCCTACTACAGTTGGTGGTTACTTCGCAGCTTCTTATAACAATTTAACATCCACATATGCTGGTGAGGTGGATATCGAAGATATTGGTGGTAATGTATTTTTAACTGGTAATTCATTACTTGAACTTTTTGTGATTAGTACGTTTAACATGCGTAAAATTAAATTGATATTGAAGTATCAGAGACACTTTGAGATCTGGAATGAGGATCTAACCTTGAACGAGGAAAACTTTCAGGTGTTAATTGATGAAATTAATGATGGACTATTATAATATATAACACATGAAAAACATAATCACCAAGAAACAAAAGGACCAAATTGATTTAATCTGTTTGAGATATAACATCAAATACTACACAATTAACTCAGATGGTTCTATTGATGTGGATGGTAATGTGAATTTAACATCGAGAGACTTAACTAAAATGCCATTGCGCTTTGGTAATGTAACTGGCGATTTCATTTGTAGGCATAATACCTTAACTTCATTAGAGGGATCACCCAGAATAGTGGGTGGGAATTTTGTATGTAGCCAGAATTTAACATTGGGAAGTTTAAAGGGTGGCCCAGAAACCGTACACGGATCATTTTACGCAGCCCTTACCACTATTGTTAATTTAGAGGGTGGTCCCACAACGGTTGGTGGTGGTGAGTATGCTTGTCATAATTCCAAATTAACATCTCTGGTGGGTGCACCACGTACAGTTACTGGGGACTTCACATGTTATGATAATATGCTAACTTCATTAGTTGGAATTCCGGTAATAATCGGTGGCTATTTGGATTGTGCACAGAACAATTTGAGTTCTACCTATTCGGGTGATGTTGATTGTATTTTAGAGGGGAATTTTGAATTTGATTGGGGATCATGGCGAAATCACACTCTTTGTGAGGATATAATAGATAATAAATCGCATATTAAATTGATTTTAAAGTACCAACGATATTTCGAAATCTGGAATGATGATCTAACTTTGAATATTGATAATTTTATAGAATTACTTCAAGAAATCGACGAGGGTTTACAATAGGGCATGATCAAGTTAATTTATAAAAACGCAATAAAATGATGTGTTAGTGGTTTTTTTTTGATATATTTGTAGTTCAATAATCTAATACAATAGAAATTATGATAGTTACTAAGCAATTACTCAATAAAGATGACTTCAAATCTCTGAAAAAAGGCGATATAATTGCGTGTGAATGGGATTATGGTAAAGCTAATATGATTGATGAAATCAAATTAGGTACGTTTGGTGTTTATAAAATTAAAAATATCAATGGGTATGAGATTACTATTAATAGAGATCAGTATTTCGATTACTCACTATTCTTAAAGGGTAAAAGTAAATTAATCAATGTGGTTTTAATAGCTGCCCATAAATAAATTGTAATAATATAACTACCCATAATAACCATTTTTATGCAGAATATAATATTTCACAATACAGAGAATCAAATTGATTCAACAACAAAGTTGTTATGTAAAAAATATAATATTCAAAAGTATTCGATTAACCCAGATGGTTCTATTGATGTGGATGGTGATGTTATTTTATCCTTTCACAAATTACATGAATTACCGCTAAAATTCGCCAACGTCGGTGGTGATTTTTATTGTAGCCATAATAAATTAACTACCCTAGTGGGATCTCCGATTTCAGTTGGTGGTGATTTCGTTTGTGCTATTAATGATTTGACTTCATTGGTTGGTGCTCCCAACATAATTGGTGGGAGTCTTATTTGCTCGTATAATAAGTTAACTTCAACCTATTCCGGGAATATTGACATTGAGTTGGGTGGTAGTGATGATTTCGGTTATAATAGATTAAGTCATTATTTTTATTATAATAATTACGCTAATAACAAAGATGTTATTAAATTGATTTTAAAATACCAACGACATTTTGAAATCTGGAATGATGATTTAACCTTGATAGAAGAAAACTTCCAGATATTATTAGATGAAATTAATGATGGCCTACTTTAATACAACACATGGGAAATTTAATCAATAAAAAGGAAAAAAAGCGAATTGATTCAATATGTAAGATGTATGGAATTGAAAATTATATCATTAATCCGGATGGATCCATTGATGTGGATGAGGATGTGGATTTGATGAATATGCAACTCAGAAGATTACCATTGTTATTCAATAACATTAGTGGCAGTTTTCACTGTACTAATAATAAATTGACTTCACTAGAGGGTTCGCCGACTACGGTGCGTGGGAATTTTTCATGCAGTAGTAATAAACTAGCCTCATTAAAGGGATCACCCAATACTATTAATGGTGATTTTTATTGTACTGGGAATGAATTAACATCATTGAATGGTGGTCCAATGACGATTGGTGGGGATTATATATGTTCTTATAATAATTTAACTACGTTAGAGGGATCACCTACCACAGTTGGTGGTGGTTTTTATTGTTCAGCAAATGAATTAATATCCACATATTCCGGAGATATTGATCTTGAAATAGTTGGCACATTTTATTTAAATGATACAATTTATTTAAATGATAATTTTTTACCACAAATATTTCTTGATCGTAGCGACGACATAGAGATTCTTAAATTGATTTTAAAATACCAGCGACACTTTGAAATCTGGAATGATGATCTTTCATTAAATGACGAAAATTTCTTTGTCTTGATTTCCGAGATAGAAGATGGATTGAAATAAAAATTACAGACAGATGAAGAAATTAATCAGTAAAAAGGAAAAGGACCAGATCGATTCAATATGCAAGTTATACAAAATTGAAAACTATTCAATAAACTCGGATGGATCTATTGATGTGGTTGGTGATGTGAATTTTAATAATGCTGATTTGATAAAACTACCATTAGAATTCAATAATGTCAGTGGTGATTTTAATTGTAGTAGCAGTGAATTGACTTCGTTAGAGGGATCACCGGATTTTGTAGGTGGGGATTATACATGCTCATTCAACTGTATAACTTCACTCGTGGGTGGGCCACAAACGGTGGGTGGTTCATTCTATTGCCATGGGAATAATATAACGTCACTCGTGGCTGGACCACAAACGGTTGGAATTAATTATGATTGCGAGGGTAATACACTAAGTAATTTATTGGGGGTATCTACTATGATTGGGGGTTCACTAGATTGTTCTTATAACAATTTAATATCCACTTATTCCGGTGATGTTGATCTGGAACTTATTAGTAATAATGTGATTTTAAATGGCAATTTTTTACCGCGTAACCTTTTGGAAAATTTTGAACACATTAAACTAATTTTAAAATATCAGAGGCACTTTGAAATCTGGAAGGATGATCTTTCATTAAATGTCGAAAACTTCGCGGATTTAATATCCGAGATCATAGACGGATTGAAATAGAACCTGATTGATGATATTTATATGGTAAATAATAATTTACCACGACCACTTCTGAATAATTACACAAAAGATAACAGCGATATTATTAAACTGATATTGAAATACCAGAGACACTTTATGATTTGGAATGATGATCTGACTTTCAATGAAGAAAATTTTGCGGATTTGATATTAGAAATTGAAGAGGGGTTAGTAGAATAATATATAGACAAACTACTTTAACCATGGAAAACTTAATTACTAAAGAGGAAAAGGACCATATCGATTCAATTTGCACCGAATATAAAATTAAAAATTATACCATTAACTCAGATGGTTCTATTGATGTTGATGGTGATGTGAAAATAACCAATATGCATTACACACATTTGCCATTGAGATTTAATATAGTAAGTGGTGATTTTTATTGCAGTGTTGGTCGAGCCGGTAGTTTAACGTCTTTAGTTGGTTCACCACATAGCGTTGGTGGTAATTTTATCTGTACACATAACCAATTAACTTCACTCGTGGGTGGACCGGTTACTGTTAATGGGTTTTATTATTGTTATAATAATAAACTAACTTCATTAGAAGGTGGGCCATTAGCAGTTGGTAGTGCCTTTGAATGTAGTGAAAATAGATTAAGTACTTTACTGGGGATACCTGATGTGATAGGGGGACATCTAGATTGTGCCCATAACAATTTAATATCCACTTATTCCGGCGATATAGATATTGAAGTTGATGATGTTATTTATATAACAAATGATAATTTACCACGATTATTGGTAGATAATATGGGTTACATTAAATTGGTTCTAAAGTATCAGAGGCATTTCGAAATCTGGAATACTGATCTAACACTAAACGAAGAAAATTTCCAAATACTTCTGGATGAAATTAAAGATGGTTTGGAATAATATATAACTCATGGAAAATTTAATTAGCAAAGTCAAGAAAGACAGAATTGATTCAATTTGTACAAAATATCATATCAAAAACTATTCAATTAACCCGGATGGATCTATTGATGTGGATGGTAATGTGAAATTATATAATAAAAAATTAGTTAAACTGCCAGTCAAATTCAATAAAGTCTCTGGAGATTTTCATTGTAATGGAAATAGGTTGACTTCCTTAGTGGGTTCACCGAGTATAGTGGGTGGTAATTTTCTATGTAATAGTAATAATTTGACTAATTTGATAGGCGCACCTAATACTGTTGGTGACAATTTCACAAGTTCACACAATCGATTAACATCATTAAAGGGTTCGCCTACTGCGGTCGGTGGTAATTTCGCATGTCACCTTAATAGTATAGTCACTACCTATTCTAGTGATACTGACATTGAGGTCGGTGGTGAAATTTATATATCGAATAATAATCTACTGCAATTATTACAAGACAATATTGCACACATTAAATTGATTTTAAAATACCAGAGACATTTTGAAATCTGGGATACCGATTTATCATTAAATATTGCTAACTTTACTGAATTAATAGAAGAAATTAAGGATGGATTAGAATAAAAAATTATGAAGAACTTAATAAATAAAGAAGAAAAAGATCAAATTAATTCCATATGCATGTATTATGGAATTGAAGAATATACAATAAATTCAAATGGTTCGGTTGATGTGATTGGTAATATTGACTTTTATAACCTAACTTTATCTAAAATCCCATTACAATTTGGTAATGTATCCGGTAATTTTGATTGTTATGGCAATGACTTGACTTCATTAGAAGGATCACCAGTTAATATAGGAGGTAATTTTGATTGCTCACATAATAATTTGACTAATTTGATAGGGGCACCTACTGCGGTCGGTGGTGATTTTAATGGTTCGTATAGTCAATTAATTTCATTAGAGGGTGCACCTACTACAGTTGGTGGAAATTTTTATTGTAACAGTAATGATTTAATATCCACTTATTGCGGTGATAATGATATTGAATTGGGTGGAGACTTCCATTATAATGACAATTACTTACCACGATTATTGCAAGATAATATTGTACACATTAAACTAATCTTGAAGTATCAAAGACATTTTGAGATCTGGAATGATGACCTTACATTAAACGAGGAAAACTTCCAAATGTTACTCGATGAAATTAAGGATGGTTTACTATAATAATTCATTATATAGTATTTATTTACTATATTTATTTACTATATTTGTACAAATTTAACTAACAATAAAAGTCACAGGTGATTTGAAATCAATGATGATATATAATAGTGTTAATCCATAATGCCATGATTTCTAAAGAAGAAAAGGATAAAATTGATTTTATATGTAACGAATATGGGATTAAAAAATATTCAATCAATTCAAATGGGTCGATTGATGTCAATGGTGATGTATATTTATCATATAGAGAAATTTTTAAATTACCACTGAAATTTAATAATGTGATCGGCAATTTCAGATGTAATAGTAATAAATTGACCTCATTGGATGGTGCGCCGGTTACCGTGGGTGGTTATTTTTATTGTAGTCACAATCAGTTGACTTCATTAGTGGGTGGGCCGGTTACTGTTGGTGGTGATTTCGATTGTGATAATAATCATTTGACTACATTGGTGGGATCTCCTATTTCGGTTGGTGGAGATTTCAACTGTGATTTTAACATATTGACTACATTGGTGGATTCACCTATCACTATAAGTGGCCATTTTAATTGCAATAATAATTGTTTGACTTCATTAATGGGTGCCCCTACAATGGTTGGTGGTAGTTTTCAATGTATACGTAATAAACTGATCAATTTGATTGGAGCACCTTCGACGGTGGGTGTTTTTAGTTCGGGTGGAAATTATTTGACTTCAACTTATTCCGGTGATACTGACATTGAAGTGAGTGGTGCATTACTAGGTGATGGTAAACTTCTACCTCAACTTTATAGGGATAATATCAGTCACATTAAATTGATTTTAAAATACCAGAGACACTTTGAAATCTGGAATGCGGATCTAACCTTGAATGAGGAAAACTTTCAAGTATTACTCGATGAGATTAATGACGGTCTAAAATAATATAGTTTATGGAAAATTCAATCGGTATAGAAGAAAAAAATCAAATTGATCTAACAACGTTGTTATGTAACCAATACCATATTGATAACTATTCAATAAACTCGGATGGGTCTATTGATGTAGATGGTAATGTGGACTTTATTAATGAGAATTTTAAACAGCTACCTTTAAAGTTTGGTATTGTAAGTGGTAGTTTTTATTGTGGTAGTGGTAAATTAACTACATTAGAAGGTGCACCTACGACAGTGGGTGGAAATTTCTCATGCTCTTATAATGAATTGTCATCATTACTGGATGGTCCGGTTACTGTGGTTGGAAATTTTTCAGGTTCTTATAATCGATTAACATCATTAGAGGGTGGGCCACAAACTGTGGGTGGTGATTTTCATTGTAATGGAAATATTCTGTCTACCTTAAAAGGAGCCCCTGTTACGGTTGGAGGATTTTTCGGATGTGATTATAATGAATTAACTACACTTGAGGGTGGCCCAAAAAAGATTGCTGATAATTTTACATGTTCCTATAATAGTCTGTCTACATTAAAAGGAGCACCGGATTTTGTAGGTGGGGATTTTTATTGTTGTGAAAATGTTTTAATGTCGACCTATTCTGGGGATACTGATATTGAAATAATCGGAAATTTTTACAGTGGGTTCAGTGATGATTCAAAACTTCATTTTTTTTGGGATAGTACGAATAACATGTATCATATCAAAGGTGTTGTTAAAATGATTTTAAAATACCAACGACATTTTGAAATCTGGAATGATGATCTTTCATTGAATAATGAAAACTTACAGATCTTATTGGATGAAATTAAAGATGGCTTACTATAATTATAGATAAACTAACATCGTCACACATTATGAGCTTAATCACCAAAAAAGAAAAGAATCGAATTGATTCAGTTTGTAAAGAATATCATATCGAAAACTATTCAATTAACCCAGATGGATCGATTGATGTGGATGGTGATGTAGATTTACAAGGTATAAAATTAGTTAAGTTACCAGTTAAATTCAATAATGTTTCAGGGTCTTTTCATTGTGGTTTTAATTTTTTGACTTCCTTAGAGGGGTGTCCACATACTGTTGGTCGTGGTTTTTCTTGTATCTTTAATGCTTTGACTACATTAGAGGGATCCCCTGATACAGTCGGCGGTTATTTTATGTGTAGTACAAATAAAATAACCTCATTAATAGGCGCGCCGAATACGGTTGGTGGTGATTTTTTATGCTATGCTAATAAATTATCATCATTGGTTGGATCACCGGTTAGTGTGCATGGGTCTTTTAAATGTTTAGATAATAAAATAATCACATTAGAGGGTGCACCACATACAATTGGCCGTGGGTTATATTGTTCTAATGACTATCTTATCTCTATCTATTCTGGGGATACTGATATTGAAATAAACATGGAGTTTGAGTGTAGTCGTCATATACTGCCACAATTGATCGTAGATAATTTTAAGCATATTAAATTGATATTAAAATTCCAAAGGTATTTTGAAATCTGGGATGATAAGATCTCTTTAAATGTAAAAAATTTCAATGATTTGATATCCGAAATTGAAGACGGATTAGAATAAATCTAATTTAGATATAATCACAGTGAGTGATTATCCAATCGATATATTAATAAAAAATAAAACTAAAACATGAAAAATGTAACTTTTACAGAACATTTAAATAACGATTATTCCTTTTATAACAAATCGCAACTTGATTCTATATCTAATGATGATATAAAAGAATATCGTTATAAAATTATCCAAGATAATGCCGGGTGCAGTGATAGTAAAAATATCACTGAAATTAGAAATGCCCAATCCGATTGGAAACATTATCTAGAAGAACTTGAAGTTTATAGATTAGTTAGATTTAAACAAGATACCCTTGATATGTATGATAGATGGGTTAAATTAGCCGCAGATGGTGATAAAAGCTATGAGGGAATGGCTATACTTGTCCAAACTGTCCTGGGCAAAGAAGAAATGTATAATATGTCGTTATTCACACAAACCGAAGAAATTGGTGAGTTTAAATATATTATAGGGTTAGAGATTAACGATGTGCCAGATATGGTTAATTATGTAACGATGTTTATGAAAAAAAAATAGTTCACAGAAACCTTAAACCACAACATATCAAACCAGTGAAACACCGTTTAATTCCATAGATAGTCATATGATGAACTTAATTAGTAAAAAAGAAAAGGACTGGATCGAATCCATATGTTATAGGTATAGTATAAATAATTATTATATAAACTCGGATGGTTCGATTGATGTGTCTGGTAGTGTTGAACTCACCGGTAGAGGACTAACTAAATTACCATTAGTATTTAATATAGTGACAGGAGGATTCCATTGTACTAGTAATAAATTAACCTCATTAGAGGGCGCACCTCGCAAGATAGGTGGCAGTTTATACTGTGGTGACAATAAATTGACTTCACTTGTGGGTGGTCCTACTACAGTGGGTGGGTCCTTTAGATGTAGTAGTAATCAAATAACTTCATTAGAGGGAGCACCCACAGTAGTGGTTGGAGATTTCTCATGCCAAAGAAATAAATTATCATCCACTTATACCGGTTATGCTGACCTAGAAATTGGTAGAGCTGTTTACTTACACGGGAATAATCTACCTCTGCAATTTGACGATAATCACGATCACATGGCCCTAGTTTTAAAATATCAGCGACACTTTGAAATCTGGAATGATGACTTGACATTGAATGTAAATAATTTCAATGACTTAATAACAGAAATAAAAGATGGTCTGAAGTAGATTGTTTGAGCAGCACAAATTACTAGTATTAAATATTATTCTAATCCGTCTTTGATTTCATCTAGCAGCACCTGGAAGTTTTCTTCGTTCAAAGTTAGATCATCATTCCAGATTTCAAAGTGTCGCTGGTACTTCAAAATCAATTTAATGTGTACAATATTGTCCTTTAACGATTGTGTGAGTTTATTTTGACCTAAAAAAGTTTCACCGGTCACTTCAATATCAATATCACCGGAATAAGTAGAAGTCATTTTATTTTCACGGCATTTAAAACTACCACCAATATACTCAGGTGCACCCACCAAGTTAGTTAATTTATTCTTACTGCAATAAAACCCACCACCAACTGTAATAGGACCACCTTCTAATGTAGTTATTCTATTATTAAAACAGCTAAATTTACCACCCACCGATTGTGGTGCCTCATCAAGACTAGTTAATTTATTTCCGTCACAATAAAAGCCACCACCTACCGATTGGGGTGCTCCCTGTAATGTAGATAATCGATTTGAATCACAGTTAAAACTACCACTTACATTTCCAAACTTTAGTGGTAGTTTTTCTAGTCCGGAATTTATTATACTAACATAATCATCATCCACGTCAATAGACCCATCTGGGTTAATGGAATAGTTTTCAATATTATATTTTTTACAGATTTCATCAATTCGATCCTTTTCTTCTTTAGATATTAAGTTTATCATGGCATAACGTAGTTTCTCTATATATAAAAAATCTAATAACTCAATGCCGGTCAGCGAACCGATAGGTGAGTTGCATATTATTAATCGCGATTAACGTAGTTTTTATAAATCAGATATTCGCAATAAAATTCCCTAAGTATCATATAATGACAATATGGTACTTTTAAGACATTATAATCTTAAAAATATCACTGAGTATAAATTTAATTAAATATGCCCTTATAGATAGTATATGAGTCTTAATTTCGCGATTACCTCATCATTATTATATCTCTTATGTAGTAGGATTTGTTACCTGATATAAAAAGGTGCAACATCATGATATATAATAATATTATATTATTAATATACTGGTTGATTATTTAATATCATTTGTTTACTGTGTAAGTTGTTTACTGTGTAAGTTGTTTACTGTGTAAGTTGTTTACTGTGTAAGTTGTTTACTGTGTAAGTTGTTTACTGTGTAAGTTGTTTACTGTGTAAGTTGTTTACTGTGTAAGTTGTTTACTGTGTAAGTTACTTAATCATTTATCGGTTTTTTACCGATATTTTTTATTCTAAACCATCTTTAATTTCATCTAATAACACTTGGAATTTTTCATTGTTCAATGTTAGATCATCATTCCAGATTTCAAAGTGTCTTTGGTACTTCAATATCATTTTAATGTGTTCGAGATTATCTAACAATAATTGTGGTAATGTATGACCGGTGTGAAATTTCCCAGTGAATTCAATATCAATATCACCGGAATAAGTAGAAGTGAAATTTTCATTAGTACCATAAAACCCACCACAAATGGTATGTGCGATCCCGACCATAGAAGATATTCCATTATTTGACCAACAACTATATGTCCCACTTACTGTATGTGGGCCCCCCAATAAGGAAGACAATACGTTATCGTAACATTCAAAATTACCACCTACTGTATCCGGTGCACCTTCCAATGATGTTAGTTTATTAACACCACAACTAAACATGCCGTTGATATTGCGCGGTGAACCAATTAAGTTTTTCAAGTTATTAAACTTACAACTAAAATCATCACCAACCGATTCTGGAGAACCAGCCAATGATGATAAATCGTTAAAAGCACACACAAAATTCCCACCAACGGTGACCGGACCACCTTTTAACGATTTTATCATATTATCCTTGCAGGTAAAATTACCACTTACATTATTAAATACTATTGGAAATTTAGTTAAGTTTTGTTTTGATATATCAACATCACCATCAACATCGATGGAGCCATCCGAGTTTATTGAATAATTTTTAATTTGATATTTTTCACATATTGAATCTACGCGATCCTTTTGTTTTTTGGTGATTAAGTTTTTCATGATCTATATATTATTGTAAACCATCCTTAATTTCTAATATTAAAATATTGAAGTTTTCTTCATTTAAAGTTAGATCATCATTCCAGATGAAAAAATGTCTCTGGTACTTCAATATCAATTTAATGTGTTCGAGATTATCTAACAATAATTGTGGTAAATAATTCTCATATAAAGTTACTGCATCACTAATGTAATCAATATCAGTATTACCGGAAAAAGTGGATATTAAATCATTGTGCGAGGCATCAAAATATCCACCAACGCTATTCGGGCATCCCTCTAATGATGTCAGGAAATTACCCTCACAATCAAAATCACCACCTACTATCTTAGGACAGCCTTCCAATGATTTCAAATCATTTGAGTCACATCGGAACAGTCCAGATACTTTATTGAAATTCAATGGTATTTTAACTAATCCACTATAGGATAATTCTACATTACCATCAACATCAATAGATCCATCCGGATTAATCGAATACTTCACGATGTTAAATTCTTCACATATTAAATAGATCTGGTCCTTTTCTTCCTTGGTGATTAAGTTTTTCATAAATTTAACGTAGTTTCTTTATATTATTCCAGACCGTCTTCAATTTCATCAATTAATATCTGAAAGTTTTCTTCATTCAGTGTAAGATCATCATTCCATATAAAAAAGTGTCGTTGGTACTTTAAAATTAATTTAATATGTTTAAAATTATCCATAATTTGCTGAGACAATTTGGTTAAACCCATATAACAGTCGTTTTTGATTACAATATCAACATCACCTGAATAGGTTGTCATTAATGTAGTATTTCCGATATCTAGTCTACCTTGTACTGTTTCGACAACACCCACTAAAGTAGTTATCGGATTGCCATGGCAACGATAATTGCCACCCACTACAACAGGCCCACCAACTAAAGAGGACAAACGATTATATTCACAAAGAAAATCACCACCAATAGTATTCGAGACTCCTATTAATGAAGTCAACTGATTTTGACCACATCTAAAATCACCACCAACAGTATCAGGTATTCCTAATAAAGTAGTTAATTCATTATACGAGCAATCAAAATTACCCATTAAGGTAGTAGGTGCACCAATCAAATCAGTTAATTTGTTATGGTGGCAATAGAAGTTGTGAACGATATTCGGTCCACCCAACAAAGAGGTCAACTGATTTTCACCACAATAAAAATTACCCCCTGTACTCACCGGTGAACCCACCAGAGAAGTCAATAGATTACAGCTACAATTATAAGTGCCTCCAACTGTAACTGGTGATCCAACTAATGAAGTCAACTGATTGATGTAACAGTTAAAATCACCACTAACAGTAACCGGCCCACCTATTAATGACGTTAATTTATTACCACCACAGTCGAAAAAACCATACACGTTATTAAACCGTAATGGTAGCTTAGTTAAGTTCTTATTAAATAAATCCACATTACCGTTCACATCAATAGATCCATCTGAATTGATCGTATAATTATCAATACAATATTGGATACATGTTAAAACAATTATAATTTTTTCATCGTTGGTAATTGCGTTTATCATATGATATAAATTATTCTAGCCCGTCTTTAATTTCTTCAATTAGTATCTGGAAGTTTTCTTCGTTTAATGTCAAATCATCATTCCATATAAAGAAATGCCTCTGATACTTTAAAATTAGTTTGATATGTTCTAAATTAAGTTCCATTAAATAAGGCAATTTATTGGAAAGAAGATAAGCAGTATCAACTATTTCGATATCTCTATCCCCGGAATACGTAGAAACTAGATCGGAATTATGGGAACATTCAAACATATCACCAATGTAATCCGGTGCTCCCTCTAATGTGAGTATTTTGTTATGATTGCAATTATAGTTACCACCAACCCTAACCGGACCACCTATTAATGAAGTTAATTTATTTTTCCAACAATTGAAATTCCCAGATACATTATTGAACACTAATGGAATTCTATCCAAGCTCGAATAGTTCATGTTTACATCCCCATCTACGTCGATCGATCCATCTGGATTGACTGAATAATTTCTGATGTGGTATTTCTCACATAATAAGTCAGTCTTAGTCTTTAGTTTTCTAGTAAAAATATTCATTATATGTTATTGTTCCAATAGTGTTAGGTTTGATATCAGAATACCCAAAAGATTATAAATTTTGCTAATGTAATAAATTATATGCAGACTTCAAAATTCATTATCATATTTTAACAATTGCTAATTATAAATTATTCTAGCCCGTCTTTAATTTCGTCAATTAGTATCTGGAACTTTTCTTCGTTTAATGTCAAATCATCATTCCATATAAAGAAATACCTCTGATACTTCAAGATTAGTTTGATATGTTCTAATTGTTCAACTAATGGAAGTGGTAGCTTATGGTTGGAGAATTTAGAATCGATATTATTAAATTCCCCTAACAAATTAATATCAGTATCCCCTGAATATGTAGAGACTAATGGATTATTCTCAGCGAAAAAATTTTCACCAACTACATGAGGCAATCCTTCCAAAGTAGATAATTGATTATGACTACAGTTATAACTACCTAGAATTGTCTGCGGCGATCCCTCTAGTGATGTCAATTCATTATGACTACAACTAAAATCACCGATTATCTTAGTGAGTACTACTTGTAATGAAGTCAATTGATTACCATTGCAATTAAATGACCCACCCAAGGTGGTTGGTGATCCAACTAATGAAGTCAATTGATTAATGTAACAATAATAATCACCACCAACTGTAGTAGGTGCGCCCTCTAATGTAGATAGTTGATTATTATAGCAATGAAAATCACCACCAACGGTATGTGGGGCACCATTTAACGAAGTCATTTGATTATTACTACAATAAAAATTCCCAGTAACTTTTCCGAAATGTAATGGCATAGCACTTAGCTGATTATATTTCAAATCCACATCGCCATTCACATCAATCGACCCATCCGGATTAATTGAATAGTTTTCTATTTCATATTGCTTACATATTAAATCAATACGATCCTTTTCTTCTTTATTAATTAAGCTTTTCATATGATTGACGTGTAAGTGATATTAGTCCCACTTATATAAAATGGCATACTATGAAATGCAAATATAATGTATAATAGGTAAACAATAAAGTTTATTTAGATATTATTATAGTAAACCATCCTTAATTTCATCGAGTAACATTTGGAAGTTTTCCTCGTTTAATGTAAGATCATCATTCCAGATCACAAAATGTCTCTGGTACTTTAAAATTAATTTAATGTGTACAATATTATCATTGAGTAGTTGCGGTAAGTGATTGTCATTAGAATGGAAGTTGCCACCCACTTCTATATCATTATCACCGGAATAAGTAGATGATAATTGGTTACCATCACAAAAGAAATCTCCGCCCACTGAGGTAGGGCATCCCACCAAGTTAGTTAATTTATTTTTACTGCAATAAAAATTATCACCAACTGTATTTGGTGCACCCTCTAATGAAGTCAATTTATTGTCACCACAGTATAAACTACCACCTATCTCACGAGGTGTCCCATCCAAGTTACTTAATTTATTTTCCTCACAATAAAAACTACCACCTATCGATTGTGGTGATCCCTCTAATGTAGTTAATCTATTCGCATCGCAATTAAAACCACCACTTACATTTCTAAACTTTAATGGTAGTTTTGTTAGTCCCCAATTATTTATTACCACAAAATCATTCACATCAATAGATCCATCCGAGTTTATTGAATAGTTTTCAATTTGATATTTTTTGCATCTTGAATCTACGCGATCCTTTTGTCTTTTGGTGATTAAGTTCTTCATAAATTTATTTTTTTATTCTAAGCCGTCTTCTATCTCGGAAATCAAATCCTTGAAGTTTTCCTCGTTTAATGTAAGGTCATCATTCCAGATCTCAAAGTGTCGCTGATACTTTAAGATTAGTTTAATATGTTTTGTATTATCTTGTAGTAATAGTGGCAATAGTATATAAGAAAAATATATATCACCACCCACTTCTACATCAATATCCCCGGAATAGGTAGATGTTAATTTATTATTACCTATAAATCCATCACCCACCGTCGAAGGTGCTCCAATCAAATTGACCAGTTTATTACGTCTACATAGAAAACTACCACCAACCATTGTAGGGGCACCCATTAATGACGTTAGTATATTAATATTGCATGTATAATTACCACCTACCGTAGTCGGTCCACCAATCAAATTAGTTAGATTGTTATTGGTGCAGTTAAATAAAAGACCCACAGTATGGGGCGAGCCATCTAATGAAATCAAATCATTATCCATACACGTAAACCCACCACCAACTTTACCAAACTGTAATGGTAATTTTCTTAAATGGCAATCCCTTAAATCAACATCACCATTAACATCAATAGATCCATCCGAATTAATCGAATAATTTTTAATTTGATAATCTTTACATATTAAATCAATACGATCCTTTTCCTCTTTACTAATTAAGTTTTTCATGAGCTATATATTATTATAGTAAACCATCCTTAATTTCATCGAGTAACATTTGGAAGTTTTCCTCGTTTAATGTAAGATCATCATTCCAGATCTCAAAGTGTCGCTGATACTTTAAGATTAGTTTAATGTGATTAATGTTATCTTGTAGTAATTGTGGTAGGTAATCATTTGTGAAGGATATATAACCACCCACCTCAATATCAATATCACCGGAATAAGTAGAAATCAGGTAGTTATACGTACAAATTAAATTACCACCAATTGTGTGAGGTGCACCTTCTAATGAAGCTAGTTTATTATTATAACAATGAAAATCACCACCCACCGTTTGTGGCCCACCCTCTAATGAGGTTAGCTTATTTTTATAACAGATAAAAATACCACCTACAGTAGTAGGTGATCCCTCTAATGTAGTTAATTGGTTATTCCTACAATGGAATTCTCCTGACACTACATTAAAGTTCAAAGGTAGTTTATTAAATTCCCTAGCTGCTAAAAATATATCACCATCAACATCAATGGATCCATCCGAGTTTATTGAATAGTTTTTAATATTGTGTTTGGTACATTCCAAATCGATCTGATCCTTTTCTTCTTTGGTAATTAAGTTCTTCATAAATTTGTTTTTTATTCTAATCCGTCTTTTATATCATTCATCAATTCTTGGAAATTTTCCTCATTCAAGGATAGATCGACATTCCAGATCTCAAAGTATCTCTGGTATTTTAAAATTAATTTAATGTGTTCCGCATTATCTTGTAACAATAGTGGTAAGTGATTGTTATTAAAATGGAAGTCGCCACCCACTTCAATATCAATATCGCCGGAATAAGTAGAAGTCAGGTAGTTATATGTACAAATTAAATTACCACTAAGGGTATGAGGTGCCCCCTCTAATGTAGATAATCGATTTGAATCACAATAGAAATCGCCATCAACTTTAGTAGGCGCACTTTCTAATGAAGTCAACTTATTTAGATAACAATAAAAATCGCCATCAACTTTAGTAGGCGCACTTTCTAATGAAGTCAATTCATTCATATAACAGCTAAAACTACCACCTACGATTTTAGGTGATCCATTTAGCGAAGTTAATTTATTACAACCACATAGAAAATCACCACTAACTTTATTAAATTTTATTGGTAGTTCAGTCAAGTTAATATTAGTCAAATCAACTTCTCCATCAACATCAATGGATCCATCTGAGTTTATATAATAATTCTTTATATAATACGCATTGCATATTAAATCGATTTGGTCCTTTTCTTCTTTACTAATTAAGTTCTTCATATAGTATATATAAAATCTAATAACTCAAAGGGTGCCAGCGAACCGATAGGTGTGCTGCATATTTACATAGTCAAATTTTTAACATTATAAAATTGTCTATGTAAATATGCTTCTTAATTTCATGTCGACACACCATAATATTTGAATATAAAGTGTCAACATAAAGGTACAAAAAAAATGATATAAATCAAGTCTTTTTAGTAAAAAGGTATCGCCAATACAATTAGATGCTATAGTAAACCATCTTCAATTTCTAATATCAAATCAGTAAAATTTTCTTCATTGAAAGTCAAATCATCATTCCAAATCATAAAGGGTCTCTGGTATTTTAAAATCAATTTAATGTGTCTAATATTATCATTAAATAATTGCGGTAAATTATTAGAATGGCATTTTATTACGCCATTCACTTCAATATCATAATCGCCAGCATAGGTAGAATTTAAATTTTTATTATTATCATAATAAAAACCTTTACCCACCTCACTAGGGGATCCTTCTAGGGTAGTCAATTGATTATGACTACAGTTATAACTACCTAGAATTGTCTGCGGCGATCCCTCTAGTGATGTTAATTCATTCCCAGTACAATAAAAATCACCACTCACCTCACTAGGTGATCCGTCTAACGAAGTCAGATTATTATTAGAACAATATAAACCATCCCCAATGGTAACCGGCAATCCCTCTAGTGAAGTTAAGTGATTATTGGAGCAATAAAGACTTCCACCCACCTCAGTAGGTGATCCATTTAGCGAAGTTAATTTATTATACCTACAATATAAATCACCGCCCACTGTATGTGGACCGCCCACTAATGAGGTTAGATTATTGTCTCTACAGTAAAAATTACCATAAACTATACGAGGCGATCCACTCAATGAAGTTAATTTATTATCAGAACAATAGAAATCACCACTCACTTTATTAAATTTTATTGGAAATTCCACTAAATCAACATTGACTATTCTAACATAACCATCTACATCAATAGACGCATCCGGATTAATGGAATAGTTTTCAATTTTATATTGCTTACATATTAAATCGATCTGGTCCTTTTCTTCTTTACTAATTAAATTCTTCATATAGTATATATTATTCTAGACCATCTTTTATTTCTGTTATTAAGTCATTGAAATTATCTACATTCAATGAAAGGTCATCATTCCAGATCTCAAAGTGTCGTTGATATTTTATGATGGTCTTAAGGCAATTCATATTATTCATAAGGGCCGGTGGTAATAGGGTTGTATTAGATAATATAGACACACCACTCGTTTCGATATCAATATCACCCGAATAGGTAGAACTTAAATTGTTATACGAGCAAATAAGATTCCATCCAATTGTGTGTGGAGCTCCAACCAATGAAGTCAAATTATTGTATTGGCACCAATAATTTCCGCCTACACTATTTGGACTACCCTCTAATGAAGTTAACTTGTTATTAGAACAATTAAATTCTAAACTTATAGTATGTGGTGAGCCGTGCAATGATCTTATTCCATTGTATTGACAATTAAAATCACCACCCACACTATTTGGACCGCCCTCTAATGAAGTTAATTTATTAGATTGACAATTAAAATCACCACCCACCTCAGTAGGCGATCCCTTTAATGAAGTTAATCTGTTATTAGAACAATAAAAATCTCCACTCACTTTTCCAAATTTTAATGGTAATGAAGTTAATGATCCTCTGGGAAATACAACACTACCATCTACGTCAATAGTGCCGTCCGGATCAATCGAATACATAGTTATTTTATATTGATTACATATTAAATCGATTCGATCTTTTTCTTCTTTATTGATTAAGTTCTTCATAAAGTATATATTATTCTAGACCATCTTTAATTTCATCTAATAACACTTGTAAGTTTTCTTCATTTAAAGTTAAGTCATCATTCCAAATCTCAAAATGTCTCTGGTACTTTAAGATTAGTTTAAAGTTAACCGTATAATATTGAAGAAATTGTGGAAGTAGATTACTACCTAATAAGACCATCCCACCAACTTCAATATCAGTATCGTCGGAATAAGTAGATTTCAATGCATTGTCTCTACAATAAAAATCACCACCCACTGTATGAGGTCCACCCACAAGTGAAGTCAATAGATTATTAGAACAATTAAAAAAATCACTCACCCTAGTAGGTGAGCCCTTTAATGAAGTTAACCTGTTATCGGAACATCTGAAATTACCACCAATTGTAGTGGGTGATCCAACTAAAGTAGTTAATTTATTATAAGAGCATCGGAAACTACCACCCACTGTAGTAGGCCCACCCACTAACGTAGTTAATCGATTTTCAATACAATAAAAACTACCACCAACCGTAACCGGTGAACCCTCTAATGAAGTTAATTTATTAAATCTACAACTAAAACCCTCACCCACAGTATGTGGCGAACCCTCTAATGAAGTCAAATCATTATGATCACATTCAAAATCCCCACTCACTTTTCCAAATTTTAATGGTAATGAAGTTAATGATCCCCTGGGAAATACAACACTACCATCTACGTCAATAGAGCCATCCGAGTTTATCGAATAGTCTTCGATATGATATTCTTTGCAGATTAAATCGATCCGGTCTTTTTCTTCTTTATTGATTAAGTTCTTCATATAGTATATATTATTCTAGACCATCTTTAATTTCTGCTATCAAATCCAGGAAGTTTTCTTCATTTAATGTTAAGTCATCGTTCCAGATCTCAAAGTGTCGTTGATACTTTAAGATTAGTTTAATATGGTATATATTGTCTACAAATAGAACAGGCAAGCATTGACTATCGAAGTATCCCTCACCACTTATTTCTATATCTACATCACCGGCATAAGTAGAAGCTAAATTATTATCTGTGCAATAAAAACCACCACTAACTGTATTTGGGGAACCCTCTAGGGTAGTTAATTGATTATTCTCACAATAAAAACTACCACTAACTACAGTCGGTGACCCCTTTAGTAAAGTTAGTTTATTACTTGTACATGAAAAGTCACCACCCACCGATTGTGGTACCCCTTCAAAACTAGTTAATTGATTATCATCACAATAAAAACTACCACCAACTGTATTTGGCGAACCCACTAACGTAGTTAATCCATTACACTGGCAGTTAAAACCACGACTAACTGTAATAGGCCCACCCACTAACGTAGTTAATTGATTATCATTACAATGAAAATTACCGACCACTGAGGTAGGTCCACCAAGCAAACTAGTTAATTGATTATCATTACAATGAAAATTACCGACCACTGAGGTAGGGGATCCTTCTAAGGTAGTTAATTTATTATAACTACATTTGAAAATACCCCCAACTGTAGTAGGGGATCCCTCTAACGTAGTTAATTGATTATCATCACAGTGGAAATTACCGCCAACTGTAGTAGGGGATCCCTCTAAGGTAGTTAAATGATTATCGTCACAATGGAAATTACCACCAACTGTAGTAGGGGATCCCTCTAAGGTAGTTAATTTATTATCATCACAATGGAAATTACCACTTACATTTCTAAACTTTAATGGTAGTTTTTCTAGTCCCCAATTAACTATTACCACAAAATCATTCACATCAATAGATCCATCCGAGTTTATTGAATAGTTTTCAATTTGGTAAAATTTACATAATAAATCAATGCGGTCCTTTTCTTCTTTACTAATTAAATTCTTCATGGCTTATATATTAAAGTAAACCATCTTCAATTTCTGTTATTAAATCCTTGAAATTTTCTTCGTTTAATGTAAGGTCATCATTCCATATAAAAAAATGTCTTTGGTATTTTAGAATCAACTTAATATGGATAAGGTTAGTAATAAGCACCGATGGCAATCTATTTGATTTAAAATTTATACTATTTTCTACTTCTATATCAGTATCGCCTGAGTATGTAGAAACTATTTGATTGCTACTACAATCAAAATTATATCCAATTGTAGTCGGTGCACCCACCAATGATTTAATAAAATTATTGGAGCATATATAATAACCACCAATCGTAGTAGGAGAACTCTCTAATGTGACCAACCTATTGTATGAGCATTCATAATTACCACCCACTGTAACCGGCCCACCCACTAATGAAGTTAATTGATTATCATTACAATGATAATCCTCACCCACTATATGTGGAGAACCCTCTAATGAAGTCAATTTATTGTATGAACAAGTAAAATAAACCCCGACAGTATGGGGGGAACCAGACAAAGATGTTAAGTTATTCTGATTGCATTTAAAATATCCAGTTACATTACCAAAGCGCAATGGTAAATGTGATATAGTCATACCAGTTAATTTCACATTACCATCCACATCAACAGATCCATCCGAGTTTATTGAATAGTTTTCGATTTCATATTCTTTGCAGATTAAATCGATCTGGTCCTTTTCTTCTTTAGATATTAAGTTCTTCATGTGGTAACGTATCAACTATGTTAGTTTGACTATATATTAAAACTATTATTCCAACCCCTCTTGGATTTCCAATATTAAAGTGTTGAAATTTTCTTCATTCAAAGTAAGATCAGCATTCCATATAAAGAAATGTCTTTGGTATTTCAAAATTAATTTAATATGATTATTATTCTTTTCTAAAATATCAGGCATTTTATGTATCCCCAGATTAAGGTCACTATATAAATCCCCAACGGTCTCATTGTCAACATTACCGGAATAGGTGGAAATTAAATAATTTACCGCAAAGCGAAAATGTTTCCCGACATATTCTGGACAACCTTCCAATGTAGTCAAATTATTATTCTCACATTCATAATGACCACCGACACATATTGGGCCGCCCACTAATGTAGTTAATTTATTTCTATTGATCTCAAAGCTACCACTTACCTTGCCAAAACGCAACGGTAAACTCAGTAATCCTCTCTGATTTAAATTAACATTACCATCTACATCAATAGAGCCATCCGAGTTTATCGAATAATTTTTAATTTGATAGCGTAAGCATTCCAGGTCGATCTGGTCCTTTTCTTCTTTAGATATTAAGTTCTTCATGAGATAACGGTGTTTGTCTATATATTATTCTAGGCCGTCTTTAATTTCATCCAGAAGTATCTGGAAGTTTTCTTCATTAAATGACAAATCATCATTCCAGATCATGAAATACCTCTGATACTTTATAATAGTACTAAGGTGTTCGTTATTATCCATAAACACTTTAGGCAATAACTGAGTTTGTGGGTTTATTAGGTACACTCCACTCACATTTATATCGGTATCACCAGAATACGTAGATGTGATTTTATTATTACCCACATTAAATTTGCCACCAACCGTTGTGGGTGCACCGACCAAGTCAGTCAGCTTATTGCTGCTACATGCAAAAATACTACCAACGGTGACCGGGCCACCAATCAAATTAGTCAATTTGTTATCGTTACAGTTAAATACACCACCAACCGTATGAGGGGATCCCTCTAAGGTAGTTAATGAATTCAGAGAACAATAAAAACTACCAGACACATTACCAAATTTAATAGGAAGATTTTTCAGGTCTAAATTTCGTATACTCGCGTCACCATCAACGTCGATGGAACCATCTGGGTTTATCGAATAGTTTTTGATTCTATGTTTTTTACATATTAAATCAATCTGGTCCTTTTCTTCCTTGGTGATTAAGTTTTTCATAAATTTATTTTTATTCTAATCCCTCTTCTATTTCTAATAACAAATCCTTGAAATTTTCTTCGTTTAATGTAAGGTCATCATTCCAGATTTCAAAATGTCGTTGGTATTTCAAGATCAATTTAATAACAACTTTGTTATGGCAATTACTAAGAAATTGCTGAGGTAATTTATTATTATTATTACAGTCAAAACTACCAATGATATCAATATCAATATCACCAGAAAATATAGAAATTAGGTCATTGTGCATACAAAAAAACCCACCACCTATACTCTCAGGGGCACCCTCTAATGTGGTTAGTGCATTTAAATAACAATGATAACTACCACCTACGGTAACTGGTCCACCCACCAATGAAATCAATTTATTAGTACAGCATGAATAACCCTTACCTACGGTAACCGGAGAACCTTTTAGAGTAGTTAACTTATTGTGATTGCATGAAAAATTACCAGATACTTTACCAAACTGTAATGGTAATTTTATTAAATGTCTATCCCTTAAATCCACATCACCATCAACGTCAATAGATCCATCTGAGTTAATGGTATAGTTTTTTATTTTATATTCTTTGCATATAAAATCGATCTGGTCCTTTTCTTCCTTGGTGATTAAGTTCTTCATATAGTATATATTATTCTAAACCATCTTCAATTTCTAATATAAGATCATTAAAATTTTCCTCGTTTAATGTAAGGTCATCATTCCAGATTTCAAAATGTCGTTGGTACTTTAAGATTATTTTAATATGGTCGATATTGTCATTAAATAATTGTGGTAATGAGGCCACATGCGAAAAAACATCTGATATTTCAATATCAATATTTCCAGAATATGTAGAAATTAACTTATAGTTTTCGTAGCATATATATATGCCACCCACCATAGTAGGTGAACCCTCTAATGAAGTTAATTCATTATAACTACAATTGAAAATACCCCCAACGGTAGTAGGCGATCCCTCTAAGGAAGTCAAAACATTATGATCACAATAAAAATTACCATTAACGGTAACTGGCGAACCTTCTAATGTAGTTAATTTATTACTAGCACAATCGAATTTACCAGATACTTTATTGAATTTAATCGGCATTTTAGTTAGTCCTATGTTGAATAAATCCACACTACCATCAACATTGATGGAACCATCCGAGTTTATGATATAGTTTGTGATTCTATATTGAATGCATATTAAATCAATCTGGTCCTTTTCTTCTTTAGTAATTAAGTTCTTCATAAATTTATTCTTTTTTATTTTAAACCATCTTCAATTTCTAATAGCAAGTCATTGAAATTTTCATCATTTAATGATAAGTCATCATTCCAGATACTAAAATAGCGTTGGTACTTTAGAATCAATTTAATGTTTTCAGCATTATCTTGTAACAATTGTGGTAAGTAGGTATGATTAAAATAAAATTCTTCACCCACTTCAATGTCATTATCACCCGAATGGGTGGATATTAAATCATTATTACAATGGAAGTTGCCTTTAATCGTTTTGGGACAACCAATAAGAGTGCTTATTTGGTTAGAATTGCATACAAAATCACAATTAATTACTTCCGGGGATCCTACCAGGGATGTTATATTATTAAGCATGCAATAAATATTACCCTTGATAGTATTTGGAATACCTTTAAATGAGGTTAAATTATTACTAGAACAATCAAAATCACCACCCACCGAAGTAGGTGCACCTTCCAATGTAGTCAAATCGTTACCACCACATCTGAAGTGTAGACCAACCTCAACCGGACTACCATGCAGCGATCTTAGTTTATTTTCGACACAATCATACGCGTTCCCCACTATTGATGGACCACCAATCAAATTAACTAATTTGTTGTCAGCACAATCAAAGTAGTTTCCTACTTCATAAGGGCAACCATCTAATGTGGTTAGCATATTACTAGAACAGATGAAATCCTTACTGACTTTTCCAAAACGCAGGGGTAACTTAGTTAAACTTTCCATATATAAATTCACATCACCATCTACATCAATAGATCCATCCGAGTTTATGGTATAGTTTTTAATATTATATTTATCACAAATTGAATCAATACGATCCTTTTCTTCTTTACTGATTAAGTTCTTCATAGTACTATATATTAGATATTAAAAACTCACATGGAATCATAATATTTATTACATTTGTACCCATCATTAATAATATGCTGTAAATATACTCAATTATGTCTATCAGTTTGAAAACCATACCCCCAAATTATTCACCGGTTTTATTCGAAATGTTTTACATGGTGCCCGATGAAAAAACGGGGGAAGAATATTATTACTTCAAGGATAAAACGATTAGCCGTGATCGCTATACTCCTATATTTCTGAAATGAATTAAAATCAACACATATGAATTTTCATTTTATAGTAGTATAAAAGGGGAATACGGTCGTTTTTTTTACAATTGAATTTGGATTGGGGTTCAGAACTATCAACGAAATTCAAGGACTTTTTACATACGGTAGATTTATAATGGATAATGATTATGAATTATCGTTGGACTCATGTAAAAAGATTTATGATTTAAATCTGACCATTGGCTATTATGATAACCAGGGTGTTGAGATAATTGAATATGATCAGATGGCAATACAACGCCGCATTACCATCAATGATATTTTATATTCTTAATATTATTCTAGGCCATCTTTAATTTCATCAAGCAATTCTTGAAAGTTTTCATCATTCAATGATAGATCGGCATTCCAGATCTCAAAATGTCGCTGATATTTTAAAATTAGTTTAATGTGTACAATATTATCTTGTAATAGTTGTGGTAATTCATCACCTATGCATCTAAATTTACCACCCAATTCAATATCTATATCACCGGAATAGGTAGAAATTATCTCACTATGTATGTAATTAATATCCCCACCAATTATGTGGGGAGTCCCCTCTAATGAAGTCAGCTCATTACCATAACAATGAAAATTACCACCTACCGATGATGGCCCACCTATTAATGAAGTTAATTGATTGCAAGAACAACTAAAATCACCACCAACCGTAATTGGGGATCCCTCTAATGTAGTCAGTTTATTAACACTACAATTAAAATTACCACTGACATTATTAAATGTTAATGGTAATTTATTAAATTTCAGTAATGCTAAATTTACATCACCATTAACATCAATCGATCCATCTGAAGTGATATTATAATTTTCAATATTGAGATTGGTGCATATTGAATCAATTCGATCCTTTTCTTCTTTACTAATTAAGTTCTTCATGGTTTAATAGGGTTTCATTATATATAAAATCTAATAACTCAAAGTGGTCAGCTCAGATACTATTCTAAACCATCTTCTATTTCAGTTATCAAAACCTGGAAGTTTTCTTCGTTTAATGTTAAGTCATCGTTCCAGATCTCAAAATGTCGCTGATATTTTAAAATTAGTTTAATGTGTACAATATTATCTTGTAATAGTTGTGGTAAGTTGTTACAAATACTCATATTGACAAAACCATTCACTTCAATATCTACATCACCTGCATAGGTAGAAGTTAACTTGTTATATGCACAAATTAAATTACCACCAATTGTGTGAGGTGCACCTTCTAATGTAGATAGTTGATTATTATAGCACTGATAATTACCACCTACTGATGATGGACCTCCTACTAATGAAGTTAAGTTGTTCCTATAACAATGAAAATTATAGCCCACCGATTGTGGAGCACCTTCTAATGTAGATAGTTGATTAGTATCACAACAAAAATTGTCACTTACCGTACCAAACTGCAAGGGTAGTTTTTCTAGTTTCCACCTTACAAATAACATACTTCCATCTACATCAATAGACGCATCCGGATTAATGGAATAGTTTTTTATGCGGTATTGCTTACATATTAAATCAATTTGATCCTTTTCTTCTTTACTAATTAAGTTCTTCATAAATTCATTCTTTTATTCTAATCCCTCTTCTATTTCTAATATCAAATCTTTAAAGTTATCAACATTAAGTGTCAGATCATCATTCCAAATCATAAAGTGTCTCTGGTACTTCAAGATCAGTTTAATGTGTATAATATTATCTTGTAATAATTGTGGTAATTCATTATTAGACAATTCCACGTCACCCACCAATTCAATATCTATATCCCCGGAATAGGTAGACGTTAACTTGTTACGTGAACAAATTAAATCACCTACAACCGTATGAGGTGCCCCCTCTAATGAAGTTATTTCATTATAATAACAACTAAAATCACCACCAACGGTAATCGGCCCACCCTCTAAGGAAGTTAGGTTGTTCATATAACAATAGAAATCACCACTCACTTTATTAAATTTTATTGGAAATTCCACTAAATCAACATTGACTATTCTAACATAACCATCTACATCAATAGACCCATCCGGATTAATGCTATACTTCATGATGCTATATTGGGTACATATTGAATCAATTCGATCCTTTTCTTCTTTGGTAATTAAGTTCTTCATATGTTATATATAAAAATCTAATAACTCAAAGGGGACCAGCGAACCGATAGGTGAGCTGCATATTAAACTAAACTTTAACGTTTTTTAACATTATAAATTTGCATATTAATTTAACTTTTATTAACTTTGTGTTGGCACTTTACACTCAAGTACTACACTATAAAGTGCCAACATAAAGATACAATATTATTTTCATATACACAAGAATTTTAACAACGTTGTTAACATTTATATTTCAGCACTATGTCCTCGCTTCGCTCGGACTAATCATTATATATATTTTGCCTCTTATAATCTAAACTTTATTTATTCTTTACGTATAGTGTAGTTGTTAACTACTGGTTTATAAGGTACCACCATGAGGATACTATTCTAAACCATCTTCTATTTCGCTTATCAAAACCTGGAAGTTTTCTTCATTTAAGGTAAGATCATCATTCCATATCTCAAAGTATCGCTGATATTTTAAAATTAGCTTAATAACAACGTTGTTATGATCCATATTAGACTTAAGGAGTGGCGGTAATGTACCACCTGGTGAAAAATGACCACTCACTTCGATATCAATATCACCAGAATAAGTGGATGTCAATTTGTTATCATAACATACAAAATCCCCGCCAATCTTAGCAGGGGAACCATCTAAGGAGATTAACTGATTTTCATAACAGTGAAAATTATTACCGACACTAACCGGAGCACCCTTTAACGATGTTAATCTGTTAAAACCACAAACAAAACTACCCCCAACTATATGGGGACAACCCTCTAATGAAGTCAAATTATTATGACTAATGATGAAATCACCATCGACACTAACCGGGGCACCCTCTAATGAGGTTAAAATATTATGACTAATGATGAAATCACCATCGACACTAACCGGGGCACCCTCTAATGAAGTCAAATTATTAAACGAACATGTAAATCTACCAGATATTGCACCAAATTTCAATGGCAACTTATCTAATTTTTCATTATATAAATTTATACTATCATCTACATCAATAGACCCATCCGGATTAATGGAATAGTTTTTTATACTGTATTGATCACATATTAAATCAATTTGATCCTTTTCTTCTTTAGATATTAAGTTCTTCATAAAGCTATATATTATTCTAGGCCATCTTCAATTTCTAATATCAAATCTTTAAAGTTATCTACGTTCAATGTTAAGTCATCATTCCAGATCTCAAAATGTCGCTGATATTTTAAAATTAGTTTAATGTGTCTAATATTATCTTGTAATAATTGTGGTAATAGATTACCAGATAAATCCACATCAGCATCCACTTCGATATCAGTATCACCGGAATATGTAGAAGTCAGGTAGTTACGTAAACAAGTTAAATCACCACCAACCGTATGAGGTGCCCCCTCTAATGAAGTTATTTCATTATAATAACAATAAAAATTACCACCTACATAAGTAGGCGAACCTACTAATGATGTCAATTTGTTTTCATAACATTCAAAATATCCACCAACCGTTGTAGGTGCACCATCTAATGAAGTCAGTAGATTTAAACCACAATTAAAAAACCCGGTAACTTTACCAAATCGCAATGGTATTTTAGTTAATTTTGTATTATGTAAATTAACATCATCATCTACATCAATAGTACCATCCGGGTTAATGCTATACTTCATGATGCTATATTGGGTGCATATTGAATCAATTCGATCTTTTTCTTCTTTACTAATTAAATTCTTCATAAAACTATATATTATTCTAGGCCGTCTTCGATTTCTACTATCAAATCCTGGAAGTTATCTTCATTGAGTGTAAGGTCTTCGTTCCAGATAAAGAAATGTCTCTGGTACTTTAAAATTAGTTTAATATGGTATATATTGTCTACAAATAGAACAGGCAAGCATTGACTATCGAAGTATCCCTCACCACTTATTTCTATATCTACATCACCGGCATAAGTAGAAGCCAAATTATTATCTGTACAAATTAAATCACCGCCAATGGTAACCGGAGCACCCTCTAGGGTAGTTAATTGATTTTCGTCACAATAAAAACTACCAACAACGTTAACTGGTCCACCCACTAACGTAGTTAATTGATTCCTTGTACATGAAAAGTCACCACCCACCAATTGTGGCACCCCTTCAAAACTAGTTAATTGATTATCGTCACAATAAAAATCACCGCCAATGGTAACCGGCCCACCCACTAACGTAGCTAATTGATTATCATCACAATAAAAAAACCCACCCACCGTAGTAGGTGAGTCCTCTAGTGATGTCAGTTTGTTTGAAACACAATCGAAATTACCAAATACTTTATTAAAATTTAATGGAATTTTTTCCAAACCGGTCCTCCTTAAACTCACATCACCATCAACATCAATAGATCCATCTGAGTTAATCGTATAATTCTTAATTTTATATTTTATACATATTAAATCGATCTGGTCCTTTTCCTCTTTACTAATTAAGTTCTTCATATGTTAGCGGTGTTTGTCTATATATTATTCTAGCCCGTCGTCAATTTCTAATATTAAATCATTGAAGTTATCAATATTCAATGATAAGTCATCATTCCAGATCTCAAAGTGTCTCTGGTATTTTAAAATCAATTTGATGTGGTGTATGTTAGCCATAAGCTGATGAGGTAACCTATTATCACCAAATTCAAGTTCACTATCCTCACTATCCACTTCTATGTCAATATCACCTGAGTATGTAGATGTCAATTTATTCGCACTACAATTAAAATTGCCACTTATAGTGATAGGCAAACCCACCATTGTAGTCAATATATTAAAATTACAGTTAAAATCACCACCAACAGAAATAGGCGATCCCTCTAATGACGTCAGCCGATTCTCAATACAATCAAACTGACCACCCACCGTATGAGGTCCACCCACTAAGGTAGATAAATCATTGTCACCGCAATCAAAATCACCGCCCACTGTATGTGGTGCGCCCTCTAATGAAGTTATTTGATTAAAGTGGCAGTAGAAATCACCACCAACTGTATGAGGAGATCCTTCCAATGAAGTTATTTGATTAAACGAGCATATGAAATGACCCGAAACTTTACCAAATTTCAATGGCAATTGTATTAATTTTTTACTCGAAATAAACACATCCCCATCAACATCAACAGATCCATTCGAATTAATCGAATAATTTTCAATTTGATAATCTTTACATATTAAATCGATCTGGTCCTTTTCACCTTTGCTAATTAAATTTTTCATAAGCTATATATAAAAATTAGATCCATCAAAGCGGCCAGCGAACCGATAGGTGAGCTGCATATTATATTAAACTTTAACAGTTTTAATTTGTAAATGTTAGATATATTCATTAACTTTGTGTTGGTACCTTACACTCAAGTACTACACTATAAAGTGCCAATATAAAGATACAAAATATAGTAATACAAAGCAAGTCTTTAATGTAAAAGTTATGAACGATGTTAACGAAGTGTCTTATCAACGATGTTATAAACAATCGCTCACTCAGACACTACTGTAGCCCCTCTTCTATTTCAGAAATCAAATTCTGGAAGTTTTCTTCATTTAATGTAAGATCATCATTCCATATAAAGAAATACCTCTGGTACTTTAATATTAGTTTAGTAACAACGTTATTATGTTCCATATTAGACTTAAGGAGTGGCGGTAATGTATCACCTGGACAAAAAAATCCTAAAACTTCAATATCCACATCACCAGAATAAGTTGAGGTTAATTTGTTACCATTGCACTCAAAATCACCACCAACAGTAACCGGGCCACCCACAAGTGAAGTCAATTTATTTCCATGACAGTGGTAATCACCACCAACAGTATGTGGACCACCATCTAATGAAGTCAACTGATTTTGACCACATCTAAAATCACCACCAACAGTATGTGGACCGTCCTCTAATGTAGTCAAGAAGTTCGATGTACAAGAAAATCTACCAGAAATCTTACCAAATTTCAATGGGAACTTAACTAAGTTCTCACTATATAAATTCACATTGCCATCCACATCAATCGATCCATCTGAGTTGATTGTATAATTCTCGATGCCGTATTGATCACATATTAAATCGATCTGGTCCTTTTCACCTTTGCTAATTAAATTTTTCATAAGCTATATATTATTCTAATCCATCTTCAATTTCAGCTATCAAATCAGCAAAGTTATCTGCATTCAAAGTTAAGTCATCGTTCCAGATTTCAAAATGCCTCTGGAACTTCAAGATTAGTTTAATATGATCCAGGTTATCCAATAATTGCTGTGGTAGTAGACTGTTGTCGGCACATCTTACAATTCCGGATACGTCAATATCCGTATCACCTGTGTAAGTAGAAGTTAAATTATTATAACTACAATAGAAATCACCACCAACCGTATGTGGGGATCCCTCTAATGAAGTTAAAACATTGTACCCACATCTAAAATCACCACCAACTGTAGCCGGGCAACCGTCTAATGAAGTCAAGTAATTACCAAGGCAACTGAAATTACCAGTCACTTTTCCAAATTTCAAAGGTATAACAGATATTTCTTCTTCGTGTAATGCTACATCACCATTCACATCAACTGAACCATCTGAGTTGATCGAATAGTTCTCGATGTCGTATTGTTTACATATTAAATCAATTTGATCCTTTTCTTCTTTAGATATTAAATTCTTCATAAAACTATATATTATTTCAACCCCTCTTCAATTTCTGCTATCAAATTCAGGAAGTTTTCCTCATTCAAAGATAGATCATCGTTCCAGATTTCAAAATGTCTCTGGTACTTCAAAATTAGTTTAATATGATCCATATGATCAATAACTAGCTGAGGTAACTGTAAAAATGTGTCACCTGAGTATAAATCGCCAGCGAATTCAATATCAATATCCCCAGAATAGGTAGACGTAATGTTATTATTAGTACATTTTAAATCACCACCAATAATACTTGGACTACATTCCAACGTAGTTAAATTGTTATAACTACAATAAAAATCACCAACTACCGTATGTGGTCCACCCTCCAATGAAGTTAATTCATTATAATAACAATTAAAATCACCACCAATTATAGTAGGCGATCCCACCAATGTAGTCAAATGATTAAACGAACATGAGAAATGACCAGAAACTTTACCAAATTTTAATGGTAATTGTATTAATTTTTTCCTCGAAATAAACACATCCCCATCAACATCAATAGATCCATCCGAGTTAATTTTATATTTCTTTATATTGTATAGATAGCATATCGAATCGATACGATCCTTTTCTTCTTTGTTAATTAAGTTCTTCATGTAGCTATATATTATTCTAATCCCTCTTTAATTTCTGCTATCAAATCATTGAAGTTTTCTTCGTTCAATGTTAGATCCTCATTCCAGATCATAAATGGTCGCTGGTACTTCAGAATCAATTTAATATGACCCAGGTTATCCACCAATTGCTGAGGTAGGTGGTTAGAATTGACACTTGTGACATCGGAAATGCATCTTATAATACCGGATACCTCAATATCAGTATCACCAGCGTAAGTAGAAGTTAGAACATTATACGTGATATCAAAATAACCCCCAACATATGCCGGGCATCCCACCAATGATGTCAGCATATTATCCTCACAATCAAAATCACCACCAACATTCTTAGGGGAACCTACCAGTGATTTCAAGCCATTCGAATCACATCGGAAAACACCAGATACATTATTGAATTTTACTGGAATTACGATTAAGCCGCTATCCGCTAAATTGACATCCCCCTTTACATCAATCGATCCATCCGAGTTAATCGAATAATTCTTGATGCCAAATTCTTCACATATCAAATCAATTTGATCCTTTTCTTCTTTACTAATTAAGTTCTTCATGGCCTATATATTATTCTAACCCCTCGTTAATTTCTGCTATCAAATCATTGAAATTTTCTTCGTTCAGACTAAGATCTTCATTCCAGATCATAAAATGCCGCTGGTACTTTAAAATTAATACTATGTGTTCTATATTTTCATTAAACAGTTGAGGCAGTGTACTATTTGTAAAGCATACGTCAGCCCTCAACTCAATGTCTATATCACCAGAATATGTAGATGTCAACAGGTTTTTTTTACAATCGAAATAACCACAAGTAGCAGTTGGGGCACCCTCTAAAGATGTCAATTTATTATGACCACATAGCAAATCACCGCCAACCCACTCAGGACCCCCCACTAATGAAGTCAACTGATTGTGACTACAATAAAAATTACCTTTCACTGTGGTAGGTGAGCCATGTAATGTAGTCAACATATTAAAGAAGCAGCTATAGCCTTTTCCGATCGTAGTAGGCCCATCCACTAATGAAGTCAAACGATTATCATCACAGTTAAAATGCCCACCAACCTCAACCGGACCCCCCACTAATGAAGTCAAATAATTATGACCACAGTCAAAATATCCACTCACCGTAGTAGGACAACCCACTAATGAAGTCAATTGATTTTTGACACAATCGAAACCACCCACCGTAGTAGGACAACCCACTAATGAAGTCAATTGATTATCATTACAAATAAAATTCCCAGATACCGTATTAAATTTTATTGGCAACTCTTTTAATTTTTGCTCATGTAAGTTTACATCACCATCAACATCAATCGACCCATCCGAGTTGATAGTATAATTTTCGATTCGGTGGTCATTACATATCTCATCGATACGATCCTTTTCTTCTTTGGTAATTAAATTCTTCATGGTCTATATATTATTCTAAGCCGTCTTTAATATCTGCAATCAGATTGTTAAAGTTTTCTTCATTCAATGTTAGATCATCATTCCAGATCATGAAATGCCGCTGGTACTTTAAAATTAATAAGATGTGCTCTATATTATCATTAAACAGTTGAGGTAACGGATTACTTACAATATTAACATTCTCACCTATTTCAATATCAATATCCATTAAATAGGTGGTGGTTATATTATTAAAGGAACAATCGAAACTACCCAAAATAGTAACCGGACATCCATTCAATGAAGTTAGACTATTATTGTTACAATAAAAATACCCACCCACCGTAGTAGGTGAGCCCTCCAGAGATGTCAATTTGTTTAAAACACAATTGAAATTACCAGACACAATGTTGAATCTTACCGGAAATTTAGTTATTTTTTTTATCAAATAAATCTACATTGCCGTGCACGTCAATTGATCCATCTGAGTTAATTGAATAGTTTTTAATATTTTCATTAGAGCATATTCTATCGATACGATCCTTTTCTTCTTTGCTTATTAAGTTCTTCATATAAATATTTACTATTCCAACCCTTCTTCAATTTCCGATATCAAATCCTTGAAGTTTTTTTTATTTAAGGTAAGATCATCATTCCAAATATAAAAATGTCGCTGGTACTTTAAGATCAATTTGATGTGATTTATATTTGTGATAAGTGATTTATATATTTTTTTACCTGGGTAAAAATCGCCACCAAAATCAATATCGATATCACCAGAATACGTAGAACGGATAGGTGTATCCTCAAAAAATAAATCACCACCAATGGTATGAGGTGCTCCCTCTAATGAAGTTAATTCAATATTACCACTGCAAACAAAATCACCATTAACCACATTCGGGGCACCATTTAGTGATGTTAGTCTATTATCACTACACTTAAAATTACCACCCACCGTAGTAGGACCACCCTCTAATGATGTCAATAGATTAAAATTACATCCAAAATCACCAGTTATCTTACCGAACTTCAATGGCAGCTTAACTATATCTATATTAAATATACTGACATCACCATCCACATCAACTGAACCATCCGAGTTGATCGAATAATTCACGATTCCGTATTGATCACATATTAAATCAATACGATCCTTTTCCTCTTTACTAATTAAGTTCTTCATATATCTATATATAAAATCCAAATCACTCAAAGGTGGCCGACTTACGTAGTTATAATCGCAGTGAGCGGCATAATTCTACCCATCTTGTTCCAATCTTTATGTTAGCGTAGGTATGAGTTATTCAAGTATTTGTGAAATTATCCACGTTCTATACAATTTTGCTAGATCATACGATTCCGGATTTGCTAATTGGTCCATGCGTAATCCCAGCCTAAATAATTCGATAATCGTATCTATATCATTATTGATCCCGGAAAAACATCCATCAATGTTGGTGGTAATTCCGTCAAATGAATGAATGAATGTGAAAATCAATATCACAAAAATAATTACCACCAACTTTACTTGGACCGAATTCCAATGATGTTAGTTTATTTTCACAGCAATAAAAACACTCACCGATAATACTTGGACCGAATTCCAATGATGTTAATTCATTTTCACAACACAAAAAATCACCAGTAACTTCAATAGGACAACCGTATAATGTACTGAGCTTATTTTGTACACATATAAAGTCACCAATAACCTTATTAAACCGCAATGGTAGCTCAGTTAAATTTTGACCACATAGATCAACCCCATCATAAGCATCAATTGTACCATCGTCATTAATGTCGTAGCCGGAAATTGAATACTTCTGACAGATATCCTCGATTTTATTATTTCGTTCAGAATTATCCATAATTGTATTTTTCCTAAGTATTGAATATAAAAAGAAACTCGTAATGCTATTTATTTAATTGTTTAGTGTATTTTTTCTTTATCATTTGTTTTGTTAGCTTTTCCTTATCACCATCTTCAACAATTCTAATTATTATACTATCGATACCAACGTCCTTGATCATCTTATCTAAGGTAACAGAATGACCAGATTTTAAATTGTTTAGTAAGCCATCATTTTTACTAGTATATACTATAAATTTTTTATTTACCTGATTGGTTATGACAACAGAATAACGCTTGCTTTGTGTGAATAAATGAGATGGATATAGGTATAACTTTTCATGCAATTGTTTTAATGACTTATATCCCAAAACATCTTTCATAATATTGATCGACTTATGTACTTCGGTATCCTCTGCTCCTTTGATAAATAGATTGTATCTTTCGTTGGGATTATTATTATCGTTAAATTCAATATTGGTTAGATCCTGGACCATAGAATATTCTCTTATAAGCCTTTCTTCATCAGCGCGATCAGATGACAACATTTTGACAATTAGTCGACTACCAGAGTCCAGAATTCCCTTTATTAGTTTATTCTTTCTTACATTTATATTAGTTGCCTTTTGTAGATCTAATATGTGGAATGCAATCCTCCCCTTTATATTACTAGTTGATCCAATATAAAAATCATTTATCATATACACCCCAGATGTATACGTATCTTCAATATCCGCAAACCATTTTATGTTATCAGAAACATAATTTATCAATAGTTTTTTCTTATCAACCTCAGTTTTTGTCATTTGTATATAAATTAATCAATTATATACAAATGATATGTGAAAGTTTAGTGATGTGTAAAATAAATAATCAAATAAATACTAGTGAATATTTAACATATTAAATTTGTATAAGAACTTTAAATTTCTTAACTTTGTGTTGGCACCTTATACTCTACTACTAGACTATAGTGTGCCAACATAAAGATACTAATTAATACAATACAAAACAAGACTCATAGACAAAAGTTATCAACAATCGTTCACTGCGTTTATAAATACGTTAGCGACACCACTCTGATACTATTCTAATCCGTCTTCAATTTCTGCTATCAAATTCTGGAAGTTTTCCTCATTTAAAGTTAAGTCATCATTCCAGATGAAGAAATGTCTTTGGTACTTCAAGATCAATTTAATGTGATGTACATTATTCTTCAATTGCTGTGGTAGGATGTTTAAGCTACATGTTACAATTCCGGATACGTCAATATCCGTATCACCTGAGTAAGTAGAAGTTAATTTATTATTACTACAATATAAATTACTACCAACCGATTGTGGTGCCCCCACTAATGAAGTTAAACCATTGTACCCACATCTGAAATTCCCACCAACAGATGTAGGTGATCCTTCCAATGACGTCAACATATTAATACTACAATAAAAATCATCACCAACTGTATGAGGGGATCCCTCTAAGGTAGTTAATATGTTCATTGAACAAGAAAATTTACCGGTCACATTACCAAATCGCAATGGTAATTGTTTTAAGCGTTTATGTTCTAAATCAACATCTCCCTCAACGTCAATGGATCCATCAGCATTAATAGTGTAATGCCTAATATGAGATCTTCTACAAATCGAATCAATACGGTTCTTTTCCTCTATACTAATTAAGTTTTTCATAAGCTATATATACTATTATTATTTTTTCAATTTTTACCAAAACAGCGAATGGAAATATAATATATACTATGTAGGAATGATGAAGTTTATTAAATATTCTAGATTAACAACTCTATCACGCTCAGTAGATTATCGGATACCAGCTTTTATCCCAGGGATAATGATCCAGCTGCCCATATAAAGATCGAAAAGTGATAGAACAATCGAAAATGTTAAATATACCAAACCCAAGACTACACATCGAATAGATACAACAGTGTTATACCTATCGAAGAATATATGTTAATTCATAGTAGATTATCGGAAACCAGCTTTTATCCCAGGGATAATGATCCAGCTGCCCATATAAAGATCGAACCGCAATTAATTATTCAAGATAATATACCATTCAAATATCAACGGATGTCATAATACAAATTAAAACATATTTAAATACCCAACCTGGTGAAATGTCAAAAAAAATGACATACATACCGGGAATTACCAGTTAGAACAATCCTAATGATTTAAATATGAATATAATTGAGCTATTTAAATACAGTGGATTTAAGCCACTTAAATTTTAAAATGGTGTCCTAGTATTAAAAAAATATAATAAAGCCTTATATTAGGCAACATTGAAGGGATTTAATGAATTTACTTATATAAGACAGCAGCGAACGAAGTGAGCTGTATAATTATACAAAATTTTAACAACGTTGTTATCAACAATCGCTCACTACGTTTATAACTACATTAGCGACCACCATCTAGATATTATTCTAATCCTTCTTCAATTTCGGATATCAAATCCTTGAAGTTTTCTTCATTCAATGTCAGATCATCATTCCATATAAAGAAATATCTCTGGTACTTAAAGATCATTCTGAAATCAACCATGTGTTCACCATCACCGTCTTTACCAAATTGTACCGGCATGTACTTTGTGTCATAATATAAAGTGCCCTTTAATTCAATATCATCAGCACAATACGTGGATGATATTGAATTACCTTCACAATGATAACCACCTCCAATCATAGTAGGTGATCCTATTAAGTTACTTAGTTGGTTATCGGCACAACAAAAATTTCCATTAACACTATTTGGACCACCTTCCAATGAAGTTAAAATGTTCCTATGACAATAAAAATCCACATTAATGATATCCGGTGATCCCTTTAACGAAGTTAATTGGTTATAAGAACAAAAGAAACTATTTCGGACTAACTTAGGGCCCCAGTCTAAATTAACCAAGTTATTAGACTGTCCGTAAAATGTCCCACCAACCTCATGCGGACATCCTTTCAATGAAGTTAACTGATTTCCATTGCAATAAAAATCACCAGATACTTTATTAAAGCTCAATGGTAAATCAGTTAATTCCTTTTTGGTTAAATTAACATCACCATCAACGTCAATAGTCCCATCTGAGTTTATCGAGTAATTAAATATATTATATTTCTTACAAATTGAATCAATACGATCCTTTTCCTCTTTAGATATTAAATTCTTCACATGTTTATCTTTATTTCAATTATATATAAAATTCAGATCCCTCAAAGCGGCCAGCGAACGCAGTGAGCTGCATATTAACATAGGTAAATTTTAACGTAGATTTTAACAGTTTTAATTTGTATATGTCCTCAACTTTTACTACCTTTATGTTGGCACACTATAGTGTAGTACCAGAGTATAAGGTGCCAATATAAAGATACAAAATATAGTAATACAAGTCAAGTGTTTTCTGTAAAAGTTATCAACGATGTTATCAACGATGTTATAAACAATCGCTCACTGCGTTCGCGGCACCATCTAAATCCCCATTAGATCTATTCGAATTTAATTTAATGGAATTTTCAACCAGGTCATGTTATTATACATTTCCAATTCACCGGATCCACCAGTGTACTCATTTACTAAATGATGAAGTGCCTTGGAATTGATCTGGATACGCATATAGACAGTATTGAACTCTGTGAAAGTTTCTTTGGTTGATGCCCACACAAATCCCTTAACGAATTCCTCCAGGTAAATAGTTGGAATTCTAGGTACTTCTAACTCATATTTATTCACCTGGAATCCATAATCCATCAAAGACCAAACCAAATGGAATGAAGTGATCAAACAAGTTCGGATATTCACATCCCGGACACCCTTCTTAATGACATATCCAGAATTGATAGCAGCACTTATATCACTCATAATAGGATCCGTAGTTTTCAAATGCAAATTATATAACTTAGTAGTTATTTTAATATGACCACATGCCCATATCGATCCAAGGTAATAGGCCCGGGTAGAATCCATCTTATCAATTCGAAAGTATTCGGAATCCAAGCTTATAGTGCGGGAATCAGAAACAGTCTTACACTGAATCGAACAGTATTTTCTAGGCCTGGTCAATTCAAATCTATTGTCATATTTAAATGACTTTTTACAATTGGAACAGATGCAATCCACCCATAATAATTCTTTATTTTTGACCGGGCGGCCTGGGCGTTTCTTATTACTCATAGTTGAATTCATAGTTAATTTAATATGTTTAGTGATATTAAATTAATTTTTAGGGTTGTCTAAAAATTAATTTAGTTAAGTATAAATAATTTGTTTTTGAATCTAAACTTTTTAATAGGTCAAATCCTACTTAGTTTAAGACTCTAATATTATTTCCATATTATCCCATATTATTATACATCACCTATCTATATATTCCGAAAACAAAACACATAATTAATATACTCACTTTTCATGTACATTATCACACATATCTATACATTTCGACATATTTAAATGATTTGATTTATTTAATAAAACACATAATTAATTGCTCACTGCGTTCGCAACCCCATAGAATTGTATTTAAATCATCTTTCAGGTTGTTTTCAGGTTGATTTCATGTATGTATTATCTTTCATCTTTTATATCATTAAATAGTTGTTATATTAAAAAGATTATATACCTTTGGGATCTAAAAACAAACCATAGAAGATTGTCAGCGTTGAATATAATATGAAAATATGAAAATACCATTATTAATAAAAGCATTTACTAGTCCATTTGTTCGTCCTATGATAATTTTTTATTTTGGAAAAACTGCCATAGGGACTCCTTACTTCTTTCCCCGCAATTGGGTAAAATATACCAAGCAAGACTGTATCGACCAAGCTACTAAATCTATGGGAAATTCTAATACAAATAGAACTTTTGATCAGTGGATTGATCATTATAAAAATTATTCCAAGGCAGTTCCAAAGCGGATAGGTTTTGATTTTGTGGATCTTGGGTGGAAGACGAAGTGGAGTAATACGGATTTTAGGCATGAGTTCAATCCACGTTTGAGTTTTGTATTTTTCGGATATCAAATAGCTGTAACCTTTGTACCATTGGATGATTGTCACTATTGGGAATGTTTTTTATATTATAATTTCGCTACAGATAAGACAAAGAGTCGTCAAGAGAGAATTATCCAAAGTAGAAATGAGTTTCCATGTGTTTGGACTAGACATAGTGATAATGGTAAAGAGACTATAAATTATTGGGATAAAATATTAAAAAAATAAAAATAAAAATACCATTTAATTTTATAATTATGAAACTAAAAGATTTAAAAGGCCCCGATAGTATATTCACATATAAGGGTGAGAGTACTAGTATTTACGATAAGACTTTTTAGTTATGGAATTTATGGATGACTTATTTGATTTTACGGATGAACCGTTGGTACCTATTGTGATGTCTAAGGATGCATTTGTGACTAAGACTAGGAAGTTATTATCTCATATTGATACTCTTTATGGTCAGGGTTGGCAGACTCGGGCATTGATTGAATCGGAATATCCGGATCAAAGTGTTTGTGATTTGTGTAAGGGTTGTGGCACATTTACTTTGGATGGTGTGGATGGTGTTGCCGCGGATTGTGTTGTAGATTACGAAGATGGTCAGTGTGTGACTAGGTATTTTGATTCGGAAGAATTTGTGTTGAGTATAGAGGAATGTTTGGATGATCTTTACGAACTGCTGTTGGTTGACACTATTAATTAAATAAAAGTATTTGAATATGGGACAACTGACAAGATTGATTGAATTATCATCGGATGACAACCAAGTGGTTGTGGGTAGATCTTATACGTGTATGGATTGTGATTGGTGTGGATTGGTATCGGAATGTGATTTTGATACTGAGTATGATGAATTCAAGGACATAGATAGAAGGTATCCAATATGTCCGGAGTGCGGTGGTGGATTAGAATGTTGATCTTGATAATAAATAACTAAATATAATATGGAAAATACTAAGACTGCTGCTATACGTAGTTTAACTGATGATGAATTATTGAGTAATGCTTTGCGGTTTGCTTTTGACAAATGTCCTGATGAAAGTGGGGCTTTGGTTGATTTTCAGAAATACAAGAGTACCTTTTACGGGTGTATGAAATGGATGCGTGATAACTATGAGCCGACCTGTGATGGGTTTCTGGGCGAGGTTGAATCGAAATAAATTATAAATTAGACTAGATTATGAAAAACACAAACCTACCATTGGATTCTTGTACTAAGGATTTCAAATACACTTTAAGGAGTAAAGAGGGTAAAATCATATTACAAGAAATCGTAACATTTGGTTCCATAGAAGCCGTTTCCGAAAAATTGGAAAGGTAACCCAATGATACTTATGGCGATTTCTGATTACAAGCACAATATGATATCAAATAATTTTGATATCTTGGTTGATGAAAATTTAGAGTTTGACATATAATAGGTGCCTCCGACACATTTCGGATAATCCGCAAGCTTTTGCCTAGGGTAATTATACACTTATATAGGGTTGTGGGTGTTTAACTAAAGTATAAAATGAAAAAAGAATTAGAGGAAATTGCTGAAAAAGTACAAAAATTAGTTGATTATGAAGTTTCTAAAATTGAAAGAAAGGAAACTAAATGGAAAAATCAATATGAAAGTGTGATGAGTGAATTAGAAAGTGAATTGAAATATACTAATGAACTTATTGTGGACTCAAACGAAAATGGGTTAACTATTAGTTCGGTTGAGGCAGAGGGTTACAAGAGATGTTTAATCACGATGATAAATCGATTTCGCGATTTTGAAAAATACGAGTAACTAATAGCGAATCATTATGAGAAATAAAATAACCAGAAAGGATAAGAAGAAGTTACGTGCTATAATGTTGTGTCATACTGGTAATGTGACGTGTCGTAAATCAACCTATAGTAAGGAAGAATGGTTAAAGATAAAAATCATGTATAGGGTTTGGCTGTCTTGTTTCACTATGGATGACAGAAGAATGGCCAATACCGTACGATGAATTACTTAATGAATTACAAATTATGAATTAACCCAACTATTGTATAGATAAAAATAGCAGTAGTTACAATACAGATTTTATTATGAAAGCACTATGCTTAATTATTTGGATGCTTATTTCGATGTTATTCGTATGTAGTATAATAGGACTAGTAATGTTTATACCCAAGGATAGCTGGCAGAATTACTCAAATACCCCATCTACTTGGTATTCGTTTGGTGAAAGGTTATTGGCGAGTGTTGTTGAATAAATACGAAATAAATACATATTATGAGTCCATCAAAAAATAAGGATTTGATCCGGGTTTTCTATTGAGGACATACTGTTTTAGATATGAGAGAGACATTTGAAGATTACACGAAACGATTACAAGAACGAAGAACCGAGGATGGGTATAGGTATACTGACGAAGATTTCGAAAGGCACAAAGAGTACATTAAGATTTGTTATGAAACGGATTTAAGTGTTTATAAGTGTTTGGAATTTATGTGGTTCCAAGAGTATTCTAAATAGGGCTTTTCACTATAAAAAACCAAATAATATGCAAATTAAAGAGGAATTGATTGCTCGTATTAAATTAGAATTGGCTGAGGTATGCCAGTCTTATGACCAAGATAATGTCAGTAGTTTTATGCGATGGATGAGAGTGGAATATGTCAATTACATGTTACTTTCCAGAGATGCTGCGATGGAAACCTTAGGGCGACTAAGAGTAGTGTATGCGGGTTACATCCCGTTGATAGAAGTATTGGAACGCAACATCAATGGGTATGCGTCGCTTCAATGTTTTTATAGGGTTTCGTTGGACTATATATCGGAACAAGAACAAGTATAACAAGTAAAAAACAAATATGGCATATCAAATTACAAATGAAAATGAAATAGTTTTCACCAATTCAAGACAAGACCCAATCCGCAATATATGGAACAATCTTACTACTGTAAAGGGGCATTTAATCTATCGATTGAAGCGTGACCTAGACAAAGGGACACATTCAGTAGATGAACAAGAGCAAATTAAAAAGAGAATAGTCGAAGTTAATAAAATGACCAAAAAGAGCATAATGCAAGCCTATGACATAAAACGCAAGCCCATGACATTGCTCGAAAAATTTGAGAAAATTGAGGTTAATCATGAAAATTATCTGGACGGTTTAGTAGGCGTAGCAGATAAGTTTGCTATTGATTTTGCGGATTGGGTTGAGAAGCTATCACCATCGCAGCGAACGTCTGTTTGGTCTAAGAATGGTGAGTATAGTGGATTATTCACCATGGATAATGAGCAACTTTTAGAGAAATACAAAAGGGAAAAGGGATTATAGCCCGGGTTAATTTAACAATAAACCGATTTAATATGAAAGTAATAGTAAAATACCAGGTTATAGATTCAAATAACTTAACCTACGGAATGTTTAAGTTGGGTGGGGAAATGATCGCAAACCCTCGAATAACGGACCAACAGGTACCTTTGGGTGGTGTTGCTTCGAATATTGGATGGTTAAGGCAAGATGTTCATAGGTGTACTGGTGATATAATGGAATTTCATCCAGAATATGATTCTATTGAATATGAATTAGTAGAAATGGATTACGACAGATGGTAATATGGCTTTATTAGTAAAATATGAAGATTTATTAAATATTTCGGCTGAGTTTTATGATTTGTTTAATCCAGAAATAGATACAGCCGAACATTATAATCTTAGAATAGAATTGGCCAAATACGTAGCACACGCTACATATTCACACGATGTGGCTCACAATGAATGTGGGTTAACTTTTGAAAACTGGGCTAAAAAATACAAAATAGTTTCTGATAAAATTTAAAAGTAAAAACTATGTTTAAAGTAAGTATTAAAAAAGCATTTATAATACACAATGTAAGCCGGTTTTGTAACAACGGATGGCGAAGATTTGATAGTATAAAAGAGGTAGAAAAGCAACATTCGTTTAATGCTTTGCCAAAAACTAATGAATACTACGATATTGTAGTAAGAGGTAAAATACAATACCGTTATTATTATGGCGGATGTATTTCGTCAGATGGATGGGTTGAACAAAATGTAACTCATTTTAGATTATCATCCAGTTATAAGTTACCGAGGTGGTAACGTCCGGTTACTATACGAGGTTGTTGCCGAATTAAAAACCGACCACACAAACACAAACTAATACTTAAAATTATGACTGGTATTTCAAAAAATTCCGAATTGCAACAATCTTGTATAACCGCTGTTATGCCTCGTTTTTTTGTCGATGAGCGAAATGGATGTATAGCAATTAGAGATAGAAATCATCCCGATTTTGATATTGACCATCAAGGACTAGATGCAGATTTACCCGATGTGGTAGATTTTAAAATGGGTGAGCAAATTAAATTTTCAAATTTTGTAACTTGGGATTTAGCCCCTGAAATAATTTTAGATTTTAATTCTCGTTGTGCTTTGTTAAATGAGGCATAACTTGCTCATAGCATTCCAGTGAACGATGCAAGTTCAAGTAATATCAAATAAAGACTGATCAATGAACATAGAAACTATCTTTTGTGACAATTATTTCCCACCTACTTATATTTTCTGTTTGAAATGGAAAGATGGTAGTTATCAGAATAGGACACAATATGTGTGTAATGAATCAAAGTCACCGTATGGTAAAGAATACGTTGGTGTATGGAATGTGACTTATAAGAAACTAAATCCTAATTATTATTGTGATGGACAGCGTGATATATAAGAATCGTTTCAAATTTTGGTCTATACAAACCTTATTAAATAATTAATAATGAAACAAATGAGCAACTATTTCAGACGACTATCTAACGTGTGGTTAGGGTCGACAATTTTAGGTAAAATATGCATTAGTATTATATTTCCAATTTGGTTACTTGCTGGATTTAATTCGGCATGGGATGATTAACAGTTTTGTACTAATTATTTGGTTATTGTACTGAAATGTATTACATTTGTCTGGTATACTGATTTTAAATACTATATTGAAATCATAAAGACGCGATTAATTAACGTCCATCGCTACAATTTCGACTTGTGGTAAAAAGCAAGGTGTTTCGGATGAGAAACAGTAATTAAAAATGAATTTATGGCAAATATCTATGATTTACACGACCATCCTTGCGTTAAAATTGAAAACATAATCCATATTACAATTTCGGCAACTAAAACAATGTGTGGTAAAGAGTGGATTTATTCGCCAACCATCGAAAGATTTAAAAGAACAAAAGTAAAAACATTAAAGTGGGTAAGTCCGGATAAAATTAATTGTCAAAAATGTATTGATGCTTATGGAAATGAAAAAGCAGTTGATTTTTAGAAAAAAAGCAGTTGATTTTTAAAACGATGGTTGTGACAATATCGCCTAACTATCTTATGTTAGTGGTATTAAAAAAATAAATTATGAAAATATATCCAGTTGAAATACAAATTGGTCAGAGAGTTATTAAAAGTAATAGCTTTCAATCTTTTAGAGTTATTGACAAAATAAAAGAAACACCAAAAACAATAACATTTCTCGTAAAATATTATAAAGGTGATATACGTTGTCATGGTGATTTTATTGAAAAAGAAGTAACATTTAGAAAATCTACAATAGTTGAAAGTAGAGAAGATTTTATCGGGACTAAATTTAACCAATTATATAAAATAAAACCCGAAAGACTAAAAGATGTTATTAACCGAGGATTTGAATTGTATAGAGTAAAGGCAAAACAAACATATAGTTGGGGTGATGATGGTTTGAGAATTGGTGATTATATGTTTGCAATGTTTAATGGTATCAACTATGAGACCGAAAGTATATTAGATGATGGTACCGTTAATGTAATACCACCATCAAAAAATTCAGACAAACCTAAATTATCTGGTTGGAGTAATAATAATGGCGGATTCGAGGATTTTTATGAAAAGATAGATATGAATATTATTTTAAACACTAATGAACCGTGTCCCACAACGGTGGGAAGCGATAGTGACAAGGATGTTAAATTCACTCTTAATACTAAAGAGGTTAGAAAATATTTAGAAAGTAAAGGATTTAAAGGCCTTACTTTTTTCCAAGGTGGTAAGTTTATTTATGCGTTTATATCTATAAGAGCAAACGTAAATCACCAATGGAAAGAGAAAGATTATTCCACCTTTAATGAGAATGATAAAAATAGACTGTCTTTCTTAAATCAAAGCGATTGTAGTTATGATGAATTCAAATACTATATTGAAAACCTAAACTAGGGATTCCTTAATTATACTATGTTAGTGGTATTTTAAAAAAATAAATTATGCTGAATAAATTTAAAATTGAAATAATCGATAATCAAGTTGGCAATTTTTTCCAAATCAATCTATATAAGTGGAAGAAAGTTAATAAGTGGTTTCAAATAGCGAAATTTGACTGGTGTATTGAGTTTAGACACATTTTGGGTAAAAATTATAGGTGTCCAGAGATTTCACAAAAACGAATAACCATTGAACAGTATTTCGAAAGAGAGGTCCAAGACGAATTAAATCGCGATGGCATAGAAGAAGTACATAGAATTATAATTGCTGCATCATAATGAGGCAGGTTTTTTAAATATACACTTAAATACAACACTAAATACAAAGAGAGATTGGGTAAACCGGTCTCTCTTTTTCCGTTACTGATCATTTTCGATTCAATTTTGGGATTTTCCCCTATATAAAAACGGTTATTTGTTTGGTAATTTGGTTCAAATACACTACATTTGTTTTATACTAAAAACCTCTATTATGGAAACGTTAGCATTTTTTAAGAAGTATTGTAAGTTAAAGGGACTTGAAACCAAGTATGCATTTGGACATATCCATGGTGAGACTAAGAGTTTGGTTTTTATGAATGGCGAAACTACGGAACATTTGGAATACTTGGGAACCAATGTACGGGATGGTATTTTGTATCGGGTATCACCGGCTACTTGTGGCTATGGTGAGGACGGGAGTAACAAGTGTACTATAGGCAAACCTAACCCGGCCTGTATGGGTGGTATTTATTCCAAAAATAAATGTGCTATTTATTTTCATACTCCGATTGATTTGGAAACGTTTCGATATGATTTGAATATGGAGGAGTTTCAATTACTGAGTCTCAACCATGAGTAGGAAGTAGTCGAAGAATTGTAGAAAATGGGGTATATTATCAAAATCGGAAGCGCATTGAATCAATTTACCGAATATTTGTTTAATCATGGACGTAGGGGAAATATATAATTTTTGCATCAAACACCATATTAGTAATTACACCATTAATTCAGATGGGTTTATAGATGTGATCGGGTCAGTTATTTTAGGTACAGAAGATGGAATAGAAGATGGGCACCTACCAGATGGAATTCGTTTTGGGTATGTTAGTGAGAGTTTCAACTGTACGTGGGCTTCCCTGACCTCACTTAATGGATGTCCTTTGGTGTTGGGTGGTATTTTTTGTTGTTACTATGGATTTATGGATTGGACGGATGAGAACTTTGATGTTCTGTATCGTTATAACTATTCCCAGCTGAGAATTAATAGTAATTTCAAGTTGGGATATGATAGGTATTGTAAAATAAGGAAGCGTAGGGATATTATTAATGAATTGCTCCGGTGATATATTTGGAAAAATCGAATAAAATTATTACATTTGAATACTAATCGTAAATTAAATACAAATGAAAACAGAAACTTCGAAAAATAATGATGCAAATCCGGATCGCTCAATGGATTCAGATCAAGCATTTATTGACATTAACTACACATTTAATGCAATTGCAAATCAAGACAAGAGTAATAGTTGGAAACTGGATGAACTTAGACTAATACTAAATCAGTTACAGAAGACTCAATTTGAAAACGGCATAAAAGCTGGATTTAGAAAAGGGATTAAACTACTTACGGACCAGGACATAAACAACCTTTAAATAAAAGTAATATGGATATGAAAAATTTCATCACTGAGAAAATGAATTCTGGTGGATTGACCGTAGCAATATCCGGACATAAACAACCTTTAAACAAAAGTAATATGGATATGAAAAATTTCATCACTGAGAAAATGAATTCTGGTGGATTGACCGTAGCAATATCCGGTCAGGTGGCTGCCTTATGCGATGAATATAGACTAATGAAATCATCGGATCACTGCAGTATTATCACTGGTGAATTTGGCCGTTTGGGAAGTTTAAACATTAAAGAACTTAGTGCTGATTGCCAAGAGCTTGTATTCAAATATGAGAGTGGATCATATGACTATGTATCGACCAGAACCAATTCATCTACAAATATACTCTGGACTGATTATCAAGACATCGAACCTTACAACCGCCAGGGTGGGTTGTACGCAGACGGGGCCTCATTTAAAAGTTTGGGTGCGCCAGTTTTAGAAAAATCGGATTGCCGAGAATTTCACGCTACGCATGTTTACCAGGGCAATATAAGTTTTGCGGTTTGGGGGTTTCGTTTTAATGATTTTTACAATTCCATAAATTTTGGCATTTGCATAAAAACGGATCAGGTGGGTGTATTCATTACTCGTCTAAGACTTATTATAGGAAAGTAAATAATTCTTTAAAACCGGTAAATATGAGTTTATTAATGTATGCGAACAACATGGCCTTTTGGATATTAAAGTATCGAAAAGAGTTGACCACATTTGAGGAATTCAAATCGAGGTCTAAATTTACACTTACCAGTCAATGGAATGCTGCTATGTTCACTACTATGGTTAATGATGGAATCAATGATGATTTGACTTCTATTGCTCAATGGGTGCAAAATAGTTTGGATAAGGATGGTCATGATGAATCGTATTACATAAACGACTAAAAAATAAATACCAATGTATAATGATTTGGTTATTGATTTTCTTGATAATAATGAGATCTCAAATTACGTGATTAATTTGGATGGCACTATCGATGTACATGGTAGGGTTATGTTATATTCTTATAGTGGTATTGAATTACCCTCTTATATACAATTCGGCAAAGTATTAGGAAATTTTTCATGTTCGTGTCTTAATATAACATCTTTGGTTGGGTTCCCACTACACATTGGTGGTTATTTGATGTGTTATTTCGGCAAGATAGCACCGAGTTATGAGAATTTTGAAATTTTACACCGGTATTCGGGTTGTTTGTATATTGAACCAGAATTAGATGTGTTGTACCAAAAATACTGTAGGATGAAAAAACGTATGGGTAGTATAGATGAAATCATCTATTAACTAGTTGTAAATATGGGTTGAATATATTACATTTGAACCCCAGCTAAACATAAATATGGATCCAAACAAGAAAATGATTTACGATAAGGTTTATGCCCATCTGAATGCGGATGAATCAACTGCTAGTAAATTAATTGCGAGACACTTTCGCTATGCGTTATTAGATAAGGCGATAACTGATCAAGAGTATGATTATTACTTTAAGTCGGGTGATGATATTGCCTTGGTAATGAATAATAGGCATGTGTTATGTTTGGGTGACGGAATTGATTCATGTGCGTATAACACTACTATTGAGTGTGATGTATGTAAATACAACAACACAGCTTTCCCTGGAGCATTGGATCCGGGTGCTACTAAAAATCGTTATAAATAAAACCATAAGATATATTCAGTCGAACCTTCTTTATCTGGAAATAATTGTAATTAAACGGTGAATGATTATGTATAATAATGACCTAACAACGTGGGATGATCATAAATTGTTGAAGTTATATAAGCACGCCATGGTATATAGGTATATGTGCTATAAGGATACTTTTGGCAGCTACCACCCTAAATATGAGCACAACTGTGTTCATCTAGAAGACATAAAGAGCAGCTTTTTTTTCAAACTATACTATCCGAATGAATTGGCTATGTTAGAGCAAATGTGGACTCGTTACATGGATAGTAATTTTCATAATAGATGTTGGTGGGAGTCACAGAATATATTCAGTACTCGAATTACATTCCCGCAACCGGCCCTGGATGATGTTGTTAGTGATGTTGTTAGCGATGTTGTTAGCGATGTTGTTAGCGATGTTGTTAGTGATAGTATAATCATGGATTATATTCACTATAATGGTAACCAGTATATTCTACATGGCAGTGGCAGCAAGCGTAAGGTTTACTTATCACCGGACGGTACCCATGTAATTAAGGTTGCTATGGATCCTATTGGTTTAGGCATTGGTGAGAATTTATCAGAGTCCCAAATCTATGCGAGTAACCCGGATTCCATTTACGCCAAATGCGAAATGATAGAGAATGATTGGCTGTTGATGGAATACGTAGAACCGGGATTTTTCACTTCAAAAGACAATTTACCCCAATGGACTTTGAGTATTGCCGAACATCAGGTGGGTTACACCCTTTCCGGGAAGTTAGTGGCATATGATTACGGTTCCGATATTTAATACAATTGAAATGGATGATACTACATTAGACATAATTGATTATTTTCTAACTAATAGGTGTATTTGGAACTATGCCTACCCATACGAGGTTACTTCGGATGGTTTGATTAATATCCAAGGTGATATTTTGATTACTTCGGTCCCGGATGGTCGCCATCAGATGTCTCATATTAGGTTTGGTAATGTGAGTGGTAATTTACGATGTCATGTCTTAGGGGTTGATTCGCGTTCATGGGACTGGTTTCCTAACCAGGTGGGTGGTTGTGTTAGTATTATTTATGATAAAATAAACAATTCTAATTATGATGTTTCAATTTTCAATACTTTATACCGCTATAACCTCAGACAGGTTCAGATAAACAATGGGATATCATCAGAATACCTTACATATTATCAGAACCGAAAGCGTATTGATACAATTAATAAAATATTAGATGACTAACGATGGATAGAGATGACATTATAACGTTCTGTAAAAGACACAGGATAGCAAATTATAGTATTCGACCGGATGGGGTTATTGATGTAGATGGTGATGTAGTTATGTTTGTCGAAACACTGAACTTAGGTGGTATAAAGTTTGGCAATGTAAGTGGTGATTTTTTCGTTAACTGGTCTAATTTAAGTAGCATGGTTGGGTTTCCGACCTTTGTTGGTAATACGCTTAGTGCGGATTATTGTCACTTAGATAATAGTGATGAAAATTTTTCTATTATATACCAGTGTGATTGTAAAGAAATGAAATTTACCCACGCTTTTATGGAGGGATATCGGCGGTATCAGGTCAAGCGAATGCGTATTGACAATATTAATGACATATTAAAAAACGAATGAAACAGCATGAAATTGCCACGCTATTTATAAAATTAGGGATTATTAAATATGATATAAGGGATGATGGTTTAATTGACATCTACCATAGTGTGCCTTTAGACAAAATAATTTATATCCAACGCGAGACACAGCTTCGCATTGGTAGGATCATCGGAGATGTTCATGGAACATGGTCTACTGAAAATTATGTTGAGAAATTACCATACAGTGTTAGTGGTAATATTTATCTTAAATATGCATCATTGCATGCTACCGATGCGAATTTCGAAGTCTTATACAATTGTCAATGTAATCAAGTATTAACCACTGGCCAATTTAAAGTTAGGTATGAGGGATACTGTAGAGTGAGAAAGCGAAGTGAAACTATTAATGACATATTAAAAAACGAATGAATCAGCATGAAATTGCCACGCTATTTATAAAATTAAGGATTATTAACTATGATATAAGGGATGATGGTGCAATTGAAATAAGGGGTGGCATAAACTTATCCACATTATTAAAAATATACCACTATTATCCAACGATCACCATTGGTAGTGTTTCGGGAAATATATATGGTTCAGGGTGTACAGAAACCAAACTATTGGGATTTCCATCTCATGTAGGTGGTTTAGTACATCTCATGTACAGTTCACTGGAAGCTACTATTGAAAATTTTGAATTATTGTACAAGTGTAATTATTTATCGGTAGTACTCCCACGCTATTTCGAATATGGGTATGTTAGATATTGTAAAATGAGAAAACGAAGTGAGTCTATTGTTGAATTGTTATATGAATAATATTCTCCAGACCTGATCCAAATCGATGTTGTGAAAACTTTAGAACATTCGGTATTGCTTTTTAAGTTATAATGTTGTATGTTTGTATCATAATAAGTAATACACTGAACTATGGAAGCGATCTACTACACGACAACTGCTGCTGGACAATTGCATTTAGCTGAATTACAATCCCGTATTAAAGATGCCAAATCTGAAAAAATAATCGTAGACTGTCCCCGATGCAATGGTGAGGGTGGTATAGTTGAATTTGCACATGTATCTAATGGAATTTGTTTTTTATGCAAGGGTAGTAAACAAACCTATTCATATCGCACGCCGAAACAGCAAAACCTCAACCGTCTTATCAAAGAACAGATCCTAGAATTATCAAAACGTTTGGTTGTTCCACAAGAAATTATAATTGAATTTGGGACTAACCCAAAGCACCACACACCGATGTTTCATTCTTTTGTGCGCAATTTTATGGCAACCAATGGATTTTTGGGTGATAGTTATGATTTTCATGACATATTATACAGAATCAATTGCTTGGACCACTTTATGTATGAATAATTATCTAACTCAAAATTAATGGAATTGCCAAACCCCGGAAGCGACGACCTAATAAAAGAAAGCAACACCGCTTATCATACTTTTGTACATCTAACACTCACTCAATGGGGTGTAAAAGATTACACCATTAATACTGATATGACTGTCGATATAAATACTGATGTGTCCTTATTAGGTATACCTAATTTAGAAGTACCATTCCAAATAGGCATCGTGTGGGGTTATTTTTCTTGTTTGATCTGTGGGTTTGAATCATTCAAGGGATTTCCACGTAAAGTATATGGTACGTTTCGTTGTATTAGTAATGAAATAATACATTCCCAAGAAAATTTTGATTACTTATATACATTGGAACCATCTAAGATAGATATTGGGGATCGTGGCGACCCGTTTCACGACGCGTACCAACAGTATGTCAAGGGCCGGATGAGATGTGATAACATTAATGAAATATTAAACCCATAACAGATGCAGAAAAGAACAACACCGGAATATATTAGCAACCTACCAAAGAACCACATTTTTGTATTTGGATCAAATTTATCGGGAAGACATGGTAAGGGGGCAGCGAAAACGGCTCTGAGATGGGGTGCGCGCTATGGCCGGGCAAATGGTCCACAAGGAAGAACCTATGCATTACCAACCAAAGATGCCCAAATTAAGCACGCTTTGTCCATTGATATAATTAGACCATTTGTAGATGAATTCATAGCATTTGCAAAAGAGAATGTCGGTCTGGTGTTTTTAGTAACCGAAGTCGGTTGCGGTCTGTCTGGTTTAAAACCTAGTGCTGTTGCACCACTATTCATCGATGCCATTGGTGTGGAAAACATTCATTTACCGGAACGATTTTGGAATATTCTTAATAAAATATAAAACATATGGATTTAACTACATTAATTCCGGAAATTGATTACCAACAAACCTACACATATGAGCAAAGGGTCGATATTTTTAATAAGTATCTGATTTCACCGGCCACTAAAATGATGTGTCCGATTTGGCAATTATCACAATTTATAATTAGTAATACCATGCCCAATAAAAATACTTACGTATATAGATTTGGACATGGTCAGAACTTATTAAACAACTCAAGAGATATAGCGATACAAAACCGCAAAGAGATGCAAGTTTCAATGACTTCTTCTAATAAATCAATCATGATACGTAGTTATGATCCAGATGCGAAAGAAATGCCAAAATATGGGAAGTATCGTAATGCGATTCGATTTGATTTAACGATGCGTACGATTTCACTATGTACTAGTTTAACACAATTAGGACCGTATCAGGTTAGTCGTGATTTATATGATCAAATTGACCAGTGGTTAATAGATTTTGGGTATAGTAAGTGGTAGATTACATTAAATTTAATACAACGAATAGTGCATTAAATTACACTATTCGTTGTATTAAATTTAAAAATCATACGTAAGTATGGAAATAGTGCAATGAATGGCACTTTTAAAAATAAAAAAGAACATAGCATGTCAGAAAATTTAAACGAAGCACCCAAAGACTCACAAGTAACCGGGGTATTTATTCAATTTCAGGATCGAGGAATGGTGAATATCGCTGATTTATCCAGAGTAGAATATGAAGAATTTTTGGATATGATGCATATGGTCCGAACATCTTATTTAGTAGCGATAAATCGAACCGAATAATCATATGGAAATATATGAAAAGATGAAGTCTTTGAAGAATAAAAGAAATAAGGAAAAAGTAGTTGATAAAGATATCAAAAAAATTAAATCATTTTGTGATCTGGTTGTGATTGGTACTTATGTGATCAATTTGGATAATACCGTATCTGTAACTGGAATGGTAAATATGGCTGGTCATGGGTTGAAATCTATACCGGTTAAATTTAAAGAGGTAAGTGAAGGGTTTAATTGTTCGGGAAACACACTAACTAATTTAATTGGTGCCCCGGATTCTATTGGTACATATTTTAATTGTTCTGACAATTTACTAACATCATTGGTTGGATTACCATGTTACATTCATGATTTTCTCATGTGTCATACCAACCGCCTTGAAAGTTTCCAAGGATTAGAGAGTAGTACTTATAGCCCAACATGTAGGCTGCATGTCTATAACAATCCAACTATGAAACAAGAAGATAGGTTGGATAATTTTAAACGATTAGATAATTTTAATTCAAATTGTGTTTATTTGGATTCGGATTTAAACCATAGTTATCAACTATATTTACGTGCTAAAGACCGTATTAAAAACATTGCCGACATACTTAAATAAAAAATATGATGAATAATAAAGAAATTAAACAAGAATGTGACTTAATATACAACGAAATTAAGAGTGCCGAACAACGACTGCGCAAATTGCGAGACCTTTGTGAGCATGATGATACCGATATTGGAAATTATTCCTATCGAGTTGGGGTTGTTGAGCGCGCAGAAATTTGTAATTCATGCGGCGAAATCATAAAACGCATGAGTTAATTAATAATGTATAGATATGACCCAAGAAGAATTAATTCGCGGAATATGTAGTACGTGTATTACCGGAACTTATGATCTGGGCCCAGATTTGTCGGTAAATGTAAATGGTTCGGTAAATTTAGCTCATAGAAATTTATTATGTTTGCCTATTAATTTTAATACTGTGAGTGGTAATTTTTACTGCGAAGGTAATAGGTTGACCACACTACATGGTGCTCCACACTACGTTGGTGGCGTATTTGATTGTTCCTTTAATAGATTGATCAATTTAAATGGATTGCCTAAAGAGATATCTGGTAATTTAATTTGTAGTAATAATTCCTTTATTACATTTGAGGGTATGGACAAATCGATGATCAGTGGTGATCTGGCATGTTTTGATAATTTCGCATTAAGAAGCGATAAAAGTTCAGATATGATCAATTTTAAAATATTTGATCAATTTATGCCCGCACAAATCTACGTCGATCATTCAATTACTGAACGATATAAACAATATTTACGCATTAAAAACCGTATTGACATCATTAAAAATATTTTAAACTAAACAACACGCATATGGACAATATGGACAAAATATTAACAAACGAAGCTTATATATCCTTTTCAAATTGGCTTATTCATTCAGATTGTGCAACGCGTTGCTGGGGTGGGTTAGGTAATGGTAATGATAATGGTGGCATTGGTTTTGAATTTTTACCAGAAGAATTCCAAGTTGAAATGCTCATTATGTGGTTTGATGCAATGGAAATATTCATTGGTAGTGAGATTTGTTTCGATAGTGGATCACAATATGTTCGTGGGTTTGATGCATCCGTTTGGTCGAGTACTATTATTTTGGTCGAGAGTATATCCGGATACAATAACCTAGATGTGTATCAAAGTCGTTTGGAATCCAAAAAGGACGCAATTGTATATGCGAATAATTACTACAATACCATTAAGTCTAAGCGATGAAGATCAATCGAAGTACCATCATACACAAATGTCTTAGATATAACATCAATAATTATTCAATAAATTTAGATGGTTCGATTGATGTGCATGGTGATGTAAATTTATTTCAGATTAAATTAGAAAAACTACCATTAAATTTTGGTAAGGTCAGTGGTAATTTTTCATGTGCATTTAATAAATTAACTACACTAGAGGGTTCCCCGGTTACGGTGGGTGGTTTTTTTGATTGTTCCTATAATACGTTAACATCCTTGGAGGGTGCTCCACATACAGTGGGACGTTTTTTCGATTGTAGTATGAATAGTTTGACAAATATATTAGGTGGACCCACATTAGTTCGCGATGAATTTAAACTTTCGAAACTATTTGATGGGACACATGTTAGTATTGATGACAATTATGCCTATTTATATGATCTCATGTTGCAAAATACTGATATTTTTTTCAGAAGCCAGCCCATGCGTGATTATTTCATAAAATATGTCAAAGCCCGTAAAAGACTAGATGTGATAAAATCAATTTTGGATACGGATTGATTCTAATACAATCATCGATATTATATCAATTTACACATAGATAAAAAACATTGAATTGAAATGCAATTTTTAGAAATAAAAATTATATATTTGTTAAAAAAAATCACATGAATAGTTATACGAAAGAATTTGTACACAATGGTCAACGCTTTAGCATTATTGTAAACTTAAACACTAAAGTTGAAAAACGAATAAATGGGGACCGATGGCATACCATTCAGTGCAACAACACAGGGCCAGGGAACTATTATGAAAAAATAGAAGTGTTAGATGCTAATTTAGAAAAATCAATAATGGATATAGAGTCCAGTGCCAAGGCGAGTGTTGATAAAATCTTGCCTAACGAAACTGAACAAGAAATCTTATTAAAGAAATTGGGATTTAAATAGTAAATTATGAAAATAGCTAAACAAGATATTCAAATAGGGATGCAGTTCGCACTGACTGAAAATTCCATAAATGTATTCAATTATGATCCTAGTGGATATTATTCAATGGACAATGCAGTTGAAATATTTTCATCAGTTGGCAATATTTCGATTACGTCATTAGTGTATAGGAATAAAGGAAATGGTGACATGATTCGTTTCAATATTTCTAATTCGCCAAAAGAATTCACTACATGGTGGGCAGCATTTAAGAGAAGTACTAAATATGTCCCAACGGATTCAATCATATTGAACCCGGTAACAAAAATACCCAAATTGAAAAAGACAAAATGGTCGGAGATGCAAGCAGCCCGATTAGGTGCCCCGGGATACTACATTGAGTATTATGGAAAACCTAATGAGTATCCAAGCGAATATTCAGTGATTTACATCGGTGTTGGAAAATGCAGATACATTCATTATAATTCGCCACCTAATCGTCAAGATTGGGCATCTCTTTTATGGTCTTGTGCCCCGACAAAGCGCAAAATCAATACATCAATTACCGATATAGAAAACGTGATATATCGATATCACTTTTTCGAAACACATGAAGATTTGATTAAATATAAAGGAATTTATCATAAACCAGGTGCAATGATACCGGTAGTCGAATAATTTATGGAGTTCAAACCTAAATATGGCAACAGTACCAAACCTTTACAATATGACTTGGAATCACTTGTAGAGGATTCATACTATCGCATCAATGACACCAAAAAAATTCTACAATGGAATGGTGTTGAATTTCTCAAACCTTTGAAAGACCAACAAGGGCGATATGGTAGTTGGTTGGAACGAATAGAATCGCAGCCAAATGTTAAATTCGTACAAGAAGTGGATCTATTAGAACTCTACTTATGATTTATCTAATTACCGTAGAAGCTAATTACGATCATCTTGAAATTGAATTTCTGGCAAATTTTGAAATCATTGCAGACATTTGTGAAAGTACTAATGCATCAAGGGGTACTATTGAGGCTGAGCTTACTAAATATAATCCGGACATTTATACCGTATTTTCATCGTTTATACATCTAAAACAACGAGGATATGTAGTGCTTCATACTCGATCAGTTTCGTACTTTAATAATGCGGTGTGGAAACCTGATTTAAGTTACATGCTAATAAATACCGACAATTCGGCGATAAAACCGTTATTTCGAAAAAAAATGATTGCGGAAATACTTAAATAAATTACATTCGTATTATATAATTGTATATATTTGTAGAAAATATTATATTATGAAAACATTATATTATAACGAAATAGGGAATGCGATCTCGGATTATATGGTATCCAAATGGTTGGATAATTTCCTCAGTGGTGATGCATCCCATGTTTATTTCTCATCTGCTATCGTATTGGATGAACTTCGCGCTCGAATTAAGGAGGGTAGTATCGCTCATGATGCGGTGTGTATTGATATCGATGGTAAAGAATTCTTCATTGATTCAGATGGTAGATCGAGTGATTGGGACAACTGTTCGGAATTGTTGGTTCATGAGCGCATAATGATGCGTTTATTTTAGCTTTAATATTGATGAGAAATACTATAGACAAAAGTCGTATATGCATAGGATCGCGTTTAAGAATTTGGAGCAGTAAGTATCAATGTGAGAAAGTAATTACAGTAATTCACATACGGTTAGTCGTGATTTTCTTTTTGTATGATAATGATCCGGAAGAAGATTGGTTACCAATGGGAAGTTATATAATAGAAACTGCTACATTCGAGTAGTATAAATCACTTATTATGATAAAAGTTATAATTAAAGTAGAAACCGATTCCGATTTCACCTTATCATTTCCTAAAAACATCACCGGATTTTATGATATAAAATATGATGGTAATTATTTTATAAAGATATGTTACGAAGAAAAAAACGCGCTGGATGGTTTAGTTGCACTATTAAGTGAAATTGAGATTAGTTCGTGTAAAGATTGGCACAGTGCTGATTTGAAAAAGGGTATAAGTGGTTACATCAACCAACTAAACACATTGGGACTTTCTAGTTCAATCTATGATTTAATAGGTGGTGGTAATTGGTCATTCACTATTGATGTTTTGAGAATAACCGAACAATACGTAACAGCATAACGCTTTACTGACAAACGAAGGTAGTTATTTGATACAAAATAATCTTTAAATTAATCTAAAAATGAAAATATTCTTCGCATTCAAGGCCCAAATAATTGTTTATGTGGTGTTAGTTGTAGTACTTTCTGCTTGTAGAAATTCAGATAAAAAATATCCAAGCGAAACTTCAAAATTTATCGTTACCAGAATAGAACCTAACACATTTGCCACAAGTATTTATTTGTTGGAACCAATTGATAAACAAGACTTAAATATGAATCATACTTGGATAGTTGATAGTATTGGTAAATTTACCGCTGGCGATACGCTGTCTTTTCAACATTATCGCTAACATACACGGTTTGTTTTTCGACTGTGCAATAAATCAAATACAAGATGTTCAATAAATTGAACACAGATGGAAAGCTGGAAATCATAATTGGATAGTTGATAATATTGAAATAATTAAAAAAATAAATATGTCGAAAATTAAAGAAGAGCATCTAGTGTTCATGACGGATGATATGTATACACCTATATCATACAAAGGAGTGTCTGTAAGTCCACCATTATACAAAGGAAATGGTGAGCATAGCGTTCGTGATTTAGAAAAAATTTGTAACCAATACAAAGAATACGTGAGTCAGCAGCAAATAATTAAGCAAAATTGCATGAAACATATTGTTGAGCTTAAATTTGGAATTAAATTCGAATCTAATGACCATTGATATGGAATTTATAGGCACAACCAAATATCAACATGCCGCTGTGTTGCGGAATAATACTAGGCGAAGTATTATGTTGTATTTCGTCAATGGTATTCAAATTTTCAAAGAGAAGATTCCATTTGATGAAAATTATGAACAAGGTACCGGTAAATGGGTTTTTACAAACGTATACCTATTAAATGGGAAGTTGTACCAAACCAGATCCAATGATCGGTGGTGTAATCATACATCTACCTACATAATAAAATCTAGAGATGTTAAATTTCCATTATCAAAACGGATATTAGAACAGGTAAATATACCAGTCGATTTGAAAATAATCTTCAAGAAGTAATTATTCGATAAAAGTAAGTTACATACATGATAATAATCGCTATAGTGCGTAATTGTACATTACCACTTACCCAGAATGGACTTGAGATGATTATGTCCAGCATCAATCTGATAGATATTGATATATTAATGGAAATTGATTCAGCACTAGGAATGACAGATGATAAAGATGTAATTAATTTTTTTAGAAGTCGTGGTATTAAACATTTTCGCGATTCATATATCTCATACTTAAATCGGTATGGTGTTGTTCAATTGTATTCCGGAAAATTGGCATTACAACCTATAGTGATTGTCGATTGTATGCATTCTAAATTCAGACATATTGAAAGACTTATTTCTATTCGTAAAATTTTAAGTAGCTAATAAATTAATATTTTTTTCACAATATAAACCCTTGTAAAATTTTACATAATATTTACATTAAAAAATAGGAAATTATAAACTAATTTCCTATTTTTGTATTTATATAAACCACTTTTCTCATGACACAGATCGAAATTAACTTAATGAATTTAAAACAAGTTGGAATAATAGATTTCGTATCTACATTAGATTGGATGGACCCATATTTGGATGTATTGAAAAATGATGAGTTGGGTGAAGTATTTCCGGTTTTCCCAGAACGAATTTACGAATGGGGAACCAAAGAATACATTGCTTCATTATCAATTTCGTGTTTCTTTGGCACCAAATCATTGGATAGAGAAATTGCTTTCAGTGCACAATCCAGACTTAATTACAACATTGTCCGTTGGACAGAACTTTAACATGGAAGTATCTGAAATACAAACTATCTTGGTGGGTCAGTTTACCGAATATTCATTTCGGGTCGTAAATGATGATCATAGTTATATCAATTACATTGCATTAGTAACTAAATATGATTTGAGGACCTACACTGTTTCATTTATAGGATTGGAATGTATCGAACTTAATTTCGAAGATGACTACAGGGCGGCACACCAGTATGCAATAAATTGTATTACTGCAGCAAGAAACACTTAGATGAAGAATCCTTAGGGATGTAGAAGTATTAAAAAATCATAACTCATATAAATCTCACACAGATGGCAACCAACCAAAGAAATCAAAAGTGCATCGATACTATAAAAGAATCGCTAAAATCAAGATTCAACATCTCTTCTGATCGAGATTTATTAGTACAACTGGGAATTAAACCAGAGGATAAAGAAAAATTATTCTTGTGGATTAAATACCAAAATGCATTTTCATATGCTGAGGGATATGAAAACGGACAAGAGAATTTGAAATTTGAAATTAATAATCAAATTGGCGATTTGCTTAAATCCGAACGAGATTATTTTTAACATAATTCTATACTAAAACAACTGTTTAATTTTAATATAAACTAATGACTAATCCAATAATAAATAATAGAATAGTATCATCCAAAACGTTCGCAGTTCGTTTTAAATCATTTGTCGAAAGTGTGACGGTACAAGATGCATGCGGCGAAGATGAAAAAGAAGCAATGTTAAATGTTGCCAATTCGTTATTAGTTTATCAATTACACACTATTGATGCTAATGATACGGAAGAGACTGAATATTTAGAAAGAATCGGGATATACCCATTACTACCAATATTAGTAACTCATGATGGTGTAGAATTACATGCGAGTGAGACTGGTGCGATGGTATATTCTAGTATGATCATCCCAAGACTGGGTGATGAAGTACGCCAGCACACGGTAAAAAATTCGGATGATATTAAACGAATTAATCCAAAACGAATTATTTTTTGGAATAAAAAAGAGGCGGAATCTTATATAGAATTCAACACTAAATCCATTTCAATACAAGATTTAATTAATGCTAATTTATACCAGGCATATGAGCAATCCAAATCCAAAGGACATTAAATACTTAGGGGTACCCAATGTTTGCTTTTCACTTATCGATGCCAATGATAAACGCGATGAATTGTATGCTAACCAAAGAATTGATAGAGGGTTTGACGATAGTGAGACATGGTCATTGTCTGGAACAATGGCATCTTTTTTGTTACCAAGACTAATCCGTTTTATAAAATTGGATAATAGTGTTAGAGATGCTGAATTTATGGAAGACTTGAATAATTTTAGAAAATTATTAGAGTTAGAAATTCGAGATAATGGTGCAAGAAATTTTACAATAGAAGAAAAAAATACAGTATCCAAAGGACTAAAGGCATTTGAGAAAATATTTTTATTATTGTGGTGGTAGAAATTAGGTTATTTCCCTAATTTATATTAGATTTGTGTATAGTTTAAAAATCAGAAAATGAGCAATGTAGTAAATCACAAAGAAATATTTATAAGTGCATTATATGTATCACCAGAACAGGTGAGACATTATTTCACAAATGGTCATATAAAAGTATAATCAAAAGAGAATTTTATAAAGTGATGCTGGATTTATTCGTCAGGGTTTATACAGATGCAAGTAGCTTTTTGATAACGATAAGGTAGCTATAGATGCCTATGGGTCGGTTCGATTCCGACAATTCTCACTATTAAAAAATATAAAGTATGTTTATAATACAAGTAATTGTTTTGCTCGCGATCATATTATATGTGGTGGGAAGTTGTATAAATATAATAGATAATCACATACCTGAATCACGTACTAGTTTAAACGCGGATCTTATGTTTAATATTGTGGGTGCAATATGCATATTTGTATTACTTTATTTCTGTGGTGCCTTTGATCAAATTTTTCCAAAAATTCACGTGTTATGAAATCCACCACAGCTATGATAAAATATATAGTAAAATTGCATATGACTTCCACACAAGATTGTGTAAGACCTTACGTAAAAGAAGTTGTTAAAGAATCGCTAAAAGAAGCGAGAATTTTAATCAAAGACTTAAAAGTAGATTATAAAAAAGCATTCAATATACACCAATTAGGATTTGAATATGATTATGATGGAGTTGAGAATAAAGTTTATAAAGTCATTTCAAAAACTATTGAATACGTTGGGTTAAATGACGTACCACTAGATACTATAACTAATACACAAATAACTAATACATAAATGTTATGATTAATAAGCTGGAAAAATTGAAAGCATTTGACTTAGAACGAAAAGTAATTTGTTCTGTGTTATCTATTGAATTATCGAGTTTGAATGGTCGCAATTTGGGAAATGTAGAACTGAACAATGGTTTGGTGACTTTTTACAAAAATTATACCAAAGGGGATTGTGTGTTGTTGGAATTCACCGGTTATCAAGATTCAGATAAAGAAGATATTTATGATTCTGATATATTGGTCGGGGATGACATAATTTATTTAGTGCAATGGAATCAAAACCAAACTAGTTGGTGGCTATCACCGATCCAATCACGATCTGGAGTAGATGAGATGATTTATGTAATTGACAATCAGACACTTGGGAATGGGTATTTATCTCGCCGAGATTTAACTAAAATTGGTAACAAATATACCCATGCACATTTATTGTAACAACACTCACCGGTATAACGGGTGGTTGGCATAAACAACGTCCTGTGGCTTTGTCTTGTGCCGAAAAAAATAAGACCTAATATTTAAATTAAAAACTATTATGCCAAGTACAAAACAAAATGAAAATTTAACCGAAAGTGACAATAAGTCAAAACCACTGTTATGTGAGGTTATTACTTTAAAAGTAATGGATATATGGCACCCATTTATAAAAAATAGTCAACGATGGGTTTACTCAAATGAATTTGAATCAACAACCGAATTTATAAATTGGGTAATGCAGCACCAAAAAGATTTATCAGGAGTGGTTCGTGGGTAATCTCACATAACTTCTAAATAACTAACACATAAATTATGTTATACTGTATAAACCCAGTGGAATGCCCGAATGATTCACAATGCTTAGAAGTATTGTTATTCCAAGATCTGAATGATTTGGGGTGGAAGATCTATAGAACTCATGATTCGTTCATTATTGAATATTTAGGCAATGCCTATTTTTCCGAAAAATACTTTTCATGTTATCTCAAGTCCGGTGTTAATATTACGTTTATTAATACCAATTGTATTTTATTTAAATGTACCAGGGTTGAAGTCTTTTTAAACATAAGAGACGCAATCACCAATAATTACACAGATGATATCTGGGAATTTTTACAAAATTTATTTACAGAACGTCTTGATCTCGACCCAACACTTATGAGCACTGAATATATGTAAAACCCACAATATATGAAAGATTTAATAACAATTACTACTGTACTTCATTTAGATAATCAATACGTATCATCTGATGGATTTTATGAAATAAATAAACACAGAGACTCTTTTGTTTATGATGGTATTGTATACACCTATTTATCGTCAGGGATGGCAAGAAGGGTTTATAAATCAGCATGTGGTGAATTTGTGATCAAAGTTCCAATTGGTGGTTATTATATAGACACCGCTGAGGAAATAAAAGACTTCATAATGTCTGATATGAAAAACGTGGACCCTAGTATATCACATAACTATGGTGAAGCTAAAGCATATGAAGAATGTCCCGAGGAATTGAAAATATTTTTAGCACACACTGAGTTACTACCAAATTGTTGGGTAAAACAAGAATTTGTGGAAGTATTAAATTGTGTATTCACCGGCCGCCACGACCTTCGAGAAATAGGCCGACGTAAAGACGGTACTCTTTGTATTTTTGATTTTGACCCATTGTTAGATGATTTTAAATTTGATGGTTATTACTGGCCAAGACTACCAATAATCATTTCAGAAATTGAGAGTAAAATATAAATACTAACAAGTAATTAAGTTACTAATACGATCATCTGTATGGAAAAAATCAGCGGTACAAATGCCTATAATCGGATTCTATACGGTTTGAAAATATACGAATATCCCGTATCGTTTTCTAATTACATGTAAGAAATAGGTAATGGATATTTTTAAATCTAAATATTAAATAAAATTCAAAAATGGAAGAACAAAAACTATCAATTAGTGGGTTGTATTACAGATATAAACAAACTTCGGATAACGATATAGAAAAACATTTAAAAACTATTAAGATAGTTGTGTTGAAAGATAATGGAATTGGTACCACTTATGGGTATTACCCACTCTCACAAAATTCAATGGACAAAATCTTAGAAAGTCCAAGAAGTGTTTCGTTAAGTTATGATGCAACTGAAACAGATCCGGATTGTCTGGAAGGATTAAGTGAATATAAAACAATCCGTTATTTAGTTAAGTCAACATCTAGGTTTTTTCTAAAACCTGATATTGGTGAGATTTTTGATCAGATACATTATCGTGATTTATTGTCGGACAAAATAAAGGCGATTCAATACATACCATCCGCATTGGAAACACTAGATGATACTCAAGGGGAGCATTTCATCTTGGAAGCTAAGTTACTAATATAATCAGTAATTAAAATGGAAAATAAAACTATCCCGGATAAATCTGATAAATCTGATAAATTGACTAAGGCCCGTAATGAATTCATACAGAATATGTTAGCTTGGTCAATATATTTTGTAATAACTATGATACTTTTATATCCGGTATTTACCGATGAAATCTGGATGCATATTAGTATAAGTACTATTATTAGTTTTGTGTTAGGCATGTTTAATAAAATAATTCAATTGTTAATATGTATTGATAATAAAATCGATCCAAAATAGTAGCCATTTATGTTGCTATTTTGGATTTTATTTATTATATTTGTGTTCTAAATAAGTAAATTATGGACACAAATACAATCAATATTGAATTGGCAAAATTTTTAGGATGGTTCCAAGACCCTGATAGTTTACCAGGTACTTGGTTTGTGATAAATGCCAATGCTAAAATAGTTATATATTCTCAGCACAATGACATCTACCAAGAACTACCATTCCACAGGAATATTAAATACCAAATTGAAATTATTGACAAAATCGAAAGTCTTGGATATGATTTCATTATAGGTGGTGGTGTGGTATCTATTAAAGTTACTAGCACAAGCCCTAAATTTTATGAAAGTTGTACTTTGTATCGAGATCGCGATCTTAGTAGATTAGATGGTATTTATTCCGAGATAGATAAATTTATTAAATTCTATAACAAAAATATCATCTAATATGTCACGATTTGAATTTGTGTCGGATTTCAATAAACTAGACAATCGAAGTATTTCGATTAACGAAACATTGAAAAAAATTTATGAAAATAATGGTGGCGATCTAAATGCCTCTATTGTAGAGGCATCGTCTTATTTAAAGACAGTAGACGAAACTATTCGAAATGTTTACGAAGTTGTTGAATCTGAGATTCCGCTATACGCATATCATAACTTAATGACTTTAGGGGCTGATAATTATGGTTTTACCGATGCTGAACATGAAACGGCATTATCCAATACTATAACGGCATGTCGAGATTATTATGGTGATCCTATACCAAATGAGTACATTTTATGTGCCGCCATTAATTACAGAGGTATCATTGTAAGTGGAAAGCGTCACGGTGATTGTTATGATACTCTATATGGGATTCTAGGTAGTCGAGACATTAAAGATAATCCATGTAGGGAACAACAAGGATTTCTAACATCATATAATCGCTATGTTGATCGCAAAGAAGGGTGGGTGATCGCCAAGAAAAATAACCAAATAAAATACGGTTTAGAAGCATCAGAAAATGGACCTGAATCTACATTAATTAGCGAAAATCTTTATTAAAAATTATTATGAAAAACTTATCAAAAATATTCACATTGTTGATCCTCAGTACATTATTATTTTCATGTGATGTACCACCCGAACGTTATACCATAAATAGAACCAGTTCGACATTCGAATTAAGACAGCTCATACAAAATGAACGAACCACTACCTCTTCAAGTGCTATGTATTTCTTGGTAATCGGAAGCTATGCTTCTAACACCACAACAACAGAAGAAGTTAAAGTATTTGCAAAAGTAAATGGTGATTACCGCATGCTTACAATGCCTTTAGAGGATGTGCGCATTCGAATAAATAATAAATTAACAAAACCAACTTTGTTGATTACCTATAGGGATGCGCTTCATACAGACGAAGAGATATGTGATTCCAAGTGGGTTAGTAAAAAATACATCATATCATGTCCGGAAAAATACATTCCCGAAAAATTGTTGCCTATAAATTTGTAGGAAACAATTTTTCAAATTTGTAAAAATAATATATAGTTTAAACTAATTTACAAATGGACCATCTTAAAAAATTTGAAGAATTTTCATTTAGCGAAACTGAAAATTTAAAAAATATATCACCACAGCAACCTCGTTCAAAAGGACAATTTCAAAAGGGCCATGTCCCATTCAACAAAGATAGGAAGCGAGAAGAATATTTATCACCCGAACAAATTGCAAAGATGCAACAAACTGAGTTCAAAGAGGGCGAAACCACAGGTGCTGCACATCCCAGTTGGAAAGGCGGGATTCAATCAAATAAGCGCGATGGTAAATTCATTAGCACCGGGAACAAGGAACGAAAGAGAATTTCACGATATAATTATGAAATGCGTCACGGTAAAATACCAACCGGTTGGATAATATATCATTTAGATCAGGATAAAGAAAACGATGATATTGATAATTTAATAGCAGTACCCAGAGCAATTTTGATGCAATTAAATTCAAATCGAATGAACTCAAATTATCATGAGATCAAAACCGCGGTTGATATGCATCTCGCAAATATTGAATCGAAAAAATAATTCATAATAAAAAACCATCAGATAGATGGTTTTTTTGTTTTTCATATATATTTACATGATAAATATACACATTACATCAAAACCTATTGTTTTTTTAACTATATTTGTCAATGATAATTAAAATAGTATGGAAGATCTTAAAAATAATATTGATGCAATCAGTCTAGAAAGATATATATTACTTTCTAAGTATTTGGCATATGGTTTAGTGGTACAATATAAAGAATTTCGTTACGAGGTTGATTCACTTGGACTAGAGTGGATATTTATTGCAAATGAAAATGGTTTGGCCACTAGGTACGGTGATGTGCGGCCAGTTTTTCGACCAAATTCAGACATAGTGAAAGAAATCGAGATTAATGGGAACCGATTAATACCAATTGTGGAACTTGCTAAATTATTCCACACCACCAAAGGAAATGATATAAGTCATTATACTAATATCAAAATAGATGATCGAAAGCGATATTCGGTAAATTGTTGTGTTGATAATGACGACTCTAGATATATGTATTTCCAAATAAATTTCGACATTTTATCCGAGTCATATCAATTAGTGGATAAGTTAATTGAATGGGGATTTGATGTATTTGATCAAATTGGGTTGTACGCAGTATCTTATAACAGTAAAATAATTGACAATGAGTAAATCAAACACCCAAGCGAAATTGACTGATTATCAAATTAAAATATTAGACACAATCAAAGATGAGTCTAAAACCTGTGATGATATTGCATGGGAAATCAATTCCCATAAAATGCATGTAGGTAGATCAATGAAAACACTAATAGGTAGAAATGTGGTCGGAGTATATCACGCAGATTGGTCAAACCCAAGGTATTATAAATTATAACCAAACCAAACCAAACAAATATTTTTTATGTATTATATAGTACAGGATAAAATTTTCAAAAATGAAAATTACAACAAACTTTTTGTTGCATTGGACCGCTTAGGTGTTGAATATAAAACAATTGATATGGATTCAATTGACACGTCAATATTAACTACTGATAGAAAGGATGTATTCGTATTTGGTTCAGTTCGTTTAGCAAAACATTCCGCTGAAAATGGCTGGATACCCGGATCATTCTACGGTGGTAACCATGATTATTCAATATACAAAGACTATTATAAAGAGAATTTACTTAATTATGATAGTATTGTTCAGAAAATTTCAGATCCTATTGACTGGACACCCAATGAAATTAAATTCATACGACCATGTAAAGATAATAAAGCTTTTAATGGCGGTCGTTATACCTGTACAAAATGGCTTGACCAGATGGTAATGAATAACATACATTTTGATATATTAATTCAAATTTCTACCATCAAAAAAATATACAAAGAAGCCAGGGTATGGGTTGTGGGTGGTAAGGTGGTGACCAGCTCATATTATTTATTTAATGGTGATATCCCATATGAAGAAAGTGTTGAACCATCTGGCCTTGATTTTGCACAGTCAATGGCTAATATCTATCAAGTTGCGGAAGCATTTGTTATTGATATTTGTCTGACACCCGATGGGTGGAAAATTGTGGAAGTAAATTGCATCAATTGTTCGGGGTTTTATAACGGTGATTTACAAAAACTAATTATATCTTTAGAAGATCATTTTAATCCAATAAAATAAGTAACTATGAAATATTCAAATGATTATTTGGCTGAAATTTATTCAAATACATTAGCGCATGCTGCCACTATTAGCAAAATTTCATCAGCTAGTTTATGTACGATGGGTGAATTTACAAAAATACCTAATGGGGGTTCGCATAATATCGAAGTAGTCAGTAGTGATACAGTATCCGCAATTATAGCACTACGCGAACATGGTACAGTATGTGCCTTAAATATGGCTTCTTATAGAAGACCAGGGGGTGGTGTCATAAATGGTGCAAAGGCACAAGAAGAATGTTTATACAGATGTTCCAATTTAGGAACCTTAGATACCAATATGTACTACCCGCTATCGGACGAGGCGGCGGTATATACCAAAAATGCAGTATTTTTCAAGGACGTTAATTATGATTACATGCCTGAGGTTATCTGTGATGTGGTTACAATTGCTGCGTATAATTTCAATGAAAAAGGTCTGAGCCGGTTGGAATTCACGGACTATGAAGCACAAACGAAGCGAAAAATAAGATTTATGCTAAAACTTGCAAATGAGAATCAAATAGACTCGGTAGTTTTAGGCGCATGGGGGTGCGGCGTATTTGATAATGATCCATTTGAAATGGCCACTATGTTTAAAGAAGTTTTAATTGGTGAAAATTATGCATCATTATTCAAATTGGTAAGATTTGCGGTAATAAATGATCATAATTCGGTTGGTGACAACTACGATGTTTTTAATAAGGTATTAACGTTTTAATAAATAATCATGGTAAATAAATTTAGAAATATCATTTTAATTTATGTCAATGATACTTTGTGTAATATTGGGTTACACAAATGGGTGAATATTGATAGACATACACCAATACCAACTGATGGTGAACGAATATATTTTTCCAATCTACACGAATGTAGCCACTGCAAAAAAAAAGAATATAAACCAATGGGGTCTATTATATAAATATTTATTTGGATTGTAATGTATTTTCACATATATTTGTATATCTAAAAATGATAAATATTAAAAATAATGGATTTAACAGCACAAAATGTCCACCAGGTTTTTTTAAATTGTATGTTCGAAGAGGGTGAAAGCACTGATAACTATATTTTGGCAGAGGGTTTGCACTTGAGTGTTGGCTTTAAACCGGAACGGTTAGAAGATAATGCCGATAATATTACTGAATTATTAAATAGTCTGCCAGATAGCTTTAAAAATGATGGGGCTGGAATGACATTTCTCAATATGTGTAATGATAATTTAGGCAATCAATGGACTGATAGACATCAAACAATGGATGAATTAGTATGTTTAGGAATAGCTATTGGTAAATTATCGTATTCAAGTCCTAGAGAATTATGGATAACATTCCCTGGAGGTATGCCATTTTTATCAATCAAATAACTAATCTATAGTATTATGAATACATATACACTTTTTTGGATGACCGGTGAGGTACAAATAATAACCGGTGACACCCCTAGTGAGGCGATGAATAATGCGGGAATAGGGCAAGGCGCATTGCGAGCACTTGACTTTTATAGCAGTGGTGATAAGCAAAATGAATATACCTGGAATCGTGAGGATCGTAAATGGGATAAGGTATAAACCATTTCATATCGCATAGTATATTAATCAAATTTGTAAAATTATAATAAAAAAGTTGATATGAAAAAAATACTGGTTTTAGGCACAACTCATATAATGTGCACACTGGTTTCAAATAAATCATTCGTATTTGACAATAATGGGAGTGATGAATCAGTAGTAAATACAAATGACCCATTTGCTCCGGAAAGTATCCCATTTATCAATTCAAGAAAGGATCATTTCGAAGGTTTACAGTTTTATGAAAAAACCCCAAATAAATTTATTGGGAAACCGTTGAGAAATTATAAATAAATATCGGTAACATCAAGAATGAAGAATGGAAAAAACATAATTCCCCAGGAATTAGATTTAGTAGCTAGATTAGTATTGGGTGCTTATGGATATGAAACTATATGGGTTCGTATCGCTAAAATTAATAGTGATGGAACCTTTTTTGGTATAGCTGAGAATGTAGATAGGCGTAATGATAGATATATAAAGGGTGACCAGTACCTATTTGATTATGATGACAGTATGATTATTTACACCGACCAACAATTGTGTTATTCAGATAATGTATCTATATGTGACTGCCCAGGTCTTTGTAGAGACAAATAAAGCGTCATATGAAACCAACTTCTAATAATGTGAATATTTCAGAGTTTCGCTTAACCGGGTTAAGTAGAAAAAAATCATTCACATTACAATTGCTACATACTGATCGCGAAATATTTTGGGCAACACCTGAAATGTCACAACATTCGTTTGATACTTTTTGGAATTATTATATTCCGTCTAATAAATATATTGCGGAGGTACAACACAACGGATTAACTGGTGATGGAATACCCATTGATCCAATAGTGATTTCTATAAGAGAAATACATTTATAATTTTTTTAATATTCTAAAAAAACCTATATGATAAATCCTGAAACTTTAATAGAAGCTAATAAATTCAAAACACAAATGTTGGTATGTTCAATAATGTGTTGGCTACTTATTATTTTCTTAGAAATATTAAACCCTGATCGGCCATTAGAATTTGTGATTTTATTCGCAGCGGTTGTACTAACATTTATTTATGTTAAAATGAAATGTATGATTGCTAGGTACAACAGTGAAGACATACTCAATCAAAATGCGGAATTCGCTAGAGTAATTACTAAATCTATAACAAAAAGCAAATGATTAATAGTATATCAGTGAAACTAAATAAAATAGAAATACCACACTTTGATGGCGAAATTTCTATGCTACCATTTGACCTGTGTGATACTAGCACGTTGCCTGATAATTTTCACAACACTGTTAATGATATGGTCAATAATTTACCAATTTTATATGGGGAAGCATTTTTCACAATACATGGTAAATTCGTCAGTAAAGACAGGACTATGCGTCGAGGTGCCCCACACATTGATGGTAATTATATCAATGGCCCTAGTATTAAGGGATATAAGAGACAATTATCAGGCTGGTCAAACCCGAATCCTAATCCAGGTTGGTCAACCCCGAATCCTAATCCAGGTTGGGAAAATTCTAATCCTAATCATAATCCAGGCTGGAGTTCACATCAGCCGCTAGTGAACGGACACAAAATTTCATATGAAAGTGCCACGGGAGGGATGCTTATATCGTCAAATTATTCAGCATGCAAAGGCTGGAACGGTGTATTTGATGGAATTCCTAACATTGGCGGCGATTGTTCACATATCAAATTAGATGATGGATTTATGCTAGAGGCAAATGAGGTATATTACGGAAATTCACAATTTATACATGAAAGTTTACCATCTGATAAAGACATTCATAGAGTAATGATAAGAATTACGCTACCGATTGAATATCCAGCATTAGTATTTTAAATTCACACATTTTATGCAAATTATAGTTATAGAAAATACGGTTTATAAAATAACAGAAAGTCTTTATAGTGAATTAATGTTAAAGTATAAAGAAATCTCTGATAAAGAATACTATCATTCACAACAGATGGAGATCTCGGATTACATTGATAGTATTTTACCTAAATTAACACTTGTCGGATCAATAGCATTTGATTATAGACTATAAATTATATTCGTTGTTAGTAATTTGATATTTAATATGTAAATTTCAATGAGTAATATTTTGAATTAATTATTTTTTTGATTATATTTGTTTAATATTATTTAATAACACTATTATGGAATTTACCAAAAAAACATACGAATTGCTTAAAAAACAGTACAATGAAGCAGTGGCCGCTAATCAAACTTCATTCATATTCGAAGGGAATGAGTTGTTGGTTTCGTACGCAAAGTATCTGATAGAATATCTAAGTACTAAATTTTAATAAAGAAACTTCTATGGAACAGTTTAGTATTTCAGAATTGAAGCTAATTGCACATTCACTTGGCATAGATCTTTTCAATGCTGTAATGTCACATAAGAGAATTGATAAAATATTACCAAATACATTTTATCGAAATTATTACCAAAGTAATGACGAAGCGTTATTTGGAAGTTTGTTACAAGATGGGTTTGTTCATAAAATGTATAGAAGCAATTTGTGCTACTTCCACATAACTGAATCCGGTATTGTGAAGTTTAAAAAAGAGTTTGAAAAACTGGTAAATTACCAGAAACAATCTAACCGAGATGTATCGTACTTGAAAAGTAGAATTGAATTCTATTGTACCTGGAGTAACTACAACTTTGGAGCCGGGAATGCTGAACACGTAATATCAGTATATCTCAATGACTACAAACAAGGACACAATATATCACATACAACTAGGGATTGTATAAGAAGGTTTTCGAATGAATTGAAAACAATCGATACATTAATCGTTAATTAGTAAAACTACACATAATGTCAGAATCAAATTCCGAGACACACTTGGCTATAACTGCTACCAAAGGCGGGATGCTACAACTAAATAAAATAGATGTTAAAGGTGAATATCTTAGCGAATGGAATGAACATTCAAAAGATTTTTACGCATTGGCTATGAATGGTGAAATTATACGAAACACTCTTTATCGAAAGGGTGGACTTAATTTCAACTTAAAAGTTGGTATCGATAAGTATTTTATGCTTTTAAAATACACGGAATGTATTTATGATTTAGATTTTATTCAAAAGTGTTATCCGGAAAAAAGTAAAACCGAACAAGAGGTATTGCGAAAACATTTGAAATCACAATGGGTAATAATTGACTCATATGGTGACGAAAAAGTAATTTTTGATCAATTCAAACACGCTAATCTCGTAAATTCAATGTCCCCTATTTATTTCATTGATGGGAATTATTATAATATTGATACCGGATATTTTTATTGTAATGCTTCATCTAGCATGAGTACCAAGACTGTTTTGATTTTGGAAAATAAATATGATAGTGACGAAGCTAAAAAAGGAATAATGAAAATAAATCTAAATGATGGGACTTGGGAAGTTTTCAAATAACCACGAAGTAGACCAGCATTATATCGCCTTCAAATGTTACCATTGAGAATTCGTAATTACTGCGAAAAAATGGTCATATACAAAGTACCGTAGTTTAACAATATTGAAATTATTAGAATGACAATAGAAGAAATTGATTTTTTTTGTGAAAACGTACATATAATAAGATATGTTCATAATAATGATGGTACAATCGATGTCAATCAGCACGTATCATTACCTCATTGGGTTCATGAAGTACCTCCAATATTTAACGTGGTCCATGGTTTTTTTGAGTGTATGAGTAGTCAATTAACTAGTTTGATTGGATCACCAAATGAAGTATTTGGGGGTATATGGCTGTCAAATTGTGAAAAATTATCGTCATTGGTGGGACTGCCTAACAATTTCACATCGTTAACTATAAACGACTCAGTTGAAGGTTCACTTGAAAATTTTCAAATATTAATGAATTGCGTAAAAGTGGATAAGATTCATGCCCCACGAGAATTTCTGCGTAAATATAATAGATATAAAAGCATAGTTTCAATTTTAAAATAATATCAATATGAAATACCAATACTTTGGCAAAACACCAACACCAACACCAACACCAAATAATATACAATTGGGATTTTATATAGATTGTGGTGGAAATTTGATCATATATCATGAAATGAAACCATCTAGTTTTGCAATAAAAAAATATGGATATAGTGATTCCGATAAGATAGTATGTTCACATACTATCAAACAATCCAAATTACGACAAATACCAAAAAGTATCAAAACTAGGTTTCGAAATCGATTTGAATCAGAACACCAATGGGTGTTATTTTTCAAAGACCTAAATAAATATATAGGAATGTATAGAGTATCTGGGAAAAATTGGGTGGATACGGTACCATTACCTGTTTCAAATTGGTTACTTGGCCGCTTAGAACAATATAAGAATGAAATGGATGAACATTGTGTTGATAATTACAGAGCAGCCAATGTACGCAAATCATCGCAGATGCGTCGTTATCGCAGAGATCAAAAATCAGGATGTTGTGGTTTTTTTGATGTCAAGGAAGTATGTCCTATTGACCACAACGAATATATAATGGGATTTAATTATGGGCATTAAGGTTTACATGAAGATCCTACAATTTGTTAACAGTCTTCTATTTGGGAAAAAACGTACATTGGCAATTGAAGTATTTTGTAATCATCTTAATATAGTAAAATATGAAGTCAATGATGATTATTCAATAGATGTTTTTAGTGATGTGTGGTTAGTAAACAGCAATTTAAAGAAAATACCCATAACTTTCAACCGAATTTATGGGTCGTTTAATTGTTATTCATGTGTTCAGCTGAAAACACTTGATGGTTTTCCGAAATATATTTATGGAAAATTCGATATGCCAGATAACATATCTTTAAAATCTTTAAAAGGATTACCGTTATTCGTAGGTGGTTATGTTAACTTAGAGGGATCATTTAATTTAGTCAACAGTAATGAAAATTGTGAAATTCTAGAAAGATGTGAAATTCTTGGTGGTGTTTTCCTACCAAATAAATTCAATATTTTCTACAAAATTTTTAAACGTTCATCCACAATACAACAAATGTTAAATGAATAAATTTAAAAGAAAAATAATATCCAAGTGCATTAAGCTAAGAAATGAAGGCATAATTAAAGGGTCTTTTCATGTGAATGATAATTTAGAGGTAGATGTTATAGGTAGTGTAGTTTTTGATTTCACCACACATGAAACAATTCCGGTTCAGTTTGGATCAATATCTAATGACTTCGAATGTTATTCAATCCACCTTAAGTCAATTAGCGGTTTTCCAAAATTATTAGGTGGTGCATTTAGATTCACGTCCAATAATTTTGAACAAACTGATGAAAATTTCTTAGTAATCAGAAACATATACAATTTACCTGACTTGGTTACGCAATTTGGTGAGATTACACACTTACGAACATCATGTGTCCACTTGGATTCAGAATGTAGAATTGCATATTATTCGTGGTTAAAAAGATATACCCGGATTGAAACTATAAATGATATTATAAGTGATATTATAACTTAATTTGTATTATCCACTGGTGGAACTAAGCTCAATAAAAGTTTCCCAGCATCCCAATCAAACCCCATAGTAGCTGACGCAATAGCAGTGGTATTGGACCATCTAAACTTCTGTTCGCTGTTAAGTACAACAATTTCCACACCATCATATACTGGATCTAAATTGTTTAGCAATTCTCTCATTTCTTTTATATTCATATTTTATATTGTTATGTGTTATTATTTACCAATCTTTGAATTATTGGGGCATTACTTTGATCATCTAAATCATATATAAATCGATATGTAATTTCCTCTATATTAAATTGTTCTTCATACAAGTAGGCGGAAAAACAAGTATAGAATGGCTCCAAATATGATGATTTATTATATATAATTTTAGACTCTTCTTTGTCAATATTTTCGAATTGTGGTAGTGAATTTATATATTCCATTATTTGACCAGCAACAGTTGACTTAATAGACACAAATTGTTCATGGTCTTCTACAATTTTAGTGAGATTTGATGCAATATCATACACATCAATCGAGTTCCCGAGTATCGAATTAGTACTCAAATATTCAACAAATTTATCAAGTAATAAATTTTTGGATTCCATATTTATATCAGTTAATTAAATTACAAATGAGTTTCACGATCAATTCGCGATCACTCGGTGCACTTTGAGCGATTAGAATTGTCAAAGATACTAAAGTTGCCTTATTTATTTTATTATTATTGTTACTTATTAAATTATTATTCATTGATAGATACCATACAAACATAAGTGCTCCAATACGCTTATTACCATCGCTAAATGGGTGGTTTTTGACAATGAAATAGAAAAGATTAGTTGCCCTTTCCTCAACACTGGGATATAAGTATTGTCCACCGAATGATTGCTCTACACTTTTCAATATGCCCTCGAATGATTCATCCCGCTTATTACCAAACAACTGAGTTGCTTCACCTAATCCAATTAAGGTACCTTTTAAGCGATCAATTATGCCCATGGCATTACTAATATCTATTTGATATAAATCGGCCTCCTCAAGTGCCAATGTAGGGATTCGATCGGAATCAAATTGATTTAATAATACAAAACTATCTAGGTATTCATTTATGATGTCGTTTTTTTTCATAATTTGATATTTAATATTTGACATTTAATGTACAAATGTAAGTTATTTTAAGTATATTTGTATTTTAAATATCATATTATGCAAAATAAAACGTTAATAGCAGCTGCTCGTTTAATTCTAACGGAATTGGTCATTCAATGTAGCGAAAAAGAACAAATTTTCTTCAAAAAGATGTATTCGCATCAAAATTCAACGCTTAGCATAACTGATATAGTGGATAATCTAGACCCATCTAAATTAGACACGGCCATAACACAATGCGAAAATACTATACGCAAAAATGCACAAATAGATAAATCTATTATTTAGTTAAAATGTTCGTAAAGGGAACTGATGTGAAGTATTTCAATAAGTTTTCTGGTGGATTTTACTATAACTTATATCAAATTCAATGATAAAAATGATAAAAATAAAATAAAAATGGCAAAAGTTAGAACGGAACATTTAAGTATACATAATCCACACTCTGGTGGTGATAGATCTGATTCATTAGTTCTTAAATTTAACATCAATGTTTCAGTGAATGGACTGTTTTATACGTTATTGAATAATGATGATGTGGTTAAAATAGAAGCGACCGGTGTAATATTTGAATTTGATAAAAAAGGCAACAGTGGTTACTTCTGTGCGAACAATATAGATGATTTGACATATAAAATTAAATCACACTGTGTTGATTACTTCAATAGAGTAATAATTGAGGATGTAATTGTGATTAAATATTCAATCGAAACCAATTGTAGTTATGTACTTAATGAAGATGGTATTACCTGTCCAAATGGAACATCTAAATATGTCGGTACTGGCGAATCATGGTCATGGGAATCCGGTACCCTAAAGCCATCAGTTACATCCAAATTCCCGTTTGGTGTGAAAATTTATGCAAAACCATTCCATAAAGTAGTGAGTAAATATAATAGTGGTGCGATTAAATCAGTTTATAGTGGAATTGAACATAACGATAATTATTATTTAAATTGGTTAAACGATATTATACACATTTCTCCGCCATCAAATGGTATCAATGGTGAGGTTATATATAGCGAAGAAAATGCAAAATTTTTCGTGGATATGTTAAAATGGGTGTGTTCCACCAACGAAAACATAAAACATATGTTTAGTAGTCCCGAGAAATTATTGGACACAATACAATCTAGACCAAATATTTTATCTCTGCGGTAAATGGATTTTATTAAAGAAAAATGCGAGAAATATAAAATACGCAATTACTCTATTAGACAAAATGGTGAGGTTGATGTGAGGGGTGACGTAGATTTAACCTCTAGAAATTTACACAAACTCCCAATTGTATTCAATCATGTCACCGGGATATTTAATTGTAGTAATAATCGACTAACTACCCTAATGGGTTCACCCAAATATGTTGGTCATGACTTCATTTGTTCATTGAATGAATTACCAAATTTGGTAGGAGCACCAGAATATATAGGTGGTAATTTTATATGCAGCCACAATTTAAAATTGAATAGTACATATTCCGGAAATAATGATATAGACGTAAAGGGATTTATGCGAAATATAAATTTCAATTGTCGTTTACCGCATGAGATTATGAAATATAAACAATACCATACTCAGATATTAAAATATCAACGCTATTTTGACATATGGAATGTTGATTTATCATTAAATGAAGAAAATTTTAAACTATTAATTACAGAGTGCTCCGATGGTTTATTGTAACCATTACTTCCGGTAATTAATAGTTTAAAAATCCTGATCAAATAATTAGTGTTGGTACATTATTCCCATATCATCTAATGATTTCGATAACATTTTATTATAATCACCAAAGGTTCCATTAAGTAATTCTATAAATGGAATCCACTTCACTAAATGTGGTTCATCATGGGAAATTATACCACTATACTTCGCGATATAAGTAAAACACATGCTACCATCTTTGTGTATTGCAAATGCCAGAATCAAATCATCTATGTCTAGACCAGTTTCTTCCTTACATTCGCGTATAGCGGTTGTTTTTGAGTCAAGTAAATCTTCTGGTTCCATTTTACCTCCGGGTAACCCCATCTTACTATGATCATCTTTACGCGAAACACCCAAAACTAAGCCTTGTTCATTAATTAGCACTACACATGCTGATACATTTTTATACATAATTTTATTTAATTTAAACTCATTTTATACAAATGTAGTAATTTTATCAATATGTTAATATGATCGAACAATTAATATTATAATTTAGTTGTTTCATCTCCATTTTTTTTATCAATTACTTTTCTACCCCAAGCATACTTTACCCAGGTTTTTGTATCATGGAAATATTCCCACCAATAAGGTATCCATTTACCAAAAAACACAATGGTCCATGTATTTGGCTCAGCTTTAAGTATTCTATGGCAATAATTTTCAGGAAGATAGCGAGGTTTGAACAGTTGATTTACATTTTTGGTTAATATAGTACCATCTTCAATCACTTCTTCCACGTAGCTTCCGCTTAATAAAAATGCATATGCATTAAACGCATGTGTATGGAATCGGTTTTGTAATATGGTTTGCCAGTTGTAAACCCATATTCCACCAAAATGCTTACTTTCAAAGATGGTATATTGGATTATACCTCCCTCACCTAATTCTACTCTTTTCTTTTTGAAAAATATCATATTTATTGTTTTTTATTTATATCTATTATTCGATTAACCGCCATGTTAAAATAACGTTCTTCCATTTCAATACCGATCGAGTGGCGATTTAATTTTACGGCAGCGAGATTTGTAGTTCCTGAACCCATTGTATTATCTAGTATTAAATCACCATCATTTGTATATGTTTTTACTAACATTTCTAATAATGCCAATGGTTTTTGGGTTGGGTGGGCTTCTTCACCTTTTTTGGTTTTTTGTTTATCCGTTGCGAAAATTTGCACGCTTCGTGGATAACGTTCCGTGCTATCATATGACGTTAAACCATGATCACCATATACTTCGGTTTTCTTACTATTACGTTTGTGGTTAGCAGAACTCACTTTACGTTCGTGTCCTATCGTTTTTTGTGGGTTATATGTTGGAATTTTATCGTAAAAAACCAATATATTCTCATGAGCTTTCATTGGCATTTTCTTAGCATTAAGATGACCGGTTGCCGATGTTTTTTCCCAAATCCATTCGTATCGCAACCACTCTAAATTAGAACACCCCAATACCTTGTCAAATGGAGTTTGTGCAAATAGAATAATAACACCATTTGGTTTCAATACTCGTTTATATTCAGCCCATAACTTATCTAAATCTAGCACAGTATCCCAACGATTCCTAGTTGTACCATATGGTAAATCACATATAATCGCATCAACGCTATTATCAACAATTAATGGAAATATATCAAAACAATCGGCATTATATAAAGTAGTGTTCCCTATTATTTTCTTCATATGTCTAATGTGTAATTCTCTTTAATGTCTGTTTTGTAAATTCTTTACAAAGTCCCCATTTGGTCCCTCTTCCTGTATAATTATGTTGCTCAATATCCAGGATTTCAACGTACCCAGACCAATTACATTTTTCCATTTTAGACCAAGTCGAAAATAATTTAATATAAGGTGTGTCCTGTCCGAATTTGTATAAATACCACTTTCCACCATATAACTTGCGATACCACCGACTGTATAAAAAATCAGAATTCCAGTAAATATTTTCTTGTTTTTGTAAGTATTTACTATCTTCCATAATGATTTTCTCGCTTATTAGTAATGTGATTAAATGTATCCAGCGATCGTAGTAAATAATTTGCTAATATATGATCAGGTGTATTACTAGCATTTTCTTTACAATATTTGTTCAGTAATAAAGTTAATTCTTTTTCAAAACTGATATCAGATGATTCCAATTCAAAATTAGTCGCAGTAGATTCTATTTGATCGCAAGGCAACACATTAGGATTAGTATCAAGTAAGTCAAATGCCTTATTTATAATTATATTCATATCGTCTTCGATCATCGAAATCAGTCTATAATTATCCCAGATAAATGTGTTGCCGTCATATTCAACATAGTCAATTCGAAATCCACCAGCCATTAGCGCACTATATGTAAGTTTGTAATATACATTATTATACCTGACTAAATCTGGTAATTCTACTTCACACCTATTATTAAATTCAATTTCAATATTCATGTCCATTATATAGTTATTAATTTTTTAATATTTTTCATTTTTTCTCTACTTATTGTTTTTCCATGTTCGGTTATTTTAAATGGTGATTTATATATAACAATTTTAAAAAAATAGGACCCAAACTCATCATCATTTACGATGACACTTACCACAATCTGATTCCCATTATCATCACACTCGATCTCTCCACCAACACCATATAAAAACTCAACAACTTTTTGAATATTTTCTGTACTAAAATCCATATTTACCTATTATTTAATTTGTGTATTAAATTGAAAAAACCCTACTATGTTATAGTAGGGTTTTTTAAAAAAGTTTGTTTTTTAATATTTCATTTGATACATTTCAGTGAAATCCAATATCACTTTATTACGATCTGGAATTATATTAAAGTCCGTAAAGCCATTTTTACCTAACATCGATTGTAATATATCGTTTAGTTTATCCCAGGTTGAATGAGTTATGCTATCATTTTCACGCGCAACAAATTCAACAATTACCTCATTGGCCCACTCATTGGAAGATTTGTTGAATACCGATGAGTATTTAATATCTCGAATACTACTACCCACAAATGAAAAAAGTTCTCTAATTCGAAAAGTGTTTACCAATACTTTAGATCCATCATCATCCAAAAATGAAATCATGTCAAATTTATCATCCGAAATATAATGTTCGGATATAAAATCACCGATCTTTACTTTTATATTTTTACCATTCATTTAATATATTTCATTTTTCATTATATATAAAATATATGTTATGATAATGATATAATTAATTTAAAAGATATATATTTGTATTGTATAATTTAAAATCCAATTATGGAAAATCCAATAAAATGTAATGCAGTGTTATGTTCTTACTGCAGTAGAGAAAAACCAATAGTACACCACAACGGAAATGTTTTGATTTGTGCAGAATGTCAAGAGCTATTAATCGATAGAGGGATGTAATATGATAGAATTATTTTATAGCTTCGGTATATTTGCTTTAGTTTACGAATTATGCACACTATGGGGCATCATTAAGTCACTCTGGTTAAGAGAACAATCTAGCATTAAAGCATTCATTAAACCAAGAATGCTTTGGATAAAAATGTCATTTGGTATAATATATTGGGTTTGGATATATATTGGGTTATTCACATCTCAATGGTTATTATTTATTGCCATATTGATATTATCACTTATTAATAAGAAGCATCCGGTAATCAGGATTATAGATGCAATACTATCGATGATGGTCATAGTGATAATTTTATTAAATAAATATTATTTACACCTCGAACTTTTTGATTATATTTTAGTATATGTTGATAAAATATTATTATAAAATGAAGCAACTTATTAGATTATTAGCCAGTATCATAATACTAGCACTTATTACATCATGTGCCGATAGTAAAGAATTTAAAATTGATGGTGAAGACGTTATAGTAGAACCATACGGTTGGGCAAATTCAGCGATAAAGAACGATAGTATTGTTTATACAATAAATGTTGGAAATTTGGTATGGGATATTCTTTTATCGGAAACTATTATCGTACCGGTGGTATTAACTGCTGATCAATTTTATGAACCAAGTCATAAAAAACCAAAGACTAATGAGTAATACACCGGTTGTGTCTAATTGTGAGATAATACCATATAAGAAAAGAGATTTAGACCCTCATACTATAATAGAAGTGTATAAAAATTTACACAAAAATTGTTATTCGATTCGACAGTTAGGTAAAGTCATCGGACACACCACATCATTGTGCATGACCAGCTGCTATTTTGTTGTTAATATAAATGGGAAACAGCGAGCAATTGCTACCAATCAAAAAAATGTACATGCATTCATAAAAGGATATTTTTTAGAAATAAGCAACTATAATACAACGAACCAAACTTTATATAAAATAACATACGATCCTTATACTAATTCAACTTTTATGCTTGTTGATGGAGATAAAGAAGTCCCTATTCATAAGGCAACCTATTGCTTTTTTACCAAATCTGGTGCATATACTCACATCACATAATTTTATTTAAAACTTTATTTAAATATTTCGATATAATTAACAACACTAAATTAAAATGAATAATTTCGGGAAAAAGAAACTCTCTACATCATTAGAACGCGAATGTATTGATGGATTTATATCTAGGTATAAGTATACGTTCAATACGAATGTATTGATTGAAAATATTGAAAGAGAAGCATATTATAAAATTGATAACAATGCATCTAACGATATTTTAATCGAAGAACTTGTGAATCAATTTAGGATAACATTAAAAAATGTTATAAAAATTGAAGCTAACGAAAAAATAACCACAGACGAAATAAGTAATATGAAGAAAATAAATATAGCAAACTCTGAAAATGTGAAAAATAATACGACCAAGTCAACGGATACTAGTATTCGACCAGAGCTAGTTTCAGCATTACATGAACTGATTTCAAATGCACCAGATGCGATTGAAATAGACAAATGCAATAATACAAAGTCGACTGAATGCACGGCAGTGTTAGATAAAATTGATCAAATGCTCCAGCAGTATTATACACATTTAAAAATGCACCCAGATGATAGTAATAAATTTACACGTGGCTCAATTGATGCGGTAGTAACATTGAGATCATTCATTGAGAAGATGTAAAATTATTTGATGAGTACACCCATATTATTGTATTTTAGTATTTCATTAATACTCACAACATCAGTAGTAATTATCTCACCATTAATATTAGAACCAATCCATGCATACGTTGCACCGTTAATAGTTACTATTTTATAATAAGCAATCGGAATTCTAATTTTACTACCTGGAAGAAATTGTGGATCATTATAATTGTAAACTACACCGGTGATAATAATTGCTTTTACTTTATTACTTTTTATCAAATCTTCTACCTGCTTTTCTAAACGGGCCCACTTTCCGCGATTAAAAGCTGCTAGTTGTGGTGATTGATTGAATAGACTAAAGGACATGTGGTTCAAAGTGTTGTCATAAGATGTAATGTGCGAAGGGGTTAAATGACCTAGATCATACCCACTTCTATTGAACTTAGATTTGGTATATTTGCCCTTATAAGTATCTTGGAACCATTGATCATTGCGTTCGTTATCCAATTTTCGATATTTAGAATAAGTAATTGTATGTTTGGAAACTGATGTACAAGTATCGTTGGTTAGGTACAAAATAATATCACCGTGATCTATGATCAATTTGTTAGATGTGACTACGCGGGTTTGTGCTAACAAAACGACCGGTGAAAATAATAATAAAAATAATAATAGTAAGTGTTTCATTTACTATATATAAAAAAAGAAAATAATATGAACACAAAAATAAATATCGATGATTATTCATCATACTCAAGTGTAGTCAGTACATTGCAAGGCGATAAAATATTAGGGAAAAATGCAATTGTCGAATTAGTAGATTTGTATTTTTCGAAAAAAACAGAACAATCACAACTTGAAGCTGCTTCAACTCGAGCATTGCTCGAAGCTGCCAGTTTAAAACATAGCATTGGTCATATTGCCTCTCACCTAAATATGACATATCCATTTACAATCGTCTTTGAGGATAGAGTTATACAATTTGACAAAGATGGCATTGTGGAAGTGAACAATGTATTTTAAATTACCACAATGGGAATGAAAATAACTGATTTGACCGGTGATGTATTACTAGATATAGAAGTATCTATTGAACTTATTGAATATTTTATAGATTGTAATGAAAAAAGTCACTCAGTGAATATAATTCATTTAAGTGACCTTTAATATGTTATAATTTTACTTTTTTCTACAAGAGATTGAGCTCTTTCACCCGGCGGTATGTTTCCAAATAACACTCGCGGGATTCATGCTGAATGTCTCCAAATGTACCAGATAAATAGTTATTATCATTGTGACCATAAACAATTGCCGCAACCGGTGGTAATGAACCGTCTGGTAAATATATACCGAGATCATAATTTTTCCCGGAACTATCAGTGAATGGACCTAAATAAATACAATATGACCACATCCACTCCCGAGCAGTTGGATAGAATAATTTAGCACCACACAATAAATTTACACTTTTCATAGATCAATTTGTTTATATACATTAAAGGGCCTATTATTGGCCTTTCACTACCTCGTAATTGAATTTAACAACAGGCTTGATTTTGGCGATTACACCGAGTATTTTCACTTCCTCCTTAGTTACCCCACATAGTCGTATTGCTTCGGTCTCGGCAATTTTATAAGAATTGTGACGTACTTTAGATCCCACACTACCATCTACAGAAATCATATAGAAATCACAACGATGTATATCGAAATCCACAACTGGACTAAGATGTTTAGATGGAAGTAACGTTTCACGCACAATGTCCTGAAAACCATTGCTATAATCCAAAATTGGAAATTTATCAGAATCCAACATTTCAAGACTAGAACGCTCGGTCTTTTTTAAATACAGTAAGTGTTGTTCAACATCTTTATCGGATGCCAAAATGAATTTAGCAAACTCTGTATTTGGTATAAGTTTAGTTCCACCAAATCGACTTAAAACAATAGTAGTAGCAGAATGATTTACATATTGATAGTACTCATTCCCAGGTGCAATTACCCATATACCGTATTTAATTGTATTCAAATTCATATATTCAAGTTTATATAGTTATTGAAATTAGTTTAGATAAATTTTCAAGTTCACCTAATATAAGTTTTCCTAGTTCGTTTGGATCATCCAAGGTTTCAGTGGGATGGAATGACTTCAGTGAATATTTATCGCCGCTATATTTTGATCGGGGATCTAATTTATCCAAAGTTTTGTCATAGCTAACTGCTAGATTATAGTGTCGACCATCGTATGTTTTAACTTTCCACTTCTCCAATAAAACAACGCGAAACCCCTTTTGTAAATAATCATTTATTTTTTTATAATAATAACTTTGATTATTTTTTGAGCGGTACACTGAGTTTTTACAAATATCTTGAATTGATTTGAATTGAACCGTTTCTATATTTTTTTGGATGGTTTCCATTTACTAAAAGTTTTAGACAATACAAACGTATGAAAAAAAAATGATTAAAACAAGAAATATTTTAATTTAATACACCCGATTAGTTATCGGCGGGTAAAATTTTGATAGTATTTAAATGCATCAAGAGCATTGGAAATAAATGGATCATTTATTTCTCTAGTCGGTATTGGCAATAGACTAGATTTCAAATTAGGTTTAAAATGAACCGTGATGTTAGCAACACAATCCACCATTACTGAATTTATATACTTAATTATAAATTCATGTTGTAGTGCTTTTAATTTTACCAAAAGTATTTTAAGCTGTTTCATATTTATTTTTTATCAAATATAATCATTAGAATGTTAAAATTATATGATTTTAACATTTTTAACATTCAATTTGGTTAAGCTATTCTAAGTCAGAATTTAATATTTCCATTTTTATCAGCTCTTAACATCCCGCTCTTTAAGTACATTCGCTCGCCACATTTCGCACACAGTATTTCATTTGTATCGCCATGATGATTACATGGACCACACATCAAATAAAATCGTTTGTTACTGACACGCGTCTTTTTATTACTACCACCGAAGTCGTAATCATTGCGTCCACCTTTTCCTTCGTATTCCATATTACGGATTTTAGTTTTTTGAAAATCAACACATTAGAACAATCTTGTAGTTATAACAGCATTAATTTATCAAAACATGCCTTGATAACAACAGCATCCCATAAAGCATTGTGTTTTTCGAATGATACTTCTGTTTCTATTTCACCAGCAAAATCTTCACGCGATATATCTGGATCAATTCCTTTTATTTTAAATAATGTGCAAATATCAAATGGGATATACAAAATTTGTTCCGGTATAGAGAATGCATCCCCAAATATTGAATTGAACAGAACCCAATCATATGATAAACAATCTGACCAAATTTCAATTGTATTAAATCGCGAAAGCCACTCGGTCAATTTCTCTTTGATTATTTGGGTATTATCCTTAATGACAATTGCACCTGGGTCAGAGTCATCATAATGTTCTTCCACCCCATTAAACTTTAAGTTTGAAATTACGTTATCACTCAACCACTGATCTACTTGTGAATAGTCAGCATCATTGAATTCTGCATAAAATGTATCACCATGTTCACTTATTAACCCAATAGATAATAGGGTGGTTGCTTGGTGCAATCCGGTAAATTCGGTATCGAAAAAAATTGTTGTTACTTCCATACACTATATATTATTTTAATATTTTACCAATGTTTTCTAGACGAAGTGAATCTTGGTCCAAATATCCATCCCAATTATGTAGGGAGAAGTGAGCATCATGTTGCTTAATAAGTTGTTCGATGAGTGATTTTATCATATCGATGTTATTTGGATTTCCATCAAAAGTCATTGACTTACCATCAGAATAATAAGTAAAAGAGTTGTTGAAATAAACTGCGACTAATATACCCGGTCTATAAGCAATTAAATATTTGCTACCTTTATAAACTACCCATTTACCATATAATAAATAGGTATATATAACTCGTGGTGTGTCAAACAACGAACCCAATTTAGTATTATGATAATAAATATTGCTAAATAAACCAAATATACCATATGTAATAATGCCAAAAAGCATCGCATAAAGGTATGACGTACCGTAATAATTACATATTAATAAAAGTGCCAGTGCTATCATAAAATGAGCTAGAACACCAAATATTATAAATGTATATAATTTATTTTTCTGTGACATAATTATTATCCCATTTTAGGTCGGAATGATGTTTTCAAATCAAATCCTTTGTTGATAATTTTATTTGAATTTGTAATTGGTGCAATATTTGATTGTTTCTCATCAATCATACTAGAAATGTAATTGGAAATCATGTGATATACTTTTTCGGCATCTAAATAACTAAAAAGATTGAAATCAGTGAGACGAGGATATTTCGTATAATCACTAATTTGTCCATTCCATCTATAAAACCCAACTAAAATTGGTGCGCCTTCAATTTTATTAATATTAGATTTGTCTTCCACAATAAGCCCACTAACTCTATAACAATCATTATCCACACGGACATTATAATACAAATCTGACCTAATATCAGCATGACTAAATGGTAGTGGACGCTTTGTTGGTATTTCACCAATTAGTGCCAGGTCATCGCCATAATAAAAATTTCCATTGATACACATCCCATCAATTTTAAATCCACCTATAATTAAACAGAAATGACGTGTGCTAGACGACAGGTCCGAAACACTACCAGTTGTACGATCAAGTACTATTAGTGGGTCAATGCCATAAATACCCATTAGGTAGTCGTAGCCATCTTTGTATTTTGATATGATTTTCATAAAAATAATATTTGCTTACAAATATAGTATTTTTCAACACATAAAGAGTAAAAATATACAAAAATATTTATATTTTCTTTTCAACATATGTAACCACTTCACCCGTTGCAAATCCTTTTTCGATTAATAATGGTAGAGAGGTGTTTTTACACCAGGCATATACCAAATAATTTTTGTAATTATCACAGACATATTCCCATCGAGTATCCCACAACATGCGATAAATTCCTTGGCGGCGATAATCTATCGAAACCCAAGCATCCATTAATTTTAATCGGTTGTTTGGTTCGATATTCATGAACACATGGCCAACAGTTTCATTAGTGGACAAATCTATGGCAAACCACATTTCTACATTTTGAGCGTTAGGTTTCAGATGGGATATTATTATTTGGGATTTCATAGCGTATATATTATTTTTATTAACATCAAAAATACATCAAAATAATTAATTATTTGTTACATTTGTAAAAAATATAATATGAATATTCACTTTACTGACGTTAAATTATTTGAAAACTTAAAAAAGGCAACCTTAGCCAAAGTTATCATCGGAAGTAAGATGTATGGGACCAGTGTAGATGGTCACTCAGATACTGATTATCTATACATTTATGCTACCTCGGAAACCGAATTATTATCATGTATTCAAAGTCACCACCAATTACAGTTCAGTGAAAATAAAGTCGATCATATTTTTGTATCATTACACAGTTTTATCAAAAATACATTAAGTGGTGATTCCACTATAAATTTCGAAGTAATACATTCGAATTCGTTAAATGGGACTGTCCTAGAATGGATTTCAGAGAAGCGAAATATGTTTTTAACGTATAGTGTGATCCGAAGTTATATTGGATTATGTAGGCGTGATATTAAGCATTTTGGTAAATATTCATCAGAGTATGAAAAACGAAAACGATTTGGACATATTATCCGCGGGGTAATTTACACAAGATCATTTTTAAATGGTTCTTTTGATTTTCTTAAATCAAACTTAGAATTGGTTAATACATTAAAAGAAATCGATTTCAATTCCGGAAAATTACTTCGCGAATATACATCAGAAGTATCAAAATTTCGCGAATTACTTACCTCATATTACAATGACAACACATTATTGATTGCTAAGAATGTAAATGTCGAAGATGCAATAATATTCAATAAATTATTGATCAAAATGTGCGAGTCTGAAGTATTTAAATCGAAACAACTCATATTAACTAATTTCGATATGAGACCATTCATCAACAGTTATGAAAACTGGATTTCCTATTAGCTACATGAACCAATAAATATCAAGTATTCCGAGCTGCAATCGTCGATGATTTCCATCATAGTAAAGTGATTGATAAGAGAAATTAAAACAAAATGATATGTCAAGAATCACAATGTTTGTCAAATCAGTTACCCAGGTAGAATGTGGGGTGGGATTTGTTGAATCACATATTTCCAACCCATATTTATATAGTTTCATAATTTTAATCTTTTATTTTTCTTTTAAATTTTTTTCGCATTTTCACAACCGCCTCATTGAGTTCAGATATGTTAACAATTTTAACAGATGGGTATAATTTGTAAACCCATCTCCAGTCTAAAAAAACATCATATACTAGTAGTGTAGGCTTACCCATCATCCCAGATAAATGGGCGGTCACTGTATCTACGGTGATGACAAAGTCAACTTTTTCAATTTCGTCAAATGTCTTTTCAAAATTAGAAATATCGGGATTCGACATCCATGGCAAGGAACTATCCATTTGTAATGATACAATTTCAGTATTACCATCATCGATTGCTAATTTAAATGCATCTACTGATAATGTTCGAAGACCGGAACTTTTGGATATGGCATTAGCAGCCCATGTAATTCCAATTCGGAACCTATCTGTATTGAAATGTTTAGTTTTGAATGTTTTTAGCTCCATACCATTCGATTTCAAATATGATGAAAATACGTCACCACTACTAATCCAACAGTCATATTGCATCACCATTTCGTAACTAAGTTTATCAGAAGCGGTGAATGTAACATTATCACATTGATATTGAGAACTAAATAAATTTTGCATTTTTTCATATACCTGATACTGCACACGAGTGGCTACTTCGGCAAGTGCATAGATTCCCCTTGAGAACATAATTTCATCGCCATATCCTTGTTCATTCATTACTAAAACGTTCTTACCTCGACATTCCTCTATACTCAACACGTGCTCAATTGGTAGGTTAGGGAAATTATTACGATTGCCATAATAACGATACTGATAAAGATTCATCCCTTCTCTTAGCTTATTATTGTGTAGCATAGACATAGACAATTCATAACCGCAATTATGGTTGAAATAATTATAAAAGCCCGTCGCGAATGCAATTTCAGCATCTTCATAATTCATTAGCGAAAAGTGACATAATCCTATATTATAATAAATTATGCCCTTATCAGTAAATGAAGTATTTCTCAATGTTGATTCGTATAAGGTCTTGGCTATATTGTAATTCCCTCGTTCGTATTCAGATATTGCATTTGCTACTATATCGGATACTGACAATTTAGTTTCAATGTTATTTGACATAATATTATTTTATCGATTTCAATTCTTTTAATACATCCTTTAATATCATTATTCGCACTTTAAACGAAGTGATGTTCTCATAGGCAGAAAGATATTCAATCTTATCTTCAATTATTTTTATAGCAGCTTCCATATATGATATTTTTTACAAATATATGGTATTTACAACAATTATCCAAATCAACTATATTTTTATTTAACCGTATCCATAAGACGTTTGAAATTAGATAAATTCAATTGATCACCGTGCCAAATTGATGTACCATATTGTTTATTGATTATCTCACTTATATATTTACGGTTGTTCAATATTTCTACCGGTATATTCTCACTCATAAGATATGATTTACATCCTGATGTGGCATATTTAGTGGTTTTAAGATATGGGTTATATCGAAAGTTATAATAACCTTTGACCTTAAATGGGCTATGTTCAAGAGTGTGCAACGAATTCGCAGAACAGTTGAAATTACCACCAACATTCTGGGGACAGCCCCAAAGTGTTGTTAAATTATTATCGTTCACATATACATTACCAACAACGGTATGTGGCATCCCAACCAAATCAATCAGTTGATTACCGGAACAGTCAAAATCGCCATTTACTTTACGAAATTTAATTGGAATTTTTGTAAGGCCTTTACTATTCAGCCAAACACTCCCATTCACATCAATACTATAATCACCATTTATGGTATAATTTTGTATTTTATATTCAGTACATAATTTTTCTATTTCTAAAATATCTTTAGTAAATTTCTCGAACATTTTCATCTATTAAGATTATATTTAATTCACTATATATTAAATGTGTATATGTTGTTTTTAATACGATAACATACAATTGAAGAAATGTTAATAAAAATATTCATTACACATGGTAGTTGTATTGTTTTTATTATTATATTTGTAGTATGAATTATACAATAGTAAAAGATGTCGATGAGTTGAAGCAGTTCATCGAATGGCTCCCAGATTTGAAGCGCACACAGAAATACTACGTATCTCTTTTTGCACGCAATAAATACAAAGGTACCGAGGGACTTAAACAGGATAAAGCACAATTGAAACGTTTCACTAGTGATAAGGAAATGTTGTTGGAAAAAATTCTCAAATTAGAAGTAAGAGAGGGTTTATATACGATAGACGGCTTGGTGATAAACGAAAAATCTCTTGCACTATACATAACACCGAACCCACGTGACATGACACTCGCTACAAAACGTTTGGCAACTAAAATTGCAAAAAAAGTAGAAATGGATTATGTACTTGATAACCCACATTCATTAGCAATGAATGAAATTCAAACAGCTGGTACCAAATATAGTAAATATTTCCAAGATGTAGATATTGACTTAACGGTAACTGGATTGGAGTGTGATCGTGGATTAATACATGCCGAAATTTTGGAATCTGTATTAAAATTCATTAACACAGAGGCAATTACCGTTATAGAGACTCATGGTGGGTATCATTATTTAGTAAATAAATCCAAAGTTTCCAGCGAATTTAAAAACAAATGGTTTATGGGATTTAAATCTATGGAAACCACTTTGTATAAAATTACTATGAATGGCGATAATTTAATACCGGTTCCCGGATGTACTCAAGGTGGTAAATCTCCTAAAATACTATTCAAATAAAAATATCATATTATGACTAATGCCGAAATTTGTGTAATTTTTTTAGCTGGGTGTATAGTTGTTTTATTATACCTGTTGATCAAGAATATTAATAGTAATAGTGTTATCAAAGATTTAATTAATGATAATGTGAAATTGAAACGAGAAAACGATGATTTAAATCTGAAAATATTAAATTCTAAAAATAAAAAAATACTAGATAAATGGAGAACCGGTGCATCCTGTATTCACTCAATGGATTTAGTCAACAACAAAGGTACCGATACAGAAGTATGCTTCATTGCATCATACACATCCGAAATAATAGAAATATCCGAAACAAAACTTAAAATAGCACCAATCAGTGTAATAACCAATGTGAGCTCACAAAATACCCCCAGTACACTTGCTGGTATTCTGGCTTATGGAAATGGTTTATGGATTAATAAATACGACGCTGAGTTAATATTAGATAATGCACAAAACCGAATTTCAAAAATACACGATATACTATCAAATGATGAATAAATTAGAAAAAACAAGTAGGTATTTAGCAAAATTACTGCGACACAAACCGGAAGATTTACTAATGGATGTTGATGGTTATGTAGTAGTTAGTGATTTGTTGAGAAAGTTGTCAATTAATAATGCCGACCTTGATTGGATCGTAGAAAATAATGATAAAAAACGATTTGTTTATAATATTGACAAAACACTAATTAGGGCCGCTCAGGGACACAGTAAAGGTTTGGACATTGATATAAAAATGCAAGAATCATCAAGAGTAAATGTTCTATACCATGGTACGGCAGCCATAAATGTCAAGTCCATTATAAGTCTTGGTTTGGTACCAAAAAGTCGAAAACATGTTCACCTATCATCTGATGCAGAAACGGCACGGAAAGTCGGGCTAAGACACGCAAATGACGTTGTGGTGTTACAAGTAAACAGTGCTCAGATGCGAGCGGATGGTATTAAAATTTTCATTTCGGAAAATAACGTATATCTCACTAATCATGTTGACTCCAAATACATTACATTTCCAAAAAAACCGAGCAATTAATGTTCGGTTTTTTTTATTTTATGTCTAAGCATTACTACGTAATCGTAAATATGCCCATATCCATCACTGATGTCTATTCGATGACAATCTTCCTCAAAATTAGCATCACCACTTTCATCAATATAACCAGAATGCGACATTAGTATATACAACCAATAATCGTGTATGAATATTTCAATTTGATCGCATTCACCGTCATCTATATCAGTACTAATATATAAATTATTGTCAACTAATTCAAATGGTACCACATCCACCACACCCTTCAAATTTTTAAGTATATTGTAAATATCATTAATTTCATCATCAGATAGAGCATCGGTTTCGTTTCCATGCGCCTCTGAAAATTCCTCATAGGATATTTGTTCAACATTTTGAGTATGTAAATTTTCAATAAACATTTTGAATTTTTGTATCATTGCCATTTTATATATGTTATAGTTTATTTTCGCTACGATGCATATATGCCCGATATTCATCATCAATTATATCATGATATTTTAATAAAACATCAAATATGTCATTAGATATATCAATTTTATAATATACTGATTCTGGATCGTAATCTGAGGTAAATATGTATTCTACATATAACCAATAATCATCATCAATAAAAATTACCATTCGATCATCGTTATTGGCTGTTATATCAAACCAAATTTCTGAATATCCCGAATACTCATGCGGGTCCTCGATATCATATAAATCACATATTGTGGCTGTAATTTCATCCGGGATAATAATATCATTGAAACCAATGCTCTTATATTCAACATACTCAGGTTCCGTTAATTTAACTATTACTTCATTTTCTACGCTCTCGGTAAATAATTTAAATTTTTTTATCATGTATTATATATTAACAATTATTGTTTGCAATTCGGTGTCTAAGAATTTAGACAAAAATTCCAGCGATTCACTAACATCAATTTGCGCATATGTTGTCAAATATTCATCATAATATTGTTGTAAAGATTCTAACTTCACATATAAATAATAATCATCATCACTAAAAATGTACCCGGTTATTGTATGATTATACGTAAATATCATCAACTTACCACTAGGGATATATTTTAAACCGGGCGGAACACCTGCATTTTCAAAACTTTGTTTCACAATATCAAATAACGGGCGGAACAATTTAGATTTCGCTGATCGTGCACTAGCTTTGAATATGCTTTCATATTCGGACTGTGTTATTATGGTGATATTTTCACTATTTACACTCTCTGTAAACCGTATGTATTTTTTAATCATTAGAATATTTTAGTTTTATAAAAATTGTATTGGGGGTATAGAGTTTATAAATTTCTCAACATTAATTACACCCTCACTAATATCAATTTTAGCACAATCTGATTCATAGTGAGCATCATTACCATTATCAATTTTCCTTTCAACATTTACATAGATATAATAATCGGAATCCGAGAAAATATATACATAAATACTACGATCAGTTACCATGAATGTTATTCTTTCACCATCGCCAAATTCCATAACAGACATAGTTAATCCCTGCCGTTCTACGTAATCAGTGATAATGGAAAGTATAGCAGCACACAGATCACTATCGATTACTATCCGTGAATTTTGATAAAAATCGTCAAACTCTTGTTCAGATATTATCTCAATTTCATCATTACTTATGCTTTCAACAAATCTTATAAATTTTTTAATCATTTATTTCGTTTATAATTTCGTTTATAATCACTGAAGCCTTTTTTACTGAATCGAATCCATCACCTATGTCAATTTTATATGAATACTGAACTGCACTTGATGACGTGATTGAGATAACATACATCAGATATGCCCAATAGTCATCATCAACGCACAGAAGAAGCATATCATCGGTTTCATTTATAAATGAAGATAATCTACTACCAACCCGCGTACTAGTACCAGACAATCTACATGCACTATATTCCGAGAACACTGCAATTACTTCATCACATAAGCTCTCAGGTATTATCACACCGTTTTGTATAGCATCTGAAAATTCCTGGTTAGTTATTTCAATTACTTCATCATCACCTTTAGACTCTAAAAACATTTTAAATTTCTTAATCATTATCACTTATCAATTTTTTCAGGATATTCCAATATTCACTCATATTGCTATACCCGTCGGAGATGTCTATTTTGTGATACCAGGCTCTCACACCCGGTTGTGGAACAAAACGTACATAACCATCAGATGTGGTGATGATTTTATATTCTGGGATAGTATAAGTAATATACAACCAATAGTCATCATCTATGAATAAGTAAATATTTTCCATCGTTTTAGATTCACCATGTAATTCACAATCACTATTGTCATAGTATAATACAATTTTATTCATTTCACTAGTTATATCGACAAACATATCATGTTCAATTTTGACTTGAATATTGCCTCGGGCACGATCCCAATCATCGCGAGTGATTTGTACTACATTTTCTTCGGGATTGTTATTTTCTAAAAATAGTTTAAACTTAGTAATCATCATCAATATTTAATTTATCTCTAATAGCTTCTATAATATTTAAATATTCCGGAACGTTATCATAACCATTACCAATATCTATTTTGTGATACAATTCGGTTGGTTCGATAATCTCATCTAATCGGAATCCTGGTTTATACGACATTGAATAATTTACATATAACCAGTAATCATTATCCATAAACAAATTCAGCTGGTCATAAAAATTCGATTCAGCGCTAATGCTAAACCTAGTATCATCATAATCAAAATAAAATTCTCTTCTTGGATTAAAAACAGCACGAATTCCAATTAGTGAATTTTCTGGGAATACTATGCGATCATTAAGCCATGCATAATTCCAATCACTTAAAGTGATCTCTATTACGACATCATCTGTATTAATATTTTCCAAAAATAATTTGAAATTAGTTATCATTTTGATCATTTTATAAAATTTAGTTCTCGGCTGTTATGTTAATAATCTCACAGTATTTCTCAGTATACTCATATCCATTAGCAATATCTATTTTGTGATATTGGTAATTCGGGGACTCTTGACAATATTTTACCCACATATAATAGTCTGTATCAATAAATATATACAGATTAATGTTACGATACTCGAATGACATTGAATTCGTTGCATCGCTTTCACATGGTGTGTATTTTATATCAATATACGGCCTGAATGCGTCGATTATTACATCAACATCAGATTGACCAAATGAAACACTTGATTCTTCAAAAGTTTCATAATATTCATACTCACTAACTTCTTCGACATACTCGTTTGCGTTATTATTTTCCAGAAATAATTTAAAATTAGTTATCATCCTCTCCCATTAATTTATATTCTTCCTCTAACATCACTTTGGTTTTATCTAACAGCTGCATGTAATCCGAAATATAATTATACCCATCAGAAATATCAATTTTATGATAAAGCTCACATGGTTCATAATAAAAATCAAACTCATATCTTACCCACAAATAATAATCTGAATCAAAAAACATTTCATACCTACCCGGGTCATTTCCTATATCGAAGTTCAACATATGGACAATATCCCCACCATCGTCATCATCGCGATTAAGTATGTGATATTTACTAAAACCGGATATGATTTTATCACAATCATCATCATTAATATGGATACTATTAGTTTTAAACTCATCCCAAAATTCTGCGATATTCACTTCAACAACATTATCTGAATCTGCGATACTTTCTAAAAATAATTTATATTTTTTTATCATTATTCTCTATTTCTTTTTTGATCCACTATTTCTAAATATTCTGCAATATGGATAAACCCTTCACTAATATCGATTTTGTGGTAAATTGATAAGTAATTATCAGAATCTTCATAATCCTCGTCGTCATATATTTGATCGTCATCCCAATAATCACCATCACCATCACCATCACCATCACCATCACCATCAATTTGATCGACATCCCAGTACTCGCGATCTACCATTCTAATATCATAATTTATATATAACCAATAATCACTATCCAAGAATAAATAAACACTGTCGTCTGGTCCGTTCATGGATGCCTCTTTACCACTACGCGCCCTAGAAAAGATTAAATCTGATTCAACAAGTGTATTGTTTATATCATCAACAAATGATTGATCTATGTGAATAGCATACAGATTATATTGATCATTATACTCATCTGCACTAATTTCAACAATATTATCCTCGGTGTCTATACTTTCTAAAAATAGTTTATATTTTGTTATCATTACTCTACTCTATGTTTCTTTTTTGATCCACTATTTTCAAATATTTTTCAATGTGAATGAGACCTTCACTGATGTCTATTTTGTGATATAATGAACTGTAATTTTCGTTGGGAGCACCACTAGCGGATACCGGCATAATATCGTAATTTACATATAACCAATAATCATTATCAATAAAAACGCTCATCAGCTCATCATTATGTGAATAATTAAATGCGCTTATTTCACTGCTAGATATTTTCAAAATTGAATCAGATGAAGTTCTACCCAATGCAATATTCAATTCATGTAAAAAACCCGGATCCATACAAATACTATCTAACTCAAACTGTGCATCGTATTCATCTACACTAATTTCAATGATATTATCTTCGGTGTCTATACTTTCCAAAAATAATTTAAATTTTTTTATCATAATCTATATATTAATAATATCTTTGTAAATATGAAAATAGTTAGATCTAAAGAACATCGTATATACCAAAAACATTTTTGGATAAAAAAACGGTTAGTTAGATTTCACCAAACATCACTAAGCAAATACCCCTCAAAAGATGCCTCTTCTATTTTACGAGATATGCATTGTTGGTATTTTCGAATAGGCACTATACCATATTTTATATTCAAATCTAATAAATGGGATAGTAAATTTGAAGATAAACCTAGATACGGTAAGAAGAAACGATCACACTATGTCGATAACCGGGATTATGGTAAAACTTCGTCAAGAATATTAGATAAAAAAGAATTTAATCAGTTATTGAAATACTATGGACTTATGTAATATAATAAAAAATCTAGACGGTATGCTAGTCCTAAATAACCAAGTATTTGCATATACTCATTTCTCAAATATTAGAATATGCCATGTACATGATGATAATATATGGGTCACTCTTAATTTTAGCGTTATAAATGACATAAAGCGATTGGTGCGAATGTTGGACCGATTAAAAATAGAATATTATTACACATCTGTTGGTATTGATTTTAATGATGATCCACTGAGCAAAAAATCAATTGTGTTGCTAACCGAAAATGTAATAAATATTTTATGTATTGAAAAAAAGTTCAACAACATTCGATTTGGTGACATATCAAATGATCTTAGCATATATAAAAAATTCTTGGAAGTGTGTGTTAAATTTGACAAAGTACGATATGCAATCGAGACTATTGATGCAATGTTATATATTGACATAAAAAATAAGTCATCATCGGTAAGAAGGCGAATTCATCCTGTTTTAACATTAGAAAATATCAATGATTTAAAGGCAATTAGACGGCCGCTTGTTATACAAAGTTTATTAATATAAACTTTCCTCGTAAATATTTGTATAATTACAAATATTTGATTTATGAAAACAGTACTTATTGTCGATGGCAATTATATTTTAACTAAAAATGTATTTAGTCTCGCTAAAAATAATGCATTATATCCATACTTAGAAATGACTTTGGATCAGGCCATTAAAAATTACCAAAGTTGGTATCATTTTGATAAAATTTTCGTAGTTTCGGATTCTAGAGAAAAGTCTTGGCGAAAAAGAATTGATGATTCCTATAAGGGAACTCGTAAAAAAGATACCACAATAGACTGGGATTTTGTATATCAAACATATGCGACGTTCAAAGATAATGTTTCCAATGTAAGGAACGTTACTGTTCTTGAGGCACCTACGGTTGAGGGCGATGACTGGATTTCGTATTTAGTACATGAGAATAATGCTAAAGGAATTTCCACCGTTACTATTACCAATGATTATGACATCAAGCAGTTGGTAAAATTCCAAATGAATCCTCGCTACATTAATGTAATAACAAATGAAATGATGTCAAGACAACTTATTTTTCTACCTAAGAATTATGAAATATTCTTAGATAAAATAAGAAATGACTTCGATCCATATGATATTTTCAATCAAAACACTGATATGAATTTTGTGAAAATGATCGACGGTTTGCTCCAAAAATGTAACTTAGTTGAAATAAACCCAATAGAATGTTTGTTGCTTAAAGTTATATCTGGTGATAAAAGTGATAATATATCATCTGTGCACGAAACATATAACAATGGAAAGAAACGCGGAATTGGTGATGCAGGGGCTAAAACAATTTTAGGATTATATATTGATGAATTTGGTGAACCAGATGGTTTGTCTGACGATTTAATTGATAATTTATCCGACGTTATTCTGGAAAAGAAAAAGTTAAATCGCCATGAATTCGGTGACATTGTGAAAAATATTAAAAAAAATATATCAATGGTCGATTTAAGTATGGAATCCATTCCAACCGATATAATCAATATAATGAAAGACGTCTATGATCAAAATAAATAAAGAGCATGCCAAATTCATGGAATTACATGGTGGGGAAATAATAAAAAAAAACATGCCAATCCAAGATCCATTGAAAATAGCGAATCGTTTTTCAAATTATGAAATAGTTAGTTGGTTTTATGAAATATTAATGCTATATTTGAATCATAATTTAAATTCACATCGAAATCAAGATCCTAGTTATCATCATAACGTTATGATTGACCTAAATAAGGCTATTCAAATACAACAACCAACAAGATCAAAAGTAATTGGTAAACATTTTAATTATGATTTAAATGTATATGAATATGAACTGGAAAATGGCGATTTCATTCCAGTAGTACCTCAGAAAACATATAAATCAATTATTGATATTCGTATTTTTCCACTAGAGTTCATTAAACTTATAGATGTGGCAACCTATCGATCATTATCAATCGAACAAATAATTATATAAAAATGGCAGAATTACTAAAGGTATTCAAAGCAATGACGGAATACGGTGATGGGGACTGGAATAGTCTGGAAGATATTCACAAAGTGGAATGTTTTTTTATATTCAACCGATATTTCACCAAGATGTATCCAGAAAAGGCACAATTGTTAAATGATAAAGAAATCGATAAAGTAGTTGCAATGGATTTATGGAGATTATTCATCAAAAGTGAAAAATATCCTAAAAATTTCTGGAGTAAGACATCCGATGTTAAAATAAAATTAGAAAAAGGGGAATACACGGAAAAGGACATTCAATTAATAATCAACAAATTGGATATCAAGATAGATGAATTTAATTTATTGTATAACAACCATAAAGACATTCTTGACGAAGAATTAAAATATTATAAAAATTTAGAAAAAAATGACAAATAGAATAGCCGAAGAAAAAAACGTGTGGTATACAATCCAAGTACAACCTAATCGCGAAAAAGGAATTGCCGAAAAAATAAATAATGAAATCGAAAAAGGTTTCTTAAAAGGGGTAAGTCAGACTTTGGTACCCACCGAAGTATCCATGACTATAAAAGATAATAAGCGTGTTAAACGTGAAAAAATCTTATATCCCGGTTATGTTTTCGTAGAAGCATCTTCATTGGGTGAATTACAATATGTAATTAAAAATACACCAGGTGCGAGTTCACTACTCAAAGACAGAAGTGGGGCGATATTACCAATCAGACAAAGTGAGATTGATCGCATGTCAGTTTATATGAAAACAGAAGAAGCCGCTATAAGTTCTATAAAATTCATAAAAGATGAGAAGGTATCGATCATAAGTGGTCCATTTAACTCATTTAAAGGCACTATAAGCGAAGTACTCAATAATAAAGTAAAAGTATCTGTTTCCATATTCGGGCGTGTAACAGAAGTCGAATTAGACTCTATACAGATTCAGAAATGTATTGATTAATATTACTAAGAACGATCCATGTTTAATATATCATGGATCGCTTCTTTTCGATTATATTCTACCATGTAAATTTCAAAAAGTTTCAGATCCTCGATCTGAAAGCGAGACACTTGATATTCACTGCCGCATATCCATCCACATAATACTACTTCGCCTTCAATACTCAATACTCGCATCCTATTACCACCAGTATTTTTAATCACAATATCTTGTATATTAATACTAACCATTCCGATCTATATAATACGTATTGGTGGTTGATAACAACTCTAAATTATCATGATGTAGTTGGCAGTTGTTAATAAATTGATCAACATCATCATTATTAAGATCAAACCACTCACCGGATACTCGCTTACTCGAATACAATCTATGTAATGTAGATTCAATTTTAATTGCCCATACCGAGTTAAAAATGTTTACTATTTTAATCTCACATGCATTTCCGGTTTTAAGTTCGTTTAATCTCTTTTCAACTGGTCTTTTTGAGAATCCGATTTTATATAGTAGGTGATCACCAAAATCACATTTCAATAAATATACATTGCATTTCATTATCTATATATAAAGACAGTAGACTTCCCTATTCCAATTCTAATTCGAATTCATCTTCATCAGAATCTTCATCACCAAACATTTCATCTAGTTCAATTTTTAATTCAATTAAAAGTTCTTCGTTTATATCTTTAAGTGATATTTTCTTAGTAAATTGGCCAACTAGTACAGAGTCTGTATATTTTTTGAATTTCACCGTACAATCTTTCACATCATCCATATTAAATGTTTCTTCAATATCTTCCGGGATCGCACTTGCTAAATCAATGATGATTATTAAATCGTAACGCGATTTATCATCGCTAAAAATTACCTTTACACTATCGTTTAATTTAGAATACCTGGTAAGTTCGGATGTTTGTAATACTAGACCCATATCAGCAAATGACATCCCACCATCCTTCTTCCTAGATTTGTTATTTGCATCATTAAATGTATCAATTGTACCATCTTCTATTGAATTCGCAAACATTCGATCAATGTTTCGCTTCACCACACTCAAGGCTTGGTGAATCACTTCTTCCGGTGCATCATTAACAATTCCTTCAGTGATATATTGATCAAATTTAATTATTTTCATATAGAAGATTCTTTTTACTATATATTAAAAAACTTTATATACTATTTATTATATAAAGAATAAAATAAAATAGTATTATGCAATCATTAAAAGAAGAAGCTATACGTAGTTACATCGAACAAATAGATTTTAATGGCGATTGGTCTTATGAAGTTATAGAAAAAGAAATTTCTAAATTTATAGGCGAACGTCCATCATTAGATGTGAAATATAAAAAAGATGTTCTATTAGTAGAGGGTAGTAAGAAAGCTAAAGAAATTCAAAAATTAGAAAAAATATCAATCATTTATACTGACTTGGATAATCAGATTAAGAAAATTGAAATTTTAATAGATTAATTATGTTAAATGTTAAAAATATAATAGAAACACACTCACTAGACTTAACCAAACTTTTTTTGGATATTAAGAATGGTATTATACTTGAATATCAGTTTACAACAATTATTAATTTTTATGAACTAATGTTAAATAATAATACAAACTGTGTTCCTAGCGCAACCAAATCATATATGAATTCGTTATTAGCATCTGGATATTACATCGATTATGCATCAATACACCGATCCAATGCGATAACTAAAATTTTGAAAGATGAGATTTAGTGTAAGTATTCTTGACTATTTGGGGAAATACCAAGATGGGGTTTTAGTTCTGTTGACAATTAAGTATAATGATGTATATTATGATGCAACTTATTATTATAATAAAGAACACTTGTTATTGACTATCAATGAGAATTTCGAAATCGAGCTGGGACATTTAATCACCGATGATTCAGATTATGTAGAACTTATCAGATACATTATCACAAAGGTAGTACCATACGATGAAATTTTCAACAGATTAGATGAATATGTGCCAAAAGAAAATCCACTTGATTAATATAATTTAATCAAGTGGATTTTTATAATCCGCTTTCTACAACCCAACCGTCATTTAGATAAGACTCTACCCAATCCATATATCTACCCTGTGTTACTAAACTAGTTCTTGTAACTTTTCCATTTTTCATAACATGGTTAATATTGATAAACCAATCATCGGTTTGATCAGTTTCAAAATAAATTTTAGTACGGGCTTTAGGTTTGGTTAATATTATTTCTATTTTCATAGAATATATATTGAGTTTCTAAATCACGATTTCATTAAGAAATTTACGAGCATTCTCTAAACGGATTGTTTCCGATAGTATTCGTTCTTCGATTTTTATATTAATATCAAACCCATTAATTACCGACATGACATAATTAAAAGATACGTCTTTGTTATTTGCTCTGGCAAAGGCACCAATATCATATCCAGTTGCAACATATTTTTCATACAATATATTGATAGATTTAAGACAGTTGGATTTGTATGTATTTATTTTATCAACAATTAAATCAACTTCTTTATTTTTCATTGGATCATTTAACACAGACAATATATCGTCAATCTCACCGGATAATATCAATCGGATTAAATCATTTTCACGATACAATGAATCAGTATATAAACCATGTCTATCAAAATACCATTGTGTCTTTTGCTTAACCATTAATCCATTTGTGAATATTACCACAAATCCTTCAGAATCTACTTCGGTTTTAGCTAATTGTATAATCTCGTCTAATGTATAATCAAATGAAAGTCTGGTTTTTATAAAGGACGGGACCGAATCGAGTGACATATATTCACCACTTATATTATTACGAAGTTGTAGTAAAATAAGACTTCTACCTTTGTATTGTAGTACAATTCTATTATCAATTGAAACATATTCAAATATTGGTATAATATTGTTGTCAATTGAGTTCTTAACAAATTCATATAAGTGGGCATCCGAATTGATTATATCATTTGCGGCCACTGCTGGATCGGATATAAATGATCCCTTAGACTTAGCTACTATATTTCCATTTGGTAATTTTATGAACGAGGCTAATGAACCATCTTCTTTATAACTAACCGTATCAATTGTGAGATTTTTTATAATATCATACTGGGTTAATTCACTTTGATTAATATTAAAAAATTTTTTCAAAAGTAAATAACGATTGTATAAAGTCCCGTCAGAATTCCACACAAAAGTAAGACCACGAAGTTCATGTGCTTTATAAGATTTACCAGGCACCGGCTCTTCAAAAGTATTTGGTGATGCTAATTTATAATCAAAAATGGACACGTTAAACCCCTGTACTACATATTTCATTTCATAGAATAAAAACCCGTCAGTAACGGCACATATTTCTAAACATTCTTCATAAGTTGGTAAAAACTGCACCATTATTCTTTTAAAATATTTCTTAAATTAGACATTCTCATTATGTATTTATCATCTAAGCCAAGTCGGGCTCCTTCGTATGTAGTTGCAAACGTCGTCCCATCCTTATTGCGAATGAGTATCGGAAATGCTTTATTGGTTAAAACAACATCAATTATGTGACAACTCTCACCCATGCAGTCAAAATCCAATCCCACTACATTATCCGGAAATCCTAACCGCATCGAATCACGCGTATGCATTTCATAGTTTTTATCAGCAAGTGATTGTGATATTAGGGTAATCACAATGTGCCCACTATACATAACCCTAAAATCATTTACATCAGCTTTAATCTTTTCTTCAATTTCTAAGATCCGAAAAAAATCTCGTATCTCAGATAATAGATCTGGTTTAAATTTTTTTGGCAAAGTCAAATACACAGTTAAACATCCGGATTGTGTTCTAATTTTCAAAGATATATCGGTTTGCTCAAGTTTTGATAAGTCCTCAATATATTTAAATATTTTATCGTTTACTTTCTTCCGATTCATCGCTTTGTTAGTTTAGTAATAGTCGCCACCATTATTATCGTCATCATCTTCGTCATCATCTTCGTCATCATCGATATCCGTACATTCCAAAACATCATACTTACTAAGTTTATTGATCAGTGATTTAGTTTCGGCAATTGAAAGCCCAGTATCTTGAATCATAATTACATCAGTGTCAACCCCCTCGTAAGTAATTTTCGCATCTGACATCAAATCGTTCAATAACGCATATACCGTTTCAGGTTCGGTACACTCATCTAATGAGTAATATTTAAATAATTTCATTTATTTTCATTTATTTTTAATATGATTACACTTATATTTTTCTTTTAATTCTTCATAACTAAGGCTGTTATTAATTGATGCTATAACTAATCCTATTTGTGGTGCAACTGATACAATATGAAATTTATTAGCACTTGATCCAAAGTCCGCATTTGATCCTTTCAATGAGTTACTAATGATAACTTTGGTCAATTGTGAATTAGAAATTCGTACAATTGCTGGCCCAGATAATACACCGTGTGTAATAACTGCAGTAACACTTTTTGCTCCATCCGATATCAATGTGTCCGCGGCCCTGCACAGAGTTCCGGCGGTATCTAAAATGTCATCCATTATAATAACATCTTTCCCAACAACATCACCAAGTACGAACATTTCATCTACTACATTAGCTTTAGATCTTGTTTTAGATATAGTCACATAGCGAATATTAATATCATAATCACATTTAAGTTGATTAACCATACGCTTTACTCGTTTTGCTCCTCCAGGATCTGGACTACAAAGAATTTTATTTAAATCATATAGATTAGCAATATAATCCACAAATACATTTTTTCCCTCGATGTGATCAACAGGTATATTAAAAAACCCTTGAATTTGATCAGCATGGAAATCAAACCCTATAATAGAAGTTGCACCGGAATTTTCCAACATCGATGCCATTAATTTAGCACCAATTGGTCCTCTAATTTGGTCTCGTTTATCACCACGACCATAAATGAAGTATGGGAGAATGGGAATTATTTCAACCGCCCTTGCTCTTTTAGCAGCATCTATTGCCAGATTCAAACGAATAATTTCATCAGAGTTATCAAAACTAGACAATAAGTATACTCGCTTCCCTTTAACATAATCCTTAAAGGATGAGCTCATTTCATTGTCAGAAAATGTTTCATTTAAAATCTCACCACGTTTCAAACTATTAGCCAATCCTAATGAGTTAGTAGCATATAAAATTTCAGTAAGCAAATCTTCTCGGGATTCGCTTAATAAGTAAATAGTTGATTCCATTATTTGATTTTTAGATTACAAAAGTAAGCTTTTTTATAATACACATCAAACTATTTATACATTATTATATGTTTTTCTTGACATAAATACCCACATTAAATATATAGTCATATGGGAAAGGGGAAATTAAAAACTACTACGCAATTTATAGAAGATTGCATACTAAAACATGGAAATAAATACGAATATGATAATACAATATATATTAATAGTCACACTAATATAATTATATTCTGTCCAATACATGGTTATTTTAACCAGACCCCAACAAATCATTTAAGAGGAAGTGGGTGTTATCAATGTAGTATAGCATCAAGTTATAAAAATAATGAAGAATTTATAGATGACTTGGTGAAAATACACAATAACAAATATGATTATTCTAAGACCATATACAAAGGTGGCAGAAATAAAATAATTATAATATGCCCCACTCATGGTGATTTTGAACAAAATGCATATAACCACTCACTAGGATTTGGGTGCAGATCTTGTAAAAAAACAAATAAACGCAACGATAATAAATCACCTAAGGAAACTAATACATTTAATGAATTTATAGTAGAGGCAACTGCTAAACATGACAATAAATATGATTATAGCAAAGTTGATTATAAATCAAAACATAAAAAAATTATTATTATTTGTAAAGAACATACTCATTTTGAAATGACAGCGTTAACACACCTCAATGGTGGTGGTTGTAAATTATGCATCAATGAAGATAAGCGGAAAATAAGGGAAAATAAGTTCATTAATAAATCCCATATAATACATAATAATACATATGACTATTCTAAAGTTATATATAAAACCTCAGAGGAAAGGGTGATTATTATTTGTAAAACTCATAAAGAATTTGAACAGCTACCATACACACATCTACATGGGAAAGGCTGTCCGGAATGTCTCCATGAAGAAACGGGAATAAGTTATCAAAAAACAATTCATCAATTCATTACCGATGCTAATAAAATTCACTTAAATCGGTACGTATACCCACACGAATATATCACATCGACAACTAAAATTCCTATATTTTGTATTAAGGGATCGCATACTTTCAAGCAATCACCTAAAGATCATTTAAGGGGTCATGGTTGTCCGTATTGTAAAATTTCAAAGGGTGAATATAAAATTTTAGATTTATTAACAACATACAAAATTAAGAACATACCACAATATTCATTTAAGGATTGTCTAAATATTGGTAGATTGTTTTTTGATTTTTATTTACCCGATATAAATACATGTATAGAATTTGATGGTATACAACATTTCAAGGTAATTGATTTTTTTGGTGGTGAAAAGGGATTTTTAGATAGACAGAAAAATGATCAAATAAAAAACGACTATTGTTATAAAAATAATATTATCTTAATTAGAATTCGTTACGATGAGGACATAATAGAAAAATTAAAAGTCATATTATAATATGACTTTTAATTTTTATAAAAAATTTATTAAATTATTTTATTTGGTGCATACTCAATTAATAATGCTTTTTTAAGATCCATTACAGCATCACTACAAGGGAAATTATGATTTTCAGGGGTTTCTAAAGTCAGAGGCATAGTCCTCATTTGTTCTTTAATGCGATTTTTAATTTCCAGAAACGTATCCGATTGACCTACACCAAAGGGTTCCCATATATTATTACCATCGAAATACGGAACTAAATTGTCATCACCATCTTCATGTGCAAATACAATGGTTTTGCATTCTTTGATGGATTTTGGATCACGCAACAGCTTAAATGGTCCAGGTAATGTACCTTTGCCTATAGTTTCACTAAATTTAACCACCCCACGATCATCTGCACCCACCGCAGATAGTGCAAACTTGGCAGATAAGTCATCACGTTTGTTGTTTCTTAGTGTACCACCCATGCCGAACAATCCCCAAGTATAAAAAGCATATCTGTTGGCAATCAATTCATCGATGATATCAAACATTCCTTCAAATTTCTCACCATCACCATCAAGGAATTTTAAATAAGTACCGGTTTTCCATGTACCAGTGCTTGTTTCCATAATATCACTTAGACCATTTTCATGAGCCAAATTACAAATTTCTAGAACTTGATGTTTCATGGTATATTCCGGAGTACTAGAGTCTGGTCGGGCCACAACAATCTTACCATTACCTTCATTCTTACTTCTTAATGCAAGAGGCAATATCATGGTTTTGGTACTATTTTTAGCATCATAACAATCATTTACCAATGAACATATTTCGTTATCACCAATCGAATTATAAATAGCTTGATAGCAATCATTCTCTGATTTATACGATTGTACATTTCTATGAGCAAGTGCATTCACCGATGAAAAAATTCCAATTTCTTCATTTGAATTTTTCCATGCCTGATAAGCTCCAGAGAACGTATCGGTCCCATTGAATGAATACAAGTGTACCATTCCTAGAATTTCAGATTCTTCACTAGTTACCCCTGCACGATCACCAAAATCAGTTAACATGATAGATGCATACATATCAAGATCGGCTTCGGACATATCCGGATCCACTAATTTTATTTTTTGTTTTAATTTAACAATCACATGCTCTCCCTGTGTTGCTCTCTGAGTAGTAGCCCAGACATGCAATAACTTTGATTCAAACCAAGCACCAAGCACTCCCATTCCCTTAACCGCCGAAATAACTTCAATTGCTGGTTCATTTGGATATATAACAGATCCTTCTCGAACTGCTCTAATTGAAATCGGTGGTCTTCCATTAAACTCATCCACGACACGTCGCCATATTTCTTCGGGAAATTGATATTCAGTGAATCCGTTGCCGGAAACCTTGGCATGTGCCAAGAATCTCTTAGCTTCATCAATTTCAGCATGAGTAATAGGCTCGTAAAATAGTTTTTCTAGTATATTGGGAAGACTCGTAAATACAATACGATCATCACCCTCATCATAAATAGTAGCATTTATTGCATGTAGTTTTCTACGAAATGTTAGATAATAAGTAGATTTTTCCCTGGCCTCTTCACTCTCGAATTTATCTGATCCAATTGTATATGCATCACCTTGAAGTAATCTAGGGGTTTTGTGTATTTTTCTTTTTGGTAATATTACTTTTTTACTCATGATATTGTTTACTATTTAATGTTATTATTTATTTTTAGTCTATTTGGTAAGAATTTAATCACTTAACACTGTCAATAATGCCAGGTATCTTGTTATCGATATTACTCGAATAAATTTTACTAATTAATGTATTCATCATATCACGATACTGTGGCATAATATTTTTATTGACCCCATCCAAATTACTAAACATATTAACGGGGAACCATCCCACCTCAGATATTCCATCACCAGCGTCTGCACGTCCAAAAGCCATTTCCGCTAAATATACAGATGACAATAATACGTCGGTCTCTTTTGCATATCTTGGTTCATTTAAACGTTGACTGAATAAATACATACATGAATTAATTTCACAATTAATTCCCACTTTTTCAGAAAACACACGCTTAGCACCTTGTTCATAATTCTCATCAGTTGTAACAATGTTTCCAGATGGAAGTCCCCATTGTTTTTCATGTGGTTTTTTCACCAATAATATTTCACCGGCAGAATTATAGGTACATATGTTCACAACCGGATACACATTTGGATCCTTGGCATAGATTTCGTGAATAATACCTGATCGAAAATCCGGACTGTTTATTATTTCGCGAGAAACCATATCTCTTTTTTCGGTACCATTATCAGTGAGGCTTGCTGCTAATTCAATTGTTTTATACTTACCACTATAGTAAGGTATAAATGAATCCCGGCTTCCATATAAAACCGCCGCTTTATCACCAAATGGGATTGGAATTGACGAATCTAATACCTGACTCCACATTTCATTGGAATCTTGATCTACTAATGGCAATATAACCGCATTTGGATATTTCTCTTGACACATTGCTTGTCTATTTGCATAATCAAGCGGATTGCGTCTGGTGTTTTGTATAGTTGATACACCTAAAAAAATGATTATTTTTTTGTGTCTACTCATTATATAATCAACTAATTCCATGTGACCATTAGATAATTCAGGAACCTGAAATCTTGCTATCAGTACCCCGATATGGATGTCACTTACGTCTGTTTCCTCTTTTACTGCCATTGTGTTTTTCTTTGTTTACGTTTCTTTAGTCCTAATAACTTCTCGCGATATTCAGTAATAATATGTTCAGGGATATGGTCTTTACTTAACCATTCGCGATATTCTTCAAATATCACAATCTCCGCTTTACTTTTGGGTTTCATAATGTATTTTATAGATTTTCAAATTTACGATAGATTATGGTATGTGATAATGTTGGTATTTTTCCGTTAGACTCCCATACATTACTGATCACTATTTCGTCATCAATTAAAGTAATTCCAATATATTTATTATCACCAACTTTAAAATGGGCTCTACTATCACCGATGAATGTTGCGGAAATTCTACCATCATCACCCGGATGTTTTGGAATATCACGGATGAATGAAAAACTATCACCACATTCAGTAAAACATTTGAATAATTTGGATTTAAATTTATTGGATTTTACCATCACTTCATTTTTTCGCACACCATGTACATCAGAATGCTTGAAACCTATGGTGATATGAAGATCAGTGTGGGATAATCCTAAAATTTCCTTTGTTTCATCTATTTGTTCCGACTTTACCACTACAAAATATGATGTATTTTCATTTTTACAAGCTTTGCCCAATCCAAGTAATTTAATATCATCAAACGAAATTTCAAACAATTCATTTACAATTTCGATAAATTTTTCAGGCCCCATCTGCTTCATCATTTTACCAACTTGGATTGTATTGCAAAAAGTCATGTGATATGTGCCCATATCTCGGTTAGTCTGATTTAAAACATATTCGGCATATTCATTACCCAAAATGTCTTTAAGTTCATTAAGGTATTTACTCAACACATACATTGGGAATTCAATTCCAATGTAATTTTGTCCAAATACGTCTTTAATGTAATTTAGTTTATATTCCATTACTGTGTTAGATTTTTTTAAATTGAATACTTTCTAAACGACGTTGCTCATTACCCAATTCTTTACCAAGGAAGCCATTAATGATTAATGTTTCACATGAAACGCTTGGTCGGTATTTAACAAATGCATCTAGATATGATGGGTAATTATCAAAAAGTGATAACCATTCACTTAACAACTCATCAGTGATATTTTTTGCGTTTCTAAATTTATAAATGTCTAACACATTATCCGGGTCAAAGTTAAAGATGTTATTCAAAAATATAATTTTATGAACCATAGAAGAATCCATTTTATGAACCTTTACCAAGTCATTTTCGATAGTGGTGTTGGTTTCAATATGTTGTAACAAAAACGCAAGATGAATTTCCAAAAATGTTGATTTTATTGGAAATTTATGTAGTTCGTATCCAGGGAATATGACTTCAAATATATTCAATTCCATCATTAATGACATGAATATACTAAAATCCCCACAATCATCAAATGCCGATTTAATTTCTTTTACGATTCGTTCTTTTACGATGATACTAAGCATATGTGAATTTTCACGAATAAGTGATTTAGTATCATCTGGTATTGTGAAATCATATCGTGCTGCAAATCGGATAATTCGCATAATACGTAGCGGATCTTCGGTAATTCTCAATAATGATTCACCCACAAATTTACATATCCCCAATTCAATATCAGATTTGCCGCCGACATAATCAATGATTTCACCAAGTTCAATATCATAAAACATCGCATTTATTGTCAAGTCCCGGCGTGCACAATCATCTTCAATTGTTGTGAATTTTACTTTGGGATTTCTACTAAGACCAAGTTTCCCATCATATATGTCACTACGAAATGTCGCAATTTCAAATCCATCTGGGTAGTCCGGTGGAAAAACCACTACCACACCAAAATCCTTTCCGCGCTCATTACACTTATATCTGCCTTTAACAATCTTAATTATTTCATCGGGCAATGCATTTGTAGACAAGTCAAAATCTTTAGGAATGTGGCCGATCATGAAATCGCGCACCGCACCGCCAACCACATATAGTTTGCGATCATTGTCATTGAATAGTTTATTCAATGACAATATAGATGATGGTATAACTGTTTTCATTTTTATACTATTTAATTGTATCTTTGATTATTCTATTTGTGCTAAACTTTAGTTCTTCACCGACTTCAAATTTACCAATACTATCAACAAATACCATATACGTGACACCGTTCATATGATTATTAATGTCAACATAATAAGTTGATAGAAGTTTACTATTAGTTATAATTTTAGTCACTGTATATTTAGTCACTTTAGTGGGTTGCGACTCCGCACAACTATTAAAAAATATAAAGCAAATCGTTAATATAAATGCCCTGATAATATTTCGCATGATATTTTATTTTATATCAACAAAAGTATTTAAAATATATCATATAACCAAATTATTTTTAATATATAGTTTATGAAATACTTAAGACTTTTCGAATCCGTATCGATCGAAGATATTATACGTTCGATCGAATCAAATACGGCAATATATGTTACCGCGATAAAGACTCTGCCAGATCACAATCCAGAAGAGCCAGTTCGCGTAGTTTCGGTGGCTAATGACGGCACTACTACCATTGAAGTAAATGGGGAATACTATGATGTTTCACTACGAAACGTAACTAAAATAGAAAGATAATCTATTAATTATTACGAGTTTCATGACTACACATGACTATTCTAGCGTTACTCGGCAGCGTTTCGCTAATTTTTCTTATTTTATGATAATAAACTGATTCAATTTTATTTTCAGCACTTTTACTATCAACTCTAGTATAAATATAAGCAGATGCATAATAATCAGATGGTTCGTATACTTTTACTATTTCATGCCATACATCACCAAACTCACCCTTCATATTTACCCACATCCCTTTGGCCGGTGATGATTTTCTAATTTCAGCATCATTTTCTTTTGCACGAGATGTTAGATAATCATCATTGGATGTATCAAAAAATGATGAGCTTTGGCTTTCATTTAAAAATTCAACGAAATTTTTCACAATCATTATAAGTATTTTTATTTATGGTATATATAAATTTAAAAAAATAATATTGTACATATTGTTTCGTTAATGATTGGAAATTAAAAGCTAAATTATTTCATAATAGCCTCTTTGCGTAGATCTGATTCATCACCGAACCAAACGTTCAAACTATCACTAGAAAGATTATCTGTGGTAATCATAGTCAGTTTGGGATTTTTAATAATTTCAGCATATTCATCATCTACTAATGCTGCCAGACCTTTTTTATACTTTATCTCCCAGTCTTTAAGGTTTTTGCCCTTTTCCCACTTAGCATATTCTTGATTGGTGTATAAAGATGTTTTATTTTTTGTTTTAATATTTTTCACAACTATAACCGGGGTTTCAACCTTATAAATCATATTATATTCAAATAATTCGGGCCAGAATTTATAAAAGAAATTTAATAATAGTCCGGCGATCGCACTACCATCCTTATCAGAATCCACGTATAATAAAATACTACCATATCTCATTTTTTCCTTCACTGCACGTTGTCCAAACTTCAAACCCATCGCGGCCATCACATTAACCGCTTCGGCATTTTTACTCAATTTTTGAATACTTATATCCATACAGTTGATGAACTTCCCACGTAACGCAAATGCGCCCATGTTTTCATCCCGATGTGTTCTGAAATTACCGATTGCTGAATCACCTTCATATAGACCTAATGAACATTTCCAGCGATTTGTTCCTTTTGCGTCAATCAATTTATCAACCTTTAAGTTAGAAACGGTCTTATTTAATTCGCGGGCCAATTTATTATCATCTGCCAATTTCTTCTGATCAATCCAATCTAAGATAGATGCCACTATTTCAGATTTCAGTATAGATTGTATCATTTTAGGACTAACTTCAAATGTTGTTCCAAAATCACGTACCTCGGTTATCAACTTTTCCTTTGTCTGAGATGAAAATGTAGAATTCACAATAGTAGTATCTAAAAATAAAGTTATATGACTTTTGATCTCAGATGGCTTGATATCAACTTTATGTTTTTTGATGAAAAATTCTCTTAATTGGTCAACAATTTGCTTCATAATATAATCAACATGAGTCCCACCATCATATGTATCGGTCGAATTAGCAAAACTTATTTGCTGAAACCCATTATCCGACCTACCAACACCAATAGACCACGTTTTCGACTTATTAGTTTCATAGAAATATTCACTGGTATATAGTTTAACATAATCTTCAAATGAGTTTATATTAACCAACACACCATTGTAATATATTTTCAAATTTGGGTTACATCCAGCCAAATCATAAATGCGTTTTTCGATCATTTTACAGTGATTATCATCGATTCCTTTCATACCAAACCTCTCATAATCTGGCAAAAATGTGATCTCTGTATGTTTCTTAGTAGATTTAATTACTTTGGCGGTAGTTCTCGCGGACATATTATTCGAAAAAGTCTGTGAGAATTTATTTATCCCATCACAGGTTGATAAGATAAATTCCTTTGAAAATATATTAGTAATTGAGCTACCAACACCATTTGTACCAGCTAATACACGGTCTTCGTCATCATTGAAGTTACTACCAGCTTTCATATTAGAAAAAATCATTTCCGGTATCCACTCATTATATTCCTTATGTTTCAAAACTGGAATTCCACCATTGTCAAATATCTTAATTTTATCATTAACAATATCAACTTTTATTATATTAAGTTTAGAACCCACACGTTTACTTTCATCTACAGAATTTGTGATAATTTCATCGAAAATTTTCATAAACCCGGGATTGTATTCAACTTCCTGTTTTGTCATCCTATTATCAGCTAATATCCATTTCAATGCCTTATGTGGTTTTACTGATCCAATATACATCGACGGGCGATGTAATACGTGTTGTTCATCAGATAGTTTCTTATACTTATCCTCTATTGTCTTGTCTATTTTCTTAGCCATTTGTCTCAATTATTTATAATATTTATACCTAAAAACGTTTGAATTGTTTAAATAAAAATTTTTAATTAAACAATATCTAAATTATACACTATATAGTATAATAAAAACTTGATTAATTTGAAACCAACAAAGAAAACAATTAATGAATTTCTTTCCACTGAATATAAGGAATTCGCACTTTACGTCATTGAAAACAGAGCAATCCCAAGTTATATCGACGGATTTAAACCTGTGCACCGTAAAGTTGCACATGTGTCATCACATGTTTGGAAGACTGGAAATGAGAAAACGATTAAGATATACCAATTATCAGGGAAAGTATCTGCCGATGTGCAGTACCATCACGGCGACTCAAGTCTTAACTCGGCCATTATTAATATGGCTCAGAAATTTAAAAACAATCTTCCATTAATGATGGATGAGGGACAATTCGGTACACTTAGATCACCACAACCAGGGGCCGCGAGATACATCGGAACTAAATTAAATTCCATATTTAGATATATTTATTTGGATGATAATTTATTAGAATATAATGAAGAAGAGGGCGAGGTAATCGAACCGAAATATTTTCTTCCTATTATTCCGATGGTCCTCATTAATGGATCATCTGGTATTGCGGTGGGATTTGCTTCCAATATTTTAAACAGAGATCCAAATGATATCATTTTAGCATGTGAGAGTATCATCAAAGGTAAAAAAATTAAATCGGTAGCACCGAGGATTCCTAGTTTTAGCGGAACATGCATTCAAGATATTGACAATCACAAAAAATGGAATTTATTAGGTGCATTCAAACGTGTAAATACAACTACAATACAGATAACTGAATTACCGCCATCTATGACATTTGAGAAATATGAAAATATTTTGGAAAAATTGGTAGAAAATAAAACTATTGTTTCATACAACGATAAATGTGCGAGTGATATTAATTACGTGATAAAATTCACCCGCTCTAACTTAGATAAATTAACCGATGATAAGATTATAAAATTATTTTCACTCAGCGAATCACAAACTGAAAATTTCAACACATTGGATGAAAATGGACAATTGAAAATTTTTCAAAGTGATATTGAAATTATAAAAGAATTTACCATTTTCCGATTATCATATTATCAAAAACGTAAAGATGCTATTGTTGCAAAATTAGAACGGGAAAATTTAATATTAAATAATCGTCTAATTTTCGTAAAAGCAATTATTGATAATAAAATCGAAATCAAAAATAAATCAAAGGAAATTATTAATAAATTAATCACCGGGTTGAAAGTTGATCAAATTGATGGATCATATGATTACTTGCTCAGGATGCCTATGTATTCAATCACCAAAGAGTATTATGAGAAAATGAAACTAGATATAAAGGACAAAGAAAATGAAATAATAGAAGTTGGTAAGAAAAATGTATCCGATATGTATTTAGAAGATTTAATAACCCTGAAAAAGGAAATCAAAAAAATGGAAAAGATAGTATAAAAAATGCCCAGTTTCAATGAACTGGGCATTTTTTTAAAAATCTATTTCATTCATAATATCCATCATTATTTTATTACGGCGTTCATTTTCTACTTCATATGCTGCTTCGCCAAGTAATTTCATTTCAATTAAGTTTTGGTGATCGTGATTTTTCTCACTGGGTCTTCGCCAAGCTAAAAAATCTAGCTCCGCTCGCACAGATGAACGATCCATTTTTTCGGACCAGGTCAATTCCACTCGATTGTCCTTCAGGTTTTTATCACTTCTACTAATCGCATGTCTATTATAAAAACGATTTCGAATTTGAAGTTGTTTTTGATATCCTAACCACTGCTCACCAGATTCATTTATCTCAGCTAATATCAAATCAAGAACATTTGGTAAAAGTTTGATGGTACCTTTTGATGGTAAATTATCAGACATATTTTCTATAAATGTTGCTTGGTAATTGTTTTCTTTTTTGAATTGAATGAATTCAAATTTATAATCATTGCCATACAATCCACATTCAACCTTATCAAGTATTACATTGATGACAATATGATCAACATCATAAAAGCTATTTAGACTACGATCAATATAGGTACATAAAATATCACCATTTTCATTTTCACCGACTTTAACCGCTTTTTTTAAATAAACAAGATGTGTAGATTCAAAGTGGTATTTTGTACATATTTCTGTTAAAATGTTACTAGTCTTTGACATAAAAATTTTTATTAGATTATTACCTTACAAATATAAGGAAAAAATTATCCATTTTCCTATTTTCCCCGTAGTATTTTCATTCATCAAAAAGTATATAAAAAATGCATTATTATACAAATAAATATGTATATTTGCATCTAAACTTATAATTAACTACATATTTTTATGGAAAAATTAACCAAAGGTGTCAAGCTTATTTTATTGATAAATATTGCTGCTTTTATTTTTAGTTCGATATTCTCACAGTTCACCGCTGATTATTTAGCGTTGCATATTTATAGTAGTCCAAAATTTTATTTATGGGAATTCATCACTTCACTTTTTATACATGGTGGTTTAATTCATTTATTATTTAATATGATGACTTTAGTATTCTTAGGCCCATATGTTGAAAAATATTATGGTACAACACGTTTTTATATAATTTATATCATCATGGGTATTATAGCGGGCCTATTACAAATATCATTGATGTCAATTGACATTCCACTTGTTGGGGCATCCGGATCATTATTTGGCGTACTTACATTATATGTAATACAAAATTACAATACTAAAATGTTTTTAATGTTCATACCGATCGGTATCAAAGCCAAATATATACTAATTGGTTTAATTGCGATTGAACTCTATTCAGCATTCTTTGTTTCTGATAACGTTGGACATTTTGCACATTTAGGTGGGGCAGCATCTGGTTTATTAATACATAAATATTATCATGGTGTACGTAATTAATCGATTAAGTACCCGATCAATAGCTATAAAATGTACCATACCTTTAGTTTTTACGGATGATTACAGTGTTGGTATGGTTAATCATTCAATTATATTTCGCTTGAATGATGACAATAATGTTTATTACATGAAGCACAAATCAAGTGATAAGTTACTCAATTTAGCTTCTGGTAAATATGGATTGCGAAAACATCATATGTATTATGATTATACCCATGTGGTTATTGATGCTATGGAATTTGTAATACCATGTAGAATCATAAGTATACCAAGCATAAAGGCCAGAAGACGAATAGTAATTAAACATTTATTGGATGATGGAAAGGATTAACGCGGATCAGTATTCTGCATTAGTGTCATTTCCGATAGAAATAGAGGCCGGTGTTGTGATTGGTTTTATCACAAAGACTATCGAATTCAATAAAGATAACTATGGTGAATACCACGTAACATTTAATGATTTTCACTTATTGCGTGAAAGTATATCTGATGATTTCAATATACCATATGAACATATCGGGTTTAATGTTAAAGAAGTATACGATGATGTGGAACAAATAAAATATAATGATATTGCCAATGCTTATTATTTTGAAATCCCGAAAGCGGTATTACGGAATTATAAAATAAAAATACTTTTAGAATAAATATGGATCATAATATCATAAATAAAAAAGGCACTCGAATTTCCAAGTGCCTTTTTTATTATTTTTTTTCACGGTGATATTGCCAAGGAATTCCTTTTTCATAATCAGCAATTGCATTATCGATCAGTGTTTGTGTATCAATTAGTAATAGTTGTGCTTCCTTTTCCAAAACATTACTAAGTCTACTTTCTAGATCAACTTTATATTGGTCCAATTCTTTACGTTCCTTTTGATTACTATATTCAACTTCAATGATCTTTGTATTGTGATTAGCATTTTCTAACTCAGCTGTTCTTACTTTATCTTCACGTTCCATTACTGCCTCGAGTCTTTTATTAATATCATTTATGGTGGTGAGCATTTCTTCTTCAATTTCTTTATTATTTACAAAATTTGATTCTGTGGACTTAGCCAATCTCACTTCTAATGTTTTAATAGTTTGTTGTGATTGTTCAATAACACCATTTAACGCTTCTATATCAGCAGACATAGAAGATACTTCGGTCATCAATGCTTCTATTCTTAGGATGTGTTTTTTATCATCGATTGATTTCAAAGCCGTATTGCGTTCCATTGTATTATTGAAGTCAAGTTCTAAATGTGATAGTTTATCAATCGATTTATTGTACTCTAATTTCAAAGCGGCCAATTCATTTTCCAATAAAATAACTTCCTTGGAATTACTATTTTGATTTAAATTATCCGATTTAAAATGTTCTTCGATGTAGGGTAGAATTTTTTTAGCGACCACACTTGGTTGCGCGATCTTATTGGTTTTTAAAAAAAGAATGAAATCAGTTTTAAAATCAATAAATTGAAAATAATCTGGATTGTTTTCTACTACTATTGGATCCATCTTGACGCTGCCATCCTTCCCTACATATTTGTAGTCAATAATAAATGCCTTAGCTTTTAATATGACTATTTTTTTATCATCAGTTGTTAATTGAAAATCTTTTAAAATTTTATATTTTGACATGAGTGTATAATATTTATCTCTTATATATAAAAATTCTTGCTTAGTTGGGTTTTTTTGATTATTTTTGTTTAAATTATTTTTATATGGATAAAGTTAATTGTGTTTACCGACTTGGTTTATTTTTCAGTGAATATGTAGGAATGGATAATATTAAATTTCATTCACCAGATTACCTATATGAAAAAATGGAAGTATTATTTAACATACCAGAGATGATATTAACACCATATGAACACGAATGGGGTTGTCATGAATTTATTATTAAATACGAAGGCACATGGGGGCCTATTACTGATACCTGTATTACTCGATTTATACTTTTTATATTCCATGCACGTGCACCTACTAGTGCAGAGAATTATATCAACAACTTCGAAAAGTTTATATGTCCAATTCAAGATATAGTTTTAACTAATAACTATTTCCCAATGCATTTCAAAACTCTCAATTCTATTAATGAAATAATAGAATTGTTAGAAAGATCTTCTGCCCACAAAAATATTATCCGATCATTATCAATAAAAAAACTTTTATCAAAATAATTCGCTGGCTTGCTTAGTGGCTGATTAAAGACTAAAAATAACCAACACATACTAATCATTAAATTAAGAAAATACAAATGAATCAAGAAAATACAAATGAGCCATTAAGCAAGACTGCTGTTATAAGTCGGTTTTTATACGAAATGGCTGAAAAACATAATATTTCGGTAGATGGTATAGTAATAGGAATTGAAGAAATACATCCTAAAAGAGTTGATGGTAAAGTGAAATTACAGGTTATGAATTTAGATTTTCATAATTTAGAAGAGTTTTTGACTGAAAATGGCTTATGAACATACCAATTATCAATGAGTAACGAAAATTCCAAATACGAGGCACTTATGCCGATTTTAAAAGAAATTGATGCATTTGTTAATTTAATTGACAATTGGGATGGTTATGGTGCCATACCATTATTATCAGTGGTTCGTGATAATGCAATAATAGTGTTGAAATATTTCACCATACCACCCAGTGATTATTACCCAAATCCCCAGGGTACTATATCTATAAAATACGATTGTGATATTCACCAACTGAATTTAGAAATTGGTACTACTCAATTCACATATTACACAACATTCAATGGTGTTCTACAAGAGAATGGAAGTTATCTGGATATTACCGAAATAAATTTAATGTGTTTAAAACTGCTAGTTCCTAATTTATTTTTATAGTTAGTAAAATAAAAAAAAGGCGTGAAATATTTCACGCCTTTTTTGTTTATACTAATATAACACTATTAAAATAAATTTTTAATTCTTTTGAACATGTTCACAAACCAATTATCGTTACTTGGTTTGATTTTACCTGGTTCGGAATTTTTAGGCAAAGTGATCATATCCAATATTTGTTTAGTAGTATCATCGCCATTACTTGGTTCGGGTGTAGAATCTAATCTAGATTTAGTGTTATATGAATTTGACCCCGCTTTCTGTTCAAATTCACTATCTTGTGAATATCCTAACTTAAGCATTTCAGAAACTAAAGCATGCCATTGCATTTCACCAGTGTAAATAAATTTACCATCACTGAATATAGTTCCTAATGGTAGTGGTAATTTTGAATCATTTGCTTCTGATAACATATCACCATTAGCATCACCTATAGTAATAATATATTTACCATTTTCAAATAATGAAACAAATGCATCACCATTAATACCCTTTATACCTGATACTTTATTTCTTATGGCAGCAATTACTTCCGGCTCAAACTGATACCCAGCGTCGGAATCTGTTATTGATTCAGAGACACTAAATAACATGCCATTTTTTTCAGGCGCAACCGCCATTTTATCAATTCGTAATTGTAAGTCGTCAATTTCCACTTGTGCTTTTCTAATGCGTTCCGTAGCATTTTCTTGTTCTTGTTTCTTACGCTCTTGCATTTTCTTCAACTCAGCGGTAACTTGTTCATTTGTTTGCAATATTGCTTGACCTAATTCATCACGGTGAATTACACCAGCATCAATTAATTCTTCTCTGGTTACTTTCAGATGATTTACAGAAGATTTTTGAGTTTGATCCACACCAGGGTTTGTTTCATCTGTAGTCACTTCATCTACATTTTCTGCCAATACCGGGGCTGTGCCCAGCGGCTTAGTATCTCTAACAATATCACCCAATAAATCATTAATCGTTGCTAATGTCGCTGGTGATACTTCAACCGGATCAGTGTTGCCATATAATATATCTGATAATTTATCGATTGGTCTTTTTACGGACGAAAGTAAAATTAATGGTAAAAATTTATTTGTTATTTTACATTCAACTGTAGAAGTAAACTCAAAATCTGATGGATCGTACATCCCACCCAATTTACCAATTTTAAGTTCAGCATCATAAAACTTTTCTAGAAGTCTTCCACGCATTGATTCATCGGTTTCACAAGTATCAACCTCTTCGAAATCAATAGTTTCATCATCACGTATAGTAATTTTGAATATTAAGTGATCCAACATGCCTGACAGAAATCCACCCTTGATAAATGCTTCATCACTATTGATTTTTACATTTCCTCGAATTGTAGAAAATCCGATCACACCCGGCATCTTATACTTACCTAAAATTAGTGGTTTTGTTTCAACTGTGATGTTTTCATCTGTTATTTCTTCACTGTTATTATTTTCGGACATAGTTTATAAATTAATTAAAGTTATTTTGTTTACAAATATATAAAAAAGTACGGATATTTGAATCAAAAATAATAATTATTTTTAAAAAGATAGTGTGATTTTTTTATATATACCATATGGGAAATGATATTAAAAAATTTGAACAATTCATAACAGAGTCTAATAATGTGTCTAGCGATATATTTGACTTCATATCTGAGCATGGATTTGATGTAACTCGTGATTATGTCACTAAGGAAGAAGCGGAAAATATCTTAATAGATATTAGTGATTTGGTAGATGATGAGAAATATCACTGGACCGAAATTGAACTTAAAAAAATAACAAAATAATAATGAACCAAGATATTATAATGAACATCAATCGAATTGATTCTGAATTGAAAAATTTATTCGACACCGTTTCGATTACTGAAAAAAGCAATAATAAAGGATTCTATTTTGAGATTATAGCGGAATCTACTATTAATAATAAAAAATTCACACTAGTTACCGAATTAAATCAAACGGATTTATTAGGAAATGTAATTAATTGGAATTATTTATCGGATCCAAGTATTTCTAATTCACTTACCGTAGAACGCACATCTAATTTAGAAACAATACACTCAGATATGTTTGAAATTGTTACTAAAAAAAGGTTTGATAAAGACTATTTAAATAAATTAACTGAAAATTTAGAAGTAATTAATGAATCTAATAATGGTCTAGAAGATGAAAATATAATTAATAAAATAAATAATATATTTATATATCATGATGTTGCACCTTTTTCCGATATAAAAAAAGAAATTTCTTACAATGAAAATGTCAATATTTTTATTAAAACCCCATATAAATTAAAATTCACATTAAATGAACAGGTAAAGGATTCAACTAAGATTGCAATTGAACAACAAGTAATGAAAATAGATTATATAGATTATATATCATTTAAACTTGACAACTCTGTAGAAATATCAGTAACTGAATAAAAACAAAACTCACCAAACGGTGAGTTTTTTATTAAAATATAAATTGTCGAATATTATTACCGGCATACATTTTATGAAGTAATGAATCAGTTGAATTGTAAATGGGGTAATTATTTAACGTTTTAGAGTCGTATAGTTTAATTGCTTCAATTCTTATACGCGCTTCCCATCCCATTAAAGAATCTTTATTTAAATCATAGGATATGTCCTGTATATTTGATAACTCTGGTAGGATATTTTCAAGTAATTTTTGCGCAATTACCAAACTACGATGTGCTAATTTTAATTTTTTTGGATCGTTATTTCGTAAATCTCGTTTAGCCACACCACAATATGATTTGATAATTTTAAAAGTTCTACACATGCTTAATATGCTTTCGGAATCCCAATTGCCACTAAATATTACAATATCTGAATATATAGTACCATCTGCTAAAAACAAATTACTATAAAATTGTCGCTCAGTAGTCCATATATATTCAGTGTTACTATCAATGTCTGCATATTTAAATGAATGTAAATTAGGTAGATATGTTTGATCGCTTTCATCAAAAATTGAATCCCATTTATACATTCTTAAATAATCATAATCACTATTTTCATGATTGGTCCCAAATAATCGAGAACCAAATTTAAATTCTTTGTAATCAGAACCACATAATCGCTGATGTTCGGCTAATGTAATTTCCATATTCATAATAGTAAAATTTAATTCATACAAATAAAGTAAACTTTTATCTAATATTATAATATATTTCTATAAAAAATAAATATAATAAATATGGAAACACGTACTATTACTGAAGTTAAGACATTTAAGCTAATATTAAACCCAATTCATGAAAGATGCGAACATGGCCAAATCGTAGTAATTTCAACAGATCGTGATAAAATAATAGAGTTTTATAATAATGAATTAGTTCCGGGTGGATATACTGATGAGGGTATCAATGCTTGGGACAATAGTGTAAAAATATGGCATAAGCAATTTCGAAGAAATGGACCACTCGAATGGTTTAACCCGGTAAGTGATATACTAAATGGATTAGACATGCACCACCATGGTATATCGTATGAATGGATTGAAGAAGACACATATCATAATACCACTATCGTTAAAGTATAAAAATATTTAATAAATTCGACAAAAATATGTATTGAAAATAAAAATAAAAAAAAAACATAAATTGATTACAAACTAAAAATATTTGTATAACTTTGTGAAAAATAATTAACATATGATCGAACTAAAGAACAGCCACGAGAAATTAACTGCAACGATTCAGCATATGCTGATCGATACTAAGTATTCGCTACCATATTATGGTAACTTCAACCTTTTTATAAATTTTCACGCAAATAGTAATATGCCAACGGCTGGGGTTAATATGACTACTGCCGGGATGAATTTCTATTACAATCCAGCATTCATCGATCGACTAAGTCAAAAAGAAGTAAATTTTCTTACCTTACACGAGGATTTTCATTTATTATGGGATCACCCTAAGAGAACATTAAGTGGTCAATATGATCACAAAATGTCTAATATCGTACAAGACATGATTATAAACCATGTTATATGGGAAGATATTAGTCATGATTTTGTTGAAATCCCGAAAGATGAAAGTGGTCGTAATATGGCACTCTTTGTTCCTAAAGAATATACTGGTAAATTGATTTTTGAAGTGTTATATGAGTGGCTGCGCGATAAGCGTGAAGAACACAATAAAAAGAAAAAAGAAAATCAGAGTTCTTGTAGTTCATGTGGTGGATCTGGTGAGAAAGAGAAAGAGAAAGGCGATAAAGGTAAACAAGAGGGTAACGGCGACGGAAAGTCTGATGAAGAGGGTCAGGGAAGTGGAAACGGAAGTGAACAATCTGATGGCGAATCTGAAAGCTGTCCAGATTGCAAGGGAAGTGGTAAAGACCAATCAACTGATTCATCTGGAAATCCATCATATGGTCCATTTGGACAAAACCCAAAAGGCCCTGGATCTATAGACACGTATTCATTAGATCAAATTTTTGATAACATGGATAACAACAATGGAGAATACCTAGATCAACATATAAGTGATGAGGTTCCGGAAGAAATGAGAGAGGGCATGATTAAGGAAGCTCTTGATAAATTACAAGCAAGAGGATTATGTCCGGGTGACATTGAGGAAACACTAGGTAAGTTAAGGAAAAAGAAAAAAGATTACTTAAAACATATCAAAAGATGTATTGCAAACCAATTATTTGGGACTAAAAAAGTTAAATCAATTACTAGACCGAATCGTCGTGGTATTTTAGGGGTCAAAGGTTCCCGTAAAATTAAAAATAGAATCAATATCATTCTTGATGTGAGTGGTTCCATGTCTGGTTTAGTCGAGAGAGTATTGGAATATGTATATAAAAATGACGTTGAAATTACGTTGATCGAAGCAGACACACAGGTAAATTTTGTAAAGCATCTCAAAAATACTAAAGGCTTGGATAAAGTTCCAATTAAAGGAATGGGTGGGACTGTTTTACAACCCGCCATCGATTATGTTATTGAAAATCTGAATTCCTATTCAACACTAATACTGACCGATGGATATTGCGACACATTAATTACCAGAGAATTAAAACACCCAGTACTTATTATTTCAGCTGGTGTTGAAGTCCCGTTAGCCGAGACGAATAATAAAACCAAACAAATTGTTGTTGATAATGAAACAAGATAAATTAAAAAAGACTGGTGTTACATCAGTCTTTTTTTAATATTTTTATTTACATTTTTTAAGAGATGGATAACCATATGCATATTTATTAAGATGCCCTTATCGCCTACACTTCTACTGTATTAATCAGTAATAAAAATATTATAAAAAAATATAAATATTAGCTTGTAAATATTAAAATATTATTTACATTTGTGAACGAATTGATTTAATAATAAAAATAACTTAAATAACTTAAATTACCTTATCTATGAGTACTAAAAAACAATCTACATTAACCCCTGAGTTGATTGCAAAACTTCAAACAATGTCTCCTCGTGAACAAAAATATTTCAGAATTATGTGGCCAAAGTCTGGTGTATTATATATTACTGCTAAACCAGGTATTGCGAAGTCTGCCATTGCAAAAACAATAGCCAAAAAAATGGGATTTGCATACATTGATCAACGTTTGTCAATGAATGATGAAACCGATTTTAAATTTCCTTTCCTTACGGATGAATCGTATGATGGCAACATTTTCAAAGTATCCGACACTGCCGTACCAAAATGGGCATTTGATGCTAATAAGCAACCAACTATTATCCACTTTGAAGAATTGAACCGTGCCCCGACCTTTGTAAGAAATGCTGCTTTGCAAATTTTACTAGAGCGTCAAATTGGTGACTTTAAGTTCAATGATAATGTATTGATGATGGCATCTGGAAACCTTGGTGAGGAAGATGGGGCTGATGTTGAAGAATTTGACTCTGCATTAAACAATAGACTTATCCACATATCACACACCCTAAGTCCAAAAGAGTGGATTGAAAATTACGCAGTGGATAATATACACCCATTGGTTTGTGACTATATCAGTACACACGGTGAGAAATTGGCACAAGATAAAAATGAAAACTCAAAAGCATACGCAACCCCTCGTTCATGGACTTTCCTAAGCGATTGGATTGTTGAAAACTTTGGATATGATTCATCTGCTAGAGATTTCATCCCGGCCTTAACCGAAATTGCACATGGCTATATTGGGGCTGGTGCCAAGCGTTTTGTCCAATATTGTGAGGATATGGTAAACATTTCAATATTTGATGTAATTAATAATTACGATGGTATTGTTAAGGAATTGGCAAAATACAATCGTGACAAAAAAGAAGAATTGTTACAATCACTTAAAGGGCATAAGTTAGGGGAATTAAATACTGCACAATTAGACAATGTTGCAAAATTTCTAAAATCAATTTCCGACGATGCATTAACTGCCTATTTAATTTATGTAGTTGAAGAGTCAAAAGAAGTTGGTGTACAAACGGTTAAAGATTTCATGCGTACCCATTTTAGAGAAGAATTGATTCAACTTAACGACCGAACTATTGCGCAAAGTTAATACCAAATAATGGTAATTAATATTGTTATTATGCACCACTTGGGTGTATTCAAATCAAGTGAAATCACAATCGAATATGATGACTATCAAGAACTAATTGCGGTTTCTGATGGGTTTCACCTAAATGGATATAACATGGCCTTAGAAAGTGGTGGCCATGTTATAATTCCACCGGGGGTGATAAAAGAATCTATAATGGTAATAAATATAATAAAACACGATGAGTAGAACAAAATTAGTCATATTAGGGGTTTCGTATAATCATTCTGATAATGGTTCATGCATATTAGTATTATCCGAGGTACATGGTGAGCGTAAAATACCAGTAGTCATTACAACTAATGATGCAATCATATTAACTGAACTGTTAGAAGCTATTGATGATAATGTGCCAATTCTAAATGTATATACTACCTTTACTGAAGCTCTTAGTATGTTCAATGCTGACGTAAGGGAAGTTGTAATAACAGATTTCAGTGAGGGCATATTTAAATCATTGCTTGTGGTTGGTAATTACATTGAGGATTACACCGTCAACTCTAAGTTAGGTGATGCATTAATTTTGGCTACTTTAAATAAAATTCCAATTTATGCGAATGTGGATGTTCTTGATCGTACTGGTATACTCATGTCAAATGAGGGAAATATTACTATGGAAGAGGATAAAGTAAATCGCCGGGAGCGTGGACCTTATTTACCTCAACAAGATTTAGAACAACAATTAGCGGATGCAATAACCGCAGAAGATTTTGAAAAGGCGGCCCAAATTCGAGATCAAATAAATAATATGTAAAGTTAGGTTAGATTAGGTTTATATGTAAAAAATGCACTGATATTATCAGTGCATTTTTTTATTATTTTAAATTCCAGAACTCATAGTTCGTTGCGTGACTCATTTTGAAAATAGTTTCAAGAATCTGAATGTAGCTCGTGATGAATTTATCCACTTGATCACCCCCCACATTACTTATTTCGGTTTTCGAAAGTATATATAAATATCCGCCATCTTTTTGTAAATAGCCAATCGCACGTTTTTTATTAATTGATGCTATATTCATCGTTGGTATAAATATTTCAGTATATAACACGAATGCTGCATCATCATTAACAAATGTAAAGTCTAAATCTAAGTGACTTACCCATTTATTATAGATTGAAATCCATTTTGGTAGGTCCTTGTAATTCTGTTCTTTAATTTTGGCTCGCTGTTCCAAATATTTGGCATTACTTGCTGCCTCTTTTTCCGCTGCTACAATTTTTTCACTACGAGGTATCCAATTTTCAATATCGACATTGTCTTTGATAGAATCCCATCTATCAGATATATCCTGGATGACTTCACTTATCTTATCATTAGATTGTGATTTAAATATGATATTTCCCTTTTCAGTCTTTATATAAATATTAATAAAATTCTCATCTACGGTTTTATAGGCCTTGTGGAATTTTTGTCCCACTTTTTTATCATTGTAATAGGATTGGTCTTTTTCAAAACCAATATTGACCGACCTACCGGCCAGACTATAAAACGTTGCATGTGATGATGGTTTAGAATCTTTTGCTATTAATTTATCGTCCATGTATGCAAAAATGGCAACCGCTAATTTTCTGGAGATTGTAGTCTGTTCAGGACTGAAAGAATTATGGGTAGTTTTGACATTATGTTTCATTTTAATCACCTCAATGACATCAAATCCTTTTCGATTTAAAAAACATATTTGTTCAGGTTCGCGACTATTGATGACCGCAGTGGTATCCTTACGACTTTCATCTTCTATCGCATCATAGCCAGCTTTTAATAAAATATTACTTTGATCTGTACCACTCAATATTTCATATTCACCAAAGTCAGATGAGAATATATCTACTTGAAGATTTTGAAAAAACATTCTTCCCCAATATCCAGAATTGCGTTTACCCAAACGTTCTGGGAAATATTTCTTTGTCAATACAAATGCTTCTTGTGACTCATAATATGTATAATTCAAAACACTTTGCATTTGTCGATAACAATCTTCTTCGGTGTTAATTAAACTAAGGTATAATGTCTTACATCGATTATTTTTTTGCAAAATTCTGATATTTTCTGTATTTTGACCATACCAAAGATCAGAGGGGTAATTTAATACATATGCCAACGGATATGCATAATTACCAACCGGGTCACTATGATTTGGGCTATCATAGGCCGTTTTATCTAGCAAATCCCCTTTATGATTACTAAATTGAACATAATATGACTTATCTTTAATAAGCTTTGCATATTTGCGTTTAAATTCGGTGAATTTTTTTGGGAATTTGTCAACATAATGCAATTCCTCATACATTTTTATATACTTCATTTAGTATATATTAAATTTCTTTTCAAAGTAATATTACCATATATTATGGATGTAATTTCAGTTGGTGCGTCAACGAAATCTAGAAGCATGTTTGTATATTTTTTACATAACTGCCACGACCGGATGTGTGATGGGATAAAGCTATTTGGCACCACAATGCCAATTTGATAATTAGGACTTGATTCAACTAGCTCAAAAACTCGTCGATAATTACTTCTGGATAAGTATATATTATCATAATCTTGTAGGTTAATATATTCTGGTCTTACATTGACAATAATTAAATCATCTTCGCTAGGCATTAGTGTTATTTTATAGTTTGGAAAAAAATGACAATACTCAATTTTATCAGAATATAACATGTTATCCCATATCTTATAATTATCTTCTATTTCAGTAGCATCATCTACAATATAATTAATTATAATTAGTGCACTTTCAAATTTTTCTTTAGATTGAATGCTGCTGAATTCCATACTATGTCTAATAGATAGCATGTGATTTCTCAATAATTCAATGGTGTTTGGATTTATTGATCCATACCCACTTACTGCTGACACAAAAGACCCCACTTCGATCGCATCATAATTAAATTTATCCAAATATTTCACAATCATATCGGGGTGTATTTTGTCTAAAAAGTGCAATTTTGTGGAGTGGATGTTTCGACCAAACCCATTGTGGCCAATTAATTTATAAGATAAATTAATTCCTAATTCAGTATCGATATCAGTGTCTAACACATCACCAGTATAATATCTCGTCAATGCTAGTGCAATTATACTCGTAATTCTTCGATGATCCAACCTACCAAAACTTAGCAATTTTATCACGAATTTCTTAATATCGGATACGTCACAGCCCGTAGCAAATTGTTCATATTTTGTGTAAGCAGTCTTATCATTTAATTTAGATAAAGGTATCTGTTTAATTGATGGTCGATATATCAAATTGAATAAATTGATATTGCATTTATTCAGTAATTTACTAACTTCATTATGCCAATATGTATTTATTTTATTATAAGCGGAATGTACCACACCATCTCGCTCAACGGTGATTCCGATTTTAGAACTCGGGTCGTATGAGTCAAGTGAAAAATCATACCAAACAAATTGAATTCGGTTATTTGTATAATATTTATAATTGCTTTTACTGGTGACGATACACCAAGATGTATCATGTGCTAATTCTATAATGTCATTCTGGCTATCTACTTGCACTATCAACTGATGACCATCTTGATAAACAATGTGTGTATTGGTCAAATTGTTAATAACCGCAAGTACTTTATCTAAGTCATGTACACTGTCTTTTAGAAAAAGAATAGCAGAATTACACATTTCATAAATAGTTTTGTATTTTGATATCTTATCAGTAAAGGTACTTAAATGTGGATGTTTGCTCAATTCCAGTAAAATAGGATAATACGTTTTTATAGTACTTTTAGACAGTGACTTATAATCCGTTTTCAATACACTAGGAAGTATTGATATTACTTTATTGATAAATAAATCATCCTCAACGATTTGTATTAGATCTATAAGTTTTTCATACCCATGTTTGTATATATCTATCTTAATAGATTTATCATTTAAGTTTCGGATTCTTGTGTATAAACTTTTAAAATCTTCAATATCAATATCATTTGAGAAAAGATATTCGGTAAATTTACCAATATAACCGGGGTGGTCTGAACATAACTCTTTCAAATGTTCAAATATGGTTAATTTCTTTTTAATGATAGATGCTGCCTGTTTTATACTCATAAGATAAAATTAAGCTACAAATATAGCAAATATAATATATAAATGATATACCTTTACCCAAAATATAAATATGAAAATAGATATAAATAAAGTAAAGACAACCCCTGGTGATATGGGATTCAATTTTTGTGTATTTGGTAACCCTTCCAGTGAAATCATAGACTGGGCACAGCATTGGGATTTTCAATTGGAAATGTCAGGTCCATATACTAATATTATGTTAAATGATTCATTAAAAATTAGCGAAATTTTTAATGAACCAACCCAATACACCTATGTTGATGGGTTTAGTCCAAACTTAAATAAGAATTTACATGTTGGGCATTTTTCAAATCTAATTATTGCAAATGCTTTTCAGAAATTAGGAATAGGTGAGAAATTTATCGCAATTTTTGGCGACACTCTTAATGGTACGACTAATAAAGAAGAGGCATTGCAACAATACAATGAATACTGTTCGGAATTTGGGTACAACGTGGATGCTACATTCTTTGCATCACAGATGGTAATTGATGATGACAGTATATTGAAGCCCGGTGAGGGTACTTATGAGGGCTCAAGGGTATTTGATCTGGGTGATGAAAAAATTGTAGGGATAAAGAGTTCTGGTGTAACTACATATTTTTACCAAGATGTTGCCTTGGCGAACAATTTGAATTCATCAACATTATATTTAACTGGACTTGAGCAAGAAAACCATTTCAATTCTCTTAAAAAAATATACCCACACACGAATCACGTGGGATTAGGGTTAGTATTATTAGATGGTAACAAAATGTCAAGTAGTGAGGGCAATGTCATATATATGAAAAATTTCATCAACGACCTATTACCATTGTTCGATAATAACATAAAACTGGTATATAATATTATTGCCGGCCAAATATTAAAATCACAAACTGGGTCTAATAAATCAATTGATCAATCACTTATAAATAATCCTAAAATATCGCTTGGTCTTTACATGAGTTATACAATGGCCCATATAAAAAGCTGTGGTGTAGTCACTGTAGTTAATGAAAATTTCATTTCAAAAGAATTGGAATTTGCCTACTTTAAAAGTAAGTTTAATTTAGCACCGTGCTTATTATTTATGCAATTGGTGAACCATTGTAAAAAGATTAATAAATTATATGAACAACTGCATATTAAAGGGAATGATGAACATATTAAAATATTTTCTGATTTAATATCTGATTTAGAATTAGGAATGTCTAAATTAGGAATGTTTTCAATTGATAAGGTCTAATTAGAAAAGCAGACAATGTGTCATGTTTTCTCTATATGGTATAAAATTGGTATAACATCAAATATAAAAAATAAACTTAAATAAATATGAACAACGAAAGTAAAATTATTGGGATTGACCTTGGGAGTTACAACTCATCAGTGTCCGTTTATGAAGGTAATGAAATTAAGGTAATTGCAAATTCCGAGGGTGGATTGACAACACCATCGTATGTGGCATTTACTGCGGATGGGATTAAAGTTGGTGAGGCAGCAAAACGACAAGCAGCAACTAATCCAGCGAACACTATTTTCAATATTAAACGTTTGATGGGGAAAACATATGATCAGGTTAAGGATATTAAAAGACCATATGAAATAGTTGATTCGAGTGGGAGAGCAGCGGTAAAAATTGATGATAAAGTATATTCCCCAGAAGAAATTTCGGCGATGATACTACAGAAAATGAAGAAAACAGCTGAGGACTTTCTTGGTCATGAAATTAAGAAAGCGGTGATCACTGTACCGGCACACTATAACAGCGACGAGCGTCAAAGTGTTATACTAGCTGGACAGATTGCTGGTTTAGAAGTAGAGCGAGTTATCGCAGAGCCAACCGCCGCAGTACTTAATGTCGATGCCAAAAGTGAAAAAAAATATGCAGTCTTTGATTTTGGCGGTCAGACTACTGATTTTTCGATTGTCGATGTTGCAGATGGGGTTTTCGAAATACTATCAACAGATGGCGACCTAGACTTAGGTGGTAGTAGTATTGACGAATTGTTAGTGAACTACCTTGCAGATGATTTTAAGGCCTCTGAGGGAATTGATTTGAGAAAAGATGTTATGGCACTACAGCGTCTGTTTGAAGCCGCTGAGAAGGCTAAAATTGAGCTATCTGGATCTGCAACTGTTGACATTAACATTCCATATGTTACTGCAACTGAAACCGGTCCTAAGCATCTAGTTGCGAAACTGACAAAGTCTAAATTTGACCAACTTATTGCGGACATTGTAGCGAGAGCCATGGTAAAAGCAAAAAGTGCATTGACAAGTTCTGGACTTGGAGTTGATGAAATTGATGAGGTATTATTAGTTGGTGGATCATCTAGAATTCCTTTGGTGCAAGAGGAATTGGAAAAGATATTCAATAAAAAACCATCCAAGTCACTGAACCCAGATACTTGTGTATCTACCGGAGCAACTATACAAGGTGGGGTTTTATCTGGTGGAAATACTGATATTTTACTTTTGGATTTACTACCAATATCAATTGGTATTGAAACTTCTGGTGGGATCATGACCAATTTAATTGAGTCCAATACTACCATACCAGCAACTAAATCACAGGTTTTCAGCACAGCGGTGGATAATCAACCAAGTGTGGAAATACATGTATTACAAGGTGAGCGTCCTATGGCGAAAGATAATAAGTCCTTGGGTGTATTCACGCTTGAAATTCCGCCGGCACCAAGAGGGGTTCCACAAATTCAAATATCTATTGATGTAGATAGTAATGGAATTTTAAATGTTACTGCCGAGGATAAAGGAACTGGTAAGAAAAACAATATTAGCATTTCTGGCTCTACTACACTATCAGAAGAAGAAGTAGAACGCATGAAATCAGAGGCCATGGAAAACGCGGAATCTGACAAGGTAGAGATGGATAAAGTAATTGCATTAAATAATGTTGAGGCAGTTATATTTCAGACTGAGAAAGACCTTAAAGAATTCTCAGATAAGATGACCGAGGATGAAATAGCAACTTTGAATAGTACTATTGATAAATTGAGATCGTTGCACACGGATAAGAAAACTGATCTAATTGAGGATGCCATCAAATCTGCAAATGATTCATGGGCTATTATTTCCGGACGATTATATTCAGAAAATCAAGCGAATGCTGCCGATACATCATCTGATGTTAGTGAAGAAGTTGAATTTGAAGAAGTGAATGAAGATAAATAATTGATAATAAATATAAAAAAATGGTGTTGAATATTCAACACCATTTTTTTTTAATAATTCAATGGATATTTAAACCGGTCATCGCATAAAAGAAAAAGATTAAAAGAAGAATCTGAGCGTAAGAAATTTGAAAAACTTTCTTTGAAATACAAAACGTAGTCTTGTTACTAACTACTTTATTATATTCTTGGTTTATTTTTTTCTTGCATATATTTAACAACATCTTCATATTTAACATTCCCCGGTGATTTAAATAAGATTTCAGAATTCCCAGTTGGTTTCAATTCCTTTTGAGTTGTTGCCTGATCGACCACCATATCTTTGGCATCTCTTACAACCTTTTCATTTTCCAACATTGTTCTGATAATAAATCCTAAGTAAGAATCAATTCCAACTGATTTATATTTATCATTATTGAATTTGATAATGTATTCCACCTCTTCACAATAAGTAGCAATTGATTCATCGCGAATATAGTAATCTATATAAAAGTTCACATTACCAACATTACCAACACGATTAGCAGTCGTGTTATACTTGGTATTATAATAGTGTAAAAATGGATCTTTTGTACTAAAAATCCGGTCGCCCGATTTTTTATCGGTAATGGTTGCTGAAAAACCCAAATTGGATTTATAATATTTACTTTTTTTTATCTTTTCGAGAACTGCGGGCCCGGTTACTATATTTATGTTCATTATTCGGTGGTATTGTTATTGTTTAGATTCGCATAATCCACAAATATCTTCGATATGGATTGATTATATATATCAATTTCACCACTCCCCGTAATGGCATATGTATCTATTAGAGTTGTAACATAATATTCTTGTCCCGATTGATGAATTTTTCCCAAATATGCATTATTACTTAATTTAAAGACATTTAGACCAATAGTATAGAATCCTAGTTTATTTTGCATTAAAGTCATGTTGTCTTGAAAATAACTCTTGGTATGTAGGCGAACGATATCAAATGTATTGCGTTTGATTCCATCAACATCCTTAAATTGCTGAATATCAATATTGTAATAATGTAGCATGACTTCATACAATATATCAAATTCATTATTATCGATGATTGAATCTATAATTTTTTTATAATTCAATATACCATCTTTACCAGTTTTCGCAATTGCATCAATCTTCCGATATGTTTTCTTAATTATCTTCTTATTCATGATTATAATGTTGTATCGGATTTTGTTTCATCTTCTTCGCCTGTCGTTGAATTAGGCTCATCTAACTTAGCTTTTATGGCATCATCCTTGTCAGTAGAAACGATCTTACCTTTCAGAATTGGGAACGCTTTTGATGAATCATCTTTCGTAGTAGTTACTAATAATTCATCTTCTTTCAAAGCCCTGCTCAATTTTGCATCATCTACATCCACATAAAATGCATCAGTTACACTTTTATTCCCATTTGACCAATATTTAACTGCTTCCCCGGTAGTGAATTTATATTCACCATTAGAAAATTTAGAGTTCCATATATATTTTTCATCTTTTTCGGCTGCATCGACATCAAACTCGGTAGGTGTAGACGTTTCTACCCCATTCGCTGGGTCTGTATTTTTTGCTTCGATATTTTTCTCAATATCTATTTTTTTTGTACTAACTTCCTTGGCTTTATCCATTAATGATTTAGCCATTTTTTGTAGTGTTGGTGATTTTTCAATCTGTTCCGCACTCAATCCAATTCCATTGTTTATCATATCCAATTCCGTTTGTAAAAATTCTTGTGTCATGTCAAATTTCTTCAGCACTATATAATCTTTAACAAATGGGCTGCTTTCGTTTTTTATGATGAGGTCCATTTCTTTATCATATTTTGCCTTGGCATTTGCAATTTGTTTATCGATTGTGCTGTCTGCTTTTTGGTATTTAATTACTAAATTTTTCATTTCGTTTTGATCACCAACACCACCATTATCAATAGACAGTTGTAATTCACCAATGGCTTTTATAGTAGCAATTTTAGGCTCACGTATTTTAATTAATTCAAGTCGATATTTTTTTAAAAGATTATCTATTTCTGCTACAGATCCGATTGATTTGGAAATATTTATTGCAATTTTAGATTTTATGTTGTTGAATAAATTTTTAAAAACACCACCCAATAGTTCTTCATTTACAATAGTTAACTTGGTGTGTGATGTTCTGGGTTTTATATATCTCATCGGAAAAATATGTTTTTTATTATATATTAAAAAAACCTTTTCATGTTATTTGAGTATAATGCTAAAGTAAAACACTTATTATGAGAAAAGAAATAGAAATGGTTGGAGATTTTCAGCGTCAATTTGAAGCACCTGTATTAGAAACACCAACAATACCAGACACACAGAGGTGTGAATTGAAAATAAGTCTAATACAAGAAGAGTTAAATGAAATTAAAGCGGGGATCCAAGAAAATAACATGATCGAAGTGATGGATGGTGTCGCAGATTTATTATACGTTACATTTGGTTTGATCAATGAATTTGGTTTAAATAAATCCATTGTGGATATATTCAATGAGGTACATCGTAGTAACATGACCAAAGCATGTAATACATTCGAGGAAGCCGAACAAACGGTATCTTTTTATAAAGAGAAAGACAACACTGATTCATATATCAAAGTAGTAGGGGATACATACGTGGTATATAGAAGTGGTGATAATAAAGTATTAAAATCAATAAATTATTCACCAGCTAATATTGCACAACATTATGAAATTATCTAAATATATTGTAAAATTTGAAGTAGTATCGGAAAATCAATCAACTAACAGAATCATCGGAATTGATACCATATTAGGTAATTTTCCAAATGAAATAGAATCTGATTCTCCAATAGATTTGTTTTTTAGTGAACAACTCATATTTGCTGGTGTTTTATATACAATAAGTAATACAAAATCAGAAATATCACTCAAAGATGATGAACTTTGTCATATCAAGCATATTACTTTGTCTATTCCAGATGATGGTGTGGACCCATATTATGATCCAGAAACATTTGATTTTTGTGATTTTCTTTAATTAAATAAACGTAAATGTCAATTAAAATAATATTAACACAAATAATGAAAAATGAGACCAAAGTTATTGAGCGCATGCTTAATACTACACTTGGCTTCATTGATGGTATTGCCATGGTTGACACTGGTTCTACGGACAATTCAATTCAATTGGTTCGGGATTGGGGGGAAATTCATGGGGTTGAGACATATATAATATCTAGACCATTTGATAATTATGAAAATTCTAGAAATGCCGCCATTGATTTAGCAAATAAGAATTTTCTTTCGAAAAATGATAACCATGATTATTTTGGTTTTTGGTTGGATGCGGATGAAGAATTATGTATTGATGGGGATTTTGACAAAACTAAAATAACAAAAGATTTATACCAGTTGACTACCAAGATGGGTAACATGGTTTATACTAGGAATGAATTGTATCGCTTATCTAAACCATTTAGGTTTTATGGAATTTTACATGAATATTTAGTATGTTCTGACACAACAATATCTACCGGCTTATTAAATGGCATCAGTGTGAATGTTAATTCCGATGGTGCATCATGGACAAATGGGTCAATCGCAGATAAATATAAAAAACATGCCGCATTACTAGAGGACCACCTAGATAACAACAGTCGAGATCCAAGGTGGGTTTTTTATACGGGACAATCATATTTTGATTCTGCATCATTAGTTAATAATCGAGTGGAAAATGATGAACGATTAACCAGAGCTATCAAGTATTATAAAGAACGTGTAGGTATTAAATCGGGCTATGTTGAAGAGCGATTTTATTCACAATTCAGAATAGGATTGTGTATGAGTAAATTAGAACGACCATGGAAAGACACTATGGAAGAATACCTTAAAGCATATTCACTCGATTCAAATAGAGCTGAACCACTTAAAGAAATTATTGAATATTATGTTAGTGTGAAGGAATGGAATTTAGCTTATATCTATAGTAAGTTCGCCAAAATAAATCACCATGGTAAGTCACCCTATCCAAGTAGGGTATTGTTTGTCAGTCCGGATTTGTATGCTTGGAAATTATTAGAATATCATTCTGTTGTGTGTTATTACAGCAACCGGAAAGAAGAATCAAAATCGGTCTATAAAGACTTGATGAATATTTTAAAAGAATCACCTCAATTATTTTCGATGGAAGACCGTCTGAAAATAACTGCAAATGCTAAATACTTTTTATAATGTTGATATCGATAATTGGCGCGCCCTCTAGTGGGAAATCCACCTTAGCAACCTCGGTACAGTATTCCATGAAAAAAAGTGGAATGAATTCAGTATTTGTAACTGAGGCCGCCACCGACTATATCGCAGAGTATGGGATACCTAATTCTGCTATTGAACAAATGGTTATTTTTTATAAGCAATTGAATAGAGAGAAGATGTATATGGAAAGTAAGGATTATATAATTTGTGATTCCAGTTCATTGTTAAATTATTTTTACTTCCGGACAATGTTTCCGCAGAAACCCTCTGGTAAGGATATTGCAACCATCAACCACGTTCAAAAGGAAATATTAAAATCGATCAACCAATGGGACTATATTTTTTACATACCCCCGATGGATATAGATCCTAATGATGGAATACGCTTCCATAATCATTCAGAAATAACGGAATTAGACATTCGTATAAAATCATATCTGAATATGGAAAATATTAATTATATTGATCTAAGTAATGTTCCATTGGATGATCGTGATGCATTTATAATTAACACTATATCAAAAAGTCCCATTAAGTAGTGGGATTTTTTGGTTAAGTCGTTTTTTATACATATATTTGTACTATTAATCAAAAATATTTATTATGGTAACTAAGAAAAATAAAACCGTGGAACCATTTCGTCCAATTAGTGTCATAGCAAATGAAATTGTAGCAGACTGGGGTGCTAATGTAAATTTTGGTGCGGTGCCTCATCTGAATGCGTTATTACAACTTGATAAAATTTCAGATTCGTATGGTCTAGATAGTGCTGAATTAACTATCGCGTACTTTCTTTCAAATGCATCAACCTGGCGAGGTGAGACTGCCCGACGCATTAAGTTAGAGTTAAATCGAATGATCAAATAATGATTAAACGTTTGTCGCCTGTGGTAGTTGGGAAAATAAAGCCCAAAACACCGAATAATTACTAATCATAAAAACACAAAACAATGTCAAAGTTAAAGACCGAAACCCAATTACCACAAGCAATTGTTAGCCGTTCGGTTGATGATTTTGATTATACGTGTTTCAAATGTAAAACTTATAAAACAAATAATTTAGATAATTTATTCGACCATCGCCAATATTGTAAAATAAAAACAAATAAAATAAAAAAAATATGGAATCAATTAATGCAAATGCTATCTGTTTAGATTGTGGAACTGCAAAAGAAAATCCTGAAAATGGTTTTTGTATGAATGGTCACGATAACTGGCTTGAAGAAATGGATAAAATAGAAAGATTTTCAGAGGCTTCAATTAAATTTAATAAAACAACTTCTGAATTGATGTTTCATATTCAGCAGAATGTTTCTATAACTGAAGGCTAACAATATACTTTGGTAGAAGCTATGGTAATTATTGAACAACCAAATAGCGATGGGTATATGTTCTTATAAAAGAATGTAATTTACCAGTAGACATTGTAAAAGCGTTGGTTAAAAATTATTCGGTATTTCTGGCCCCGATGAGTCCGGATAGTTGGGATTTTAAAATTTATAATAGATTGGGTGTTATAGAAAATAAAAATTGGTCACCAATTAATGAATGTACAATAAAAACAAATTGAAATCATATGGGAAATGTAGTAAAATTTAAAGTATCCGTATCTAATTTAGAACAGCGTAGTTTAAATAGAGTAAGGGAAATTAATTTGAAAAAATTAAATGATATGAAACTTCAAGGAAAGACTAAAGAAATGTGTTATCCTAAGTTTACCAAAATATTTGTAGATAATAACTATGGGACATAGACAAGAAATGACCAAAGAGCAGCGGATGGACTGGGACCTGAGACAATATCAAGCTAAACTAGATGCGAATAAAGGTAGTAATTTTGAATATTGGTCTAGTAAGCACGATGAAATGATTGAGAATGATTGGGATTTATATATTTTCATAAATGATAGGAGGCAAAATATGGGATTGTCATGTGAAGAATATTATACAAATAGTGAATGCCAAGCAAAGGAGATAGTTGAATCATTGAGATCTAATAATAATTTTGCAAGAATTATATCTGGATATAGACAAACGGTTCAACGAGTTAAATCATTTTCGATCATATATAAACCAAAGAAAACGAAAAAATCCACCTAATGGTGGATTTTATTATTTAGATAAAAGATGTATTAGATCTTCGGTCAATTTAGAAATCATTTTTTTACCACCTATATTGATTGATGGAATATTTTTTACCATAGAATAGTTTTTATCACCATCCACTGCAATACTGTTTATTTGATTTATAATTTCATCATCGCTGCCATATTTAGTAATATAGTAAGACTTCAGCTCAGTGATAAAGTGTGATAGATTAACCCCTTTTTTATAGTTGTATTTGAGCATTTGTAGCTCATTATCCTGTTTTTCGATCATTATGTACCACACCGAGCTTTTAGGCACCTTAACGCTCTCTAAATAGTTGAGACTGGCAGCCGCTTTTGTTCCCTTTGGCAATTGGACAACCTTGCCATAGTAACGCGGACCAAGGTCTTCTTGTATTTTTTTGGTTTTGTCATCCGACTCATTTTCCACAGTGGGCTTAATTGGCAATATACTCTTAGTATCTGCATCCACCATAGAAACTGAACTTGTTTGTGGCAAATTTGGATTACATGGCAATTCCTCTCCGGTAAGCGGTTCCAATCCAATTTCAATAGCTTCTCCTTGTTTTACTTTAGTTTTAGCTATATCGGAGAATTTCTTAAATGATTTAATTTTACTATCATTAGTTTCACCGGACTTTCTTATCATGTTAAATTGTTATTTTATAATAGTATATATTAAATTTTAATATTTGTTTTTAATTACTATGTTTATAATAGTATTTATCTACCATATAATTTCTATAATTTTTGATAATATTGAATTTATCAAAGAAAATAGAAACCAAGGGCTGCATTTTATCTAAAAACATTGCCATTATTTTATTATTATACAAATAAGGGGATAAGGTCTTATTTAAAATATTTTTCTCATAATCGACATAATTAGTTTGATTATCATTCCGGTGTTTAAGTTTGTGAAGTTCTGGAATATCTTTGCTTTCGTATAACATTAAATTTTAGTTTTATTTTTAATAGACACAACCCCTTTTTTGATGATGTTCACCGAGCGCAATCCAGACCCTTCGATGCCGGCTGAATAGTAAATTGAATTACGATCATACCAACCGCCTCGAATAATTGGTAGTTCTTGTGCATCAAATATAATATCACCCAAAATTGGATCAATGCCGATGCTCTTAGATTTATCATGAGTTGATGCAATTACTTCGTACTTTATTGTATCGGAATTAGCATATTCATTTTTCTTATTAATATCATTTAAAATTGCGGTTCTATGATAATCTTCGTTATTTCTGGATACAAATGATATGTCAACGGAATGTACATCACTGAGTCCGACTATTTTTGCGATTAAATCTGCCTTAGGAATACGATCCATTGTGGTTAAATTTAAAAAATATTCAGAGATTATGTCGTATATTTGTGTATTCACATCCGCATCTATTGCATTGTCATAGGTTACTATAAACACATTCATTATATAATATGATAACTTCGGTGAATCTATGCGAAATCTTTTAGAGAGCACTATATTACCACCAGCCTTTATATATTTGATGAGTTTGGTTTTTTCATAATTATCTAACTCAAATGCACTGGTACTAATGTCAAAGTAACTAGTATTTTTATTCTTAAAGAGTTTAATATTGGGTGTAGCAACGATATAGATACCACCATCTGACTCATATGCATTTACATGTGAAAATACACCTAATTTCTTAATGTGATATGCAAATTGTTTTGGCATACCAATTACGAAATTATTACTCACTATCGGAAGTACATTTCTGGTAAATTCGATTGGTTCCTTATCCGCCCCAAAATTGATATCAGTATAAATTTGTGTATCAAATACACGAGTTGGATCAATAGAATTACCAAACCCATCAATTGCATAGGTGATGAAATTCCAATCGTTAGTAGTTCTTCTGAAAATAGATCCAGATCCACCATTTGATAATAAATAAGTAATACTTATGTTTGCACCAATTGCTGGACATTGTCCATACCCACCATTGCCAAATATTATATCAATTCCACCATTAAAGCCTGTTCGTACAATGCATGCTTTTTCATCAGGTAACATAGAATATAAATCGGTTTTGGTTTCCCAAAATTCACCATCAACCGTAACCTCATAATTGAAATTTTCTATGTCTACATTTTCCCGAATATTGACCTGTAGGGTTTGGTTAATTTGACCAGTTCCGGTGAATGTTGTAGTAGCCCATTTCCCCTGAATGATAGGGATAAAAATCACACTATTATTAGATACGTTGTATGTTATTTTATCGGATCCAATATTTATGGAATATTCCAAACCGTTAGTTTTGTTTCGAAGTGGTGTTCTATTATAAATAGTCATGCGACTACCTGGAACTTCATCTTCCACATCTCCACCCGCTTTAAATGTGAATTTCAAAGTACCGGTGGCCGATATTGCCCGGCTTGGTATATGGCCCGCAAATATTGCTCCATTTCTAATGATATTTTCATTTCTACCATTGTTCTGACTCAAATCGAGATATTTCAGGGACTGCTTTAAGTATGCCAATGATAATTGGTGTAAGTTTTCAACAACATATAAAATTTGACCATATGGTGAAGCATTGGAAAATACCATGTCTACTTTGTTGTATTGAGTCTTTAGGTATTGTTCAATATCAGCTTTAATTTGTGTGAATGTTAGTTCAGTTAATTTCATTGGGGTGTATCGCAATTTTCTTATATATTAATTTACGATCTGTTCTTAGTGAATAATATAAATGTTGCGATGGGACTTATCTCGGTTTATTATCTACTTTATATTTATTTGGTACAATAGTTTATTATCATCCCTATATATGTTCAATGGCCGCCGATCTGGTTTGAGTTTTTAATATATAGTATAGAAAAATAAAAGATTAGATGACTATAGCAGAATTACTGCCTTTATTTGAAAAATATGGAATTGGTGGGGTATTAATATTTGGGGTAATATACGTATTATTTACTATATTTAAAAATAAACTAACACTTGATGGAATAAGTACATTTATTACAACAAAGATATTTAAAAGCTCTAAATCAAATAGCAGCGGTAGACATATATCAGAATCTGATATATTAAATCATGATTTGTTTAGTTTCATTGACCTTTGGATGTATAGTAAAATTCCAACAATAACATTTCACACTGAATTTAGAACAGTGGTATTTCGTAAATACCTAGTGTTATACTTGGCCAAACATAAGACTGAAATATTTAAATATGTTCAATCAACTGATTACAAAGAAATGGATGATTCCCAATTGTGGCAAAGTATCCTTAAGTTAATCAATGATGTGATATTCGAATATGAAAAGGACATGATATTGGCCGGAATACCTAGTGTCGTTATTGAAAAAATGAAAGGTAGAAACAACGAATCAGTATCACTTATGATTGATTTGATAGAGGGAATATGTACTTCTAGCTTCTATGATTCGAGTGATAATTTATTAAAAGTGTACAGCATATTAAATATAATTTTATCTATATTACAAAGCACTATATATGGATCTGAAAAAACATGCACATCAATTAATGGACAGCTAAAAGGGCAAACTTTTGTAAAAGATGGCATTACTTATAAAGAACCATAAATTTCAGAGACATTAAACATTGGGTCGGTTATTTCGATATCATAGTCTGTAAAGTCTTTGAAATCAAAAGCATCCGACTCAATTCGTCGGTCTATTGAATCATTATTATCATTTCTTTTTTCTAGTCTTTTGCGGCGAATAGACTCATCAATATTAACATATATAACGGTGCATGCATTTCTCTCTTCGGTGGTAAGAGAATTGATTTCCATTGGTGTCATTATACATACTTGACACTTTTCAAATTCTTGTTTATGTATACCATAATACCATAGTTTTTCCATACCATCAAATAAAAATTCAAACTTTTGATATACTACCATATTGTCCAAATCGGACACAAATGATTCATTGTCCATGTAATTATAAGTTACCCCGCGAATTTCACCATTTCTGATGGGCCTTGTTGTTGACTTGGTACACGGGACCAATCCAATTTCGACCAATCCATTTAATAAATAGTCTTTTCCACTTGTCGCTGCCCCTACTAAAGTTATCTTTTTCATATTTATTATATATAATTGATACTAATTTGTTGTTTAATATTATAATTATATTTACATTTGTACACGAATAATTTAATATTATAAATACCAAAAAATATATGAAAATATGTATTATTAGTCACGCGAGGTGGGGGAAGGATACACTAGGTGAATTTTTACTAGAAACGCATGGTATAAAGTTTGCATCATCATCACAAACCGCAAATGATCTTTTTATATTTGATACATTAAAGGATCAATATGGCTACTCCACGGTTGAAGAGTGCTTCGAGGATCGAATAAATCACCGCGATGAATGGTATCAAATGATTTGCGATTTCAATCGTGATGATCGAACTAAACTAGCAAGATGTATATTAGACCGAGCCGACGCATACGTTGGGATGCGAGATTTGCAGGAAATGGAATCAGCAGTTGCTGAAAAATTATTCGATCACATCATATGGGTGGATGCATCAAAGCGACTACCACCGGAGCCGATCGAATCCTTTAATATTCCACAAAGTTTTGCTGACATTACGATCGATAACAATGGAACTCTTGAAGAATTCAAGCTAAAAGCGTGGGAACTTGGTGAGTTTTTAACAAAAAAGGATGTTCATTAGAACATCCTTTTTTTAATCATTATCCAAATCATCAACCGGTGTTATTTCATCCGTTTTAGCTTTGGAAAAATTATCAAAATTCATTATTTTTCCGGCGGGTTTTGCCAATTTTCTATCACGTAACGCTTGTTTAATTGCTTTGGTATCTACTTTTTTAACTCTACTCTTTTTACCAGTTCTGGGACCATGGTTTTTACCCATTTCCAATTGAACTTTTTGAATGGATCCTGAACCAGTGTTATATGGAAAACTAATATCACCAGAACCAATAGTACTACCAGCGACATCCCCCGCATAAGCGGATGGTTGTGCCGAAACTATTGCACCCATACCACTAATCTCACCATCCTCATTTATACCTTTAATATGTTTCATGTTTACTGAAATTTAGTTTATGTATATATTAAAAGTCAAATGTCATAATTATGGTACTGCGTTAATTGCCGCCAGATCATTCATTTGAATGTAATAAGTCCCAATGTCATTATTCAGAAAAAATAGCAATTCAAAAAATTGTGGACCATTACTCATTATATTGGGTGAAAACAAGTAAATAAAATCGGAATTTGTTAAATCTTGATCAATGTATTTAATTCGCCCATGGTCGTATAGGTATTTTCTAGCAACCCTCAACCTGGCATATACCTCAGATCGGCTACTTGTGTATTTTATATCTGATAAAATATACCTATTAATACTTTCTTGAATTTCAACCACCTCATGTGATTTTGGAATTTTTTTATTTGGACCAGCAAATACTGAATAAAACGATAGTAGATTATTTATCTTCAAGCGTAATCTAATACTGTCTAATTTAGGATCTAATATCCGGACTATATTATTATCTGAATACATCCCAGCCCCCTTGACCATTTGATCATCAATTAAGTGATATAATTCATGTAAAATAGTGTATCTAGCGGATGGGTCGTTTATTATAGATTCATCTATAATAATGAAATGTGTATGGTACCGGGAGCTTCTAACATATAAACCACGTAAGTTGGTAAGCGCGGTATATTTTTCATCCTTTAAGGATACCACTATTATTTTTATTTTAATAATGGCGGTAGTTATATTTCGCTTTTGAATTGCTGTCAATTTAGTGGAATTTGTGACGTCTGATAAAATCTCAGCTTTACTATCAATAACCACACTATGGGTCGTTTTTTGATTTCGATATTTTTTAATAATACCATTAATTGATGAATCTGTTCGATATTCGCGATATGATTCCAGTGGGTTATTAAAAAAAATATTGCCGTTGAGATAAAGAATCCCAACCAGCAATATTATTAAATAGTATATCGAATGTTTCATTATTCGGTTTTGATAAATTCACCGCTTTCGAAATCGATGTTCCCTTTACCATATTTTCCAAAAATAACTTCGGCCAATGCTTTATCAGCATCAACTACTTTAACAAATGCTTCGGTTAGTTGCTGTTTTTTTTGCTCTATGGTAATTTTTTGTACCTCTAATGAACCCAAATCATATGTAATATTTTGGATTTCTTTTTGAATTCCCTGAATATCTTCAAGTTCTTCTCTAGTTAATTTTGTTCTTTCTTCGCTCATGGGATTATTTTTTTTCATATTACTTATATAGAATATTATTAAGATAGTTTAAATAAAATATACATAAATTTGAAAAATTCATTAAATTATTCAGGCACTATCGTTGTTGTGCTGGTAGTTGTACTAGTTGTCGTGATTTCAGGCTCTTCTGGGATCATTGTTGTAGTACTGGTAGTAGTACTGGTAGTAGTAGCCTCTGGTTCTTCAGGTACCACTGTTGTAGTACTTGTAGTACTTGTAGTACTAGTTGTCGTGATTTCCGGTTCTTCTGGCACCATTGTAGTAGTGCTGGTAGTAGTGCTGGTAGTAGTACTAGTAGTTGTTTCGGGTATAATGTTCACCGAACTAGATTTAATCCATAATTCAGGGGCTACATTATACGATAGGTCACCCTGTACTTGTAATAATAATCCATCAATAAGTAGTTCATCATCCAATTCCGATCCGGTAACAGTATATTCGTTTTGCGATAATAAATACTGTCTTAATTGGTCAATTTCTGCATATGATCGTGTTGTTATTCTTGATGAATATATTATTTTCCCACCGTATAATGGGGCCGCGCTAGGGGCCGGGTCGATGGAATCTTCTACAACAAATTTGTATTTTTTCTCAGCGGGAATTCGAATAAATTGAGTTATTTCTATATATACTATAGATACTTTACTATTATTATCTCTAAGATCAGTGAAGTAAGTAATTGGTGTTGATGTTTGTATCATTTTTATTTATTTTTATTTTTTAAGAAAAATCAAAAGTATATTGTCCTACTACGTTTGAATACCCAGAAAAGTTTCCTGATGTATCAAATGCTCTTACTCGGTACCAGTACTGAGTATTTACGGTAACTGTACCATCAGAATAATCATTACTATAAGATGTATCCACAATAGTGAAACCACTGTTATTATTAGTAGTGCTTCTCTCTACCTCATACCCTCCTATCCCTACATTATCGGTAGACACTGTCCAACTTAAATTAATTTGTGTCGACGATATTAAACTTGCTGATAACCCAGATGGGTTCGTTGGTGGTGTAGTATCAACGATAGCACAAGAACCCATTGATGTTATGACACCACTTCTGGAAATATATGCATATTTATACGCTTCAAACTCATCGATGAATCTCCAATAACTATCAAATCCATCATAAATAGTTGTTAATGTAGAATTGGTATACAGTATTGAACTTACTACCAAAACACTATCCGGTGAATATAAATAAACACCCTCAAACGAGCCTGTTGCACATGTAGTACTCGAAGATCCAGATCCGGAATTTAGGTCTAATAAATGAGTGTATGCGGTAACTACTGTGTGTTGGTAGCCATACCATTCACTTATTGTGGCTGGATTAGTTGCCGAAGGCTTAGGTGATGCACCTGAGCGTATTATCACAATTGACCCATTCTCAGCTTCATCTAATGATATTTGAGTTGTACGCGAGCGGCCTAATTCTACATTAATGTCACCCATTGATATTTGTCCAGATGATGGTAGTGTCATATTTTATATTATTTTTATATTTTTTATTACTCTAATTTACTAATTCGCAATTCCAGATTTTTTATTACAGTAGCTTGTTCTTTGATTCCCTCAATTAACAATGCAACCAATTTTTCGTATTTTACTGCTTTATATCCATTATCGCGAGTATCTACTAACTCAGGTAATATTTCTTCAATTTCCTGAGCGATAACCCCTATATCACTACCACTATAAACATTTTGTTTATCATTCCATTCAAATGTGTATCCACCTATTTTAGATATTTTATCTAATGCGTTGGGGATTGGTTTTATGTTATCTTTTAGTCTTTTATCAGAAGAATAAAAAGCGATTACATCTCCAGTGGATCTGAATGTACCATCCTGTGACATTGTAAATTTAGACCCGGCCGCTGTTGCAGTACCAAAGTGAAAACCTATTGCATCCACGCCACTAACCACACCCGCAGTTCCTTGAAAATAACTCAATCCATAAGGTGTAGCATTTCCTAAATAATATATAGGTGATCTACCATTTGCCACATAAGTTGTGCATGCAAATCCACCGGATCCAGATGCATATATTGTACCGGTAGCGGTTACCGAAGATGCGAATGAAGCCGTTAAATTAGCACCCAATGATAGAGCCTCCCTAAACACATATGCACTACCATTATACCCAAACGTTTTTAAAGATAATCGTGAGCCATAAGTACCAGTAGAACCATCTGTGATACCTATTATTTCAAATGCGGTGTTACCACCAGCTATCCCATTGTCAATAGATCTTAAATATCCATTTAAAGATACATAAGAGTTACTTATTAAGCCTGTTCCGGTAATACTTCCAGAAGACCAGATACCACTAACTGATATAGTCGACCTAACAATCCCAGCTTCCGCAACATATAATCCCCAGCCAGAACCTTTACCAGCACCCCAAAATGACTCATTTGAAAATCCGATACCATACATATTTCCTAGAGTCGAATCCGTTGGAAGATATGAAGAGCCAATTGTATAAATAGGGTTGGATTTATCCCCATTTCCTCCAACACTGTTAAAACTACCAACTAGATGCCCAGATGAGTGTGCACTTCTTCCAATATTCCCTGACATGTCACCACCCGATTTAGGTAAAGCATATGTACCAAAATTACTAGAGTCTAACAAAGTTTTCCAACTAGAAAATGTATTATTATATACTGATCTATACTTCATAACGTCAGTACCTTCCCAGTTTATGTATAGCTGAGTTCCATATGAAGCCCCACCATTCTCGTGTCTCATATTTAAGTAATTCCCCCAAAGGAAACTACCACCATTGGTTGGATTGTATGCATCTTGCCACCCCATAGTACCTGCTGGTGTATCAGAAAACATAGTATTAGCGTTAGTAGTACTACCAACTCTATCTAGTACTATACTTTTTCCAGCAATTAAAGATGCTGCTGTACCTGTTAGTCCCGTACCTGCACCATTAAAGATTGTCCCATTGAAGGTTGTTGCTGTTACAGTACCTGCTGTTGAGAATCTAACTTGCTCTGCTCCATTTATAAACACACCTAGTCCATTTGATGCCGTTCCAGCACTTCTAATATTACCAAATGACCAAGTATCACTATACCAGTTAAAGTTAAGTAATTTAACAGGTTGGTTTGAACTATAAGAAGGTTGTGTTATAGTAATTGCATTGCTTTCTGTAGCAGATGCTAATGTAACTGTGCCTGTGTTAAGTATATTAGTAGCAGTAGTTGCACTACTTGCATTGCCGGCTAAGTTACCTATGAATGTTGGCGCAGTGACACTTGCAGTAAATACAGTAGTTCCATCAGCTTTAAATCTAACAGTTTCGGACCCGGCATTATTACCGCCAATAATTAAATCCGCTCTAGTTCCAGATACTGCACCAATTCCACTTTGGATGTAATTTAAACCACCACTGGTTATAAGTCTAAAGTAGCCATTAGTTCCTCCGGTATCCCCTAGTATTAGAGGAACTTGATTTGGTATAGTTAAACTTCCGGTTAGAGCTCCACCTGATAATGGTAGTTTAGTAGCATCAGCAACCGTTATATTAGCAGACCCGTTAAATGCCACACCGTTAATGTTTCTAGAAGTTGCTAATATAGTAGCTGATGCGACTGCACCTGATACATCAGCACCTAGTATATCAAATGAATTGGTATTTAAAGAAGTACTCGGTCTTAGTGAAGTTCCCGTGGCAAATTCAACATAACCGCCTTCAGCTCTTGCACATATTTTAATCCATGTATATGGTATTACGAAAGCTGATGTATAATTGACTACTCTAAAATTGGCCGCAATACTACTACTATTCCCCCCTATTGGTAAAATGTAGTATAGAACATCCCATGTAGTTAATGGAATACCAGCAGCTGTAGCAGTTTTATTTGTTGCACCACCTACACCAGTTATTGTTCCCGAAGTCGGACATGTTATATCAAAGTAACCATTTGTACTAAAATGTGATCCATTTCCGTTACTCATTAAGATAAAGCGTTGGCTCCATAAAACATCGTAGGTTGCACTAATGGTAATAGTTCCGCCACCAGTTACTACTGTTCTTGCTATATTTATAGCATCTATTGAGGTGCTGTCAGTTATAGTGCTCCATGCTTGTGTATGTGAAGTTAAGCTCCATCTAGCATCACCTAAACTATTAAAATCAGTAATTCCAAATCCCCCAATAGTAGTTGGCTTTGATGTTATTCCTGACCATGTCACATTTGTAGCAGTTGTTGCATTTCCGCTTAAAGCTCCTATAAAAGTCGGTGCTATTATATTTCCGTAGGAACTAAGAACTCCGACATTAGTTATACTTAGTAAACTAACTGCAACAGTACTGTTAGAAGGCATTCTACTAATAGAAAATGAGTCACCATTTCTACCCATTTGAAGACCCCAAGATACATCTGTTAAGTCTTTTGTATTTGTTACAGGATTATAATTAGTCCATAAGGCAGTGCCTACATACCCAGTAACCCCTGATGAGTTTATTGTAAGCATTCCTAACTTAGACTGTGCATTGTCTCCTGTTGTAGGTGCCCAAAGATACCCTAAAGGATTATTAGTTCCGATTCCTACAAAACCATTATTCTTTATTCTTATAGCTTCTATAGGAGATGCTATGTCACCTACTGTCAAGCTTAAGTCCCCTAAGTAACCAGCACCTAGAGAAAGAACTTTAGTAGAGTAATTATAGTTTAGTCGTCCTTTATAATATACATCAACACCTATATCAAGATTAGAGTTGCCATCAGCACTCCCTAAGATCAGAGACTTTGCTATTGAAACATCGTTAGCACTTACTGTTAAATTCTTATTCCCGCCTACAGTAATTCCTAACTCAGTAGTGTTACCACCTGCGAATATAAATGCTTTATTAGCACTAGCATGAGCACTATTATAAACACCTACTTGTAAAGTAGATAATCCATTATCATTTACAGCAGTAAAACTTGAGTACCCACTAGTAGAAGTCTCTTTGTAGTTTAATCCATTAGAGTCTTGAAAAGCCTTACTATTTGCTACTGAGGTAGCTCCTGAAAATATAGGAATAAAATTATTTGTTCCACCGCCTTCAATAATTGAATTTGTTATTCCGTATCCTGCTAAAGTTGTAGGGTTTGCAGGTGCTGATAACACACCGGTAGAACTTACTACAACAAATCTGTTTCCAGTTCCTGTTAAATTAGATAGTGTGTTTACGCCAGTGGTTCTTAGTGTTCCTGTAACTTCTAGTCTATTTCCTGTGGAAGCTCCTCCAATACCTACATTCCCTGAGTTATCTGCATGAAATACGGACATGCTAACATTATTCAACCATTCCATTGTTTGTCCACTAAACAAGTGTCTCCATCTAGCAGTTCCCGTTCTAGTGTATGAAAAAGATAGGTCTTCACCTGTAGTGGAAGCATAGTTGATCATGTCCGATCCAAAAGATCCAGCAACCTTTCCTATGTTTAAAATAGAAGATGTAAATATTGAATTATTAGTACCCTCTATTCTTGTATTTCCTAGTAATCTAGTGGTTCCTGCTACATCAAGCATGTAGCTCGAATTAGTATTTGTTCCTAATAATAAGTTTCCATACCATCTACCAAATACTGTTGCGGTATTTCCAAATACAGAAGTGTTGGAACCTAGACCTGTTACTGCATGCCCAACAACTAATTGATTAGTTTGCCCATCTGCTAGTACTTTACTATTCAATCCTATTAATATGGAACTTGTTGAAGTGGTGTTAACTGTTGAACCGTTTGCTATATATCTTCCTGCATCATGCCCTAAAAATACATTACCGGATCCAGTGGTATTTCCATAACCTGATTCATATCCCAGGAATGTATTATTACTTCCTGTGGTTGTTAAATAACCGGATCTAGTTCCTAAGAATGTGTTCTGACTACCTGTGGATGCTGTGAATCCTGCTTGATACCCTAGAAATGAATTGTTATTCCCTGTTGTTGTATTAAACCCAGTTTGGCTACCTACATAGGAATTATTTACTCCCATAGAGTTCAGATACCCTGCTTGATACCCTAGAAATGAATTGTTGGTTGCTGTAGTGTTAAACACCCCCGCCCTGTTTCCAATGAAGGTGTTTCCTATTCCAGAAGAATTGTACATTCCATTGTTGTCACCTATGAATACATTTGTTGCACCACTTCCTCTTTGTTGAAATAACTTAGTATTAGAGCTGTTGTATAATTCTATTAAAGGCGTTGATATTGTAACTAACTGTATACTTAAAACTATAGTTCCATTAAAGTCTGATGTAGGTGTAATTGTAAGTGCTCCTGTCGTCGAGGTTCTTGGTTGTATACTTCCTGTATTGTTAATTCCAACTTGAGTATGCCCCCCAAAATCTAATATAAAGGATCCTGCTGTTCTATTTGTTATTGTCCAAGTGATATTATATACATTGTTACTTAGAGCACTATTTGCTACTATAGTTGTAACACTTCCAGGAACGTGAGTGTAACCAGTTGTAAAGTCAGACCCTGTCCAAGAAGCATCAACTGTTCCTGTTGTTAATATATTCGTTCCCGCAGAAGGAGCATCACTAGAACTAGTTCCTCTTATGGTAGTCATTCCATAAAGTCTTGAAGTCCCATTAACGTCTAACTTAAATCCCGAATTTGTTGTAGATCCTATTATAAAATTCCCACTACTTGTAAGTAATAATTTAGTGTCATCTGCTATTGTAGGGGACGTTAAATCTGTGGTTGTTCTATTCAAAAAATGTAAATCCCCTGTACCTACACCTCCAGCGGAAGTTCTTTTGAAAATTATTCCAGCTTTAAAATGATTATTATTTCCTGTTATAAACAATATACCTGTCGTGTTCCCGTTATTAGATGCTGTGTTTTGTACTGTCAGTGGCCAATTCTCTATAACATTTGTATTAGTTAATAAAGCTCTGGTAGATCCTGTTACATCTAATTTATAACCGGATGTAGAAGTCCCGCCTATAACAGTATCACCTAATAGTTTAGTCGTTCCGGTTACCTCAAATTTAAACCCATTGTCTATTATGGATCCTATTAAGGTATTACCATTACTCTTTATAACTAATTTAGCATCAGTAGCTACAGTTATTGGAGTTGAGTTTGCATTACTACTAGTCAGAAAATACAAGTCCCCTATTCCAAAGGAACCTGTTCTCTTAAATATAATTCCACCTTTAACGCTATTAATATCACCTACTCCTATTAAAATACCGGTTGTGCTACCAACTGTAGCTGTGTTGTTGGTTACTGTTAAGTTCCAATTCTCACCAGTAGTAGTATCTAGATTATGAACTCTACTTTTTCCTATTGTATCTAGCCTATAGCCATTGTCAGTGTAAGTTCCACCATTTTGTAGTAATAAATTTCCTGTATTGCTAAAGAACTGACCTTGTGTAGTTCCTCCTGTTAAAAAAGATAGGTTGTTGCTAACTCCATGAATTCCTGTTGACATGTTGCCGTTAGGTACGGTTGAAAATGCTACCTGACTCACTCTCAAGAATCCCAGTGATGTAACACCATTTACTCTTAATCCAAAATTGCTTACATCGGTGAATGCCCCATTTACATATGACGGATTTATATCAACACCTACTAGCACATCATTATTAGCGGTAGCTGTTAGGGTTTCAGAATGATAAGTCCCCCTTGCTAATAATCCAGATGCATTGATATTTCCGGTTATGTACAATCTTGAAGCATCGGTATTTCCACCAATACCTAGGTTACCTGATGGGTTTACATACAAAGATACAGTGTTGTTTGCTCCTAAACCTAGCCAACTATTTTCAGTATTTACTAAGCCTAAAAATGGATTGAAACCGGTTAGTCTTAATGCGGCATGACCACTGCCAATATTTCCACCTTGTAATGTAACCCCACCCGCCACTGGTGAGCCGGAACCTACTAATACTTGTGGTGTTGATACCGTTCCGGAAAACGTAGCATTACCACCATTAGAAATTGTTAATCTAGGAGTAAATGTAAAGCTGGCTTGTATGCCACCACCACTACTCTCTGCAATTACAAATGGTGTAGTATTTGCATAGGTAAGTATAGGAAATCCACCAGCTTTCTTGGTAAATCCTAATCTTGCATTTCCCGTATCAACCGTGAAATAAACATCATCTGAATTTATTGATAGTGATCCGGTTAAAGTACCACCGGATAGCGGTAAATAGTTATGGGTGTGTCCCGATAGTGAATATAATCCAGCATGATTTCCCCATCCAAATGCTGTATCCCAGTTAGATATGTTAGTCCCAGTGATAGTATTTGCGACATGGGTAGTTGACATTACCCCCAAGTCGGTAACCACTTGTGCGTTAGTTCGTCTTGATATCGTTTTCCCATCCACAGTAGAAACCGTTAAGAAATTACCAACATTATTTGGTATAGATCCGATTAAAACCAAACCCCTTGCGTCAATGTCTACTAAAAAAGGCTTCGTCGGCATATTTTATAATTGATTTTTATTTATGTATTACTATCCTGTATTGTGATGTGGTCGGTGGAATATTCACCGCTACATTCACTACAGTAGTTGATGATATGGTTACTTGTGTTTCTACCTGAATTCCGCTAGATACCTCATATACCGCCACCATTACACCAATCGATGACAATCCATGCGTGAAGTTAAATGAGGTGGCGACACCATCACCGAAAGTGGTACCATAATTACCAGTAAAAACATTTAAAGTGGTTATTAATTTTAATGGTGTTACGATTCTTGCATCATCTGTTCCCGCATTAGTTTCTGCTTGGGTTGCAATTTCAGCAATACCAGTTCTCGTTTCGGTAGCGGTTCTCGATGATAAATTTGCCGCAGTAATGGCCTTAGCAGTATCGGTACCGGTTTGTGTTTCTGCATCAGTAGCGAGTTGTACAATACCTTGTGCCGAAGTTGTTGCCTGAACGATATCTGCAATATTCTTGTTCACAACCGTCCAATGTGCTAATGTAGTCGGGTTATCTTGGTTGGCGATAATCATATCACCAATTTGAACTGCTTCGGTAAAGAATACACCAGCCACTGTTATCACATAAGTCCAACCATTTTTAATCCCGGCAATTGGTGTCGCGTCCAATAATGGACTATTTGTACTGGCATTATATCCCCCTTTATTCACTAAACCACCAGTTATTGCTGAATTGACAATTGCAATCTCAGCAGCTATTTTAGTACTAGACCACGTAGTAGTCGAAGCGGTTGCTGAATCGTTGATAGTACACCATACTAAATCGTTTGTGATTTGTGATCCTAGTAATTTACCCCACGCAGCGGTTGTCGCAGTAACTGCACGCAATACCCAACCAGCGGTTAGACCGGACAAGTCTAATAAATTAACCTCGGCTGCCGAAGCGGTTACGTCTGATATACTACTCAATGTATGTGAGTGTGATAAAGCCGCTGCCCCAATATCGGTATTTGTCATTGACCTAGTTGAAAAGCTGGTCACGTGTCCGTCACCATTAACTACAACGTTACTGATAACCAATGCACCGGTTAGTGGTGCCCCTGTCAATGTATTTCCTGAAAAAGTTGGATGTGTATAATCATTTGCAGTTGGTGAACCGGTGAACCCAAGATCTGATAAAGTCATGGTTCGAGTTGTTGCCGATGTTATATGGCCCTCTGCATTGGTCACCAGTGTCGCTAGTACAGTTGCACCTGATAAGGTAGGATTTACCGCCCCAACAACCGGATGTGTATATAATGCTCCTAAATTTAACCACTCATTTGGATTTGACAATCCAGTATATATGTATGCAGTTTTATCAGTAGTATTCCAATAGGTAAATCCGGCAATTCTACCCACTAATGAAGGGGCTGATGCTAAATTTTGTAAGGTTACGTTAAGCAATTGATTATTATTCAAATCAATATCAACTAAAAAATTCTTTTTTGCCATTTTTAATATTTTTTTAATTCAGCAATGCTATACCAGAGAATGCCGCATTGAACCGCACTACTATTGAGGTATTGGAAATATACTCAACCGCACCATTCATTTCGGTACCCGCACTATCTAAGACAGTTACAGATGGTCTCTTACCCAACGAATGTGTTATATTCCACACTGTTGCCGGAACATTTTGTGTATATGTTTCAGTCAAAATTGGCAGTGGTGAACTTGGTCCGGTTGGTCCTATTGGTCCCTGAGGCCCGGTAGCACCAATTCCAGTCAAACCCGGTGTATAATCACCTGTCCCAACATCTTCTAAATAGTTGCCATATCCATCATAATATTTCCCATTAATAATCTGTACAATTCTTCCGTATCCATCTGATTGTAGATTATTAATTTGATATTCTGGAATTCTTCCGTCTGACATTTCTATTATTGCTTTTTCTATATATTAAAACTCTTTCTGGTTCTCTAAACTATTGTCATTTTAATATTAGAATTATTTAAAAGTTCTTCAAGATCTGCCTTTCTTAAATATTTCTTAAATTCACCATTTTCGTCATTGATGTTTTGCAAAATCCACTCGGTACCGTTAGAAGTATTATAAACATATTTATGCCCGTCTGAGTCTAATTCAATAACTCTTGAAGACAATTTATCGTAGAATTTTTTAATGTCTTCTTTGATTTGGTATAGTTTACATTCTTCCCATTCTTTATTACGTTCATCCCAAGTTTGGAATATAACATATTCTGGATTTTCCAATTCGCTTGCTTCGGTACGGTATATGAACATGAATTTGCAAGATTTGGAAATAAAAGTATTGTAATCATCGGTATCTTCTACCTTTGATTTTTTTAACCCAACACTTGATATTGCATTTAAAAATTTAACATTATCGGATAAATACTCTATGTGTAATTTATTTTCATAATCATTTTTATCCAAATTAAATGTTTCGATTATGTCAAGTTCAACTGCCCCGATGGAATCTAAAATCACATTGTGCCATAGGCTGAGTGATTCATTTATATCAATAAGTTCCTTTACCAATGACAAATCGACCACAATTGATTCATTGAATTCGCTATATCTTTTAATTTTCATTCGTATATTTGGATTTTAATATATATATTAAAATCACAACTTTATATATGGAAATTTTGAAATTCGACACATTCACTACCAGTGATATAATAACAGAAACAGTGGATTTGGGTGAAATAAAGGACTCGAATAAGCCATCATATACGAATACTAACATTGTACAGGAAATGTGCATTGCTATGATACTAATAAACAATTCTTTTCTGGATAAAATATTAGATGCCGGCCAATCAGCCCGATATCGCGAAAATTCACAAGTATTTTTAACGGATTTGAAAAGCTTACTTATGTCAAATAATCGCTTAGTATTCGGTAAGTTCATTGAAAATAAATGTGTAGTGGACAATGAAACTGCCCTGATTAATCAAGCATTTGACGGTGTTGAATTTGATATTGTCAAAAGTTGGGATAAATTGATTTCATCTAGGATAACTGCTCGGAATATAATTGACAAATTAATACCAAATGATAAACTGGATGTGGCATCAATATCTAAAATTTATTGGATAGGACCAAATAAGACAAAGCAATTCAATGAAGATCTTGTTATCGAATTATTAGATGGTAAACAATATAGTTTTTTCATAAATAAATCGTTGAGCATGTCAAAGTCGTCTAGTTTCAACACCTTTGCGGATGAGGTGATGGGAAGTGATGTAGAAAACTTGTATGGTGAACGAAACATACAGGGTTGGGATAAATTAGCACAGAATTTTGTCAATATATTGTATGAAAACGCAAATAAAGAAATTCAATTACATATTGAAAAATTCATAGAACCCAATAGGATGGCAGATTTAGGATGGTTTGAATATTTTGAGCTCACACATACTGACAAACGCTATAAGTTTTTGGGCGAATATATTAAGGAATTTGATAAAAACATTTCTAAATTTTCAGATTTAATGAATGAAATTTGGAAACACAGAGATATATGTTTTCTTGACCCAATCCAAATTTATAACCAATGGATGAAATCAAAAATATTTATTCTAAATTCTAGAATTTTAGAACATTCATTCACCGAGGCGTTGACCACCAATAATATAAATGATATTACTAAACTAGAGGACGGTTTTAAACTTGCTGATGGGTTTGTTAAGATGAAGTTAGTTAAAACAATTGTTAATAAATTAGGTGCCCTGGAAAGACCGGCATATTATTTGGGATCCAATGGTAGAGCATTTGTACAAGCACCATCTAGAGACTTTTTTAGGAATAATTATGATCGGTTTTCCGTTAAATTTGATTACCATGTTAAAATGATAGTTGATCAAGACGATGAAGACAATAATGAATTTGTTATTAAAATTTTATTGGAAATGGATAATGAATTATTATTATCGGTTTATATAAATGTTGATTTTGTGGGTGGGATATCCAGTAGACTTACCGCTAAATATAGATTCGAACCGGTTTCGGATTTTAACAATAGAGTTTCCGATACCAAACTGGAAGAATAATATTTTGAATATATAGTACATGGCTATAAAATTCTCAATACCAAACATTCTATCATTGACTTCAACACAACCACATGATGGGAATTTATTATTTGTACCAGACATCAAACATTTGGTAGCTTTTGTTGAGGGAAATCTATCAGAAGTTGAACAGGGAATTACTGGTTTTGCTGATATAATGACTAAGTCAGCTATATCTAAAAATTTAAACCAATGTGCCAATGATGAAGTATTTAATACGTATAAAAATATCGCTGGAATAACGCTACCATTAGAAAATACTAATTATTTACAAAATGGTAAATTCAAGGTCCCTATCGAAGATATTACCCTGTCAACTAGTGCAAATTATTCGGGGATGAAAGCCTTGGAGAAAAGTATAATCGAATCATTATTTGAATCACAAAAGCCATATATGGCTATTTATAAAGGGATTTCGCAAAGTATGATTAAGATAGAAGATATCGTTGCATGCGTTTTGGCTATTGGTGGAAGATCATTAAAACCGGTTAATAATCCCAAAGCACTAGGATATGTGAAGAATCGATCAATCCTAGTAAGCGGGTTGGCCAATATGGAACTATTGTCTAACCTAGTACCCAGTGACATTTACACAAAAACAAAGCCATCTGACCTATCGTTGATTACGGTTGAAGAAAGTCGCGATGTTAAATATTCAACTGGTGAATTCGACCCAAGTGTAAATTACGATTATTCATATGAATACTTTAATGAATCGCGCATCATATTAAATGACACTACAGTTGATGAAGATCCTCAGGATGGAAAACCACCAGTTGTGGTATTCGGAATATACAACTCAAAGGGTGAGGTTTTGGATAGTGTAGAAGTTCCAACATGGTTGTCTGAATCAGGCAAATTTTTTGGTCAATTTGATAAACAGACTGACTTTAAATACAAATGGATGAAGGGTAAAACCACAAAGTATTCGCATACCCAACCAGAGGGATCCAAATGGAAAAGAGAAACGTATCAATCTGATACTGATGTTAATGGGTTTTTAATTAAGAAGGGTGAAGCGGTGCTGTATTTTGATAAAACACAAACCAGTGATCATGAATTATATAATAACTATTTTAGTGATGAAGTATTAAAAGAATTATCGAATGAAGATTTGATAAGTTCGGATAAAGTAAAGTCATTCGATGATGTTAAACAAAAAATCTTGGACAGCAGTTCCGGAAGTAACATGATTGAACAACTGCTATCAATGATGGTGAATTATAATTATATGAAGTTATATGATGGGGTCGAGACACCATTAGATAAGTATGCATTCAAAGCAAAGAAGATTAATTATGACGGTAAATCCATTTGGATAGATCCTGAATCTGACTATGATTTGAAAGTTATCAAAATTGATTCCACATCCGCTATTAAATATTGGGACGTTACGTCGAAATCTGAAATTAAATCAGAGGTTGTTTTCTTTGACAGTAGAAGTATTGACATATATGTATCTGATCGCATGACCCTTGGTAGTATAGATAATATAAATCCAACAGCACCACGCACCGCCACCACTACATTTAGTGCTATAGTTAAAAATAATGGAATTGCTTGGAATAGTTATAAAGATGTTAATATGATTTCTATACCGAATCCATTGGATAGTGATAACTTCACTATAGAAGTGAGTAAAATTGGTAAGTCTGAATCCAAACATACCTTTGTTTTAGATGATAAACCAGGACCAAGCGAGCGATTAGGCATCCATATAAGTAATGCTGGGAAAGGATTGAACATTGGACAATATTCGATGACTACTCAGCGCGTCACTAACATAAGTAATCAAGTAATGGTTAGGGATTTTGGAAAATCACAATCAAAACTCATTGACATAGCACTCATTAATAATGATTACCTTAAAAAATCTACAAAATACTCATCTGGTGAATATGGACAAGATTCACAATGCACAATTGAATCACTAATTAGATTTATGGAATATGGTGGTGATGTAGAAACATATTATATGGTAGAGGGTATTCTGAGCAGCACCAATGATGGTCTATCTGTTGATATAGTTGGTGGTGGAAAAAGTGGACGTGGTTATTATAAACTAAAAGATGTGGTTAAGGCAGTGCGTAAATTCATATCCTTATTAATTCACTTATCGGTGAAGATTTTCCCACCAATTACAAAAGCGTTAGAAATAATTTCAAATCCGACAAAACTTCCTAATTTTGTGGTGGATATTATTAGGGCAAAAATTGGGGATGATTTTGGTGCCGGCGGGGTAAAATTTGAAACATTTTCATCTAAATTCATAAATGGCATATCCATTGCAATGTCCAATATAGACAACATAAAACAGGATATAAATCTAGATTTCGAAAGTAAGAGATCTCAAATTGTGGATCATATTAATAAGACCAAACTTAAAAATTATTTTTATGTCAATAATGATCTAGAAGTCAAGTGTCTTTTGGATGGTGAATCAATATACGAACTATTTAATATAACCATTGGTATTAAAGTGAGCGATATGATACCTAAATTGAAATTATATAAAAATAAAAAAATCGGTTCGGATGCTATACTTGCATCTGGTTCCAATTTAAGCCCTGAAGATATAGAAGTGCTCAAAGTTGATTCAGCACTTTATAAAAACCTATCATCAGTAACTTCGGTTTCTACACTATCCGATATTAGTGTTGTATATTCAACCGGAGATTATATAGAAGGGGTTGATTATGAATATACCTATGTTTCTGAGAAAGTTTCTGAGATCATACAAATTGGTGAAGCATTAGTGGAATCGGGTGATTTGATCGGTGCCTTGAAAGTATATTCACAATATATATTATTAGATCCCGGCAATCAAACCATTCAGGATAAATATAAAAATACGTTCGATCGGGCTGGGAAGGATTATTTATATGAAATGGGGTTAAATAATCCGTTATTTGATCTTATGTTGGGGATGATTAGTGCACCCATTAAAATGGTAAAGGAGATCATTGATTATTTGGCTAAATTTTTTAAAAGTTTGAGTAATCCATTTACACTTCCTAAAAAAATATCAGAATTCGTAAGTTTCCAATGGGTATTAGAATTATTTTCAAAAGAGGGCATAATGAAAGCACTTGGTATGAAAATAAATATACCAGGCTTGAAGAAATTGATCAATTCAAGTGGTGATGTTGATCTATCCGGTATGATAATTATACCATTTATGGCGGCATTGCCAAAATTTAACGCGGATCAATTTAATGATGTTAATTTGAATTCATTAACCGGTGGGGTGCGTTCTATATTTTTAGTAATAGAGAATATTTTTAATATGTTTATTGATTTGATCTGGGCCATTATGGGACTAGCACCATTACTTAAAAAACGACCATATTTAAATATGTCCGGAGAAATTACACCAGACATCACTGGTGATATATCAGACTACATAATCAATATGATATTGGGACAAGAAGACAATCAATTCATCAGGGGGGATGTAAGTTCAACCACTATTTTGAGATCATTTGTATATGATATAAAATTACCAGATGGTCGAATGATTAAGGACCTGGATCGAGCAGAATTAGATAAGTGGATATCAGATAATGAAAATTTAAACATTGAACTAAACTTTTAAGGTGTTTTGTATTATAATAAAAAAATACATTTTACCATGGGCAAAAAAACAAAAGATCATAGAAGAAAAGTTGCTAATCGCAATACTACTATTACGAATTCCAAAAAAAGTGCACATAAAATGCAAGAAGAGTTCATTCAACAAATAATCGAACGAGAGAAAAATAATGGTAGTCTTGGGCATTCTGATATATTATCAGACAGTACCCTTAGTGTTATTGACGTAGATGGACCAATCCTATAATTATGAAAAAAAGTGATTTACATATTGGTTTAGTAACCGATGATAGTGCTATTAATGAATTTTTATATGTACATGCGGAACTTGGTGTTAGGCCAAGTAAATTGAGTTTGCATATGGATTTTGACACTGATATGTTTTATGAAGTAGTTAATGCATATTCAATTAATATTATAAATACAGTAACCGATTTACTAGAGGGTGCGGAATGTGTCATCAACAATACTCGTTATTTTGCATTCTTATCAAAATCCACTTATATTAGCTTTGTTGTATTAAATGCTAATGATCCGGAAAATTCTGAGGTGACCAATGTGTCATTTTTGTTTCGAAATAGTGAAACTGAAACAGTAAACACTATTGTTGATAGTTTAGAACCAATAGAAACTCAGGTATCTATTGATGGTATTGAATATCAAAATATGGTAACCCTTGATAATGGCACCATAACATTAGAACGATTTGAAATTAGTAAAATAGATCACAGTAATATTTCATATTACTACAATGACGAAGTTTTGGAAGCGGCAAATCAAACTATAACAGAAATCAATTCAATAACTAAGGGGATTACAATTGTCAATGGTGATAGAGGGGTTGGTAAAAGTAGTTTAATTAACTATTTAACGACCAAAATCACTAAAAATATCATACATGTACCTACTCAAATAGTAGAAATATTTGATACAATTGACATTCATCAATTTTTGAAACACAATACTGATAGTGTTATAGTAATAGATGATTTTGATCTAGATTTATACCAAAGTACCAAAATAATGAATTCCATAGTGCAGTTGGTAGATGGATTTAGGGCCAATTGTTATAATATACAATTTATATTATGTTCCAATTTTGTAACTGATTTTACAATTTTATCAAATGCTAACAATTTACTAAATACGATATTGGTAGAAGATCTAACAGAAATTAAATCCAAAAAACTATCAAAATTTCTGAAAATTAAACACCAGGTGGGTACGAATAAATTAATACATATTATCAAGGGGACACAAGATAATTGTAAAAAAGAAATAGGTTACTAGTATGATTAATAATATGAAAGATGAAGATATATTAGAATATCTTATGACATCTGAATTTACAGATGACATAAGTTCGGAAGAATCTCGCCTATTGTTGAGAAAATTCCGCACTCATTATCGCTTAGTTTCAACCAAAAATGAACAATTGGGATATAAAATACAAGAATTGTCCAATGAAATATTAGATTCTGCAAGAATTTATGAGGAACAACAAAGTATTAAAAATAATGAAATTAGTAGCATGGTCAAGAAATTAGCAACTGAGTTGGAACGTAAATTGACATTGAGAGAACGTATAATTGGTAAAATAAATAGAAAATAATGAAATTAGAAGATTTTAAAAAATTAGAAAACAAAATATCAAATGAAAATTTCCACAGTGGATATGGGAATATTGACCGAGTTATGTTCGCACTATCCATATTTGGACATGTCGCTTCGGTATTCTTGGCCTATTTTTTGATATTTAAAACAATATCAAGTGCCGTTGAAAATGAAATAGTCGCCGGGATATGTACAGTAATTTTATTATGTGGGTTAGAATTATTAAAACGTGAAATATTTGACAAATTTTCTATCCAACATTTGAAATTCAAAGCATTGTTTAAAAAAGAAGTGATTCCGCTATTATTGATTAGCTTTTTACTAGTGTCGGTTTCTTTTTATGCTACCATAAATGGTGCTAAGGAATTTTCGTCAAAAGAAAAGGAAATTGAAGAATTAGCAACCACCCAAATAGATACATTATCTACTGGGATAAAAACGAAGTATGAGACCAAAATTGCACAATATGAATCAGAAATAAAATCCACTAAGGAAAAGATTGAGATGAAAGATGCTGAGCAAACTAGTATTGAGAGTGGTGATCGGGTTACCTCGACACAGAGGCAACGGGTTAAAGATTTGAAAGATGAAAAACTCACACTAAAAGCAGATATTAGTAAAGCAGAAGCTGATATTGCCGCAATTAAGTTAGAAGCTGATAAAGAAATTGCAAAGGTATCAACCGCAATTTTAGACAGTACTGATAAAAAGAAAAATGAAAACAGTTCAAATACCTTAATGTTCATTTTAATTTCTAGTATCGTAGAGGTTTTAATTGTTGCTGGGGTGTATTTTAATGAATACTACAAACACCGTTCGTATAATGAACACCGAAGTAAATTAGATCGCGATCCAAATTACCAAACATGGGTATTGTATAATAGCATATTGGAGTCCATATATAGTGATGAAACTAAAATAAATGACAAATTATCAAGTGCCAAATCGATCATTGAAATTTGTAAAGTAAATGGTGTTTTAGTTTTACAAAAAGATGTCCTGAATATGATGAAACTATTTAATACAATAGGCATCATTAGAAATAGCGGATCAGTTAAATATATATCAAAAAGTAAAGAACTGTCCATCGAATTATTAAAAAATCATTTCAAAATAAAATAATACCATAATTACACATAGTAAAAACCCAGGTTTCAAACACTTGGGTTTTTTGTTTATTTACATTTTTTTGTTTTTATATATAGGATAATAAAATATATGTAAGATGAAGAAATTTAGTAAAGTATCTGGATTTGATGTAGTTAGCACCCCAATAGTAACAAATGATAAAACCAATGAGTATAATGACATTCGTGATCTATTAATGGGATTAATTGATAATTCACTTAGGGTGACATCATACGGTTCTGCTAGGCATGAGATATTACAAACTACTAAAATATCCGGGAAGGAAATGTTAGTAGAATCATTGATTAATATGTTTAAAGATAAAGAAGTTGCTACCAAGGTAAAAGCATTGGAAGTTTTGAAAGAAAGTGTGAAAGATTGGGAATCAATTGATGCCTCAATTGACAACATGCTGAAAGCAAAGGAATGCTTTACATTTCTAGTTAATAATGATGATTCAGTGCGCAAATTGGTTCAATTTATGCAACGTACTACCGAAGAATCATTCGAGCCTTTAACCGATATACTTCTAGAGAAATATTCTCCATTAGCATTAGATCATAATGTTGAGGTGATTCATAATATGATTATATCTGGCCATTATGACAACAATATGCTTGCTAAATTATCGGATAAATTTCAAAAATATAAATCAACATCGGATAATGAATAAGGAAGCAATCACCCAGGAAATAATTGAGGGAATTACCAATAAGTCAATTATGAATAAATTAATTGATGTGGTTTTTGTGCATGATAACCCATGTACAATAACAAACGAAATGACTCATAAGGTAAATGGTGAACTTAAAACGATTACTACTACCCAAACACATACTTTGAAGTCACACAAAATGATTGTTAAAAACAATCTTATATTTACCGATGAGGTGAATACAACACAGACCATAATGAAGAACACTCACGTATACGATTGTGCCGCATTGCGTATAAATAGGGAATTCATATCAAGTATTGATTCCTATTCAACTCTGGTGAAGTCATCTGATAGTACTAGATTCAGCATAAGTGGATTATCTAGGTGGTTCAAAAAACCATCAATCAAAGAACTGATCAATAAAATATTAGATTTTAGCGACGGTCAAGATTGGGTTTTGCTGAATGATGAAACTTATAAAATTATCTCAAATTCACCTTATTTTGATTTGGTATCGGTATCCGATAATAATTTATTATCAGGAGTAGGAATCCTTAAAATGTCTGGACGATCGATTTCAGTTTTTTTAAATCCAAATATTACTAAGAATAAGCGTTCATATACCACTAAAACATTTAATACTAACAAAATCTATACAGGTAAAAATACCTCAGTAAGTATAATGATAAAGGATGGATTTGATATAACCATGTTGAATGAAAATGGATATATGATTTCAATAGAGTATAAAATTGTTAAAAATGATGACATTAAGTGCATAATTATTTAATATATAGATTATGCAAAAATATTCAGAAAAATATATTAACAATTCAGACATTTTAAAAAATGCCATCATTGGTATGGAATTTGAATTTTTTACAAATGAGTTATCTTTCTATAAAACACTGGAACTTTTAAATCAAGAACTCTCACCGGTTAAAGTATGGGGATTCAAAGAATACCACTCAGATTTCAAACCCGATGCGAATAATTTCAAATTAGAACCCGATTATTCCGGTTCGGCAAATATGTGTGAGTTAATAACCGGACCACTTGATTATTATACAGCTAAATTTTACTTGGTAAAAATTCTTAAATTCATTCAAAAGAATGGTTATACTAACGAAAAGTCATCAATACACTATAATATTTCATTTGGAGAGCACGGGAATCTAAATGATTTGAATATTTTAAGAATGATTTTGAATATTGATGAAGATGAAATATATAACATATTCCCAAGTCGTAAAGGTAATGTATATGCAAAGAGTGTTCGCAGCATCGTGCCCTACAGAGACTATGATTTCAATAATATTTCTATAGAAGTGGTTAAAAACACACTTCGTTTACCAAGTGACAAATACTATGGTGTGAATTTTCTACATATAAATGACGATATCAGCGAACAGCGATTAGAGTTTCGCTATGTAGGTGGTAAAGATTATGATCGTAATATTGGCCATATTACATACTTCATGGACAAATTTATCATGAATACCTGGGAATCGATCGGTGTTGGTTTTACTGATGGGGATATAAATGAACTAGAGAAATATTTAGATAAGAATTTATCAAATTTCAAGAGTTTTGCAACCTATGACAGCTTTTTAGTTGAATTTCCAATGATTGTGATTCAAATCGATCAAATTTCATTATATAGTGTAGTGGCGGCTTATTACGACAACATATATAAGGAATTATTTGATTTAATACAAGCAACTGAAAGTCTTGGTGATTGCATCGTAAATTATGTTACTAAAACTCAAAAAATGGAAATTATTGATGCAACAATCAATGCAACTAATAATATTTCCGGTTATGATTTTATAGAATGTAATGTAACCAGTGGTATATTCAATGATTGTTTTTTCTACAATAGTGATGTAAAGGAATCACAATTATTGAACTCTAAAATAGACGGGTGTGAGGTTTTGAATTCCAAGGTGATAAATTCCATTGTGGAATCATCTAATTTGAATTCTTGTTTTTTTATGAATGGTTATTTGAATAGTAATATGGAAGGTGGGGTATTCAGAAGTGGGAAATTAGGACCATATGCATATATTAGCTCAACTACCAAAATAATAACAGAAACCGGAAACTTCTTTGATACCACATATGATGCTGGTGACAAAGGGAAAGGGAAAATGGGACCATATGAAAAATAATAAAAATATGAAATATATTAAAACATTTTCATTAAACGAGTCTATAAATGACATACTACCACCAGACAACAGTTATTGTATGTCTAATCCAGAACAATTTACTCGTTTCAAGGACTTTTACAAAGTGGTGAAAATCGATAATGTAAAACATGTCGGGAAATATCTAAAGGAAATTGCATTAAAAGTTGGAAGTGATAAATCTATTACCCCGGGTGAAATATTGATGTTTTTCCATAGACATAACGGGATCACTTATCGCATTCAAATATATGAATATACTGACAATTATTTTGCGGTAACTTTTACACATGCTGCTATGAAAAAAGCATTTATATGCGATGGTGAAGACGGGTTGGTTAAGTTAATAACCGATTTTCAATTATCTTGGATATAATTACACTATTCAATGAACTTTCACCCAGTATATTACTATAATTGTTAATCAATGTATTACATTTGTGCAAACTAATTATTTATGAGTGGGATTCGAAACATCAAGCAAATTATAAACAACCATAAGAAAAAATTTGGAAACAAATTTGAAGTGTACTTCCACCAAGATTTAGACGGGGTTTGTTCTGCATTAGCTATTATCAATTATCTAAATAAATATGGAATGGTGTTAGTGGACACTCACATCATTCAATATGGCTCACTCGAATATGCTGTTAAAAATCCTAGGCCGGGATCTATGGCAGTATTAGTTGATTTTGCTAATTTCAAAACAATATTTTCAATCGCTACTGACCACCACGATAAACAACGAGGTGGTGTATCTGGAACATCACATACTAAACCATCCAGGTCCAATGCGGAAACAATTTCAAGGGAAATATCTACTGATATTTTTGTGCATGTTGATGTTGAAATGATACAGACTATTGATTCGGCCAACTTTTTCAAATACAAATTAAATCCACTACATATACAAAGTACAGTTTTCACGTTACGTAGAAATTCTTCCCCGGGTAATAATAGATTTAAATTAGGCTTAGCGTGTAATAAAATTTTATTATCATATAAGAATAAACGAATTTCAATTGGTGATTATCATAATAAAAATTTACTAGAATGTTTAGTATTAGATTCTACGCCCAGCATGTATTCTATTTACAATAATCTACAGCGTTATATAAAGAATGCCACTTCCTTGGAATGGAATATGTCTTATCGCTCTCATAATGTGCCTCACCAGATGTTATCTCAGGTAGAACTGTACAACAATATAAGTGAGTATAAAAAAACGCGAATAAGTACGAAAGATATTCATATTGATTGTGATTTGAATGCAATTATACAGAATGGGATTGGTGATGTGTTCAAAACCGGATCATATGATAGGTATATTCCATTTGAACATAATCCGAAATGCGATTTCTTAGTTACTTTACTACCCATGGGCTTCATCCAAGCATCGCGCAACCCATTTATAGAAAGAAATCAAATAGAAATCAATCTAGCGGATGTTACCAAAGAACTATTACATAAACACAAGCATATATTGGAAAATATTAATATATCGTTAAGTGATATAAAGCGAATTTATGAAAGCGAGATTGCTAAGATGAAAAGTAAGTTTGGGTCAGATTACTCAGCGATAGGATTTAATTTTGAAGATCTAAAAAACTACTATACTAATTCCATTATATCATTACCATATAGAAATGATGGTGACTTTAAAACTAGAAACATAATGAATCTCGAAAATGATACATCCATTCAAAAATTAATGGATAAAAAGTATTCACTGTGGACCGAAGTTGATAAAGAATTTATGAATTGGTACAGAATACCAATATTTGATATAATTTTACAAAATTCAGGTGGACATAAATCGATTACTAATATACAAGGGTTGAATTTCTTGGAATGTCGCCACGACTTATTGAATCGCTATTACAAGACTGAATCCGCAAATGAAGTTATGGAAATACTGTTTAAGGATTTCGTTAAAATAATGAAAGATATGTACACTACTGATAATTATGAAATGCATAATGATCTTATTCTTGGTGCAATTGACAATATTGAATAGATATTTTATACACTTATGTCCGAGGGGGGAAGTATATTCTAATATATACTTAAATAAAAATAGTGTAATTAATGGAGTTCTTTTGTGTATATTGTAAAAATAGAAAAAAGTTTGATAAGTATGTAAAAAGTTGCGCAATCAAACGAAAGTATATCATTGATATTAAGAAAATCATAGAAGAAGAAGAAATTAGTGATTACAAAAATGACAAAACCTACATAAAAATTCTCATATTAAATAAAATTCAACAAGCAATTGAGAAAAATATGAATATTTACTATCTACCTAATTTCGATGATAGTTTTGATTTCGAAAAGTTATTGAATATTAAACAAATAATTGGCAGGGGTAACAATTTCAACATTCTGATATTCTGGAATGAATTTAGAAATGACCAAGAGATGCTATCGGCGGCAATCGACAATATTCCAAAATTCAACACCTCACAAATAATTAAGGATATTTAACTATTTTAACAATTCATCAATTCGGCGTGTTCTATATTCACTAAGACTAATAAATCGATGGATGTACATTCTACCAGTAAAACCATCATCTAATACAATTTTCCAGATCGGTGATGAAGTAAAAGTAAGTACGCCAGTATGCCTGGGAATTTCTTGAATCAAAGTATATTTTTTACCGGTTGTCAATCTACGGGAACTATTCGATGAGTCTACACATATCACGATATCACCTGGTTTCATAAAAAATATTTTTACAAATGTAAAAATATTTTTTATATATTATGGAAACCTATTAATTTAATATATAGCTATTATACAAATAATCATATAAAAATGGCTTTATTAGGTTCTTCACCATTGGGATTGACAGCTGAATCAGTTTCCACAACTTCCAATAATGTGGGCACATATCAACGTGGTCAGGTACTCACTGATGTTAATTTGTATAAAAGTTTGTTTCAAAATAATGGATTTGTACCCGCTTCTAATTATACAAATGGTGATATAAATGCCGATGGAAGTGATGATACATTTGATATAAGTGTGTCTAGTATATTGGATTATACTGATAAGTACCCATCTATGCGACTACTAGCCTCTGATTTTGCCTACTTAAAAGATTTAGGGGTATATCCAAATAATAGATTAATGATTGCTAGGCGATTTCCGGCCGGGGTTCCAAATGATTTAACTACAATTTCAGCCGCGCCATTATCAACCCTAATATCATGGATACCGGATGGTGAGGATTTTATAGAAGTTACTTATGGGGAACATTGGGTTGATTCGGAAGCCTCATTTAAAGATATTTTAAACGAAGCTGGTAAAGATTTGACCACTACCGGCATCGGTAATATTGCAGCTGGTGGTGGTGGTGCAATTCCATTACCTGGATTTATGGAAGGACTTCAGTACGATATTATGAAACGAATGGGAATTGTTGATGATGCCAAACAAATACCCGCGGGTAATCCTAACTTAATAAGAGAAGCGAAAATGCGTAAAACCATGAAAGATGGTGAGGCGGGTGCTGGTGTACATTGTGATTTTGATATTAAAATGGTGGTTACTTATGAGCAAAAATTTTATGCGGGTGTAAGTCCAACCTTAGTATATTTTGACATAGTTGCTAACTTACTTAGTTTTGGTACGTCAGATTCATATTTCCAATTTAATAACAAATTTGGTACCGGTGTAAGTTCAATCATAAATGATTTAATCAGTGGGGATGTGGTTAGAATAACCAATGCGATTACTAAGTTCGTGACCGAATTCATTAACGCGGTAAAGAGTTTCGTGAAAGATTTGATTAAAAAAATATCAAAAATAGTTCAAAATAGTGCGGATGTTGGGGCAATGGCTTTGAGTTTTGCAAATGGTCTAACCGAGGCATTGGTGGCACCAGTGATTAAGAAATATAAAATAAGACTTATTGGGGTTGCAAATGCGTTAACCGGTACAACGTCAACACCGTGGCACATTACCATAGGAAATCCCAAAAGACCGGTATTTAGTAGTGGTGATATGTTAATTGCTGATATTAAACTAACAATGGGGTCGATGCTTGCATATAATGACTTACCTGCAATAATTACAGCGGAAATGACATTCAAAAATGCCAGAAGCTTGGGTGGTGATGAGATATATGAAAAGTTCAACAATGGTGCCGGTAGGACTTCCAAACGTTTAAACCTTTCCTTGGTCGAATATTCACATGGTGATAATCCAGATGGTGTTGATAAAACATATTCGCCAACTGAACGTGTAAATCCTAATAAAGTGATAGAGCGCGGCCAAATAGAACCAGTGTCTAGCCTAAATCCTATGGGTGTGAATGCCACAGGACAAATGCAGCCGGTATTATCCGGTGTATTGGTATCACCAAGTGTTATTAATCCTATAAATGCCAGTGAAATATCACCAGTGCCGGTTCCTAAAATCGCATCACAATACAATTGGTCGGTAGTGCTCGAAAATACCGGTGGTACTGTTGAATACGCATCTGGTGTAGCATTAACAGAAGCCGCGGCACAAAATAGTATAAACTTGTTTGCAACTGGTGGGACCATCAAAGACCAAAGTATCCAGGCTGTAGTCTAAAAAATAATTTATAAAATGTTAATTAAAGGATTAGGTAATTTGAAAAAAGATTTGGAATCAGGGTTATACGATTTCACAACAGCAACTTGGGCAGATTTCCAAGCACCTACATACACTTACGAAGCTACATTGGGGGATGAAATGCGACTTGATTTAGTATGTAGGGAAGTATTTGGCAATGATGAAGATATTGAATTTTTAATGAATTATAATAACATTGATAATCCACTAAATGTAATGACTGGTGATATTATCCGATATACTAGTGTGCAAGATTCACGTAGAGGAATTTATGCTGCTATTGAAAATTCAGCGGTTGCAGCTGGGCTTATATTGAGTCGCAGGGGTACTCGTACTGACCCAAATCGAACCACTTATTTGGACAATTTAAATTCACTTACACCAACAATGCGGGCAGTGTCCGGTAGTTCAGTAAATGTAGTTGGTAATAAAATAATTATTGGATAATGGCTTTATTTCATGGACGTTTAAAGGGGAATGGTGGCAATGATGGTGCATTAATATTCAAATTGGGCCCATTGTATAATATTTTATTAAAAGATGATAATATAAGTATAGATCCCACTACTGATGCAGAATCACTTGCAAATAGGATGGGGATCATTGATAATACAAAATATAATGTTGTCCTTTTAGAAAATAAAAAGATCAATGTCTCATTTGAATTAGTCAATAATAACATTAAGAAAGCCCAAATGTATTCAGAATCGCTCATTGTAATTAGTGAGCAATTAATTACACTTGGGAATGCTATTACGACAGTTATCACGAACACACTTAGTGCTGACAAGTTAATATTTACCTATCAAATTAATATAGCATCATTCGTATCAGACTACGGATATGATAATAAATTAAATTTATTTATAGGCAAAGTAAATAATATAATAGCAACAGTATTATCCGAAAATAACATAAATACATCCGTTGTAGAAACACCGACTTCGATTACAAACATACTTAATGGATCTGATGCCAAATATACGACCAAATATACGGTTCAATCCGAGCAAGTCGCACAACAGTTAGTACCAAATTCCGATGAAGATCAGATAATTGATGAGTCCATAGACTCAACAACAGTAGAGAATCCCAACAATAGTATGGGCGATGAGCAAGAAATTGGGAGAGCTGAGTCAACTGGTGAAGATGATATTCAAGGCTCTGATAGCGGTGGGGAACGCGTTCCGGGGATCACCAATATATTTCCAAATACTTATTATCCCGAAAAAATAGAAATGGGTGTTACTGCACCAGAACAGTCGAAGGGTGAAATCGCACAGGGAATTGGTACATTACCATTTATTTGGTACAACGTATATCAAATCTCATATGCTGACATAACTTATTTTCTGTTATCTGATAATGGAATTTGTCCTACAATGAAAATTGTTTTCTATGATTCACTAGGAATCATGAGCGATAATGGGATTCCTATAGATGATTCCAAAATAAAAGTTTATATTGATTCAGGTGCAAGTAACTTAAAGCCAATATTTCTTGAATTTAAAATTTCAAACTTTTCGGTGGTTGATGGACTTTACAATATTCTAGGAGTATTAGATCTTAGTAAATTATATCTTCCAGATTTCAAAGCTTATAAAGATAAGAGTAGCTTTGAAGCACTACAAGAAATCGCTAAAGAATTGGGACTCGGATTTAATTCAAATTTGGCCAATACTGATGATGCGATGACCTGGGTAAATACGGGAGATAAAGTATATGATTTCATTGACAGTATAGTATCAACCTCTTATAAATCTGATTACTCATTCATGTTAGGTTATATAGATTATTACTACAACTACAATTATGTTGATATAGAAGATGAGTTATCCAGAGATATTAGTAATGAACAGGCAGTAACTAGCTTTGGACTAGAACAGGCCGCTAATGCCCCGACAGAAGATCAGATTGGATCATTGACGTTATCAAACGATACATCGTTCGAGGGAACGAATATGTTTATTGAAAAATATAAAATTATTAATAATTCAACCAATGTTTCGTTGTTAGAGGGTTATTTAACAAAAACTAAATATTACGACGAAAGTAGTAAAGAATTGTTAGTATTTGATATTGATTCAATTTCATCAGAGGGTGGTAAAATTGTTATGAAGAGTGGTGATCAAGATTTTTATAATAAAAATATAAATTTGGTTTATAATGGAAAAATAGATGTTGATAATGCTCATAAAAACTATAATTATTCAAACATACAAAATGATAGAAATGTTACTGAATTAAGTAAACTTGCACTGGATACCGTATTGGCAAATCCAAATTATAATTTATACAAATTCCAAAAAGTAAAAGTTATAATATCTTCGGAAACTGCAACACCATCACATACTTTAGTAAATGAAAGACTCACCGGTGATTGGTTCATAATTGACATAAAGTTCGAATTGATCGGGGCCAGATTTTACCAAAAGGTACTCTTGATTAAACGCGAATTGGAAGCTTTAGCCGGGGAAGAGTATAGGTCTGAAAATAGTGTATATGGGGAAACTAATGAAAATGGTGAGGGGTCCAATCCAGATAATTTGGACAATACGGATGTAGCAAATGTTGCAGCGAACGCAAGATCCCCATTAACAAATAATAGTAAGTTGTCAGATAGGTTAAAACCCATCATAGCGGCGTTTGCATATTGGAAAATTACAAACAAATATTATAAAAAGGCAATTTTGGGTAATATTAAAAAAGAATGTAATTTGGTCCCACAATATGAAGATTTATCCGGATGGGCAAATAGTAGTAATGCCAGAATACGACAATATTTTTCCAGAAGAGTACGTAATTATAGCGAAGCGCAGTTAACGGTTTTGAAGAAAGATTCACCTCGATTTGCGGAGGCTATATATGGTGTAAATTCGGGCATGGGGTTAGGTAATGATAAACCAGGTGATGCTTGGAAATACCGCGGAGCGGGTTATATCCAACTAACCGGTAAGAGCAATTTCAGAACATGGGGTAAATATGCTAATGTTGATTTAGTTGCCAATCCAGGGATATTAATTTCAGATCCATATAAATCAGCAATAGTAGCGGTAGGATTTATAGTAAAACAAATAAAAAATGGGAATTTTACTAATCAAAACTCAGCAAATAGAGCAGTGACTCAAATAATTGGTGGTGGTAAACTCAATTTAGATGCCGGTGTTGGTGCTGAAATATTGGCAAGAGTTAATGATTACTCAGATGACTTTAATAACGTGGTGTAATCATAAATTAATATATAGTGTATGGCTAATATAGGTAAACAGATAGTAGATGTAAATGGTAAGGTAACCCAGGTTACCAATACAATGACTGGTGGTAAAAATAAATACAAAATTGCGACTAGTGATCGATTTGTACCGGCAGATCTATACCTAGTACCTGACGTACTGGGGTCAACTGGTATGCCGATTGAATATGGTAACACTATCCTCCTAAATGGGACCCCAGTTTCAACTACGGAACACATGGATAAGCGTAAAGAAATACTCACATCATTTGATGATCAAGAGACGATAGGGTTTGTTTACGGTCTAAATCAGAGTGTGATTGACGCAGCGACCAGCGATTCCTCAGGTAAAACTATTAATCCGGATCTATCAACTATAAATATGGGTTCATTCATTTCTTCATTAGACGATAATGAAGACCCTACTATATTAGGATTTGATATTATAATAAAGGAAGTTACTTCACCATTATTCAATGGCTCGGTTGAGGATTTCCTTATACATCCAGATAATTCCGGAAATGCCGAGTTACTGGCATGTCTTGATACTATATCAGATTTCAAAGAAGCTTTTTTTAAATATTTTAAAAGTGATGTCAATGGTAATGCCAAAGTACACTATTTGAAAAAAATAAGCGGTATTGATGCATTACATGCTGAAAATACAAATAGTGATTATGGGAAATCATTTGTTAAATATGGTGAGGATATGATCACATTAAGTCTAAGTGAAGATGTTACCCAAAACATGGGTTATTTGAGTTCATTATATAAAATGTTATCTTGGTCGAGGGTCCGTGGTAAACAAAAAATCCCAGCAAATTTATTAAGATTTGAAGCTGATATAGTAATTACTGAGGTACGTAACTTCAACAGAATTGTGAAAAATGATGTTGGGTTGTTGTCATCATTAGCGGACCATATTTCCAAATACGTTTATACATTATATGATTGTCAATTCTTTTTTGGTATGCCACATGGTGCTGAATTGGATATGGGTGATAAAAATGTAATTGCCGGATTTGATATTAAATTCGATTACAAATTTTCAACAATGAAATTTGAAAAATATACATACGATAAACTATCAACGGTAGGTAATCGCCGAATGAATATTGATATTATAAACAATGCATATGTGGACATAAATACTCTAGAACCTGGCGATACTAATAATTCACAAATAAATGCGGTTGGTACAATTGATCACAAACGTCCTATTAAAAATTACAATGAAAACGGGCTTATATTCAGTCCAGCAACCAAACCCGTGGTTGAAGTTGATCCATCAGATTTAATTCTGAATGAAAAATTATCACAAAAAGCCAAAATCCAAAATGCTTTTAGTAAACTGGGCGAAGATATAGTAAAAGCAGCAGAGGCGGATGCGCAGAGGGCAACGCTTTCTCAATTTAGATTGATAAATAAAACAATTGATAATATCCGAAGCAAGATACCATATGGTAGTAAAATGAGCGAACCAACTAATGTATATACCGGAACCAACCCATCATTCAAAGGTGATGCGATAAATGGGGTCCGTGATTTTGTTGGCACTTCATTAAAAAGTTTTTTTGATAAATAATGAATAGGGAAGAACTAAAGAATAAGGTATTTGTTGGCATAGTTGAAGATAATATGGATGATAAACGACTTGGTAGAATACGTGCCAGGGTAATTAATGTTTATGAGAATATTGATACTGACTGTATTCCGTGGGCAACCCCTTGGAAAGATTTAAATGGTAATGAATTTAACGTTCCGGAAATTGGTAAAGTAGTGTCAATTGTATTTGATCAAGGTAACCCATATAAACCGGAATACATATTCGCGGAACATTATAACGCTAATTTAGAAAATAAACTATCTGCCTTGTCAGATGCGGGATACAAATCTATGAAGGCAGTAATGTTCGATCATAAAACTCAAATTTACTCAAACGATGATGAGGGCTTGAAGATTGATTACAAATTTAACGCTATTAACATAAAAGATAGTTCCATCAATATGAATCTTAAAGATAATGAATCAATGTTAAATTTAGGTGATGAAACTGCTGGACAACAAGCTATGTTGGGTAATCATTGGTTAGACTGGTTTGATGAATTAGTAGCACAACTATTAGGTAGTGGTGGTGGGCCATTTTTAGGTAATTTACAGGCCCCGGTTATACCACATCCTGGCTTGATCAATGTTTTGCAGAAATATAAAACATTACGCGATGAAAAATTCCTATCACAGCACATTAATTTGGTAGATAATAATAAAGTTTCAACAGTGAGGATGGATGAGCGGTTCAGTGAGGGGATTCTTGGGGATTCTTGGAGTGCTACTAATATGTCTAATAATTTAAGTTCAATGGAGGCTGTAGATTATGGTCCAAGTGATAGTGATAAAACGGACTATGATCCAAATTATGTCGCACCATTAACAGATGGTACACCGGATTCAATAATTCCGGAAAATAAAAATCCACTAACAAGTAGTAATTCACAACAAATTGCTGAAAAATTAGTTCGTTTTTTGAAAAGTAAAAACTATAAAGTATACGACCAGGTAGGTGTTTTAAACATCGTTGGAATGCGTAATAAACCCAATGGTACAGTCAGTAATAAATTTGATGATATAATGTATGTATTTTTCAAAAACAATACCGGTAAATGGACTATAATGGAATATGCTATCACTACTGTGCCTGGATTCAGACCCAATAGTAGAAGTTTGCCTAATGGTGTAGCAGTATTGAAATTAGGTCAATATGTAGAACAATACAAGATAGGTTATCATCAAAATAAAAGTGATCACAAGTGCTTGAAATTTGCAAATAGTGTAGTACATAGAAATGATGTAACCAATAAATATAATTACAATGCAAAAATACAAAAAGGTAGTTTTGGTATTAATATACACCGTTCTAATAAAAGTGGTAGTGGTGTAAGTGTTAATAACTGGAGTGAGGGATGTCAAGTATTTAGAATTGCATCCCAATTTAATCAGTTTATGAATTTATGCACAAAGCAATCAAAAACGAAAAAAACATTCACATACACATTGTGTAGCTTTATTGAATTCCAAGCATTTAAATAAAAATCTAAAAACGGATCATCCCATCCGAATATTCTTTCCGAAATTTTTATATGTTTGATAAACAATTTTTACCAAAATTACAATCATTCAACGGATTATTAATAAATTCCATGGTGTCCTCCAGTGTGTATAGCTTAGTATCTAAAAAATTACGTACACTAAATAAGTCATGTGGCATAAATCTCCATAACATACAATAATGTACTTAGATTTTTTGATTAATGTAAGAATTATATCTCACCATTGAATATCCAATATCCTGAAGACATTATCAACGGTGATTGATTTTCAATGTTTCTAGCCATTATTTTTGCTTGGTAATATTTGTACATTTCATATTCAACTCGAAATACTTCACCCGATCCTACCAGAATTTCATCAAAGCTATCAAATTTGTCTTTCAAATTTTGAATTACTGATTCGACTATCTCTGGATCATGTATTTCATCTAGGCCATTTTTTAGAATGAGTTCTTTCATTATTGTGGATTTGGAACTTGTCTAAACTTAGAACTATGATAACAACGCCCAATAGCTCTACCGATTGTTTTACTGTCCTTAGTATTAAAACTAATTTTCAATGCGCCGAAACTATAAGTTGATTCGTAATTAACATTTGGATTTAGTAATATAACTTGTGTAAATAGCCCTAATTCAGTTATTCCTTTGAAAAATAAAGTCTTCATGGTGATGATGTATTAAATTAATTCAATTAAGTATGGGTTTTGGCTGTCTGATTCTTTGAATAGATATAAAAAGGCATCTTTATCACAGAATATATTCCCTTCCGATTGTGTTTCTTCTGCAAGATCTTCATCGTAGTCATGTGGTGTTATTCGAACAATGCCGCATGATAGGCATTCGAACAGAATATAGTCATGTGGAGAATTAAAAGTGATTTCCACTTCTTCTTGATCCAATGCATCAAAACATGCTGATATAATATCTTTACTTATCATAATACTTTTTTTATTAGGACAAATGTAAGCATTTATATCCACAATTACAAATTTATTTTGGTTATTTTATATGGATATTTTTTATTTATGTATATTTTTTCTCGTTCCAAAAACTGTCGATATAATATATTTGTCATATCGACCGGATTAAAGACGTCAACAATGTCGAATATATTAGCAACTTTTTTACCGGGTGATAGTCGCAATGCTCTACCACAACTCTGTAAAATAACCACCGGGGACTTGAAACTATCGCAGAATATAACATTCTCTATAGCATTAACTGATATACCAGTACTCATACATGCAAATGTTCCAAAGCAAACCTGTTTAATACCAGTAGTATCGTCTAACTTTTTTAGTATTTCATTTCTTTTGGCATTTTTCACACCACCATCAATATAATGATAATCAATATTTTCCAAATGTTCAGACATATATTTTAGTAATTTTTGTCCGTGTTCGATGTTATGAAATAATATTAGGGTGTTCCCTGTACATTTATCAACTAACTTTTTGATAAATTCGTGCCGCTTTGTGGAATTCTGTACATATTCCTTTTCAAATTGGAATACATCTTTACCGTTACCACTTTTCTTTATCCATTTCATACGGTCATCAAAATCTTTATCATTGTGATTCAATATGACTACCTTCACATCCATTGGGGTGATTGTCCCCAATTTAACCAATTCAGATGCTTCGACTTGCGTAACTTTAGGACCTAATATTGATTGTATTGTTAAAATTTCTAAACTATCATCATATGGAAATGTTCCGGAAACCCCAAAACGATTATATGCATGTTTGAATGTTCGTTTCAAAATCTTTTTGATTGTGGTACTTTTTGATTGATGTGCCTCATCTACTACAACGGTATGAAATTGGTGAAAAAATTTAGCCGGGTAGTTGTCTAATGATTGGTAACATGCAATGAATACGTTTGGTTGATTAGGTCCCTTGTATGATCTGGGTTTATCACTCATTATTTCTTCCATCCGCAATGCGCATGGTGCATAGCTTGGATGGTCTTTATGGATTTCACTGAAATCATTTTGCTTGAAATCAATAAATTCTTCATACTGTTCCACAATGTTCTCAGAATAGTTGAAGGTGAATAATCCTTCATAAAATTGCGACACTAAAGTGATTGAAGGGACTACTATGAGTATTTTAGCACTAGGGTCGACGTGTTTAAGTGTGTAAAAATACACAATTGATATTATGAGGGATTTACCACCAGATGTAGCTACTTCGGCTAAACAATAGCGATTTCGTAGTACTTTATAAGCTGTTGCAATTTGATAATCGTATGGCATAAATGGTACCCACTCACCTAGTTTGTTTCTAACCTTATGGTTTTTAAAAAAATCATTACAAAAATCTGTTACACTTTCAAGTGTAACGTCTCTATTCAATGGAAAATCTTCTTTATTTTCTATGTCAAATTTCGCACCAATGGTCCTACATGCCAAAGCACATTCTTTCCATAGTCCCATATTTACTTGACCGTTATCAAAATGGCTCTCTTCACCATTCCAAACTTTCATTTTATATGGCATCATAAATTGATACCCTTTAACCTTTCTGGTTAGGTGTAATTTCAGTTGATGGTATTCAATTCTAGATGCTTCACTAACTATTAATTTCTCAGTTTCTTTATCATATCTTAATTTCAAAATGTTATACTTATTTATACTTATATATAAAAAAACAACACTCTTGTTTGAGGGGAGACAATACATTTTTATATATAAACGAAAATAAATTATATTATGAGTAAATTGGGAAATTTTTTCAAAACTTTGGTATCGAATTTCACTGGAAATAAGTCAAACGAAAGTACAAAAACCGAGGCGGTGATTCAGTTAATACAAGATGGTAAAGCATCATTGGATATGACTACAATGTTACCGGAATCAGAACAATTATGCAATTGTGGAAAAAATCTAGAAGTGTGTTGTAAAACGTTTGATCCTAATTCCGAGGTCATTGTTAAAACACCAAAACCTAGAAAACCAAGGGCTAAAAAGGAAGCTGATTCATCAGAAGTGAAATCTACAAAACCAAAAAAATCTACAAAACCAAAAAAAGATAAGGAATAATCCTTATCTTTTTTATTTTATTATTTACGTTTTATCAAAATTTCGTCTATTATACCATATTCAAATGTTTCCTTTGCAGTCATCCAGTAATCACGTTCCATATCATTCGCAACCTTATTGAAGTCCAAACCAGTGTTTTCCGCGATCATTTCGGTCAATTCACGCTTTATTAATAGAATCTGTTTTGTCTCAATTTCTAGGTCAGTTGCTTGGGAATACCCACTATATGACAACGGTTGGTGGATCATTGTTCTTGAACGTTTCAATGACTTACGTTTACCTTTAGTACCCGCACTTAAAATGACTGCTGCCATGGATGCTGCCAATCCAGTATTGATAGTAACTATATCTGGTCGGATGTATTCCATTGTATCTATCAACCCATACCCGGCATAAACACTTCCACCACCAGAATTGATATACATGGTAATGTCTTTATTGGCATCTAAGCCTTCTAAATACAATAACTGGGCCTTGATGAGCTCACAGTTATAATCACCAATATCCCCATTTAAAAACACTATTCTTTCAGATAATAATATAGAATACAAATCAATTGGTGTGCTATGGTCATCCTCGGATAACACATATGGTGTCATTGATTTAATAGGCTTAGTAGTAGTTTTAGCCCTTAATCCAAACACTGGTGTATTTTTCTTTTTCATAATAACTATATTTATAAGTTTTACCATTTTCGGGATTAAAAGTTTAATATATAATAAAAATAAAGATTATAATATGAAAACAACAATTGAAATTAATGGTTTCGAAATTGTTATATCTGAACAAGAAGGTGCTGTAGTAGTATCGGCAATTAAGGGAGATGAAACAGTTGAGGAATTCACATTAGAAATCGAGGATGTACAAGATGCACCTGATGCAGAGGGTAGTGAAGACCTTGTAGATTTCGCACAAGAAGAAGGTGATTTTAGCCAAGCACAGGCACAAGCACAAATTCAAGGAATTCCTCAGACACAAGGGGAAGATGATGAAGTTAAATTGGAATCGTTCAATTCTTTTATTGAGAAAAGAAAATAACAAAATGGGATTAGTGATAATCCCATTTTTTTATTGTAAGTTTGTTTAAAATTTTTTATATGGAAATTAAAATAGACAAACTATCATATTATTGTTTTGATTTTGACGATAATTTACTTACCATGCCCACGCTAATTGGTGCAGAAATTTATACTGATGGTATTTGGGTGCCTCATAAAATATCCACTGGTAAATTTGCATTAATTCGAAACAATCAAGATAATTGGAGATTGTCTAGTGACCCCTTTTCAGAATTCAGTGATAATGGTAAGCGGGGAAATGATGCTTTCATAGAAGATTTAATAGTTGCGATCGGTGGAAGCAAATATCCAGTGAGTCCATTGTTCAGAGCGTCCCGTTCTTGGGATAAATTCATAGAAGCTATATTAGATGCCTCGGTAATAAGCATTATAACTGCAAGAGGACATAAAGCGGAAACATTACGACGTGGTGTCGAATGGGTTATTGATAATTATTTGTTAGAACCCGAACGCATTATCATAATTGAAAATAGTAAAAAGTATTATGACGTATTCAACACATCCTTAATTGAACATGGTGACGATCGGGATGAAATAACAAATTCAAATAATCGGTATATTAGTAAGTGGTTAGATGTGTGTGGGTTTTATGGGGTGTCTAATATAGATTTTATAAATAAGCACAAAACATCAGGGGCCGAATCACCCGAAATTGGTAAGGAAATTGCATTAAAAGAATTTATACATCGTTGTAAAAAATACGCAGACCAACTAGGCTTTGGATTTGAAGCTGGTATGTCAGATGATGATATGGGTAATTTATTACACATGAAGACGGTTCTGTCGGAATTAAAAAGTATGTATCCCGATGGAAAATTTAGCTTAATAGATACATCAGGTGGTGGATATTCCAAAACTATTATTGAATAAAAAAACCCCACTATATAGTGGGGTTTTTTCAACATCTAGTAATTAATCCTTGATCATATTTTGTGAGAAAGTTTTCAACATATGTATTGTTATAAAGGTGTATAATCTCATAATAGTTATTAGTTGCATAAGATCTAAACCAACCGCCGCATAATGTTGTACAAACACGGCCTAATGCCCATTCAAAGGCTTCTTCGGACGTTATAAATGCATTGCCACCAAATAGCATAGGTAAAATTTTACGTTCCAATGCAATGACGTAACATTCTTCTAAAACACATTGTTTTTTCTGTAATTCACTAAATTCGTTCCACATCTTTTCACTACACATAGCACTACTTGGATCTGGTTGCATCAATTCATAAATTGGTCGCTCGTTATGTGCCACCATTCTATGTATATGATCGTGTATGAAATAAGAAGTAATAAATCCATTTGACTGACCAAAGAATTTTTTTGCTGATTTATTTAATTTTGGTGTTTTCAATTCCCCTAATCTATTTTCAGTTTCTTTAAAATTCATTTGGGTAATGGTTTCCAATCGATCGTTTCCATCTAATTGCTTATGTAAAATTGTATAAGATGAAATATGTTTACCAAATTTAATTGGGAAATTAATATGAGATTTTTTAAGTGAATATAATACCTCGTTTGGTGCGGTCACTAATTCGGTTAAAACTGATTCAGCTCCGGTAACATATTTGTAATATTCGCGCAATGCTGGCGAATTATCCATTAAGAAAACTTCAACATTTGATCGATCAAATGTTGAAGTTCTTTCAATGCCAATTAAGCATACTGAGTACTTATTAGCTCTAATCGAGCTTGGTTTTAGATTATGTGTTAAAAATTCAACAGATTCTAATGAGCCAATTATGTCAACGTCTTTATAATCTAAATCGAGACCGGTATTTTGTATGAATGCTTTTGATCCTACTAATAACATAAACTAGTTTTCAGTATTAAAGTATGTATCGTCGTCTTCACTATTTTCATCATCTTCATCATATGAATATGAATCATCATCTTCATCATATTCGTCTTCTAATTCACCATCATATGATGTAATTTCATCAAATTTTGATTCTCTGGTATCAATCATTAGTTTTTGTTTATCGATACTGATACTTAGTCCCAATCCAGCGGCTTTGGCCTCATTAACCAATGAATCAATTTCCCCATCAGCATCTACTTTGTTACTAATTCGGTATCTAGACAATATGTCTGATAATCTTGTGTAAAATTCTACTATAGTCATTTTTATTTAAGTATTTCGTTTATTGCTATTGTTCTATATTCAGCGGCACTCATAAATCGTGAATTTGAAAAATCGTTTTCATATCCATCATCCGCGATTATACAAAACGATGAATACGACTCGTTTTCTACCAATGTATACCGTTTTCCGATAGTTAAATAATCGGTCGCTCTTGTATTTATAATACAAAAAACATCTTGTCCTTTTTTCATTTATTTTTAAATTATTTATTAATTTGTTATGATTATTTCTTTGGCAAGTAATTGCCGCTTACCCTTATACTTGATAATTTTAAATTTGTTGTATAAATCTAAAATAAAATTGTTATCTTCATATGATAATACGAATTTGCCCTTGATGTTACTTAAAATTTCAAATAATTCAGTATGTAGATCAACGCTGTGAGTTATCCCATATACATACTCTTTTTTAAAGTATGGTGGATCTACATAAAAAACTGTATTTTTCGAATCATATTTCTGAATAACTTCAACATAATCTAGATGTAGCTCTACATCCGCTTTTATACTTATGCCATCATAGTGATGTATATCATTATACACTACAAATTTTGGCTCTACTTCTAAATAGTTTCGAACCGCAAAAGATCCACCAAATGGTTCTACATAAATAAAATCTTCCATATTAGATGGAAGATTTTCTTTTATCAGTTCTTCAAAAATTGCTTTTGTTTTTTTACCTGGAATATACATATTATTTAATTTTCAATAATCCATCAATAATTGTCGAGTAGTGTTCTATTTCATCCTTGGCAGTCATGAAAAATTTACCATCTTTATAAATTCGATAATTTATATCGGTAACTATTTCAATATTTGAATTTGTTATTTTAAGTTTACAGTGTTTTAAATATGATTTAAATCCCTCAACCTCTTCTCTAAGTGCATTATCTTCATAGGTTCCTTTTAGTACACATCTTTGGAAACATTCATTGAACATACGTAAATATATCAATCCTTCCGATGCAACCGCCTCATTAAGTCGTTCGGGTGGAAAATTTTCATTTAAAAACACTGAGTATCCCAAATTACCATCAACATCAATAAATGAATCGTCATAAGCAGCCATCATTTCGTCTCTTTGTTCAGCGGTTAGATCTTCGGTATCAGCAATATCATTATCATATTTATAATTATCTTCTACTTCACCCATATCAGATATTCGTGTTTTCAAAATACATCTATATTCAACTAATTTATTTTCATTTCCTATTGGGGAAATTGGGGAATATCCCCTAGCTCGATCGGCTTCAATTATTAAATTGTTTTCTAGAAGAAATTCTAAAACTTGTGCACCTAGTGATAGATTAACATCACCAATCATACCATTTCCAGTATTTTGACCGGACCAATTTGAACCTAGTTCCGAATGTTTTTTATACTGTATTGACACTTCATTTATGGGTTTAATATGTTTCATTAGGTATATTGATTTTTCAGTATATATTAATTATTAAGATTCGGATTCGGTCTCACCTATTAATTCCCGAATTGTTTGTATTCGGTGCTCAATCAATGTAATAAACCGAGCACCGGTACTAGCAACATGTAGTTGTTGATTATTATCAGGTATGATTACAACATAACCGCCCCAAGAGTGATTCATTACTAAATATTTTCCACCCGGGTGTATTACTGCCTCATACCCAGAAGCATTTGCACATACCATAATTTGCCAGTCCTTTGTCATATTGCAAATATACATTAAATATTATTTCCCACTATGCAAACTTTATGTTTTTTATTAGATATAATTGCCATGGATAAAGAATACATAAAATCACTGATACAAGACGTACTGAATAAAGAATTCACATCTACTGAAAGAAGACGAATCAATGAATATCCGGATAGGCTAAATATGTGTTGTTTCATTTGCCAAGATTCTAAGGATGATCGTAAAAAAAGAGGTAATTTATATTTTGACACACTTAAATATATTTGCTATAATGACGGGTGTTCATCTAATTTAGATTCAGTATGTAAAAAATTCAATGTATCAATCGACCCATCTAAAAAAATGGAAATGATTGACCATTTGAATGCTAATATAACTTATGAGGTATATGAAAATAGTCTTCTGGAAGCTAAATTTGATGACCTACTCGATATTAATGATCTAGTGAATGCCTTTGAAAAATATGATAATAACATAACCAATCTAACACCAGTTATCCCTGGGGGGTTGGTTGATATTTATCTGGAGAAAAGAGGTATTTGTGGTGATTTATTGAAAAATATATGGCAAGCTAAATATTGGATAAGTGAAGATCGTTATGATAATATCATTTGTTTAATGAACAAAGGGGGTGATAAAATACTAAGCATGCAAGTTCGTAATTTAAAAGAGGGAAAGAATCGTATGTTTAAGATATTCAACTACGAAACATTGTATAAGTGGATTCATAATATAGATGAAATTGTTGATATTGATATGGAAAAATTAACACTATATAATAAGTTGGGATATTACTTCAATATTATGAATGTCGATTTTGAAAAAACGGTTACCATATTCGAGGGATATTTAGACTCACTTTTTTACCCAAATTCATTGGGTGTCGTAGGAACCAATACGGATATGCGTTTTTTAGAATCGAATAATTTACCGCTGCAATATTTATATGATAATGATTACGCCGGCTTTAAAAAAGCCGAAGAAAAAATGAAAGCTGGGTTCAAAGTTTTTCTCTGGCAAAAATTATTTGATGATATTGTCAGTAAGAAAAAGGCATCCGACCCATACCAGTTAATGTATCGTATTAGTAAAGTGAAAGATTTAAATGCATTGGCGATTTTAGTCAATAATCCTTACAAAACACTTTCAATGAATTCTTTTTTCTCAAACGATGTGTATGATATGGCATATATCCCAAAAAAGAAATTTATAAAGAGAATTCCATTGAAAAATATATCAGGGGTGAAAAAATATTAATTTTTAGTTTTTATGTAAACTAAAACAAAGTTTTTGTATATAAAGATAAATAAAAAATAATTAAATACAATGAAACAAGAATTATATGAACAATTAGCAACTTTGTGGGCCCAATTTGATGCAGCACACAATAGTACAAAGAAAAAAGATGCGGCAGAAGCAAGAAAAGCATTAGGTGAAATTAAAAAATTGGTTACCGCATACCGAGCGGCATCTACCGAAGAAGCAAAAGCTAAATAATAATAATAATAATAATAAAAAGTAAAAATAAAAACCCTACATATCGTGGGGTTTTCTCACATAAATAATAGATATATGAAATACATGGGTAGCAAAAATAGAATTGCAAAAGAGCTATTGGCAATTATTTTAAAAGATCGATTACCAGAACAATATTATGTAGAGCCAATGGTAGGTGGTGCTAATGTAATTGATAAAGTAACCGGTAACCGGATAGGATCAGATAAGAATAAATACTTAATTGCTCTATGGAAAGGACTTCAAGAAAATCGAGATCAATTAAACACAATTCCAAAAAATATTTACGACGAAGCTAGAACCGAATTTAATAATAGTACGAATATCAAATATGATGATTTTGAGATTGGTTGGATCGGGTTTATGGCATCATTTAATGGACGTTTTTTTGACGGCGGATATAATGGAAATTATACAAAACGAAATTACACAAAAGAAAGTATAGATAATATTTCAAAACAATTGAATGATATTGTAGGAATTGAATTTATTCATGGTGATTATGACCAATTGATTATTCCAGATAATAGTATTATTTATTGTGATATTCCATACGAGAACACTAAACAATATTCAACATCCGCAAATTTCGATTATTCCAAATTTTGGCAATGGTGTAGAGTAATGTCACAGAGTGGACATTCAGTTTTTATTTCAGAATATGTGGCCCCGAGTGATTTTCAATGTATATGGAGTAAATCGATTACAAATTCTATGAATACATCAAAAACCACTAAACCAGTTGAAAAATTATTCAAATATATCGGTTGATCTATTAATTATACTAATTAGAAATTATATTAAACTTTTGTTCTATTCTAATGTATAATAGAACAAAAAATTATCACTTAAATGGAAAAGTCAGAAAAGTTAAAGAAAATAGCAGAATTAAAAGAAAAAGCTGTCATGGTTCGACGCGAAGTTGATTATTACAATGCACTACAATTATCACTTAAATTAATATTGAACGGATCATATGGTGCTCTTGCTGCTAAATATTTCGTACTTTTCAATGAATATGTAGCAGGTACCATTACTGCTGAGGGGCGTGAACTAACCAAGACAATGGATAGAGATAATGAAGATTATTGGTTTACTCAATGGCATACTGATAAGGAAACTCATCGTAAATTGTGTATAAAAAATGTGACACAAATTGCGGACACTCAAAATGTCAGTATCTATGCGGATACGGATTCCCTTTTTGTGTCGATGAAACCGGCCATTGATCATTGTGATTGGCAAAATTTAATGATTAATACTGACCAATTAAATAAAATGTCTAAACCATTCATAGTGATATATGGTAGTGATAAAGTACAATTTGAAAACACAAATTGTATTGACACGATGCATATAAGTGATTATCAGGATAAGATTTTATTCAAAGATGCTATTACAGAATTATTAGATAACAATCTTGGTGTAAACATCATAGTTGATGGTAAATGGATAGCTGATAGGGATTTATATCCAGCTATTACAAAATACCCTAATATTTTTTGGAATTGGACATGTGAATTAGATTTTATGCATGGTATTGATATTTTTAAATATGGTCAATATTTCAAAGATTGTTTAGAAAGACATGCTGCAACATATGGTGTTCCAAATGTACAAGATTTTGAAATGGAACGTATATCGGAATCAATGATTAGTATTGCCAAGAAAAAATACATATCGCATATTCTTTATGAAGATGGTATTCCATACGATAGAATGTCATATCTATACCCAAAGGGTGTTGAATTGGTACGTCGTAGTACACCATTGTTTGCTAGGGAAAAAATACCAGTAATTGTTGAGTATTTGTTCAATGATCCGGATAAATTCAATATTAGAGATTTAATGAAGCTGGTAAAGGACCTCAAGAAACAATTCGACATGTGTGTACCTGATAAAATAGACGATATATCTATGCAATCATCTTGTTCGAAATATAAAGAAAAAGTTCTATCAGATAAAGGAAAACTTGAATTCGTATCCGGTGCGCACTTTGCGGTTAAAGCCAGTGCATATCATAATTTTCTATTAAATAAAAACACTGCATTGTTAGGAAAATATGAACATGTAAAATCTGGTGATAAAATAAAATATTACTATTGTAAGAATAAAGAGGTGAATGGTATTTTCGCTTACAGCAGGGGCTCTTATCCGATCGAATTTGCACCAGACATAGATTTGGACATGCAATTCATGAAGTCTATTCTATCCCCTATAAATTCCATTATAAAGCCGCTAGGACTTCCAGCTATTACAGAGCGATTAAGTGTGGTTATGGATATATTTGGTGGCGGTATTAAGTTTTAATCTAATAATTTTAATATATAGTTAAAACTTAATATTCAACCGTATGAAAATCACCAGATTTGCTTTTTTCGACATATTGCAGGAAAATATTGATTCAGTTGAATCGGCTAATATTGACTCGAGTCACACCGAACCAAATATAGAAGCCCAAGTAATTAAATCAGATAGTGTAGAACCACAAGCGACAGCGGATCAATCCGGCGATAATAGTTTAGAAGACCTTTCAAAAGCATTGGGTGTTCCAATTGAGAATAATACCATTAAATATAGAGGGAAAAGAATTAATTACTTCTCAGAATCAGATACATTCGACGTAAATGGTGAGAAATTTAATGATGTTGGTGAAATATTGAAATATTTAAAAAAATAAAAAAAAGTGGAAGATAATCTTCCACTTTTTTATTTTCCCGTTTTGTCATCGGTACTGGTATCTGGTCCCAGTTCGAATTTCCCACTTTCGATTTTTGTTTTATCTGATGCGTTTTTAAGACCTAATATTACAAGATGATGTGAAAGTATAAGTGCAAATACACCAATGTGTTCAACCGGTATAACATATGGTAAGTCTTTCGACCAGTTTATATAAGCATTAATTACATCGATACATAGATACACTATGGTTGTTGATAGTATAGATCCTAATATAAAATAGGATGAAATCTTTGTATGAGAGTAATTTTTAGTCAAATCTTTGGTTGACTCTTTAAGGAAATCTAATAATTGTATAATCATAATTTTGAGTGGTTTGTTTTCATATATATTAATATAGGGAACTACTTTTTTAATATATATTTTTAATGATTAAAGAATTTAAAGATATATTTAAAATCCGTCATATGGGTTTTGAACATTACATCGCTATTGATTATTGTTTATATAAATATGCAAAAATACTCATCTGGCTATTAGTATTATTCAACAGGCGTTATAAATTGTGTGAAATTTATAGACATAAATATAAAAGTGATCGCAATATAGTAATTGTTGGTTTGCGATGGAACGGTAGAAATGTGAAAAGACGCACGTCCGGATTTGCAAAGGAATTTATCAGCCGGCACCGAAATTCAATATGTATATATTGTAATTGTAAGCTTAACATAGTAAATGCTACAGCGGACCATATCGTACCAATCAGTAAAGGGGGTAACAACTGCCAAGCAAATTTAATGGTATGTTGCACCGATTGTAATTCTGAACGGGGTAATATGAGTTTCAAGAAATTTATTCGATTGAAAAATAAACTTTATAGGTATAAAAAGGATATATTCATATGAGAAATATTTATAATTTAATAAAAGGTGTTGTTATACCGATTGAATCATTTCACATGGATGAAGCAACTTCTAAAATTTATATTAAAATTGATATTTGTTTAGGCGATTTTATGTTTACATATGATCTGTTTGATTTTGATTATATCAATCGCTGCGGAATTATCATTTATGCCAATTCAGTTTATTATCATTTCATAATTTCTACGTTAAATGACATCGAAGTAATTGGGAATATAACATCCATAACAATGATTGGTTCAGGTCAGATGTTTTGTAGTGAATTACCACATTGGGTAGTGGAAGATATTAGAGTTTATAACCGAACTAAAGCTATACAATCTATTCTATCTTTATAACAAATTTATATATTGTTCTAATGCTAATGTATTTAGCTATATTAATATGATTTGGTAATACATTAGTCAATGCATCAATAGTATATTTGACATATTCTGGTGGATCGCGTTCTTTTTGCTTCAGAGAAATTGTCATTTGATAGCCCGAACAATATTGCATTATCACAATTTCTGATATAGATTCGATATATTCTAAATATTCCTCAATTCCAGATTCCTTAATATAATTACACACCGCATCATAAATGCGATCTACCTCCGCAATAGATGGTGCTGGGCGTGTGAATGTTATTTTTATTCGATCACCATTTAATAAATAATTTCGCTGAATTTTGCTATAATATAACATATTAAAAAATTAAAAACACTATGCAAAGATAGTGTTTATTTTTTATTAATCATCCCAAGATTGTTCATATGACAACATTAAATTGGATATATCATCTTTAATTAAGACAAATGTGTCGTATATGTAAAATACGATATCTTCTTTACTATCGTCTATATTTGATAGATATTTTTTCAAAAAAGTTAGATTATGGTATTCCAAGTCTTCCGAGGTACCTACCGTAAGTTCCCATTTAGATGGTTCGGAGAATAATACTGATCCCTCGTTAATGTTGATGTCAAGTATTTTATCTTCCGAATAAATACTTGATAATTTTTTAATATTGACAAAATCATCTTTATGAACTAAAAAGTTCCAACTGGCTAAATCCGGATCTAGATTTGCTTCTAATACAGAATAAGTCATATCACGTATTTTATATAATTCGCCACCAATGCATGAGATTTTAAGTTTTCCGCTAGTGAACATTCCAGATCTAACGTGAAGGCATCCATTATCGATTCGGAATAAAACATCTAATTTTACTTCTTCACCACAAGATAGAATGTTTAAACTTTTCACTACCTTTGGTGCATTTAATATCACATAGTCCAGTGGCATATCTTTATCATATACGATATAGTCGGATGTTACTAAACCATAACTTTTTAAGGCGGTTACAGTAGAATCCTTTGCGATCATTGTATACATTAGTATATTTTCTCGGTCTATTTTTAGCTTAACCGTAGGATCAATGCTTGCTAAATCTTTTAATTTGGTTAGAAAGTCAGCAAAAGCTTCCCCTGTAAATTTGAATGTTAATTTATTCGACATAGTAATTGTATCATGTTATAATCAGTATACCGAATTATAACTATTTTGTTTGGATAAAATTAGATAAAAATTTTACTTTATGAATATAAATTCAATATAAATTGGATTCAGTTTATATTTTTTTGCCATTTCGGTGATGATTGTATCGTCTTCACAATACAAAAGTCCGAATTCAGTTTCAATATTATCGATAATCACATCCATGATGTCATCAAAATCACTATAATCATACTTTTCTAAAAGTCGATCATATATTGCATCAACACGTTTATCATTACACTCAATATAGGCGATAAAGTCGTTTTCAATAAACCAACCGGTTACTCTACCTTTAGTAGTGTAAGTGGACGTATATATGTATTTAAAGTCCTTTTCGTAGCCGCTTTGTTTGAGTGCATTTACGAATTTTAAAATCGCATTTGGTTCATTCGAATTATCATCAGATTCAACATTCAGGTTGTCTAAGTTTTCATTATTACTGATTCTCGATAGTAGTGTATTATCCATTTTCGATAGAGACCCCAATCCACCTGATGATATTTTATCTAGGATTTTGTTGAGGATTTGTTCGCGTTCGGTTGTGTTTCTTTCCATTTTTTATTATTAGTAGGTTTGTGATAACAATAATCCTATTACATGAGTTCTGAATTGCTTAGGTTCTATAAATTTTTCGATATTATCCATTACTAAATCTATACTAACACCATTTTCCACTGAGGAATTAAATACCAAGTAATGGGTATTACTTATGGGTTGAATGAAATAAGTTTTGCCATAGATTAGTGAATTATTATCACCTATATACTTCAGTACATGAGTTTTAAGACGTCGTGTTTTTAATAATATATGCATTATTTTTTTCCTAAAAGTTGATATAGGTCAATTCCATTTTTAATCAAATATCCAACACTATCTAATGTTTTAATAGTTGTTCTTAAATATTCAATATGACTCTCAATGAGTTCTATGGTGTTAACATACACGGCAATGTGTGCATCAATTAGAGTCGTCTTCTCACCCATATTTGTTTTTAGCCCAAAACCGGTTGAATAGAAAATTAATTTTTCGTGTTTGATTTTTTTAAGTCCAATCATCTCCTTACTTCGTTTGTTCAGAAATAAACTAATTTCATCACTTATTGAAATTCTAAAAGATAGTGCAGATATAGAACTTTCCATGATCTTCTCGGATTGTCCGAGTGAAAAATTATGCTGTAATGATGTAATAATTGGAATAAGTTCTTTAGTCCATTGAGCGCGTTTTGAATCAAAAAAGACAACAAGTTGTTCATTTGAAATTTCTTTTTTATTAATTCGTTCTATTTCTTCGGGTGAGAATGGGTTCATCTTGGATTGTTTATTATTTTATATCTAATTTCGATAGGATTGTTTATTTATTCTTCTACTTCATTGATATACAGATACACATATTTCATGAACTTTTGCATTTCTTTTGGTGTAAGTACTTTTTTATAAATATCGTGTACCCATGTTTCTGTTTTTTTAGTATCCTTGATACTATCTAACATTTGTGCTTTGCTGAGACCCTTTGCTTTCATCTGATCCACCATTGATTGTGCGTATGCCATCTGTTCAGTATGGTGAGAAAAATATTCTTTTGTGCCCTTATCATCACCACCGGGTGCTCTTTCTAATGAGTAGGAATTCTTATCGCTACGCTGCACTTGTTGAGCATGGATACTTTCGTGACGTAATATTTCATGTAATAATTTTATAAACGGGTGTAATTTATCAGTTTTTAGCATTATCATTAACTCATCAATCATAACGACTATCTGTGTTTGATTAATGTGTTTATTGAATAATGCAAATTGTAAGCCGGGGAAGATTTTCATTTCTTTTGGTGGTGCTTTTTCGCGTTCAGTATCTGTTACTAAAGTTGAATAGAATGTATCGTAATCAACGAACTGTACCCCGGTTCCAATACATAAATGGTTTATATCTTCGAATGAGGTAATATTTAGTGCATTTTCTTTTATTTGTGATAGTAATTCACCATAATCATATGGTTTGATGATTGATTCATTTACTGCATTAAATGCTTTAAATGATGTTTTGATATTTTTCATATTTTATATTTTTTGTATAAATAAGTATAATTTGTATATACTGTTCCCTTTAATGTTTTTAATACGTTTCAATTGTTCACCATCAATAGAGTCCATAACCTTATAAACACCCAAATTTTGTCCTTTTTCGTTTAATACCTTAACAGTATTTCCCGCTTGTCCGTAGGTACCCATAACAGCAATATACTTATTGCCATATATACTTTTTAAGAAGCTCATTCTTAAATTTTTAATATCCACCGAATTATTAACATATTGATTATCCATAGGTGATTTCAAGTCAATATCTGATTCAGTATCACTTATTTTAATAGTAATGAATTTCCGATCCCCATCAGATAATGATAGTTCTTCTTTATCCTGTATTTCTTTGGCTTTAATTAATATCTGTTGGTTTTTTCTAATTTGGTTGAAATCTGCACGGGCGATAATCCCACCGCGCATTCCTTTATCCTCCATGTTATATCCAGCCGGCGGCAATCTAAAGAAGCTTCCGGTAAAGGTCATTGATAGTACGCGATCTAGGCGAAACATTCTCCATATCTTCTTCATTTGACGGTTGGATGAAACGGACCATCCAGTTAAGTGATATCCCCTAATTAAAATTTTACCGGTTGATGATTTTCCAATTACCAATGGGTAAAAAGTTCGTTCCGATCCGGCAAAGTGTTTGTCCTTTTCACCTTTATAATTCATTAAAAATACCATCCCAAATTTAATAGCCTTTATGACTAAATCCATATCTGGCTTCATTGGTTCATTAATTGGAACTTTTTCTATTTCTCTTACATTTTTAATACTAAATCTAGGTACGTATTCATTGTCCTCATTCAAACTATATTTTTGATATGGTACAAACTCAACTAATTTAGTATTGTAATAAGTCTTTATCTGTTTTAGATTCATATACTATATATAAAAAATATGCTCTGTAATTTTTATATATACAGTAAAATAAAATTATTTCATGGAAGATCGAAAAACATCAATAGAAATGGACATTTATTATGATAAAATAAATACTTTAGTTGACAAATATATTGATGAATGGAATATTAAACCCTCAAACTTATATAAGTATTTGAAATTTGGAAATAAAAGATTTGAAAAATTTATAAGTAACTCAGGGTTGACGGATTTCAAATACATTAACAAAGTCGTTACTGATGTATTGGAGGATCGTTTAGCTATGGAATTAGATGGTGTTCTCACATTTGAAAGTTATTTGATTAACGAAGCAATTTTAAGTGATATTGATCCTTCGGATATTAATCATGAAAAAATATTAGCAGATCTTTATAATACCTCACTAGGACATATCAATATAATTGATACTTATAAACACATATACCAGGTTAATGATTTTGGATCAATCTTTAATGTTATTATTTACTCAGGGGCTGAGGTTGATAAAATTAAATTTAATATAAAAGAGGATTTTAGTACTAAAATTGCAAATAAAAAACTCACGATTGATTCAGTGGGTGTAGTATTTAAATTATCAGATATTTTAGCAAGTGATAAATTAGCAAAAGAATTTGAAGAAAAATTAGATTACAAAAATCTAATGGAATATATTTTAAAATTATTGAAGTCCGACATATCCGATTCAGAACTTACGTATAAAGAATTTAAAGGGTTTCATATTTGGGAAATCGTGTAAGAAATATACATTACTTTTAAAAAAAAGGTGCAACATCATGATATATATATAATAAATATATTATTATTATATTATATATTTTTGTTCTAATCTAAATAATCCCTTATATTGATTATAAGGGATTATTTAATTTAATTGATATATTGACTTATAGATTGTTTAATTTTGTAAATAAGGCATGTTTAATGAATAATTAGTATAGTATATATTTATTCTGATCGCCACATGATAAAATTATATCCATTGGTAGTAATTTCTTCCACTTCCCCATTATATGTATCTAATGAATCCGCAGTACCATATACATTGATTGCTAGTTCTGCTAATTTATAGGTATCGACGTGTGTACTGGCGGATAAATACATATCACCGTCCATCATTTCAGCATATCCATATGGATCATCCTCTATTTCTTCTTTTCTATCACTATTCATTTGTGATAACACACTATCTTCCATATCATCCTTTAGACTTTGAATATAATCATCAAAAGAAGACTCTGACATATCACCATCTTCATCTGCTTCGATTTCACTATAATCTTCCCAATTATCGCGGATGTCATCTTCGTCAATATGTTCAGACCATTCAATATCTTCTGGAACCGATTCATGAAAAAGTGATTCAATGAATGTATGTCGATTTACTGCTTGTCTTACAAAATATTTATCACGATACGCATCAAAAGGATTATCAAAATCTTCGATTCTTCCTTCTTCGTAATCGGTTCCGTAATCCATTACATCTTCCTCTTCACCTATTTTAAATTTCATTTGTTCAAATTCAAATGTATAAATATTGTAACTATTAGATTCCGAATCAGATATATCAAATAAAACATCATAAATATCTTCATCAATACTTTCTAAGAAAGGTAAATCAAGACCGTGATTATCCGTTAAATATTCAATCAATGTCTGTACTAAATCATTACTATCATCCCATTCATCAATCTCACGTTTAAGTAAATTTTCTTCGCTAAGTCTGGCAATTCTATTTTGTTCAGCAATTATTAACATTTTTTCATTCTCTGATAACATGCGCTCATATTCTACCCTTGCTGCTTCTTTTTCTTCATTACTAATCGGTGTTAAGTATTTCATTAAATTTTCAATATGCTCAGGAATGTTTGATTTTATTTCGTAGTCATTAAAATCATGAGCGTCTGTAATATTACCAGAATTACCGATGGTTACACCACAAAAGTATAATGGGTCTGAAATTAATAATTTAAAATTCCAAATAAAATATTGTTGTTTAATTGAATTTATGCTTGGTGTTACAATACTTTTCCAGCTACTAGGCTGGTTTACAATACACCAGTTAGTGGAACCTAGATATGCGGATGCTTCAAATTTTTTAATTTTTGTTATGATAATTTCTTCATCCGGATCTTGGTATACTATTTCAGCACCATCAACTGAGGCGATTTTAGCAATCATGCTATCATAATTACCTCCACTTTTAAATTTAGATATAAAGTCAGCCATTGTATCAACAAGTTCATGATAGTCAGAAACTTTTGATATTTTCTTAAAGAAACCATTTTTGACCTCAATATCATATATGTCTTGTGCTAGTATGGCGAACTTTTCAACATAATTACCGGAATCGTCAAGCACCATAGTCTTCAATACTTTTGGTAGTTCATCATGTACAGATTTTATTTTTTTCTGCATTCTAATCTTATCAATTTCATCAATAAGATCATTATAATTGGTATAGTTGACAGCCGCATTTCTTAATTTGGAAGCATCGTTCGATTTTAGGAACTCTAATAATTTAGTAAGATCATTTAGATTTACCGATTGTTCATAATGAAAAATGGTGAACATTCCCAAAAATCCGGTATTATTCCTAAGTAGATCTTTTATTAATGTAAAATTATCATCATTTCTATCAACATTGATACGTTTTAAATATGCAGTTGCTTGTTTTAAATTTTCATTAATAATAAATGAATTCCAATTTGCTATTTTTTTCATATTATGTAAATGTTTTACCTATATATAAAAACAAAAAAACGCACTTGATAGTGCGTTTTTATTTGATTAACCAACCAATTCCGTGTGGGAAACGTGAGTCAATATATTTTCTAATTTGATCACATTTCTCATATTCTTCTAACCCTTCATAATATATTTTCATTTTACCAAGATAACGTTGTGTATATGGTTTATTTACCATATTTAAATGTTCGCCATTGAGCAAACGTTTATAATCTTCTGAGAAAATATATTCAACTGTGATATTAACTTGGGTTTTCATAAAAATGCTTTCTTATTTTTAATAATGAATTACTTAAAAATTGGATCACTTCTTCACTTGGTCGTTCCGGTAGTGAAGTATTACTATCATATAGAGTTTTCATTAATACTAAATCATTTTGTGAATTAGTCAACAATGTTTCTAAATCAATTTCACCATTTTTTATAGCTAATAAATATTCTCGGTTTGGCCGTTTCATAATTACCCCTTTGCCCTCACCAATTTCATTACCCATGTCTATCAATCGCTGAGTATGCATCATATTCTTACCATCAATTTTACTTTCACTATTATTAACTGCTATCCAACGATCCATATTTCGTTTAGTTAAATAATCTTGGTATTCATTGAAATCGGAACAATGTTTACTATAAGCATCTTTATTAAAGCTAAGGTGACCGATGAAAAAGTTACTTGGAATATCTTTGGGGATACTACTGACACGAACTTCATTTGATGCACCAATTTCAATACCTCTTAAACCGATTATTTCTGAGAAATCATAATAGGCCGCGTATGAATCTCTTGCATGCGGCAGTTTAGCCAATCCTACTAGATTTGGGTTGAGATTTTGTTCAGAAAGATATTTTGATATTTCAATAGTTTTTATCCCATCCATGAGATAACAAAAATCAATTGGGGTTTTACGTACAGTTCTACTTTTTTCCCAATTGTTTTTTTTATCCTTCCCCTTTGATTTCAAAATTTGTTTATTCGCGTATGAGGTGAATGTTCGGTAGCATATTTTCGACAAATAAGAATCCCGGTTAGAAATCAATTCATCAAAGATTGGATGCTGATATATAACACAATCAGTTGTTGTATTAATTACCTCAAGTGCGGTTGGATTATTCCCCTTTAACATAGATATAAATTTCTTTATTTCAAAAAGAGAAATATTATTGTTATCGGTGTTTATTTCAGTAATATCTGAATCTAAAAAGAAATCATTGGATCCCATGATAAATACCCCTCGATAATCACGATCTGACTTCTCGGTGTTTGTACCATACGAATGTGATCCACCAAGAACTACAAATAATAGTTCGGCACCTGGGTGTTTTTCGGATAATAAGTTTTGTATTTTATCTTGCATCTTTTATTTTTTACAAATATACAAATTAATATATAACAAAAACAACTAACCATATGATTACTTATAAAAACTTATTAGATTTTGTCGCAGAAAATAAAAAAGCACTAAATAAAGATAGTTTAATATTAATTTTGGACAAGCAAACAAATAATTTTAAAATATATAGTCATTCTGGATATCTAAACATAGACACCTTTCAATTTACTGATACCGATGGAAAAATACTCTTTACTGAACTAAAGAGTAATTCTGGTAAAGTTGATTCAACTGGTGTAATATCAATGTGGGTATTTCCACAGAAATGTATATTGGATCCAAGTATTGAAAAAACGAGTTTATCAACATTCAGAGATGTTGAATATAATAATTCTTTTGATAGACATGGGTTTGTTACCATTGATGAATTTAATAAAAATCTCAAAAAATACAATTTCAATGATGAATCGATATTGACAACATGTGGTGTAGGGCCGGACTTTGCAATGGTATCTGGTATTGAACTATTAACAAAACCCAAATTTCACATGACTGATTCATATGGACACCGTAATGAGTATTCGTATAAGTATAACTGCATTGCAATTGTACTTGGTGATGAAATTAAAAGGGATTATATCAGAGAATCAAACACCATAATAAAATTTGGTGACTTTTCGAAAAAAATCCACTAAATTCATGAAAATAATAAAACTTTTCGAAGATTTTACTCGATATAATTTTGGTAAATATGTAGATAATCTAATCGAAATAGAAAATGATATATCAAAAGATAAAATATCACTCACACTGGAAGATTATGAAATGATAAGTAATGCAGTTCCGGGAATTATTTATCGGAGCGTACATGGCATAAAATTTATAATGATGACAAAAGGCAATCATACATATATGATTTATTCATTAGGTGATTATTGTTATTATAAGATAACGTTATATTTCAACCAAACGACAGGTATACATATCATTGATGGAATCGATGAACTAATTGACAGTTTATTTTAATATGTAATGGGGATCAATAACATTGATCCCCATTACATATTCGTATTTTTTCTGGTGATAAATGGGCTATAAAACTATTGTGTTTATAATCCCTATTGTATTTGATTAATTGTGTATTTTAAATCTTCTTCAAATTGTTCTTTTGTTCTTATATCAAACCAATTGTTGATAAGGGCATTGATGAACCCTTTATATTTATGGTTTTTGGAATAAAAAATTTCTTCGATTTCGCTAATATTAATTCTGAATTTTTCGGCTTTACATTCTGATGAATTATATAAACAAATTACATCCAAATAATACAATTCTTCATCTTTATTGTACCTTTCTTTGTTCCAAGTTGTAAAAACAGGGATGATCTTAATTGACCGTCTTATACCAGTTTCGAAATAGTATGATATTTCTGTTGGTATATCAACATTCATTGCTTCTATCTCAACTGGTTTATATTTATATTGTTTTATAGTTAATTTCATAATCGTTTACTGGATCGTTAAAATACAAATTTAATAAAAAAAAAATAATATGCAAATATTTACCCATCATATTTAAAGTAAAACTCAAAATTAATATATACAATAAATTGATATTTTATACAATGGCAACATATAGTAATGGTAATCCACAATCAAATGCTGAGAGTATTGGTCTTGATGATATGATGGTCCGATTGAAAAATAACATGAATAATGACATTGCTGCCGAAGACGTTAGGTGGACAGCTTTTTCGTTATGGGATAAAATTGAGGCATTGGGTAGTATGATTTCAGATTATACATACAGTAACTCACAATCTACATTAACACCAGTTGGTGGTGTCCCTGTGGGGGCAACTTTTTCAAACTTCACATTGGATCAAATGTTCAATGCGATGTTTTACCCAATCCAAAATCCATTATTATCCTTAATGGTTACTGCGAATCCGGTTAGAGAATTAGGGAGTAGTAATGTGGTAAACTTAGCATATTCTGTTACCAAACGCACGGAAAACATTACTAGTATTATTGTAAATAATGGTTCAAATTTATATCCGGTATTATCTGGTAGTAGTGTCACAACGATTAGTCAAAATATAAATACAACATTGGCCATGACTGTGATTAGTGGTGTGAATACTATAGATACCACAACGTCAACAGTTACTTGGTTAAATAGCATATATATATTCGGATTGACTTTTAATGCAATATATGATCTCACCAACAATCCATCAAGTGCAAGTATACTTGGTGGTTATTTGTCTGCCTCAATGACACTGTCAAGTGGAAATTTAATTACTACCAATACTACTACATCTAATATTGCATCAACTACGATAGCTGGAGGTACTCGAAATCAATTAAAAAGTGATCGACTTGGGACATATTTAAATATTGGTGGTGGTAATAAATATATAACAATTGCATTACCAACATCATTTGGAACACCATCGTTTGAAACAAATGGGATGGTAAATACTGCTTTTACCAAAATTGTATCTGCGCACGCTTTTAGGAATGCAAGTGGTTATACAGCCACTACATATGATGTTTGGATGAGTAATACACCAATGAATTCAACGTTGGGGTCACTTAAAATAACATAAGTATAGACTGTGTATAATTATAAAATAATTTAAAAAAAATGAGTACTAATAATATAGGTTCCCTGGTTTCTTCACCGATTAGGCCAAATAATCCAGATGACATTATCGCTACTGCTTATGCAAGTGAAATAAAGGGTGGGCATCATTCTGTCGAAACAATCGCACTTAGAAATTCAATTATATCTCAAAGGAGAGAATTGGGTATGTTATGTAGTGTGTATAATGATCCAGGTTTTAATGGCACTTACCAGTTAAAATCGTACCCTAATACTTGGGAATTATTCAATACGACTGAAAATTTGTCCAGTTCGTGGTTAAATTCAGTGATTGATACTATTAACATTTTACCAGGATCTCCGGCTATTGGTGATCGTTATTTAGCAGCGTTTGATAACACATCAGGGTTAATCCACACTGTTTATGAATATAAAGCAGTTGGATGGGTTACACAAGCTTCTGAAAATGGTGATGTGTTGGTAATGAAAACCCAAAGTAATGTAATTTGGTATTATACTGGCACATATCCAAGTGGAAAGTGGATGAAACATCATATTGGTGGAATTTCTATTAAAAACTTCATAGTTGATGAAATAATTGAGGTACCTGAAAATTATCAATATTTTGTATATGGTGATTTGACCATTGATGGTGGGCAATTAATCAATTATGGTGAGGTTGTAACCCTGAATGGGGACTTGATCATATTAAATGATGGAGTATTTATGAATTACGGTTCTTATTTATCACCTATTGTTGATCGTAAGAAATATGCGGCAGTCGTAACGACGGTACCCAATACCTCGTTAATATTGGTTCATAATATGAATACATTAGATGTTGTTGGTACATTATATTCGAATGGGGTTCCGGTCTCTATTGATTTTATGGTTATTGATAATAATACTGTCTCAATCACAACCGTTAATGCAGTTTCGGGAAGAATTGTTGTTATGGGATAATTTCTGATAATTTTGTCAGAACTTTTTCTAAATTTTCTTTATTAAAATTAAATAGTGGAGTTCCGCCAATTTTAAGATAATCATTATACAATTGGTTATATTGATCAATTGTATAAATTTTATTGGTAATTTCGGAATGTATTAATATAATACCAAGTGGTGAAACATCCTGATTGTGTGTAGGTGTGAGTCCTAGTTCAGTTGTATATTCAGTACCACTAATTTCTTCGTTAAATAATTTCCATGTTTTAATCATTTTTTAGTGGTAATTTTTCGAAATATTCATCGTGGATTTCTAGTGTGTGATTATTTAAATTGAAGTTATAAACTATATTATATAAACAATTATCTTTTAATTTACTAATACCGGTGTTTGTTATTATACATATGTCATCTTCTATATATTTTACATCAATGATAGGTTCATTTGTGTAAATAACTTCTTTATTATTTTCTAATAGTACACTCACTTTATCATAAACACCAGATTTATTTAATAGGGTATAATCTTGCATATCATTCTTTGATATATTTGAAAAATTGTCTAAAAATTCTTGTTCTGATTTGGATATAATAATCCCTGATGACATTTTATCTAAAATGTCATTTAATTTATCATTTTTGATGGATTCATTAGTATTTAATAATTGCCACATGCCAAATTTAATTACATTCACAATGTTTTTATTAGTTTATGTATATATTAATACGTGGATATGTCTTTTTAATATATAGATCAAATACACCACAACCTATTATTATGGATAAGAAATTATTGGATGCATTAAATAATTTATCGGTAGCACTTGAAGATATTGCTATTTTATTAGATGCTAAAAATTCACAAGCAAAGACTGATACCGGTCAAGCATTACAAAAAGGCGAATTTAATAATACTCTTATTTCTATTGAATCTAGCTTACGTGATATTAAAAGTGATACCGCTGATATTAAAGATGGGCAGAATACTATTCTTAGTATGTTAAAAAATAATAAGGGAAAAAAAGTAGGTGTTAATGAAAATAGAAAAAGAGGCGAGAATGTCAAAAATGCTTCGGGACAAAATAATCCATTTATTGGTGCAGGTGATGAGAATAATAGTAGTCGGATAAAGGATGGACTGACTTCTATATTATTGATAGCAGTTGGGGTTCTTGCAGTTGGTTTAGCTCTTCGATTAGTGGGTCCGGTGGATGTATTATCAGTTATAGGATTGTCGGTTGCTATTTTAATTTTGGGTAAAAGTTTTGCAGATATAAGTAAGGTTGAGGGAATGAATGCTCAGAAGATATTAATGGCATCATTGGCTTTAGTGGCCCTATCATTTGCCATAGTCGCAGTATCTTACGTTTTGAATAGTGTACAACCAATTTCTGGTTTAAAATTGTTTACCGCGATATTAATTGCTGGTGCATTCACTGTATTGTCATTCGGATTGAAGGGATTGGTGCAGGGAACTACTGGACTTAATATGTCTTCGGTGTTGTTATTGCCATTAATTTTGGTGGCGGTATCGGTGGCGATAGCTTTATCATCAGAAATTCTACAAAATGTTCAGGTGGTTGGTATTGGTCAATTATTTACCGCGATAATGATTGCTGGGGTATTTACTGTATTATCATTTGGAATGGGTAAATTGATGAGTGGTATTTCAAATGTGAAAAATCCAATTGCTGCCATGATAATACTTCCATTGGTTATGATTGGGTTATCATATGCTATAATGGAATCATCTAAAATTTTATCAAGAATAGTTCCAATTACACTAGGTAATTTTATCACCGCTGTTGGTATTTCGATATTATTTACGATTGCCGCATTCGCATTGCCTATAATTAGTAAAGCAATAGAAAACATAAATATTGGGAAGATATTATTACTACCAATAGTTATGACTGCAATGGCTGCAGCGATTACAGCATCCTCATGGATATTAGCCGAGGCTAAAACTATTGACCCTGGTAAATTATTCAATATTGTATTGGTTGGGGTGGCAGTTGCTATAATTGGAGTGGCATTAGGATTTAGTATGGGGATTGTTGGTAAATATGATCCGAGTACTTTAATAAAAGGTGGATTGAATTTAATTATAATCGCAACCGCAATTGTTGCAGCATCTCATATATTATCACTCGGGAACTATGATACTAAAATTAGCATGGGTTGGGTTGCCGGTATTGGTGGTGCATTATTAGTATTTGGATTAGCCACTGTTGCATTGGGCGCATTATCATTGACTGGTATTGGTGCGGGTGCTATAATTGCGGGTGCATTAATGACCTTGGTCATTGCTGGGTCTATTGTAGCCACATCACATATTTTGAGTGGTGGGAATTTCACTGGGGGGCCCAGTGTTGCCTGGTCAACAGCAACCGGATTAGCATTACTTGCGTTCGGTACGTCTAGTATAGCATTGGGTGCATTGGTTGTTGGTACATTAGGCATTGGTGCCATTGCATTATCCGCAGGTGTGGTAGCGGTGAATATGATTGCGCAGTCTATTGTAGATGCATCTGTAATTTTAAATGGTGGTTCATTTTCTGGTGGGCCTACCGCTAAGTGGGCGGGTGGAGTTGCTATTGCACTTGCGGCCTTTTCACCTATATATGCAATGTTAGTTGCTAATAAAGTAATGAGCATTTTTGGTGGGGGTATAGGACCAGAGGATTTTAATAAAGCAATTGCTACAATATCTAGCGGAATTGTACATAGTGCAGTGATATTGAAATCCGGTAATTTTACGGGTGGGCCTACCGCTAAGTGGGCAAGTGGTGTATCTACCGCAATTGGTGCATTCGCTCCGGTATATAAAGTTTTATTGGCAAATAGTGGATTTTTCAAGAGCGGTGTTTCTATGGATGACTTCAACAATGCTATTGCTACAATATGTAGGGGAATTATATTCAGTGCTACTATATTCAATGATGCAAAGGGGGTCTTTAATATAAGTAACGTACCAAGTATGGAGTGGGGTAGAGGCGTTTCTAGTGCAATTGCAGCATTTTCACCAGTTTTTAAATTTGTATCAGAAAATAGTGGTTTTTTTAGTGGTAATGCTACTGAGAAAATGAATGCTAGTATAAAATCGGTTGCGTGGTCAATCGTTAATGTATCTCGAATATTAACATTTGGAAAATGGGGATCCGTTATCCCGGATGGATATGTTAAAAGTATATCTAGTGCAATAACGCAATATATGAATTTGGTAAAGCAAATGGATGGGTCTAAAAATAATGGTATCATTAATAATTTACTTGGGATAAATTCAGTGGCAGAGAGTATGGTTGATGTATCAAAGGGAATTGATGCACTTGCTAAGTCGATGAATAATCTGAATTCATCTATCGATGTTGATAAGATGAATGCTTTAAAAAATTTAACCGGTACCGTTGTTATGATGTCTTTGATGGATAGTGATCAATTTGGTAGTATGATGGATAAATTAGAGGAAAAATCTAATGTATTGGCCGGGGTTATTAATTCGATGAGTGGTGAAACAAATTCTAACACATCATCAAATATTAGAACACCGAGTTATGGCAATGTGAACAACGGTAAATCGAATGATGATCTTTTCGAGGTATTGACTTCTATGGATAAAAAACTAGGACGTATTTCTGAAAGTAATAATATAGTTTCAAATTACATTAATTCATTGACTACTAACATACGAATCAAGAAAAAAAATTAAACTTATTTATTATTTACGCATATAACAGATATGGGTAAAATATCAATAATACGTAAAATAAAGCTATTTAAAGAATATCTTAAAATTCTCAAAGATCGTGAAGTAGACTTAGAAAGTGAGTTCTCTGCTAGAATCGATAAGGTTGGTCGAATATATAAAGTAGTCAATGTACCACCAAATGAAATAGGTACTAACTTCAATCTTAAAAAATCAGACATTGATCGAATTTCATTAGGTTATATCAATTTGTACAAAGATAAGTTGGCTCTATATCTAAATAATATAGGATTAATTGAACTTTATTCTGAATATGAAGTCCGTAAAGTAGGCAAATATAATTATTTGATTGTATTTGGATATTCATTATTCAGAAGTGATAAGATAGTTAAAACCTTATTATATAAAGTCTTGCCAGTTTCAATTGTTCTAATTTCCATAATTTGTTATTTTTTTATATAATTTTTTAAACTTTTTTTATATTAATCTGTATAACTATTAATTAATAATTAAATAATTTAAAAATGGAAGACAAAGTAAAATTTTATGAAGTATCAGAGGATACAGTGGACAAGTTTATGGAAGTGTATAACACTAAAACATTCGGAAATGGTATTGGTTTTGATTTCATCGGAAATGCTAAACAAAAGACAATGATTTTGGTAACTGTAATCCCACCAAGGTATGCATTCAAATTGAATAAAGAAGTTTCGGTTTCTATTAATGAAGATTTAATGGATGCTTTTGGAGATGATGAGACTGTGACTATCTTAATCGAACAAGAGTTGGATAAGTTAAGTTTTGACTTGAAAACTGGTGAAGTTAAAATGAACAAGCACCGTTTAATCACATCACCTGGTTTGGTTAACAAATATGGAATTGATAAAGTTGGTAGAGCCAATAGTATTGACGAATTGGCGGTAAAGCAGTACGCTGATGAATTGTTGTAATAAAAATTAAAAATTAAAAAACGAAATGGGTAAAGAGAATATTGAAACGCATGTGAATAAACCAGCAATGGTTTTGTTTTCAGGGGAACAAGAAATGAGATTAATTTCAGTTGAAAATGAAACTGAATTGGACCAATTGATCGTAAATGTTGAAACGTTTATGCGCGAAAGTGTTGGGTTTGGTAAGACGGATGAGGAAAAAGATCAGTTGTATGCGGATGCGATTTCTAGATGGAAAGAATACGCAACAGCATTAAGAGAAGTGAAATTTTCATTTTATTTGAACCGAAAACAATATCAATTTTTAACTGATTTGTTACTTAAAAAGTTGGAATATAACATGGATACTATTTTTATAGCTATTGAGTTAACTAACATGTTAGGTAGTTGGAAAGCAAAATCTGGTCACGATGACGACAGAAGTCTTAAAGTGTATGAGGCAACTTCGAGTGAGGTAACTTATATGTATCATTTGATCTCAAAATACGTTACCAAAGGACTTGATGCAAATGCATATACTTTTGCTGAGGTTTTGCGTAAAATTGGTGATATTTCTAAAATAATTAACTATTATGATGGAAATGCAAAAAGTATTTCTGGCGAAATTCAAACTTGGGTTGCAGCATTTGAACCGGAAACTACATTACTTGAAAATGAATTAGTGTTAGAAAGTGAATAAAGATTTTTTGTAAAGGTGAGTTTTTGGAAAAGTTCGATGTATTTATATACATCGAACTTTTCCGTTTATAAATCCCCAATATTTATATTGCACCGCTTTAATATCGTCTAGAATATTATTCACATTTTGAATGTGTCTAGTGTCCTTCATTCCACCTTTATCTGAAACTGCAAATTTAAATTCATTACAAGGTATTACTTTAGGTGAGTTGTAATGGAAAAATTGATTTATATAACTTTCATCGTTTACTGCTGGTTCGTAATTGATCAGTTTATCTGAAATTTGATTATCATACAGTACCTTGCACATTTTAAGTACTTGATCGGATTTGCCCCCGAAAAAAGCACCGTAATAGTAAGTTTGTGGTAGTGTGGTATCATGTGGTATATATGCCCTTGAGGCAGGGTTTCTATCATAATTTTTACACAAACTATCTTTGTTTATAAAATGCTCACCACCCACTAAATCACCCATGAACCAAGACTCATCGAAGTCCAAAAGTATATTAGTATCTGCATCAAAATAATAAATGTGATCACCATAGGTATCCATTGATAATATATTTGAAAATTTGGAATTGGTCCCATCTACCCAATTATAATTTTCAAAGTGTGTTTTTTTGACTAAATATTTTCCATGATCATAATTATGTAAATATTCATCTATTTCTATATCACTGAAAATATTAAATATTATTTTACTATTGCCTTTATAGAATCTTATAAAATTATTTATAAACCTGATTCCTAGTACTGAGTAACTATTGGTGCATATTAATACGATCGATATGGTGTTAGTTAAGAAACTTTTCGCACCGACTTCTTGTACATATTTATAATAGTTATACGCACATACATTTGTGTTTAGATTTTCTAAATTCAAATTATATGGTAGTGTATTAGTGAAATTGTTTTTAAAAAACATACTTTCATTATTAGTAACCCCCGCATTATGATACATTGCTCGTGAATTCCACTCAGTGATTGGTGTTGTTGACCAATTGAAATTCATATTTGGATCACATATAGTATTATATCCACGTTTCCAAGCATTCCAAAGAACTGCCCACATATCAGCACACCAAATTTGTATTTCGTGATATGATGGATCCGCAGCTTTTTTCATATTGTTCAATTTAGTAATCTCTATGAATAAATTTTCACAATCAAGATAAACATCATGCCAATATTCTGCATTGATGTTTTTCATGATATATTGAGCACCTCCACTATTTTGTTGATTTTGCTTAACAATATCTTTGCTTATATCACAAATATCACACATTAGATCTAATACATCTTCACCCTTAGAAAGTATGTAATCATGCCCTATGTATGATATGGTGTCAGAAACGTACCAGTCATCTGTATTTTCATATTCCAAGGATTTTAGTGACTTAGTGAATACTATATCAGAATCATGATAGATGAGCGTAGTGGATGCTAGACTAGGCATGGAAATGAAATGTTTTTCTAAAAGATGTGGTCTAATTGATGATATATATCCGGGGTTTAGTCGTGTATCGTCGTAATAAAAAAATTGCACACTTGGGTACCTAAGTTCTAATAAATTCCATTTATTCAAGACACTAGGTACATGTGAGTTATCACATATGATATGTATGACATTTTCTGGCAAATGTTCTAATATGCTATTTATTACAACTTCCACTTGCCAAGTATAGTAGTCTATTTTAGGCTGAACAATTAAATGTATCATGATATATTTATATATTTTTTATACTGAGCAGATAGTATTTATCGAAATGACACCTATATTATCGATATAACACACTCTTGAACCCTCAACCTCAGTCCATAGTGATAGTGCTAGATTGTAATATTTATAGTCACCATTAAATGGTGTTATACCATCTAGTTCATACATTACATCACCAGAAGTAATTTGATTGTTATTTTGTGTAGCTATTTTACAATCGGTCGTGATAGGGATCATACATATATCAGTTTCGCTAGTAGTTAAATACCCTTGCCCGCTTCGTAATGCAGATACTGTTACTGGAGCAGGTTCTGGGCACGTTGTTACCTCAAAAGTACCACCTGGCCAAGTTATGTCATTACCACTAGCTATATCATACATAATTATGGCAGTAGTTGAGCATATGTAATGTTTGAATGTGCCATCCAAGTTGTCTTCAACAAGTAACGTGGTTAATGGAACACTCATTAAACTTCCGCCATCTGGTGTATATCGAACACCTACATTTTCTACTGGTTCACTTCCATCGGTGATCATTGCGTAACAAGTTTCCGAGCCTACGCAAGTATCACAGTAGCATCCACCACCCACTTCAAATGTAGCTAAAATGCTATTAGAGATTATTAAAGGATTGTCCGCGCTTATCAATCTAAATGTTGTATTTTGTGTAATATCAAATCCACATCGAGGGCTTAAATAACTTCCTGGTGTTGAAATCCAAGAAGATCCACCATTATAACTTTCTTCAACAATTATACCGGATGGTACTGGTCCGGTTATCGTGAAGTACAAACATCCGGATAAGTATGAATCCAAAGTAATTGAGGTTGGTGCCGCAGTAGTTGTACTCGTAGTGCTCGTAGTGCTCGTGGTAGTCGTTGTCGGTGGCGCAGTGGTTGTACTGGTAGTAGTTGTTATTTCAACTACTGATGCACTCAATATATCGAAATAACAGTTAGGTGGTGTTGTAGTTGTACTAGTAGTTGTACTAGTAGTAGTTGTACTAGTAGTAGTTGTACTTGGTGGTACCAATGGTGGAGGTATTCCTAGTCTAACCGGTAACGGATCCACTTCAATTATCGATACGACATCGGTAAGATCTTTGGTTCCTCTAATTTCATAATTCTTGATCATTTTGTAAATTTGTCCGTATCCATTATCACTTGTTATATTAATATTAATATATGGGTCTAAATTGGAATCAATTACAATATGAAAAGGTTCTAGAGTAGTTCGAAATTCTTTTATAGTTTGTACCGGAACATAATCAACTTCTTTCCACTCAGTGATATTGCGCCAATTGCTGGTGTCTGTCAATGGACTGGCAGCCGGTTGATTTTCAAGTTCAAATGTGTTCCCGGCGAATGTTAATTGAAAGTAAAGATCTGCATATCTTACGATGTCATTTGTTTTATAATTAACATCGCTTGACCATTTACTAGTGTTTGTATATCTTCGTGGATCCTTAACACGGTTTTTCCCGGGTAATACTGATTCATATATAAAATTATAATAACTAACTTTATCGCCTGTGTTGTAGGTCTGGAATGGACTCCATTCTTTTTCTGTTTTATATGTAGTTACGTCAATTGTGAAATAATCTGGTACACTCCCACTTACTGAAAAGTCAACAACAACATCATATACAGTGCTACCGCTATTTATTGGCATTAGATAACACTCGTGTATGTCAAAATTAATTGGCGACATCGATTCTCTGATATATGATGACTTGGTATCGTAACATTTGTGTACAATTGACGATGTATTGACAAAATCCATCTGTCCAGTAATATCCATTATTTCGTGTGACATCGGTATTACATTATCTTGTAACCAGTATTTAAGTCCTTGTAATTTAATAAGAACTTCCCTCAATGAGTATGATAGAATGTTATTACCATCTTTGTCAGTTATGCGGTAAGCTAAATTGAATAAGTTGGTGTCTTCATAATTGGAATTAGGCATAGTTTGTTTAATATAGTCACTCTCATTCCATCCGATCACTGAATTATCGAATATATCTGGTATTTCTACTTTATATAAATCACCAAAAGCGGTAGATGTTGTGTCTATATTTCTATAGTATTCATATAATTCTAAATCGTTATAACCGAAGTAATTAATTGCGTTTATAATTGCTTTATACGACCCAATATATGGATAAATTTCATGTCGATTGATTAGTAATTCTTTTCTTTTTTTATTCAAATAGATCCAGTCGATTCCTTGTTCATTGATATCATAGTCTTTAAAAATGTATGTATCGTTTACTGATATATTCTGGCCAACATTATCCAACTCTAATTTAAACCTAATATCTTCAATTTCGGTTTGTCCGGTTACGGTGAAAGAAGCTATTTCTTTTTCTATTACACGTATTGATGTATCAAGGTATAATGTTTCACCGTGATAGTCAGAGATGACATTTGATTCCTTATTCATGTTACCGTTAGTGAAATCGATTATTATGATTCGATTGTATAATTCTCGTATTTTGAATATTAAATGATTGTTGTTTGAAATATATTTATCTGACGTGTTTATAGTATCATACAATAATATTGAAATCATTTGACCTACTTTTAAACCGGTTACTGATCCATCATCATGTGTTAAAAAATTACTTGAACTATTATTGTTCAATTTTAAAATACCATATCCATTTATTACTTCTAAATCTAATTGGTTATTAGTATCCGCATTATTTACTATTGTCCAAATAATTTCTTCTTTCTCATATATTTTTAAAATATTAGATTTAACCCCCTCATTAATATCATTATGTCCAATGAATAATTCAATTGGTTCTGGTAGGAAACTTAAATTTGTATCACTATCTACAAAATCAAGCTTATGTAAAATTTCTTCAAAAATGGTTTGCTGGAATTCTGATTTAGTAATTTTATTAATGTCCTTATTGCCAGAACGATTTAGGGTGATTAATGGTAGTGGTTTTTCACCAATGTATGCGAGTGATCCAGAGGTACTTAATTGGTCGCCGGATATATCGTATAAAAATATTTCCGGTGTAGTGTCATCTACCCACTTAGTATTGTACAACATTTGAGCATCACCTATGAAATTAGCACGTGGCCGTCTTATATAGTCATGTGTATTTAACCATATGTATTCTGGTTGGGTATAATCCGGTGACAAACTACCAAATTGACCATCGACGATTGAACTGTTAATATCCGGATTTAACACCAGATTTAAGTTTATGGTGGTTGATAATTCAATTATTCTACTATCAACACTTTGAATACCCATCATAGTATTTCTATCAGGGTTGAATATTAATTTAGTAGCGTTATTGGAAAGTGATTTTATTTCTTCTATGTGTCCGGTAACTGAATTGATTACCACAATACTACGCGATCCATCCGTTGTGGTTATATAAATATAACCATCATATTGATTCATGTATATATCACCAATATTTGCAATATTTGAAAAATTATTAGTTCCGGTAGAAGTGATTATCACATCTGTATTGGTTATTATGTCACCTGTCAGATTGTTGTGTAATACATAATTATTGGTCCCTGAAATTGTAGGGGTTTGTGTTAATGTTCCATTTGAAATGTAGTATAAGTAATCTGATCCGAATACATAAACGCGATGATCATAATTATCATATATCATTTCACTTTCAATAAATAATGGCACAATGTAGGTTTCATCCAATGCCCTGGTATTGCCATCAATTGAAATTACACCACCGGTCGAATTGATGTACATGTTATTTTCGTACTTATTGAAAATAATATTAACGCATCTGTTAGTAGTATTGCTCGTGTAGATGTTATTGTAGATATCAATAATTATGAAACCTAAGTCATGTGTTATATAAACATCACCATTGATGGTATTTATTGCCATCTTGTTTGGTACTATGCTTAATGTTATCGTTTTACTATTGATTATTGTGTTTAGAATTGGATCTACTGTGTACAATTTATTATTGGTTAATACCATCACATAACTAGTTACTGAATTATAATAAAGGCACTTGCTATTGTTATTATTTGGTATGTCTATGGTACCAGTTGAGACATTATTAAGTGAATCGATGATTGTTATATTATTACCTAGTACGTATATAGTATTGGAAATTCCCAAATAAATCACATCAACCATATTATATGAATCGATATTATATGTACTCATATCATATGTATTCCCTGGTGTATATTCTAATAAAAACTCAGATGAGGCGAAGTCATTATTAAATTCACCGGAAAGTACCGTTGGTTCTGGTATAGCACATGCATCCCCCTCAAACCCATTATTAAATGCAATAGTGATAAAGGGTGATTGCCAGCAAGAATCCCCGTTGGTGTCCCAAAATGGTCCTTGGTAGCTAAGATTTATAACATGTGGTTCCAACGATAATATATTATAGTCCTGATTATTGAAAGGGTAGGTGGTGTTATTAACCCCCACGATCATACCCGTCGCAAACCCAGAATTTTCAAAAGAAACTTCTGATAAATTAGATAATATAATAGAATTGCTAGTTATTATAGCACCCGAATTTCCTTTATTTTTATGAATTATATTAAACAGGTTATCACCCGGAATGTCCAGTTTGCTTGTGGTTACCACTACGTCATTATTCAATGTAGTTTGTTCTTTCGTATCAAAATACAATGCATTATTTATATTTGAGACAATTACACCATATTCCATTAATTCACTTTGGTATTTAGTAACCCAATTCGTTAAGGTTTGTTGTACATTCGCGATTGGTGAATTTGTACCTATTTGATATTCTTTACCTAGTACTCTTATTGATAATGAGCTTCCCATATCTTTGAATATGATTAAAGTATCTTCTATGTAAAAATTAGCAACGGTACCAACTTCTACTTCAAAATCAATTGAAACGTTCGGGTAGAATGAGTTTAAACTGATTGTATTGTAATATAATTGATTATTCGAACGTATGGATTTTAATACACAAGTGATTCCTAGTGCATATAAGCGTACATAATTTTTACTTAACCAATTTCTTATGGTTTTATCAATTGATCGTTCTAAGTCTAGGATATTAGCGTTATAAATGCCCACAAAGTCTTCTCTATATGGCATTCCATTTATAGTTATGAGAATTCCATATTCGCTGATGTCGGTAAATACAATATTCGTGTTGGTTTGTTCTGAAATGTTTGTAACTTTCTCGGTAGTTAATTCTTCTCGAACTGATATAAGACGCTCTATCGAAGTATCTATCGTTGTTATATCTAGGTTATCCAATTTATACTTGACGTCAGCCCAATTATCTGAATAGATTAATCTGGACACAATCTTACCATTTAATACTAATAGATCAATATTCAACAAGTTAAAATCACTTTTCCATTTTTCTACAAACGTTGCCGCAGTTTTGACTGCTGTTGTATCAAATGCATGATTATATGTAAATATGTGCGACGTTAAATACACGTTAGATGAAATGGTTTCGTTGGTCAATGTAGTATCCACCGCGATGTAAGTGATGTTACTTGACCAATATTCTTCGTCGGAAGGTGTTATTATAGAATTTGCATATTGAGTGTAGGCTTTGAAACATTGGTATATTTTATTATTGAATATAACTTGTGCACCAACTATATAATCAGTGCTGCCAATATTAGAGCTAAATTTCCCAATTTGTGACACATTTATACTATGAGTATTTAGTATCGAGTCTATTTTAAATGATCTCCCCGGTAATAGTGTTTTCGGAACACCATCTAAGAAATAAACAATATTATCATTGATAACTAACCCACCATAATATATGTTTGGGTTATTTGTTTTCATGGTCACTGTCACCGTTAGGTCCTCTGTTATCTGTTGTATAGGACAAGTGTATTTGTAATTTATTTTATCAAGTAATTCATAATTATCAACGGTAACTACCATATTATTTGATTCCGTGCCAATTAGATTCAACTTGCGGCCATTGTATAACATTTCGTAAAAATTAGGCTCGGACCAATTTGATATTAAGTTATTTAGATTTTGGTCGAAGTAATTTAGTACGCTGATATAGTTTACACCGGAAATAACCGTGTTACTATAGTCAACATTGACATTATTTGTAGAATATAATAAATTATTTTCATTTGATATGATCATTATTGCACCGCGCTTCGAATTTAAAACGGTATATGTTTGATTAATATTTGAAAATTCAGCAATACTATTTTTGAACACTACCGACGAACCAATCTTGAATATGTTTTCAATATTTGGTGCATATAACCATTTAGTAAAGTAATTTACATCAGAATTGGTGGGTTCTATTTTAGAAAGAGTAATTGTTGATAATGATGAACCATTGATGTTGAACCCGTATTCATTAAATAGTTGGAATTTAGAAAGTTGTAAATCGGTATTTGCTTCGAATTCAAATGATTTGATATTTTCAAACAAATAAAGTCCGATTGTTTTGTGTGTATCACTACTATTTTCGTGAAAAATTAGTTCACCCTCGTGTTTCTCTGTAATTGTGTTGTATTTGGTATTTATGAAGTTACCTTCTTTATCAAAGAATACGAGATCTTTACTCATTTCAGTATCAAAATTTTAGTTATATATTAAAAAAGTGGTTTTCTATTATAAAAAATTAATATATAATATTCAAAAAACTATGTAATTATGAATAAACCAAATGAACTAGATGGTAAACGAATTAAGCTTATTAAGATAGATGATAAGTTTACTGACCTCAAATATGGTGATGAAGGAACTGTGAGTCACGTCGATGACATTGGTCAGATACATATGAAATGGGATAATGGTTCAACATTAGCAATTGTGCCTAGTATAGACACTTATGAGGTTTTGGCGGAGTCTGTTAATAATAAGACTAGATATGGAAAAAGCCGCCATGTAATGCTTTTCGAATCATATAATTTGGCTATCGCAGTAGATAAAATGAAAAATACTATCGAGCGAATTAATAAATTAGTCATACACTCACCAATTACATTTAAAAGTGAGATTGATAAATATGATGCCAGGTTGGAATTATCGTATGACGATGTTGAGAATGATGAATATTCCCAAGGTATTATTTATGAAGTAGACTTAGAAATGAATTCAATAATGAAATTAGCGTATACGAAGTCTACCAATCCTAAGGATATAGATGATGATCCAATTGAATCACATTTTCAAACTGTAGAGGAATTGCTGGAGTATTTATATACCGAAGCGGTGAGTTATGTTAAGATAGTTGAATCTATTAAATATAAAAATATATAATAAAAAGTGGAATTTGATTCCACTTTTTTTGATTCATACATTTTTTTATATATATTTGTGTAAAAATATAAGCGATGGAAAATATTCAAGTAAATGCCCAAATGATTTCCAATGACTTGTGTGAAATTGTACATACGTCTATAAATATCAAAGTTGTTGGGTTGGATAGTAATAATAACATGATTTATTCATATACATTACCTAAACATATTTATGATAACATGGTCGATGTTGAACCGGAATATCAGTCCTATCAAAATTATATGCTGATGAAAAGAGATTATGTAAAAAGCGGTAAGACTGGTATCTATGGTCTGAAGTACTTGAAGAAAACTATAGAGTCTAATCTAATATCGACAATTCTGTCAACAATCCTATTTTATTCAAATTACATACATGAACAGTTACATAAAAAAGAACTATTAAAAACGAAAAAAATATTCATTCGTTTCAAAGGAGCTGAGCATCATAGTAGATGTGACTGGAATGGTGCCTATACTGGTAAGGTGATAAATACAAATTTTCAGTATTTTATCGGATACGAAATTGCCGAGCTTGAAAAAATATCAATGCGTAATTTTACCGATTCCAATTCAGTGCGTAATATTGTTGAAAATTATTATACACTAATTCTTCATTCAACCGGGTCTTTAGTTAGTAGGTCTACCAACTTCCAAGAGGGATCGGTGTTAATGCAACTGTATATGAATCAAAATCGAAAAGAGTTTCTATTGAACCATAGCATTATTGATTGGACACAAGAGCGTGAAGATTTTTTTAAAAAAATTCAGAATCAGTTAACATCATTGAATACATCACTCACTGATTATCTATGTGATTTGGATAATGATAAAGTTGATTTAATAATGACAAAGACTATTTTATTGATTTAGATGTATGTATTTTGATAATGGCATTTAACTCATTTAAAATTCCATTTTTTGTATCATCATCATATTTTTGTTGACTGACATAGTTGGTAATTATGGTATTTATATCCAAATTTGTTTCTACTATATTCACTAATTCTACGGAATCTGGCGGGGCGACTTCCGGTTTTGGAATATCATCAACATATTCAACAGATGTGAAATTATTAGTTTCTAGTATTGGGTCTAATATTCTACGTATTTTGCGATTTTTAATTAAATTTTGCGAAATTATTACTTCATTATAGTCACTTTTTGTAATTTGTGATAGTTTATCAATATCATCTTCGTTGTTTATTAAAATTTTATTAAATTTTGGTGAAATGTTATTTAATATTGATACAACAGTATTGGTTATTGTATCTAAAATTAATATACCCTTATCATTTTGATGATCCCCTGAATGCATTTGAAATATATTGCCAACAAATTTAAAATTGTCAATTTGTTGTGATATATGTAAGTGTCCGCTAAAAATTTGATTATATCCCACAAAATTGGCTATTGATATTTTGTCTTTACTTTTATTCAAGTTTTTAGAACTGTCTGGTATTGCTTCTGCTAAATCAGAATGACAAAATAAATAATTTTTTCCTTTGTATTTATCTAATAATGTAATTTGGGTTTCTAATTTATTTACCCATGGCATCATAAGTACCGATTTATTAAACAATGTTAACTCAGTAGTCTCGGTGTGTATGATGACATTGGGTATATGTTTAAATAAACTTAGTGCATTTATTTTATTAGATGATTTTGAATATAAATCACGATTGCCAATTATAATATGTACTTCACAAATTTGTGATAATTTTTCTAATATGTGTTGTGCATAGTTTAAAATAGTTATTGGTAGTATGTTACTATTGTCGAAGAAATTGCCAAGTTGAATGATTTTATCATTCGCACTTAGTTTTGACTTCAATTCTGGAATTAGAAATTTATTAAAATATGTTTGGTGTACCTCTTGCCAATGTTTGATATTGTTTGGATAACCTAGATTTAAATGTATATCACCAATTAATGCAATTTTTGACATATGCTTCTTATTTATTTATATTGATCATTATATATAAAAAAAAGCATAAAGTTTTAGCAAGGGGATCGGTATAAAATTATATATAATAAAAAACATAATATAAATAAATGGATGAATCGAAAGAAAATGACGAAGCATTTTTAAGAGAACATTTAAATTCCTTAGGATCCGGGGCTGTACCAAGTAATGGTGAACCGGAATCGGTACAGGGCACTAAGTTAGCGGCCAGTAAGATGGGTATGCAGAATTCGAATTTAGAATATTTATCATTCGATGTCAAAGGATTTCCATGTGGGATGTTTTATGCCCCTGGGACAGTTTTTAAAATTAGGGCGGCCGCAGTTAAAGAGATCCAAGCATATTCTATGGTTGATGATAATCTATATGATATAGTGGATAAAATGAATGATATGTTAATGAGTTGTGTACGCATTCAATATGCGGATGGTACATATGGTACTTATTTAGATATTCGTGATCCGGATAGATTTTATTTAGTATTTACGATCCGTGAATTGACATTCCAATCCGGTAATAATTTAGTTAGCCCCGCAGTTTGTAATTGTGGTGATGAAATAAACATTGACTTAGTTCGTAAAAACTTTAAATTTCATATAACTGATGAAAAATTAATGGATTATTTCAGTCCCGCAGAAGGATGTTTTGTTTTCCAAATTAATAATGGTAGTGTTTTCAAATTGGCCCCGCCTAAAATTGGCTTACAAAAAGCTTTTACTGAATACATTATTAGTGAAAATGCTGCTAAGAAGAAAATTAATCTTTCTTTTTTGAAAAATATACCATTTTTATTATATGATAGAAATACAATTACATATGATGGTATTGTAGCTAAAGTAACTGAATATAGTAATATGGATGATGAATCATTTCAATTTTTGAATGAAGTTGTAGGTATGCTCAAATATGGAATTAGTGGTTTGGTAACTAAATGTGGCTGTGGTTCGGAGGTGCACAGCGAAATGATATTTCCCAACCGAGCGTCAGATCTTTTCCTTGTTTCAAATGCCTTTGAAAAGTTTATTAAAAAATAAATTATTACTACAAAAGCATTATCATACACAAGAAGATGCAATGGATAATTGGCCATTTTGGCAATTTGAAGAAAATATTAAAATCATCAACGAGTTAACTGATGATGAGGAAGCACAAAGAAAGAAACAGGAATCCGCACAACAGGCTGCTTCGCCTAGCTTCAATCCGAGTTCATATATGAATAAAATGGGTGGTATGGGTGGTAAATTTAAATAAAAAAGGAATCAAAATGATTCCTTTTTTTATTATATATAACCCCCAATGAATGGTGGGTCAATTGTGAAGTTACTATTGATGTATTCATCATTGAAGAAGTCACTTACGAATTTTGCAGTCACATCTTTCCAGATTTCATTACTTGACCAGTCTAAATCGATCCCGCTCACACCTCTTAATTGTGCATTTTGGAATGTTACTCTACGTAGTACAACACCTTTTTTATCATGTTGATTAACAATTATAGTACCAATTATATCGGATTTGTAATGTAATGTTCCGTCCTGAGAATTCCATACTAAATCATACCATGCTTTTACAACGTTCCAGGTTTCCATAGAACCAGAATCATTTACGTTCACATTGAACTTAATATCAAACTCAACGTGAGTTTGGTCTGGCATGCTTAGAAACGCTCTTGTAGAGTATTTATATCTCTGATCAACGATAGAGATATCTTCTGTTAACGCTAGTGATACACTCAATGCTTGTTGTAGCATCATAACTGGATCATGTCCTTGTGCTTGTAATATTAATGGTAATATAAAAGTAATCTCAAACAGGTTTAAGAATACTGGCTCCTGAGGTTTTGTGCCTGGTCCGCCGCTATCGTTCATCGACAAATTAGAGAAGTGTGGTAGCATAGTTTTTTATTTTATTTTATATATTAAAACAACCGTTGGTGGTTATCTTATTTTATATATATATTAAATAAAAAATATGTTTTTTTGATAAATATTGCATAAAACACAGGCATGTGATAAAAGTGTTATATTGTGGGAATATGTGTTCTCTGGTTCTCAATTAAAAAGTTATTTTTTTTGTATTGTATCTTTAATTTGTGTATATTTGTACTATTATAATCAATCTCATATTTATGAAAGTAGTTGAAATTATTAAATCGTTCCGAAATGGAGCGATTAAACATTATTTAGTGATTCCGGATAACGAATGTGATGATATAGACTATTTGGTAGAAAAATGGTGTGAGTCCGATCCAGCCGGGTCTAATTACGGATATGAGTATGAGTGGGCATATGTTACTGATGTAATACTCATCAACAAAGCGGTTGAAGAAAATATTAATAAACTTGACTATACTATTGTTGCGGCTAATAAAAGACGCGCTGAATTGGTAGACTTTATTAAAATTATTAGTTAGTATGAGACAAGCATTTATCATTATATCATGGGTGTTGTGTGTAGTAACTATAATACTTTGTTCAATGTTTTCGATAGGAAGCGCGTATGACATACAGGACGTATTATATTGTGATATTTTTAGATTTATTTCATCATTCACTGGTGTGTTATTTTGTTGGTGGGTAGGTGTGCTTATATATTGTTTATCATATGATAAATTTAAGGAAACTGATTTTTAAAAAAAAAGCCCAATGTAAATTTACATTGGGCTTTTTTTAACTATTTTAATTATTTTTAAGTTATTGTATTCTAAATCCACTTGATTGAATAGCACCAGTTCTGAGTATAGTAACTTCATTTACAATTACTGCTAAATTCTTAGTAATTTCTACGAATGTACTTAAAACACCCATTTGGTTATCAATTAATTCGTCAGTGTTGTTTTCATCATCACATTTATTGAAGTATGTATAAAGTCCACCTTTGTTAACATAAGTTCCACATATTATATCGGCTCTCAGTTTAATTTCCGCTCTAACTTCTGGTGTATTTGTTTTCCATTGGAAATCTAATAGCATCGCAGCTAGATCTCTCTCTAACTCAATAAGCGTTTCACGAGAATGTATAAATGAAAGTGAAGATCTGTATAATGTCAGTGCGGTATTTTCCGTTTCGATTACATAACCTCTGTTTCTTTTGAATACAATTGGATTCATTTGTGCAATGTTTAAGAATTCAATATCTTCATCTGATAACAATTCTTCTACCCCAGCGATTCCCGTGATTCTTCCATTCGTAATACCGGCAGCCACCGTATATGGTGTGATTGTAGATACATTAGAATTCGATTTTCTTAGGTAAGTACTCGCTACGAACATTGCTGGTGGTACATCTAATGGACGTCCATTGTCATCTACTGTTAAATATGGTAGAAAGTAACCAGCCGCTGATACACCATCACCTTCGGCAAATGAATATAAAAATGATGGACTAGATTCTGGATTACCACCTTTGGCAACATATTCCATTTGTAAAACCCCCTCATCATTTGTAAATGATGGAGAAGATGAATGTTTGAACGATTTAAGAGACGGCATGTTTATAAATCCAAACACATCTAATCTTTTACCACATATATCAACCAATTGTTGTTTAGAAAAATCAGTTAATCCAAGACCAAAACCATCTACTAAATATCTGAAATCAATAGCTTCTTTATTAGTAATCGCTTTGAATAAAGGTGTTCCTTTAGAAACAAGATTCAATAATGCATTTTGGCGAGATTCAGTTCCATCAGGCATTGATTCAGATCTAACTCTAAAACCTTTTAATGTAATACCATTATATGCACCAACATAGTCTTCTAATTTAGTAAATCTAGTTGTTTGTAAATCACCATTGTAATCTGTTTTTTTAATACCACCATCAGTTACTATTTCTACTAAAGTGTTATCGCCGCTGTATAATCTTTTTGATAGTATTCTTACCATTCTACGTGGTTCTCTATCAGCATCGTAGTCACTACTAGTCAACCAAGTTGATTCCCAATCAGACTCTAAGAAGTCGCCAACTTTTACCTCAGTATATCTTGCGGCATTTACCAATATTTTATTAGAAATTTGGTCATAGTTATTTGGCACTTCGATTTCAACAGTTTGTTTAAAATTAGATTTATTTGAAGTTACTGTAATTGTGTTAGTTACAGTGGATGTTGTATAAGTTCCACCCTCAACCGTTTTGAAATTAGCAACCATCCCGGATACGGTATCGAACATTTCTAAATATACTTCATTAAGACCATCTTTGAAGTAATCGCCGCTATTGATGACACCTTGTTGAAAATTAACACTGAAATCCGACCACGCTGATACTACACCATTTGTGGTAGTAGCTACTGAATTGGTTTCCGATAACATAGATGTTCCTAGAATCATCTCATTGTCTAATTTGTAAACGATTAGGTTACCTGCTAAAACATAACTAAGGTTCGCTGCTGGTAAGTTAGTAACAATAGTTACCGACTTATTGTTTATAGTATTCGTAGTGATATTCTTAACACTCATTGATGAGAATAAAGCTTTGTCGAATGCTGTGTTTAATACAATAGCTGCTTTCGAGCTATTGTTTGAATTTACAAGACTTAGTAAATAGTTAAAAGCTTTTAGTTTTCTATATTTCGCATAATCAGCGGTTGTAATAGAACCTGATGTATTTAAAAATTCAATTTTAAGCTCAGCACTTGCCACAGATCCTACATTAGTGATTGTGTAATCCGTACCTAATATTAGATCGACGAATCCAGTAGTGTTAGTTACCGTAATATCTTTGAACGAATTTGGATTTAGTATCATTGCACCATCGATAACTGAAAATTCTAATGTTGAAAGAACAATATCAGTAGCGTCAACTTGTGGTAAAGTTGTAAGTCCAACTCCACCAACCTGAGAAATTACACCGGCTGCATTTAATTTATATGCATATTTGTATGATGCGGTTGCACCAACACTTTCTGGGAAACTTGCAGTACCACCAGTAAATGTGAATGTTTTAGATTCAAATTCAACTAAATTTTCACCTATAATTGCAAATGCATCTGGTGCACTAGTAAAGGCTACTGATACGGATGCAGTTGCACCAGTATAAACACTTGTTAGTCCATCTACATATCCCTCGGCATAGAATCCAGTTCTATTAGTTGTTGTTGGTTCAGCATGTGCAGTAGCACCAATTGTAAATACGTTACCCACCCTATCAAGAAGCGTATTTTCATAAACAATATCTTCAACTATTATTTCATTATATGATAAGAAATTAAATGCGGTAGCACCAGATCCTACGATTGAATTACCAATTAAGTCAATTTTATTATTTTGAACTTCGGTTTCGAATAAATCACTATTAAATGCACAGAATATACCAGTTTTATCGGTATCTCTGTTCAATACAGTCTCTATGAATACATTAGTATCATTTGAGTTTCTGAAGTATGGGATTAATGATAGTCCTTCGTAAAACCCTAAATTATTCACTAAAGAATCATTTGCGAAGTTGTAAATTTGATCTTTTTTCAATCCGGATGTGTTGAAATATCTAGACCATTTCGCATCAGTTGATAATGTTGCATAATCAGACCACTCACCACCAATTATCATTACATCTACCATGAAATCAGATGCCCAATCTGCTTGATTTAAATAAGTTGGTAATTTATCAACAGACCCGTACCATTCGAGTAGAGTTCTATCGTATCCGGTTATTTTAGATTTGAATATAAACACAGTAGCGAATTTATCACTTAAATTTGTTAGATTTAAGACTCTATTATCATCACCTACTTGACTGGCATCCAAATTGACTAAATTAATGAAGGCATCGGTATCTCTTTTCCAAAAACCAGTAGTATCAAAGAATTTTCTATAGGCACCACTCCTAGTAATATCATTACTAAAAATAGCTGATGTTGAAAGTGATTTATAATCAATTATATCTAGATTATCGTCAGTTAGTAATAGATTTATAGCATAAACTGGACTAGACTCTATTAATTTACCAATGGTTCTGTGGAAAAAAGATCCTTTTCTTTCTAAATTTCTATCAATAGTTCCAAATATTTTATCAACGTCTCCGCTATTTGTTATTAATACTGGTGTGTTAACCGGTCCTTTTTTAGAAAACCCAATAACCATGGTTGAAAGTCCTTCAACAGTTGGACTAGATAACACTGAGTCATCTATCTCAACGCTAAATATGCCTGGTCTTTTATACTTTCCAATTTGAATTGCCATATTGTATTGTTTTTATTTTATAGTATATATAAAAATAAAAAATCCACTTTTTCCTTATTTTGAAGAAGTGGATACTTTATTTAATAATGTTTTATAATCTTAACTACCAATTGTTTTGCTATCAGATTTCATTTTATTTTGTAATTCTTTCATCTCATCAATTGCTTTAGATTCTAACTCGGCCATTTCTTTCATAATGTCGTTTATCTTGGTCTTTTTATCCGCTATACTTGTCTCGATTCCCTTATTTTGTTCGATAATTGTATCCTTTAAATCTGGATCCAAATTCATTTTTTTAGAATTTTCGGTTAATGAATTTTGTAACAAGTCTAGTTGTTTTTTTATGTTAAAGACTTGGCGACTTTTTGATGCAACCGATGCCCAAGATGCTAGTAGTGGATTTGTGAATTGTACCCCATCCCCATCTTTATTAATAAGACCCTTTGAGAGTAATTTGCTTCTTAAATCTTTTTGATCTATGAAATCTCGATAAATAACATCAACTGAACTTTTCTTATTTTTGAATTCGGAAATCCAATCATTCATTTGATTTATTGAAATTTTTGCAGATGATATGCTAGGATCCTCAGTTGGTGAAAGGTCGTAATTCTCGAATGTTTTTAAGTGTTTCATAAGCTATTTTTTATTATAATCTGAAAACGTTTTGATTTTTTCATCAATAGGAGCATTATCAATCAATGTTCTTTTCAACATCATGCAAGCATCATGGTTGTAAGTTTCATTATCTTTAATGTCTATTCCATTATCTACTGCGGTAATTTCTTTTCCATTTTCTCTCAAAACTGAAACTGATGATATTTTAGTAATCATGAATTCAAGTACTTTACTTTCATCAATGCGTAATACATTTGATGGCATGATTCGTTTTTCCACTTTCATTGTCTGAGATTTGGTTTTACTACCATCTTTGAAAAAAATGTGGGATATTTTAGAAACCTTTCTACTAGGTTCATATCCTTCCGCATATTTTTTGATAATTTCATCGGATTGTGACATTTTGTATAACATATGTCCGTCAAATACCCCTAGCCCAACAAAATAAAAATAATTATCAACCGATTTGCCTTCAACATTACCGGAAATTTTTAGCTTGTATATCAAATCTTCTTTAAATTCACCCAATACAGTGTCGAATGTGAAATTACCACCAACTTTTTCAGATTTTATTTTCTCTTTCTCTATTGGTGCTTCTGTAATTGGGTATTTAGATGTTCTTCTTGATTCGTCTTTGTCGTTCAAGGTATCGGAAATTCCAAAATAGGTGTGTAAATATTTAGATTGGTTTCCTTTGAAAAACATTTTGGAATTATCCAATGAATCTGTCATGAATTTGGTGATTGGGTATTTACTTTTAATCAATTTGCCATTATCATCCACTAATTTAGCACCTTTTAGAATTTCTGAATTATTTTTGATTATTAATAATACACCATCATTCCAAGCTTGGAACAGTACATCATTTCTAAACGGACCAGTTCCTGGATTTGCAGGGTCAACCCCACCCCCATCAATTTTTGTCCATTTGTTAGATCTATTTACATTTATTCTACCATTTGTTCTCGAGGATGGTATGTTATTTTTGACAATCAGTCTATTTGCCTTATTGAAAATACGAACAATTTCAATAACATCAATGACACTTTTCTCAATCACAGTTGATAATTCTTCTTCATCTATATTGATTTCTTTAACTTTATCGGTAATTGATTGTAGATTTGCTTTTGCCAGTTTATCCATCTCTTCCTGAGTATTGTGTTCAATACCGTTATACATAATAGTCACTTTATTACCAAAACCACTTACTCTTATTTTGTTTTCCGAATTGTCTTTACTAAACAAATTTGATAAAAAACTTTCCTTAATAATTTCAGTAGGCAAGTCAACATTTTCGGTTACTTTCTCAGATGATTTGTGAAATTCGATGATTTTGGACATAGTTAAATTAAACCGTTTTAGCGATTTTCCTAAATCACCCATTGCACCATAAAAATTACCATCCTCTAACTTGTTGGAAATTGAATAGAATGCTGCAATTTTTTCGGCAATCGTGTGTAATGTACTAGGGGTTTCTAATGACGATAATTCTTGGTGCCCTTTATAAACCGCAACGTAATTATATATCTCTGCATATAATTTTTTAATACTTATTTTACTATCAGTATTATTTGCTTTGGATATATACCCACTTAATAATTTAGCATCAACCGCAATTCCTTTATTGTTAGTATCTGTTAATTTTTGTATTGCCCCACTAATAGAATGGTATGCATTTTTTAACTGTGAGTCTTCATTTCCAATTTCTACTTTTTCGCTTATAGTATGGTAGTCTGAAAATTTCAAAACAGTTAATGATTCCCCGATTGGTTGTGTATCGTTCTTAGTGACTTCTTTCCATGACCCACCTTTTACGACATGTTCCTTTGGGCTACTGTCTGGTGCTGCGTTATGGTTACCATTGGATGGTCTAGGGTTTCGTTTACCACCAATTATTTCAAATGTTAAATCATCTTTTGTTATTTCTAAAAGGGCTTTTAAATTACTTACCATTGTTGGGTAAATTGAAGCCTCTTTAGTTGAGGGTATATCTTTATTATCATCATTCCCGTAATCGATAAGAGCTGCCAGGATGTCCTGTAATTCTTGTGGCAATGCATTTATGATATTTTCCAATTTATCTTCACCATTCTCTTCTGCTAGACTCTTTAAAATAGATTCGATTGTATTTGGTTTTTTCTTAACCCCCTCGATGATTGCATCAGTAATCCCTGCATTTTTTACGTCATTGATTGCATCTGATATATTTTCGTCTTTAGAAATTTCTTCCAACACTTTAGCATTTATGGCAGCGTCTAATTGATTTAGAAGACTCGGAATTGCTATTTTTAGATCTAGTGCAAGTTTTGCATTTCTAAATATAGAGGAAAATATTCTGCCCGCCCATGAGTCACCCCAGGTGATGTCATTTTCAAGTGCTTCGTTTACCATGCGATACTTACCTTGTTCTTTATATGTTCTCATTTACGTGAATTATTTTATAGGCTATATATTAATTTTCCTCTTTATATAATTGGTTTGTATGCATATTTTTACTATATTTGTAATCAAATCAAATTATTTTGTATTATGGAAAATGGTAAAATTATTTCAATAGATGAGACAAGTTTAAAATGTTCCCTTTTCAAAGCATTAGAAGAGAATGGATATAATGGGATGATTGGTAATTTAGTTATCAATGAACACAATCCTAGCGCACCCGTATTATACAATCAAGTGATTAATGAGAATGATTGTAACTATTTCAAAAGAGTATTACTTACCAATACAATACACTCATCTTCACCCATCATAGTTGGGTACCGAATTAAACTCGGTTTTAGTGATTGTATTTTGCGTGATTTTGACATGAGTGGTGACTTTGCAATTAGTAGTGGGTTTAGTAAATTAGTTTTAAATAACCCACCAAGTAGAATCCGTTTAGATAGTTCAGGAAATACCCACAAATCAAAAAATGTACATCAAATATTAAATCAGGACCAGTTTATCACATTGGACATCAGTAGGAAAGATTTGACTAGTACATTAAGTCAGTTTAATATTGATCGAAATAAAATCATATTAAATTATGGTAGTACAAATTATGAGATTGTTAATTTAAGAAATTTATACGATAATTGTATTGATTTGGTGTCATTATATAAAATAGGTGAGTACTATTTACTCATATCCACTTCGGTTAAGACCAAAATGCACAAACGTAAATTGATTTATAATCAGGGTTTTTTGAATTATCTTATAAACATGGATGATACTCAACTAGGTAAACAACCCGATCATAGTATTAAAACAAATGTAAATTTACCGGACTCGAATGTAAAGTCTGAAAAAATATTTGACCCAAGAGTGATAAGACCGTCATGTCCAAAACGCCGAGGTCCTATAGTGAGTGTTGAAGACAGAAGTGCGTTATGGGTTGATAAAATGCCGGGCGTAAATTACTTAAATCAGTTACTTGATAAGATTTCAAAAGACGGTTTTGATTCACTATCCACTGATGAACAATCATTTTTGGAAAATATGTAAATAATCAGTTTAATATAAAAATCCTCTGCTTTTAGTAGGGGATTTTTTTTGATACAAAATATTAATTTAACGTAATAAAATATTATAAAATCCATATCAATAGGAAAGTGGTAATGGATATTGAATATATAGATAGTAAAAAAGATTTAATACGCAATGCGATATGCTGGGCTTTATTATAAAAATAACAGAATTATTGATAATCATATTATTGATGATATTCTACAAAAGGAAGGATTGTCTTGGCTACTGGACTGCGAACTAGAGAATGCTGAGATTGAAATTAAAAATGCTACTATTATTTGGAAATCAGGAACACTATATAGTGGTAGGTGGCACTATGGCATATGGGAAAATGGCACATTTCATGGCATATGGGAAAATGGCATATGGGTAAATGGTGATAAACTGGGTAAATTTCTAAGTTAATGACCGATCCGAGGTAAGAAATAAATAAAAATAATCAACGTAATTATGAGTGGGAAAAAACGACAATTGGGAATTGATATACAAATTCTGAATAAATATACCACAATAATAACCGAAGAAAGTGGTCAAATGTTTTTCGAAATTGGAAATGAAGTTACGAATGATATTGCCGAAGCAGTTGCCCTATTAATCGAAAAAAAGATAGATGATCCAACTATATGGGATATTCGAATTGGCGTAAATCGTGAAATATCACCCATTAAAAGCTTATATTGGATTATGGGTGGTGATAAAATTTGGGGATCTGGTAAAGGTCGCATTGATGGATGGGGTATTTGTGGGTCTATATTTGAAGAAGAATTTGGTGATGATATTACGTACATAGTCAAAAATTCAGTTAAATTATCAGATGTGCGTGATGCATTTGTTGCTAAATTGTTAATATTACGTAAAGATCATAAAAAATATTATAAGTATTGTGGTTAGTATAATTAATATATAGTACTATGAAAGCACATTTTTTTGACATTGATACATTATTAATTATGGATACTAAAGCTTGGATCATATCTAAATCTGATCCGAGTAAGGCTATTATGAAATTAAATAAATCAGAGTTTAATATTATTAAAAGTGGGTTATATCGCTCACAAAATAATCGGGTGGATTTCAATGGTAATATATTTTGGTTACCGGATTCTCTAATGTCCAAATTAATGGTGCTGATTAAAAAACGCAAACTTAAACTATCGGATATGGCAATTTCTTTACGTGAATTTATTGATGAGGAAATAATAAACGATAAAGAGTTCACACTTGATATGCGACTTATAAAAACAATTAAGAATACTGGTGATGATGTGTATATAATTTGTCCCAAGGAAACTAAGCAATCACACGCACGTGTTATTGAGCGAATTATAGAACGTCTCAAAGAAGATGGGATTAGTATTAAAAAGTTCTATCATATTTCAGAAACATTTTATAACCAAACCGAAGATATAATTGAGTATAAAAAATTAGGCCTTTTTGTTCAACATCTAATTGGATATAAAACTAATGATAGAAAGTTTATTAATGAGGAGTTAGTTAGATATGATACATTATCTTATTATGGTAATGATAAAACAGCCTGTGCTTATGCCGATAAAATAAATCAAACCTTTAGAGAGTTATATGTCAAAAGTGATGAGGTGTTAAAGTCTATTATTAAAGAAGATATTATACTTGATCGACCACATTTTATAGCGAATCAGGTGACCGATAATCATATGAATAGTGTTCTCACATCCGAAACTACTATAAGTATTAATTCTTTTATAAAGAATTCAATTATGTATAAAAAAGAAGAATCTAAATAGATTCTTCTTTTTTTATAACATCGGTCCAGATCCGTTTGATTTGCCAAATTTTAAATATTTTTCCATCATATCATTCATTGCCCGATTGTCCATCACTTTTGTATTTTCAGTACTTTCATCTTCTGGTGTTTCCAATGATTCTGAAATGTCATTCATACCTAAATCCTTCCTCATTATTTTATAAAATGATTCTAATGATGTACGTTGGGTTGTAGAAAATTTAATATTTTCACGCATTTGAGTAAATGTATTATTTACTACCTCATGCATTCTACTTGAATTGTCCCCATTATCAATTTGTCTCATCAACGTCAGTAAGTTCTTTTTGGTCATTCTTTTTAAAAATAGTGTCTCCGCATATATCTCAGCGTCTTCATTCATTTTATTCTGAATGTATGGGTGATTTTTGATTGCTTCAGAATCACCTAAAAAAAGATCTACTAATGACGAAACCACATCCGACGCTTTTTCAGAACATTCAGCAGCGTCGATATCATAATTATAAATATCTATATCCCCAAGATCCGGTAAATATTCTTCGTGGTTTGTTAAGTATTTGGGGATGTTAATTCCCCCGGATATTTGTTCAATGCGCTCATATTCTGCCTTAAGACTGGATAATTTTTCTTCGTTCTTTTTAGACATAAAATTAGTTTAGTTTATACTATATATAAAAATATGCAAATGTGATTTTTATTATTAATATATATAATCAAAATAACCCAATTAAAAATGGCCGCAGCTAAGGAGAAGCAAATGGTTTTTACCGCCAAATTGGTAGAAGAAATGACAAATAAACTCAATGATGGGGTAATTTTAAAACGATACGAAAACCCTTGGATGAAGAGTGAAATCGGTATTAGGCGAGCGGGTGTTACATATGCATTTACTGAACATGAGATTGAGGAATATGTTAAATGTTCACAGGATATTCATTATTTCACTGAGAAATATTGTAAAGTGAAAACTGAGGATGGTAGTATTGGTGCAATAAAACTACGTGATTACCAGAAAGATATAATGGATAATTTCGTCAGTAATCGATTTAATATATTGATGGCCAGTCGTCAAGTTGGTAAATGTAGTTCATTAGAAACCAATGTTACATGCCAAATTGTTGATAAAAATGGTGAGGTCAGTCAGCAAGAAATCCCATTGTATAAATTGTTATTTATCTGCAAATCGAGAAGAACAGTAGTGGATTATATTAGGTATGTAATTTATTTCATTATTGGCCTATTATCATAGGTATGTTGGAAAATAAATAATAAAATGTTAGAAATAAAACAACTAGTTGTACATTGTTTGTATAAACTTTTAGAGATTATCGAGTATTTTGAGTTGCGTGACAGGGACCTGAATGAAGATGATGATAGTAAAAAAATAATACAATCTAATTTAGTGTCTGGGTATAAGGTACTAACCGATACTGGATATGTAGATATTGAAGAAATTAATCAAACACAACCGTATCGAGTACACCGAGTATGGTTGGAAAATGGGCTTTACTTAGATTGTGCAAGTAATCATATTTTATATACTAGTGAATATAAGGAAGTATTTGTATCTGAATTGGTCATTGGGGACTTTATCATTACTAAGGATGGGCCAGTTAAGGTTATTGATGTTATTAAAATGCCTTATAAATTAACGATGGGTGATTTGAGTGTTGATCATCCCAATCAACGATATTATACTAATGATATTTTATCACATAATACTATATCTTCGTCTATATTCATATTACATACTATTTTATTTAGTAATGATAAAAATGTAATGATTGTTGCAAATAAGGGGGATACTGCTATTGAAATTATTGATAAAATAAAATCAATCTATACATTATTACCATTCTTTTTAAAACCTGGTGCTAAAATATGGAATCAGAAGTCACTTACGTTTGAAAATGGATGTAGATTGAAAATTTCAGCACGTAGTAAAACACCCGCGATTGGATTTACCATAGATTTATTATATCTGGATGAGTTCGCACATATCCCATCAAATATAATTGAACCGTATTACACGGCCGCTTTTCCAGTTACCGCGGCGGTTAAGAATTCCAAAATTATTATTACGTCAACGCCAAATGGTATGAATTTATTTCATAAGCTTCTTACTAATGCTGAGCGGCCAGATGGTGATCCACTTAAAAATAACTACAAGGCGTTGCGTGTATACTGGCATCAGGTACCCGGAAGATTTGTTACGTATGTTAGATTAAATGATCATCATATGTATAATTTAGGAATTACTAGGGATGAAGTTTTTCAACAATTATATGACGCATATAGTGCAGTTACCAAAGTTGAAATGGAATACTTGACTGATAATATGAAGTACACCATTAATATTTTCAATAATGATTTATGTTCGGATGAAGACGTGAATGGATTTATGTTTGTTGATTCTGGCGGTAAAGAACGATGGTTGCATGAATTTGCTGAGGTTACATCATGGAAAAAGGAAGCAATTAAAGATATCGGGGGTGAGGATGCATTTAACCAAGAATATGATCTTCGATTTATTAACGGATCACGATCATTATTGACTGAAAGCGTTATAGAAAAATTAATTGGTGGAAAGAGACATTATGCACATCGCATGCTGGATGCACTTGAGAAGAGACTCAAATTCTCATATGCTGGCATGTCCTGGGTGGATAATGATGATGTATTTAATCATGCGAATCGATTAAATGTCAAGGGAGTCATGTCAATTGATATTGCTGAGGGATTGGGACAAGACTATTCAATTATTAATATTTTTAAAATTGATAAAAAACCGGATGATGTCATAGAAATGAATCGTGCAAAGTATACGAAGATGTCTGATTTTTTCAACTTAACACAAATTGGGTTATTTAGATCTAATTTAGTTTCGGTTAAACAATTGGCTGAAGTATTTTATACATTAGCGTTTGAATATTTCAACCCTGATAATTTTAAAGTCGTTTTGGAAATGAATATGTTTGGTGGTGAATTATTGGCACATCTACCACATTTGTTCGGTGGTAATAATAATTACGGATCCTATATATTCTTTAGGTATAAACACCGTGCTGATGCAGAAGAAGAAAAGATCGGATTAAAAATCGGTGAAAATAAAAACATAATTGTTAAGAAATATCAAGATGCCATGAATGGGAGAGATTTTGTAATATCTAATGAGGACAACGTTCGTGAGATTACTACATTTGTGAAACATGTGACCGCATCTGGTAACATTCGATATGCCGGTGATTCAGGTAATGATGATTCTGTAATGACGGTTGTTAATGCTTCAACTGTATTTGAGAAGTCTGTGTATTATGAAATGGTTGATGATTATGCAAAAACCATATTAGATAATGTGACGTATAATAAATATAACGAATATCTTAAAAATAGCGTAGAACATGTAGAAAGTGCTGACTATACTGCATTGTTAAACGTTAACAGGAGACGAAAGTTACAAAATGTAAGTTATCAGCCAAAAATTGACTGGAGTAAAAAGAGTGGATAATAATTATCCACTCTTTTTTTAGTTTGTTTCCATGGACACCGTCAGTCCAGCACTTTTTAATTTGTTATGCATTTTGGTGATCGTGTCTTTATCACCTCTCTTCACATCACATTTCCCGGTGAAATGTACAATATGTGCCACTTGTTCTGCTTGTTCAGCCACATGTCCACAGTATTTCATAAGACTGTTTATGACGTGTGGGAAAGTGTTGTGATCATCGTTATGAACGATCAGAACGTAAGAACTTGTGATGTTTTCTTGTGTTTTTTCTTGTGTTTTTTCTTGTGTTAGTATTCCCATTGTTCGTTAAGATTTTATATTTTTGAATAATGTTAGTATATATTAATATTTTTTTAGCTCTTTTGTAAAATATTAGTTGATTATTTTTAGCCAACCATATTTTACTTGTTCTTCAATTGTTAAATCACCAAATATATAAGCATACCCCTTGCTGCGCAAATAATCTACTACAATGCTTGGTAGGCTACTCTCAGAGCGACCAAATGTATTTATTAATGCTATTCCAGAATCTGGTGTAGATGTACTTATTTTATAATGCATTTTTGATATTTCGATAGCATCTTCATCTGATATACTACTAAGATCTCTCAGTTCTATATACGAATCTTGTTCTAAGCAAGTGTAAAACCCAACGATGTCATATTCATCTAGTAAACTTCCATAAGAAAGACCAGTGGTGGTAGTGTAGTGATAATCGATATTTGGGTAGTGCATGAAAAATGCGGCTTTATTCGTTAATGTGTTTTCCATATGCATTATGTTGAAATTAGTTGAATTTGGTTTATCGAATCAATTATGGTTATTTTAATTGGTTGTACTTTTGCCCATTCGACAAACTTAACCAAGTGTTCGGCCCTATCGTCATACATAATAAGTTCAGTTGCATTTGGATACTCTTTTATTTTTTGTTCATATACCCCAATTTTGAATGAATATGTATCGTGTGTTGGGTTACATAATACGTCCTTGAATGAAAGTGCATGTTTATCCAAAATTTTGCGTACACCATCTTCCATTCGCTTTATTCTACCAGTTACTAAATATACTACACTATTTGGTTCATTTGTGTGTATATCGTAATAGTTTTTTATCCATTCGTTAACTGGGTGGTCAAATATTTCGGTGTTCAGTGAATCTCTACTAGCCCACCAACTACCTTTTGGAAATGGTTCGCCCATTTTCTCTGCCCATATACGCTTCCCATCTTCGGCATTCATTGTGTTGACTAAAGTTGAATCAAAGTCAAATATAACTATTTTATCGATATTGCTCATTTATGTATTGTATTTTTTTATTATATTGTGGGTGATTTATTGTGTAATTAAACTATCACTTGTGCTTGTAATTAATTTAAGTTTTTTACCTCTTTTGGTAGCCACTTATTAATGCAAACATAAAACAAATAATTCATATTTCAAAATGGATAAGGATAAATAATATATATAATAAAAAATATAAATTATGATGAACTATAATATTAAGAATATATTATTGGCAATAATGGTTGCAATTTCGGTTTTCTTTTTTTATAAATGGTATTTCAGTACAGATGAAGTAGATGCTGCGGAAATTGCTGAACTCAAAACAGAAAATGTTAAAATTGAAAAAGAACGTGATAGTTTGATGCAAGCAAAAGATTCTATCGTGTTACACTCTGAGGAATTAGAACGTATAGTGGTTATCAATCAGACCAGTGTATTAGAACTACGTAAACAATTGGTGGAACTTGAATATAATTTAGGCGAGGCTAAAACTGAATTGGTTAAATCACAAATTGAAATCGCGCTGAGTCTAAAAGAAATTGCCGATTTAAAAGCTCACCCGAATAAGAGAACCGGTGAGGAATTATTAAATTCTCTTGCTGAAAAAATAAAAAGAAATTAATGAAAAATCTAATATACATTTTTATACTATTATTCTCGTTTATAGGTACCTATGCACAGGGAATGAAAACCCCAAGATTTCATATTGTTGAAAAGGATACACTGGGTGTATTAATATCAATATCAGATGCACAGAAGTTGGACAATGATGGTGATATTTTAAAAATATATGAACAGTTGGCACTTGACTATGATACAACAGGCTATAAATATTTGACAATCATAGATAATATGGGAAAACAAATAGCAACGCTAAAGTTGGAAATTACTAAAAATGGTACAATAATAGCAACACAGGCCGATCTTATTACAGACCTTAAACGAATCATAGCAATTTATGAGACCGATCGGGATTTATCAAATTTACAAGCTGCTAATAATGTAAATATTATTAAAAATTTAGAAAAGAAAGTGAAACGATCATTTTGGCAAAAAATAGGTGGGTCATCGGTTGCTTTGGTAGTTATTGGATTTTTAATACTTAAATAACCAAAATTACGTTTTATAAATATAATATATAATAAAAATAGATTTTATAAAAATGAAACACGTTAGAAATTACGAAGCTCATAAAAGTTTGAAGAATAATGTATCTGAAACAGTTCTGCCTATGGATGATGGGTTTGTGATTGTTACAACGGTAACAATTCCTAAATCAATGATTAATTCATATGTTAAAAAAGTTAAGGATTTAACTGGTCAGGATTTGAAATCAATATATGGTGAGCAAACAATTGGTGAGGAATTGGTGAAATATGTTCACAAAACATTTCTTGATACTGATCAATTACCCGCAAATGCATTAACTGGTGGTCCGGATCCACAAGTTCAAGTTCAGGTACAAGGTGAGCCACAGGCGCAAATTGAGCCACAGGTTCAACCACAGGTTCAGCCACAAGTTCAGCCACAGGTTCAAGCACAAGCTCAACCAGTACAAGGTCAGGCAGAAGTTCAAACACAAGTACAAGGCCAAGCAGCACAAGATGAGTTTGAAGATGTACAGGCCCAAGATGATGCGGAAGTACAGGAAGAAAATAATGATCTACCAATATAAAGGTAGTACATAACATAAAAAAAGTTGGACTAGTTCCAACTTTTTTTATGTGAATATTTAATATATACGGTATGAATTATATTAAACTTTTTGAAAATTATAAAAATAGTAGCTTATTGATAATAGATGTCCAAAAATCATTTAAGGATTTTTTCACAGAACAATATGTTATTGAGTTAAAAAAATATGCAAAGTCATTCAGTAATGTTTACCAAGTGTGGGATAATCACGTGGATGGTAAGGATGTTGATTTAGATTACTTATATGATAGTGAGCCAGATATCCCAATGCATAGTGATTTATATCGATTTCCAAATGAGATTGAAATTATTGAAAAGCGATACAATTATGATGTTGATATTGATTTTTATAAAAGTATTATAAGTAACGAAGATTATAAACGAATTTCCGATATGGTCAATGGCAACACAATAAAGCCAGGTGATTATGTACAAACCAATAAAGGTACTATAATTGTTTATATAGGAAACAAACATATATATTTTCACTGTCCTAAGAAATTGTATGATATTCTATCTACTGTAAAAGAAAATCAAATGAATGGCGCGGCAGAAGACTTGATAGTGGTTGGTGGTAGTGATAGTGAATGTTTAGAAGATGTAGTTATATGTGCTAAGGCTATGGGTGTTCGCATTACTAGAAATAATCAATATATTTACACGGCAACAAATTGCCCAATTTAAAACCAAAAACACCAAATATTTGGTGTTTTTTATTAAATATTATATCTTTTACCAATCTCGGCATATACCTTGTAATCGCTTATTTCAAAATTTATAATCATTATTTCACGAAAATCTGTTAAGTCTTCTATGAATACTACATCTAATTTGTACCCAATGTTTATGATCTCCGGTATATAATTTAAAATTTGGGTGGTTAGTATTTTTTTAATTTGTGACGCGGCAACTTTGGTTTGGTATAAATAATGTAACAAATCACCGCCGAAATCATAATCACCTAAAACTTCACCTTTGTTCGTGAAAATTATCATTTCCCATTTTTGGATAACCACTCGCATAACATCATCTTCGATAAGTTTACTATCTGTGTATTTTGGATGTCCGGGATATTGGATGTAAAAATCATTATAATCTACCATTCACTATATATTAAAAACTTTTCTCACCTCACCAATGAAAGATACACCAATTACGATTGGGTCAGTTTGGCTTTCTAATAACTTGGTGTATTTACAAACTATTGGAAATACTTCAAACAATTTTTCAACATCTAACTTATTTTGTATGGCATAATCCATTAGTGATGAGCCAAATTGTGAAATCATCGAATCAATTTTAGTTGGACCAAACGTGTCCATTACGAAATGATATGTGTCGTTAAAATTGGTACCATTGAAAGTAATATTGAATAGTTGATTCCTTGCTTGTGAATTTATATTACCCGACGAATTTATGACCCCATTTAGTTTGAAATCGTCCAATGCTATGAGTGATGCGCGCATATCTGGTGCATTTTTAAGAACAATTTTCTTGATATCATCAATATGAATTGTGATATTTTCAATTTCTGCAATTTTTACCATTTTTCTAACCAATGATATCATTACTTTATTTGACTCTTCTTTTGATTCCGAATCAAAATTTACTTTAGTGAATCTCGACAAGATGCCAGGTGATATTTTCCCAATGTAGTTAGTGACCAATATAAAGCGAACATTTCTCGCTGAATATTCTTCTACGAATACTTTCATTGCGTCTTGTGCAGCTTGACTCATTCGTTCATATTCATCCATGAATACATACTTGATGTCATTTTTATTGTTCCCGACTAAGTCAAAGCCCATGGGGATGCTTGAACAGAATGATTCCACTTTTGTTCTGATTACATCAATCGATGTTTCCTTGGAGCTATTTAATTCCAAAAAAGCTTTGTCTTTAGTGTACTTTCCGATTAAAATTCTAGCAAGAGAAGTTTTGCCGGTTCCGAAATGTCCGTATAAAATAATGTTACGGTCTAGTATACCATCTATGAATAAATTTCTTATTCTATCTGGTAACACTAAATCATCTATCGTTTTTGGTCGGTATTTCTCGCTTAATAGTAGTTCTTTCATTGGTATAATGTTTATTTAATATATATGATACACAAAAAAAATAAAATAGTTTATGGTTGGTGATAAATTTAATATGAAAGATACTTTTTTCAGGGACCTTACCGTGTCAGTTTTGGATAAGTTTGAATCACAAATTAGGTGGGTAAACCGCTTTTCATCTGGTGACGTTAGTGTAATTGTACCATTTTTCTATTCATTGACAGGTGATGAACGATTTTTGATGGATGCATTTGTTGATGATGTGGTTTCATGTAATCGGTTTACTGAATTTAACACCGATCGAATTCCCAGAGGACATATTACAATGTCTGGTATCGATATACTCTCGGATGAATTTGCAAATCCAAATGTGTGGTTAAAAAATGTAATTGAGGAAGAATCGGAATTGCGTAGCGTATTAACTAAAATAAGAGCAATCCCAATGAGTATAAGGTATAGTACTAAAATTATATTATCTAGTGAACAAGATGTGTTTAATGCACAGGCATCACTATTAGACACACTATGGTTATATAATTTTTTAAATTTTGAATTCAATGGTATGTATATTGATGCAGTTATTATGCTACCAGATAGTAATCAAATAAATATAAACCGCGAAATAAACATTGGCACTGATAATAGTATAAGTATTGACTTTGACTTTGAGGTACAAACTTATTATCCAGCATTTAGGAAAGACAACCTGGGTGATGCAAATAACCGAGGTAGTAGCAACGCAAAGCTACCTACGAGATGGAATAATATTATAGAATAAAAGTGGAAAAAAATGGATTTTTAAACTTAATATATACACTATAAAACATACAAAAAATAATTATTTGTTATTATGAAGAATATCAAATTGGAGTTATTCAACTTTAAAAAAACCTTGACATTAGATCAAGAGGACATATCCAGAATTGTAGAAAGTCACATAGATATATGTAACGACTATTCCGAAAAGCAGATAATTGCCTCATTGGATGTTAGGTTAAAGCCTTATACATATGACCGAGATGTGAAATCATTATTAGAATCATTGAATGATGATTTTAGTCAATATCAATTAGTATATGAATTGAAACACTTGTATAGTGTTTTAAATACTAAGAACCAAGGTGAGCTATATAGACAACCTATTAATGTTCTTTTACAGACAATTAATGTTGAATCTGATGAAGACAGAATGTCAATGGTCCTTAACGAATTAGCTATATATGACTGGGTGCCTGAAATCAAACTTTTCGTGCACAATTTGACAAAATCACCAGAGCAAAAAAGTAATTTATTATCAGGTGGTAAATCTGAATCAATCTATACGATCGTTGAGAGTGTTGAGGGTGGTCATGTTGCATATGTTAATGACTCATGGTTTTTCCTAGGTGAGGATGTTATTGAGAAAACACAACTTTCAGTACATGTTAAGGATACTGATAAATTGAGAGTTCTTAATATGTTAGAAACTGCAATGAGTTACGCTACTGTTAGTGAAGAAAGAATCGATTTTAGAGTAAGTGAGGGTTTAACTATTGGGATTTCAGTTGCCAAAGAGGGAACAATATTTATCAATGAAGATGAAATGAACCAAGAAACTACGCTAGAGAGTTTATTTAGTTCGCCGATTATTCCGATCGTAAATAGAAATTTTTATCCATTATTATTGGAAACGATTAACAATGTTGATAAATTTATAGAATTGGATATTGTAAAGAGAATTACCAATTTAATTAATCCATATTTAGAAGCATATGCATTTAACTACAAAGAATCAATTTATTTATATCGTTGTGACGAAAGATGTGGTAAGAATTTTTACAAATACGAAGACTCAATGAGTTTAGTAAATGAAGTTAGAAATGAATTAAATTGTGACTTGACATTTTTTTATGAAGATAAAATTGATAAGGAAGTTATCACTAAAAGACGATTGGAGGATAAAGAAAGAGAAATAACATTAAAATTGGAAGATGTTAATTTTAATATTTCTAAAGTAATTACCTCTCTTGATTATATTGGTGAATCAGCAGTTTTGGAAACAGCATTATCAAATTTGAACAGTAGAAAAAACGCATTGGAAGATGAGTTGCAACAAACTGTTGAAGCAAAATATTCTGAACGAATTCGTAAATAAAAAAACATTAAAAAACAACAAAAACTTCGATTAATATTGGAGTTTTTGTTGTTTATATCAAACTTTTTTATGATTGTTTACTATAAGTATTATACCAATTAAATTTGGAAAAAACTAATTAACTTTAATGTATTTACAAAACAAAGATTTATACTATGAAATAATCGTTTCAAAGGCTCAGGGCAAATTAACAAGAAATGCAAAATTGATGCTAGAATTATTAGCAAAGCGTACTATTAAGAAAATGCGTTACTGGAGTAATGATGATCGAATGGATTGTTTCCAATCCGGCATCCTTGATTTATTCGCAAATTGGCATAATTATAATGATGAAAAATCAGATAATCCATTTGCTTATTTTACTGAAATTTTTAAAAGGGGTGCAGCTAAGGAATTTAATTCGTTGTATAAGAAAAAGGGTGATGCTGAACATAGAATTAAACTAATAAGTATTGAATCATCAAATGATGGTCAGGGCTTACATTCTATATAAAAGGCCGGGATTTCCCGGCCTTTTTTGTCTATAATTCATTTACTTGGTCCATGTTATGTAATACACGTTCATTGAAGTAATCATCGTCATAACTGGTGTAATTATCATCACTTGGATATCTAAGTGATCCATGTTCATTTATGTACGTGTTTATAATATCGCTTGAATCGAAATCTATACCAGCATAATCAATTACTTCGACTAAGCCAACTTTTTCAAGCATGTAAAATGCATCAAACAGCAATACTATATTACCTTCGATCCATTTTGTGACATTTTTTCCATCCTTGTGGTACTGGAAAATATCAGATAATTTATCATCTAAATTTTTATAAAATTCATCAGATGACTTAGACTCAGTTGCGTCCATTGCTGATCGCCCAAGTACTCTCTTTACCCCATCGTAAGAATCGTCTTCCGCTTCTATTGCATCTTCTACCGATTGTTTCAGATATTTCAATGCAACATGTGCTTCATCACGGTAAATTTTATTAGATTCGTATAAATTCATTTTTAAAAATTCATCAACATTATATAAGTTATAATTTTCTTCTTGTATTTCAATCAAATCATTATCAGCATAGTATTTATAAATTTTTAAAATTGAGGATATATTTAAGTCGGTCATGCAATATTCCCAGTCATTATCAGTACCTTCATGGTAGAAATGATCCCCAATATCCTCTAAATCTAAGTCCCCGTCGAAATACTGTCCCAGGTCGCCATATCCGGATAATTTAATCTCGGATACCATATCCTCATTTAAATCTAACTTCTTTTTGATTAGATCCTTGTAGTGGTTATTTATATCGGTACCGGGTGGTGTATTGGTGTATGCAACAAATTCAAAAGCAGTATTATCCCATCCTTTGCGCACATTTAGTAGTTCGATAATTCTACCATATGATGCAAATTTATCTGGGAAATTATAAAAAGAATTATCATCAACATCATCTTCACCTGGTATGAATTTTTCTAAATCGTCTACTTTAATGTTGCTGTCCATTACTACTTCTTTCAGCACATTTAACATATCGGTATCTTCTTTGGGTATGGCATCCATGACACATATTAATATAAGTATTGCCAGTGATTGATTGTCTATATAAAACGAATCACCTAATGGTTCAAAGAAAACTGAACTATCAAACCCATCACTAAATAAATTCGCGGTTTTTTCGAGTTCGACTGCTATCGATTTAGATGCCAGTGTTGTAAATTCTTCATTTGACAATAACGCTTCAAGTGTTTCGGTGCTATGAATTGATGATATTTCAATTACTTTATGAAATATATTTTCACTTGAACTAATCTCTTTAATTATATCCATAAAAATATTGTCAAACATTTCTTTTTGAATTCCAGTAGTTTTATAAATATGATCCAGATTGAAATATGAATTTTCTCGATCTTGACAACCACCATACATTGGCTCATCATTAATATCTATACTGATGCCCAATAAACTATAACGATGTGATTGTGGCAAATTGAAATTAAATAATAAATACTGTGTGCCTAAGTTTTCACCCCCCACATATTCATCAAAGTAACTATCTGGTGCGTATACAATACACCATCTCTGTGACCCTAGTTTGATAATCAATTCTCTGTTGTTGGATTGGATTAATAATACGTTTTCCGAATCATATACTATTTTAGCATCAGTGGTTTTTTCAACTACACTTAGCACCCCGGCCCTGGATGAATTAACGCTGCCGTTTTTTACAAAATTAGTAATTGCATTGATGAAGTCCCCAATACTAAGACTATTAGCTTCAAAATATTTAAGTGGTGGAAATTGTTTGCGAATATCATCTGGTAATAACATGAATTCGATTACTGTTGCGTCTAATTCATTCTTAACATTGGTACTAAGTCGTTCAATTTTATCTTTCATTGATCTATATAAAGATCCATAAAATTTATCACAAAGATGTGCTGTTTCAACTCTCTTAATATCGTCTTGAAGTTCCTCAATTGACGTATAATCGTGTATTCCCTTTGGTAGCTTATTGGCCAAATGTGCTTTATTCAACATCCAATCCGCAACATCATTAAATTGTGCTTCGGTTCCATGTATTTTACCATCATCACTTACCATCATTTTGGTAAATATGTATATAAAATTTGGTTTTTTCACAAATTTATCTTTTATGAATGACAGCTTACTTTCCATATTAGATAATCCATTTGCTGCTAAATACTCACGCATTTGTTTAATATTCTCTGTTATTAGAAATTCTTTTAATTTAATTATCATGGGTATCTAGTCTTTTTGGAAATCGTATATTGATAGTGCATTTTCATTATCAAGTATGTAGCTAAATAATCGTTCTGTATCTGATAGTATTTTTTTAAGTTTAAAATTAATTACTATCGTGAATATTTTCCACATGTTAACATAGTCTGTTTCTGATAAAACTTCTATTACAGCACCACTATCAGATGGCATGAAGCTCACGAAGCCAGACCTTGACGAATATTCCGTTTTTAGATAGTCCATGAAATCTTGTGAATCTAACAATTTTAGAACCAATTTGGTAAAATATTCAACATCAATATTTATAATAAAATCAACTTCGTCATTTACACTCATGGTAGTTCGTACTCTACTAACCCCGGATGCTTTTATCGAATTTATCCCAGGGAACTCATTTTTTAATTCAGAGAATAATTCAGTATCAATCCACCGTTGTATATAATTTATAATCATCTTATTGTATTTTTCTGAATCAAATTTTTCTATCATTTCTTCGTGGTGTGACTCGTAATCTTCATCATCATCATCCATATCATCTTGGTATCCATAATCATATAATAATGCTTCTGGTTCTATTATAGACGCATCGATTATTTCAAATAAATTAGACGAAACCTCAATATCAATAGTTTTCTTATCATAATCTGGTGTATTAAATTCCTCGAATATTTTTATGTGTGCCATTTTATGTATTATTTTATCTTGTATATATTAAAAAATATCATTAGGTTTGTATAAAAAATAAGAATTTGGAAGATGTTAATTTTGCAATAATGCAATATTGGGAGATAAGTGATGTAGAATTTGGCAATATGTCAAATGGATGTAGTTTACACATTGATATGATAAGCCATGCTAAGTATGTTGGGGAGATTTATAAATACCGAAGTAGTACCGTAGTTGACTCTGAATATAATAGAATAGTTGGCCTACCGATTGTAGTTACCATAAATGATGAAATATTTTCGAGATTAGTAGATAGTCGAGATTTGACATTGGAAGAAGTTGAAATGAATAACTTGATAGAATTTGAAGATTTGATATTAACATAATTTAAATATGGTTAAATCTAGTTTATTGCGTAAATTACAAATTGAAATTTTATTAAATAACCAAAGCGAAGTGGTTGATGGTTTCCGATCAATTATTACTGGTTGTGATGTGGTTACATTAGAAATATTCGACAACGGTGGTGATGAAATTGTGTATTATAAAACTGTTGGTGATAAAAAGAAATTTGTGATATATCTTAATGTTGAATTTAATCTATTGTTTTTAAGTTATGAGAACTATTATGAAATAGCGCGGGACCTATTAGGACAATGTGACTATGAAGATGTATGTGCGATTTCAGCGTTTCTTTTGTCAATTGAACTAAATCATAGTTTATTACCCGCACAAGGAGCATTATCTCACATCGAAAATGATATAAATCGAAGACTAAATTTGTTGTGATTATTTTCGATTTATGTGCTTCTCGGTTAATATAATAAATTCAAACCCTTTTCGCTCGCAGTATTCGATCATATATTTCCACTTTGACATATTCGCATTGTACATTTTTAAAGAATATTCTAAATTTTTCAATTGTTTCGCATTCATATTTTCTTTGATGATGGGTGGTCTAGTTTCTGAATCTGGTTTCACTTCGGCAACTACTTTTCGGGTGGTATTGTCTTTCAGTAATATTTCGTAGTAGAAATCTGGGTAATACGTATGTGATGTTTCGATAAATGATTGTAATTGAGCGTTCCAAGTTTTTTTAAGATATGGGATTTGTATCCACTCGGCGGACCATCGTATGATAGCTGGATTTTGGTCCAAATAAGTCATCATTTTTTCCTCTAGTCCACTGCGGTAGTAAAGTCCCCCTTTTCCATTTAGTTTAATTACTTTCATTTTATTCTTTGGTGTGAATAATCCTTGTTTGTATTTTCCTCCGGATCTAGGCGCGCTATTTATCATAATTTCTATTTTTTATTTAGTTATATATTAAAAAACACATTATTCAGTATCGATACCATTACCTTCCAGTTCTTCATTTATCCGTTCATTTAAATAGTCCTCGTCTATTGAACCATGTACATCTTCCGGAATTGAAAGCTTCCTGTTCATATCAAGGTAATTGAGTACTAATTCATTTGCACCAAACACTTCCCCATAATCGGCAATGAGATTATCCATGTCATCATCGGTCAATAGATTGAATGCATTTACTTTTAATATCAATTTATCCCCCACGTACGTTGCATGTGAACCATTTTCATATGCTATAAAAATATTACCTAGTTGGTTTTCAATTTTTTTGTGAAATTCCTCGCCCTGGCCACTCGCATATGCGAATGAATATGCCTGATTTAATGAATCTTTGATATCATCGGACTCATCTTCATCTATTACTTCGCGTAAGATGTCATATAACTCGCGTAGTGCGATATGGTCATTGTTCTGATATATTAAATTCCTAGAATTTGAATAATTCAAACTTCGATATTCTTTGGTGTCATATTTCAATACCGTATTGTGGTCAAAGTCATCATTCCCTTCTGATATGTAATATTTCGCTATTGAAATTAATGTATTAATTGTTAAATCATCAACTGCGGTTTGCCAATCATCCGTTGAATAATTATCAATCCATGCTTCATCTGGATTTTGGAAATCCATATTTGTATCCTCGAAGTATACTTTAAGGTCATCCCAATCGTTGTGGTGTATAGTAGAAATCATTTCGGAATCCGCGTCTAATGCTTTTACCAATCGTTGTTTGTAATAGGAATGTATCTCACTTTCTTCAGGGGTATTTTTATATGCAATAAAATCAATCATTGTATTGTCAGTACTATGTTTGTAGCCGAATGCCACGATTCTATTACCATATGTCTCGAATTTGTCTGGATAATTATAATATTCCTCATTATGCTCAAATATAAAATCATATGCGTCCAAACCATCAATATTTTCCAAATCGGAAAATATTTTCTGGAAGTCTAAAATCATATCAGTATTGCTAATATCAATCGAATCGAATATGTACATTAACATGGTATCCAGTACACCACGGTGTCTCATGTAGAAATCATCATCTAAAATGGATAGCGCACTTTCCAAATCGTTAAAGTTTGAAGATATATCACTAAAATATTTGATTGTGTTATCTTTGAATTTTTCCAAATCCACTGTTTTCTCTAACTCTTGTTCAGTCAGTTTCTCACCCCATTCAATTACAGCTGATAATGGATTTTCGTCGATCAGTATATTATCAATAAGGTCAGTGAAAATATTGGTGAAAATACTTTGTGACAATTCCGTTATTCCAGTTACTGCTGTGATTTTAGCAATGGACATACCATTATTTTCCCGGTCCTGGCAACCACCATGTATGGACTTACCATCTGTATTGATACTTATCCCGAACAGACTAAACTTACTAGATTGTGGTAAGTTGAAATTAAAAACCAAATATTGCGTTCCTAGTGAATAACCACCTACGTATGTATCAAAATATGAATCGGGTGCGTATACAATGCACCATCGATTCGATCCAAGTGTGGTGACTAAGTCGCGATCATTTGATTGTATGACTAGTACATTATTTTTATCATATACTATTTTCGCATTATCTGTATCGGAGACAACTGATAGCACACCATCTCTCGAAGAATTCACCATCCCATTAGTGATAAAACTTTCCATTGCCTTTGACAAATCATTTATTGATAAGTGGTTTGCCTCAAAATATTTTAGTGGTGGGAATGTTTTTCTAATATCATTTGGTAGCAGCATAAACGATGCTACAATAGTATCTAGTTCTTGTTTTTGTGTTGATGATAAATTATCGATTGTTATTTTCATAGATCGGTATAATGAATTATAGAATTTATCACAAATATGTGCAATATCTACCTTTCTAATATCATCCTGAAGTTCCTCTATTGAAATATAGTTTGTAACATTCTGTGGTAGTTTATTGACCAAATGAGATTTATTGATAATCCAATCAGCCACTAAGTTAAATTGTTCAATTGTTCCTTGTAGATTTCCATCTGTATCCACCATCATTTTGGTAAACGGGTAAATTAAGTTTGGTTTTTTTGAAAACTTATCTTTGATGAACGATAAATCATCTTCCATTTCTGATATACCATTACTTGATAAGTAGGCTCTCATTTGTTTGATGTTTTCGTTAATTAGGAATTCATTTATTTTCTTTATCATTATTGTCAATATATTGATTTACCTATATATTAACTTTTTTATATATAGGTAAATGAATATAAATTATGGGTAGATTGACTGATAGTGAATTTATATTGAGATCAATTAAAAAACATGGGGATGTGTATGATTATTCTAACGTGAAATATATAAACTGTATGTCTAAAGTTGTGATAATATGTGATAGTCACGGTGTATTTGAACAAACCCCACTCAATCATATGAATGGGCATGGTTGTCGGAAATGTGCAAATGAAACAACCAGTTCGAACCAACGGAAACATCTAGAATTTATACAAAATGCAAATATCATATATGGTGGGGTGTATGATTATAGTAAAGTTGAATACAAAAATAGAGTAACTAAAGTAAAGATAATATGCAGTCAGCATGGGGTCTTTTTGATGACACCGGTTAATCACATAACTAAAAATGGATGTCCTAAATGTAGTATTGAAACTAGACAAAATATTAATTGTATAAAATTTATAGAAAACTCTAGACAAGTGCATAAAAATTCATACTGTTATGATATGGTTGAATATAAAACTGATAAATTAAAGGTACAGATCATTTGTAATAAACATGGCTCATTCATACAGCAACCAAGGGTACATTTAAGTGGTAGTGGCTGCCCAACATGTTCTTCTAGTAAGGGGGAATTATCAATTTCTGAATATTTAAATGAAAACAATATTTATTATATCAGTGAGTACAAATTTGAGGATTGTGTTCATGTAAATAATTTGGTTTTTGATTTTTATATACCTGGTAAACATATATGTATAGAGTTTGATGGTAAGCAACATTTCCAACCGATAGCTTTTTTTGGAGGTGATAAAGGATTTGAACTGACTAAAAAAAGGGATACTCTAAAGAATTCGTATTGTACTGATAATAATATAAAATTGATAAGAATCCCTTATACTAAATATCAAGAAATATCAAAAATATTAAAAGAAGAGTTATGGGTGAATTAATAGAACGAATAAAACTAAGTAACTTAGTTAATGGTAATGGACTTGTTGATAATTTTAAAAAAAATTCTTTATATTTTTTCGATAAATACAAACAATCTGATAAAGAAGTAACCAACATACCAGTTGGTAAGATGTCAGTCGGTGGTTTTTATTTTCTGCATTATCGTGACGATTCAAATTTTATGAAATATTCACCAATATTTGTATGTGATTTTCGCAAATTCGGGAACATGATTGTAGTATTTGGCGTGAATTTTAATTTTATTCCGATAGAAATTAGGGCTAGTATATTTGACAAGTTTATTAGTGAGAAAGATTTCGAAAATGATCGGGACATTGCGGTTAAATATCAGGGTATGTATGATGAGCTTCGTAAATATGGATTCGAATATGCGATAAATGAGTACAATGTGTCCCAAATAGTGAGTGTCCATCGCATAACAATGTCAATTGTACCCCGGTTCCTTTACAGTCAACATCCTATTAATAAATATGATCCCAAAAAACTTTATAGTATAATGTTGGCTAAGATTGAGGGTCGTGACGCTCGTCATAAAGAAATGACCAATTCATTCATTAAAGATTTCTTTCAGGCTTCTGATGACATATTAGAGAATTATGATCAATTGAATGCGCACATCAAGCGACTTCAAACGTCCCTACGAAAATATGGGTAATATGTGTCAGGGGGAAGACATAATTATATATATAGGTATATGAAAGCAAAAGAAGTTATGACAAAGTATGGTATTACGAGAAATACACTTTGTAATTGGGTAAAGAAAGGTCTCATTGGATATGAGTTAACACCTAGTGGTAGATATATTTACATCTTGCCAGAAGTTAAAAAAGAGATGGAATAAATGGCGGCATACAATCAAGGATTCGGTAATAATGATAATTTAGGGGTTATTAATAATGGTGGCGGTACTAATAGGGGCATATTTGATAAAATGTTGCGATCATTATCCAATCTTGGTATGGAGTATGATGACATGATTTTAAAAAATCAAGTTGGTGTTGGTATTAACGAAGACCCATATGCCATGCGTAATAGTATGTACGACTTTTTTTCACAAAAAGCTGTTGCCCGAGTCTTATCTTCAAAATCAATTCCGTATTTGGATAAGGCTTATGGTGATAAGCGTAGGATATTGAGAGAATATTCTATTAAGGATGAAATTCGAGATTTCGTATCCACATTAGCAGATGATTGTATTATCTATAATGAAAAAGATTTTTGTTATCCCAAGCCAATGAGTAATGACTACAGTCAGGATATGCGTGATAAATATCAAGAAATATTTGAGAAAGTGTACAATCGTTATGGTTTTTCCGATAGTATTTCCGCTTGGAATATGATGAAAGATTTTCTGATCGACGGATTTGTGGTAAACGAAATTGTATGGGATGATAAAAAGAAAAATATAATCCACTTCAATCGTCTATTACCTGAAACATTAGTACCTGGATACGAGCCTGGAATTGGTAATCTTTGGATTCAATATCCGGAAGATCCACAGTTACGAAGAATTTTTCTAGATTCCCAAATTGTATTTGTATCTTATTCAACCCAAAATGATTATGGTGAAATATCATATTTAGAGGGGTTAATCAAACCTTATAATCAATTAAAGATAATTGAACAAACAAGAATAATGTTCAATTTGATAAATGCGACGGTTTATCAAAAATTCATTATACCTGTACGAGGATTACCACGTGCTAAGGCAGAAGAGCAAATTGGTCAATTGATTGCAGATTATTCGGAAGAAGTTGAATGGGATGACGCATTGGGTACTGTTAGTATAAATGGATCAAAGCATTTGCCGTTCCATAAGCAAGTATGGTTCCCTGATGGTGAAGCTGGTACACCAACAATGGAATTGGTATCACCCGAAGGCCACAATCTAAATGAATCCGATATGCTTACATGGTTTTATAACATTCTAAAAAGAGCGTCTAAAATTCCATTTCAGCGTTTTGATCGTGAAAATGGTGGTGGTAATATTTTTTCAGATTCTTCTGAAATGACCCGTGATGAAATTAAATTTGGAAACTTCGTCAATAGAATTCGTGCAATATTTAAGGAACTTATAGTTAAGCCAATAAAATTGCAAATGTGTGTTGAATTCCCAGAATTAATAAATGATGAAATTTTCCTGAACGAATGTGATATCGTATTCAATAGTAGTCAAATTTTCGAAACTTGGAAGCGTTTGAATAACATGGACAAACGTGCCGAAATAGTATCAAATTTACTTGCAATTGAAAAAAGTGAGGGTCGGCCATATTTCCACATCGAATACTTGATGGACACTGTTTTTGAACTAAGTCAAGAAGATAAAGATAGTAATGAATCATACTGGATCAAATATCCAAATGGTGGAATGTCTGGTGATGCAGAATTTGGTGGTGGTGATCCTGGTATGGGGCCAGATCCTGGAATGGGTGATGAGACCGGAATGGGTGATGAGACCGGAATGGGTGATGAGACCGGGGACGATGGTGGGAGTGATGCTGGTGGGAGTGAGGATAGTAAAGATTTCGATTTCTAAGCAAATAAAAAGATGTGAATTTTCACATCTTTTTTATTTATCTAATTTTTTATTAATAGAACTTCGAATTAGTGAATTTTGTAATGGGTAATCTACCCCATGTGATTTATTCAATGTTTCTTTGCGTTTAAATTCCGAATGTTTCCGACAATAGTATTCGCCCCAAGTATTATCATATTTAATATAATTTTTATAGATCACTTCCTTTTCAACTCCACAAACATCGCATTTGCACAGAATTTTATATTGGCTGCCATTTTTCAACAGACCAACCGGTATGCTTAAATCAGAACCGATTTCGGTATTATAACCTAGGCTTTCGTAATACTCTAAATTACTTTCATTTATTTTAATTAAAATATCGGTTGTTATTATCATTATATTTTTGTATTTTTGTATTATATACTTTATATATACGATAAATCAGATTTAGTTTATGAAATGGATACGAACATTTGAATCATTTATAGACCCGAATATTTTATCACAGTTAAATATTCGGGCGATTGTGCATAGTGACTATTTTTTTACGGATAAGACAGTTGGTAACTTCTATACTAATAACATATTTGACATAACAGTCAATAGTATGTCATCTGACCATGAAGTAATTTATTTATATACTACTGTTAAATTCCAAATGGTGGAATATACTATAAGAATTTCATTTGACAATGAACGTAATGTAGATTACGGTGGTGAATATTTTGATCTCAAACACAGAAATCGTTATGATCTGGATGGATTTAACAAATTGACTAATGAGATTTTAGACGATTTAGTTCCGAACGATATTTGGGATGTGCGATTTGAAAATAATTAAACTTTATGAGTATATTTCCATATAATCAACATGGAAGATATATATAATAAAATTACCAAAGATATTATTTTTTTCGATTTAGAAACTACCGGTGTCGATATAAAATATGATCAAATCATAGAAATATATGCGGTGCGATATACTACTGGTCGAATGAAAAAAATACTACATAAATACATCAAGCCTACTATACCGATTTCACCCGGTGCAATCGAAACACATGGTATTACTGCAGAAATGCTGGCTATTTACCCAACAATGTCCGAGTGTGTAGATGAAATTTTTGATTTTTTCATAGATGCTGATCTGGGTGGATATAATTGTTTGAAATTTGATATTCCATTTCTTTTCGAAGAATTATCTCGATTTGGTAAGACCCTTACTATGAACGTCAGTGTCATTGATTCTTATAATTTAATAAATAAATTAGAACCAAGAACACTTGGTGATGTGTATAGGGAATATTTTGGACAAGATATTATTAATGCACATTCTTCTAAAAATGATACAGAAGCAACTATTCAGGTTTTCATCAAACAAATTGAAAAGTATGGATTGGGTAGTTCGACAATTGACGAAATATCAAATATTGTTCGCAGTGATAAAGATGGTAATAGGATTATTGATTTGTCTGGTTGGTTTATAAAAATAGGGTCCGAATATTTTTATAATAGAGGGACCAATAAAGAAACTAAAGTATTTGATAACTTAGATTATCTGAAATGGATGATTGGTAGTAATCGTGTTGAAAATAATTCTAGATTAGTTGCTAAAAAATTATTAATGTTACATGCAAAATTATAAAATAAAAACATCGACATTAGAAGAAGTTGCACAAGTGAGAGATATCATCAAAGGGATCCAGTTGCCAAATATTCTTTTTGTTGAGGGGAGTGATGAAGTCGGTTTTTGTTTATATTACTATAGTCCAGTGACGAATCGTGTAATTTTTATGGTACGCAAAGAACGTGATAATGATTCGTTACTCATGCACATGGAGCACTGTTGGAATGTTTTACCCTTGGAAGAAATTAGTTTTTCTAAATTTCGCTCAATGAGTCGTGTGGAAAATATACAAAAAATATTAAATAATGATTAATAATATTATATTGGAGTTATACGCAGAGAGGCGCGAACTAATGTCTAAACTATTATTCTCTTTACAAGACATTGATCCTGATTATGACGAAGTTCCTGGTTTCACCAATAACATAGATGATTTGATAGTTGATCGACCCGATAACATTAATAGCATGGCTGCAATAACAGAACGATTATATGTGTTGTGTGATGGTGATTACTTATTATTAGATATGTATCGCAGATTGTCTCTGGCACTCAGTAAGGAAAATTATGAAGAGGCTACGGGAATAAAAAATGAAATATTGAACCATAAGTAATTGTATTGTAAATATTATTTTTATATATTTGTAAATAAAAAATATTGATATTAATGTTAGATGAAAAATTAATTAAGGCGGCATTTGAGTATAATGCAATTATCAAGAGTGTAGATGTGCTAGACGATGATGCTGATGTGTTCACTCGTATTAATAAATGTAGTGATTTGCTGACCGGATATATGTTTTTTTTAGCACTATACAACGAGGACTATATCTTATTCAATCTGTATACTGGCCTAGCGGAAGCTATAACGAATGAAAATTATGAATGTGCAAATGAATACAGAACCAACATATTGATTTATGAAAACAAACATACGAACGTTTAAAGTGTCATTGGACATACATGGTGTCATTGATGAATTGCCCGTTTTTTTCTCAGCATTCAGTAAATCATTGGTTGATAGTGGTATGGAATTACATATTGTGACCGGTGGTTCAATCGAACGAGCAAAGCGTGAATTGAAATTGCACAACATTACATATACTCATTTATTTTCAATATTGGATTATCATGTTGAAAATGGTACCCCAACATTTGGAAATCATCCCAAATATGGCTTCCCAATGATTGATGATGCCATATGGGATCAAACTAAAAGTAAGTATTGTGAAGATCATGACATTGACTTACATATTGATGATACTGTTGCTTACGGGGATTCATTCACAACCCCGTTTTCTAAATTGTGGACAAAAACTAAAGGGATTAAACCTAAAAACAAATAAAAAATGGATAAGATGAACATTGAAGCTAAAATAAATGCAGATTTCACTGCAGCATTCAAGGCAAAGGATTTCGATCGCAAAAATATTTTAGCGGTTGTTAGAGGTGAAATGCAAAATTTGAAAAAGATTTTAATTATTGACGAATTGGATGATGAAAATAGTACCATCATTTTAACTAAATTTGTTAAAGGAATTCGGATGAACATAAAACAATCCGCAATACCAAAATCGAGTGATTTATATGAGTTAGAGGTATTGGAAGGGTATTTGCCTAAGGAAATTTCAGAAGATGATATACGTGATCAAATAAAAGAATTGATCGAATCAGGGGTAACTAATATAGGTCAGGTTATGCGAGCATTCGCTAATAAACCGGTAAACCGACAACTAGTTTCCGAAATATATACACAATTAGATAAATAAAAAAAACCCCTATAGATATAGGGGTTTTTTGTGGGTTGGATTAATGTGCATAAAAATCATTCACAGATAATTTAGTAAATTTCACCTCTTTCAATTCATCTGATACAAATTTGTTACACATATCTACAAATTTCTTTGCATCTTTTCTGGTTTTGAATTTAATATCGCTTTTTGAAAACTTCTCGCCGGTATTTGATAAATCAATTTTGAAAGTATCAGCTGGTTTTTTAAACGAAACCACTAAAATATATTCATATTTTTTTTCCTTATCAGTTTTTTTAGATACATCATTTTTAGTTACGTTCATCTCACTGATTACATTCTCGAAATAGATTGGATTAGTGACTTTAGTGTTGTGTGGTGCTGAGTAATAAACAAATGATGCATCTTTAATTTCAATTGATGCTGCATGTTTATTTAAATTGTCCGCTCTTTTAGCGTGGCCTTTCGTTGCCAACATTTTAGCGGCATTAACGTAAGTTGATTTTTGTAATTCTTCGTATACTTTAAACGTATTTAAATGTTTCATTATAGAATATAGTATTTTTTATTTATATATTAATTTATAAAACTAAAAAAAAGCGATTGCTCGCTTTTTTTTTATATCATTTCGAAAGTACTTTCTATAAAATGGTCGATGTTGGTGTCGTGGTATATGTATTCGTAATTTTCATGAAGAAATATTAAAGATTTACGACCGATGTTTAGAACCTCTATTTCCTTGTGTATGGTTATGTTTACTTTGGACTGCTTCCCAATTAATAAATATGGCTCGCATATTATATTAATTGGCTTAGTTGTCTTAAACTTATTGCCATTTAAATATTTGTCAATCATATATAAATTCCTCTCTCCAATTCGGGTTTCCTATATTAATCACTTTGCAAATTTGATGATATATTGAGAGTTCATATTGATCATCATCGAAATGAATATCTATATTATTCCGTCTCAATTCTGCAATTTTAAGTTCTCGATTAGTGAAGCGAATTCGATCACGTCCTAAGCCTAACTGTTCGGCTACCTCAAAAACCTTAGATGCTTCATCGATATTTTTTATATAATTTTCGGCATATCGTTTTGTTATAATGTATATGGTATTGTCTTTTGACAAATCTAACAATAATTTACGAACATTATCTTTTTCAGAATTGATAGATCCGTCAAAATGATCATCCAATGTTCCGTCAAAGTCGAAAGATATTCTTTTATTTATTATCATGTTTTATTTTTGATTAAAGTTTTTTTGATTAATATCCATTTATAGTATCCTGGTTCTAACCCACAGCGTTCAGTGGCGCAGGTAGTATCACATTGAATAATGTCTATGCTTCGGTACACATACTCTTCCATATATCTACATAACCATATAATTTTGGAATTAATTTTGACTGGTAGATATGCAAATTTATATATGGTTTTTGTAATCATATTTTTTCGAATAAAAATTTTACAATACTAGATTTAGGGAATAATATTTTCATCAATAAAAATGGTAATAATAAAACCCACCAAAAATTCAAAACATCAGTTGTGATGTTAATTTCTAGAAATACAATACTCAATAATAGTATCATTGTACCACACATAATGCCGAATAATATTACCTCGAAGCGGGACACTATAAAGTAATTTCTAGAATTTCCATTTCTATAATTCCAACAGGTACTTCGATGGTTGCAATTTCATTCAACTTCTTACCATTTAAGCCTTTTGCAATCGGACTATTCATTGAAATTTTGCTATTTTTGACATCGATGTCGGTTTCTGGTACAATATGAAATGTTTGTTCACAATTCATTTTGCGATTAAATACTTTTACCGTTGTGAATACTTGTACACTGTCGGTTGATATGGCAGTATCATCTAATATAATCACGGTTTTTATCTTTTCGGACAGGACTGATATTTTACGTTGCAAATTATCATAGTTTTCTTTGGCTATATCATATTCCGCATTTTCGGAAATATCCCCTTTGTCTCTAGCATCACTGAGACTATTTAGTACTTCGCGAAGTTGTACACCTTTGAGTTCATTTAACTCATTTTCCATTTTTCTTAAACCCTTTAGGTTTGTCTTTACATTTTCCATATTACTTATCTTTAATATTGGAGTATTATACCAACAAATGTTTGGAAAGTTTAAAAGCGGATCATAAAAATAATATATAGTATGTGAAAAAAAAATATTTATGAAAAAAATTAAAACATTCGAAAATTTTTTAGATACCCGACCTGATACTGTAATGAATCCGGAAATGGACCAAAGTATGCAACTTGACGTACGAAATTATGTTGATGATATATTAAATGGTGATAAATTTAAACAGTTGTTCGACTTACTCGGTAGAGAAATTCCTGGTGAATCTGATAAAGTTGCGTTTGATGCAGCATTCGACGAGGTACGCGATTTAGCGATATCGCACTTTATTAAAAATCCAGAAGAAATGGTGGATCGAGATGTTGATATTACTAATATGGTTGTTGATGGTGGTGATGGCATTCCGAGACTTAATAATGTGGGTGGTGTAATAAATGAGGATAAGTATGATGACGATTTCAAATTTGATCGAGCAGAAGATGATGCTGATGAGGTTGATATTACTCTTTCAGACGCGATTAGTGCCATGATCGAAGAAACAGTGAATACTGGTGATATAAAAACAAAAGAAGGCTTCATACAGGCTTATTTGAAAGATGATACCGAGGATACTGAAATAATTGGACTTATCAATGATTCGGATGTTTATGAATTTTATCTTAAATATAGAATCGAGGTTGATGAAGTGTTGAATAAGATAGACTTTTTCGATGAAGCACCTAGTTCTGATAATATTTTCGGGGTGTATGATTACATTGTATATGCAACTAAGTTTGCGGTCAAAAATGTAGTCACTAATTTATAATAAAAACCCCCTCTGTATAAAATTTATAGAGGGGGTTTTAAGCATGATATATTATTTCACTGATAGCTTATAGCAAATTTAATCCATTCATTACCTCTTTAGATTTACTAAGAGACCATTGATAATTTTTTTCTTCTAAATCACCTAAATCTTTGCGTTTTAAATTTTGATTTGCATCGGCAAAATAACACTGAAGTGCTTTTTCTAATACATTAATAGTTGGTTTATCGATTAATGTGAATGTAGTCAATTCACACATACCTAAATTGCTAATATAGTCATCACTAACAATGTATCCACCAGACATGTCTTTAATTGTTTTCGCTTTTTCGATGAGTGTATCTATCGATTCACCATGATTGTATATAAAAGGAGTATCTGATTCGTAAACACCTTTTTGCAACAAGTTCGCATCTATGAATTTACCGAAGTAAGTTAATGCTTTTAATTTTAGTTGTACCATGATTATTTAATTTAGTATTTATAATGATTTTGTCCGTATTACAGTGATATTATATTTATATATGTTAAATTCTGTCCAGCAAAAACTCACCAGATTCTAGTATTGTGTGTTTGGTGTACAGTTGCTCCTTAAGTTCGTTTATCCATCTGTCCCAATTATCATCTATCATCGCAATGAATTCTGGTGAACTATTTCGATTTTTATAACGACGTAAATATTCGAGTTTTAATTCATTTTTTGGGTAAATTAATCTAACATCAATCCCTAAATCATGCAATTTGTTTAATACAATAGGGTCTGTTGATATAAATAAATATTTTACATCACCGGTGACTGACATTATATTCGCTATATAATTTTCCGGGAAGTCCGAATCTCTATATTCCCAACACTCTAGTTCTTTGTAGGTATCTGGGAATTTTGAACATAAATAACTTTTACCAGTGCCACAAAATGCAGCACATATTTCGGTATTTTTATTGGTGTATTTATTTGATTTCAAAAATATAATATCTAATCATGGAAAATATACACAAATATAATGAAATAATATGGAACAATCCACTAAAATTTATATTCTTTATTAAACTTGTAAAAATATTAATGGGAATGTGAGGATGTAACTTATGATAACTATGTAACATGCATTTTTTTATATATAATAAAAACAAAACATTATATGGCCTCGACCCCCCTTTACCGCCCGATGAAAAATAGAGGAACTTCGTTCTATGCATTCCCTGGTGCTGGTGATGATATTGCCATTGCATATCAAAATCAAAATCAGAAAATGTATTTTAGTAAATATGCACTTATTAATATACCTATCGATAATTCGAGTACTAATGATATCACACCAAAATATTTTAACTTTGATGCGGCATTTAATCGTTCGGAAAGTTCAACTTCTTCCTCATCATTTAATGACCGTCTAGTAGAGTCACTTCGAAATTATGTTGCCAACCATGAGATCACTATGAAGGAATCGCGTATTAATAATACTGAATACTTCTATAACCAAAATGTATTATCAACACCGACCGAACGAATTTTTTGGAAATGGGCTAAGAAATTAAATCTGATTGAATTTGAACCAGCAAACGTAGGTGATGAATACTTTGGAAATTTGATTGATTTTGAGCGACGTGATGCTACTGATGATTCATACTTTCCAGAAATTTTGTGGCGTGAGAGGGCAGTTGTGGACTATCGAATAGTTGATTTTTATGAGACTGATAATTTAGTTTATATCAACAAGATGGAAATAGAATTTACCGGATCAGTTAATTATAAAGTTGGTGATATTATAAAACTAAATATTCCAAATTATTTAGACTTTAATGTCGTAGTGTTGTACGTAATACCAATTAGTGGGGTTAGGGGACAACGTGTAATTATTGATCTGTATTCTACTGATAACTCAAACCCAACTCTTAATGTGGGTACCTCGACACTTGTCTATAATAAATTAATACAATATGTTGGTGAAGTTAATGGGGTAAATAATGTACAAGAGGCAAATCGCTCATATACCGAGGTGTATGCACATATACCAGATCATACCGGCCAAACACCTGACGTTTTATTTAGAACTACATATGATGAAAATTATTCACCGAATTTACAATTTCCAATTCAGCCCGGTCAAATTCAGCCGGAGATAGTGGGTGCCGAGATATATGCTAACCCAATTGTTGCCTCACCACAAAATTACCCAGGTGATTACTATGGGCAATTCGATACTGAATTCTATACATACGAGACAGCAAGTGGTGATCAATTAAGAAGAAGTGGTGACTATTATGGTGTACGCGGAACCGTTGATAACCCTTTATTTGATGGTAGTGGGATTGATGGTATTAGTATGGATTTTGATATATCACATTATGTTAAAATGAATGTCATCGGTGAGGAAATTACGAACTTTGACCAATTCAATGCATTGATGGTGAACAATCAGGTTCCTAAAGATTTCGAATATAATGCAATTCTGTGGTATTATACTGTTGAGGATGAACTTGGTAATAAAGTAAGTAATTTATATGGTGTTTCGTTTGTGGATAATCCGGTTAATAATGAAATCGCATCCGAAGCTAATTTGAAAATACAATCTGTGAAAAAATTTGTTTCTACAGATTTACAAGATGGTACTGCTTATATGCATTCGTTAAACTTGAACTATAATATCATTAATGAAAATACACAAGATACGTATAATCCAGAGGCAATAAACTCTCTTTATAGTTTTAATTTATACAATGAAGCAATGCGTAAATTGTCTATAGCGAATGATTCTTTTATGAAAATATTAGTGTCTCATAGTAATTTACAAACTGATGTTTTGAATTTAAAGCAATTGATATATACACAATCTGATCTATCTACGATTAATTCAAAAATTAATAATTTGGATAAATTACTCAATTTATACCAAACAAACCAGATAACATCAACAAACAGTATAGAGGTTATTTTAGACAATGTTACCAGTCCGCCAAGTATAAAACTTAACTCAAAAGATACTTTATATGAGCGATGTGATACCATATATACCAGTGATATGTATAATACGAGTGGTATAATCGCGGTCAATACGATGGTACCGAATCACAAAAACTTACTAATACGCGTTAATAACGATGATACTGTCAAATCTGATATAGGTGATGGGAATCTGAGTATTGTACTATCTAAAGATTTGAAGCCATTACAATCGGTGACCATAATAGTGGCCGGGATTGATAAATCACTTGAAAATAAAAAGTTAGACATATTTATAAATAGAGATACTAATACCAATAATGGTGCTACGTATACCATACAAAATAAATTAATTGGTGATGTGAATTTGCCAGTATTAGGTAAAACGGTTGGGGATGGTGTGAATGCTGCTAAATGGATGCAAGCGTTTGATTATTCTATCAAAATGGATGGGTATAATATGGTTGTTGATTCAAATGCTCACATGAAAATACTGTTAGATGTAAGTGATTGGGATGTTTCGCTTACAAAAGGGGATACCTTATTATTGACTAATTTTATTATAGATAATGGGGGTGTTAAACAAGATTTATCCGATCAATTTAATATTTATGATGTTGGTTTTGAGGGTGTTGATGGGAAGTTTTACTATAAAATAATACTAGATGTTGGTACAAGTGAATTATTCCAAAACATCAATAGTATCTTTAATGATCGCACTTCAACTACCAATAGGTTATTGTCAAAACCATCTATTAAATTAAATATAGGATCTAAAATAACGATTACCAAGATTGGTGATGATTCTATTTTTAGCGATGATGATTATTTGATTGAGGTACAGTCACTTTAAATTTTTAATATATAGTATAAACTAATATTAAACAATGGGATGTGGAAATAAATCTTTATTTGGAGAGACCTCTGGTGGTAACATAAAGTATCAGGGTAATGATTTGGTCTCTATTGAGGGTGCTAATATATTAGAGCGACTTTTATTGGGTGGTATTTCAATTCCATATCAACAAATACTTAAAAGTCGAATAATTCTTAAAGCTGGTCAAACTAACTATCTAATGAATCATCTAGGGCTTGGACACAACGTTACATTTGTTGCGATTGTTGCTAAATATGCAGTTAAATCTAAGTTGGAGATAGATAATTATATTACATACTCGTATGTCGATAATCCAACTATTACATTTCCAATGTCCCAGATATTGACTCTTAGTGGAAATAGTACTCATAGAATATCTCAACTATATTTGAATAATCCAAATCCTAATTATCAAGTCATATTGGATGTGATGGTAGCGACCATTGATGAGGTGGTTGAATTTTCACAAAATGGTCCTGTTATAACATTTTCAAACAATGTATTTATTGGTAGTTCACTTGGTTTAACACAATCTGGTATTCCAAGTACAGAAACCGCCACTGAATTTTATACAACGATTGACACTGTGGTTGCAAGTACGTTAGATATATATGACTTAGTTCTGACTGTTTTGGATGATATTGATACAATTTCAAAATCGGATATTCGTATAGAATTTAATGGTGCGCCTTATGTAGGAATTGGAATCACACAAAGTGGTGTTTATTCATTTAGTGTTGTGGACACTAGTTACAATTTAACCGAAGCGAATTTATACATCAACTTAATAAATTAACAATTATGAAATCAATATTAAAATTTAACGAGTACATAACCGAAGATTTCTCTCAGAAATTTAGAGGATTTCCATCTGTCGGGGATTTTGTAGAAAGTCATATTGATGATGAATACATACTATCTATGGTTAATTTCTACATAAAAGATATGGATCACACTGTAAAAGTTGCTAACGCTGTAAATACGTTAGATTTATCTACACTTGATTATTTGTATAAAAAAATATGTAGTTATTTAGATCATGGTGATGCGGATGATGCGGGTATAAATGAAGCGATCGGGATTGTTGCTGGTAAAAATATATTCAAATCATTTCTTCGTATGTTGGCAGCATTGGGATTAAAAGAAAATAAACCGGATTGGGAATCTACACCATCTGATTTCTTATTGTACTATCAATTTGATAGTTTGCGATTTGACGACATTCGAACAATGATGGGCCGATTTAAATCTTTAGTGCCTTTCATAGAGCGTCTGGAGCAAAATGATAATCAGAAATTGTATTTTGGAATCAATAGTAATATGGAATTTGAATATGGTATATTTGTGAAAAATCACAATTATATAGGCAAATTCAAAATGAATAAATCAAATTATAATTGGTTAATTACACAAGAAACTGCCGCATCTAGTTCGTTAAAACGTGAATTGGTGGATTTATCTATTGATAAAATTGCATTATTTAGCAAGATAAAAAAAGATATACAATCGTTTGTACCAGGTAAATATAAATCTAAAACAGTACCTACTATTGTTGGTGATGTAATGACCTTCTCGTATCATGGTATTGGGAGGTGGGCAGATGGTGAAATAGATCAATCGGATATGATAACACTGAAAGAAAATTTTAAATTATGGGCATCTAAGTTTAAGTGGTCATATAAATGTAGAATTAATGTATCGGCGAATGACTTCTGGATAAAATACCAAATTAAAATAAGTTAATATCTGATTTTTTGACATGTCATGATAAATTTTTATTCTTATTCAGGTGAACTGAATGAGTGAACCCCAAGAGTAGCGAATTCTTGGGGTTCTTTTTATAGCTTAAACTATAACCGGTCCTAAAGTGTGGGAGTGTTTCACCCACCCGGTTGAGTATTATATATTAACTTTTTGTTCTCAAAAAGACAACTTTACGGCTTTTTTATTATAAAAGAATAAATGAAAATAACATATGAGTATAATGAACGTTATTAAAAGTTTGTGCACCCGTAACAAACAGATAAATATTAATGAATTACCATCAATGGGATTATTTTATCCATCTGATATGAAGCTATATATAGGTAAATGTACCAAAGAAGACATAAATACATATAGTAAATCATGTGATCCCACTAACATACTTTCAATTGTACACTGTATGAAAACAATTGTTGAAAAATGTGTAACTCTTAATAAAGAATATTGTAAAAATTCAATAAAGAGTATTGATATGCTTTATATTTTCTTAGAAATTGTCAAGTATACTACAAATAAACCTATATTGGTATCTTTTTATGATGATGAAATTGGCGCAACTAGTGAAATTGAAATGTCCTCAGAAACATTTGAATATATGGACACCACCGATTTAATGCAATATTATCGATCGGATACCCGTGAATTTGAAATCAATGGTTATCGCCTATCACTACCTTCTAAAGGTGTTGAAAATTCATTGACCGAGTATCTTTCTAGAAATGTTTCGGACGAAAGTGCAATGCTATTGTCCAGTTACAGTTATGATTTTATTTATTTTCTAGGCAATCGTAATATAATAACCTTTGATGAAATTGACAATCTGATTGAAATATTCAACGATGATATGAATGATGCTAATAAAGCAATCGTATCTGATATAGTTATGTTATTTTCGAAAATGATTAGTTATAATTTAATCAAAAATGGTCGTCAAATTGAACTTCGTTCTAAAATAAAAATGTCTACAATCTGGAAATAAATGGAATTTTGTTTTTTATATATAATTCATGAATTGTGTGAAAAATGAAGACTGTTTAATAGGAATAAAAAAAATATCAAAAAATATGGTAGATCTGATTTTGACGGATCCACCATATTTCATTTCAAAACCATCCAATTTCCATATTGGCGGGTCGGTAGATGGAAGATTTGAGTCTATGACTCATGAATTTGGCAAATGGGATACCGAAGAGACATCGCTTCCACTTGGGGAATTATTTCTGGAATATTATCGTGTTCTCAGAATGGGTGGAACCCTTATCATTTTTTTTGATATTTGGAAATGTAATGAGATAAAAAAGGCAGCAGAACTTGCTGGATTTAAACAATCAAGAGTATGTCAGTGGGTTAAAACAAATCCAACACCGGTCAATTCAAAGTACAACTATTTATCAAATGGTATAGAGTACTTCTTCACTTTTGTGAAATATCGAAAGGGTACATTCAATTCTAAATATGATCATGGTATATATCATTATCCTATATGTCATGGACATGAGAGAACTTCCCATCCTACTCAAAAACCATTGAAATTATTTATGGACTTAATTGAGAAACATAGTAGTGAGGGAGATTTAGTATTGGATACATTTGCTGGGAGTGGGACAACAGCAATTGCCTGTATTAATTTGAATCGAAAATATATGCTATTTGAATCAAACCCAGAATATTATGAAATTTCGTTAAAAAGAATTGTAAATAAGTAAAACTTTAGTTTGTAATATTAATATATAGTGTGTACCTTTGTGGTATAATAAAATAAGGGGGTGCCTGGTTTTGATTCTCTTTGTGCTTATATGATGCAAGTAACGGTAGTATTACCCGTTTAATAAATAGATATAAAACGCTTTAAATGGCAAAACAAATGAATTAGGGACTAGTGAAGATTTAGTAGCTGCCCTTGCAAACATCCTACCTGTTAAAGAGGTTGCTTTCGCTTAATCGCAAAACGCATAAAAGATTAACAAAAAGTCCGTACGACTTAAAAGTGCCGATGCTAGGTTTCTAATTCGTATCGTTAAGAAGTATTAGATATTCACCACTATAGAAATTGTGGTTATAAACTTGTGAACGAATTGTGTTTGTATGAATTGTAAGACGGGGGTTCGATTCCCCCCACTTCCACAAAAAAGATGATCTAAAAATAGATCATCTTTTTTTAATATATAGTATTTTACTAGGATAAATATATAAATAACACTAAATTTACCAAATGGATATACGCGATACTTTCTTAAAATTGACCTCGAAAACTTACCCACACGGTACCGAGCACGAATTACTTTCATTATTAGAAATTGAACTTCAAGAAGATTCATATGGTAATTATTTTATAGAAGTAGGCGATTCTGCGACTTTATTCACTAGTCATTTAGATACGGTTACCGATATCCAAGAAGAGGTAACACACGTGTTTGACGATGATTTTATAAAGACTGATGGTAGTACCATACTAGGGGCAGATGATAAGGCAGGGGTCGTTGCAATGCTATACATGATACGCAATAATGTACCAGGGTTATACTACTTCTTCATAGGTGAAGAAAGTGGCGCATTGGGATCTAGCGCAGTATGTGGTGATTATAAATTTAGAAAAATGAAACGGGTCGTATCGTTGGATCGGCGAGGAATTAGTTCCATAATAACTCACCAACAAATGATCCCATGTTGTTCTATTGACTTTGCATTAGATCTGTCTAATGAATTTGTAAAAAATGAGCTACCATTATATTTAGATAACAGTGGATATTTTTCAGACTCTTTTGCGTTTAATGATATTGTTAAAAATTGTACAAACATATCGGTTGGATATTATAATGAACATACAACAGATGAGTGTTTGAATATTAAATATTTAGAAAAACTTTGTGAAGTTTTGTGTAAAATAAATTGGGAAAAATTAACCGAATAATATGTTTCGAAAAATTTTCATTTTTTTAGGTATTTTAAAATCTAAGCATAAAGTCCCTTTAGTAGATGTTGATCCACTATCTAATGATTGTATAATATCGGTTGATGTGTTCAATAATTGGTTTAATGATCCATTGAATAATGCGGTATATGCTCATTCCGGTATATTTATGAGATTAGATAAATTATCATTTTCGCATGTGGAAGATTATTTGGATAAGAAGCATGATATAAATCGCCAGCACCCATTATATGCGGATCCGCTTTTTTATTTATTATTGTGTGATTTCCATGAAGATATACGAAAGGATTGGATACGAAAAAGCAAGTAGTTATTTACTTGCTTTTTTTGGCCTATAATGATCAATTATATCAGCGGCGGTGATTATTTCATCCGGTGCATTTTTTATAATAGATTCTGGGATGTTGTGTGTTATTTTATATTTTCTACCAATCAGTTCTGTGATTTCACATACGCAAATCATATCATTGTACCAGTATTCCAAAATTATTTTATCGCCAACATTATAATAAGATTTGTATTCAAATATATATTTCATTCTCTATATATTAAAAATTTCCATTGCTTATTTTTTATTTTTTTCTTCCCATTTGTCAAATTCGTCTTCGATCATCATGATTATTTTGTTTCTAACAATATCTGCAATCGTGAATGACATTGTTCCGATATTAGGCTTATTCTCAAACATTTTAACCACCGTGTCTAGTGATGACAATGATCGGTCCTTTAGATCTATTTGTTTGGAATCCCCAGTAATTATCATTTTTGAATTTTCACCAATTCTAGTTAATGTCGACCTCATGTTTTTCAATGAAATGTTCTGACCCTCATCAACTATTATAATGGAGTTGTCAATGCTACGTCCTCTTATAAAGGCTAGGGGCAATACTATGATCATGCCCATTTCCATCATTCGTTTAGTATTATCTTCACCAATTATTTTGTGAAAATTATCTAAAAAACTCGCCATGGGCATTTCCATCTTGGAGTCTTTGTCACCAGGAACAAACCCAATTCCCTCACCTTCTAATTCAGTCACACTTTTGACCAAAATTATTTTTGTATACCCCACATCTTTTTTTAATAATTTCAATGCTTGACCACACGCCAAAAAAGTTTTTCCAGTTCCTGCTGGTCCGGCACATATCGTAATGTCATTATCATTAATCATGTTTACAAACTTTTTTTGAGATTCATTTTTACATTTTAAATCAAATGTTATTTTTTGAATGTTGAATGTTGGTACGCGTCCGGTTGTAGGCCTGTCTTCATCAACTTTAATAAATTCTTTTCTAGTAGTTGGTTTTCGCATAGAGTTATTATTTTTGTTTTTCTTATATATTATATTTCTCCCACTGGAAGCGACCAGAATGCCATAATAATGTTTTTTATTTTCGAGTTCTTAAAAATATACAATATCTACACAACGCGAATTATTGCTGATACAAAGATATATTTTGTTTAAAATCACATTATTCAGTAATCTACCGGATGATATTTTTTATATATAGGTTATGAAAAATGCGACATTATTACGCGAAAAAGTAGATGATTTAATATATGATTTGATTTTCTCTAAGAAAGAAGAATATGAAATTATTGTAAGCGACTACATATTAGATATATACACATATGATAAATTTATCATTAATATCAAACGGGTTTTGAAAAAATCCAAAGTGAAAATAATTAATGAAAAATTAACAACAACACCCACCGAAGTTTTGTGGAAAATTAATATAAAAAAATAATGTGGAATAAGGATAAAGATTCAGGTAAGTGGTTAAGTGTTAACCAAAGTATTAATAAGGATATTTATGATGGGTACAAACAAGACCAGATAAAAGTTAGAATGTATTCCAAATGTCTTAGTGGTGCTGTTTATTTTCCGGCAAATGACATTAATAATTTATATACGATGAGCAAGTATCGCAATAAGTATAGTTGGTATTATGGGACCAATTCACCATATGCAATTCAACAATTGCCCGCTCGCGAATTATCACTAATTGATCAGGGTACAATCAGTAATTATAAGTCATATACCCGAGATTATGGTATGACCGTTAAAAATTTATTCACCCCGGGTAAATTAATTGATAGTAGCTTTTTAAACTTCTATAATGTCGATGTAGCAACTACCGAATACTCTGACATGCTTGCCTCTATGATAATTGACAAATTGCAAAATTTAAATTTATACATCGATGGTGTTAGAATAGTTGAAGGACATACCATATTAATAAAAGATTTATACAGTATTGTGGCATTACCAAATTCGGTGAACCCAGAAACCTTTTTTAAGGGTAATTACTATATGGAAAGTGATTTTAATCCAAGTAGTGTGGATTATAAATATTTCAATGAATATAATGGCATATATAAATATAAAGATGGTTTTTTAGTTAATACTGATATTTTTGCGAATTATGATACCTCATTTAATTTATCCGTAGTTCCTAAAATGGGTGAGGTAAATATTGGTAAACAATTCCACTTATCACGACTTCTTAATGGTATATTCCCAATTGAAAATGATCCAATTGAGTTTCAAGAGTCTAAGAATTGGATCATTAGAAACATTCTAGATTATAATAATATTTTCGATGTAGTGTTAAATGATGTAATTAGCACAAACTCGCAGAGTATCCCGAACAATGACATTATATACACAATCGAGCCTCGGATTATTAGCATAGGTGAATTTGGCACAATAATAAATACAGAACTTGTAAATGGTACGTACCGTTCACATTTAATTCACACAAAGTATCGTGAAACCCTTAATTCTATTTATGAAACGAATAGGTATTATTGGACATGTGGGAAAGTTGGTACTTTGATAAAAATTGATAAACTTACATTTGATATAGAAAGTATTGACCTTGGCATATCGACGGATCTCAACAAAGTACATTTTTATAATGCACTTAATGGTGTGGTGGTAGGCGATTTTGGAACAGTATTCATCACAAATGATGGTGGTGTGACTTGGTCTGGTATAAAATACGAGCAACTTGACGATTTTATGTTTCTAGATGTGGTTTTCCATAAATTAAATCAAATATTCATCACCGGTGCTGTTGGAACTTTCGTCGAACTTAATATATCGAATGGGATTTGGAAGCCTTGGGTTAAAAAACTAATAACAACTATAGATTATTATGATGAACATTTATTATATGGTGATGTGACTTGTATAAAATATGTCAATTCACCAATTAATATCCACAGCCAAGAATCAAATACTACTTACACAATTTCTGAATATTTTTTAATGGGGACCAGTGATGGTCAGCTGATCATAAAGACCCTACTGGATGATAGTGAATTTATTTTCTTAAAATTAGAGAACGTAAAAAATATACGCGGATTAGCGGATACACAAACACCGGTAAGCCTATTTATAATAACAGACACGGTTATATCTTTAGAATTAACTGATGTTGTATTAACGATTGGTGGAAATTATAGTGCATATAAATTACAATCTGATTTAACATTAGTATTAGATAAGTATATTAATGCAATCACCATAGATTCCAACTACGTGATTAGTTGTGGCAATGTTTCCGGTATTTATCGAAATTTGAACAATGGTACGGACACTACGGCCCTATTAATTGATGGAAGTTATGGACAATATGATAAATCGAAGCTACTTTTTCTAGACTATGGCATATCATCTAAACTTAATTTCTTTACTGATAGTGGTGAGTATGTTTTGCCTACTAATGTGGTAGTGCAAGGGCCAATCGAAAAGATGCGCTTGGTGAACATTGACGGTGAACAATCTTGGTTTAACTACCATAGTGATGTTGAAAAGGACGTTAAGTTTTATTCACCAATAAGTGATTCTAATATCGTTAAATACTCATCGTTGTTTGATAAGGTCATTGGTACTTATCCGTTAGATACAATAATATCATATACAAATGATGCAAATGTTGGTAATAATACGACTTGCTTAATTACTAATGATATTTCTAAATTTTCTCAATTATTACCTAATTTGGAATCATCTGATAGCGGATTCAGTATATCAAATCCTAAATTAACACGCAACGCATCTGGTGTCTTCCCGGCTAGTGCACATGACTTGTTTAATGCGCATACATTTTGTATAATGCTTTATAAATATATTATGGTAGTTAAAATACCATCTGGTCCAAATAGTGTGGTTGGTGATGTATTTTACTTCGATAACCAGTATGTTTCCACGACACTGATATTAAATCGAATCCATACCCATAGCGGGTATGATTATTTATATTTCAATACAAACTTCAACGAAAGTATGATCAATAGTATTGTAGTGAGTTATGACACAACATCGTTTACCAATTTAAATAAATTTTACACTAACATAGATTTGGTTGATCGAATTTCGAAACATCCATTATCAATAGGTTACAATTTTATTATTCAAAGTGGTGGAATTAATATAGGTGCGCGTTTTAATAATAAAACCGCATACTATAATATGCAGACTAAAATCGATTATATTAATGATCAGGGATCAGGTTCAATTGAGATATTATATTCCGATGCGTTTATTAAATTTGGATATTCACCTACTTATAATGTATTAAACTATTTAAATAATATTGATAGTTCGGTATTTATTCCTGAGAAAATATTCACAGCAATGCCTTTGTATGAGTACATCCCACTCAATGCTAGTAATAGTTCGGATGCTGATAATATTTTTATTGATTTTGGGCGAGTGAAAACTAATACAATTTCATTTGGGCATAATTTAGAATTTGAATGGGATACATTGTGGCTGCACACCTTTGTTGATATTGAATTGGTGTACACAAATTCCGTTAAATCAATTAGCGAGCGCATGTTAATTGTTAAAAAATATGAATTAGATGGTCGGTTTATCATAGAATTGGATAAAGCTTTGGTATATACCAATGGATCTTCTGATTTTGTTTCCGTCTCTATAAAAAGTAGAAATACACTGGAAATGATTAGTGATGACTTGCAGTTAATGAATAACATTCAGCGTTCATCGATGGTTAAACATATTGGAAGTTCGTATGTTACAAATATGGAAAATGATCTAAGTAGTAAATTCCCAACTGATTCATATGCGAAGATATTACTATCTGATTATGATATTAAAGATAGAGTAAGTGGGTTGATCTATGTAGATTATAACAGTAATTTGGCGTTCAATGTGATTAACGTTGAGCACAATACGGTATTGAAGATTAATAATGCCTATAACGTGGGGATCAATGTTGCATTTACCACTACTAAAAAACATGGTATTAAGGTGGGGGATTATGTCATTATTTCTAAAAATAATGGATTTGTTGATGATTCTTGGTTGGGATTCGTCTCAATCACAGCAATTATTGACGAACACACATTTGTTACTAATAAACAATGGGGAAGTCCAATTGGTTCTGGGTGTACGGCTGATGTTTACTTTGTTGAAAGTGATCCATTTTTGAATTATCAACCGGTTGATATTATGGAACTTGGCTTAGATGTTGCGCCTAAACAGGCAGTTGAATTGAAACCAAGAAATATGAAAATCACTGGGGATATTGTATCACTAGTTGGTGTTGATTATACGAAATTTAGATATACGTGTGTTGATGGGTTGAGTCTTGCTAAAATTGCTTCGGATTTTTCATGGATTCTCAATGCTGACATATCAAATGCTGTAATTGGACAAAATAGTTCTGGATTGGTTTGGTATTCTGGTAGGTGGAATGATGGTAGGTGGTTTGGTAGTGAGTGGATATCCGGCGAGTGGATATCCGGCGACTGGTATCAGGGTACGTGGAATTCACAACAAGTTCTAAATGATAACGTGAGTATTAATATTACCAAAATCCAAGACGTATTATCTTCTAAATGGTATTCGGGTCGATGGTTTGATGGAACGTGGAATGGTGGGTCGTGGTTTGGTGGTCGCCGTTATGGTGGGATATGGAATGGTGGGATATGGAATGGTGGGATATGGAATGAGGGTACGTGGAATTCTGGATTATTTTCTGGTGGTATTTGGGTGGCAGGTATTTGGAATGGTGGTAGGTTTAATATGGATAGAAAACCGTCATATTGGCTTAATGGTAAATGGCAGGGTGGTGATTTTGAAAGTGGTAGATGGTTTAATGGTGAATTTTCAGAAAAATCATCGAAATCGAGATTTGGAACACTATCAACCAATACTAAGCAATCCTTATGGGATTCCGGAAGCTGGATTGGTGGTGAATTTCATTCGAATTTAACTACAACAGATGATGGGGTAACAATCCAATCAGATATACATCGCTTCAGTTATTGGAAAACTGGGACCTGGGGTGGTGGGAAATTTTATGGTGGAACGGCATATAATATTCGATTTAAATCTGGTGATTGGTATGGCGGTGTTAGTGACGATCTAGAAATAGTAAACGCATCAGTGTTGATGGACAACATAAATGAAGTGATACCCAAAATACGAATAAATGGGGTAATGCGATTTAATAGGGGTGATGAATTGTGTATAATGGGGAATTCAGTATCTTCGATTGGTACCACAGAAAATCCGCTAACATATACTGTGATTAGTTCGGAAACTGATGGCATTTCATATACAGATGTGTACGTAGTCTCAATGAATCTTATTTCTGAAAAATTCAAATCGAGTTTGTTACTTAAAATGATGGATTATATTTTGCGTAAAGGTGGTAGCATCAATCCTTTAATAATGAGCGTTGTTATCCATAATAATGTAACACATGTTAATGAAACTGTTAATATGTCAATATATGAGTATTTAGAATTGTGTGTGGCCGAAGACATTGATATGGCAATAGATAACGATCCAGATTATATAAGTATTATTAATCCATTAATATTGGAATCTATTCGATTACTATTAACATCCTCAGTGGGGGATATTGATATGGATAAAATGGACACCGGTATGAGGTTGGTAAGTAAATTCACTAACTCCAATTGGCATAGTGGTGTGTGGTACAATGGTGTATTTGAATCCGGTAGTTTTGATGGGGGTATTTGGTATGATGGTAAATTTACCGGCGAATGGGGAAAACAAATTTAAAAAATGTATATAATAAATAAAGATTATTCAACTGGCGATATAAAAATCAGGGAAGACTTTGTCATTAATAAAATAGTTTCTGATTATTTGGTATTGCGATTTGGTAGAAGTGAGGAAATATTTGATATAGCTAAATTTAAATCATTTACTGCAATGTTTATTGGTATTCAGTCCAATATGGATGTGGTAGTCGAATATAGAATATCTCGCAATGGTGACACTTATGGCATATGGTTACCCATGATCAATGATACAATAGCAGAAGCCCCAAACCATTTGTTGTTTAGGATTGAAAATTTTCCATTGGTGAATGAAATAGATCGTTTTTATATTGATGTCAAAATTACGAAAAATCTTATAGATAAACCAATTGAATTAGTTAGCTATTCACTTAATGGGAAGATTGAACGAAACTTACAATCCGGTGCCGATGAATTTTTAGTTATGCCGGGTGGTACCGCAGTTATAAAGCCGCCATATATATTTAAAATATTTAAATTGAGTGATGTTGAAATATTAGTAAATGGAAATCCTATAATCAAATATCGTTTTTCAAATGATAACGGTAGAACAGTTAGTGAATGGGAAATACTATCTAAAGAAAACATAAGTACTAAGAGAATAAATCCAATTAGGTTTTTTCAAATTGAATATCTTATAGAGAATGATACCAACTCACCGGTTCAAATTAATGATATTAATCTAATCGGTGATTTACAAAATGTAACATTAGATATCAAAACAAACCTTTATGGTATTCGAGAAGATTGTAATAGTTTAATGTTAAATATTGCGAATGGTATAAGTATTGGTACTACGCAATCATCTGGGGATATGTCAGGGACTGTCCCTGGTAGTTCGGGTTTTTGTGCAAATGGTAGTGGCTTGGTTGCAATGAGTGCTGCTGAACGGGCTAATTTATTCAACCCGTATCAACAAACACAAACTATTGATTTCCTAAACACAATAAGCAATGATGCGAATGCAATTTTCGGTCATGAAGTATTGTATTTCATAACGGATGCCGATAGTAATGGGATTGACTATACATTTCATGAATACCAATTACTTAACTACGTTTGTAGCGAAACTATTAAAGTTTCAGTTGATGGTAATAATTTCCCAGATAATCAAATATCTATAAATCAATTTGATTTATCATTATTTGAGTCATTTGAAATACACATCACTAAAGATGACTTCAAGGCTATATTCGGTGTTGATAAGAGACCATCTAAAGAAGATTTCTTATGGTTCTGTACATTGAATAGAATGTTCCAAGTTGAACATGCACAAGCATTTCGCCAATTTAATAATGCATCTATATATTATAAAGTGTTACTTAAAAAATATACACAAAAAGCAAATGTTGGTGCTGGGAACAAAAATATCGAAGATCGCGTACGAGAGCTTACTAGAAATTCGACAATTGATGAATTATTTGGTATGGAAATGGAAGATGATAAAGCAGCGGTGGCAAACAAAGAACAGTTTAATACTTTAACTAAAGATACACTAAGGTTAGAAACATCCGCTAGAATAATTAAAGAAATTGTGGAAAGTAGAACCAATGTGATTGCTAAAACATATTATGACTTGGCATATTCGAGACCGGGGGAAGAAGTAGTTAAATATCGTAATATGAAAAATGACTACCGAACATCTGATAATTTTGCTTTCTATTGCTGGTTTAACCTGGAAGAATATGCCATTAATGACGTACATAATTTGTTTAACTTTCATGATGGTTCATATGGATTTCGTGTTGATATTAAATCAAATGGTGTTGTGATTCAAATCAATTCGGATGAATATAAACTGGACTTCGCAATACCTATCGGTACCTACACATATGACGATCTATCAGAGGATAAATGGGTTGCCTACTTGGTTAATGTGGATCAAAGGAACCGCAATATTACGCAATATCTTTATAGAATGAGTGAAGTTAATAACCCATCATTGGAAATGGTGTATAGGGCCGCCAATGAGCTTATCGAGCAAGAATTTTACTTAGGTGATACTCAGGCAACTATTAGTGCATCTGATATAAAAATGACAAATATTACATTGTTCAATGATGTAATACCTGAAAGTATGCATATTAAACTACTAAGTTCGCCAGTGATTAGAGACGATTCAAAGCACTTAGTTTTCACTGACAACGCGAATGCTACCTTAGTATTGCCAAATTATTCAATATCACAGGAAAAATAATGAGTAAAGATATCAAAAAATTCGGAAAATTTATAAAAGAAACTGGTAGCGAAAAAATAAAAAGATCACTACTTAAAATATCCATGGTATATTCAGCAAATTTCAATAAATCAACCACTGAATTAAACAATGGTTTGTGTGAAGATATTGCACATGATGTAATTGATGATATTGGTGGTGAATCTTACAACACATTTATCATCGATGATGGATTTTTCTGGGATACTGATGTTGTTAGTGAATATACGACACGTAGTGGTGAATATTGGAATATTGATAATTTAAAAAAATATGGTGATCCTCCTTTTGAATATCGGGATTTAGATAAGTTAGACTTGACTGGTCATGTTTGGATTTATCACAACGGTAAACACTATGATGTTGAAGCACTAGACGGGGTTGAAAATTTTTGGATGCTGCCTATCTATATCCGACAAATTGCGAAACTGAAATTATATTAAGTCCACCGGTGATTATAGACGATTCAAAGCACTTAGTTTCCACAGACAACGCGAATGGGACCTTAGTATTACTTCTATATTTGATTTTAATCACCAAGAAGGAAAAATCAATGGTGGCGAAAGTGTCTGGTTAATTTCAGGATCGCCATCACCCAATAATATCGCGATACAGGGGTCATTGGTGCAGTTTGAAAACAATCCGGAAGAACAAGAATTGATGATATTAGATACTACCAAAATACAAATATATAAAGTGACTAAATTAAAATAATATTCATTATTTTGTATATTACTTGACTAGTATCTGGTATTTTCATATATTTGTATTTTATTATAGTTCAAATGGATTGAACGTCCTTAAAACTAAAAACAAATATTATGAAAAACTTCTTTTACTTTATCGCCGGTGTGTGTTTTATCACACTAATTTCGGTAACTACCGTTTCAATTATGACAGTAAAACCTATGACCCCAAAGGTCACTATTGTTGAAGATTTTAGATCAATGTATGGATTGGAGAAAGAGATGAAGCACTTTATACAATCAAAAGTTAAAGAAGGATTCGTAGTAAAATCAATTGCTATTATGGATGATGAATCTACTAGCAAGGGAATTGTTGTTCTTGAAAAATACTAGATACTATATTTACCATAAACGCATATTTCCAAAACCCCCAACATAATAATGTGTTGGGGGTTTTTTGAGCCAAATATCGGACTCGAGCCGATAATCTTGTTGTTACAAATAACATGCTTCACCAATTAAGCTAATTCGGCAATTATTGAGCGCATAGACGGATTCGAACCGCCGTTGTACATATGTAACATCGTTTGCGGCGATGTGCCTTCGACCACTTAGCTATATGCGCTTATTTTAGCGGGGACACTTGGCTACGATCCAAGTACCTACGGATTAACAGTCCGTTGCTCTACCAATTGAGCTATATCCCCATTTTGATTCCCGACCTAGATTCGAACTAGGACTCAACACTTTAGAAAAATGTGGCTTTTCCAATTAAGCTACCGGGAAATCTTATTTGTACCGAGGGTGGGGATCGAACCCACACGCCTTTCGGCACCAGATCCTAAGTCTGGCGTGGCTACCATTACACCACCTCGGCATTTTGTTGTTTATGATGGACTCGAACCATCGACCACCGCAGTATCAGTGCGAGACTCTAACCAACTGAGCTAATAAACAATTTATTTTGTACCGAGAAAGGGGATTGAACCCTCACGAGCATTACTGCTCACTGGATTTTAAGTCCAGCGTGTCTACCATTTCACCACCTCGGCATTTGTTGTCCATGCTGGATTCAAACCAGCGACCTAATCGGTGTAAACGAATTGCTCTAAATCAACTGAGCTAATGGACAATAAAAAAACCCCTAAACTTTCGATTAGGGGATTTTGGTTATTATTTAATTTATGATTTCAACTCACGAACTATACAACAATGCCTCCCCCATAACAAGTCAGTCTAATACATAAAGTATTATTCACGACAGTTAGTGTGTTAAGGTTATTAATTGTATTTAAGTTCATTGTTTTCATCTTATAGTATATATTAACTTTTTATTCTTCCTTTTGGGTTATTATTCAATTATATCTACTTTTGTAGAAAAAGTTTCTCTTATTTTAGTTGTTTTGTCCAAAGTTTCTAAAAATGAATTGACTTTGGTCCTAATATTAATATCTTTCTTAATTTCTACTATTTCTAAGTTAATTTCCCGTGCTTTATCATTATCATTTTTTTGCTTATACAAACCCAATAATTCTGACATTATTCTCAATAGTTCGGTGTCTTTGACAAGTCTTTCAGCAGACTTCTCTAACGATTCTTCTACTGTGATGTTATTGATATACCAATCTTTTTGGGCGACCCAATTAATTTCACTTTCATCTAGTTTTAATTCATAAAATGGGTCTATTGATAACATAACTTCCAAGTCTAATTTATTCCTGTTTAACCACGTTAAATATTTATTTAAAATGGTAGGATCAGTGACAAACATTTTCTCAGACATTTCCCATTTATTTCTGGGTTCATAATGCAGAAGTCCCAAATAGAATCTGACAAATTCAAGTGCCATTGGTGTATTTTTATCATCCCATACACAATAGCCTTTAGTTGGTACATAAAATATATTTGACCCAGCACTACCTATGGTAGTACCAGTGTGGCAAGCTTTAACTAGGCCTTCGTCAATTAACTCATCAATGTATCGTGAAAATTCTATTCGATTTGGGGCTACCTCGGCCACGATTCCGGATGTTCCCTGACCTGTGAGTTTTTGAGTCTCTACTATTGCGGTGTAAATTTCAGATTTATTCATTTTCTATATTATATTTGTGTAAATAATTTAAACTATTCTATAACTTTCATTAGTGAATAACACAATACATATTTGAAATCCTCTGTGAAATCTTCATCATCCAAATATTCACACTGTGGTTGTAGGGTGCCTATATACTCCCCCCACTTGTGCCAACGCCATCCACCACCTTTGCCTCGATTAGATTTATCTTGGAATACCGGGGTTAGTGTAATTATATATCGTTTATCTGGATCCATTATCTGTGGTGCGTATAGATTTATAATTTGGTCTATATTATCAGCAACACCATATGAGCTAATAAATATTCCATCAAAATCATCCACGAAAAAACCAGTATCTGGATCACATATGTGCGCATTCAAATCCGGTCTCTCAATTTTTTCATGAAACTCTTCTGCTGCAAAGTTATAATCAAAACTACAGCGGTATATTCCCTTATCAACCTTCCATTTGGCATCAAATTGTGGCACATATTCGAAATTTGCCTCTTTTGCGATTTTAGTCCTACGTTTACTTTCTTGTATATTTGGTGTTAAATCTACTAGCATATTTTTATTTTAATTTTTTAGATGATATTTGGAACACAATCGATCGTTTTGTATTTGGATAACTTATTGGACCATCGGTTCTAGATCGTATGCAATTAAATCACAAGGTGGTTCTTGTAGTACAAGAAAAATGTCAAGTGCCATTATTTTATGAGCTTTGAAAATTTGATAACACATATTCCATTCAGCAGTGTTAATTGTAATTCCATGTTCAGTTCGGACCCCCTGGCAAATGCCCCATTTTCGCATTACACCATAGAATTTATTCAAAGAAGATTTGAAACTATCATCTTCTGAAATTTTTATATTATTCAGATCGTTGTAAATTTTTTCCAAATCGTTGACAAAATTACTGTTTCGCTTATTCATGTTATAGTGTTTAATAGTTTGCTTTTATACCCAAAATGTCATGTTAGTGTTCATTGCAAACCAACACTCCGCAAACACCAGAATAATTTACAAGCATAGAACTTCCATCCTCCTCGTTATATTCAGTGAACGTTTTTGCGCCATAACCTGCATCAGAATGAAAAGTATGTATTTCAAATTTTCCAGTCATTCCACTTTTCCATAAAAACACATCACCTGTTTTCAATTCGTCAACGCTTTTCAACGTGATAGGCAACGAAACACTAACATCGTGTATAAGAGATTGCTTATTTGGTTTTGTATCTTTCGACATATTTTTTGAATTTAATGATTAGTAATTTTTGGAGGTTTAGTCTTGAATCAGCAACCTCCCATACACGCCGTCCGTTATATGTGATGGAATTACATCAATAAATAATTAGTCGTTTGATGATTTTTGCTGATCATATACATTATTTGCAATTTTTTCCAAATCCTTCGATATATAATTTAAAAATGCCAACATCTGCTAAATGTCGGGTTTCAGTTTTTCTCTAGAACTCCATCAATTCGATGTTTTATCGCATTTAAATCACTGATTATTTCCGGGTTATTTTTCAAACAAGTGTGTAGTAGTTTCATAATACTTTTTTTAATTATCAGGCAATCAGCGTGGTTTTATAACATTTTAAATTCATTAATATTCAACAAATGGTGCACACATCCATTGTGAATTGTTTTGATCGGTTTATGGAAGTGTCCATAAACATGTAATTTAATATTATTGAGTGGGTTCGCGTTTAATATATTGAACATTTCGCTAATATCATTACGTTCTTGTATTACGTCATCCCGTAATACTGGATCGGAAACAATCATTTCTTCGACGAATGGAGTAAACATTTCCACTGTTATCGGCTCGCACCAATTGGGAGCATTATGTGTAACCACTACATCAATACCGGATAAATTTTGTAATATATCTCGATCTAAAACAAACCCCTCATCTTTCCAATATGAAAGACGTTTATGTGTTTTGTTTCGCTCAATTCGCGGAATCCTATCTACGCTAATTGCACCACCAACAAAGAGAAATTTACGGTCCTCTATGTCTAAAACTGTATAATCTGGTAGCAAAGATAAATTACTAAAGGTGTGTTGGTACGCGCCACTGAAGAATCTGGGATCATCGTGATTTCCTCGCATTGCATACATAATACAATTAAATTCACACAATTTTTTATTCAGATAAGACAGTGTCTCCAAATCATATTCAAGTGATGTAAAACCTACACCAAAGTCTCCCACTTGTACTAATATCGAATCGGTTATTTGAAACCTTTTCAATAAAAAAATCAATGTTTTAAACTCTCCATGGATGTCCCCGATGAATATTACTGGCTTTGTCATATTGCAAATATATAATTTTTATTTAATATATACAATAAATACAATAAGAATTATGAATTATCTTAAACTTTATGAAAATTTTGACGTACACGAATGGGTAGATACTCAGGAACAATACACAGTTGATTCATTAAAATTTCAAAAAATTGTAGATTTAATCAAACAAGAATTAGGACCAGATGTGAGTGATATAGATCACATAAGTCAATCTCGCACAAGTTATGGACAATCGTGGTATATTATTTTTAAGAATGGTAAGGAAATTAGATTATCGGACCATTCAGTAACATCAACAAACCGAACACAGTCTAAGAATTCGCTCGCAATGGTAAATATACATCTAGATTTTAGTGAGAAATATGCTAAGAGGATAGTTGATTATTACCGACGCATAAAACAATCAATGGGTGGAAATCCGGTAAGTGTACATAAATTATTTACAGATACAGCGCAAAAGTTACAATATGTCGACGGGCATTCTGACAAATTCATTGACAATTTAAAACAATCTAATAAAACAATAATCGAAATTGAACGGACCTACATGGATATGGCTACGTTAAAATCCAAATATCCATCAGCCGAGCATATTTTTCAACAAGATATTGGTGGGCGCGCATCCAGCTTTACGTTTGTTAATCAGTCGAACGGTGACAATAATTATGTATTATCAATAGATTATTTTGATTTCCTTAATAAATCGGGAATTCTATCTTAATATATACATAAAACAAATATCATATATGGCACATATTAAGAAATTCACTGAGTCATTTATAATTGGGTCAATTCCATTGGAAAGTTCCGCTAAAATGAGGAATAAGCTTTCTAAATTGACTTCGCTGTTAACCCGTTATGAGGAAATTGTAATATCTAATATAGATACAAATTCGGATGATTATCCAACTGATGTTAATGTGATTAATGTGAAAATTTCTAATCTTTTAAATTCAATGGACTTAGATGATTTAGAAATAGCATTGGAAGACTGTAGTCATAAATATAAATAAAAAGAGGTGATATTATCACCTCTTTTTTTAAAAATCATCTAATAAATCATTCATATCACCGACATTTGCATCGAGTGAGTTTGTCAAATATGAAGTGATTTCAGTTTCTTGGGCGGCACTCTGCACAGATCCTGAATCTACATATTTATTAATCCATGTGATCGGATTTTTAGTTTTTGGAAAAATTTGTCGCAATCCCATATTTTTCATACGTAGATTAACTAAATATTTCATATAATTTGATAAAATATCTGCGTTCAACCCGATTAAATCACCGTCTTTGAACAAGTATTTTGCCCATTCAATTTCTTCATTTGCGGCATCTTCCCACATTTTATATACCGTTTCTTCACAATCTTTAGCGACTTCGGAAAATCCTTCACTCTCAACACTTTCTAGTGTTTTTAATATAAATCGAGTAAAACCACCATGCAGGTTTTCATCACGATTAATCAACTTGATAATTTGGGCATTACCAATCATTTTATTCTGTTCATGGAAATAATAAGAACAAGCAAATGATACATAAAATCTAACGAATTCTAAGATCTGAATTGAAACTAAGGTCAAGTATAATTTCTTCTTTTTATTATACAATGTATCTCCGGGTATGCTGTTGATCAAGTCATCATAATAATGTGTAACGCTAGATGCTCGTTTTATGATTTCAGGATCCCTTGAAATTTCATCAAAAATTTCAGATGGGTTCGGGTAAACGTTTTTAATAATATGGGTATATGATCTAGAATGAATTTGTTCGAAAAAAGCCCAAGTTTCACAAAATGACTCCACTTCAAGGTTTGTGCAATCTTCCAATAGGTGTAAAATTCCACGAGATTGTATACTATCTAAAAGTATTTGATATCCTAAATTTTTGGTAAATATGAATTTTTCTTGCTCAGATAATGTTTTAAAATCCCCTCGGTCTTTAGTAACATCAATTTCATTAGGCCGCCAAAACAAAAGCATTTGTTTTTCATAGAAATCCTCGATTTGTTTGTATTTTGGATTATCATAACGCTGAAATCCTAAGGATTCCTCCCCAAAGAACATAGGGATCGTAGATGGATCAATACTATTTACATTGATAATTTTTTTAACTCGTTCGTCCATTTTTATTTTTTTATAATTTTGTTATAATGATTATATGCTGATTATATACTTTTGTTTAAAAAAATAGTACATTTGTTGTAAATAATAAAAATGAATATACAAGACATGCAAAAAAGTGCTTTACTTAGACAACTTCAAATTGACATGATATCGGATGATCCAAATCCAATTACAATCTGGTTCGGTGAATTATGGAATTCCTTATCTAAAATGGAAATTAATGTTTTTCAAGACAATGGTAATGAAACTATTTATTTCTTAGACAATGAAACATGGCCTTGGGTATTTTACCATGATAAAACTAATGGGCAGTTGGTCTGTAACTATGATCACTACTGGTCCAGATTTGCTAATAATAAAACTATCAAATCTGCCGATATTAAACCAATTACAGAATTCCTAGTGCAAGAAGCCCTTAATGGGGAAGTAGTATGGGCAATTGGTGATAGTTTTATAAGTTTTGACCCAATTCAAGATGCACTTAATGGGAATATGCTGGAGTGGAATGATAAAAAATATGAAAAAACGTAATATATTCTCATTCATTTAAACTATAAATATGGCAGACTGTACCTTATTAAGAGAGCTTAAAATTGATTTATTATTAGACAAACCTAATATTATCCAGGAATGGTTTATTAAACTTTGTAGTAGCCTGATAGTGATGGAATGTGATATTTACGGAAGTGGTAATGTTTATTACACTAACGATGAATCACCACGCTGGATATTTTATCATCTAAAAAATGATCATCAATTTTTTTGTAATTATGATCATTATTGGTGTATTTTTTGTATTGACGTCAATACCAGCGGCGATGATTATTTTAGAGTAGTAGGAACAATTACTAAATTCTTGGTCGAGAAAATGCTGGGTCATGAAATTTCAAACCCGGTAGCACTTGAATCCAGAATGAGTAATTCAATACAAAACTATGTAATTATAAATATTTAAGAAATAATATGAAATTAACTATTGAATTAGTTCCAAAAACTTGTTGGTATTCGAATGTCCGTTCTAATGTAACTACATCCGAATGGAATAAAATTAGAAAAAAAGTATACCTTGACGCAAACCATGTTTGTGAAATATGTGGAAGTAATGGTAAATTACAAGGTCGTCGTCACGCAGTTGAATGCCATGAAGTATGGGAATATAATGATATTACTCATGAGCAGCGGCTAGTTAGAATGATTGCACTTTGTCCGAATTGTCACCAAACTAAACATGCTGGACTGGCAAATATCAACGGTAAAACTGAACAAGTTATTAGACATCTTATGCATGTAAATCAAATAAATCGAACAGAGGCTGTTATGTATTTCAATGCATCCCTTGGCAGATGGTTAAATCGTAGTAAATTTAAATGGACACTAGATATTAGTGCATTGGGTTCTTATTTATAAAAATTAATATATAATAAAAATAACTAAAACATTTGAAGACGATTAAAACATTCGAAGCGTTTGTGGCCCGAGAGGAAATTGATTATGATGTAATTTTGTATAAAATCAAAGATCATGGGTGGGGAGATTTAGATGATAACCGAATTCAAAGCTTTGAGAATTCAAAGTATTATTCGGGTACCTCTGATGTTGATCAATATACCGAGGAATTACATAAGTATATGTACGCATTGTCAGTCAGGGACATAAAATAAAAAAAGCTCTCAATATTGAGAGCTTTTTAGTTTGTAAATTTAGTAATGGTATTAATCAGCGTTAAATTCACAGGTGGTATATTACTTAGTGTATAAAACCCTTTATCTATAAAATTAGGATCATTGTATAAGTTAATTTCCAAACCAGTAGTATCAATTTCGTAAATATTATAATTGTTTATGTGTTTGATTGAATAATTGAATAACTTCATCTTTATAATTACTTCATCACTTGCTGATTTAGTTTTACAAACGTATATTCTATTATCATGTAATGCTAATTTCTGTTTACGCTTAGGTATCAATCCAAATTTCATTATTTTATCGTGATAAATAGAAGGGGATACATGATATAATCGCTTAGGAATAGCGGATACTTTGTCGAACTTAGCTTCGTATATTATTTTAACTTCGGAAAGGTCCTTGCATGATGCTAATAAATAACTCTCATCATATTTGGTATTATGTTCCATACCATTAGTTTTGATAATATACATATAAGATGGGAACCATCCCAATTGGTTAATAATTGTTGAACATAAGTATCCAAATAGTAGCTCTATGTATACCTTATTAAATTCATACAAAGTTAATGACATTGATACATTTTTAAAATTTTCAATATCGAACGGTATGTTTAAAATACTCAACTTTCGTTTAATAGCCAGAATGCTGAAATTAATTTCAGTGGTAGTTATTAACCCTTCATTTAAAGAATGTATAAATGTTTTAAAATCTTGTATCATGTTATTTTATTTTATTATATTATCAAAAAGGGCACTCAATGTGGAGGGCCCTTTTTTAAATTTGCTATAAAACACAAGCATCACCACATCCAGATTCCAATTGTGAATCTGCCGTCGCATCGGCTTGAATAGTATCTAGTGTATTGGCATAGTACAACTGTTTCCCACCATATTTGTAAAATTCTAGCATGTCTTTAATAACGACTTTAGCTGGCACTTTATTCCCTTCGTATTGGGCCGGGTTATAATAATGATTGACTGATATTCCTTGATCTATCCATTTTTGCATTACACATACTACTTTGTTGATAACACTGTTATCAGTAATATCCCATGCCAATGTGTATTTATTTCCCAAAGTTTTCACACTAGGAACCACAATTTTAATACCACCATTTTTATTTAATTTAGTAGTGATTAATGACCTAGGTGGTTCAATACCATTTGTTGAGTTGGTAACAACTGAGGATGACTCCGACGGCATTAATGCACTTAAAACGGAATTTCTCATTCCATATTTGGCAATTTCACCGCGCAACCATTCCCAGTCACACGTCAATTCTCTTTTTACCAGCTCATCAACACGTTTATTATATAAATCAATTGGTAAAAGTCCCTCGGAATACTTAGTTCTGTTGAAATATTCACAAGGCCCAAGTTCTTTGGCAAGTTCCATGGATGCTTTCATCAAATAAAACTGAATATGTTCGAATAATTCATCGGTCATATCTAATATTTCTTGTGTACCGTATTTAAGATTGTTTTTGGCCAAGAAGTACGCGTAATTGGTAACACCAACCCCGATTGACCTACGCTTAATCTGTTTATTTGATGCAGCAACCGGATAGTCTTGTAAATCAATTATTTTGTCTAGTGCCTTAACCATATAGTACAGGGGCTTTTCCATTTTGGAAAAGGTATCTCTACCACCTAAATTGCCTAGGTTAATTCCTCCAAGCATGCACAAAGCTATCTCCGATGGTACATTCCCATACATCAATTCGAATTCTTGATCTAAATATACATACTCATCGTCGTTTTCTACTTCATTTTTATTACAAAATTCAACCAAGTTCTCGTATTGGTTTTCTGCGTAAATTATTTCTTCTATCATTTTATTAATTATTTGGTTTTATTTTAATATTGTCCCCTTTTTTCAGTTCTTCGAATTTTGCGTAATCACTTTTTTTAATTTTGACCCGCCTAGTAAATGTCTGCCCATCTTTTATATCATATACCGGATTTGTGGGAAGTGTAATTTCTTGGCATAAGTTAGACATACTCACTTTATCTTTAAATATACCTTGTGTATTCACATTGTCTATATTTTGAATATAAATACGTCCGGTATTCATACGCTCTACTGATAATGTTAGTAACAAATCTTTACCATTTACTTTTTTACATGGAATAGTTTTATCAGATTCGTATTTCAGATAAAGTTCGTTGAATTCTGGTAATCCAAATGCTTCGTATAATCCAGGCACATCAGATGTCGAAAATAATGTGATATCTTCCCCACGAACCATTCGTTCCCAAAACATTTTAGACATTTGAATAGAATAGTCTAATCTACGTACGCGATTATCATCGGTACCTTTATTATTTTTCAATACTAAAATTTCCTCAATTTCTTTATTCCATATTGGAAAGTGAACCGTTGTTGATCCATCTCGCAATCCTCCTTGTGAACAACTTTTAGTAGCAGCTTCTGCTAATTTCAAAAAAGGAATTATCCCAGTATGCGTAGCTTCACCTCTTCTAATTTCCGACCCATGTGAGCGCAATTTACCCATTCCTAAGCCGATACCTGCTCGTCTTGATACAAATCTACCAACAGCATGATTTGAAGCGTATATGGAGTCTAAATCGTCTCCTAACTCAATTAAAGTACAACTAGCAAATTGTCTAGTCCCAGTTCTCACACCAGCCATAATTGGTGTTGGTATGTTGAGCCATTTGGCAGTTAGCTCTTTATAAAATTCCTTAATATCTTTTAGGTTATCAAATAAAGTTGCAGCAATTATGATAAATGCGAATTGTGGGGTCTCGTAAACATATCCAGTATTTCGATTTCTAACTAAATAAGTAGCATGCATTTTTTGATATGATGCATAAGGTAATTTTGTATCATTTGAATGGTCAACCACCTCGTTAATCTTGTTCCACATCTCATCATCGTATTTACCAAGTAACGTAGGATCATATAACCCAATTTCAATGTTTTTTTCAACAACTGACTTAACACTTGGCATATCTTCATCTTTAAAAACCCCAAATATTTGCTTTCTAGTGTAGAAGCTAAATAATCTACTAGCAACATATTGATAATCCGGATTTTGTAGTGAAATCAATTCTACTGATGAATTGACAAGCACTTCGTGTATTTTTGTGGTTTTTATACCATCAAAAAATTGTATATTTGCGTTCATCAGAACATCTGATGGATTTGCATCGTATCCCTCACATGCCCAAGATACAACACTATTTAATTTATCAACTATGAGTTTTTCACTCACCCCATTTCGTTTTATTACATTCATTTTTTAATCTTGTTTTTGTTTTTGTTTTTAGTTATTATATATTTACTACAAAAAGTCAATATTATTCAATTTATCTAAATTTGTTTTAAATTTTGTATTATTTAATATCTTAGTGATACATTCTAAAGTAACATTATAAATATTTTCATATGAATCTACTGTATATTCAGATACATCATAATGTACATCAATTACAACCCCGGTAATGTGTTTCACCGCACCATTTTCATCGATGGTTACAAATTCAATTTCGGTGTCTATGTATATGTTCCGGTTGACAACATCTTTAGAATATGTCTGCTTACCAATATGTTCTTCCAATTCATTTATTACTAAATTCCGCCATTTATTATCCAATAGTTTAAACATATTAAATAAATTGTCTGAAAAATATACGGAAAGTTCATTGAACAGTTCTATATTAGTAAAACTTTCATCTCTTAATGACGACTTAATCAAGTAGAAGTAATTGTTAAAATCTGCACGGGATGGTTTTCTTCGGTTGTTTGAGAAGTTTAAATCGGTTTGGGTTTCCAATACCTCATATACTTTCTCTCTAACTAATTTAGTCCTCACATAATTTTCATTATCAATTGACTCGGTCCAATATGTTGATGCCTTGTCTACTTCGAAAGTGTCATTGAAATACATGTGCATACCATCAATATAATCTTCGTCTAATGGCTTTTCCTTTTTACCCTTGAAAATGCTATCATGTGATAAACTATGTTTATCATTAATTGTGTGTTTTGACAATTCTAAACTATCATCAGATATAGCATCATCTAAATTAATATCACCCATGTCAATATCTAGGTCATCTACCAAATCTATATCCGAATCATCAATCATGTCATTTTCGTCGTATTCAGTATCATCGTATTCATCATTATCAAAATCTTTATCCATTTTTAATTATATTTTTATATACTACTTATACTGGAATTAAATCGATTTGTTTTTTAAGTAAATCAGTTTTTGTCACTTTTACCATGATTTTATCACCAAGTCGATATGATATACCGGCCGACTCATTAATTAGAGAATACGTCTTACTATCAAAATGGAAATGCCCATTAAGTGACTTTGTGCTAATTGAGCCCTCACACTTACTTTCTACTAACTCAACATATAAGTTATATTCAGATATTCCTGATATAACAGCATCGAATATTTGATCTTTTCTAGCTTCCAAATACTTTATTTGCATGTATTTTATGGAATCTCTTTCCGCAGAGGTGGCCAATTTTTCCTGACGATTTATATGTTCGCATATTTCATCAGATTTTAACATTATTTCATTTGTCTTGGTACGCTCTTGGTTTAAAATTACGCTCAATAATTGGTGATTTTTTATATCGGAAAACCTTCGAATCGGGCTTGTAAAATGCGAATAATGACCGAAGCTATCCCCGAGACCCCAGTGGCCTTTATCAGTGGCTGAATAAACCGCCTTTTGCATGGTCCTAATTGCTAAAGTATTTAGTAAATTTTCTTCTGGGGTATCCTTGATTTCTTCCATTAGTGCATTGATGGATTCCTTTACATTGTTTTCATCAAATTTATATCCAAACTGCTTACATAAGTTAGCTAGTTCATTCACTTTTTCTAAAGTTGGTGCCGGATGATGCCTAAATAGTCCTCGCTTAATACTTTTGTATATGTGCTGACCTACTGATTCATTGGCAAGTAACATGAATTCTTCAATTAAGTAATTTGCTACATTTTGTTTTTTCTCATAAACACTAATTGGTAAATCATTTTCGTCTAATTTAAATTTGATCTCACTTTTATTGAAAATCAATGTATTATTTTGCATTCTACGTTCTCTCAAAATTTTAGCCTGAGCATCCACTGCTTTAATTGCTACTTCTATTTCATCATTTGTTACATCAGAAATTAATACCTCATATGCAGCCTCATATGAATAATCTCTATCAATGTGAATAATTGTTTTACCAAACCACTTATCTATGATTCCGCCATTTTTATCAAACTTGAAAAGAACACTAAATGCTAATTTATCTTCATTTGGGTGAAGACTACATATGTTGTTAGATAATACTTCCGGAAACATTGGAACACACCGATCAACTAGATACACTGAGGTTGCTCTATTAAAAGCTTCTTCGTATAACTTCGTATCTTCATTCACATAATGTGTAATATCTGCAATATGTACCCCGATTTCAACTACTCCGTTACCCAAATCTTCAAATGATATAGCATCATCTTTGTCTCTGGCACCAATTGGGTCAATGACAAATGAAATGGTATTTCGTAGGTCCCTACGTTTGTCAATTTCTGATTGGTGGATAATTGGATCGATTAATGCTGCTTCATCTAAAACATCTTGCGGGAAAGTATATGGAAATCCATATTCCGATAGAATTGCATGTAGTTCAGTTTCATGCTTACCGGATTCGCCAATTACATTAGTCACTTTTCCATGTGGTTTTGCATATGCGTCATCCCATTTGGTAAATTCTACCACTACTACATCATTTGTCTTAGAATCCATTAAGAAATTTTTTGGTATGTAAATATCTGTATACATTTTTGCATTTTTAGATACAACATATCCGAATTTCTCTCGACGATCCATCGTTCCTATAAATGCTACTTTATTACGTTTAGTAATATTTACAATTTCCCCAATTCTCCTCAAACCTTTCATGGTCGCCACAACAGTGACTGCATCACCATCGAACGCACGATTGAGTCTATCCGCATAGATGAATATATCATCGGAATCACCACAATTTACATAACCATTACCATTTGAAGTAATCGATATAATACCAGTATGAACTTTATCTGGATCGATTGTATAAACTTCATTACCATCTTTATTGATGGTATGAATAACATACTCTGATGATTGAAGTCTTTTGATTTCGCGATCTACATCATTTTTATCAATTGAAAACGCATTTGATATAGCTTCTGCGGTATCTTTATTAGATACTAAATGGTTTAATATGTTATGAAACTGTTTAGTAAGCGTTTTCCCCTTATTTTTTTTCTTTTCTTTTTTCATTTTTCATTTTTGTTTATAGTCCATTATTCATAATCAACTATTTAATCTGAGTTACTGATTTCTGACATTATCACAAATCATTTACAATTCTTATATTATAAATGGCATATAAAGTTTGTTTCTACCTATAATCTATTTATTAGTAATTATGATATCCCATCCAAAAAGCGATCGTCTTCAAGTGTTAAATATGTAGTATTCAAATTTAACATAATTTGAGTTTTTGAGAAATCACCATCTCTTTGCTTCAATAGCTTCAAACGGTATTTATTTTGAAGCCGCATTTCCTCACTTCTGATGATCGCTAACACACCATCTGCACACTCCGCATACGATTTAGATTCTGGTATCTTGTCCAGGGTTATATCCGTTGAATTCCACGCATCTTTTGCCAATTGTACCGCAGTTATAACTGCAGCATTATACTTTGCCCCCAATGCTCGCAATCCCTCAGCAACGATTTTACCTTTTGTATATAAACTATCACCACCCTGTGATTTAGGAACCGCTATTAAACTTATGTAGTCTACAACAATTAAATCAATTTTAATATTACGCTTGTCTTGCATTTTAGCAATATAATTATCAAAATCGGCCAATGTTGCTGTCCCGGCTGCCCAAAATTTGGTAATTATTTTACCACGAGTTTTTTTGAAAATACCACCACCCATATCTGGGGTGGTTGACTTCGACATGTTATTGATTTTATTTTTGATATATTCAATATCTTTTGACTTTTCATCGAATTCATTAATTGGGATTTTTAATCGCATTGATCCCAAACGCTTCATTACTTTTTTCTCGGTCATTTCTAATGTTATGTATAGAACATTATATCCAGCATCCGCACTTCTCACTGTTAAATTCTGCATCCATAGCGATTTACCTTGGTTGGTCTCGCCCATCAATATGGTCATTGATGATCTATCCCATCCACCACCTAACATGTGATTCAATGTAACAAACCCACTATCAATTTTATTCATCGAATTATCTTGAAAATGTGATTCGGGATCATCAAAATCTGATCCTAAGTCATCATCATCTATAAAATTAGTATTAGACATATTATTGACTATCTCTTTTATTTTATTCGCAGAAATGATTACTTCATCGAAATCAACTAAATTGTCAATGTCTCGGGTAACATCAACAACGTCGACAACACCCGCCTTTAACCGATTTGATAATATCCAGGCATTTATTCGAGGTAATAGAAAATTAATTTCATCATATTCTGTTAAATCTACCGATAGCATATTTTTTAAAATTTCCTTACTTATCATTGCATCGTGATCGACTAATTTTACCATTTCTAATATTTGATAATTTGATGGTAGGTCATTGTTTGTCCCGCTCAAAATATAATCTCTAATTATTTTATATACAAATTCGATTTCCCGATTCTTAAAGAAATATTGTTCAACTACTGGTAAAAAACGCTTGTTATTAATTATATATGCGAAGAAGATCTTCTCTAATGATATTGTCATACTCGTGGGTTATTGTTTTTAAAGTGCTAGTTATACACATAAATAATATTTTTGTTTATTTAATTATCTAACAACTTTTTTATGGATAATGCGTATGAGTGACATGAGAAGTATTAAAAAAGATTTAAATAGATATACATCTAGAACAGAACAGGAAAATGCAATCAATTATATCAAGCGTGTACATGAGGCAAAACCTGATAATAAATTTTTCCTAATGAATTTACCAACGGGTAGTGGTAAATCACATTTAGCGATGATGATAAGTGACTATTACCTAAGCACAGTAGATAAATTAGCTAAAATTGATATAGTTACCCCTGGTAAATTACTACAAGACCAATATAGTAATGAATATGAATCAATATCGAACTTGAAAGGTGTTGGAAATTACCAATGTAAACAATATGAATGTTCTTGTGCTAGTGGTAAAGAATTTAATAAATTAAATAAAACAGAATGTGATGGGTGTCCATATGATATGGCAAAAATATCATATACCGTTGGGACTCTATCGATGACAAATTTTCACTTATATCTCATATATGCGATATATGGTAAGGATTTCATGAAACGAGAGTGTCGTCTATTAATAGTTGACGAGTGTCACGAATTTGATTCGGTAATGTCCGATTTTATTTCGATGAAAGTCACCGAAGCAAGTATTAAAAAATTAAAATATACCAATGACGATCGAATCATTAAAGAATTGCGTAAGGTTTCTGACATATCAAATTATGTCAATTTTTTAAAGTTTTTACGAGCTGAGACTGATCAAACTATATTAGATATAGAAACTGGTATGGGCATGAATCGCGATATAAAAAAAGACAAACGTAGTTTATCAATACACACGATCACCGGTGGTGAAAACGGAGATGTTAAATTAATGAAAATCATAAAAGACTTAAAACAACAGTTGATGAAAATTGATATTTTCACCACTGAGTATGAAATAAATCCGAATAATTGGGTACTAGAGTCAAATTATAATGAACATACTAAGCAAAAGGATTTATCACTAGAACCAATATGGGCTAACGATTATTTGGAAAAGTATGTTTGGTCAAAATATGATATGGTGGTTTTAATGTCTGGGACCATATTAAATAAAGATTTATTTTGCGGTCTGAATGGAATTGATCCAGATAAAGCTGTATATTACTCTATACCATCACCATTCCCAGTAAAAAATCGGCCAGTTTATTACATCCCGATTGGAAAAATGAGTTATAATAAAAAAGAGGAAACATTTGAAAAGTATGTCCCTTTTATCAATAACCTATTGATAAAATATGAGAATAAAAAGGGAATTATCCACACTAATTCCTTCGAGTTAGCAAAATGGATTGAACGGGATATTAAAAATCCTAGACTGGTATACCACGATAGTTCTACAAAAGAAGAAGTACTACGGAATCATTTCAATACCGAGCAGAATACCGTGATTGTCTCGCCATCAGTAGGTACTGGGGTATCATTTGATCATGACCGGGCCCGTTTTCAAATAATCGCTAAAATTCCCTATCCAAGTTTAGGATCTCAGAAAAATAAAATGAGACAGCGGGTGAACCCAGAGTGGTATTCATACATAACCGTAGCTACTTTAATGCAATCAATCGGTAGGATCGTGCGATCCAAAACAGATTATGGTGATACCATAATAATAGATGAATCGTTTGGTGATATCATGAAATATAGTAGCCATTTCTTACCAGACTGGATACAGCAGTCAATCATAATACCAAAGCGAAAATAAACAAAAAAACCTAAGTATTACTTAGGTTTTTTTATATATAGATTATGAGAATATTAAACTATGAAAGCTATAAATTATCAAATGATTTAATGGATGAATTCATTGATCACCTATCAGAATCTAATAACAATGGGAATTTAGATAGCATTAAATCCACAGTAACTAATTTAAATCTAAATACCGGTTTAGTAGATATGATTGGTGATTACACATTGGCATTATACCCAATTTTCAATCAACTGTTGGTTAATTCAAAGCTAAATATTGAATTAAGCGAAACGGTCATTACACTAGTCACATTAACTACAGTTTGTGTATTTTATTTAGAAGAGTATAAAGGGGGTAAGGTCGATATGATGTTAACATATAGTGACGCAGATGCTTTTCGAAATGACATTCGGTTTTTATTAGAAGAATTAAAAATGTCTGGTATTGGGAATGGTATTGTTAAAAAACTATCTGAATGTGTAAATGCAGTATCTAAAATAGTCAAACTATTATTTGATGGTGGTGGATTATTCGACCAGAAAACCAAAATACAATTTGGAAAAATATGCAATTCCATCAATTTCATGATAAATAATCATAAAATGAATATGGATACACTAATCGATAATTTCACCATTGTATCCGATGGAATTTCCTCACCAATTGCCAAAAAAGGCATGAGCGATATTATGAAAAAATTAAATATTAAAATTGATCAAGTACAAGATGCTGAGAATACCATTATCGATATTGACAACATGGTAGATCCGAATATTGGTGATGTTATATTAGAAAATGACGATTTATAAAATACAATTGGACGATTGTGTGTCAAATATGTTTTACACATAATTCATTAATTATAAATTTTAGTCATTACCGTTTCAGCCATTTTAAAAATGTATATACTTTAAATTATTCGCATCATTTTCATACGCTAATAATTTCATATAATTAGATGGCGATCGTATCAACGATATATTTGAACTATTCATTTTTATGAATTCAATACACATTAACTCATCTTGTGTTTTACACATGGTCAGCACCTCTAACCCATCGCCAAGTTCCATCGCCATCTTAACAACCGCTGGAGTTTTGTTTTTTATAAGAGGGTAACTGAAATTATATTTCATGAGAGCATGAAGACACATTTTTTCGGTTTGGTATTTTGATAAAAGAAGTGTGAATTTTTCAATAGTTTCGTCATTACGGCGGATACCATTATTAATCTTCCAGAAACTATCAGTAAGAATATCAAGATTATCCATAATACTTATTGAATTTACCTTTTGTTCATAGATTGCGTGTACTATCAAACGATCTTCTTCTGAAATACGCATATCCATCAATAGATCAATCAATTGAAATTTATTCACATACTTGGTTATAACTTTATCATTATCCAATAAATACTTACATATCTTAGGAGTTATTTGCTTAACGTATCGCAACGAATTAGCATCTGCACGAATGGCACATAAACAAATTGTCTCAGTTTGATTCAATACAAATTGAAACATATCCGGATTATTCATGATTGCTGCGGTGCAAAGATTTGGGGTTTGCTTTGGTACATAAAATAAATTAAATGGATCTGCCAACACTGCATAACGCGAGATCACATGTTCTTTATTCGCGACTAAATGATATGCCACTGGATCAATATCAATCGCTAGTTTACAAATTTCAATAGTTTGGTGTTTAACATATTGTAAATTTCTATAATCTTCTTGGACGGCAGCAATTGAGTCCCCGTCATCAAAATATTTGAAACTTGCGTTTTTTATATTCTCTAAATCGGCAATAGTCATATTATACCAAATATTAAGTTTTATATCAATGAAAATGACATATTTTTATTAAAAACAGTATTACTTAATGTTTTTAATAAAATATGCCACATCATTTTTCAATTGATATTTTTACACATCGGTTGGGATGGTCTGAGTTAAAATATCCTCACGTCTTTTTTTCTCATCACGGATAGACTTTCCAATACGTTTAAACATATCTGCACTTCTAATTTGCAATCGCTCGAACTTTTTTTCCATCCGAATATGTTTTTCACCAGTAATTGCATCAATAACTGCTTGTATGAAATCTTCCCTGAATTTCTTATCAACGTTATCATTTGTATTCACAAATTGAATCACGTTTGACGTTTCATTTACGCACAACGTCAAATGTATTTTTTGATTCTCTACATAATATTTATTTACTACTATATCATTATCTATGGTAGTATCTTCAAATGATAATGCGTCGGTAATCGCATTTATAATTTCTAGTTCCTCTGATGTGAATACAATTTCTTTAATTCCCCAAACTTTATTCCAAATTTTTCGTGGGATAGACATTTCATGACCTTTTTTCATAATTTATGTATTTTTATTGCAAATATATACAAAATAAACATATAATTTAGTACTAGGGGCACTAATATTCGAAATTTTTATAATTCAGATTCTAACTGCTTAATTTCGTTTAATATATCAGTAAGCTCGTCTTTCTTGGCCATCATTATCTTTTTATTTTTCTTACGATCGGCAAATACATCCTTTAACATATTTATAGTTGGTGAACATCGCTTATTAAACACTGTATTGTTCACACAGCGAACGTGATTAACATCATCGATAACACTACCATTGGTACAGAAACCCGGATTTTTTTTATCAATCAATCCTATAAAATTTTCAGGAGCTATAAAGAACTGGGTTTGGACAGATGGATAAAGTGATGCAAAGTCATATGTCACACACCATCTATTCATTCCGACTACCGGATCTTTTACCCAACCCCCCTCAATACCTTTAGCTTCTGGTTTATCACCACTATCTTTGAAAAGTACTACATTGTCTTGTGCTCTAAAACGGTTACGCAAAACCCCCTCAGTGATAGCGAGAGATGCTAATGACGAGTTGACTTGGTTAATAACATCGGTCACTTTTATCTTAGCCAATGATGAAATACCATATACAATCGATATGTAGTTACGAGCTTGATGAATTTTTTGCACCAAAACTGAATCGACAGCATTATAATACATAAATGTTTCGAAATCATCTTCGTACAAAGTATGCAATTGACCATTAAATTTAATCTTATCAACACCAACAAGTTTACTACTTACAAAATCGAGAGATGACGATTCTTTAACCTTGATGGATGTGTCACTAATGTCATACAGTTGCATATAATCAAATATCATTCGATGTTCGGGAAGTTCAAGCCCATCCTTCATCCATACTTTATTAAGTTTTTCCGTTGGTGACGATACTTCTGGTTTGATGGTATACAATTTGCCACTTATGGTCTTCGTTACTTTCCTCGAACGATTAACAAGATATGTCCAGTCATAGTCAATAAAATTCCAACCAGTGATTACTGTCATTTTTGGTACCATTTTATAGAAAAAAGAATACAGCATATCAAATTCATCATCATATTTAATATATTTGAAATCATAGACTACGTTATCTTTTTTGAAATACTCATTAGTATTATTGTGTATTCGTTTTTGTTGCTCTTTACTAAGGTCCTTCAATCCCATTAGAATGATTTTATCCTCATATACTACTGAAATTGATAGAATTCGAGTACTAGCACCTTCTTTACTAAGATTTCCCAAAACATCAAACTCATCTGCTGGTGGCGCATACCCATCATCACCCTTTTCGGTTTCAATATCCACAAAGTAAATTTCCGGTAAATTGTATTCAAATATTTCATCCTGAACTTCGATTGGTAAAGCATCTAAAAATTCATATATAGCATAACGATCTGGGTGATTCACGCGTTCTTTTTTCACCGGAAACCCATCCCACGATTTAAATACCGGTTCTTGTTCCGGATCACCATAATCGCATTTTACATATTTAGTAGGATGCTCCCAGTGGAAGTATTTAATTTCAGTTTTACCAGACTTTCCAATAAAACTTACGATTAATCGTTTAGAGTAATAATCGTATTCCGTATCTATTAACATATGCTTGTTTATTTTTATGTACATATTATACCTAATAAATAAGCATTTGTTTAAAAACTTTTACTTCTATTTATATTATACTATATATGGAAAAATTCAACCCGGGTGATGTAGTAATTAACCATTATACTAATCGACAGTCTGCTACACGATGCATATTTCTTTCATATAACACTTATAGCGAAGCAATCGTAAATTTGGTTGATTCCAATGACCTAATCATTAGGACATATGTCAATGATATTACATCAATATCATTGTATAGACAAATAATAATAAATGATATTTTAAATATTGATTAAACAAAAAAAGGGTTCCCAAATGGGAACCCTTTTTTTTCTATTTACTATTTTATTAGTTCAAGTAAGATGCAGCATCCTTAACAATAATAGTCATATATTGTTTTTGTGGATACCATCCCATTTCAGCTACTGCATAACGGGATCTCAATAGTAATTTAGGAGCCATAGTAGCTTCTGAAATAATGTTTATTGATTGTGCCATTAAATACGGTACGAATAAGATACCTGGTTGGTCTGCATTGTTTTTTCTACCAACTAAAATTCTATTGTCATTGAATTTCATGTATGGATCTACGTAGATAGTAATATCTCCGATTGAACCTACTGGATACAATTGACCTGAACCGTTCATTTTAGATTTCAATGGATTAACAGTATATCCAGCAACATCCATAAGAGCTGCACCAATACCACCATTTGTTACTAAGAATTGTGCTGGTCCAACACGTCCTTCTGTAGCTAAGAAGTTAGAAGCATGAACAACTTTAGTGATCAATTTTCTTTGAACTGCGTGAGTTGTTTCACCACCTGGACCACCTACTACATAATTAGTATCTAAATCAAAGATTGTTTGTCCAGCAATACCAGTCGCACCTGAAAGTGGAGCTGATTGTCTGTTTAAATCTCCCATTTCAAACAATTTAGCAATAATTTGTTTTGAAATTGTTTGTGACAATTCGTTAACCAATACTGATTCCATTTTTTGAACAATATCTAAACCTGTATTAGCTTTAATATCTTCAATTTCAGTTCTTCTTAATGCAGAAGTAACTTCGATTGTTCCAACAGTTACTGTTTTAGAAGAAACTTTTGGTCCGATAACACCAGCATAGTGAGTATCATCTTGGTATCTATCCATTGGGTAGTCACCAGCACTGTTCTTTCCAGTCCAGTTAGTAACAAAACCTGGGATGTGATCCTCTAATGCAGATACTAATGATACCGCAGTTTCTGATACACCTGTTACACCAGCGATACCAGTGATTGCAGATTGAATTGATACAGTTGGTCCAAATGTATTAGCGTTAGCATCAAAAACGTATGATTGCATACCAGCAGTTCCTGAAAAGTTACCATTAGCGTTAGCTTGACGGTAAGCTCTAAAGATTGGCAAGTTGTCAATTCTAGAGAATCCTAAAAATTCAATAGCATTTGTTTTTGAAGTTGGAGCAGTAAGTGTGAATGCACCACCAACGATAGTTCCGTAAACTCTTTTAGAGATACCACCTACAGTTTCAGTTACTCCTAATGTAGCTAATGAAGCTCTAATAGCTGCACTAACCGCCGTGTTTTCAGCAACAGAAACTTTGAAAACTTGTGGTCTTCCTTCTGCTAAATCAACATCATCGTATTGGAAGTCAATGAACAATAAATCGATTTTCGGACCTGGTGTTGGTTTAACCGCTACTAAATCCAAACCGATAGTTTGAGCAGCAATTTTCATAGCAACCGGTAATAGGTTTTGACCTAAATCACCTGAACCAATGTTTGAGTTTGCATAACCACTTGATGGTAATGTTCCACCTACGAAAGTACCTGGTTGTGCAGAAGTGATATTTCCCATACCAGCGATACTTGCGTTAGCGTAAGCATTTTCGTTGATAGAGTGAAATTCAGCATATTCAGACATCCAATCAAGTCTTGTTTCACCTTGAACACCCATGTTCTCCAAAACTGGAGTCCATTTTTTCAAAGCTTTTGATTTGTCTATTCTAATGTGTGACATAATAATTTTTTATTTTTATTTTTCTTTTAACTATATATTACCATTTTAAACCCTTTTTTAGCAGGGGTGGATTTTTTATAGAAATTAAACTTGTCTGAATCTTTCCATGATTGCAGTCATCTCATTATCAGATAATTTATCCTCTTTAATGATGCTGTCATGAGACACTAATATTTTATTAGTAGATTCATTGGTTTTGAATTGTCTTGTTGCCCAAAAATGTTCTACCTTTGTTTCGGTATCCAATGATGTGGCCAATCTACCTTGCGATATGATTGATTTTTTAGACGTTTCAGTTAACCCTTCCCAGATTGGCTTGATATCATCAGGCATTAATCTGATCAATTTGTCTTCTAAGGACTCGTTTGTAACCGAGATTGCTTCTTGTATTAATTTCAAAACATCTTGACTAGTGTAATAGCTTCTTTCGTTTATATGAAGTTTAACTTGTTCTTGCTCTTCGTTAGTTAATGTGTAATAACTATCGATTTGAGATTTGTTCAAAAATTTCAAAAAGTGTAAATCAGTTGTTTCAGAAACTTTACGTTTAGTAGTTTCTAAAATTAATTTATTTATTTGTAATGATAATTCAGATTCGGATTCGCATACTACTGCACACTCATCACCAACGCAGTTTTCATCATCTACTACGTCAACTACATCGGCAGTTTCAACTTGGTCTTGTGCATCAACTTCATCAATAGCATCGTTGTCATTAACGACAGCTGATTCAATTACTGATTCTGTAATAATAGTTTCTACCGGAGCTACAGTATGCGTAACAACAGTTATAGATTCAAATCCAGCTTCGGTTGGTGATGGAAATTTAATACCATTGTTTTCAAATACTTTACCACCATTCAGCCCCTCAGCAATCATTGCTGAATAGCTAATGTTTTTGTCTAAGCTTTCCGCAATATAATCAACATAAGAAATGTTGTTATCCAAATTTTCAGCGATGTATTCAGAATATGCAATGTTCCCCTCTAAGTTTTCAGCGATGTATTCAGAATATGCAATATTGTTATCCAAATTTTCAGCGATGTATTCAGAATATGCAATGTTCTTATCAACACTCTCAGCGATATATTCAGAATATGAAATATTACGATCTAAGTTTTCTGCTAGATATTCAGAATAGGTAATGTTTTTATCTAAGTTTTCAGCGATGTATTCAGAATAAGTAATATTTTTATCTAAATTTTCTGCCAAATACTCAGTATAATTAACGGTTTTTTCAATACTTTCCGCTAAATAATCATTGTGTTTGATCAACTTAGTAGTAGTCTCTTTTAATGATTTATTTTCATTAACCATAATTTGAACACTTTCTGCTAAATAGTCTAAATATCCAACAATTTTGGTATTTGTGTTGTTTAGCTCTTCATAATATTCAAGTAATTTAATTACCTGAGCTGGGTCTTGTTTACCCTCGTTTACTGCTTTACTAACCATGTCTCTCGTTTTCATAATCTCACCATTGATGTACTCAGAATATTGAGAAAGCTGCTGTTTAGTAACGATGTCATTTTGATTCATATTAAATAATTCGTTAGTTTTTGACTCGTCGGATAGATCATATATCCTAAAGTTTGTTTGTTTTTCTTGGAATCCAAGAGATTCATTTATAGATGACATTCTTGCTGAACCAAAACCTGGATCCGCTACAATATCATATGTAAATAATTTTTTAAGAGATACTGATCCATCAGATTCAGTGATACCCGCAGCCCTAGACGATACGAATATTGGACATCCATCGTCAACTAATGATTTTGCTTCTTTACCAAAATAAGTAGATAGTAATTTAATTTGACCATCAACTCTATTATGTTCCTTAACATATGTTGCGCTGGTGATTAAGTGTGATGCTCTCGACAAAGATGTATCAAATACATCCGGATGGTCAAATTCACCATATACTACACCCATAGTTGCAATTCGTTCATTCATCTCATCTAAACATGGTAAGAACTTAGGCGCGGTATATACTCTTTGATTTCTATTAAGAACATCAAATTCAGTAAATATTCCACCTAATGTATAATCTTTCGTCTTTGAAGATGATACATTCTCATTAATGCTCAGTGGATTAGTGTTGTTTTCAACAATTAATACTGGTTTCATGTATGAATATTTTTTTTTCTGTTTTATATATAAAATAACAAAATCAAAAAAACACACCTTGGATTGTTTATACGTTTTGGTAGTATATTGGTATAAATTATATGTTTGTAGAAATTATTTCTTGTCTTTCATTATCTTATTAAGGTAGTTTAGACCAGCATAAATATCAACAACTCTTAATTTTAGCACAGATTGTGAGGCGGGTGATGACATACTGGCTCCCTTTTTCTTAACAAGTGCTGTGATGTATACAACGTCACCTCTTTTAATTGGTTTATTTGTTAAATCGGCATCGATTGCAACTAAGCCACTTTCAACCAAATGTTCTTCCGGCTCAGGTTCATTGAAAACATCTATTATTGAATCGATTACATATTCACCACTTTTCAAAGCATCCAAACTTATTTCGAATTCCGGATTCTCTAGGTCAGAGGATAATGCAGTGAATTTTTTCATAATGTGGAACTTTTTTTTAATATATATTAAAAATTAAAAACAAAAAATTTTTACAATGGCAAGACTAATAACACTCAACGATATCAATGATGTAACATTGATAGATGAAATTTTAAGTAACGACCTCACCATATTTGAAGATGTTCAGGGTTCGAAAATTTATGTAATGTTTAGTAAGGATGGTATCATCATTAAGCCAAAATCATTACAGGCAAATCAGTTAAATATTCTCGACTTAGCAATCCAAAAGTATTACAATCGTGCCATTGATTATTTAAGCGCGTTGGATACTAGAACATTGTCTATGTTGAACAAAAAATGGTGGTTTTGTTTTGAATATTTTCCGGATGAACAACCGGCAAATATTGAATATGCAAGGGTACCTAAGAATAACTTGGTACTATCTTCAATTTATAAGGGGGATAAGTATGAATATACTGTTGAGGAATTGGACGAATACGCAAGGTTACTTGATGTTGATATAATCCCAATAATATTCAAAGGAAAGTTAAGCGATAGTTCTCAAGAAGCTATAAAGTATTTTCTAAATACCAGTGAATCAGATTTAGAGTTTGTGTTCGGCGAGAGTTCATTTGCATTCTTTTTTTACAAATTACTAAATCCCGCACTGACAAATTCATTCTTAATGAATGATTTCCAAAAAAACATTCAAAAGTTAGTAATTAGAATAGATAACAAGGATGTGTCGTTTGAAATTTTAAACCCGCTATACCGTAGAGTAAATGATCAAAATATGACAGATTTTACGGATATTTATACATTAATTTTAGTAAATTTCTTAACATTTATACAATCGGTAGATCTTGATAAAATTAAATTATCAGGCAAGACCAGAGAAGATGTCTATATTTATTTGATGTGCAAATTATACAACTTATACATATCCGAGGTAAAGGATGATCTATTGAATTTTGACTTCATAGTACCTGAATTTTTTGACAAGGATAAATTTCGCATTAACACGGAAATGATAGATAATAAAATGACACGTGAGTATATAAAAGACTCCAAAAAACTGGAATACATATTAAAGGTAATACTTGGTTCGTTCAATAAGAAAAGGAAAGAAAATAAAAAAGTTGGAGTTTTCACAGAATCCACCATTATAATTTTTAATCAATTCGTGGATCAATTGTTTAGAATAATTGATATCCAATTGGCAAAGAGTACTGAAGCGGAATTAGCAAATAAAGGGTTGTTAAATTTCGAAGATTTTTTTGATATTAAGATCGAAAAAGATGGTGATGGTGATGTGTACCCAGATGTATTTGATGAAATTATTGGTACCGGAAATTCAGAGAAAAAGAAAAAAGGTATGAAATTATCGCCAGTTGATTTTACCAAAAAAGAAGTTGATGATCTATAAAAATAAAAACCATTTTGAAACAAACAAAATGGTTTTTCTCTAATATATATTATATGAAAATAATCACACCAAAAACCTCAATATTTCAATTTTTACCACATGATCTACTCCCTTTATGTGGCCATACAAAAATAAAATACCATAATGCAAATCTGAAAACCGCGTATCTAATTGATATAATCCACCACATGATTTTAAAGTATTACTTCCGAGATGACAACCGGTTCAACATTTCAGCGACAATTTTCAAAGAAAAGTATGGTAAAATATATAATTATTATATGGAATATCTATGTGATAAAGGAATGATTAGACTGGTGAAAAATTACAACTGTGGTAAAAATTCAAAAGTTTACGCATTGGCCGACTACATAATAGATGGCAAAATAACTAGATATTATAATACGGATACCGTATTATTGAAAAAACATAATAAGAGAATGGCGGCATATGAATCATCATACGATGATGGATTAATTGATCGTGATGTTAGAATTAAATTAATAGAAAATTTATATTCTGTAAATATTGACGTTGAGGCCGCTATGTATTACTTGAATAACATAGTACATTCGGTTGATGCATATAATAAAAATGTATATAGTGTAGAATCTATCAAAAATTTACACATATTTTACCACTTTGACGGATATGGTCGCATGCATACCAATTTCACAATTTTAAAATCGCACATTAGAAAAAATTATTTACAAATAGATGGACAAGAATTAATGGAGTTGGACATAAATAATAGCCAACCGTTGTTCCTCACTAAAATTATAGATGAAACAATATTAAATGGTGTCGATGATGATGAATTTAGATTATTTAAATATCTAACACAAACCGGCAACTTATACCAATACATTATTGACAATTCGAAAAAGTCCGCAAAATCAGAAGTGAAAAAATTAACGTATAAAGTTTTATTTGGCAAAAACTACCCAAATATGAATGATGCGATTTTCAACTATCTATTTCCAACGATACACCAATTTATAAAAAATTATAAATACCGACACAAAAATCACAAAATATTATCACACCAACTACAAAAATTAGAATCAAACTTAATATATAATGTTATTATTAAAGAAGTGATGGCAATTAATCCAGATATAAAATTTGTGACTATACATGATAGTATATTATTTCCAAAAAAATATGAAGCGATAGTGTCCAAAGTTTTTAATGATAATATAAAAAAAGAATTTGATATATGAAGGATTATGGATTGGCTTTAATTAGTGGTGAGGTAATAAATAAAGTACGTATTGGAAATCGCATGATGGCAGTTACTTATTTTGCAAAAGTCAAAAAGTTACAAGAAACTGACTTAATACGAATATATGAAGTTATTCTATTAAAATAAAATTATAATATATACAACATGATAAACCTTCTAGATGTGAAAACGTCCTACATACTTTTTACACCGGATCACACATCTAGTGGGTACAGTTGGTTATGTGAAAAATATACTAGCCTAACACATGCTAAGGGTTATTCCGATATTGAACTGATATCATCTGACAATGATAATAACTATTGCATTACATATGTCTCATATTGTGAGAACGCAATCAATGATAAAATTCGTTTGGATGCAATCGCATTAATGAGTGAATTTGGGGCTAGTTCAATTATCGTAAAATATTTTGGTGAAAATAAACCAACAAAAATTCTTGAAAATGGCTCCGAGCGATTATTAGACATTTCATTTTACAGTAACGTAGTAAATGAACGTGTTTATATACAAAATGGAATTTCATTTATATTCGAAACTTTAAAGCGGTTTTACTTTCCGACTAAAAAAGAGGATCTTCATAAAAACATGGTAATTGAACTATATAACGATACCAAATGGATTGAATACGTAGTTGATGATGTTGAGACTGAATGGGAGGATATCTACGAACTATTTGCCAAGTATGAGAAAATAAGAATTCATAGAGATTAAAAGTGAACATTTATTTGGATATATCATATTTTAGTTATACATTTGAGGTATATAAAAAATCAAACATTATGAAAACTTCTAAGGATTCTGAACACATTATATCTGATTTATTAGTTAAGATGAGCCCAACATTAGATAAAATGGTGCAGCGCATAAAATCAGACTACGAAGCATCACATGAACAGCTATTTACCAAATACGATGAAATTTACACCCGACTATTTTTAGAAAAAGACATTGTTAAATCATTCTCATCATATGCACAAGCTAGTGATAAATTGGAATCATTCCAACTACACGGATCAATATCTGGACAATTGAAAATATCAGCAAGGATAACGCGTGGTGATATTACGTATACCCACCTGACCGATGTCATATATGCTGGGGGACACAATATTCAAAAATTACACTACAGATATTTGACTAAAAGTGAATTACCAAAAACCGGTGATAAAACAATATTAGATAAATTTACAGCGGCCATCAGTAGGTTAACTAAAGTAGAGGCTATATCAAATGATATTTTACGTTATAAAAAACAAATTGATAAAATGAATATTGACATCGAAAATAAACTAAAAATGTCCGATGAAGATATTCTGAATAAATCAGAATCATATATAACATTATCTAAGATAACATGGGATGTCATAATTGAACGTGGGTGTGATAAAAATTATGATTACAATCAAGATAATTTCATAAAATCACAAGATGATTATCGCACAAACTGTATAAATCACCACAAGACCATGATTAACTCGAATCAAAAATCGGTCAAAAGTATATCGATTCTTATACAAAAATTAGAATCTAAGCGAGACGCAATATTGGAAGATTAAATATATCTGTTTAATCTTCCAATATTTTTTTGAACGGTATTTATAAATCTATCAATTTCAACATCTGACATTTTCACCAAATCACTATACAATTTTGCATTTTTCGAATAAAATTCTGCATCAATTTGTTCAATTGGGTGGTATAGATGATATGCATGATTATTACACTGGTACCAATTCAGTTTATGTTTAATGAGGATATCCAATCCAATATCTTCATATCCATATCCCTCGAATAATTCACACCATCCACCGATTTTCTTAATCGATTCAGTTTGGAAAAAACATATACCATTTGTCAAATTTGCATCTAAGAAATCAACTGCGGTTTCTATACTAAAAATATCAACATTGAGTTGACTAGAACTATATTTATCTAACCTATTTATTTTTTCATATGGGGCAATAAATTCATACTTATTTAACAATTTCAATGATTCTAAAAATGGTTCATAATCCATAATTATATCACAATTTCCAAAAATAACATTTGGTGTATTACAATACTTAAGTCCTACATTAAATACCCACGAACGGTTATAATTTGGGTTATGTGTTTCAATAAATATATGCTTAGCACTTATATTGAGATTTGAAATTTTACTATGACGATCAGCCTCAATCACGATGACGTCCAAATTATCTAGTCGATTCAACCAATCTATTGTTTTGAGTAAATTACTCAATTGATGTGTACTGTGCTTATATCCTATTATATATGTGTATTTATTCAATGCTTTTATATTTAATATTTTATATTTTATAAAAAAAACACCATTTAGTTTATTACCTTTGTGAAATATAATATATACACTATGATAACAAATAGTAATAGGACACTTTTTTTAAAATCCAATTTTATAAATTCGCAATATATTACAAAATATATTGATTTTTTATCTATCGATGTTAATTTTTTATATTTAGATTTTTCCAATAATAAAGATGTATTAACATCTAAAGTAAATCACCAGAGAGTAAATATCACAAATATTTCGGATATAATACTTGGTAATTTAAGAAATGTTGATCACATTATTATAGACATTCCGCTTGGTTATAATCATATTTTTTTAGATACCTTGGCTAATATCTTACATACAATTACCGTTAAGTATTCAGTCATTACTCACAGCATAAATTCAAATATTACTAAATTTGTAAAATTCGATGAATGTTATTTGTTAAATGAAAATTCACTTACTAATATCGTTTCAGAAAATGAATTATATTTTGAAAATTTCAAAAAAGAATACATTAGAATTGCTACAATTAACGATATATTGAAATAATTAGCTACGTAACATACCTGGGTTTTTATACTCTGAACTACTAACTATTTCAAGAAGTTGATCAGTTGATAGTGAATTCTTATCCCAGCCTTTCGTACTACTGTAAGAAACTATGAATTGTTCTCTTAAATTCTCAAGTTCTATTTTACTTAGGTTGTTCCCGGACTTTATCATTTCACCATCGGTGTAGATGTTTTTCAGCATATTATTTTCCATTTTGATATATTTTTTTGATATATATTAAAAAAACTTTCTTACATTTGTAATCATGTTAATTAAAGCTAAAGGAATACTCAATTTTAACCCGGTCGATATCACTAAAAAGCACGAAATGCAATCGGCTTGGAAAACTGTGGCCATGATCGAAATAGATAGTGAAATTGATCAATATTATAAATGGTTTATCGAGACTCGATTTTCACTTAAATTGAATAAAAATCTAAGAGGTAGCCACATTACGTTTATTTCAGATATATTGGATCGGGATTTATATGAAGTAATTTCAACGAAGTATAATGGCAAAGAAGTCGATTTCTACTATTCAATCGAACCATTCACAAATGGCGAACATTGGTGGCTTAGGGTATTTTGCTTTGATATTGAACCAATTCGCGAAGAACTTAATTTAGACAAATATCCATATTTCGGTCTTCATTTAACCTTGGGTCACGTAACCACTACCAATTCAATACATGGTGAATACATAAAAGAGGTTTGCAATTTTCACAAACTTTTACTTTCAGAACCGAGGAAACCGTTTGACCAATACACAATTATAAAATAATATAGTTAATCAATCAATTGAATCTAATATGTTAATATTATTAAAATGTATCAATCCCCTCAACACTGATCGTGAAAATGTTAAATTGTCTGATTTTGAAATAATTGATAGTATACCATATACAACAAATCTTGATATAATCAATGAAATGGTATTCATCAGGCATGATTACACTCTAGTATATAAATTATACGACAGTATTATTCCACCTAATGGCATTTACCCTTTATACAATGCAGTTGATTGGACTACGTTGATGGGGAACGCTACATTGGCAGCCATTTTAGTAAATGGTAATCATCCAAAATTCAGACCAATCATGCGTGAGGTGATAATATCATCAATTATAACTTAATGAAAATATATTCAATAATTTCCACAAAAATAAATCATGTTAGTTCAAATGCAATTGTCGCAGATGAAATTTCCAATTATGCAATGTCCGACATAAAAATAATACACAATTTCTATGGCGATCTTAATTTGAACGTAATTAATAATTACATTAAGAGTACTGAGTCACTTCCATTAATCATTAATTCTGATCTACATTACATAGACACGGATGGATTATGTTTGATCTTATGGTTACAGAATACTAATCAAATATATGCATTAATTGACAGCACCTCTAAAGCATTTATACACATTGGACGTTCTATAATAATTACAAATATTCTAAAATAATTACAATATATTGCTATGAATAAGATTAAATGTAAAGATTTTTTTATAATTAAAGTATTAAATTATGCAGATAAAAAGATACTTACTAAATGGCACATTGAGGGCGGGCCAATGCCCACACAACACCGGGAACGTGCAGAAATGGATTATCATCTATATAGCGAGTTTGTCAAATACGTAACTGGTCGTTCCCTTGATGAATGGCGACCAACATATCACTATGATACAATGAATTGTGTAAGTGAAGAAATATATGAACACTATGGCATAATCATACAAGATAACGAAGGTTATCGAACTTTCTTAATCCCGATAGGCAATACAAAATGTATCAATTGGATTACCAAACATATCAAAGCACCATATCGAATAGTACAGAAAATCGTACTAGGTTCTAGTAGATTTGATGGTTTAATAAGATATGGATGCAGAGAACGCTGTATTGAGTTCCAAAAACAAAATGCTGATTTTCTCAAACAAATATATCCAGAACAAAAAAACCCACTATAATTATAGTGGGTTTTGTGTATCGGTATAATGTTTGGTTATTCGTTCGTTTGCTGAATGATAATATGTTGGATCATTTTCAATAATAATAAATTTACGATTACTATTTATGGCGGCGATAGCAGATGAACCTGATCCACTACAATTATCCAATATTATTTCACCAGTAACTGAATAAGTGTTTATTAAATATTCTAATAAATCAACCGGTTTTTGTGTAGCGTGGATTGATTTATAATTCGAATTAGAATATTCAAGTATCTGTCGTGGATAATTTTCATATTGAATTACCCGCTCTAAAGGTGTTGCCTCCCGAAAATGGTTCACTTTACCATTGCCCGTATAATTTTTCGGACGCTTCCATTTTTTATTCACTTCGACCAGACCCTGTGGATAATAGGGCATATTATTCCGGGACCCATTTGCGGTTGATCCATTGGAAAATACTATGATTTCTTCTACATCTTTCAATGGTTTTAACTTTGCGTTTACATACCCACCAGGTCTACTTTTCTTCCAATACATCATATATTTAAACATACCTGGATTACTAGTTATGAGCAGAGATGTAAACGGCTGTTGGCCAAATAATACAATAGCCCCATTATCTTTTATTATTCGATTGTATTGTACCCATAGTGGCTCAAATGGGATAATATTATCCCACGAGCAAGCAGTGGTCCCATATGGGAGGTCACACAATATCATATCAATTGATTTGTCTGGAATATCATTCATTACCACTAAACAGTCACCTAAATATGATTTACCATTTATAAATTCAGTCGTCATTATTCTATGTTTTAGTTATTAATATTATCCAAAATCAATGTCGAAATAATCAAAATTTACTCCATTTGCACTTACTTCCAATTCATCATGTCTTAGTAATTGATATTCGAAATACCTACCACATCTAAACAATGAACGAATAAATTGTATATTTTCAGAATCTTTATTAATGAGATCAACGTTTACCATTAGGCATATTTCCTTACGATTATCTTCCGGAATATATCCTACAATGTCATCAGCATTATTCTTATTGGTACGATCTTTTCCATATGAAATGAATTTAACATCTAATACCTCATCATTCACTGTATAAGTAATTTTCACATCATCATTACTTACTAAACTATGGTCTTCTTCTCGCAGAAATACTCGTATATATGCATAAGTTGCCTGTTCTTGGGTTATTTCGGATTTGGTATGGCGGCGATAATCCACGAAGTTCGCATCATCTAGATTAATTTCTTGTATAGCAGATTGTAATGATTTTAGTCGGTTTGGTATTTCTTTGCGCTCTGGGAATTCGGCATCATCGATATTCATAATATTATTTTTATTTAGAGTTTATATCATATAAGTATAATTTAGTTTATATTTATTTAATATATACATGAAAACTATCACTCAATATGATCTATCGATTTAATGAACACAAAGAGGAAAATAATGAAGAACGTTATAGGCCTATACATTCATTTACCATAAAAGATAAACTTTCTGATAAAATATGGGAAACCGACGACATAATTATGGAGCCGATTCGAGAACAATTACTGACAATTGCAAATGATTTATTTGATAAATTAGAACTTGATATTAAATTGGAAGATATTATATTAACCGGATCATTGGCAAATTACAATCATTCCGAATATAGCGATTTCGATATACACCTATTATTAGACTTCAAATTAATCAATAATGATTATGAGTTTGTTCGCAAGTATGCCGACTCAATTGCAGCCGTATGGAATTTACAACACGAAATTGTAATAGCGGGATATGATGTCGAAGTTTACTTACAAGATATAAATGAAATACACAATTCTACCGGTCAATATTCATTGTTAAATAACCAGTGGAATATAAAACCAGAAATATCAAATTTTAAACCGGATGAAGAGTTAATCAAGATAAAATCAAAAAGTATTATGGACCGCATCGATGAAATTTCTAAAAGTTATGAAGATGGTCTCGATTATGAAACCTTGATCACCGATATCAAACGAATTTTTAAAAAAATAAAAGATGGTAGAAAATCTGGTCTAGTAAGGGAGGGTGAATACTCAATTGAGAATTTAGTTTTTAAGTTACTTAGAAGAAATGGTTATATTGAGAAAATAATCGATATAAGAAGAGAATCATATGATAAAAAATTCAAATAAAACAGATGACATTACTAGAGATTGAAAATACCTTTAAGGAAATATTTAGAGAAGATGAAGGATTGGTAAAAACGGTAGATACTGTTTACGAAAAAACCAATGATGGTGAATTGAAATTAGTAATTTCAATTCATGGCCTTAGCGTGGAAGATACTATTATCATACATACTAAATTCATATTCAGAGTAGATGATCAAAAAACAAAATTATTGGATAATTCATTCACATACTTATATGATATTAACTGTTTTTATCACAAAGTTGAATTCAGAAACGTGATCGATATGAAGCATAAAATTGAACAAATTATAGATTCGAACAATTTTGGTCAAGATTTACAGCTACTATCAGACTTCATAGAAGCACCAGCCACTTTCCTAAACCATTACTTACGCCAGTCTAAGATTACCGATTATTCGATATTCAGTGTCATATATGAACCAAAATTTAAAATAGTACCTTGTCACGAATTATCATTTGATTTTGATATAAATATTAATGATAACTATACCATAAATCTAATTATACGCAAGACTGATAAAAAAACCCCAGAAGATATTAATAAATACTCACTGAAGTTAAAGATGTTAGATCAAACAATTAGCGAAGAAGTTGATACACTTTTAAATTTACACGCGACCATTGGATCGTGTATTGCTAACATTTTAGATAAAAAATTAAACCAATAAATAATGTTGAAGAAATTTAGAGATTTTAGTAAAATAAACGAAACATCAGAATTCAATAACCAACGAATGGGCAATGATCCTGGTTCAATTGCCGGTGGTGTGGACGATCCTAGTTTATCTCTGAATTCATATGATAAACATCAATCAAAAATTCAACAAGGCATGTCGGTGTTGAATGGTTTAGCTATGCAAGCAAGTCCAAGCATCAATGGTCTAAAAGGTAAATTGGCATTAGAAAATCAAAATATAGACAGTGTTAAAATACTCCGAATTGTTCCGAAAAATTTAATAAAATATGATGCATATATCACATTTGTTATACAAAATATTGAATATTGGGGAATGGTTGAAGATATTACGTCAAGAGATGCAGTGTTAACTAGTGAAGTTTTCAATGATCAGGGCCTAATACAAAGTACTGAGTGGATTATTCGGACAAAGGGGACCATAATTAAAGCAATAAATGAATGGATGTGTCCGAAAGAGGGTAGTTATACATTATTAATAGATGATATAAAATGTAATAATAATGCTACTGGTGAATATACCTCTATTGAAAAAAATACAGTTGTTGAAGTTATACGTTCACACGACAACACAATACTAATCAGTGTGAATAACGAACGATTCACACTGAGTGGTAAAAATTATATTTATTTCAATTGGTGGTTTTCACCGGTTGATTAAATTTGAATAACCTCTAGGTGAATTTTAATGCGTTGGATATTTCCCGACATTTCTCTAAACCCAAGACGAAATTGTGTGGATGAGATTGGTTTGAACACAATTTGTGCAAGGTCATTATCAAGATCCATATTTGAAGAATCACTTTGTATGAAGCTTCTAACATAGTAATTAGTCCCAACCATGGGATTTGCAATAGTCACCAATACAAACGAATCTGATCCAGAACTTGAAATTTGCGCGGCTGCAATCACATCACCACTAACACCTAATGTAGTCGCTGATGAGTTAACATCAAAAAATGCAAACCATCCCACATTTCGGGTCTTATCAATTTTCGCAAAATATTCCTTAGGCATTAAGCCATTTTTCACAGATGACGCTACATAATTCACATCTGATAACATAGCCGGTATCGAACGGGTGGTAACCATTCCACTTTCACTTACCAACATTTCATCACTTACCGATGTTGAATTTCCGACATTACCAATTCGCATCACCCCAAGTTTATCAATGCTAAGCAAATCAAATCCAGTGGAAACCAAACGAACATTGATACCTTCGTTTCCACTACTACCAGTGGTCCTAGCAACTTGACCTATAAATATTCCATTGGTAACATTTCCTATATTTTTACAGATAATACCAGCTCCAAGTACTTGTGTATTAGTAGGTAGTACACTTTCAGTGTTTTCTATCTTTAAAATTGGTCCACTACCATTCACAAATGCACCTAACACATCAACGGTATAACCTGGAGCTTTATTATTAACACCAATTCTACTGTTAGCAGAGTCTATTGTTAAATTATAAGCCAGTTCACTACCAAAATGTTGCTTATTCACAAATGGATCTCTCTCCCAAAACGTTTTTGTAGTTCCCGGTGTCCCGAATGAGGCATCAACCGAAATAGCATTGTGGTAAGTAAAACTACTCCAGTTATTACCAGTGGCTGATCGCTTGGCAAATTCTTGTATATATACGTCATTGCCCACATTTGCTTTCACACTTGTTAGCTTACTATATGCATTCAAAGTGGTACCTAAATCAACCAGTGGTGACACCGCGAATATACCACTTACTACGAAATCTGTATATCCAATAGTCATACGTGGAATCATCGATGATACACTTCCGGGCACACGATTATTTATACCGATTACACCATTTGAAAAATAAAAACTAGCAGAACCTCTGACATTCGAATCTATAGCACCCCCATTTAACCAGTTATCAGAAATAACATTACTAGTTGAGTTGCTAGAAAAGTACATAGGCACCCCAGTACCAATATTTGAATTTATTTGCAATTCCGATTTTGGGCTAATTGCATTTATCCCTAAATAACCATTAGTACCAGAGTTGATATTAAGATGTATAAATGTTGCCGCAATTGTGGACCCAGTATTCCAATATGCCAATGTATTCAAAATTCCAGTACCTACTGAATAATCACCAACTACTACCCAGTTCTGAGTCACATCATTCCAGGTATAGGTTTTGCGATCGTCGATTTGAAAAACAGTTAAGTTATCATAGCGATATGTGAGTGGTATCGAATTTCTCTCGACCGCATTAGCAACCAATGTTCTCCCATCAATTGGTTTTTTTACATTTATATTAAAATTATCTATTAATGAAATTGACATGGATTAGTGTTTTATTTTATATGTTGCTCGGAAGCTATTGTTCAAATCACCAACAGTGGTTAGATTTGGGGTATTTAGGGTGGGTGTGTATACATAAACAACGTAAGGAACATTCGTCCATTTAGAGTTTGTGGTTAAATTCAGGTCATATTTGGTAAACGAGTTTATGAATTCGAAGCCAGAATATGTTATACTACTAACCTCTGTGACTAGTGGACCACTCACATATTCATATTTAGGATGCATATAATAAATACAAACATTATTCCCAACAAAGTCAAAATCTTGCTCGTCGAATATATTAGTGACTATCTTTCTAATCCCAACAGTTTGTGTGGTAACCAATGAATTAATCAAGACATCAATCCCAACTTTGGTATTTGTAGCAGTCGCAGATGTTCCCCACATAAATGGATATACTTTGTTCAAATAAACCGAACTAGATACCTCGGTACCAGTATTATCAGTTACTCTAATTGTAAATTCTTTTCGGCGATCAGTTGCAACTACGCTAGTTGGTATAGATATGGGTGATGTACTGGTATATGATGTATTTAGCGGGGTTCCAATTATCGGGAAATTTGCTAAGTTTATTGGGTTTATCGTGTTGATATTATTAGACTTTTTCACTATACTAAACACATATTGAATTGAGGTTATATCCCCATATTCATAAATTATTTCACTAGTTCCATTTGTACTATTGTTTGGTGAAATTAGTATAGTGAGCTCCGTTGTCGGTTGTACATACATATATAATAATCGATTTATAACGTTTTCAAATGTTGCATTTACAAATAAATCACCGGCCATAATACCACCAATATCATATGGCACTGGGATAGGCAACTGATCATCATCTACAGGTGACGTATATAACAAAGGCACTTCAATGTCATTAGTTGTAATTTTAACTGGGAATCCAGTAATAGATGCTTCGCCATCAGAATATATACTATTGACAGTACCATCTTCACTAAGCTCAACTCGACCCTTTATGTGATCATATCTAAGAACCTGGTTATGATAATCAGACAATTCAGATGGATCATAATATTTATTATAGGCCAACCCATTTATAAATATATTACCCCCAAATTGAGTTGCCCCGGTCGCACCCATTCCTACTGTACCGGCACTTAGTTCAATGTTACCATAGTTGATACCATCACTTGTGGAACTGTTAACGATAACCAAATTTGAATAACTCGCACCGACAATGAATTTTGATTCAATGTATGGTGCAGAATTGTGTAATATGTCACCCATACCAGATAATATTGAAATTCTGGTATTCTGAGTCACATTGTCCGATTTATTATTATAAAAATAAAAATCAGTTAAGTTAGAAGCCATCAATGAGCTAGTCATTATGTCAGTATTCGAATATTTTCGTTTACCAAAATACATAGTTTCTTTATTATCAGAATTCCCACCAGATCCGGAATACCCAATAAAATTTCGTAAATTATCAGAAGTTTTAGTAAATTTAAATGGAATGTTTTCCCATAATGTATAAACCGCATCTCTCACATCTTTAGGGGACACCATCTTAGCAGTATTATCTGGAATTTGTGATAATATTTGGCTTATATCATTTAAATTTGAACTCTCAATTGGGAATGTATATGAACTATATGTTGACATCTATAAGATATTGATTTTTATGTATATATTAAAAATTGATATAGTCCTTTATTTTCATTAGCATATAATCAGTGATCAAGTCAGATGGGTTTAGACTATTTAAGTATTTCGTATCAACCTTAACCGATTTACTTTTACCCTCAGCAACACTTCCATCACCATCAGCTGCCACTTCTGTATAGTCACGCTCGGTCAATTGAATGATAGCAGCATGGTATTTATTAACATGTCCTTTAGTCATAAATAATGGCTTTAAGAATTCAATGTTGAAATCTGGGCGGATTATAATCCCTGCTTCTTCCTGAATTTCTCGCAACAATGATTCCTCAGGGGTTTCGTTTTCTTCCATAGATCCACAAATTAAGGTAAGGTGATACTCCTGACCATCGCGATACTTAAAGGTTGGTATATATTCTTCGCGAACAACTATTTTATTTAAATCAATTAGATAAATTATACAAACCACTACATCACTTTCACTAACCAGTGACCAATCTTCATATCCAATTATTTTAATATATCCATCATCATATTTGACATCATCCTTAGAAATTTCAACTGTTGTATCAGCTTTTATATTAGTAAATTTTTCCATATATCAAATAGTTTTCTTGTATATATTAAATAAAATCACTATCTTTACTAAAATAAATAAATTTATTATGAGATTTTTAATATTTTTATGGAATATTCCAATGCTGTTAATCCGGTTTTTTGGTAGTATATTGGTCGAATGCACTATATTTACTATTCTGTACCTATCAGTATCGCCAATTATCGGTGGATTTTGGTCATGGATTTTAGCTGCAGTATTTATATGTTGGGTAGTTATAGATTGTATTCTCAGAATAGTAGTCGGGGGATCTGCCAGTATCATAAGATACATTTTCTCGTTTACCCAATAATGTCCATTATTCGGGCATTTCTAAATTCGACAATATATTTTTGATAATTGTCCAAATGTTCTTTATACCTAGTTATCAGTGTATAAAATTCAGAAGAAATCATTATACTTCTTTGTTCCAATTCAAACTCACAATCAATTCCGCCCGAATCTACAATTCGCACATCACCATCCTCCACATCCGGTGAAATTTTAAGTATAATATTATAGTTAACAAATGCAGAATCATCGGCTAATATATTAGCAATAATTTTATCATACAATCGACTACCCAACGTTGTCATATAAATTTCATCACTCCCAACTTCCTGAAAATTAATATAATATCGTTGGTAATTTACCCATTGCATACAATACACCGAATGTTCATCATTATTGTTGTGGTTAAATAAAGTTTTTATCAGGTTTATGTTTCGTTCAGAAACTACATATATATTGTCATCAATACTAATATACCTAATGCAATGCAAATGCTCACCTATTTTATTAGGTATTATCTTTATTTCTTTCCCATTAAATTTGGACAATGCTATCATTAATATAAAAATTTACGCCCTTCTTCTACATAATTAGATAATTCACTATTTATTTTAGCAATAATTTCAAGTGAGTCATTTAATTTGGATCCCAGTAATTCAAGATTAATACTAGCATCGTCAATTTGGTCATTTGTCTTCGCTGACTTACTACGATACTTTGATAATTCCATGTATAACTCATTAACAGTTCGTTGAGTATCTTCGATTGTCTGCAAAACCACCGACATTTCATCGCTAATTTCACCAACCCGTTCATTTGATATATCAACCAAATCGTCAATACTTTCGTTATACTTTAGAATTTTCATACATTACTGATTATATTTAAGGTATATATAAAAAAAAAGTGGTGACATATATCACCACTTTTCAGTTTACATTATTAGCCAATGTTATTCTTGACTGACTTCTTTATAATATTCTTCCCATCCCTCCATTTGAGTACTAATACTTGGGTTAGTAGCAACACCAACAACTTCATCGATCAACCCAAAAGCTAATGCTTCATCAGAATTGTACCATTTGTCGCGATTAGATGCATTATACACGTCCTTGAAATCTTTACCACAATTTGCTGCAATTTTTTTCATCAAGAGAAAGTTGTGTTTTTCAGTTTCTCTATGACTAATTCTATTATCAGCAACATGTCCTTGTGAGCCAGAACTTGCTTGATGTACCATAACACGTGAACTTATCAATGAACTACGCTTTCCCTTTGTACCATTAGATAAAATTACGGCACCCATAGAAGCTGCCATACCAACACAAATCGTAGCAACATCTGGTTTTATAAGATCCATGGTGTCACACATACCATTCCCAGCTATCACACTTCCGCCCGGACTAGAAAGGTTTATAGTTATATCCTGTGCTGACATTGACTCTAAGTACAAAAGTTGTGCCTGTACAATACTTGCCATATCATCATTCACCGCACCAAATATCCACAACATACGATCTTTCATCATCCTACTAAAGATGTCCATCTGAGTAACATTTAGGTTACGTTCCTCTAAAATGTAAGGGGTTGTGTAATTCTCGTAATAATGCATTTGCATACTGGATATGCCACTTGATAGTGCATATCGTCTAAAGTCTTTACCGTATTCCATATTTATAATATATTTGTTTAAAATACAAATATAAATTCTTTTTACGAGAATAAAAAATTAATATATAACTAAAATATAAAAATATCATTTAAGATGGGACATATTAAAAAATTTGAAGACTTTTCGTTTGCAGATGCACCAACAAAAGAACCAGCGGTTAAACCAAGCGTTAAACCAGCAACACCAGGTGTTAGACCAAACAGACCTAGTCCAATCAGAAGAACCATGCCAGCGGTAAAACCCGCCCCTAAAGCGGAACTACCAGAAGCTTCAATTGAGGATGTAGTGGCTAAATATATCGAATTAACAAAATAGTAGTAATATGAAAAATTTTAAAAAGTTTCTAGAAGAAATATCCATAGAGGGTAACCCAGGGGTTCCAGGTGAAAATGGCAAACAAGTTGGTGATTCTGATTATTTAAAAAATATTGAGTTACGTGCCAAAGAAAGACTTAACATAGAAGGTGAAAGCGAGCAAAATGGGGATATGTGGAAATATATCCACAAACTAATGGGCGAATTAGTACCAGTAGTACATAGAATGTCAAGAGGAAAAGAAGCAGAACTGGAAGCACTAGCAACCGCTGCCATTTTAGATCAATACGGGGAAATTTTAGATGGTGTTGAATTAGATATAAAATTTGGAAATCCAGGTGAGAATTTTAAAAAAACTCAGGAAGAAGAGGAAGAAGAGGAAGAAATGCCGGAACCACCAAAATTTAACGAAATTACCAACAAAGATTTATTAGATAAAATCCACCGAGCTAAAATATATAACAATATCATCCAGGGTGAGGCAATCAATACCAAAACAATGTTCCATAGTGAATTTCTAAGAAATGGTATAATTGATATATTTGGACCTGTAGATGGCCCCATTTATATTAACACACTGGGTGAAATCTCAGAAACTGCTAGTAAACTAGACTGGTTGGCCACCGAAGGCCCAAAGGCAGCCGCGATGGAACAAACTAAAGAATCTGGTATGGGCTTTGCAGGTTCGGTAAAAGTCGAATGGAAGCCGAAGAAAGACAAAGCTTCTGACGAGAATGAAGCAGAAGAAGTAGTTGCAGAAGAAGAAATTGATTATGCAGAAACAGATGAAATAACCCCAATTATTCGTGTAAGAGCGATTGACTTTTCTATGTTGTTACATGAAGCAGTTAAGGGAATATATGAATTAATAGCAGCAGTGAGTGTACCAGAAATCGGTGCCGATCCAAAAGATATTGAAGACTTCCAAACGGTAAAGGTAAATGTTTCATCAATGTTGGATGAAGTTGCAGACTTCAAAACTGGTCCAGAAATTGCTGCGGATTTTAGAGATTTCATAAACGAAAATCCAAAAAGTGAAAAAGTGAAAAACATCAGGGCTTTTGTATTTGGAAAACTATGTGATCCAAATTATATGACCGCTGGTGAATTTTTAGAATTTTTCAGAGGGGTATTAAACAACACCCCAAGTGCTCGTAAAAAAATGGATAAAATTATCGACGAAATTATCGACGAATTAAATGATTATGATAATGACATAAACAGTGATTCAGACAATGATATTCATGATAGTGTGTATGATTTAATGAACACTGAACCTACACAAACCAATGCACCAAATGAAGAAGAATCTGATACTGATGTTGACTATTCAAAACTTAGCAAATCAGCTATACAAGATCTAGTAGATGATGCGCTTGACAGTGGTAATATTGACTTACTTAAAAAGTTAGAACCATTCATGGAAAAAAATACATATAAAATGTACCAGAATGAGATTAAAATGATTACCGAACGATTAATAAATATTAAAAATAAATAAACACCAATGAGACTTAAAAAATTCGGGGACTTTAATGTAAAATCCACACCAATAAATGAAGATATCAAACAAGCTAAAGCTTTTTTGAGAAAACGCATAAAAACAGAGGGAGACAAGCCATCTGATGAAGAAATTTTCGCTGCCGAAAATGATCCAAATTTTCTTAAAATTAAAAAAATGTTGGACAAGCATCCAGGATATGTGTATTCATTTACGAAATTTTTCTTTGCGGATAATGTACCGTTAAATGAACTAGAGACCGCATATAAAAGACTTCAGTCATATAAGAATTCAAAAAACATCAAACCGATCACAGAATATGCGAAAGTAGTGCCAGATGATTTAGATCCGAGATCTGGGTTTGAGCGAATGACTGATGATTTAGATAACGCGGATACGGATAAAGTTGTTGCTGAGTTTGTAGCACAATTCCCAGGTGCTTTTGTTGTTAAGGTTGGTGCAAACCAAGGTAGAGAAGTACCATCCATAAAAGATGAGTATAGAAAAGCATCACAGACAATAAAAGATAAAGTAAAGGGTATTGCCCTTGCATTCGAAACAGTATGTACTGATGAAGATGGGAACGTAGATGTGAAAGCATGTATGAGTAATAAATTAGTCTTTTACAAATCAACAAAAAGATACCAGAGTTTGAACGAACTTTTAAATGCGGCAAATGCTAATTTAAAATCAGCAAATAATCTTGGTGTATCTAAAATGATAAAATCAATTTCGATGGTTAATGATAAATATGGTGAAATAAACGGTGCCGAAATTGTATTTAATGAAAATGAAATTTTAGTTGTTGAAATTAGATCATTCCAAGCAAATAGATTGTTAAATGCAAATACCAAACACTGTATTAAGGACACCATAAGTTATTGGAATTCATATATTGGTGGTGATGATATGTATACTAAGCAATATTATATTTATAATTTCAATTTATTACCATCTGAAAATAACAGTGTAATTGGAGTGACTATCGATAAAAAACATGACATTTACGCAGCACACGCCAAAGATGATGGTGATGTAAAATCAAGTCTAAAACGTTTATTAACTTCTTTCAAATCTACATATGACTTATCCGGTGATATCTACAATGAAGTATTGATACCAATGACTGAAAGTGAAATTGAGATGAAACGCAGACGTGTTGTTGCAAACAGAGAACTTGTTAAACCTAATTTAACAATTGGTCAATTAACTCAATATATCAAAGATGGTGGAGATCCAAACGTAAACAACGGAACTCCTTTAGTAAATGCGATTAAAGCAAATGAAATTGAAATTGCACAAGAATTAATTACAAATTTAGGCGCAATAACAGATATCGGTTCAGCATCAGAGTATCCAATCAAATATTCAACTTCATTTGATATGATCAAAATGTTGGTTGAACACGATGCCACTATATCATCTGCATTAATAAACCAAGAGAATATTTTAGGTGATCCAGAAATTATGAAGTTTCTATTAGAAAATGGTGCAAATCCAAATGATGGTAAAGGATTGTCAATCAGAAATGCAGCTAAGAAAGGATATGCCAAAACAATTGCATTATTAATCGAATATGGTGGAAATTTGGATTCAAGAGCTGGACTAACGGTAAATGTTACTCTAGAACATGCCGATCCGGAATGTTCAAGAATAGTAGTTGATTATTTAGCTGATCACAAAATGTTATCAGCAGAAAAAATGGAAAAGACTATGAAATGGCTTACCCGTTCAAGTAAAATAAAAAAAGAAGACAAGCTCATGATTTTCACTATGATCAAAGACAAGTGCGTCGAAGTAGGCGAAGAACATGAATATATCGATGAAGCATTATCAACATTAGAATAATATTCAAACTCGAAATAAAAAATCACATCTTATCGGATGTGATTTTTTTATATATACACTAAAAAATAATATTATCTATGCAAAGACCAGAAGTAAGAATTGTTTCAAAACAAGAAGAGATAACGATCGAGGAAACTAACATATCTCAGTATGAAATTGATAATATGATGGCAAAATATGGTTATACACAACCACACCACACCCCGGTTACACATAATCCAGATTCTGAACTAACCTTTGAAGAATTAATAAATAGGGAAGAAGCTATAGCTCGCAAATATGATACCCAATCACAATACCCCCCAGTGTTTACATTCGACCCTAATAAGATGAGATACCAATCATCATCATATGGGAGTGATGACGAATGTGGTGTGGGTTTTAAAATTACAATAACATCGGACATGGATATAAATGGAAATATGTATAAATAAAAAACACCCACTTAAAGTGGGTGTTTTTTCTAATTACTTTCGTCAGATTCACTGGGTTCGTCATCAGAATCTTCGTATTTTATGATAAAATCTTCACACTTACTGATACTGTCTTCTATACAAGCAAAAGCTTTAACAATTAAATGCCGATCTAAGTCATTAAGAAGTCCACTATCAAATGTAGCTTGTGCAACATTAATCAGTATATTCAAAGCAGTTGTATTATCAATGATGTCGGTATTAATGATGTCATTAATTGCATTCATTTGAGCAACCATCCCAGGATCCATGTCATCAGTTATTTGAATTTTTTCACCATCATAATATACTTCATCAACACCTAGGTCAGCATTTACCGGATCTATTTCTTGAATATTTTTTTTCATATTAAACTATAGATAATGTTATTTTACGAGTTAAACGATCAACAGTCAAAACCTTAACTTTTACGGTTTGTCCAGTTTGTAATTTTTTATCACTTTTAGCCACATCGTCATTAGTTATCAAGCCGGTAGTCTCACCGTCTAAGATAATAAGTGTGCCAATTTTATTATCATCTTTTACAATCCCCGACAATTTTTGGCCCGGTGTAATAGTATCCCATAAGGTTACTTTTAAAACTTGTGTTAAAAATATTTTATTTTTAAACACCTCTTTGATATAAAATTCAATTCCAACCCCTGGTTTAATATCACTGATATTGTAATCCGGATTTAAATTACTTTTATGTATCATACCGGTTAAACATTGATTGAATTCAACAAATACCCCAAAATCGGTAGATCCAGTTACTGTCCCGGACATTAACTCACCGTTGTTTAATCTAGAAACCGCTTCCGGTATTAATGTTTGTAAATACTTTCTTCGGCTCATTATATAAGTACCCTCATCACTAGAGAATGATTCAATACCTAATTCTAAAGATGTCCCAACAATAGCTTCTGGTGATATAAGACGGTTGATGCCGGCAAGCGTATTTGGCATGAATCCATTAAGATCAACTCCCATATAATTGAAGACTACGCTAAATCCAGCCGGTGACATATCTTTAATAAAGCCCATAACATATTCATCAATTTCAGATGATGCCAAATGTTCATGTACTTTATTAGTGTATATTTGAGCTACACTCCCTTTGATCATGAAATTCTTTTCGAAAACTTCGGTAATTATTACATCAACTGAATCACCAATTTCAAGAGTGGCAATTAATCTAGCTTCGGTAGTTTTATTATCGACTCTGACAAAATCTTTTAGATGACCATCGAAAAGAAAATATTCGTCATTGCTACCATAATAGTTCAGTGAAATAATATCACCCGGTTTTGGTTGATTATACTCGTGTAGATCGTACAATCCAAGCAAAATTTTATCTTCTGCATTTAAAACTCTTTCAGAGTATCCCTTTGTACCAAACGTTGTTCCTTCATAGTCAAAATCCGGAATAATTTGCTCATTCTTCATATATATTATTTTTTAGTTAATGGTTATATATGATTTTGTTATTAAAGTTTATATTTTATTGAAAATTAAATTAAAATAATAATCAAATCCAAATTGTTTATAATCTTGAATCTGCTTGAACTGTATTTTCATTATCGAATAATCCGAATTAAAAACTAAAGTAGTATTTAACACTTGTGTATTTTTCACTGTATTATAGCCATATACATTACTTCCAATCAATCTACCACTTTCACTAAGACTTACATAATTGACATATAATTCAACTTTATCAAATGCATATCTATTCATTATATTTTCGCGTATATAATCACGTATTGATAAGTCAACATCATTATTAAGTAAGTTAGGATTTAAAACATTCGTGAATATCCGACTTCGTTTAATATTACCAAAAATATATTCTTGAAGTATTTTACGCAAATCAACTTCAACCACCCATGTCACATATCCACTATCTACACCAACCGAAGTATCCTTATACATTACATGATTCAGTTTCTTTACCATATTCAAATCAACTACATTTGGAACGTTCCGCTGCTCATTAGCAAAATCGATTTGCTCATTTGCCGAATTTTGATAATATGAAATTACTTCGTTATCAATATATAAATTATTGGGCAATTCCATCATTTTTGAACCGAAAAAAGTACTATGTTCTTTCATATTTAACAATCCACCGACTTTGTTATACTGATACTCTGGTGATATATATGTTCGTTTCATTAGTTGTTTATTTTATTAGTTGTTGTAGTAGGGACTACTTCTAAGTAATATTGCGTGTCCCAATTTGATTTAAATATGAATAAATCCATTACAGAATAACCAAATTCGTCTATCATTGGATATATAGATTGGGTATCTTTAGCATTTCGCAATTTTAAAATATTATTTTTTCGATTTACCTTGGAAATCACTAATTCACGAACCATACCAAAATTTACTAACGTAGTGTCAAATTTATAATTCCCGCTTTTATTAATATTAGTCTCAAACAATTCAATTTTTTGAAAAATAGGCGAATATACACCGGAATGTCTAAACATACTATTATAAACTACATTATTCAATCCATGATACCCACTAACCAAATTAGATTCGGATGTTCTTTTGTTAATATTCGTTGCGAGTCCAATACCACCGTTGTACCAATTCAATTTTTCATAAGATGATACATTTGATTTATCTAATTGCTTAGATATACTAAATTTATTCATATTTAACTGAATATTATTATACTCCAATGATCCGATCAACGTATAAAATTGATCCGGTTTATCAATTGATAAGTAAGTAGGTATTTTATGTATATTATTACCATCATAATAATCATATGATCCATTTTCATTAATTACCACGTAACGAATCGATTCAGAAAACCCATTTGTTTTATTCAAATTATTAACAACTTCAATGAAATTATTTGCAGTCAATTTTCCATATTCATAAGAGTACAAATTATCGCGCACTACATCCGATATATTCTTCAAAACACCATCGGATGAAGTTATATTAATGAAAACATTCTTCCATTTATTATTTATGTAGATTGTTATATAGTTATCAACGGTAGATCCATTTGCGCCAGATATATAATACCCACTATTCATTTGGACAATATAACCCATTTCATATAAGTAGTTATTATCAATTTCAAACGAGTGTATTTTGGTCCATACCAAGTTATTATACCCAGGTTCACTATTATCCAAATCAGTGCGGGACAATTTATACAAAATTCTATCATTAACCACACATGAGTTAATCACATAAGAGGTGTTAGGCTGCCATACGGGTATAGTTTTCCATTTCTCAACATCACCAATGGTTAATACATAGTCTTCCCATACCGGACTGTTTCCGGGCTCAGCAACAGCCATACTAACAACCACATTATTAATATTATAACGATATAATTTTCCCAATCGATATACTATGGACCCATCAGCATATTCAAAGGCAGATAATGGGTTCCAAAAATCAATCACATCACTATCCAATGATGCCAATTGTCGATATTCACCATCATAGAAAACAATATCACCAATAGCTGGATTTACCGAGTACAATGGTGTCCACACACCATAAAAATTACTATTAGTAGAATTCGATATACCACTACCCAATACCCATTGGTCCGAATTGGCCGGATTAATATTTGGGTCACTTTCAAATATAATATTACCAACCGTCGGCGCACAGTTCCATAGTGTCCCATAGTGGTTAACCACATCACCTCTGTTATAATTAATACCATGTTCATAAACGGTGATAGGTACCCACTCACATTCCGCTGGGGTGTCCATCAAGCCAGTTTTGTCCAACACTTTATCATTATTAGAAAACAATATACTCAATTTATACTCACCATGCGACACACTAGGCACCAAATTCATATCAGTTATGCCATACCCATCCATTATAATAGAACGAACATCATAAATATTGAATTTCATGCCCCTAAACACGCTATTATCCGGGGTTACACCATCACCATTGTTAAACGACGACCATTTATTAGTCGATACTGATCCAAATTTATATTCAACGGATTTACCAAAATAATAAGTGAAATAGTCACCACTATACCCACCCATATTTAGATATTTCTCTAAATCAAAATCATGATTAATATGCAATGAGTGACCGTCATATATTTTGCTACGTTCCTCGGACATTATGGTATAAAAGTAGTCTAAATTCCGATCCGAACGATCGGGTAATTCGGAATAAACATTAACACATCTATTGAATTCCTCACCTATTATTGAATTATTCAACAAATGTGGATAATCATGACATCCAATCGAATTATCATATCCCCACTTCACCCATTTTGGATTTTTTCGCCACAATGTGCTGAGATCCCCATTCTCAATTTGAAATATTTCAGAATTTCCAACGAATTCCGAACTAACCGGTATATTTACCATTACATTATTAATCGTAAATTCATCCATTTCTGGTGGATTTGATGTAGATGCATAGTCCGTGTAATATATTTTACTCTCGTCAGTTCGCACCAATGATTCAGCAATTTCGTATTCAAAATCGGCATATTTCGTATTCAGAATACTATTATCAATCGATTTAATATCACTAAAATTGCATCGATATATTTTAAACGTTTTGGGTGAGTTACCACCAAGTCTCATATCTACATCAATTGTAATATTACCACCACCAGAGGACAAATTTAAACCATTTGATGTTGTGGTAAATGCGTAGTCACTATTTATATATAATGTCCCACTAGAATCCATATTCAATTTTAATAAATTACTATCGATATCAATCAACCATAAATCAGCGGTTGCAAAATCCAATGACTCCATTACAGTACTAACACCATTGATAACACCATCTTGGGAAATAGTTATTACATTTTTATTAAAATCAGCATTTGTCTTACCTACATAGCTTTTATCGGAAACAATTCTCCATTTGGCGATGGTTTTTATTGAATTATTCTGAATAATCACATCCCCGTCAACATTCACTATCCCATATCCTACAACATCATCAAATTTCACAACTTGGCTATATATCCCATCAATTTCAATATAATAAATTGAAGCCAAATTCGCATCAATAAATGGTGTATCAAAGCCTGGATGACTCAATACATTATTATCCAAGACGGTAATTCCAGAAACTAATTCAATAGGTCGATATACGGTCACACGTTTGAAAAGTTCCAGGTCATCGAAATAAAATCCCATATATCGGTTAAGCGACCATTTATTTACCGCCAATGGGGTACTTGGCGTATCATCAAACAGGAAACTAATATTTAATATGTTGGGGAATGCAATGCTATTACTGGAATATAGGTCATATAAATATGAATTCATCCCATGAAACGTATTCTCACTTGATAATACATCCGAAGTCATTAATGATTTAGTTACATACCCGCCCCCGTAAACATCAATACCACTGATGGTAGAAAAATACCCATCTCGAAAATCAACATTCAACGAATTAACAATTCGGTAATCATTATCTACATAATTTTTATACATCCAATCACCGAACACCGAACTTCGGTTCATATCAAATGATTTTACTACTTTCATATTATTTACAATCTCAACTAAGAAATTATCCTTATCAAGGTTAATATTACCGGGTCCATCAACTCTAAATATTATAAAATTAGACGGTAAATCACCACTCACATAAAGCGGTGCGAAGTATTCATATTCCTCAGAATATCCTTTGTTGTTATAAATATTTCTAGCCCCCATGTGATACAAATCATCAATTTGCCCATGGAATGTGGTCCCCATATTGCTATTATCCGAATCATATTTCACATCAAAGAAAATATCACTTGGGATTTTATTAGCAAATAAAGATAATGTCTCATCGTATAGGCTATCTTTATTAAATTCATATTTTTTATATGACAAACCAGATAATGCAACATTACTATCAATTGATTCCAGAAACATTCGATTTCCGGAATCAATCATTACTTTGGTATTAGTAGTCAACCCTACATTTGTTTTTAATATTGAAAAACTCATATTATATATCGGTATTTGAATTGGTCGTACTTGATTTTGATCTACGTTGCTTCACACTTACATTTTGTAAACTGTCAGAAATACTAGGTACTGTTGATGTTGTTTTTTTAACAATTGTTCGGTTGCGATTAAGTACGAAAATTACAGTAAATACGAATGGTCTATTCTCAGACTCACTTTCCATAAAAAATTTTATTTTCTTGGTGTGTTTAATCGATTGTGTGAATTTATTCAAGTTAACATACTGAAAATCTTTACCAACCTTAGTATTATCCAAAGCATTCATTTTAAAATACACATTAAGGGGAATGTTTATATCATCATTTTCATTAACTCCCACCACTTTAACCTTATCAGAATTCACCTCAACTATATTACCTAAATCACTAACAACCGGATGCACACTGGATAATAACTTAGTCGTACTTGCAATTGATGTGCTTGGATCAATCCATTTTGATGAATCCAATAATGAATTATTATTATTCACAAATGCTAGAACACTTTTATCAGAATATCCTAAATTAAACTCAGAAGATGCTAAAATATTGGTTATACTATTATTAGTGCTAAAATTATTTCCAATATTATCAGACAGTTTAACCGCATTATTCTGAGTGATTCCCTCATAATTAACCATCCATATAAATTGGTTGTCTAATTGAGTTTTAGTTCCCCCTGATACATTAGATGCGATCAATTCATTTTGATCATTTACCCAAAAAGACTGTGGTGCTGCAGGATTATAAATATCAGCCGATGAATAATCCCGCCCAGATAATAATCCTAATGGCGATTGAGTTGATTTATTCTTCACTTTAAGCATAAAGTCCTTAATTACATATATACTATTCGTATAAACTCTACCGGTTTGAATTCCGGTCCCGGTAAATGAATCAAGATAGTCCTCACACTCAATGTTAAATGTAATTTCACCGCCATTTTTCACCACAATTTGGTCATTGTTACGGAATATTATAACTTCCAATTCACCAGTGGTTTTATTTATTTTTGCTTCTAATGTGCTTATCTTAGCTTCCAAATATTGTAAATATGCATACAAGTCAATATCCATTTTATTAGAATCCTTAAACCCTGATATAATATGTGATGCTTTGTGGTGGTATGTGGTATTATTAATTGTAGTAGTATCACTTAAATGCTCATCAACCCCCTTAGCCGCCAAATCACTTTCAATTTGCACCTTCAAATCCTCACGCATGGCCTCTAATTTAATGGTCTCAACATCAATAGAAGCAACATTCATCTCACTTGGAAATTCACAAAGTAATGTATTGGACCAATCAGATTCAGTCAATGATGATGGGTATCCAACCTCAGAAATAGATTTAATTCGAATTTCAACACTCTCATTTGAACTAATAGGTATTTCTAGCTGATTCGAGTTAATAACATTACCATCACCAACTAAAGTAGTTTCCCATTTATAAGAATCCGTAGTTACATCATATAGACGTTTTCTAGGCTCTGTTAAAAAATTATTCCATGGTGAAAATATTGCAGTTTGTTGCCCATTATCAGCCGCTAATTTATAAGTATCAGTACCAGACTCTCTACCATCTAGCGTTAAATAGCGATACTCTATACGAAATTGTACAACCTCTTGTGGTGATGTACCAAATGCAATTGCCGCTGCTGGAATATTCCAAAAACCCCTAATTCTATATTTTGCAACATCATTATTAGATACCGCATTACTTTCCGATATAATATCAGTTACTAAACTTGATAATAATTTAGACTTGGATTCTTTCTGTTTATTTAATTTGACAATTTCATTTTCAAACTGACTCTTTGCAGAATCAGAGGCAAATCTAGTAACGGTCAATTGTTTATTTTTATTCAAAATAGCCTCACTCAGCTGTCCTATCTCAGACTTTAAACTAGTTTGTTGATTATATTTTGCTTTCAATGAACTTGATCCATTAGTATCAGTCAAATGTTTATTAATTTGCACCACTTTAAAACTTTCAGACGAAAGTACTGGTGCATTTGGTACTACTGCATAAATATTTGGAATATTTTTCTTAGTCAAATCACGCAAAACAGTACCATAATCATCCACCTTGGACACATAATACTGCGAAAGACTCATTCCATTATCACTATCCCCAGAATTTAACTTTAAATCACTAGTCCAATACCCAATACCACCAGACCAGTTTTTAGATAAGATATGATTGTCGGTATTGATCGGTTTAATGAACAACACATTGCGCTCATTATAACCTACACTTACACGCAATTTTTTATTTTGAAATACGGGTGAATATACTTTCAATGTACCCACACCAACTGGAATCGGATCATTCCCTTCTAATCGCTCTAATCGTATTCTCGGATTAGTCATAGTAGTAGAAATTTCGATAATTTTATACCGAGTCGTAGATTTATCAACATTGATTATTAATTCCATATTAACCACTAACTCACTAATAACATTTGTTAGAGTATTAACATATTTCAACGTATCTAAATGATACCATAACATATTATTTAAAGTGTCTTCTTCAATCGATAAAACACTATATTGCCCGTTATACGAAAGCCTATTAGACTCCATCTGAAAATCTTGTTCGTCATAGTTAATATTTGCAGAATTCTTAATACCCGGTGTAGTAAGCAACCAATTTACAAACTCGGTAATATTAATATTAGACTGGTTTCGATACAAAGAGTTGAATGATGCTAGTGCAGTATTCCCATTCGCGGTCAGTGTACCACCAACATCTTCAAATTCAACAATATATCTTCTAATTTTACAAGCACTCACATTATCTTCAACTTTTCCACTAAGATCTAGGTCTATAAAAAGTTGTGGATTTAACAACGAATCAAAAAACCAGTTTTTACTAATGCTAAAATTACCAATAGGTTCTAATGTAGTTATATCATTAGGTTCTTTATTGAGATCAACGGTGATGACTTTCTTATACTTATTGCTGGCGGTCTGAATAAGTGCACCACTACCATTAATGTTATAAATTGATTCTATATTCCCATTTAACCTTTCAATTTCTGATTTCAAATAACCAAAACTTGGAAAATTCATCTGCTTACTAATACCGGATTTATCAATAATATTCACACTAATAGATGGGTCCGACGAAATTGTCAACTCATTGAGTTTTGTAAGTAGTTCAACAACATTAGTATTGTACATTATTATTTGTTCGGCAACACTTGGGAAAGAACTTTTTATAGCCATCGTTTGGATAATTTTAATTTTAATTATATATTAAAACATTGTTACCACGTTTAAAAATTTTTATGTACATTTGCTCTCAAAGTATTTTAACGATTAAAAAACATAACATATGAACCCAATAGAAGAACTAGCAGCAAACATTAGAATTTGGAATAAAGCATATCGAATTGGTAATTCGATAATAAGTGACGCACAATATGATTACGCAATCGAACAATTATATGAACTGGATCCCAATAACGAGGTATTTTTCGAAATCGGGCATGTCATCATAGATGAAGCACGTAAGGCTAATCTTCCAACGGTAATGGCTTCAATGGATAAGTATAAAACCGAAGAAGATCTAATGAAAAAATGGATCAATAAGATTGGGTTAATACCAACTGATGAAATTATCATCAGCCCTAAACTAGATGGGATATCTTTCTGCGTGATAGAAGACAAGAAAGAAGGATTCACCAGAGGGGATGGTACTATTGGTCAAAAGTCAAACGAACATCTTAGTATGGTTGGTAACAACACATTAACCAACCCCATACCTAATTGTATCACTTTTGGTGAAGTAGTTATGGCCAAACAAGTATTTGTTGACAAATATTCGGAAGATTTCGCAAATCCGAGAAATTATGTCGCGGGCTTGTTCAATTCAGATGATGCAACCGATCCATTATATGATTGTGATTACATAAGATATGGACTAATCACCGATGATAAACGATTCCAAACAAAAGAAGATAAATTTATCTACTTAAATGAAAATCAGTCAGTTAAAATTAATTATTCGGTAATTAAAGTTCAAGATTTAACCGAAGATTTATTGATTAACCTATTCAAAGAATGGTCAGATGTATATGATATAGATGGATTGATCTTAGAAGTGAATGATCTTATCAAACAAGAACAACTAGGCCGTGAACGCAACCAAAACCCAGCATGGGCCAGAGCATTTAAACACAATAGTTTCGAAATGACTGCGGAGGCCGGAATATTAGACCTACAATATACGATTTCAAAACAAGGTTTCTTAAAGCCTGTTATTTACATCACACCCACTAAATTAGATGGTGCTACTGTACGAAAAATTACTGGGAATAACGCACGCTTCATCAAACGGATGGGAATTGGAGTTGGTGGGAAAATATTAGTAAAGCGCAGTGGTATGGTTATCCCATTAGTGGTTGCAGTTCTCGAAAGGAAAGAGTTTATATACCCATCAATAAATGGTGTCGAAATTGTATGGAATGCATCCGGTGCCGAATTAATGACGTTGACTATAACTGACGATCAACGCTTCAAACAAGCGGTTTCATTTTTTGAAATTCTAAAAGCAGATAACTTCTCAGAGGGTACAATTCGCCAACTTTGGGATAATGATTTCAATTCTATCCATAAAATTGCAAATATTACACAAGTCGAACTATCTAAATTGCCCGGTTTTGCTGATAAAAAATCGGAAATTGTATTCAATTCGATAAAAAAATCATTAAATAACGTACCGCTATCCAAACTACAACATGCTTCTGGACTATTCAAACAGTTAGGAAGTAAGAAACTATTATTACTTGAAGATTTCATTGAAATTCCAAAAGTTTCTGAGATCATACAAATCGAGGGATTTGCAGAAGTATCCGCCCACGCATATTTAGAAGCCATCAACGAATTCAACGAATTTATAATAGGGCTACCGGTAACTATTAGCAAAAAAACCATCATTGAAAAAGTAAGCAATGATATGGATGGTATGGTATTTGTATTCAGTGGGATCCGCTCCAATGAGATGGAAGATGTGATAGTATCTCGTGGTGGGAAAATTGCATCAGGCATTTCTAAGAATACTACACATTTAGTTATGAAAGCAAAAGGCAGCGGAAGCTCTAAAGAAAATAAGGCAATCGATTTAGGGGTTGTTATATTAACGTTAGATGAATTACAAAAATTAATAGCATAAAGCTATGGATATTATTATAAACATACTAGCCCTATTGTGCGGCATCGGAATTGGTTGGCGTACCCATGTTCTACACCTGAGACATAAAGAGCCGGTTATAATATATCCCAGAGGGGTGATTGGCCAAACACTTTCTACTAGTGATACTAAGGAATTCGATATTCAACTTGAAATTAAGGCCATAGAGTCTACTTCGGATTCAGTCAAGATCTCACTCACCAATGTAATAATTATGCAAAGTCACTATGATACTCATATTATTCGTGCAAAAATAAAAGCATTGTATGAAGGCAGGTGGGTGATGAAAGATAGTATTGTATGGATTATAGAACCAACAGTAACAAATCGCATAAATACGATCAACAGTATTTTGAAATAAACTATTATGAACCTAAAAAATAATTGATTGTCAAGTAGTTGTAAAATAATTAAAAATATTCTTTTTATTTCTGAAAAGGACTAAACTTTTTACAATATATATGGTATAAGATAAACATCTATCAATGATAGACAACTAAAACCAATAAAAAAAAAATAACGGCAATCAAATGACAACTACTATCGAAAATTTCAAAGAACATGAAGACCTTTTCAAAAAACAAACTGGGTTAGATTTCAATTATGCATATAATAAGTATTACACAAAATTAGTTTATTATATCAGTAAAAGATGTCCTGATATACAACAGGCGGAAGATTTATCAACAAAATCATTTATACGATCAATTGAAAAAATCGACCAATTTGACAAAACAAAGGCACAGTTTTCAACTTGGTTATTTAGAATCGGTAGAAATATTGCATACAAAGAAATGGATGACAATAAACACATTTCATCTATTGACGTTGAATATGATAAGCAAGGAACTACTATGAAAGAGTTTATTCCAAATTCGGAAGAAGACGAAGTAGAAGACCTAATTATCAAAAAAGGTAGAATTATGCTAGAACATATTTCTAAATTAAGAGAACCGTACAGAAGAGTTATTGAAATGAGGGAATTAGATAACTTATCTTATCAAGAAATTTCTGAAATTTTAGGCGAAAACCTAAACACAATCAAAAGTCGCATAAAAAACGGCCGAATACTTTTAATAAATTCCACTAAAAAAGAATTTAAATTACTAGACAAATAAAAAAAATAAATATGACAAACCTTACTATAATAAATCCCGAAAATATTCAACAATTCACAGAATCCGGAGTAGTAATAATTGACGTATGGTCACCAACTTGCGGACCTTGTCTTCAATTATTACCAATTTTCGAACAAATTGCTAATGATTTAACGGATGTTGCATCCTTTGGGAAATTAAATGCACAGGACCACCGAGATGTTGCAGTCGATCTCAATGTACGATCAATCCCAACCTTACTATTTTATAAAGATGGGGTGGTTGTAAATCGCACAGTAGGATTGAAAAGCCCTGAGGAAATCAAAACAATCATATTGGAAATTTCAAACTAATTAAAATTAAAAACCTGTTTTTTACAGGTTTTTTACATTTCAATATATGATACCTTCCGACATAAATTGTGCCGAACACCACAGTATAGTTATAAAAATATTAAATAGTAAAATTACTATAAATAATATAATATCATTTGTAGAGAAAATCACTTTGACAGACAAATCGAATTTTTATTATGTAAATTCAATTGATTCATATACAACTGACTTTAAAGGATTATTACGCCAAATTAAAATTCGTGAAATTTTGGAAAATACTAATACATCCATTTTAGTATTACATAATATGCATCATTATTCTGCGGATTTCAAGTTAAGGAATTTCATTTCTGAAAATAAAAAACAAATGAAAATTATACTAATTGAACAGAATACTATTAATTTTAAGGACTTACTAATTTCAGACTTAGTGATCGGTCTTAAATCATCTAATAATTTTAGTATAATCAAAAACCGATTCATATAAATGTTTACAATATGGTTCCAGAATTCAATTCACTACATCGATGCACGACGTACTACTTCGATAATAATTCGCAAAATATTGAAGAAGAGTTTTCATTAAATATAAATATTTTTAGGCCACATATCACAGAAACTTCACAAAGAAATGATATACTACGTCAATTACACATACACAACATCCTAAATAACTCAAATTGTGCTATTGTATATTTTGATAGTAATAATTTTAATAATACGAGACATTTATTTATGTTGGTATCTGAGTTTAATATATTATTTGATAAAATTCGAATTCTTGTTAAGATAAACAAAGTGACACACGATCAAATATACCATTCACTGGTAGCTTGGTCCACTTTAGTAGTCAGCGTTATAGAAAATAAAGAAATAATTCTCAAAAATTGTAGCGCATAAACCAATACATTTTCTTAAATTTGCATAAAAATAAAACAAAAACAAAAAAAACATGATCATAAATTTAAAGTCCGAAACTAACCTATCTGGGTTTTACATTGTTTATAAAGGATCTACGAATCTAGAAAAAAAAGGATGGCGCGGCATTTCACACCTAATGGAACATTTAGTATTCAAAAGTGTAGATCACCTACAAGAAGATTTCGATAGAGATGGCTTAGAATACAATGCATATACAAGTGGCAATGAAATTGTATTCTATTTGACCGGATTAGATAGTCGAGTTAATAAATGGAAAAGTACTTTCTTAAATTTGTTACTACAATTTCAAATTACCGAAGAGGAATTCCACAACGAACGAAAAATTGTACTGGAGGAATACATGGATTGCTTCAATGACCAATCACAAGTACATGCACTGAATCTAAGTAGAAAACTTCTTAATGATTTCGACGCAATTGGTTCCCGCCAAGATTTAGAAAATCTGACATATCAGGATATAATCGATTTTTTCGATTTACAATATTCAAAGCCTAGTAAAATTATTAACGTTTCAAAGGATTCAAATTATTACAATGATTCAATTCAGTTCAGCGATATTGTAATAGACAAAACGTTCGAAATTAAATCGTACGATGTCGATTTTGAGTTAAGAAATGAATTCAAAGATAAGACTTCCATAATTGCACTATCACCACTTATTAACGAAGACTTTGGTTATGTAAAATTCATAAACAGCATGTTATCCATGGGACTAATTTCACCACTATATGATGAAATTCGAGAAAAGAGAGGGTTGGTATACTATGTTCATTGCTATATGTCAATTGTGAATAAACAAGCGGCTACAATTATAGCAACCGTAACTTCAAATGAAAATACACAAACGGTAACTGATTGCATTGAAGAAATTTTATCAAATCCAGATAAATACATCACCCAAGAACGACTGGAAGTTGTAAAGGATTACTACATGGCCAGAAAAGAAATCAATGAAATACTAAGGTATAAAAATGTGGATAAATACATTTCAGATATGGAAACAATTTATGATATTTTAGATTCCGTTAATTTAGAAAAAATTATTCAGGTCTATAAAAAATATTTTAATTACAGCACATTCCACATATCAAATGATAAAACGGAATTTGTTTAACAAAAAGGTTGGTATATTTATGCCAACCTTTTTATATTTTATTTATTATGCAAAATTTATTAGATAAATATGGGATAAATGTAAGATACTGCACCCTCCGTAATATGTGGAATCGTGACGTCCATACATACCACAACACAACACATCTTCTGGACCTATACCACCAAATTCATGATAGATACCCAAATAGTTGTGATGAACGTGACCTACTTTTATTGGCCGCAATTTTCCATGACATTATATACATCCCTGGTAATACAGACAACGAAGAAAAGTCAGTTGAATATTTACAATCGTTATGCGAAGTCATTTCTAGTGATATTTTGACGGTTTGTATTATAATATCTGATACCAAATCACATATACCATCAAATGCTATATCTTCGGTATTCTGTGATATGGACATGGATATATTATCCAGAAGTTATGATGAATTGATAATATATGAAAATAGAATTTACCAAGAATACAAACACTTATCGGGATATAGAGAGGGTAGGATTGCTTTCATAAATTCCATACTGGTAGAAAATTCAAAAAATTCAATTAACCTACATATGTTAATAGATTATATCACATTTATGTATCATTAAATAAACAAATATGTGTTTTTTATATATAAATAAAAAACACATATTATGGAAGATGCTTTTAACACACAAGATAAATTAGTTGACTATGTAAATTATGATTTGGACTCAGTACCAACAGGATATAATTGTTTACCACTTACTGGGACTGGGACTAGTACATCATCTGGGTATATTACAATAGGCAATAATACCATCAATTCCGCAGGGATATTATCGAATATTAACTCCATTAATGCTACGGGGGGATATTATTATACATCAGGTGGAGGACTGTTCACACCAACTGAATCCGAAGAAACTAAATATACAGACTTCATGTTTAAACTTCTTGGTATTGATATGGATTATATAAAATTTATCAACATGACCGAATCTGAAAGAACTGCATTCATAAGAACTTATGTAATAGCAAATATTGTGAAATAGAATGAATTTAAATAAAAATTATTATTCAATTTTAAATATTCCTAAAAATTCCGACAAAAAAGAAATAAAAAAGGGATATTTCGCCTTATCGAAAAAACACCACCCGGATAAAGGTGGGGATGAAGATTTTTTCAAAGAAATTTCAGAATCTTACACCATATTATTCAATGAAGTTACCCGGACCGATTATGATAAACGAAGTCGGTTCGGAAATGAATATGATGAATTAAGCGAATTATTGAACTATGAGCAAGACATTACGTGGGATGAAAGTAAATATAATAAGTTTAAGAAAGATGACCTCCTAAACATTATTATCGAAGTTCCATCACCATTTATTGGTGTTGTGGAGTACCAAAGATGGGTAATTTGTAAAAAATGCAGTGGGAATGGTAAAGATTTGAATTCGAAAATTGTAATAAAGGATCGTAATGGTGATGTAATACGAATGTTTGAGGGTGATGGCGGTTGTGATTTCTGCGAAGGAAGCGGCAAAGACTGGAAAGGAAATGATTGCTCATTTTGCTTTGGGGCTGGGAAAATTGGTTCTTCCAATTGTAAAACATGCGATGGTAAAAAACGAATTTTAGGAAATCAAAAATTATCCGGAATATCAATTCCAGATAATTTCGACGATCCTATAAAAGTTCCCAATATGGGTAATATGTCAAAAGATATCCCTGGGAAATCCGGGCATCTTTTTATTCGCGTACTTATTTAACTTTGAATTCCGAAGGGTGGTGTGGTAGTATAGCCAAATGCTGTACTCAAATCAGATACATTACCCAACGAATCCATTGTTTTTATTCTATAATACCTGGTTTTATTAAAACCGACTACATCATAATACGCCACAACAAGTCCAACATCTGCAATTTTCAAATATTGTCCATAAGCTGTTGTTGATCTCCATACTTCATATCCAGCCACCGTATTATCACTACTTCCCACGGACCATTCAACCTGGATACCAGTATCATCACTATATGCATATACATCAGATGGCGCAGTTACACTGCTAGGATCTGGAATAACAATCGGTGGACTAATTGTAAAACTTTTAGTGTAGGTATTAGAATATCTACCATCAATTTTGCCTATTGATCTAATTCTAATATAATATAATTCCCCACTTACCAATCCATTATATACCTGTGTATAATTCCCAGTAATATTTATCAAATGTTCAATTGGATCACTATATGGAAATGCAGTTCCATATGAAATTTCATATCCTCTTATATTTTGAATATAACTAGGATCATCCCAACTGATACTAACACTTAGTGAATCAAAGTCAACAATCGGACTCCAAACCAATGGACCCAATATTTCATCACTATTCGTAGTATATGCTGGTATATTTAACGATGTGATTCCAATAGTAGAAGTAATGTTATCGATGAAATCATAATCATCACTATATTTAATTTCCGGTGCTGGAATATACTTAGGGGCCTTTGCACTATCATCAATGCGCATATTTGAATCATCTTCACCAAAATAATCAAAGAAAGGTATCATGTCTAATTCATTGAAATTTATACTCTTAAATTCGAAGGATGAATTAGTCGCATTACTCAACATATATAAATCCAGACTCTTTTTGTTGAAAAAATATTCGCGTCGTATTTTACCTGGTTTATTTTCGGTTAAATGGTTCTCAATTGCTTTATTAATCGAATAGTATTGTGGGGTATTGTCAAAATACAAACTTGGGGTATCATTATCATATAACACCGAACCACTAAAACTACGCAAATTGAATTCTATAACGGAATATCTACCAGAATCTATTGATTGATACTTTTCATTGTATAAATTAGTCGGACCACTATTATTCAAAACAAACGATGCCCCACTATTTACAGAAACAAACATAATATTAGAATTACTTACATCACCCTCTAAATAATTAGCACTCAATGTTGGTAAATCGCTACCACTAATTGTTTTATAATTCCATCCATTAGTGGTAAACTCACCAATGCTGTTGTTAGTCGCACCAACTTGAAATGGATACGTAAACAAACCATTTTGTGGCAGAAAAGAATTATATGCCGTTTTCTTAACACCCAAGTCATACGTTTTGAAGTCAATATTATTTAAATTCATAAACCTAGCCCTTGATGATAGTACATCATTAGTGGACCTACCAGAGTGATTCATCACCGGAATGTTACGTTGCCATTTATTTGAAAATATGGTATCATCCGAATAAATATTTACTCGATCATTCTCATTATTGTAACGAAATGCTGCCCATGAACGATAATATCGATCACTTGAATTCACAATTGGACTGGTTATCGGTTGTTTATTTACGTGAAAATTTCGCTTAATTACTACATTATCATAAAAAATAAAATTCTGAACCATCGACTCATTACCAATTTTACCACCATCAAATATACCATCAATCATATGCGTTTTATTAAGAACTGTTATATATGGATAACCAGAAACAATTCCATAATTCATAATACCATTATAAACACCATTTAGGAACACCCCAGACAACCAAACATTTGAACTCATTTTTATATCATGCATATCAGAGTCTTTACGAATTAATCGCAATTGTGAATTTGAAATAACCTCTAACACTACTGTATTTCTACCAGATGTAACCACGGTAGGAATTGACCGAATAACCATATGTCCTTTCAACAATTTACGATTATCATTATAGTCAATTCCAATAATATTGGAAATTGATATTTTATCACTTTTATTAAATTTCAAAAGTTGAGCATAGTTATCGGTGGTTGGTTTAATTTCCACTTCAATGGTATAGACAAATTCACTGACTTGGATAAATTCGACAACATCACTTATTAAACAAATACTATCATCAGATCTATATCCATTTGACCACACCCCATTCTCCCATACCCCATGGGTGAATAATCCATTACCATATTTGAAATGAATCGTGTTTCCATTTTCAACAAATATAGGTGATACAATATTTGGCATAGAAATTCCATTAAAATCCGCTAAATTAATCAATTCATTATTCCCGGACTTATAAATTGTTTTTATTCTACTCACTGTTATACTTGGAATTAATGCCGTGGCAGCAACACTCCCCTCATTTGATATTCTATATGTGAGTGATTTATTCAAATCATTCTGACTTGGGAAATATTTTATCGGTTGGCTAAATGAAATATTTGATAAGCGTATTACCGGTTTACCAGCATCATCAAACCCAACATTACCCGGTAAAATACTAGTCCTATAGCTTGGATTAACATCACCAGTTAAATCACCAATGTTCAAATACATAAACATATCATCATTCGATGCGCCAAAATTAAAAATAACTTCATAACCATAAAACGGATCTAGAAATACATCTGCATCATCATAACATTTAGTATCATCACAATACGACATAGTTAGTCGATATTCATCACTTGATGTAGATGGTTCTTTAGTATATGCGGTTGGTGGTTGTTCACCATTCACCGAAACCCAACTATTTGGAAATGCTAAGAAATCACCACTATCTTGAATTGTTTCATAACCACAATAATTTGTTATATGTATTTTATTCTTCACACTAACATCATCAATGCCAGAATCAACAAAATCAATTAGTTTTTTAGAAAAGTCATTAGCAAGAATGCCACTGGTCACATCCAGACCTTCATATGGACTACCATCCCAATTTCCATTTCGCCATCGACCACCTTTCCACAAAACACCGTTCGCTAAACCATAATTCCACACACCATTTTCCCAAATTGATCCCCACATCTCCCCATTATTGAATGTACCATCAAGCCAATTGGTGTGGTACATCTTACCACTATTGAAGGTACCACCAAGCCAGGTCGTATCTGAAAATTCAGCCACGCCCCCAAACGTTCTACTTGTATATGGATTGAAAAATCCCCCGTTAAAAAAACCCTTACTGAATGAACCACCAAACCAAATAGAATTGTTGAAATATGCATTACTGTGTGTAAAATTTCCACTTTTCCATAACATATTTTTAAATTCAACAAAATTGATATTTTTAACCGCGTCACGCACTCTTTTACCAATATCATAAGTTGTTTGGTCCACCAAAACTTCAAACTTATTATTAACAACGCTTCCATTTTTCCATATACCATATTGAGCACTCGAAATATCTAAATATTCATTTACTACTTCGGACACATCAGATGATTCCCACCCACCACCGTTAAAAATACCGTTGGTGAACACCCCATTATTCCAAAAATATCCTTGAAATACACCACCTTGAAATACACCATCAAACCAAGTTGGATTTAACCCAAAACCTTTCTTATTTCCAAATTCACCACCATTAAATTCACCACCTTGCCAGGTATAATCCGATTTATTAATAGAATTTATATTGTTCGCACTATCAGTTGATGTAAATTTACCACCATTAAAGCTACCACCAGTCCACACACCCCCGGAAAAGCTACCACCATTAAAGCTACCACCATTCCAGGTCCCACCAATAAATTGACCACCATTAAATGCCCCATTATTCCAAACTAATGTACCACCGAACACTGCGCTCACTACTGTTGTAAATGTAACCTGAGTTATACCAGATACTGTAGTTGATTCTGCCGGATATGACATATCACCAAATAATCCACCACTTATAACACCACCTAGCCAGGTTGAATTATAAAATTCACCGGATACAAAAGTACCACTATTCCAAATTGATTTATTACGAAACGTTCCATTATTAAAGGTACCACTTAGCCACTCAGAATTAGAAAATATACCATTCGAAAATATACCATTCAACCACTTAGAGTGAATGAATGTACCACCATCGAATACATTTGTCAAATTTCCGAACCAAGTTGAATTAGAAAGTATACCACCGAGTACTTTCACACCACTACGGAAATAACATTTACTAAATATACCACTTTTTACTGTATTATAATTACTAGTTGAATCGAAACTAGTTTCGATAATTCGCAACCTATTTATATCACTTAATACCAGGGAAATTGGATTATCAACCGTCTCGGCCTCTATTATATTTCCACTAAGTAGTCCTCGGATAAAAATACCACCTTTTATTTTAGAATTTGTAATTTTAATTTTAGACAACAGACTAGGAAATTCACTTCGTATAGTAACATTATCAAACACATTACCATCTATAGAACCAAGCTGAACTTGATCCCCAGTTATACTAACTACTATAAACTCATCGTTAATTATCTCACCATCTTCATAACCACCATCTAACCACACATTTTCACCAACAACAAGTGGTTTAGTAATCAACTGGGTCAATGCGGGTATTACCACGTACACAATTCCTAAATTTGCATAAATTTGACTTATTGTCAATTCTTTAGGACTCACAAGTGATCCACTAACCCATTCTGAATCATCTACCAAGCCAGAACTTATACTAAAGTTACTCAATTGAGACCCACTGAACAATAAATTAATATCCAATGCGTTCATTATATTATTATTAGTAATGACATTACCAATATGATCTGTATAAAAAGCAAAAGTACTACCACTAACTGGATTTGGTTTCATAACCAAATCAATAGAATATGAATACACATCACGGACTACCACACTTCTAATAAAATTGGGTCCAACTACACTAACAACTGATTTGAATTTATTCTCATCCTTGGTTTTCACCACACAGATCATTTGATCATTTCCTAAATCAGAATTGTAGAAGTTATCTAAAACTATTTTGGTTTCAATAGGTAGTTTTATTTTTTCATCATCAGCCAATCCAGATATAAAATATGATTTATTTAATTTGGTCACAAATAGACTTTCTAGCGAATCAATTTTATTATAATCCTCTTCGGTAATCCACATTTTTAAAGTTGAATAGATATCATTAAATTTATTACTAACAATTGGGATGGCGGCCACACCCGGTGCCAAATCGGACACAATCTCAGCACCCACTACTACAATACCCACATTCGCAATTAAACTACTATTCGAAACAAAGCTCGCGTCAATCTGAGAATCAATAACCCTTGAATTTACAATAGTGGATTCACGTACATTTGAATTTGATAAAGTGGATTCACTAACTGAAACACTTGTAACATCACACAATTCGTAATTACCACCATAAAGATGTAAATCGAACCCACTCGTATCAATATCCGAATATTTACCAGAATTTGACGCGGTTGTAGAAATATTACAGTTTATAAAGTTTCCATTTTTAATAACCCCACCACTAACATTTGAATCAATTACATAATTATATCCAAATCCACCATTATTAGTTGGATCAGACACTTGTACAACAACCCCATTTTCCATATGAGCAAATGTAGTTTCCTCACCAATATTAAATATAGAATCCATTTCACCACTACTCCAGTCGGAATTTATAAAAAAACCACCATTCCAGTTACCGGTAGATTGCCATTTATTAGGCTCGTGATAAGTACCAAATATACCATCGTTATAATTACCCGAAAATACACCACCTCTAAAATTTAATTTAGAAATAATTGGTTGCTTATATACAATGTCTATAAGATACTCGCCGGTATTTCCTTCATACGAATATACTGACCTCTGTTTTAATACTATACCATCCACAGTAACGATGTCTTCACCTATTATGAATAATTTACCATTATTACTAAGCCTATCAATACCTGATGAATACTGAATATCGAAAAAATCATCCCCGAACGTATTATAATTCACTCGAACACTGTCATTGACCCACACACCTTCGACAAATCCAAAAAAACTTCCGCGGGGATCTGACATAGGTACCGAAGTCATAATACCATTTACATCCACTTCTGTAGTAAATGTACCAAAGGGTACCCCGGACAAATCGAATGAATGGTCTATGAATATCATATCGTTCGTTTTACGGTATGCATAGCGGTTTACTTGCACATTATACAAATCAACATAAATATTTTGACAATACTCTAATTCTCTCTGGCTCCTAACATTCCAAATTTTTATAAATTTAGACAATTCCAACGCTTCATATGCACCCATACCAAAATTCCAATCAATATCCAATGTTATCTTACATCGATCGATTGCAAGTACTTTATACCCATCAACATATTTGCTATTCCTAGCATATTTATAAATAAATGAATCACTATCAAAATTTCCATTCAATATGAATAATTTATCACCTACCACAGCATTTGTACTATGCTCACTATAAAAAATTGTCTTCTCGACACCATTGATCACTACGCGCTCAGTATGGTTCAATAGTCTAGCAGATTTGGATTTACCCATTTTAAAAAATATGTTTACCTATATATAAAAAAGTATAAAGTTTCTATAGAATTTAATATATTTTCAGTACTTTTGTAAAATATATTAAATTACATGGTACAAACACTATTATTCACACACTCTATCAATTATGAGGTAGAACTAAAAACTATGCTTAGGCTAATAAAGATTGAGTATTTGATCGCGAAGAATATTGACATCATCCCTAAGCGAATAATAAATTGTAAAATATATAACGCATTAATACAATTGCCATGTGACGTAATAGTGTCTGGTTCATATGCATTATATATATTTGGGTTAATTGATAGAGCTCCAACAGATCTCGATATTGTGGTCAGTTCTGATTCATTATTATCAATGAAAGGCAATTATCTATTTACCACACATTCCAAATATAACCAAGGAATTAATGAATCTTGCTTAGTAGGTGGTAAATATTTAGTGGATGTTTTTGTTGAAGACACCCCAAAGTACACTACTTACATGGGAATTAATATACAAGATCCAATGGATATATTAGATCATAAGTCCCGTCTAGCCCGTATAAAAGATTACGATGATTTTGAACATATAAAAAATAAATTGAATGGAAATATTAAATAGAAAAGCTAAATTCGAATATGAATTTTTAGAGAAATTCCAATGTGGAATTGTTTTATTCGGATCAGAGGTCAAGTCAATAAATGTCGGCAAAGCTAGTATTGCGGAAGCTTATGTCTATGTAAAGGACGGTGAAGTGTTTATCAGAAATATGCACATCGCCAAATATGAATTATCCACATATAACAACCACGAAGAAAAGAGAGAACGCAAACTATTATTGAACAAAAGTGAAATTTTGAAAATTACTAAAGAGGTTAAAAATGTTGGAATTACGATCATTCCACTCAAAATTTCGAAAGTAGGTAAAAATTACAAACTTAGTATTGCACTGGCTAAAGGTAAAAAAATATACGACAAAAAACAGGCAATCAAAGAACGTGACATTAAACGCGATACTGAACGCAATGAATAGAAATGAATACAAGGTATATTATATCAATCAAGATGATATTGATTACTATAACGCCGTTATAAATCAAACAAACTATTCACTGATTACAAAATCACTAGAAGGTGAATACGTATCATACGCTTTACCGCCGATCAGTGCTGGCCAAAATTACATAACTCAGGTAGAACGTATGAATATAATATTACGCACTCACACTAGTGATAATAATAAATATCTATACGCAGAAGCCTTCAATCCATTAGTTGGTGGTAAATACGTTGCCATATATTTAAAATTTATTAATTTTAAACATACCAATTTTATGATTATGGAAGCACTTAAACTCGCAAAGATGGTAAAAATCTATCCATTTTCATATACATTAGAAGGCATAACACCAGTAATGTCTCAGGAATCCATAAGAAACCGAGGAATACAAAATTTATTACAAGATGAATGAAAATATAAGTTACAATATATCAAAATCAACAGTGAATAATTGTATAATAACCAATGACCAAAATATATACATCTTTACAGGTGAATTATTATGCGCAAAGTCATATTTACGTGAGGTATTCGAAAGTTACATCGATACTGCCAACGATTATGGTGATGACACCGATGAGTACATAACGACGTTGCGTGTTATGGAAACCGTTGACTTTTCAAATATAGAAAATGTTCAACAATTTCTAATTTCAATAAATCTACAACTTATATAAAAAAAGAGTAAATGTATATTTACTCTCTTTTTATAATTTTAATATTATCTATCGAAAATACCCCAATCGACAATATTTCAGATTCCAATTCTTCTTGTATAAATATGGAATCAAATCCATTTCCTAGAGCAGCATAAAATGCATCAACACAAGTCCAATAAGGCAATCCTTTGAAAATTTGATCATCCAATATATTTTGAATTTCATCTTGATCGCTATAATAATATTGCAAAGACTGCATGAATAATTCATAATGATTTGGATTTTCTAAGTCAAATGTATTTTTCAAATCAAGTTCAACACTATATAAATATTTACCATATTTCTTAGCATAATCAATGTTTTGAGTGAAGAACCAGGTAGGTATATCATTTTCAACATATCCCTTATTATTACACAAGCTAAATTCATCAAAAATATTATCGGAACCATGATAATATACATTAGATTTCAAAAATACATTAGCATACTCATTAAACGTAGTTAAAATAAACATTTATTGACTTTTATTTATCTATATATTAATTACACAATATATAATTAATAAACAAAATAAATATTTTCATTATTACATTGCGGACATTTTATAATTGCGGAGTAATCTTCGGTTTCCGACAAATGAATCAATTCCGATTTCATAAACCCATCACATCGACATGATAAATTATTACACTCAGCTTCAACAGGGTAACCACTTCGGGTGGTCTTTACAATTTCCACATTCGGATTTATTATTGCAACACTATCCCACTTTGAATAATCATGTGACCACCCTATTATTTTATGCCTAGGTTGCGCTAATTTAGTTAGTTTCTCAAACCATTCCAAACTACTAAATGTTGTAGAGAATGTTATATAATCCGCATGATTGAAATATTCCAATATTACATCTTCCGATTTCAAATCAAAAAAATTGATAGTTACAATCTTTTTATTAGGAAATCGTCGTTTCAATGATTGGACCCATTTATATTCCGCTTTTGAATCGTTCTCACAAATAACAACTTCGCCATATTCATCTATTGGGAAATGTGAATCGTATTTCTCAGCAATTATTTCATTATGCACAAGTAACATGTAGGATCCGGATGGTCTTATTAGTATAGACTTATTATATTTTTCTACTATTTTCTCATAGTCAAGTTCTTGTGTACCCAACATAATCATTCGATGGCGTAGATCTTGTTTATCTGGTTGGTCCACTTTGTGTAATTGACTTATTTCACTTCTGATCATAATTTCCACCATATCAGAGGAAAGATTTTCAGGTTCTTTTACATTTGGTTCTAATACCAAAAACCAATTAGAATGTCCAACAACTTTCACATACTTATTCATTATTGATAATTTTCCCATCATAATTTGTTTAAAAATTTAACTTATTTTCTCAATTTAATCACGACATCCGTTATCTGATTATGTAAATAAATATGGATTCGCGATTAATTTAAACAAATATATGTATAAAAATCCAGAAAACCTAACAATTTATATCATAATGAAATCTCAGACATTATAGTGAACGTGTTTTTCCTAAGTTCAATAATTCTATCGAAAAAATTACGTTCCAAAACTGCGTGGTGTACTACAAAAACATTTATGTTATATGAATTTGCAAAGTCCCGCAATAGTGATAAAATGACTTCAATCCAATCAGAATCAACCGATGAAAACATTTCATCGAGAAATAAAACGTTTAATGAATTACTCCCTCTTATCAACTTCAAATAAGCGACTAATATTGCAATGTTCACCAGACGACTTTCACCGGTACTCAATGAATCATGATCCACCTTCTCAAACCCTTGGAAAATGTCAACATTGAAATCATTATCGATGACAATATTAAAAGGTAAATCCATTTTATTTTTGTTTTCCAAGATGTATTGATTCAATGGTCCTACTATACTCGCAATTATTGTTCGTCTAATACCTTGGTCACCAAGTATTTTTGTCAGCTCAGCATAATACACATCCCTTTTCGTATTTTGGGTTAAATTTATTTCACATTTATCTTTTCGTGCATTTAAATCATCTATTGATTTCTCAAACTCACTCACGTCAAATGTAGGCTCTGTATCAATATTTTGTTTTTTTAACAAGTCAGTTATTTTACTTTTATAACTACCCATCAAATAACGCAAATCATTAAACGACTTTGTGGTATTAGCCGATATATTATTTAATTTATTCCTCTGTGTACCAAGCGCGGTGAGGTTCGCTTCGATTTCAGTTCTTATCTCAACTAATTTTACCATTTTTAAATCCAATATCTGAATAAGTTCTTCATAATGATTGTTCGTAAAATCAGTTGAACATGTTGGACATTTTCCAGAGTTATATAAATCAATTTCAGTTTTGAGTTTACTAATATCATGCCTAATTGTCGAATACGATTCTTTCTCGGTTTCAATTTCCAAATACAAACTATTAATTTTGACATTCACGAAATTCACCTTAGTTTGAAGTACATCATATTCACTACGCATAGAATTAAATTTGCCTTTCAAATCTAAAATTTCATCAGAAATATTTTGTTGATCATTTACAGTCGCATTATTAATCGATCGCGTTATAGATGTTTGTATGGTTATTATCGAATCAATAAGAGTATTAATTTCAGAATCTAACTTCAACATATCGGTTTTATTGAACCGGTTCAAATCTTTCAATATAGTATTCATCATAGTAATTGTTTCCAAATTAAAAAGCTTGTCCAATAATAGTTTCTTTTCATCCGGTGTCAGTGCCATGAAGTTTTTGAAATCATTAACTGATAGAGATATGAATGAATTGAACGTTTCTAAATTAATACCAACGTAACTTTCTATAAGAGCTTCTAAATTTGTTTTACTAAGTTTAGTATTCTTCACACCATCTTCATAAAGTTCAAGTATATCAGGATTAATGCCGCGAACCACTTCTATTTTCGTACCCTTTGATTCAAATTTAATGCGATTTAATAATTCTCTATTGATGCGATTTGGTAAGGATGACAATGGTGCCCATTTGCGAGATCTACCCCGACATTTACCATATAATGTATATTCGAATGAATTTATTAGTGCGGATTTACCATTACCTATTTTCCCTACTAACAAACACAACTCACCACTCTCGGTATTCAATTGTAATGTTTGTGGATTATTACCATATGATTTGAATCCCTTTATAATTAATTCACTTATTGTCATTTTGATACACTATTTAGAATTATACCGAATGTGATCAAATTAGTTTATAGTTCGTTTAAATATAACAACCTTTCTTCTATTATCATCAGCGTAGATTCAAATCCATCAATGATTGTTAGACTGATAATTGCATCATACCTATCATGAATAACACTAAACATATAAACGTAATCCCCCAAATAATGTACATTGTAATATAAATTAGATTGTCCTGGTCCATAAATCGTAATACATCCATATTCCATCCCAACTGTTATGACTTCGAATTGTTTAAATTTATTTAGAATTAAATCCGCTTCACTTTGATCAAATATTTCATATTCTAATATTAAGGCATCGTAAACTGAGTTAATATCATCATCAACTTCACCAAAATTATATTTATCATAACGTTCATTTATCTCAAGTAATGCACTTTCAACATAATTAGTACCGAATTGTATATTTGTAATTTTATTAAAATCTTTAAAAAATTTCACGTACCTCAATTTAATTTATAATATTTTTATAGCATTAAGCAATGAATCAAATCCATCAATTATATCAATAGATACGACATGACTCGCCCTATGTTCACAAATACAATAACAATAATCACCCAGGTGGAAAATCTCGTAAGTAACTCGATCATCTGTATTCACAATTCTAATAAATGCTATCAATGATGGTGTATTAAATATGTCAATTGTAAATCTATCATCATCAATACTAATAATTTCATTTTGTTCGTCATCAGAGAATGAAGTACCGTAGTTATAAAATATCTCTATATAGTCAGAATGTAGTGACATATCATTTGTAATTTTTTTACCGAATTCATATCTATCAAATCCTTCAAAAATTCTATAATATCTCATTAGTTAATTTTTATTTTCAAATTCTCTATTACATCATCAATGTTATCAATTAACTCCGCGCACACTACCAAATCATATCGATCCATTGTTAATATTGAATAACAATAATCGTCTAAATAAAATACATTATAATATTTAGCAGCACCACTATTATAATGTAATGATATAAAAGAATGGTTGGCGACATGTTCAACCAATCTAACATCAGTATCTATCTCATTTTCAATCAGACTAAACTCATTCACATCAAACATAATTCGATTACCCATTATCTGATTACAAATCGTATCTATATCGCTTCCATTTTCATATTTACCAAAATCATATTTATCAAGTCCTTCACTCACTCTCAACCGGTTGGCAGCCGATTCATATCTATGAATAATTTCATCAATTGCATCATATACATTATCAAAAACTTCAACATCTACACCTCTACCGGCATATAAATTATATTCCGCAACACCAAATGAATAATCACCAAAATAATATAATTCAATCCCATTACCATGTTCTTCGATCGCAAGGGAACCTTTACTAATCACAATATAATCATAACTATCATTGGTTTCGGATGAGTCGTAATATGTCACATTTATACTCCTAACAGTTAATTCATTTATAACAATTTCAACATCGGCAGCTTCAAATACTATCGCAATACTTCTCATATCTCGATAATTATTACCATTATCATCATTAGAATATTTTTTAACATCATATTGATCGAAATCTTCAAATATTTTTATATATTTCATGTGTTAAGTTTATTTTTAAGACTGGATATTAATGCATCTAGACCATCAAAGTTTTCCAGTTCAATAACAGTGCGTGCACTACCAACCATGGTAGTTAGGTTATAGCAGTAATCACCCAAATAGCATATCATAAACCCATTACTGATAGATATATGATCCACTTCACCACTATTATTAGGAACCCGATAAATATGACACAAGCCAGTTAACTCAGATTTTATTAAGTCGATATCCTCTTGTTCAAAGTTATTTCGTTGTCCCATCATCAAATCCCATTCGGTTTCTAAATCAGCACCTGATATTTTAGTAAAGTCATATTTGTCAAAACTTTCATTTATATCTTCATCTGGATCCTCACCATCTTCATGTTCTATTATTTCAATAATATGCGATATGATACTATCTAAGCCATCAAATGGAATTATAGCCATAACATCATCTGAACTATCATCCATAACAGCTAAACAATAACAATAGTCACCCAAAGAATATACGTAATAATACTCCCCCTCATCAACCAACACATCAATGAACATCGATCCAACATTTTTATAGTAATTCTCCACCACATCTACATCATCATAGTTTATCGCAGCCTTTATATAAGTTATTTCATCATCAGATAAGTCAATTGCCAATTTAAGCATTTCCAGATATTGCTCTTCTAAGTCAGTATAGATTGGAACGCCAAAATTATATTGGTCAAAGTTTTCGAATAATTTTATATATTTTCCCATTTATCGTTTAATATTACTTTTGTGTATATACCCATTATCCCACTTTTCCAATAATTCAATAAGTATCTCAACAGTAGATTCGAATGTATCAACTGTATATATAGCAATGATATCCGCTGGTTTGCGATCCATAACTACCAAACTATAGCAATAATCGCCATGATAATGCATTGAAACACTCAATGGGTAGCTATGATTCAGTCTAATTGTTATGGAATTGGTCAAGGATAAATTCGGATATTCTTTAATCACATATTTTTCTTCAAATAATTCATAGATCGATTGTATATCAGCAGCATCCAAATCCTCTATACACTCATATAAACTTAAATACTCGTGTGTTAAATCACCCTCACGAACACCGAAATCATACTGGTCGAAGTTTTCAAATAATTTCATATCAGTTTTACGAATATCACCACAGTTCTCTACTATTCCACCATGTGTTTTATCCCATTTTTCCAATATTTCTCTAATAATTTCAACAGTAGATTCAAAAGTATCAACTGTGTGTATAGCAATAATATCATTTGACAGATTATTCCAAACCATTAAGCTATAGCAATAATCACCATGATAATACATAGAAACACTAGCTGCGTTATTATATTTCAACTCAAATGAAATTGATCTAGTTTGAGCGGCCTTAGGGTACTCTTTAATCAAATATTTTTCACCAAATAATTCATACAAAGATTTAATATCATCATTTTCTAAAAGTACACTAGAGTCATATAGACCAGAAAATTCAAAAGACAAATCGCCCTCTCTAAGGCCGAAATCATATTGGTCGAATTTTTCAAACATTTTTATATTTTCCCATTTTATCATTATTTGTTTAATTAATTCGATTGCATCATCTAAGGTATTCAACTTATGAATAACTAATGCTTCATAATTTTGCTCATCAATTTCAGATACCGAATAACAATAATCACCATGATAATAAAGTGTCAAACTTAGGTGATCAATCATGGCAGATGCAATCACCATAGTAGATGTTGGTGTTTTTGTAGGATATTCACTAATTACATAATTTCCTAACTCAGAATACACCAAGTGTTTAGCATCTTCGTCAAATGGAATTGATGCATGATATGCATGCATGTATTCCGAGTCATCACCATTTACAAAAACAGTTCTTCCAAAATCATATGGGTCAAAGTTTTCAAATAATTTTATATGTTTCATAATTCTATTTTTTTCAATGCTTCTATAACAGACTCAATACCATCTACTATTGTCATTTTAACCGGCCTAGTATGTAACCACTCTTTATATACAACAGCATACACATAATCTCCTAAATAATAAACCGTCACGAAATTTTCATGGTTTGTTAGTTTCTCTATTTTAACGCACACTTCACCATTATATGTATTCTTGGTATATACAAATATAGATTTCGTTTCGATATGGGTTTCAATTTCCCGATATTCAGCAGTATCAAAATCTTGTACGTTTTTAATCATTTCAGCATATGATGCTGAAATATCATCACCATCATATGTTATAAATTCGTATCGGTCAAAGTTTTCAAATAATTTTATATGTTCCATAATTCTATTTTTTTCCCCATAAATTTTCGTGCAAACATTTTATTACATCATCAATACCATCACACACAAACAGTTTAACTATATTCTCACTAATTCGGCGAATACTTTCGGCTTTCTCATTATACATTACACCATATGTATAATCCCCCATATACAAAATATAGACACAATTCATAATCCGTGGGCTTATACTTGGTGCAACTATGACACCGGTTATTTCGTTACCCCCAACACACAATATTCTCCGAGGACTTACATAATATTCATCGCCAAAATCTGCTTTAATAAGATCTATATCATCATAAGATATGTCTATAGCCAATTTACGCATGTCGTCGTATATTACTTCGAGATCTTTATATATTCTACCAAAATCATATCTATCAAAGCTTTCATACATTTTTACATACCTACCCATGTTCTATATATTAAAAAAGATTTGGTATATTACATCCAATGCAGTATCTTTGTATTTGTAATTTAATATATATCACATGGATTTAGATAAACAATATTCTGAGATTAAAATTAAATTTGATAATGCGCGCAACAAATTGGCTGAGCTCGAAAATTCGATAAATTTAAAGGATTCCGACTACTTACTGATACGATCCAAAGATTCGGATAACTATTATATATTAGCTCACGCAAAAGACAAATCAACTATGAAATCCGGAACGAAATCAGTAGTTGCGGATTATATACGAAAATCTGGCATTGACCTTGATAGGATCAACGGCATAGAATTAATTATGCATTACCAACGACCAAGAATTAAAAAATACGATCAATTTATAGATACTATAAATGATGCGGTGGATTCATTGGATGATAAGATAAATGACCTAGGATTCGCATTAAAAAATAAAAAATAACACAATGGACCATTTAAAAAAATTTGATGAACTAATTGAGCTTGGCGATAAAAGACACCGTTTAGCAAAAGAATTGAAGAAATCGGTTGAATATGAAAAATGTGATTATAGCATTGCTAAAGTGGACTCGATGGCCTATGAAGTAAGGTTTGTGTTAATCCGCAAAAGTGACAAAAAACAATTAACACACGGATCTGCTACCGAGGTTAAGAGATACATTGAAAGAATAGGAATCGATCATAATAATATATTTAACATAGACCTAATCGGTATTATAATAGATAAAGTAGAACTAGAACCATATAAAAAATTTATAGAATTAGCTGACGAGGGCGCAAAGAAATTTCGCGAACTCAAAGATTCTAAAATGTTTCATGATGCCGATTATGTAGTAATCAAGGACGGCCTACCTGGTCATTTCAAATTGATTGATACCAAAACCAGTACTATTAAAACATCCGGTACCCCATCTCGTATTCGAAGTTACCTGAATCTGAGAAAAATAGACAAATCAGCAGTTTTTAAATACGAATTAATTGAAATTCAAGCTAAGAAACCTAATCAAAACGGTTAGATAACAAAAGAAAAAAGAAGAGTAATATACTCTTCTTTTTTCGTTTATATTAATGATTAAAATAAATCATCTGCATCGAAATCATCTTCGAATCCGTTGTCATCACCATTTATGGCATCGAATTCATCTTCTACTGCTTCCATTTCATCAATTGATTTGTATCTAAAATATTCGTTAATAAAAGGTTCCATTTTTTGTAATACATCATCAGTCCATATTTCTTTAGTGAATAGCTGCTTTAAATAAAATGATTTATCCAAATGTCTAACATACCACTTAATTCCACCCGGAACAAATTTCATCTCACCACTACTAGTATCCACCGAATATTTTCCCTTTGCGATACCGATTTCTCGGAAGTACTCTGGGCGAGCAAATGCCTCTAAACCACGATATCGGTTCATACCACGTTCGAATGATATTTCAAATTTAACTTGCTTAGGCTTAACCTGACGGTTCTTAACGCACTTCGCAGTTACTACAATACCAGAAGAACTTCCGATATCCATATCATCCCCATCTTCTTTCAATTTAGCTTTTGTTAAAAAGGTGATATTATTTGCAGAATAGTAAAGTTGACGACCGCCCTTCATCACCATTTGAGAATACGTTTCTAAAGTTTCGTAAATTTGATTGTTTACCAAAAATGGTATTTCCAAATAGTTGATATCCTCGGTAATAGAAACGAACATCGAACCAATCGCTTTGGCTTTATTACCTACTTCAGCTTTAATATCACCTTTCATCAAATCATCTTTCATCTTTCTAGAGGACATCTGTCCTAATGAATCAAGTGCCCAAATTTGTTTTGGCATTTCACACCCACTCATTTTCGCTTCTTTCATTTCACCAATAAGTGTAGTCAATGTAATATTAAGTTCCTCAACCTGATTACCACGGATTATTATAAATTTATCAGGTGAATTATCAATACCATATTTAGGCAATTCCGATCGATTAATGGCATGTTCGGTATCAATATATATAACCGAGTAACCCATTTTCTGTGCTTCTCTAATGATATTCAATACTAAAAATGTTTTACCGGTTGCCTCTGCTCCACCGAATACTGAAATACCACGAGATCCTACACCACCAAATAATGAACCGGATAAACAGGCATTCAATATATACGACCCGGTTGGAATATAACTACGAGTACCCATTGATTTATCAATATGGATCGGCACCGTTTTGGCGATGTTGTCTAAAATTGTTGCTACTTTACTAAATTCGAATTTCTTTGCTTCTACTTTTTTTGCCATTTTTAATTTACTTTTTTATACAGTATATATAAATTTCACGCACCCCCTTTTCATCTTTTTCAAAAAAAGATAATAAGACCATCAAACAATGTGAAATAATTAATATATACATATTAAAAAATAATAATCACACATGACCAAATCAACTTTCCTTGAAAAGTCCCGATCAATACATGGATATAAGTACACCTATAAAATTGAAACAGATGATATAAAATTCACCGACATAATAACCGTCATATTAGACGAAATTGAGTATGAACAGCGATGTATCAACCATTTACAGGGAAAATGTCCAGAAAAACTGAACGCTACTAAGACAACGGATCAATTTATTTCGGAATCTAAGGCGGTGTGGGGACATACTCGCTTTGATTATACTCACACAATTTATACAAATGCGAAAACGCCGGTTAAATTATTAGATACACTTACCGGCCTTACAGTTGAACAAATACCAATTATTCATTTGAAGAAAAATATACCGGTGACCATAAATCAATATGATTTCATGGAAATGTCTAAACGAGTTGCTGATTATTCATTAGAATATGATCAGTGTATTTATATTAACAAAACCCACAAAGTCAATTTAAAATGTCCAGAACACGGATTATTCTCAGTTGTCCCATTTAATCACCTTAATTATGGATCTTCTTGCCCACAATGCACTTATAGTGCTGTTTTAAAGGCAATCAAGAAGCCACTTAATAAATTATACATTCAATATATAACACAAAAGAAGTTTATTGGATGTGTAGATGAATACCAACTTCCATTTGATATATACATCCCTAGTATTTTATTAGCAATTGATATACAAACTATAAAATCATCTGAGGTAAATCAAATGAATATTGTGAAGAATGAATATTGTGAGGAAAATTTCATAGAATATATCCCAATTGACGAAACCACTAATATAAATGATGTACTGAGTGACTATATATTACCCAAACTCAAATTAATTCATCACATTTAATATATAATAAAAGTTATGTATGAAAAAATGAAACATTTGAAACGGTTCAATGAAAATTTAGTAATTATTTTGCCCGAAGATGGTTCATATACCAAAATAAATAACGATCAATTTATTCAATTTAATAAAAATTATAAAAAAACTACAGATTGCGATATTGTAATTCAAACAGAAATTAATCGTTTTTTTAAAGCAGCTTCATCTAATGCAATGATGACTTATTCCAAAACAACTGATCCCAATAGAATACGTTTAGGTAATCCAGATGTGTCGGTAATTAATATAGATTTATACGATGATAACTGGATAATTATTTACTATTATAGAATAGATGGTTTATTAATGGAATTTTATCTATGTGATGGCGAATATGGTATAATCCAGTTCACCAATGACTATATTGAAAATAAAAATATTATTATATAAAAAAACACATCACAATTATTATAACTATATATTACCAAAACCTAAACTGATTAAACATATTTAATATATAACAAAAGCTAAATATGGGATGATATATTTAAAAGGATTCAATGAAAGTTTAGAAAATTTACCACCTGATGGTGGATATTTAAAGTTAAGTTCAAATGAAATGAAAAGTTTCAGAGAACACTACAAAGTGGTAGAATATAATACTACTACTTATGCATATGCGTATAGTATGTTTGAAGAAAAATGGTTTAAAAAAATTAACCACGAAGACATTTGGTTGGATATTGATCTATTGAGTGATAATTGGATAGATGTCGAAATACAAATACAGTCGGAACTAATGTTTTTTTTATGTGATGGTAGTGATGGATTGGAGAAATTATGTGATGACTTTGCTAAATTTATACCAGGAAAATCAATAACATCAGAAATAAACGAAAATACAACATACTCATTTCCAAATACCGGAAACTATACTAAGTTAAACCCTGATCAATTTGTGGATTTTTCAGACACATACAAACGGATTCATCATTATGCGAATAATGTATATCATCCATTAATTGATATTTTTTTCGAAAAAGTAGTAAACGAATTACCCACTAATTCAGTATTAGTAAAAACACCAACTATGGTAAAATTTAAACAACGAAATCATACTGTAGTCAGTGTGGATTTTTATGAAGATGATTGGGTAGTGTTTAACTATTACAACTTCTTACTAGATAGTGCAATAAACTACTATCTATGTGATGGTGAGGACGGTATAATTAAATTTTCAGCAGACTGGGATAAAAATAAACATGACATCAAATGAAGCATATAATATCATTCGGAAAATTAAACGAATCCAATCACATTTATTTGCCGGCTGATGGTGATTATAAAGAATTAAATCAATCTGAGTACAATTCTTTTTTAACACAATACCCTACATGTAAATTAGATATTACGAACTCTGCTATACTTTTAGATACTTTACAGGCATTAGCTGAAAAATGTGTTGGTGCAGCAATCAGCAATAGAGGTGGTAGTTTATCATATAGAATCCAATCTATTACACATTGGATTGACATCGATATGCGAACAGATAACTGGTTTGCAATTGACGCTCAAGTATTATCTGATACATATAAATACATATGTGACGGGGAAGACGGGCTTAATAAATTTATTGAAGATTTTACTGGCATTATGCCAATGGTTAAATCAATGCCTATAAAAGAATCATTGAATAATGTCTGGCCAGCAGATGGCAAATATTCTAAATTGACCGGTGCCCAATATATTGAATTCAAAGGGTTATGTACTTACCAGTATGAAAAAGATTCAAATAAATTAATAGTTGATTCTATTAGTTTCATTTCTAAATTGTTTTCAGATGAAAATTGTAGAATTAACCCAACAAGAAGAAGCATTGTTTTTGATACACAATACAAATCAATGAAAATATATGGTGTGCCACATGTGGATTCTTGGTTCATATTTAGGATCATGACATTTGACACCAACCACCCAGGTAATATAGGGGCAGGTCAACCCACATCCATAGACTTATACCTATGTGATGGTGAAGACGGTGTAACTGAATTTTTGAAAGATTGTAGAGAAATAATAGAAAATACATAATGAAGTATATTAAAAAATTTATTAAAATCAATGAGTCTATTGATCATTTATTACCAGAAGAGGGTGGATATGCTAAACTAGGCTATCAAGAACACGGTTTATTCAGCATCAGTTACCCAATTGATTACCAATACGATCTTCGTAGTGATATTTTAATGGATTCAATCAAAACCATGGCCGCGTTATGTGGTGATCCAGATTACCAATCAAGGACACATCTACCTCGCTTGGTATACAAGATTAATCATGATGAATCCTATGTAGATTTAAAGATGCATATGGATAATTGGATCGTTGTGACCAATCAATATAGGGATGAGAATCATTATTTTATATGCGATGGTGAAGAAGGACTGAGTAAATTCATCAAACATTGGAATTATAATATTAGAAATAATAAAAACAATTTAACAATTTTAGAATCAGTTGACTACTTATTACCACCGGACAACAGTTACACCAGAGTAGGTGATACCAGATTTGCTGAATTTGTAAAAGAATACCCTTATATAGAAGACGATACGTTAACACCAGAATTGAAAGATGTGATGCGAGTAATATATGAAAAATGTAGTGATGAAAATGCACATCTATCAAAGCGTGAAGCATTATGTTCATATGTGACACCAAGTGAAAATCTATGGATTACTGCAACCGCCTCTGCACATACTGATAACTGGTATTCAATTAAATTTAAACTCGATAGTATATATGTAAATCATGCGGCATATTACATTTGTGATGGTATTTCGGGTCTGGAAGAATTCTCACAGGACTGGACCGGATCACACCTTATACAAATTGACGAAAGTGTCTCTTATCTACCAGAAGGATCTTATTCGAAACTAGATGAAACCGACTTATTAAATTTCATAAATACCTATGGGAAACCACGTATCAATTTAGAGCTAATGGCGGAATTCAAATCTTATCTAAATACTAATGATATTATAATTATAGACCAAATATCTAGGAATGAGATTATCATAGTAGTACATGGTATGAAAATAGCAACTAGTATTTCAGAACATACTGATATGTGGATTTCCATCGTTTATGGTAAAGATTTTTATATTTGTGATCAAGAAGCGGGAATGTATGAGTTATTCGATATGTTATTCAATAATCGTGTTTTAGAAAACGCTTCTTATTTACCAACCGGATTGTACTCAGAAATTAATGCAGATGATTGGACTAATTTCTTACTAACATTTGGTACTGGTGACGTTGATAAACATACGATCGATACATTACTAGTTTATGCTAAAAGTATTGACATAGAACCAACTATTAAAAGCTATAATTATGGTTTCACACGACCAAATGGCGAACAGTTTTACGCAAGCGTATACAAACATGATGATCACTGGATAAGTGTACTAACATCCGATCGTGGCTTATTTTTATGTGACCAAGAAGATGGAATGATTGCTCTTTTCAGAGATGTTTTAATGCCAAATGAAAAAAATAACGAAACAATGATAACAGAAAGTATAGAAGACGACGTAGAAGATGGTAGCTATTTAGAAATTGATAGCGACGATGTTTTAAAAATATGGAAAGATTATGGACCATCGTCTTTTGATATAACTGAAATTGAACAATTAGCAGATACACTTGGTAAGGAATATTCAATCAATCGTTTTGAAAAAGGTAATATAATAACAATATATAGTCATTCACGACACGAGTCCTCACAGGTGTGTAAATTCGATGATGGTTGGTTCATTTGTAATAATGAACCAGATGCAAATTTCCTTTGTGATCAAATTGCGGGTGTGATTCAATTTATTAAATTATAATAAAAAGAGAGAAACCTTCGGTTTCTCTCTTTCTAGTTACGATACTAGGGCTCAAACCTAGGATGAGTGCGCCAAAAGCACTTGTGTTATCAACTACACCATATCGCAATAAAAAACCAGCCAATTCAAGTGAACTAGCTGGTAAAAAAGTAAATTAGTTTATAAATAATACTAATACATATAACAGACTAGATCAGATTGTACAATCTGTCTACTCTGGATCGATAATAATATATTATTAATATTTTTCATAATGTATATATAAAATTTCACAGCTTCCTATTTGATTATTTACGATTTTTACAGTTCATTTATGGATATTTCCATAACATATTCGTATTTATCTTCAATCACAACACCGGAAACCAGATTATAATAGAATACTTTAAATTCTTCCCCATTTCTGATAAAAGTAAAACCGGTATACTCACCAACACTGGTACTAATTATCCCCACATCAGTAGTGCATGTGAAAAGTTGCTTAGATTTTTTATAAAAATTGTAGATCATTTTGTTATATTAAGATTAATTCTTGATTATTATTGTATTAAATAATAACAGGAAATTCATCTTTTATACGGATACCGCCTTTAACAGTAATGTTCTTTCTATACTTGTTCCAGCCCGCAATGGTAAGTCTGATTTTATCAGCATGCGTGATTGAACGACCTTTATCCATTTTAGCATTAGATAACCTATTTCTCACTGCTAAAATTGGGGACCCACTTGCCAAACCATCACCAACCATTAATTTGGTCAAAAAAACTTCGGCCATTACTGGATCTTTTTCTGAAAACAAATAATGTAAACCAGCAACAATACCATTTTCCAATATTGCAACCTGGTTGTTTTTAGGTAAATTGGTCTGGAAATCAACACTATCAAACAATTTAGGAATTTGTTTAATATACCCCGCGATGTTGTGGTTCTTTAAGGTAACATGCCCCGATGTAGCAGACTTTGAATTGTTCAACGAATTGTTTTTATACTTAAAGATAAAATTGGCAGTATTACTTACCAATCTAGGGGTACTGTGTCCCGCAATTTCAGTCACATCAACAAGCGTTCGTATTTTTCCTTGGTCCATATCGTCACATGTTGCCGGATCATAACCAATAGAAACTCGGAATGTACTAGTTACCCCAGACATTATAATTGCTCTCAATCGATGTTGGCCATTATTCATGAATCCATCCCAATCAAAATGTATTGGATCATTGTAAAATCGCCAAGTACCGTTAAGCATAGCTGCGGCAAATTGTTTAACAAATTGGTTGTTCAGTTTACGATTGTTCTTGATATTACTCCCTATTAAGGTTTGTGCCAATTCAGGTGTGATTGAAATTGTCATTGAAGTAATTGTAACACCACCAATTACTTCAATACTTGTTGAACATCCCTGTGCCAAATGTCCCGATAACAAAGTTGTCAATTCTAACATTTTGTTGCCATTTAAATTTGTATTACTCATATTTATAAATGTTTGTTTTTAGCAATATTGCTAAGTTAAGATTACAAAAATAGTTAATTTTATTCATATAATTATTTTTATTTATAAATTAATATGTTAAAATTTCTTCAATGATAATTTTTCGATAATACATTTTAAAATCCGGTGATATATCCCTGAATTCACGCAGTATTAATAGAATAAATTCTGTATCATTTTCAGAACTTGTATAATTCATACATAGTGTTAGATATTTATTAAGATTATCGTTGCTAATTCCAATTATTGAATAATAAATAGATTTGACAAGTAATTCATCTTTTATTACCTCATACATTTTAGTAATTTCCGCTGACGTCATTAGATTCTCTATTTTAAAATATCATTAATTACTGAGTATCGATGTATATTGCGTAAGGTTGATATATCTTTCATGTACAACAATATAATTTCATCAATATGAGTTTTTAAATATCTATACTTAGCCATTTGTTCCCAACTATTATCAGTCAGTACCCATGCTCTGAATATATAGTATTTTATAAAACGATCGTGATTCGAAAAATTATTATTATTATTTTCATAAGTATTTACTAGATCAGAAATAGTGTCACATCTTTCAAAACATAAAAGAATTTTAACACGATGTGTTTTTGATATACAACGCCATCTGAGATAATTAATTGACTGTCTAAATAAATCATGTACCATTATTTTTAATGCTATTATTTTCATTTTATTATTTTAGCAATAAGCATACTTCTCAACAAAATTTTAAATTCCGGTATATCCTCCTTGAAAGCTATCAGCATAAATTCGATGTAGAAGCGTAATTTTTCATCATCTTTACTATTGATGAGTAAAGATGATGAAAAATTATCCCATCTGGTGTTACCAACCTCGTAAGTATGATTACTATAATATTCAAATATTATTTTAGTTATATGTGCTTGTGTTGTTCCTAAACCCATTATCCTAATAATGTAGTAATTGCTTCATTTCGTTTTTTATTCTTAAACTCCGGTATGTCATGTTTGTATAATTCCATTATGTGTGAAGTTGTATGTACATATTGAGCATAATCAAATTTACCACATGGTAAGCTATTAAGATATTCAATAAAGATTTCCCGACGAGTTAAATCATTTGATAGTGGTACGACTTTATAATATTCAAATACCACAGAAACCACATGATTATACTCACTAAGTACTTTTGATACATCCCTCCTTTGTGATCTAGTTTTAAAATTTATAAAAAGAATTATAATATTTATAGCTATTATTATACCGTAAACAATCATTTATTACCTATGATTTCATTAATAATTCGTTCTCTGTGAGCTTCTTTAAATTTTGGAATTAAATCCTGATATAATTCATATATTTCATTTGTCAATATGGTATATCCATGTGAACTAACATTCGAATAACCCTTTTTTATTATCTTAGTGAATTTATGATACTCATCACCATATAGATTATATTTTGCCTCATATTTAAATACTAATAGAACGACTTTTATATACAAATCCCGTACTTTCTTGTGTTGTATTTGTCTCCTAAACTGGTCATAAAAAGCGTAAATGGTTATTAATAATATAATTATTGGGATATAAATGTACCACATATACTTTTTTCACAAATATAGTAAAATATTAAAACAATACTACATTTATTTCTTATTTTCATCGTAATACTTTTGCATACATTTTTTAGCATCATCAGATACTAAGTTCATGGTTTTTTCAATTTCACGAAATAACATTTGTCCGCTTTCATACATATCATCATACATACATTCCAATACATCCAACCAACATTCTTTACCATGTAATACGCCAAATGGATCACCTTTACCGATTAGTTCTGGATATTTATGAGAAGCTATGAACCAATTACCATCATATTTATGAGTATATTTGATTTTATTATATTGATCATCCTTGGGCATTATCCTAAATAGAATTGCTTGTTGATTCCAATTAGAGAAACCAGAAAAATTTTTAGAACACCAAGCAGTATTTGCAGCAGTTTCTCTTGCAGATGTAAAATTAAGAGGTACATAAATGTCGATTTCATTATCGGAATATACAATGTCAAATTTTGCATTTTCCGTGTCTTGTAAATATTCATCATATAATGGCATCATCTTATTAACAAACATATGTAATGAATATTTATTGATATCTTTCTCTATTAAATTACGAATCACTCCACCAATCGCATATTGATTTTCTTTGAACTTATTTCTAAACCAATTAGTAGAGAATATGAATAAATAAGTGCTCAAATTATCAATATACTTTTCATCACCCAATAGATCATTGGTAAGTTGTGCATTTTTATACGTCTGAATTAACCACTTTGAATATTTACCTGGTTTAGAAAAGTCTTTTTTCCTAACCGTGGTTGGATCTATGTTTATAATTTTATAAAATATCTTTTTATCAATATTAGAATAATATTTAGAATGGATTGTTTCGGTCCCTAAAGTCGCTTCGTTGATAAAATCATAATATTTTTTAAGCCCCATGTTTAAAATTCTTTAGGGTATATATTAAAAAGGAAGCATGTACATTTCTATATATATATCACAAAAATAACACACCAATTATGGAAATGAATATCATTGGTATTGATCCCAGTTTAATATCAACAGCAGTCGTAATAAATGGTGTATTGTATAATTATTGTAGAGAAAAAGATGCCACAATTAAAAATGGATTAGCTAAATGGTTCAGAATGTGCGAAGAATATATGAATCTGAGATATATTAGTTACCGAACATTTGAGGGATATTCAAATGGGGAATTAATAAAATTAAAGGATTATGATGCGATAACCGATATGATTATCCATGACATCGAAAAGGCTATAGATAAAACGAAGCCAACCAGAATTGGGATAGAGGGCTACAGTTATTCGAGTGATGCTGGGGCCATAATTGATTTGGTCACGTTTTCCACATTATTGCGTAAAAAATTATTTGATCATATCAGCGAAGACATATTAGTATTATCACCAACATCACTTAAATTGGAGTCTTGTAAACTAACCTATCCGGTAAAAGATGTTGGTAAAAAGAAACCAAAGTTAGAGTGGCGAAATTACCAAGGTATAGCCGGTGGTAAATTTTTAAAGAATGATATGTACATGGCCCTGGTCGAAAATCAAAATCTAAATAGTGATTGGGTAAAACACCTACGCGATATCAAAGACGAAATGTTTGAAGGGAAAACTATCAAGAAACCGTATGAAGATATGAATGATGCATTTTTGATATACACATTAATTCATGAAAAAAAGATATAATCATTTAGATTATATCTTTTTTCATAATTAATTATAAACTCGTACCTCAACTGAGGCCGATGCTAGAACCCCATCAACAGCCCCACCAGAGTGGTTCGCTGTAGTAACCATAATCGTATTATCAGAAATTCTGGCAATTTTCACTATATCGGCACCAATTCCAAGTCCACCCGAAATAGTGAGATACGTTTTACCATCCGTAAATGCCCCTGTTCGATTACCATAGTAATATCCAACCCCACCATATGTCCATGTAATTGGTGCCGATAAGGTACTTTCCAATACCGTAGGTGATGGTGCTGATGTACCAGACTGACTTACCAATGCTACATAAATTTTATAAGGTCTAATAGCAGCAACATCTTCCACTAATGCAACAACACCATCTTTATCCGGAAATGAAAAAGTTTTAGGAACCGAAGTTGATATTAATTTAGTATCTAATCTAGCAAAACCAGACAATGTAGTGGAAGCAATTCCAATATGATCACCTGATCTTTTTAAAATTGGCGAACTACCACCACTAGTAAAACCATTATCTACTGAAAATTGAATATAATCACTGAATGTTTTAGTGCCGGCTATGGACTGACCACCGGTAATTTTAACAGTTGTTGCCAAATCAGTATCATCCAGTAAAATACCATTTCTATTTTGTAAACTATAAACTCGGTTAGCAGTATTTACATTAGTAAAATATGATGAGAATGTATCGCCGACGTTTCTTAATAATAATTTACCATCCAAAAATGTTTTATCACCAGTCACCGTCTGTACGGTGGCAAGTAACATATCACCAGATCCACCACCGCTAACAATATTACCAGTACCTATTACACTCTCACCATTAATGGTTTTAAAATCACTTGTGGTTGCCAGTGTATAATCACCAGCAAGCGGCATTGCCGGTACAAAAATATTTGTAAACGCAACTGGGTTTATAAATTTAAGACGGGTGTCAAAAGTAGCATTTCCTTGTAATATATCAGTTTCGCCATTAGTTACACTGAAATATCCTTGTTTCAAAACATCACCACCACCATCTGCCAATACACTACCAACAGTTACAAAGTTATGTCTAGCAAAAATTTCTGAATATTTAGTCTCATCTGAATTCAATATTACCGATTTAAATTCGCGATCACCTGGTAAACCAGTAAGAATATTAAATGAATCAGTACCTAATACAACACCACCACCGGTTTCTATAACACTTTGTAAATCCTGAGGGGTGCCACCGGTTACTATAGTTATCTCACCCTGAGCATTTGCAACCTGACCATTAATCTTAATTGGTAAATTATAAACACCAGGGGATGTGGGTGCGGGGAATGAAATTGTACCCGTCTCAACTGGTAGATTAAAATTTACAGTTGTGTCTTTATTTAAGGTTTCATTTTTTTGATAAAAATAAAAATCACCATTATTAACATTAATTCCACCTTCTTTAAATGGACTATGATTATAAAAATTAATACTATTAGGATTAAAATATAACTCGGTATGATTAGTTCCAATAGCGTCTGCATAAACACCTACATTAAAATTCCTATAATTCACCTCCCCACCTAAAATACTAACAAATGATACACCAGCGTCTTTAGATGCAGATTGACCGTTATCCAATACACTTTGTAAATCAGGTGCACTACCATTAGATTCAACACTATTGATTAAGATTAAATCAGTACTAGTAATATTTATTAGTCCAGATGATTTTTCGCGCAATATAAATAGCTTTCGTTCATCAACTGGACCACTTACCTCAAAATAATATAATTGCCCCTTAGAAACCGTAATGAGAAGTGTGTTGATGTATTGAGCTATGATTGTAGAGGTAAGATCTTCATAGTTTGAAACTCCGGTATCAGTATACGAAAATTGAACCAATAAATTTTCAATTTCCATTCCACCAATTTGCCAGACTATTCCATCACTATCTTTTACGCTTAATTCATTGTATTGATTGAATCCTAATGCTAATTGTCCACTTAATGGAATATCAACATCATTCCCATCCCCATTGAAAATATGTGTTCCTAATATAACTATACTCATAATGTAAATTACTTTACACTATATATTAAAAACTGAATAAGATTTTACTTTAATATGTCTCTAATATTATTATTTCGAGTCCGCACTTTCTCATATTCATCCGGCTCCATTATATCATCATCCGTAATTAGTTCATGTACAAATTTATTAGATTCATTATAATATGACACAACATACTTATCATTATCTTCTCGAATTTTAACAATAGTAGCTATTTTCAAATTTTTAGATAATAAGACCCGATCACCTATATAATGATTCATCTTTTTCATAATGATAATCCTAATTAATTTATTTTACTTACCAGATATATATAAATATTATAATATTATTTATATTATATATCATGATGTTGCACCTTTTTTTAAAATATAACTAACTTTTCTTACAAAAAAACCTCATTTAAATTCTTTAATAATTAAAATTTTATCTAGATACCCAGATTGTCCCATTATGCCATACAGGTGTCACTACAAGTATCACTACAGGTGAATTAATTACCAAATACAATATTATGAATCGCTAAATTAGAAAACGCACTTAGTGAAAAGTTATCCATCTTGAAATTATTATGAAATCCAATTCGTTCCATTCCAAAAAACAGGACATTTTACCGTTCCGCCTCCTGTTAATGTTCCTAAGTAAGTAGGTGCATTTGCGTCAGTTACATATAAAGTTTGTCCAAATTCTTTAGTACCAGTTGGCAATGTAGCAACTGTAAATCTATTAAATGAAATACTAGATAATATACTTAAATCATTATATTGGAAAAGATTACCTATATTATTATAATTAAAAAAGAATCCTATATTATTATAACTAAAACCACCACCTACTGAATTTGATTGGAAATTATTATCTATTGTATTTGAAGTAAAATTATGTTTAATGTGGTTCCTTCTGAAATCATCACTTATAGTATTTAAAGCAAAGAAGTCTCCTACAGTATTAGAGTAAAAACCATTACCTATAGTATTGTCTTGGAAGTCGTTGCCTATTAAATTATCGTGACATGAATTACCTATAACTGTATTGAATAGTTGGTATGTTTTTATAAAGTTATTATAAACATTATTATAATCTTCAAATAATAAAAAATCCGTACCACTTCTATCGTACTTTACATGCCTCCAGTCTGTCCCTATATCATTATTTTGTTTAGTATCTATTCTACGATAAATTTTACCTTTTGTAAATCCTTCACTTCCATATCCATTTCCTATATCCCCAGTAACTTCATAATAAATTATATCTTGAGGGTATAATTTAGAGTAAGATATATTACTAATTTTATTAATATCCAATGCGGTGAGATATAAAGGTTCTATGATTTCACTAGATTTTAACACTCCTGTTTGTGGCTGAGTGTAAACGGTCATATAATCGTTTAATAAATAAGTATCTCCTTTAACCAAACCATTATTAGCTATAAGTGTGGTTAATTCTAAATATGTTACACTTTGTAAATTTTGGGTACCTGATAAAGTAACATTACCATTGACATCAGCTTGAATACCATTAACTGATGTAGCCAAAATATAGGCTCCGGTTGTGTTAGGTGCTGGAAAATTTATTGTTGTATTTGCAACAACAGGTGTTGTAATACCTATAGTTGATGAAAACAAACCCAGTTGAGTACTAATGCCAAGTACACCATTATCTATTCTTATCTGAGAAATGTTTTCAGTTGAAAAAGGATTTAAAATATTTGAACCCTTTCCTACAATTATAACATAGCCGCTATTCAAAGTCAATTGTGTTTCTGATGAAGAATCTTCGCTATAAATTGATACATCGAATTTAGTATTAGCAGCATCACCTGATTCTACACCAAAGTAAGCATTACCACTACCAAAATCAGCATAGCTTTGGGCTCCACCAGCATCTATTACATTTTGTAAAGTAGGTACATTAGCTTGAAACCATTCTTTAGTAGTAAGAATTTTACCTGTAACATCTTCATTAATTAATGCTGTAGTTAAACTCGGTGCTTCTATAGACCCATTCAATCTTACAATAAGTGCATCGCTTCTTGTAAGTACATTATAATCACTATCATTATTTGCAATCGTACCGTTACCTACCACAAATAATGGTTTATTTGTAGAGTTGAAATCTATTATACCCTCTAGTATAATATTGGATGCTTGCCCCACTACGGTAGTATTCATACTGGTAACATCGTGACCAATGCCAAATAATGAGTTAGTATAACCAGCATCTCTTAAATTTATCCCGGCATCAAAACTACCAATTCCATTGTTTATGATATCATTTCCAAATACAATAGAACTATAATTGCCAGCTCTGACATAATTACCAACTGCGAATGAAGATGTACCCACCGCACCGAAAGTATCCCCCACGGTATCACTCCAGCTAAAATCAACAGCATCCATACCGACATTGCCATATACCAGAGGATTTCGATCGGTTAGTATATAACCAAATCCATTACCCTCATCTATTTTTAACAGCCCCGAACTAATTACTAGTTCAATATTACCATTTGAATCCCCTTCAATTCCATTAAAACTACGTAAAAATGATTTATTCATCTATTCATTATTTATTTTTAGTCAAGTATATCAGCAATGATTAATAAATCATTGTTATTATAATATCTTATTTTAGTTGTACCATCCGGTTTCCCATATACAGTTTTATGATAGTTGGAAAATAATATAGTAGCAGCCGTTATGTCACCGATGACAATACCACCCTCAAATGTGATCAAGGAAATTGTTTTTGATAATATATCTATACCAGTACCAATGGACAAAACCCCGTCATTTAACATATTAAATTGAATAAGACTGGTAGTTAATGAATTATTTAGAATTTTACTATTGTGATTCAAAATATTCATGTAAATTTTACTAGTATTAACAACCGTATTATTTTCTATAAATGATAAAGTGTTACATGTGTTACCCTCTATTAAAGCATCACTCATTACATTATTTAAAATAGTAGCGTTGTTCAAATTATTTTTTAAAATATTACTAAAATTAATTATATTATTGTCGGCAATGTAGCTATTGACTAATTTATTTTTTTCAATCACACTTTGTGTAGATACACTATTCCCACTAATAACTGAATTACTTTCCAAAATGTTATTTACGATATTACCAGAATCTGATACATTTAACAGTATTTGACTGGTATGTAAAATATTGTTATATATACCCCCTGCCGAAAATGAATTATGTGATATTTCACCACCATCATACAACTGATTGTTTGTTATGTTCGAATCCAGTAATAGGTTATGACCAATATAGCTATTTGTCAGATTGTTATAATCAATAATACTACTACCACCCATTATTATATTGTTGAAAATAGCACTATTATTACTAAGAACATTATTAGATATTCGATTGCCCATAAAATTAATACATTCTAAATATGAATTGGATACATTATTATTGAATAAATTCGAATTTCCAAACATAAACGAAGCTATACTACTAGCCAACCCTTCATCTTGATTGTAATCCTGAAAATTATCATAAGTATTTATCACATTATTATTGAGCAATGGATCAAATCTTCTGTATATAAAATCGTTTTCATTATCATATTCAATAATATGGATTGATTTATTATAATCATCTAAACTATATGTATCCTTAAGCCAATCGACACTTAAATTCAAAACATCAACATTTGATCCCAAATTTCCGGATATATTAGTCCATGAGTATCCACCCCATATTATTTTTTCATCAGTATATGAAGTTTTTCTACTAATTTGAGCAATTAATAATGTTGCCCCCGAAGTGTTTCCCGTTATACTTGATACACTGCTCCAATCCCCAATCAAATTACTAAGTATGACTATGTGATTTCGATCACCTAATATAAACGGAATTCCAATCATCGTAGCCGTGGCCCCATTATTTGAAGTTATATTTTCATTATTTGTAAAATTACCTACCGGTTGGGCGGAAATACTACTTACTAAAGTACTTTTATCATCCCATATTGAGGTTGATCCATATAAAGGATCCCAAAATTCCCCGTATCCAATTGCGGATAATGTATCGTCACTTAATGCTTCTAAGAATATGGTAGTCCCGGATTCAGTACCATCATTATACAATGATTTATGTACTCCTGTTATTTTATATATTGTTCCGCGCACAAGACTCTTTGTTAAAATCAACGAACTTATTTGTTCTCTGGTTCTCTCAACAATTGTAGAGGTTTCGTCATTTATCAATAATAAATTTTCCGGCACTATTGAACTTATCAGACCCTTTCCTACATTTACTATTTCGTATATCATATCTTAATTGATTTTATTTTATTGTTATAGAACTGAACAAGTATATTCAGTAACTGCACCGTTTACGATATAAAGATTTCCGGTGTTTTTCCAATATCTACCGTTTGGTAGTAATTCAATACCCTCTGAATCTATGTAAATTAAATCACCGACCTGAAAATTGGTTGGGTCAGCACTAGTATATACGGTTTGAGTTGGGAAGAATTGTGGGGTGGGATCGCATAAAGATATTGCATTATTCACACCTATTGAAAACGATTCATATACAGTCAATGGTGAATTAGATACAACAATATTCCACTTACTATCTGTATCCGCAATGGTTCTTTCTTCTTCTGGTAATGCTAATATGTAATTACAAATACTTTGTTCATAACTAATCACTTCGTTAAAACTCAAATCTGCTTTATTTATATACAATGTCCGCACATAATTATCTTGTTCACCACCACCGGCCCCACTTGAAATTGAAGAAATTCCATATGTATTACCAATTACTGGGGCAGTATTTGAACCAGTACTGGTTAATCTAACGCTTATTGTAAAGGTTGGTCCATTGTCGGTAACATCTTGAATGGTGAAAAATGCAAAATTTGTAGAATTACCAACCTCTTCAATTTTTAATATAGAGGTATCTGGCGTAGTAACTGATGAATCCAGAACACTTAGCCAGTTGTAGCTATTGACTGAATTTACGGATATAGAGTTTAGCGTCAGAGTATAAATATCACCCACATTACCCCACACCACATTACTGTAAGTAAATTGTCCATTATTAGCATTCGAACTAAAATCCCATCGAGTAGTATTACCCCCGTCGATACCACTAATACCAGTGGCACCTGTTTCCCCAGAATCTATGTTAGAAACAATACCAAAACTATCTTTCTTTTTTAAATTTCCATCCAGACCTATTCCGATCAATACAGTACCAGTTTCCGGGATTGGTGCAATACTATTATTGTATATATCTTCCTTTTCTAACTTAATGTTACTCATGGTAATAATTCCTTTTTAGTATATATTAAGTTCAAAAACTTATATATAATACATGGTGAAATTATTTAAATTATCATTTGTTGAAAGTACAGAAAAAGTACATGACTTACACAACGGACTATCGGAATATGATAAAACCACAATTGCAAAACTTAGTGTAATAGCTACATATGAATATTACACAGACGGTGTATATTTAATATTTTTACTAATGAAAGAAAATGAAATAGAAACATATGAAAATATTTTGGAAGTCAATAATATTTCCTATATTTGCAAAGACATTTCAATGGATGTCATATATAATACTTTTGATATTGAGTCTTTTTTGAAAAATACATATGAATCCGTAAATTTTCGAGATTATTATATATTTATAGAAGACGTGAAACGATGGATTATATCGGAACTGAATGTTAATTTAATTCTAGATCGTATTAATCTTTATGGCATGAGTAATTTAAGAGAACTTGATTATACAATTTTAAATAATTATTAATGGAATATATTAGTTTATTCATCTATTTATTAGCAGTCGATATATCTATATTAGTCACGTACATTTTTTGGAATCGCGACCAAAGTCAAATTACCACACATCAATTTGACTTATCTAAAGAAATGGAAAAGCTTAATTATGATAATGAGGTAATGAAAAAATTACAATTGTTGTACGTTGAAGTGGAAAAATATTACTGTAACAATTTTGCCCCAGTGGTGAAGTTTGCCGATTTTAAAAATGGCATTACCGAATTATCACTTAGTAATTATGAAGGTAGTGATTTCATTGCTTCGTGTGTATTACAAATCGAATATATCGAAGATTTGTTTCAGGACGAAATACCTAGACTTAAATCTGAAAAATTATGTAAACATCGCAAAATGATCATTAATCAAATTTTAAATTAATGACTGACGAACAGAGATATTCTGATTTAATTCTAGAAATTCATGAATATTACCAAAGTGTTAAACATCCAATATTCACGTTGAGTAGTTATGTAAGGTTAAGAGCTATAATGTATAAGTCGATACCACCTAGTAATTATTTCCATAAGATAGAAATTCTTGAACATATGTTATATTCTGATTTACCTAGATTAAAACAACAACGACGAAAAGAAACAATAGATAACATTTTTAAATAAGTAAATATGGAAATAAGTAGAGAGCGAAAATACGAAGGGTATTTTTCAGTTGATGCACTAAAAGTGGAAACCAATAGTGGTAAAGTAGTGACCCGAGAGGTTATGAATCGTAAAGATGGTACATGTGCGATTGTATATGACACAAGCACTAAACATTTTATCTTCGTAGAACAATACCGACCAGGGACCGGTCAGAAGTTGGTTGAAGTACCAGCCGGGACACTTGACATACCAGGGGAGGATCCATGTGATGGAATTATTCGAGAAATCGATGAAGAAATTGGCTATAGTGTCGATGAAATTGAATACATAACCGAGTGTTACATGAGCCCTGGTGGTTCTACTGAGAAGATTTTCATTTACCATGCCCAAGTATCAACTCAATTACACGAGGGTGGTGGGACTGAAAATGAAGATATTAACATTGTACGCATTCATAGAGACAATTTAGTACGCTATAACTTTGATGATGCTAAAACAATTATCGCGGTTAGATTTGTAATAGATAAATACAATTTGAAGTAATTCTATAAAAAAAAACAATACGGATTAATATAATCTGTATTGTTTTTTTATATATAAGTAAAAATATATTTAAATTGAAATTATTTGAAAAACTTGGAATCCCTGAAAACATATACGAGGTTACCGAACATTTATTTAAAGAAATACTTATTGGAATACCTAGCATAAAAAAAGTAAATTCAACCAACCAACTAGAAATAGTGATTGATGATAAAATAGCAGATTTGCATTTGAAAAAATGTAATATTTCTATAAAAATTAAAGCAGTTGAACTTTCTGACATAAGTGATACTACCGAACAAAAATTCAAAAATGGTGATTTAGTGCTTTATGGAATGGCAGTTAGTCATCACGCAGAAAAGGAAATTAAAAGCAATAAATACATAGTAACACCTAGTGATGTATTAGAACTATTTATAAATATTATTTCAATTGGTGGATTACCATCTAATTTAGATTTAGAATTATTTTTTTTAAATAATTCCACGGATATAATTAAATCATTGGGACATGAAATCAAACACAAGTTTGATAATCATAAAAATCGAACAACTAAAATCATCCCACATTTACAATATAATGCATACCAAAGCATTCATATACCCATCAAAGCAGTTAGCAACTTTTTACACAATTTATATTATACCACCACTATTGAAAATTTAGTACGCACTAGTGAAGTATATTCTAAAATGAGATCTGTGAATGTTAATAAGGATAATTTTAAAGAATTTTTGTCAGCAGAATCTACCTACCAACGACTCACCCAAATTAATAATTTCACAGTAGATAAATTAAAATCCGATATTAAATTAGAAATGCAGGTAGTTAATGAGATAATTAACGAAAATTGCCCAGATGATGTTTTTATTGATGATGATGCTAAAGTCGATCGCATATTAGAATTTATATACATAGGGTTATGTAATACTCAAATACGAGAATATCGAGATTTCTTAACTTCCAGCTACTTAGAAACAATATTTGGAATTGTAGATGGTAAAAAGAAGCAAATGTTTGATCAAATGTCTAAGGAAATTAATAAATATGAAAATAATATTAGTAAATTTTACACTGATATAGAAAAAATGTTTATCTTTGTATCCAATAAGTATATGAAGAAAATTTCTAAACTTTACGACATGATAAAAAGCGATCAAAAATCAATCAACAACTGGGAATTGCACCAACGCATAAATTTGGGAAAACCCACTCGTAAAATGGAATCCAAAATCATTGATTATGAAACTTTTTTACGAAAGAAAAAATAGTACAATAAACATAAATTAGAAAGGTAAGAATTTGAATTCTTACCTTTTCGCAATATAATTAATTGATGAAAACTAACATACTCTATTTAATATTGGGAATATTTATTACTACTTCCCTTGCCTTCACTGCTAATTCAACCGGTCTTATTACCTTAAAACCAGCGATGCCTATTCAAACCATTTCACATTTTTCACATGATGGTGAGAACATCAATCGGTTCATTAAGACTAATAGTAAAAAATACACTGTACATAAAATGGAATCCTCCGAAAATGGTTATATTGTAGTCATGGTTAGATATTAATATTTTACAAACTATTTAATAAATTTTCCATATAAGTAATATGGAAAATAAAAATATAAGCAAAGCAGATTTTTACGTAAAAGAAAATCTTAAAAAAATTTTGGAAAATGGTAATCATGATGAAAATCCACGACCAAAATACAAAGATGGAACTCCAGCTCATAGTATATTCGTGAATCAAATATTCGAGGAATACGATATTATGAATGGTGAATTTCCAATACCAACCCTTCGTAATACGGCAATCAAGACCGGAATTAAAGAAATATTATGGATATACCAAGATCAGACATCTTCTCTTATAGAAGCACGTAAGAGAGGCATAAAATGGTGGGATGAATGGTGTATAGGAAGCGATAATATCGGGATGAGATATGGTGCCACTGTTAACAAATGGGACTTGGTCAATAAATTATTGAAAGGTTTAGAAGAAAACCCGTTTGGTAGACGTCATATCATGAATTTATATCAAGAATCGGATTTACAAGAAACCGATGGATTATACCCATGTGCATATGAAACATTATGGAGTGTCTATAAAAAAAATGGGGAAACTATTTTAGATATGACATTAATTCAACGCTCAAACGATATGATCATGGCTGGTGCCATAAATAAAATACAATATGTCGCGTTAATGATGATGATTGCATCACATTTGGGATATAAAGTTGGTAAATTTTGTCACCTTGTTCAAAACTTACACATCTATGATAGGCATGTAGCAGCAGCTCATGAAATATTGGCAAAGGAGCCAATCTTAGACATAAACCCTAGAATTGAATTGAATGTAAAAAAGAATTTTTATGACATTCGTATCGAGGACTTCGAAATTTTTGATATAAATGAAATCACTAAAATAACCAGCGAATTAGAAATTGCAATTTAAATTTTAAAATGGACTTATCCAACATAAAACAACCATTCACTATTACATTAGTGGGCCCGCCTCTTGTTGGTAAGACAACATTTATAAAAACATTACATGGTGCCGAATTTGAAGTCATTTCATCAGATAGTATATTAATCGAGCTACATGGAAGTGATGATTATGGGATGGCTTTTACATCAGTGGATAAAACAACGCATGATTTAGAACTAAGTCGGAGAATTATTGAGAGTATAAAACTCAAAAAAAACATAATTTTCGACTTAACTAATCTAAGAATTATACGACGACGAAGAAATTTAGGCCAATGTAGTAGAAAAATATATACCAATATTGCAATTATTTTTCCTAATATATCAGAAGAAACTTGCATTAAGCGTAATGAGAGTCGACGATTGACAGAATCAAAATATATAAATCCAAATTTGATTAGCCAAATGATCGCAGAATATCAACCAGTTGACTACTCTGAGGGCTTTTCCGAAATAATTTATTTAAAAAACACTACTAAATAGTAGTGTTTTTTTTGTATATTTGGGTTTTTATCGATATATTTGTAATACTAAAAAAATGAAATCATGGGGAAGTTTGAAAAAATGAAAATATCGCTTAAATATTGGCTACTTGGGATGAGTAATTTTGATAAAAATTATTTAAAATGTGTTGATGCTCTCGAATTTGCAGCATTACACCATACTGGTCTTCGCAAAGATGGCAAAACTCATGAATTTGAGCATCAAATTACCATAGCAATGTACATTAGATCAATTTCTCAAAATTTGATCAATCCATGGGTTGCAATTTGTGTTGCATTATTACATGATACTGCAGAAGATTATGATGTTACATACGAAGAAATTGAATTTAAATTTGGTAGGGAAGTACGCGTATCAGTGGAAGCAATGACTAAAGAATACCGAGGGATTAAAAAAACGAACGATGTGTATTTCACTGATATTTCACAAGACCCACATGCATCTGTAAATAAAGGGGCCGATAGAATTCATAATTTACAATCAATGGCCGGGGCTTTTACGAAAGACAAACAAAGAGAATACATCAAAGAAGCGGAAGATCATATTTTACCGGCAATTAAAAAAGCAAAACGATTATTCCCGGCTCAGGAAATGGCATATGAAAATATTAAATTGGTAATGGAATCTCAGATTCAACTAATTAAATTATCTCTAAATGAGTAAGACAATCATAACTAATATAACATTCGAGAGCCGAACTAAAAAAACGGTTCTCGAAATATTAAAGAAAACTAAATCCACAAATCAAGTAATTGACCTAAATAATATAATTCCAATGCCATCGGCACTAAAGGGATTTCCAATTGATACTATTTCTTATTTTCAATTAGCGTTACACAAATATGAATTGGGTGATACCAAAGATTTAATAGACTTACATTCCGAAAAAAACGACAAAATTTCAATCGATCAGTATATTAACTACTATAATAATAAAGTAGTCGATAAATCCATTGGAAAAAGAATGTATGAAAATATATTAAATCATGGTGTGGCATCCTGGAGAGAATTTAATAAAAAAGAGTGGGGACTTGGGAATAACTGTGTATATGGTAGTACCATGTTTAATAATACCACTGTGTCTATAAACACACTAGACCAATACCCAAAACCAATCGTCGTGAAATTGTCTAAAATGTTCCCAGAGGACATATTATTCGTAAAATACGCAAGCGATTGTCCAGGTAAATATTCAAAATGCTTTCGAATTAAAAATGGTATAATATTTGAAATGGTTCGTGTTAGTGATAAACGTATCACTTATTGTGAACTGTTTAAAAAAAACCCACATATTTTTAAAGATATACACCGCAAAGACACTATTAATTCTATTTTAGTATCTGCTGATATTATATCAATTCAGTAAACTTTTAGTTGAAAATGCAATACAAATAGTAAATTTAAATGTTTATGTTTGATCTTATTTTAAAAGAGTTGTTCAATTTGGATAACCTATCTATAATTTATTCCAATACCAAATCTACTGCAACTGTTTGGCATAATGACGAAAAACTATACACTATATCAATAATAGATGATTTAGTAAAGTTTGAAGATAATCTATCTATACACTATTGTAACACATTAACAGACGTTCTTGATAAAATACATTTAATATATAACGTAAAAATTTCAAAATTATGAATATTATTAAACGGTTAATCAAATATATCTGTGAATTATTACAAATTAGTGATGGGATTGTGACAAAAAATAATGCGTATGAAAATATTGAAAGATACACAATAACCCATTATGATTCAACTATTGTTGAAATTATAAACGAACACCGAAAATCGATACAACTTATAGAATTACAACTTGATGGACATTTAAGCGATGTATCTTTTACACACACCAAATATATGTGTGAAAAAATGAAAGCGAGTCATGATGGTGCCGTAAATAGGCAAAATGAATATAGCGGTAAAATGGTTTTAGAAATTGTTGGCTTTGGGTTTTCAACACCGAATGGTGTTTTTAATGCTTGGATGGCATCTGAATTACACAAACGAGCAATTAATGACATTGGATCTAGATATATAGGGATTTCATCAACCGTTGATACCGCAGGTAAAATATACGTGACTGTATTATTCTTAAACTAATATTAGGAATATTGGATTTTATGATATATATTTGTGTAATATAAATATAAATATTATGAAAAAAACATCTGAAATATTTGTTGAAATGGACAAAGGGATATTCAAATGTAACATACTGAATGTACCATACACATACAATTCAATCCTCAGAAAGCTTTATACAACACAATTTAACATTGCATTACTTCGGGACAATGACATTAATTATGAAATTGCAAACAATTATGCTTCTTTTCTAAATCGTTCAAGTTATGTAAGAAATACTTACATAACACTATCCGAGGCTATCGAAATTACACAAAATATTCAGAAGTTGGTTGAAGTTGATAGAATAAACATGTTTAAATTTGGGATACCCGAATATCCACAAATATGTGTTCAACTTGATGCTGCTACCAAAAAAATTCATGGTGGTAATATTTCACAAATATGGGCAATTGATCTAAAAACACTAAAGCTAGTGGAAAATGAAGAACAACGTAAAGATGTGATCAATAGTGTTTTTGATACTATTAATAAAAATAGTCTAGAACCATATGAATATTCATTAAGCGAAATGGTAATGCGCCCTAATAAAAAATGTAAAATCTGGAATTAGTAATTTTAGCGTTAAAATACTTTTTAATCATAAAAAAATTTACAAAAATATGAAAATTATTTATTTAGGAAATGAAATTGATCATACGATAGAACATGAAATATTCTCGAATTCAGAATTTGGATTTGATATCCAAATTACTCATACACCAGAGAGTTGGTATACCAATAAAAAAATTATAGCAAACAACTGTACCGAATTTCATTGGAAATATGATGACCTGAGTAGAAATACCAACTTAGGCGACCAAGTTGCATTTGAAAGTGATATCCACGGCAGCGGTTTTACCAGAAAATGTAATACAATTGAATCGGTTGTAATTGATTTAGCAACGGTAGAACATGAAGAATTCTAATTAAATATCACTACAATGAATGATCCGTACAAAAAACACACCACTAACGGTATGGTGCACGAGAGAATGAATATTAAGTCCGGATTTAGTTTTACCACTATAATAGCAACTGGAATTGCTGGTGAAACAACATCATTATGTATATATGATGGTAGGTGTAGGCCGGAATCAATGGATGGACAGGTACGGGAATATATCATCCCACTCAGCGTAGAGGAGTTGGAACAATTAGGTGAAATGATTAAGAAATCCATAAACAAACGCAACAAAACACTACTATAAGTAGTGTTTTTTTATGTTAGATACACAACTTCTATCTAAAAATTCCATATACTGGGTATGGAAGATAAAAATACCCCTATTAAATTTGAGCACCTAATGCTTGATATAGAAACAATGAGTAGTCATTCTTATGCTGCAATATTATGTATTGCAGCTATTGAATTTGACATAACGACTGGCAAAACAGGTAAAACATTTTACCAGACAATATCATTACAATCCTCTATGGATTCTGGATTATTAGTAGATCCGGACACTATAGAATGGTGGATGACACAAACTGATCAGTCAAAATCCGATGTATTCAAAGATACTAAACCCTTGCGAGAAACATTGAATAAATTCAGCGAATTTGTTATCCAGGGTGATTATCAAATCTGGGGCAACTCAGCTCGTTTTGATTTAGGAATTTTACAAAATGCCTATGACAAATTATTCATTAAAATTCCTTGGGATTTCCGAAAAGAGCGATGTCTGCGTACATTAGTATCCTTTAATCCAGAAATTAAAGAAACTCACACATATGTAGGAATTCGCCACAACGCTCTATATGACTGTTATAATCAAATTTCATATGGGTCTAGGATATGGATGATATTGAATGGTTTAACAATACCAGAGGCCATAACTTCACCACGCATAAAATGTACTTGCTCATGTCATCACCAAAATGGAATTACTCACGTATACGCCTGTTGTGATAATGGGTATATAAAAACATATATTTAACACTTTTGCTATTGCTTGATTAATATATTATTCCTATATTTGCATAGTAGTACTAATTTAAATCTGTCAAATAATGGGAAAAATTAAAGAAGCGTTAATTAGTGATTTTTTAAAAAAACCAATTAAGATAGGTGATTCGGTATATGTCCGTGGATTGGGAAGACAAGATAAGAATTCTATGGGTAATTCTGCCGAAGTGATTGACATCATAACAAATACCGATGGTAGTATTTCGGTATCCATTATGGAGCACGGTAGTGTTATAAAAATTAATCCGGATGATTACGAAAGAGTCACTAATACAATTGGTGTTAATGTCTTCACCACTAAAGATATGCGTATACGAAATTTTTATTTTGATCTACGTGGTATAATGTCCTTTTTATCAATTGGTACTGAAAAAACTGATACTTATAATATTAAGGGTGTTGATGTGGATCCAGTGAATTGGAACCCATATGTCGTATCAAAAAATGGTACTAATGAATACTACCAACGTGAATTTGTTTGGTCTTTGAAAGATAAGCAAAATTTAATTGATAGTATCTACAATTACATAAACTGTGGTTCGATTTTGGTTAGAAAACGTTCATGGCAAGAAATTGAGAAGTTAATTGAAAATGGACAGAGCGATGTTGCGTTTATTGACATAGTAGATGGTAAACAGCGAATGAATGCGATATCCGAATTCACAACAGACCAATTTCCAGACTCATATGGAAATTTTTTCTCAGATTTATCTAAACGGTCTCATGGTATTTTTTACACATCTCAACTATTTTCATTTGGTGTTATGGATGAAGATATCGATGACCAGATGATAATAAAACAGTTTTTGAAATTAAATTTTACCGGGGTACCACAATCAAGTGAGCATTTAGAATTTGTAAAATCAATAAATAACCGAATGTAATTATTATGAGTAATATTAAAAAATTAGAATACAGAATGTATGGATTAGTTGCATATCAACTGAGTCCAATTCAAAAAGGAATCCAATTTATGCATGCCGCTACCCGTTACGGTGTACGATTTGGTGGGAAAGAAACGGAATATGATGATTGGGCTTTCTTACACGAGACCGTTGTTTTATTATGTGGCGGAACAACCAATAAAAAATTTGAGAAGTTGGGCACATTGAATAAATATGCCAATCAACTAGATCAAATGAATGTCCTGACTGCACCATTTTATGAAGAAGATTTGGGCGATCAAATGACTGCTATTGCATTTTTACTAGATGAGCGAGTATACGATCGAAAAAAATATCCAGATTTTGAATTTGTGATAAAAAATCAACCGGATCGATTAAACCCAATATTTGTTAATGATGTCGAAAACGAAAAATGGCTAACATGGGTTGATTCAAATGGTGGAATCCAAGTTAATACTTTGAGGGAATTTATTCGTCCATTAAAACTAGCAAGATAAAAATAAAAATACCAAATAAAAAACTTTATAGGATCTTCTGACTATAATTACTAATTAATATAAACATATGAACCCAAAGAAAATCACAACATTAACTGATCGTAAAATCGACGCAGAACAACTGAAAATCAATAATTCTATAGGTGATGATGACGACGATAACTCACCAAAGTACAAATCTAGCTATACACCAGATCCTAAATCTAAAACACCGGTGATTGATCAATTCTGTAGAGACTTGTCCAAAATGGCCGAAGAAAAGAAGTTAGATACTGTAGTGGGCCGAAGCGAAGAAGTACATCGCGTATCCGTTATTTTATCACGACGTAAAAAAAATAACCCACTATTGATTGGTGAACCAGGGGTTGGTAAAACAAGTATCGCTGACCAGTTAGCTATGCAAATCGCCGAAAAGAAAGTGTCGCGCACATTATATGATAAAAGAATCGTATCCGTTGATTTGGGACAAATGGTTGCCGGTACTAAATACCGCGGTCAATTTGAAGAACGAATCAAGGCATTGGTATTGGAACTTGAAAAAAATCCGCATATTATTCTTTTTATTGACGAAATCCACACAATCATAGGTGCGGGAGGTTCTGCCGGCTCTATGGATGCTGCTAATATGTTAAAGCCAGCATTATCGCGTGGTGATATTCAGGTTATTGGTGCGACAACATTAGAGGAATATCGCAAACATATTGAAAAAGACGGGGCTTTAGATCGTCGATTTCAAAAAGTTACGATCAATCCACCAAGTGAGGAAGATTCAATTATTATTTTGAATAATATAAAAGGCATGTATGAGGCACACCATAATGTTATTTATTCACCAGAAGCAATTGAAGCTTGTGTGCGTTTAACATCACGTTACATTACCGATCGAAACTTACCGGATAAAGCCATTGATGCTATGGACGAGGTCGGTTCTAATATTCGCATTGCAAACATCGTAGTCCCACAAGAAATCTTAGACATTGAAATAAAAATTGCAGAGACTATTGAAAATAAAAATTTGGTAGTGAAGCAACAAAAGTATGAAGATGCCGCTAAACTTAGGGATGTTGAGAAAAAATTAGAAGTCATCTTAGTAGATGCTACTAATAAGTGGGAGGAAGACCAAATCAATAACAAAAAGATAATCACCGAGGATAATGTTGCCGGTATTGTTTCTAGAATGAGCGGAATTCCGTTGCAAAAAATTAACCAATCCGAAACTAAAAAATTATCTACAATGTTTGATGAATTATCAAGCAAGGTAATCGGTCAAGATTTTGCGGTTGATAAAGTCGTAAAGGCAATTCAACGTGGTAGAGTTGGTATGAAAGATCCAAACAAACCATTATTTTCTGGATTATTGATCGGTAATTCCGGAGTTGGTAAAAGTGAATTAGCTAAACAATTAGCCAGACAGATGTTTGATAATGACAGCTCATTAATTCGCATTGATATGAGTGAATATAGTGAGAAAGTATCGGTGAATAAAATAATCGGATCACCTAGTGGGTATATTGGTTATGACGATAGTAATATATTGGACAAAATCAAAAGAAATCCCTATAGTGTAATACTTTTCGATGAAATTGAAAAGGCACATCCTGAAGTGTTTAATCTATTCCTACAGATGTTAGATGATGGTCACTTGACTAATTCACAAGGGGTTACGGTATCATTCAAAAATACCATAATTTTAATGACATCAAATGTTGGTACACGAAAAGTAAAGGAATTTGGTAGTGGGTTAGGGTACGGAACATCAACCAAAGTTAATAATTCATCTGATTCAATCAGATCCATATTGGATAAAGAACTTAAAGTAGTATTTGCCCCGGAATTCTTAAATAGAATTGATGAAATAATTTATTTCAAAGATTTGGACCGCGAAGATATTAGTAAAATTGTTATTTTAGAGACTAATAAGTCTTTGAAAAGAGCAAAAACATTAGGATTGGATGTATCAATAGATCAGAGTCTAATCGATCACATTGCTACGGTTGGATATGATAAGGATTTTGGCGCAAGGCCCTTGAAAAGAGCTGTACAGAAATTTATCGATGATGCAATTACCGAATATATTATTAAGAACGAACCAATTAAGTGTACACTGGTGATGAAATTGAGCGAATCACTAGAAACCGAGATCGAGGATGTTACCGAGAATATTTAAAAAAAGAGGGAAGCTTAGCTTCCCTCTTTTTTTTAAAACTTTTGGATAATTTTTGGCACCCTACCAACCTCGAGTACTTTTGATTGATTCAACGCAAATTCGATGTCCATAAAATTAAAGCTAAATGTCATTGTAAATACTTTGGCATTTACTTTTTGACTAGCATAATCAAATGTATTATCACTCAGGTCCATCGCGATTATTTCGGTAAATTTCATTCGATAAATTTCATCACGATGAATATCTAACACTGAAAGCATAAAAGGCTTGATGTATAAGTTTTCAACATCTAGGTAATTTTTGATAAATATATCAAGTAATAGCGTATAATTCAAATCGGAATCTACTGATCTAAAAGTAACTTGTAGATTGTGATTCGTAAATATGTCTTGTACATTGGTTGCTGGCTTATATGTACGCACTTTACCTCTCATCAATGTTTGTTCCGGACTACTAATACTAAGTCCTGGAAAAGTTATTGATTTTATAGTAGAATTTAAGTAATCTATTACATTTGAATACTGTACATGGTTTTTTTCCAATAGTGGGCTATACGTGTCTATAATTTCTGCCGGAATTAAATCACTCGGAAGATTAAATACAAATGCACTGGATTGACTGGATAATCTCATTTTTTAAATATTATTTGTGTTATCGATAGTAGTGGTTTCTATGGTACGAATAGTAACAACCGCTGTTTCCTGAATCGCGTTAGATTCTTCGGTGATGATAGTATCCTCAGCAATTATTTGTTGTGCATTTATATCATTTAGATTATCATTATTATCCCATATTTTGAATAACCCAGAATAAATCGAGGTTGTCAAACTATCGCTGGTTGTGGTGATATAGAATGTATTATATCCACTGTTGTACATTTTTCGAATATCATTAATTTTAGAACTGGAAATTTTAAATACAACAGCACCGATCGTTAATGAAACTTGACCACCCTCCATGTACAATGGAAAAGCATAGGTATTTTTATCACTTTTAAATACAATATTTATGTCCCCGGCAGCAGACAAATCTAAATAATTAATTATTGAATTATCTATTCTGTCAGCAATGATCAATTTTACAATATTATCAAAGGGGAATAACATTATTTTACACTCACCCATTCCCCAGAATGTATCTTTCCCAACCCGAACACTATTACTCTTACACACAACACTGTTTTTATCAATTAGTACCGGAAATGGTACCTTAATAGGCTCTAGCTGGATACTAGTTGATCCAACCCCGATACCAACCTCGCCAGACAATATCCCAGCACCCAATGGATTTTTGATGTTATATATTTTGGGTTTGTTTGCAGTGGCTAGATTAATTTTCATCATCTTTAGTGAGTATTTGGATACTTCATCCTGTAACATTCCATAAGATGCTCTTCGCTGCAATTGTGATCCATCGATTATATCAATCAAATTCATTTCAACATCTATTATCGCAGTAGTGGTGGAGTATTTAATGATTGGCCTATACTCAATTTTTTCATTGAAATTATCCGCTACGTAAATGCTTATGGTTTTACCCCTAATATTTTGTTCGTATATGGTAATTTTATATTCAACGTTATATTTATGTCCTTGTGAAATAGCGTTTAGAATCATGCTTTTGAAATCAAAAAGAGAATTATTGAATGTCCCATATACCTCAAAGAAATCACCATTGGTAGAATGTTCTATCTTAACACCCATGTTTTCAAATTCTGGTGCTTGTGGTACACTGACCACCGATTTAGGACCAAGTGAATATGTAGTAATTCCACTTATGACATTTTTGGAAGTTACGAAACTGAATTCTAGAAAAATTGGTGACGACGAACTAAGTCCAACACCATTGGTTAAATTATAGTTTATCGTGTTTTCTTTTGCCATATTACCATCCCGTTGTTTAGACAACGCAAATATTGATGGTACATTGAGATCAATACACTTTCCCCATAGAGTATCCTGGTATCGAAGTGGTGGTGATGTATATCCAATGATCCCTAATGTATTGACGTCAGACATGTCAATATAAAAATTAGATATATCATATTTGTTTCGCATATTGTTATCATATGTATATGCTTTAATATGAAAACCGATATAATTACCAAATGTATAGTTTATTGGCATGTGAACCTTGATAGTATCATGGCGCACTGGCATGGAATTGATATAGTCTTTAGTTTGTAAAAAAAGGTAATTTGAAGTATCCACTTTCCCCCACTTTCCCCCAACGGCATCAATGGTGAACAATGTGTTTGATAACTTATTTATAGTTGATGATGAAGACCCAGCTGCATATGATTGCGTTGATTCTTTAGAATTTAGTATTATTGAATATGGATCAGATATTAAATTACCATCATCATACACATATTGTAACATTATGTCTTTATCAACCTTAATAAATTTAGAAACTTTCATCCAAAATATATATTTTTTTTATATATAAAAAAACCGATACTATGTATCGGTTTTTTTCATTTTATCAAACAATGTTGAACGAATTTCATCATCACTCGAATTTGGATTGTGTTTTTTTATTTCTAGATAAAGTTCCTCTTCATCCCGCTTTAATCGTTCTATACTTACATTAATTGGATCTATTAATTTCGAAATTCGATCACTTTCAGTTTCCATTTCGGTCATTTTATCCAGAATGTGTTTAGTTGCTTCGTTTATACTACTCACTTGTTTAATAGGTCCGGATATGTATTGCTCTAATTCACCGGTTATTTTTAATAAATATTCCGTTAATAACTTCGCTTCCGATTCATAATTACCTAAATTTTGCTTAAGAATATTAAATTCATTTTTTATGCTGATTGCGCTATCAACCAAGGTGTCATCAATATAAACCATTATTGAGTTAATTTTTTTGTTGGTGTTGTTTTACTATTTGATCTAGGGGTTCTAGGTTTTTTATTTACCACAACAGTACTTTCAACAATAGTTGGGTTTACAACCCCACCAAGTTTATTTTCAGAAACAATTTTATTAATCTCATCAATGATCAACTGTTTAATTGCGTTAGGATCTGCTAATAATTTATTAGTAAACTCATCGGCAAGGTATTCGATAATAGACGTGTTATACGAATCTTCCATCATTTCTATAAAATCGATTCTTGGTATCATGCCAGCAATCTTGACATCTACACTAAACTCTTTACTACGTTTAACCCCTTTAAACATTACATAAATAGGATCCTCGGTGACCACTGCCGCAAAGGACGGTACGTTAGTGCTAATTGGTTGATGTACTTCAACCACACCGGAGTCGTCAATTATGGACTGCAACATATCGCTTTGTATTCTGGCTTGTTCTAATGAAGACGAACCATTGCTCATTTGTGAAACTCGATCTTCTAACAGTCTACGCTCTTCCGAAGGATCAACATCAATGATTAATGATTCACCACCCGGATTAAAATTATTATACCCAGTACTCAGTTCCACAATTCCAGCATCTTGTTGCATTTGTTCTAATACTTCATCCGGAACGGCTTTTATTTTCTCACTCAATAAATTATAAGCAGATTTTGTTAAAAATTCGGCCGGATCTATAAAATCATCATACGCGCTTTTATCCAATAGTTTTATTATTGAAACATTCATATTATCATCCAACAATGCAACATCACCATCCTGACTGATCACTGAACTAGTGACATTATTGGATAAATTAACATATTTCTTACCTACTAAATTTGGATACATACTAACTATTTTTTATTTTTATACTCATTATATAGTAAAAAGTTGTATATTTGTTTGTAAATATTTAATACTTGGAAAATATGAAAGCATTTTTAAATAAAGATAACCGAATTAAACGCGATGAAAATTATGGTTTAATGAGCTCAATACGAACTATCATAGCCAATCGAATAAGGGATGAATATAATTCCGAGTTATCCGCACTGGCCACGGAGCAAGATAAGCTATTGAAAACTGAGTTTGCATTTTATGATTCGGTATGGGAAATTCTCAAAACAATTACACCAACAACCAAAGTGAAAATTATTACTCAGGTTGGTCCAGGTTCATCAATTTCAAACGAACATATTGGCACAGTTACTGATTTCCCATTAGTTTGGAGTGGTCAGAAGCATTTCAACTTTATTTCTCACAATTTAGATAACGAGAAACGCACAATAGGTTTCAGTTGTCTTCAATCAATTGAAATTATTTAATATGGTAAAGTATATAAGACTACTGAGTTACACCGGCGCGTTGACGGTTATCGATTTCGTGGATAGTACCCAATCAAGTGATAATTATGCGAATATAACCCCTGGTGGGTTATGTGTGAATGTTAATGAAAAGGATTGGGAATTAGTACTCAATTTTATTCAATCACTAAATACTAGATTTGAAGTGACTGATGAACATCCCATGGCGGTAGAGTCTCGCATCGTGAAAGACTATAAATTGAATAATTTGATATAATCGTCTAAAAAATATAATTTACAAAAGAAGTATGAAATATGGTGATTTACCAGTACCTATATGCGAATATCGCATAAAATGTGACGAGATGATGTTTTATCAATACTTACCAATCAAAATGGTATTATCTGATGAAATAAAATATGAGCCTAGATTAAACTGTTTTGATGCAATTATATCTAAAATCTGTGATGATTTTATAGAATTATTTGGAGAAAGTGCTTATCACAATCACTACATTTACCTAACCGCAAAACACCAATATCAAGTCGCCAACACCTCTTTTAATCGTTTAGGGTACCATTCCGATGGATTTATGACCGATGACATTAATTATATTTGGAGTGATGCAAACCCAACGATTTTCAATAATTCCGACTTTACTATAACACAAGATGATCGAATTTCATTGAGTGAGATGGAAACACAAGCCCGTGCTGAAAATCAAATAGTATATAGAGATAACAACATACTTCGATTAAATCAATTTAATATTCATAAAGTTAACGAGTGTGATTTCAGTGGCATGCGGACTTTTTTAAAAATATCATTCAGTGTTGATAAATATGACTTGATTGGAAATTCTCATAATTATTCACTCGATTATAATTGGGAAATGAAATTGAGACAAACCGAGCGAAATATACCACAATCTAATAAATAATATACATTATGTGTAAAAATAAAGGGGAATATAATGGTAAGTGTAATATTACTAGTTGCTCGACCGGCATACCAGCGTTATGGTTTAATCATAGCACTGAATTATATTATTGCGCTTCATGTGCCAATCGTTTAAATAGTGACCCATATAATAAACAGGATGCGCAGCGATTATTTGGTCATGATTTGTGTACTAAAACAATCCACTTAAATGAATAATGAATTGATCATATTGAAAAATATACTCAATGAATTCCTAACTATTAATACCGAACGGGCCTCAGTGGAGGTTGTTAATCAGGCAATGGGAATTATCGGGTTTATATCATTACCATATCTTGAATATCTTGAGTGTTGGTATATTAGTACAGCACACACTATTTGTATTGACTTTACTGATGGACCGGCCACACTGTTTTTAGAAATTGGTAAAACTAAATTGGGATATTTTACAGATGGTGAGTATAAAACATATCAGGATAAATTAGACATAGATTCTGTTGACAACACCCGGCTCGCAATTACACTTTTGAATAATGATTTCAGTAAAGCATTTAAATCATAATAATATGAATAGACCATTATTCCGGGCAATTGCCAGTAAGACAGCAGCCAGCAGCATTTTTTGGGACGAAAAATTTGTCAATGGATGTGTGATACACAGTCCCGATAAAATAACATCACGCATAATAAATGATGAAACAGACGTTGAAGTGGATAGTGATACAATTGGCAGATTTACTAATCTCGAAAATAAAGATGGGCATGAATTATGTGCGGGTGATTTAATATTTCTATACGGTAAACTATACACAATTGTAGATCATGTTTGGAAATTTTCATTTGAACGCAATTTGGTTTATTTTGGTGAGAATAAGGAAATTGACTTAGACGAAGATACTGCATACGAAGCAGTCTTAGTGGGTAACATACACCAAAACATTGATCTAGTAAAAAGTGAAAAAATAAAATATGAACAAATGTTATAAAAATCAAATTATTAACATTTTAGGTAAAAAAACCCCCCATTATAAATAATGGGGGGTTTTGTATATATAACTTAGTTACATATTTGCAAAGAAGTCTTCATCGCTGGTATCGGATACCGTTTGAAAAGAATTTTCTTCTGGTACCAAAGTTTCTTCTAAGTCAAAATCATTTGCGGATGGTTTAGTATTACCAAATCCACTTGGAACTGATCCTGTAAGAAATGCTTTAATTTCAATAATTTTGGTATTTTGCTCCGGTGTTAATTTTTTAGGTGCATAATCAGCCAATTCATGATCTCTGTCCAAAAGGAAATCTTTAACAATTTGGTGAAATTTAGGATTTATCTTTTTCACAAATTTACCATCCACTTCAACCTCAGATAATGGAACGTTTCCAAAAACTGCCTTTTCTTTGTTATAAATTGGTAATGAAGAAGACTCTTGTCTAAACATAGCATTTTTATAATCTGGGTAAGTAATTTCGCCCGTTTGGATTTCTTTTGCGATTAATACGAAATCTTTACCATCAATCCAGTCAAAAACATTGCATTCAACACCTGAAATCTCACCAGTTTTTTCTTGGATGATTTTGTCTTGGATGATTTTACCATATTGAAAAATCATAATTTTCCCAACTAATTCCGGTTGTTGCTCATCTTCCATGATCAATACATATGAATAGTATTTTCTTGAATATTGTAAGCATTTTGCTTTTTCCACCTGAACCGCATTTCCTGACTTTGTCATTGTGTAGTACAAGCTACTTAATTCACAATCTTCATTGAAGTTTTTTGGTGAGTCAAAAAATCCAGATAATTCTTTAACGTTTTTGATGTTTACGTAATGAGAAATTTTCTCAATTGCGGATTGACCAAATGTCAATTCTTTTGTCAAGTTTGGCAAAAATCTGATTACCGAACGGTAACCCCTTTTTTTGTCTTTTACCTTACTCAAGTCAACTCTATACATTCCGTCCGAGTTTACTGTTTTCTTATCTTCTAAGAAATCCATTTTTGTGTTTAGATCTACGCTAAACAAGTCATCTAATTCTGCCATAATTGCCGTTTTTAATTTTTTAATTGTTTTTATTTTAAGTTATACTCAGTTTTAATGAAAAAGTTTAGATTATTTGAATAATTTTATTTATCTTTGTTCATTGAAACAATTGTTATACACACATTATATGTATAAGTTGTTTAAAATATCAAAATAAAAATATTAGCATATGAATGAATTCGTAAAGAATATGGTCATATCAATGATTTCGTTGGGTTTGACACTGTATATACTATTTTGCATACCATGTAAAGTGGGTGATGTTATATGGTTATGCAGCCTCGTCCCAAACTTCGTATTCGGGATATATCTATCCAAAGCAATATACCCAATCCGTTCTAAGATCACACGTAATTAAATTCGAAAAAACATGAAGGCAATAAAACAATGGATATTGGATTTTTTAAATAAACAAGAGGAAAGACGCAACCGGGAACCAAACGCTAAAAGGGATCAGGCCAGTATATCTTCGGAGCTCTCTAATTTATCAAATATATTTAAACATAAATGAACATGAGCGAAATGAGCATGGATGAAACCTTGGCGTATATAATTAGTGATTTGAAAATTAAAAATCGCGTTATAGTAATTGATAACATATTGAACAATCTAGATGCACCATTATTAACTATAAGAGATCATCCTAAATATATTCAAAAAATAAATTCTTTTAATAATTGTAGTAAATCTTACTTTAGTAGCAGTTCCGGACTTAGAAGGTTGCTTAAAAAATATTAAATTTATAAAACTATGCCAAAATGAGTGATCAGTCAATTTATGTTACCAAACGACATACTATAGATCTAGTGAGTGAAAACTTGATTTATGTATTACAAGAAAAATTCAATTTTGACTATCAGGTGAATAGTGCATTTATTGAAATACAAACTGTTTTCGGACAAGCTGATCTAGGTGGTCCAATACTAATTGAAGATTTGATCACTTTGTTGAAGAATTTGAAGGAAATGGGTAGCACCCATGTTGAAATTGACTACCATATTGATCACGGTGAGTACCTACTTAGTGGATACATTATAGAAGAGTCATCCGAAGAAGAAATAGCAAAGTGGAAAGTTAATAAAACCCAAATGGATTTGAGGAACCTGAGAATTCGGGAACTACAAGAAGAAATAAATGAATTAAGACGTATATAAAAATGGAAAATGATACAACAATCACTCTGACTGATGATAAAATCGCAGAGATTACCAGGGATATAAAAGCTAAAAATAGAATAATTACTACTTCCAACATCATAGATAATACGGATAAACCATTACTTAGTATAATGGACCACCCCACATTCGCGGTCAAGTATCATTATGGACACATCGATGCCAATGGTGTGGATGTTCACTATTTAATTGAGTATTATAAATAGCAAATCACCATTTAATATATACTGCAAATAAAAAAATATTAGAAATGGAAAATATTAAAAAATATGAAGACTTTGGTGCTGACGATAAGTATTCTGATAAACAATTTAGATTAGAAGATCGCCGTGGCAAGGGGCAGCGAGTTGTGCTTCCGCAAAAACACTTTTTAGACACATGGGATTTATACCAATTGAGCTACGATGAAGTTTCCTTACTCGATTTCCTTACCGAGAGTAATATAGGTGATTCGTGGGAGGATTCTAGTTATAAAATAACCTGTATTGGGTAAAACCAAAAAGCAATGATTTATATCATTGCTTTTTTTATTTCTATCCCATTGCATCAGACGAAAATGGATGATCATCATCTGAATTCCATGAATCTATATTGACTTTTCCATGAAATGCTTTCCACCTAGCATTGGCAGGGGAAATTCGAGTTGTGTTGTTGCGTTTGTTTGGAGTGACTGAATTCCAATACGCGTCTTTACACACCGTCCCCGGTTTGTTCTTACAAAATGCTTGTTGATGTTGCGTTTTGACAAAACACTCATTGCAGCTTGGACAAAAACATTTATCACCGATTACTAATTCCTTATTTAACTTATATCTTTCTACTTTTTTCATTTAGTTTAAATTCCATTTATATTCATAATCATCTCCTAAGTTTTCTTGCAAAGACCGTTCTACTAGCAACCGTAAATTATCCCAGAAACAATTATTATTTTTCAATATTGCTAAAATATCATCTCGGTTTATAACCCGTGCTTTATCCAATAATACTTCTTTCAATGTGTACCAATTTACCCCTGCACAATTCGTAACAATCACCATATTCCCCTTTACATCTTTATTAACACCATATTTAACGATTGATTGTCCCCAAAATTGTTTAATGTCTTTTGATATTAATTCTGTTTCTATTTTCGACCTAAATTTAACCTGAACTGTCAATGGGTTACTTTTCAAACACAATCCAATTCCATCTACTCCATTATCATTCCCACTAACAATTGGTTTGTATGTGGATATACACACACTACTGTGCGAACCACACAGATGGATCAATGCTTCGGTAAATATTTCAAATAAATCCCCTTTCATTTTATTAGTGCCACTTTTACCGGGATCATAACCAAAGTATTCAGCATGTTTTTTACTAATTTTCTGAATGCGATACTCCAGTGATCCGAATGAATTATTACCACTGAAAAGGGTTCTGTAAATATTTTCATCTTTAGAAAATAATGATATGAATTGCTCGTGTCTTATACGCATAAATTTTAATAAGATGTATTGATTCTAAGCAATACAAATGTTTATTTTTACAATTCTATTCCGATGTAAATAGGAATAGAATTTAACCAATATTATTCACAATATTTTCTATGTATCGGATTTCAGCATTATTGAAATTAAAATATTTATATAGCTTATTATCGTCAAAATTGACATCAAGTGGAATTGCTGGAATATATTGATTAAACATTTTTTTAGATAATTCCTCAAATGTATTATACTTTATAAAAACATATCTAAACCATGTAGATCTCCCAATATACCAAGCCAGCTTTTCATACTCTTCCCGATTAGTAACATACATATACATTATTGACCGAGAAACTGCGATGTCACTGTCCATAAAATTACTATATATAAAATCTCGATCAAGCCTACGGTGGTTCTTCATACTATTGAAATTACCACTCGCCCTAGGCATCACAATCTTACATCCAGTTAATCCTTTATCATTATTGATGTAATGAAACTCTATTTTTTTACCACCACCCAAACGACTAAGCATTTTCACTCGATGTTTATAATCCGGTTCGAATTTAATACTGGGTGTAGCTTCTACACTACCATATCTCAACGTTTCATTTCTACCCCGGTGTAATTCTAATTTATCAAGATTTGCTATTTTTGACATAATTGAATATTCTATCCTATTTTCATAGTTATGTATTGGATCATTAGGTTCAATTTCAACGACATCGTTTATCATAATACTTTGAGTTTCATTCGTTCTATTCAAAATGAAGTATAAAGTTGATAAATGAACATCAAATTTTCCATAACCTAAAAATTTAACACAAGTCAGACCATTTTTCTTCAACAGTGGGATATATCGAACCTCATTCAAATTTAATGTAATTTTGGATGGGATTATAAATGCCATGTGGTCACACCAGGGCATGAATTTGTTTATAAATGGTAAGTAACTGGTGTAGTTATATGGTGGCATACCTACTACCACATCGAATTTATCAATGCCCCATACATCTAACGCATGTTTATTGAATTCTGGATCTATACTGCTTCCCGAAAAGATATTCATCTGATAGCCCCCAAATGGATTCAAAATACATTGAAATATGAATGTATGAATTGGTTGAATTTCGGCCACGTAAATCATATTTTCAATAATATGACGGCACCTAATTTGTGCATTGGGTTCCCATTCTTTTAATCCATTCATCAACCTAATAAGTATTAATATTGGAAAAGTACCAATACCGTTCGCCGGATCTATCCATTTTAAAGTAGGATTATCCCATAAATTATGGGGGAGTTTATCTAATACGTCACAAGCCAATTCGATATTAGTTTGTGTATCACCATATTTTTTCCGGGAAGATAATGGTATTGGGCAATATGAAGATAGTTTATCTAATAATATAGATAAATGATTTATATCACAAACTTCATTTGAGTTTATTATAGATAATATCTCAGTGAATAATAATCTATTTTCATTGATAAATGCAAGAATTGCCAAACGTTTTCTAGGCAACAGGTTTACTTTATCAATAATGTCAGATGGTACATATTGATTTGCAATAAAATCATCTATAAAATTGGTAAACATATTGACTACTTTAGTCGTTATACCATTTTATCTACCCAAAGTTGTGTTTAAGCCACTCTTCTGGGGACAATTTATCTAGATTGTCGGATTTTTGTTTATTCTTAACGTCAATGTATAAATCTTCTATGATTTGTTCCAGGTCATTATCACATAAATCTATTTTACCGTCTTTGTAGTATTTGGTGACATTTAGTCGATCGTCGGTGGTTCGCTCAGATCCTTTACCTAAAGCATTACCCAATCCATGATCAGTACCGGATTTGAAACCATATTCTTCGCGTAGATTAATTATTACTTCTGCAATGGTTTGCTTTACCCTGTCGCCAGCACTGGTCCAATAGGGTATGATGATTGCACAATGTGGCTTAACCCAAGTTCCATATTCGCGTACCTTTATCAATCCAGCTCGCAATCCAGCTCGATCTTTCGGATGTAAGCGAGTTCCCCTTCCGGCATTCTGAAGTAATTTAGGTTTACTCGGTAGATTGTCAGTTAAAAACATAATTCCTGTAAAACCAGATACATTAATGCCTTCTGAAAGTGTATCAAAATGTAAAACTATCGCATTCTCAGTACTTCCTAAATTTTGTAATCGATCTAAATATTCTTCACGTTTGCTAATATAATAGTTATCAATTCGATGGGTGCTACCAATTGGGGTATTGTCTATATCATATTCAGTATCTGATGCACCACAACAAATAGTAACATCCGGCATGATACCAACTAATTCTTTGGCGATTCGCCACATCATTTTAACTGATTCACATTTTATGAGTAGCTTAGCACCTATATCATCCGGACTCACGGAAACATCCTTAACCCAATCATGATGACTTTGGTATACATCACATACAAATTTAGAAACACTCTTTAGGTTGATTAATTTATCAACAAGTCCATCCACCGGTGTGGCGGTATGTATAACTGGTAGAACTACGTACCCATCTTCGATCGCTTCTTTGAATGACATACCAAATCGTTCGCCATATATTGATATGTTGTTCATCAAGGCGGATTGTGCGGCCACACTTTCATCATCACAATCCTTAGGGGTTGCTGTTAAGAAAATATACTTATGTGATTTTATTTTATTGAAGCTAGTATAGAAATTGATATCCTCACCAAAGTAATCAGTTGCAAGTGTATGGGCCTCATCACAATAAACAACATCGATCGGTACGTCCAGTGACGCAAAAATATTTGCGGAATGATAGGTGCTTATGATTACAATTTTGCGATTGGCAATTCGATGCCTATCAATTGCTATTTTAAGATCGTTTGAGTTTAGTGTATTAGTGAATAACTCAGACATATTTATGCGATTTAATAAACAAAGCTTATTAAACTTTATTTTTAAAGCAATTTCAGTATTATTTAATAATATGTTATCAGTATTATTAAGCTTCTCATATATGTTTATATATTTACTACTACCAACGAAAATAAATCCAATGTTACCTAGCATTGGATCTAATGATTCAACTATATCGTTAAGGTGTTGGGTATTGAGTGTAAGACGGTGTGATAGGGTTAGGAATATGTCTTCTTTCGAATTTATAATTCGATCCATTAAATGCGTAATCATAATATAACCTTTACCCGCACCGGTTGGGATACACAGGGTCATTCTGATTTTAGTTAGCATCAACTCAAAATAACCTCTTTGACGATCATTCAGTGATGATATTCGATTTATTATGTGATTGACATGTGATGCTAATACCTTCATTAATCTACAATTTTTGAAATTGCATCCGTGCGATTATAAATCTTTTTTTTATCTTCACTAACTTTGAAATAACCATCAAATTTTTCAAATTGTTTTGCTATTCTAGTAATATCGGTAATAAGAGATTTTTTATATTCCTTAATTATACTATCACAATCATTTTCTATATAATATAGTGAATTTGATGCATAGTTTGATAGAAAAGAACTTTTCCTACCTGGTAAACACTTATAATAACGATATGTGAATTGTTTGCGAAATATTTTAAATGTAATCGTAGTAAACTTATATACTTTTAAATTACACTTAACACCATTACTGGCCACATATAAGTTGAATCGGTACGATTCTCCATCTTCATATATAAAATCAACGTTTGATAAAATTTTATTGTTCATAACTTTTCAACTATTAGATAATTTTCACAAATGTAATTATTTTTTATTACATATTAACAAACTGCTCCACCTAATTTAGTCGAATCATATGGAATTATTTTTTTATTATTTTCATCATAATCTTCCCTCGATTCGATATCAGTATCAAGTACATTTTTAATATTGATAATATTTGCTCCCTCAGTATTCATATCACTGATTCTATCACCAATATCAGTTCCTTTAGACGCTTTACGCACCTTAACAAGTTGTTCAATTGATTTATCATTCGAAACTGACTCATTATATTCTTTGAAATTTAAAACTTTCATATAATAGTTATGTTTTTTTATATATTAATCATTTAAAATCATATTTAAGTAATACAATCGAGTACTAGTAATATACTTAACATCAATGTCGTATATTTTACTTTTAGAATTTAATTCATCAAAAATAAAAAAAAGCCACCGCCCTGCCCGAGTTCTACCAGTATCCCATGGTATATCCAATTGGTATACATTACTGTTAATCAATAAACACTCCCCTGCGGAATTGAATATAGTTGGTCCAGTATATTGAAATTCTTTTATAATCATTATGATTTATTTATACTATTATATTGTTTTTATAGTATAATGTTTTATATTTGTATTATTATAACGCAAATATATTTAGAAAAATGATAATAAACAAATTAGAATCCATACAAACTTTAGTTGTTGAAAATATTTCTTGTGATTGTTGTGGGAAGAGTTGTAAAGTGGGAAATAATGATGATGGACAATTCGAATATATGGAAATGAACGCGTGTTGGGGGTTTGAGAGTGGTAAAGACCTAGAAACGTGGACCGCTCATATATGTGAAACATGCGTTGATGAAAAATTCACCTTTGTGAATTTCCATAAAAAAGGATTCGGAATTAATACAAACCATAAATAACATGGACGAGTATAAACAAAAAATATTTGACGCAAAGTGTATTGCGTACACTCAGAAAGATGCAAGAACAGCATTTCAATTCAAAACACCATATTCAGAATTACCAATCATGTTTACTTATGGTAGTTCATCATGCCATCCAGATAACAACAGGTCTCTGCGGACTGCGGACTTGGTATTATGGGTTAAGTTTATAAATACGGAATGGTTTCGACCATGTGGTGGATTTACAGAATCTCAGATTGCTAAAATGCTAGAAATATGTATGAATGATTTACAAATTGATTCACTTATTAATATGTTATGTAATACAAATTGAAAAGAGTAAACTTTATCAACAAGGATCAGTATAAATAATAAATATTTATCATTATATGACTACACCAACCCCAGAGACAAACACAAGTATTGACTTATCTCATATTATTAACACAACAGGTGCTGCCAGGACCCCTGATTTATATAACAATAACATTAAATTGATACATACCGTTGAATTTGCAGAATCTATTGAGCTTATTTACATATATACATCGATGAATACGTTGGCAGTCTATCCACCATATACGGAACGCACTGTTTTCAAAGTAGTATTTAGCTGTATTGATGGAAAATGGAATAAATCCGAACCAATATATGGTAGAATCAACGAACGTCAAGAAGAAACATACGAATTCAATTAACCTAAAAAATAAAGATTATGAACATTTTTCCAATGATTGCTATAATTGCCCTTACGTATATATTCCTCGGAATTGCAGGGATAATTTCAATTAGCAAAACTAGAAAACAAATTAGATTAGTTATTACCACATTTTCGAAGAAAATTAAAGATGCAACAACTATCAGTGAGTTGATCAATATTAATATTGAACTCTCTAAAATAATATGTAAGCGTAATAGTACCAAATTAAAATCATTTTTGTATTTAGATGCTAAACCATTACTAACCGCGATTAATTCAAAGCTAGAACTTCTAAATAAGTTAAAATAGTACCAATGAATATTTGATAATACCATCGAGGAATGTGGATTTCATTTACCTCATAATTGGCGGTGATCTCTATCAATAGTATGATATTCAGTGAATTCAAATATTCTCACAACTAGATTAGTGTATTTAGTAAACTAAAAGAGTAATTCCGGATATAATTACAAATATAAGAAATATAATTATGAGTTTTTTTACAGAATTTTTCACAATGTTGAAAACAAACCATGTGTTTTTTATAAGCACTTCGCTAAGATATGTAGGTATAGAATCTAAAAAATTTGTAAAAATATTCAAATATATACCATGGCCTAAAGCATGGTGTGCTAGTCTATCACACACCACTCTATATTACTATAGTTTGGATGATTTGTTCCGATACCCATTTGCCTACCTACATTTTATGTACCTTTCCATAGGTGATTGGTATTTGAAATACCGCTCTGAAAATAATTAGACATAAATTTTTATAAAACCACGGATGATATCTAAAAATAAACATGGTGATGATGTAAATATTATCATCAATAAAAATGATCTCATTGATTTAATTAATGAGATCCCAAATTTCCAAGATTTCCATTTATCAAATAAATTGATGAAATTAATTAGACCTGGGTATAGCATTGATTTAGATTCTGATGGGTGTGTCATTTCATTAAATTTAGATGGATTTCCATGTGCATGGGATTCTGGTGATGTTGAAATTATACGACATATGATAAATAGCGGATCCCTTGATAATTATGAAGATTTAATCGGGATCCCGATTGCACCAAATTCTAATAATGGTGGGATTAAACAGCGACCACATGCACACAATCAATTAGTAAACTCTACCGATAGTGAATCTATAATACCGTGGGACACTGTTTCACTTTCATATATCAATCTATTTCTGAGAAGGAAAAATCTTAAATTAAGTATGTAAAAATAACCAGATAAATTGTTGTCTGGTTATTTATTTTTGATTATATTTGCGAAACGTATATTATACAAGTTAAAAATGAATTGGATAAAACGATTATTTAAATCATCGGTTATAAACGATATGCCACGTGGCAACAATACTGGATATCCTTATCGAAATTCATATGATTTTTCGACTAAAGAGTTTGAAGTGTTGCGAATTACATATTCTTGGTTCAAGTATGATAGAGTTTTAAATAATATCCCGACTTGGAATCATTATAAATATTATAAAAATGCCGCGGCTGCATATGATGCCGTCCGAGATTTTCGTAGAAGTTGGTACGATAAAGCGTATTATGATTATCCAGCATTGAACAATGGAGTTGAAAATGAAATTAAATACCCACATATTAAACCTACAATTACCATATTTCGCTATAAAGTAGTTCGTAGAATTAAAATTAACAACTAAAAATTCACAAATATGAAAACAGAAATTAACATTACGGCACTAGGGTATGGATTCTTTTGCCATATCAATTTTGAAAAAACTGTAGTAGCAGTTGATTTTAGTATAAACTCTGATGACACTTTAGATTTTTCACTATTAAATTATGTGCATAAAGTAGATGAAGTATCATTGGCACAAGTGCGTACATTATTATTGGATAATTTAGCATACTTTAAAAATTTTCGAAGAAAATACAATGATTTTAATTACGAACCTACCGAGATTGATTTCAACTGTACTGGGTATTTAGAGTTTTTGGAATCAAAGTTGAAATTAAATTCCACACACCAATGCTAATAAATTTTATAGATATAGACGATAATGAAATTGAGTCAATATCCTTACCACACAACGTTTTCAAAATAGGTGACAAACTCGATTTAAGAGTTGCTAATCGTGATATGGTAGCTTGGCCAAATATTAAAGAAATTAATAGGCGGTTTGAAGTACTTGACGTTGAGACATTCATAAGAATAGTATACCATGCAAATCGGACTACTGATCAGTATATACAAACCTCAGTTACTATCAAAGCTTTGTAAACTTGATTCAAAAACATAACCATTTAAATATTAAACATGAGCATTAAAAAAGGAATTGGGTATTCGCCCTTGAGCGATACCGTTTATATTGGTAAACAAAACTCAGTGAAACGAATGTGGGTTGGTCCTAAGGAAGACATCACTAATGAATTTTTAGCAGTGGCTTTTGAATATTTTCCAGAAAATACCGTACGTGAAATTAGTACTGGCACCAACTTAAATCTTATTATCAACATAAGAAAAAATCCGAAAAGTATTCAAAAGATTATCGATCTTTTGAACAAAGATTTAGCTGAGTTAACTGCGACTCAAAAGTAAACCATATATTTAAAACTTGACAGTTATGAAAATACTTTCGAATACCGATAATTTACTACGACATACTTTATTCACTGGCATCTGGCTTATCATATTTTCAATCATCAGTATGTTTTGTGCGAGAATATACATGGATATAACGGGAAAACACCCCATTGACTTAAACATTTTTGGGTATATAATAATGTTTGTCGGTGGGGCTGGTTGCGGTCTTTTTTCATATGCACTTTTAATTAAGTTTATCGAGCGAATAACGATTGATATGAAAATAATAAAAGAAAAATACAAATGATAGAAATCCCAGTTGAGGCGGCAAAACAATTTTGTGAGGAATATGACAAAGACCAATGTATTATTTTATCTTGGGATGAAGTGTCTAAATCTACCTGGGTGACCACCTATGGTGTTGGTGATACAAACAGTAAAGAAGCATGTAATGCTGGAAATGCACTCAAAGATTATCTAAAACTAAAGCGTGATAATGACGAAATCCCATCACAGTTTAAAGAATGGGCCATTGAAAAAGTTGATCGCTATTGGTACTTCAGTTCTAGGAATGGGCGTAAGTTTGTAGAAACCACTTTTTGGTATGAGAAACATACATTAGAGCGAAAAGAGTCTACCCGATCGATAAACGATATTTACGACGATTATAATTTACCAGAGTGGGCAAAATCTATTATTGATTATCGAAAGAATATGAATGTAAATTAAAATTTCAATGATTAAATTAAAACCAAATAGGGAATATAATTTTCGTTTAATGCCCGGTAATTGTAACAACCATATACAAATGGTTAAAGTGTGTGTAGAATCCAATCATAGGCCATTTATTTTACATAAATACTTCACAGTCGTATTAACTAACGATGATAAGTTAGATGTATTGGTATTTGGAAAACAAATCAATAATTTTATACAATCAGTGTATAACGGTTATTGTGGCACATCAGAGGGTTACTTTTTATTATCGCATACATCAACCGAAATAGATCATTACTATGGGACTAGCGATAAATCATACTTGAATATTTATGAATCTGAAGACTACCTTCAATATACAGACGTTGTATTGTATGAACCATGTATACTACATGACCTTAGTTCGGAAAGAATATTATCATTTAGAACGCGCACGACACAAAACTTACTGGACATATATAATGTAGGTACAATCAATTCAGAACCTTTAATCAATAGTGTAAAGTATAATGAATTAATAAATTCATGTCTAACAGATGATTTAATACAAAATGCCATTACCGAATTTAAACAAATGTACTTGGATTTGGCAGCACCTCACATAGTACATTTTGATGATGCAGCAGTTAAGTATTATCAAGAATCATTATTAATAAAGCTATAGAACAAGTATTGTGTTTCTATTTAATTGGTGATTTAAAGCATATTCGGTATATTTGTTGAATATTAACTTAAGCATACACTACCATGAATCAAAATATAAACAAAATACAAATTGGCGATTCGATAAATGATTTAGTTGTTTCTTCATTTAGTGAAAAAAGTTGCAAATTCACAAACACTTTAGACAATTCAGTAAAGACCATGAGGTGGACAACCGTTAATAAAATGTTATTAACTGATTGGAAATCATTAAAGAGCCGTACTAATAAAGACATTTTTGTTGATTTTACAAATAAAAAAACTGTTTTGGATTATTTTAACAGTTTTAATAAATGGGCCATCGCATTGCGAATGATTAATATAGGCACCCAGATCATAGTTGATGTGTGTGATAATGTTTTATTATATAATGGGATTTATTACGTAGCCGGTCCAAAAGGATATGGTGATAAACAAGAAATACCGAATGGACTTTATTGTGTGCGGGTATATGAACTGAAATCACAAACATATAATGCTATAAATAACGTATATGTTTTTGAGGTCATTGAAAAAGTTACCCTAGAACAAATTAAAGATGCGAACTATCGCAACACAAGATCATATAGAGATATGTCCGATGGGGAATTATTTGAATATTTTAATTCAATTGACTTATTTAAAGTATCTGGGAGGGAACTTGATTTCATTAAATCTAATATGATTTTATTTTTTGATAAATATTTACCATATACCGCTAAAAATGGTGTGGTTATAAATAAATGGTTGAATTTCAAATCCCCATTGGTATGTAATCGGTCCGGTTTAATATACATTGATAATACCGGTGGGCCAAGTAAATGGAGTGAATTGCAGTATGGTCTTACCATCCGATTCAATCCTAGTTTTTCGAACGAATCGTGTTATTCACAATCAATTTCAATAAACAGTTTAGGCCCCGAAGCACTGGAAGCTGCTGCAAATGTGATACAAAAATCTTGTGATTTATATAAAGCTAAAGCATTATCTTAAAAATTATGGACACTAGCACTGAGGTATTTTACCAACACCATCTAGTTGATGTAGAACCGGTTAGGGTAAAAATTATCCAATCATATAAACACCGCGTTGAAATTTGTAGAGATTTTAATAGCAACAGTGGGTTCTTTGTGGATAAAACGGAATTAATTTATATTACTAAAAAAAATATGACACTTAAAAAAGGCAATCCAATATTATTGGAATCTAACAAACCCACATTTAAATTAGTGATTTGGTTTGATGTAAATGACCACCCAGTCAGTGAGACCATTTTAATTGATGAATTTTTATATAATTCAGATACTAAATTCAGAAGCTCGGTCGATCTGCTATTGATTAATTTACGATTCGCTATTGAATTAGATGCAAAGGGTCGTCGAGGATATGACGAGATATGGAGAATGCTGCATTATCACTATGGCGAAACCACCATTGGATGTTATCTAAAATCAATTTCTGATGAAGATGACAAATTACATGAAGATGCAACTGAATACCCGGTATTGCGTTTCGAAATTCCAAAAGAATCCGATAGTGGTTTTTATGGATATTTTACTAGATGCGAACTTACTTATTTTGATGAAACGGGACGAGAGCACACTGCATCATTTGAATAATAACTAATCGAGTAAAATTATTAACACGCAGCAAGACTATACAAGTCACTGTTATAAAACATCTATTATGTATAATGCAAAAGACATCAAATTTACTGGCAAGCACGATTATGATAAAGAAAATTCATTGAGTGAAGCTGGGTGGAATAAAACATTTTCAGTTGGTATTTTTAAATGGGAATTAAAAAGCAATGGGAAATCAATGAAGAAAGGGAAAATTGTTGTCCGGGTATCTGGGCTAGTTGAGCATAAAGAAAGAGTTTTTGACTATGCTGAAAAAGTAGTAAAGGATCTAGATTCGGATTCATGGGATGGTAGAAAGACCGTTTCTGTAAAATAGTTTATAAACTGGATCATAATTTATATAAAAAACCCCCCCCGAGGCATCGGGGGGGTTTTGTTTTTATTTTTTGACCATGTAGAAAAATGCTACTTGGCTCATGTTTTTTATTTCTTCTTCGACTTCTTTCATTTCTTCACCACCTTGACTAACCATATCTGATGAATTATAAGTTACACCACCAGGTAAAGTGAATGAGTACCTACCCATTAAGTTACCGGCTTGTTTTTTGGCCCATCCAATAACATACTTCTGGAACAAATCATCCGCATATAGAAATTCAGGTTGAATGTTTGCATATACCTCTAATATCAAATCATATTTAACCCTAGTCAATACATTCAATTGACTATTCATTTCATTAAAATGAAATTTGGTAGTGTATAAATTCATCTGATTCAACATATCTGACATCGATGTTAATATGGTTTTATACACCCCGAGCTCGCCTATGGTACTAATATAACTACTCAGGTAGGGAGTATTGTTGCTCGAACCCATGTTAACTGATAGGTTAGGTGAGTTCATTCCCAACTGAAATAAAGACTCACTTCGCATCTGGTAAATGTAGCTAATCGATTGAATTTCGCACGGTAGTGTAAGGTAACTGAATTTTGTATATTCCTCAGTTTCGAACGCTTGTTTTGAAACATAGTAATACATTTTACTCAGTGCATATTGATAATTACGATAAAACCATTTTGCTGCCCTTGTTTCTACAAATAATCGAATCGAATTATCCGGAAGTGTTTTTGGTAAAGTACAACCAAATGTAATATCCATTTGTACAATATCAATAAGCTCTTCGATAGTAAGTGAATTCATGATCAGTAATAATTTTTATAATCTATATATTAAAATCTGAAACTAGATACATCGCCTAGATCTAATCCAATATTTTTATATATAGGTGTAAACTATATTTTACCAATGTTATTACATATTAAAAATTTCAAATCATTCTTAAATGAAAATTTACAACTTGCTAATAAGGTGTTTTTCAATACCGGTGAATTAGATGAAGATGAAAAGGAAGCTGTGTTGAGAATTACCAATGGTGATAGTTACACCAATGTTATGTCCGGCATATTACATCTTTTCAAAAAAGGGGAATATAAATGGAATGGGGTTGATGATTTGGGATTTTATTATAAGTGTTTGAAAAAATATGACAAAATGGTATTCCCTATTGTAGATTTTAATAGTGTGGACACGGTTAACGTTGATTCGGATTTCATAGGTTCATTACTGATAAGAGACAAAATTATCAAAGAAATGGAAAAGATACCATCCGTTGGTATTAGAAATTTAAAATACGAAATACGAACACCAAGAGCTTATCAAGATCTCTCTAGGTATTTCGATTTGTTGGAATACTTCATTCCACATCTCAGTTATTTATCGAACCGCCCACTGGAAGTTCGTAATAAGATATGTGACAAAATGTTCCGTAACAACACATCAATGGATAAATTAATTGATTTCGTTGAGACCAAGGAAAATTTGATCGGTGGCATACCAATTACCAGAGAAGATATTTTAGAAATGGTAGATGAATATAGTTATGATCTAAGTATTATACACAATGATGGAAATTATATGGTGGTAGCGGTTGAGTCGCTTGACGGTATCAACCAAATAGGGGCCAATTCGTTATGGTGTTTTACATATGGACATTCAAACTACACAGACTGGAACCGATATTCATATAATGACACCGTTTATGTAATAATTGACTTTAGTGTGTCTAGCGAAGACTCATCTTTCATGCACGTTATAATTAAACCCATTCAGTTTGATGTAAACGATGAAGAAGATCAGAATGGTGAAGATGACGAAATCAATGCGGAAACTATTTTTGATATGGCTAACAATTCATTATATAGACCATTAAATTTTTTAGGACAAAGCATTGGTTTGGAAAAGGCAGAAGAATTACTGACATTCAATTATTAACCATGCCGAATTAACCCAAACGCATTGATGTTTAATTCATCTCGTACCTTGATACACTGATCTAGTATTTTTTGGTTGTGTTTGCTACCAGTTGGCACCCTGTGTTTAAATATAAATATGGTTTGTAGACTTTTAATATTTATAAATGGTATTTTCTGTTTATTATATTTGAATGCCATGGCCAATGCGATAAATCCCATTGTAATTTCATCCGCAATAATACCAGAACGTTCAAAAATTATTTTATCTTTGTATCTTGATCGGAATCCGGTATCGAATATTTCTATATACATTCCATTATTCATATTAGTTTTACTAATATATAACTAAAAAGTTTATTCTTTCAATATGTCCAAACACACAATGCAAAAGCTTTCAGATTATCATAAAAATTGGTCAACTTTATTTGGGGAGATAGTTTCAAATAAGAAAAATGAATATAGAGAATTCATTATTAAATTTACTATCGAAATAAATAATACTAAAGAGGCCAGAGAAGTATTGATAAAATACGCGAAAGGACTTCCGGTATCTGAACAAGAAATTGTTTTTTTCAAAAAACAGGTAGTTGAAGTAGCTAAAGGAATTGGACTAGGTATTCCAGTTGTGTTACTACCTGGTGGTATAATCCTATTAGCATTTATTGTGTGGTTATCAAACAAATTCGGGATAGACATATTACCATCATATTTAAAACAAAAAAAGGAAGAATAAATCTTCCTTTTTCTATTATTTGAACATTTCAAATACTTTGAAAAACTCGGTTTTGTCATAATCTGATATTTTGGTACCCGTTATTTTTTTATATGGCGTGAAAAAAAGATCACCAAATACGGTCAAACCAATAAATCTGGACCAGGTTGAATAAACCGATCCACCCATACGTTCCATTTCTAATGCATATATCATATCTGCATACCATTTAACTTTGATATCTACCGCCACTTTATAGGTCAAGTATATATAATCGTGTATCATTGCATGAATATCCAGCCCTGGTAAAATAGTTAAGTCTTTGACAATGGTTGCACCATCATATTTACCGGGATTGATAACGAAAAAATCAAAGGCTGTTAAATAGAATTTCACCACACTTTCATCGCGTTGCCAAATATCTTTTAATAAGAATTCCAATTGATATCTCTTCAAATCCAAGATTTCTTTTCCTTGTATAAAGAAATAGTTTTTACTTCCAAACATATATTTAAATTACTTTTACCTATATATTAAATCTGCCAAATACAAAACAGTATACTACTTTTTATATATACTACAAATAACATAATTCTATCAATGCATATCAATAATTTTATTCAATTTTTAAACGAAAATAATTCCAATCTGGACGAACAAATTAAGGAACTGATGATGGGTGGTAACGATCTCGAACACTTCATGGAAGCACTTGAGTTAAAGTACGGTGATACAATATCTTTATATCATGCCACCACATTAGAAAATGCTGAAATTATCGATCAACAGGGCTTCAAATTGACATACGGAAAGAATTATAAATCATTTGCGCACGAAGAAATAATCTATTTTCAAATAGCCAAGAGTGATTATGTCGCTACTAATAGACCAGTGTTGTACCGACTAGACGTGCCTATTGACTTTATTGGATCATATGCTGAGGCAGACATGGACAATGTAAGTGATGTTGATACACTGATAGAATCACTTGGGGTGAATACGGATGACATGTATTCCGAATTCCGAGATTACTTCAAATATTATGTTTGGAATGATATGAGCTTTGATGGCATGGAATTATTGATAACGGATCGAAGTGGTGAAGAAATTGACATTTTCGAAGGTTTGGTACCAATTAAAGTTTCATAATTTTATGATATAACTAAACTTTTATTATACATTTTAGTATAATAAAAAAAGTAAATTGTATATGACAGTAAGTGTGAAACCAAGTGACTTGGTAAAAAGATGTTTATGGGACATGTATGTATATTATGTTGTTGGATCAGAAAAAATAGCGGAAGAAATTCTCAAAGAAGATATCGAGTTCGAAATATCCGAAACGGATGCTATAGTTATTGGGTTATTGAAATGTATTGAAACTAATAATCTTATACATAAATTCAATGAACATATGATACACATGTTGAGTGTTAAATCATCTAAAAATGAAAATAGTTTGTTCATTAGAAAGAAAACCGTAGAAACCACTATCGAAAAATTTATTGGAAAGTTTCCAGACTATTGGAATATGCCATTGGATTATAAAGTAGGCTTTTCAGATCTTCTAGTATATGTTACCGACTTACAGGCGAGTATAGAAAATTTAGAAGTTCATAAAATGACTTTCCAGAATTGTGTATATGAGTCCTATTCGAGTGCAGCTGTTAAGAAAATATTAAACTTTATACATTATTAACTATGGAAGAAATCATTAATATCATATTAAATACCCCAAATGATACTGAGTTAGGTACCGCTATTCGAAATTTATATTACGAATCACCGGAACTTTTTGATCAAAATGATAAATATCTAAGATTGTTTGCAGAGTTTGACAACTTCAAAAAACGTTCCTATAAAGAGCGTGGGGATATTGAGAACCGGGCTAAGATGGATGCAATTGATCCGTTGCTGGAATTATATGATGATTTATATTATTCGCTTAAAAACAGCCCAGTGGACAATGACGGCATACAAATAGTGTATGATAAATTGGGGAGAAAATTATTGACGATCGGTATTGTTGAAGTGTCCACTGAAATTTATGATTCCGAAGTACATGAAGTGATTAGTGTAATTGGAACCGGGAAAGAAATTATTGATGTTGTATCAAAGGGATATAGCATTAATGGGGTTATATATCGCTATCCGAAAGTAGTTCTAGGGTAAGTATTTTAATACGCAAAAAAAATTTATTATTAATTTCTTTTTGCGTATTTTTTTATTAAATTAAGATCGTAATTTAGCCAACTTAAAAATTAAAGAAACATAAATGAACGAACAAATAATAGATTTAAAGGAAAATAATAAAAAAATATTAGGCAAAAGAACAAACAACACGGAAGTTCCATTAATAGACCACATGAACCAGGTAAAGGATAAGGCAGAAATGATAAAGGGTAAATTTTACTATGATAGATACAACGGGCCCAAACGTCATTATAGTGATGCTCTGTTAACCGCTGCACAATTTCATGATATAGGCAAAGCTAATCCGGTATTCCAACTAAAAGTAATGATGACCAAACAAGACTTTGAAGATACCGAACTCATGACAGATGTAAAATATAAAAATGGTATTATACTAACTAATAAATTCAGACATAATGAGATCGGTGCGGCATTTATGTATATTTGGACCAACGTAGAATATGAAGTAGTTAAATTGATATATTGGCACCATGGGATTTCGAAAAATAACCAGATCAATAAGACTGGGTTTAGTGAGATATTGAAAGGGGTTGATGTTGAACAAATGAAGAATATTGTCCGTGAATTAAACCCTGATATATTACTAACGGAACCCAAAGACAGTATTAACTGCCCTACCTTTTACACTACTAACATGAACATAGCTAATATCGCACTACATGAAGATGATAGTGATTTCATGACTACATTAAGTTACTTAATAAGTGCGGACAGAATGGTATCTGGTTCATCGATTAACATTTCGAATGTAATTAATAAACAACCAGTGACTACATATACTAATCCATACAACAATGACCGATTTGCTGATCAAGAAAGAATTGCAATGGATGCTACTCATGTAGAAGGCGGCGAAGATAAGCGAGTTACACAAATCAATGCGCCTGGTGGATTTGGCAAAACCATGGTTGGGTTATTGTGGAGTTTGAAGTCTGATAAAAGGCTAATTTGGGTTTGTCCAAGAAATTTTATTACTGAAAATATTTACGAATCGATAAAAAAAGAACTCAAGCTTCTTAATGTCAAATACAAGGTATCGTGTATTATTGCCGGTGAAGTCACTCGATCTAATTATGAAGAACTTGGTATTGTCAACGAACCAAACATCTATGAATCGGATATAGTTGTAACTAATATAGATTCATATTTACGCCCAAATTACGAACTAAACAATGTACATGCTTCATTGAATATTCTAAATGCTGATGTGATTTTTGACGAGTATCACGAATTGATATCTAAGAGTGGTGGAATATTTGCACTATTTTCTAAAATACTGAAAGCTAGAAATTCCTATTCTAAACATGGCAAAACTCTTTTATTGTCCGCAACACCCATCGATTTTTCAAGTCGTTGGCATGTAAAATATGGTGGTGGTTCCTATATATTACCCTCAAACGACGGACATTATCCACCAATACATGATAAGAAATACAAAGTAACGGTGACCATTGATCAGAAGATTGTCAAAATTAATGACTTGACACTATATGTAAAAAATACAATAAAGAGTGCTCAAGAATTGGCCATTTACTATAAACATTCTAATTTATTACATCACAAGTTCCAAGAAGTCGACAAAGAAAGAATATTTGGTGAAATGATACGTTCGTATGGTGCCGGCGGCAAATATAAGAAACAACATAATTTACCTGGGTTTATAGGAACCCATGTAATACAATCATCATTAGATATATCGTTCAAACATATGGTTGAAGACGTTATATCACCATCAGCCAGTATGCAACGTTTTTCTAGATGTGATCGAGCAGGGGATTACGATAGTGTTCAATTCGGACAATCTGAGGTGACATTCAATTTAAACACGGATAAAAGTAGTGAGACAATTTCTGAAATATTATATGAATCAGATTTAACAATTCTTTGGCACGGATATTTACGAATACATCATCAGCCTCAAATGACAATTGCCGAACTTTATACGCTATACCGTGATTTTAATAGAGTTTATAGTTCTTCAATTACTAATTGGGTAAGTGACTGCTATAATGATTCTAATAATAATCTATTAGCGATATACCCAATAAAGTATTTCAAGCAGAAAGCCAACAAAAATAAAAATAGCGTTCCAAATAATATAATGCGGTCAGATAGTAACCATGTAGCATACACATGTCTTCTAGATGATGGATCTGGAAATTATATGCTCCCATTATCACAAGGTTTGTATAAAAATAGTTACCCACAAACTTTTAAAGAGCCAGGTGATTGGAGGGAATGTATGGTTAATTTTATAGAAGAACAAAATAAATTACCAAACTCAATATTTGATTTTAGTAAATATAAAAATAAAGGAAATAAGGTTCTAGTATGGACTGATGATAATATGCGAAAAAGCTTTAGAAATTACGACACACCATATTTATCGGTAAATGATGTATATTCGCCAATATATGGTGTAATACGTAATAAATAATTTTTTATTAGCCAGTATGTCAAATATAACTATTATATTTGCTTCATTAATAAATAATCTTAGTAAAACATTATGAAAAACAACGTACAGAACATTCTTTTTAGAGTGAAATTGAAGGGAAATGGTATTGTGAATTTTGATTCGGATAATCAAAAATGGGATTTAGTTAAACATGGTATAAAACATTTGGTTCCCACCGATGATAATAATCAAATGGTGAGTAATACGAAATATGCCAAGAAACGTTTTTTCAAAGATGCTGATGGCAATCCATCTTACAAAATCGCGATATCGTCAACGTGTTTAGGTAAGGCTATATATGCAGACCACCTTGAAATTACTACGCCGATGATCGGAGTGAATGACATTTTATTTATGGGATGTGTGGCTAGTCCCGCGTCATTATTGCGTGGCTATGTACAAACTCGTGGTAAGAATTCTGTATCATATAATCGAAAGGGCACAGTGACACTAAGTGATGCAGTCCAGTCAAACGGTGCTATATCTTCAGTAGAAACTATGACCAAAGCCGGATCCAGAAGTGCAACTTCATTATATAACCAAGAAAATGTAAGTGATATAGAGTATGAAGCAACTGGTATAATGAATTTACAAGAAATGCAATTCTATTCGGTGGATACATTACATTCCCGAGCTATGTTTTCTGATGATTTATTTCCAATGTTTTCCAAATTAATTAAGTCGCGTATGCCGGAATTTGATTCAGAAATAGGGTATTATACTTTGAAGACTTGCGAAGCTAAGATACCAGAAAAGGGATTTGTCATTAACGATGAATGTATGTTACATTTGGTTAAGTTTTATTTCTCTAATTTGATCAGAGCTAAAATAACAAGAGCTCATGGACATGCTGCTGTACACGAAGTTGAATATAAACTGGTAACTGATACGGTTTATGGTGGCATGAATGATACAAGTGATTGGATAAAAATCAAATCACAATCATGCATTGATTCAATGTCTTTTGGTACAAAAGAATGGTACCAAGAATATAGTGATTCTGAAAGTGATTCAATTAGAAGTCTAATTGATGTAGTTGAAGTAACTACTAAAGAAAATAAAAAGAAAAAAAACGAAGAAGCATCTGCTAGAAAGGCAGCGGCCGCTGAGACACGTCTTAAAAATAAAGATGATGGGAAATAATTTAGGATACATAAAATTAGTCTTTGATTCTGCAAAATTATTTAGGGTTGCAAAAGACGAGAAAATTGGATCACTTTCACCCAAAGCTGGTTTATTAAAATCACAAGAATCAATTGATGGAAAATCTCTTACCAAGCGTAAGAGATTTGGCTTTGTGAATCCAATTACTTATTATCAAATCAGTAATGTATTATGTGCACTTACTGGTAATCGTCCAGTTAATTCAGTCAGGTTTACTAGATTCGAGCACAATAACGACTATATCGATTGGGCAAAACAGTGTTACTTAAAGTACACAAATTTACTCACATATGATGAAGATGGGCTTATTTTGCCAACTCGAAGTGTTGTCACAACTTCTAAGGCTATGGATAATTCTAATGTAACCCAAGTGTTATTAACCTGGAGTGATATTAAATATTTCGTAGGCGAATATATCAAAGATGCATTAAGCATGTCCGCTTTCGACCAGTTGCTATCCCACTATAATGTAAACATGTGCGATGCCACTTTTGAAGATTTTTTAGAAGTGGTAGCTAAAAGTGGTGATACTAAAACATTATATACTTGGCTGTATGGTTTGAATAAAAATGGAACCCCTTCAAAAACACTGCTGAATGATATTACTTATTATTACATTTCTAAGGGACATATTGATAAGTCGCTTCCGGGATTTAATATAAAAGGACATGTATTTGGTAATTACACAATTCCTATGACTCAGAATATGCCTAGTTCTGGGAATATGCGAGCTACCGATGATTGGCGAATTGGTGCCAGAATAAAAAGTGGCATCAATCACCATGAATTATTTTGTGGTGAAATTTTGGTACCAATTAGAAAAGTGGGGGATCTTCAAAAATTTCTAGTCGGGTCCGGAGTTTGTACTATATTGGATGGGGGTGTAGTGACCATACATGGCGAGGCTAATCCGGAAATTGACCACCTATCAGAATTTGAATTAGTAGGAAATATATCAGACGAACGTCTAATCAATTAAAAAATATCATATATGCGTATTAAAATATCATTTACTGAAAACAATAAACCAGTCCCAGTAGACAATCAGTATCATTTAAATTCCTATATACATAAATGTTTAGGAAATAACAATAAATACCACAATGCCAAAAGTGATTACTCAATTTCACATCTATACGGTGGTACTCTAAATAAGTCCAATAACACATTAAATTTTGAAAAGGGTGGCTATATTATAATATCATCGATGGATAAAGAGTTTATGGGTGCTTTATTTGCGGGAATATATGCTAATCAACTATTTGGATTTGGCATGCAGTTCAAATCAGTTGATAATGTAGCCGCTGAATATTTCTATGCCGGATGGAATCACTTTGCAACACTATCACCATTTATTATTAAAGAATATCAGGATAAAAAAAACTATACATTCTTAACGCTAGATGATCCTAATTTTGAATACAAAGTGAAGCAATATTTAATTCGCAAAATTCGCAAAATCAATCCTAGATTGGATTTGTCTGATTTTGATATAAATATCAAAACTCACGAAAAGCACAAAATTAAAAAAATATTGATAAAGAATGTTATCAATCATGCGAATCAATGTCAGATTTCAATTTATACAAATCCTAAAGTTGCTAAACTATTGTACCACATAGGAATAGGACAATCAACCGGTTCTGGTCTTGGTACAATATATCCTACATCTAAACATAGCTTTTATCGTGAGGTGAAAATACATTCAGGTAATGTTACTAAAGTAGATAGGATCGAAAAAATGCAAATGTATTAATAATAGTGTGTATAAAATGTGTCGAAATCAGAATATTAACACCCAAAAATCCAGTACAAACTACTACACTTCAATAAGTTATACTGTGGTATAGTAGTACTTATAGTAATCCGTAAGGGAATCACAACCATTCAGAAGGAGCAAATCCTAAATTATTAAGTAGTACTTATAGTAATCCGTAAGGGAATCACAACAACGGTATAACTCTTATAATCACCGCGGTCAGTAGTACTTATAGTAATCCGTAAGGGAATCACAACACGGAAAAGACGAAAGTTTAATATATAGGAGTAGTACTTATAGTAATCCGTAAGGGAATCACAACCGGATCTAGGTTTATTAAAATTTTAGTTAAGTAGTACTTATAGTAATCCGTAAGGGAATCACAACACTTATTAATTCCTGCGACTGGCGAGTAACAGTAGTACTTATAGTAATCCGTAAGGGAATCACAACTAGTAATCGAAAAAACGGTTAGTGATTACAGTAGTACTTATAGTAATCCGTAAGGGAATCACAACATGATGAGAAGAAATAAAAATGTGGATCAAAGTAGTACTTATAGTAATCCGTAAGGGAATCACAACACTCTATAGATTATTTAATAACTCTAAGAAAGTAGTACTTATAGTAATCCGTAAGGGAAATATAATAGAATTAATTGGGATCTAATTTTATGAATGGGAATTATATCGGTCCGTGTGGAAAACACATCATAATATGTTTAAGTTCTTTGAAATCTTTGGTAGTTATAGTGATCTGAAAGGGAATCACAACAAAGTGTAAAAATTGGTTTCCATATACTATGGTAGTACTTATAGCAATCCGTAAGGGAATCACGACCACGCTATAGATTATGCTGGTAGAAATACAGTTAATAATTATATCAATCCGTAAGGGAATCACAACAGGCGTTCTCATGGAGGCGGCTTTGAATAAAGTAGTACTTATGACAATCCGTAAGGGAATCACAACAAGTGACACTTCAATGCCAAAAAAAGTAATAGTAGTACTTATGACAATCCGAAAGGGAATCACAACATAAACGGATTACACACCACACGGCTAGAAAGTAGTACTTATGACAATCCGAAAGGGAATCACAACTAGTTATGGACGTAGAGAGAGATCCCTTTAAGTAGTACTTATGACAATCTGAGAGGGAATCACAACACATAAATAATTTTACCACAATCCGAAAGGGAATCACAACGTGATAAACGCAATTTGGTCGTTTGGGTCCAGTAGTACTTATGACAATCCGAAAGGGAATCACAATGTCGGATGTCATGTTAATACATCTCAGATGAGTAGTACTTATGACAACCCGAAAGGGAATCACAACTATAGTGGCCTCTAGCTCCACTTTTGTTACAGTAGTACTTATAGCAATCCGTAAGGGAATCACAACGGAAATCTTCTTGAGGCACAACAGGAAAATAGTAGTACTTATAGCAATCCGTAAGGGAATCACAACAGGACCGATAGCGTGGTGTATAATAGATTTGAGTAGTACTTATGTTAATCCATAAGGGAATTATATCGGTCCGTGTGAAAAACACATCATAATATGTTTAAGTTCTTTGAAATCTTTGGTAGTTAAAGTGATCTGAAAGGGAATCACAACAAGCGTAAGCAACACCAATATTTTAAAGAGTTGCCACTTATAGCAATCCGTAAGGGAATCACAACAGTGCTGCGGGTAATTATCCAAATAAAATTAGTAGTACTTATAGTAATCCGAAAGGGAATCAGAACAAACTGTATTGGGGTAGTCATTTTATTTTTGGTAGTACTTATAGCATTCCGTAAGGGAATCACAACATCATTGAATTTGAGCTAGGTGTTCAAGCAGTTGGTACTTATAGCAATCCGAAAGGGAATCACAACAATCAGTGCATCAAAAATTGAATAATCATTAGTAGTACTTATAGCAATCCGAAAAGGAATCACAACAAATGAACAGAATTAAATTAGAATTAGAAAAGTAGTATTTATAGTAATCCGTAAGGGAATCATCGCAAATAACCTGGTGAAAATTTAAAGAAAAATAATTATGGAAAGAAAACGAATTTTAAGTCAAATACCCATCAATACTGATATGTTTATGACTTCTTTTGAAAAAGCAGCTATTCTTTTGTTGGTGCAGAAAGAAAACTTGGAAAATGATGGGTGGACTAACATTCATTTGAAGATGGATTATTATAATGATGGTGCAGATTTGATCGTAATGGGTATGCGATTAGAAAACGATACTGAATATAATAATCGATTAGCTACTGAGCAAAAGAAGACAATTGTTGCCGAAAAGAAAGCAAAAAGAGAACGTGAAAAATATGAGCAATTTAAACGAAAATTTGAATCATAAGTTAATACAGTTTCATACTATATTATAAATGTTTGAAAATATGTTAATGCTATATTTTATTTTGTATATTTGTATAAAAATACACAACCATGAAGGATATCGCAATTGTTCGAAATATGTCAATTGACTTATTATTAGGTATAGATAATCCAATAATTACGTGGTTTGGTTATTTGTGGGATAAAATAAAATGTATAGAAACTGATGTACATCACTCGAATGGTGGTGAGTTTATTTATTATACAACAAGTGGAATTGACAATAAAATTATATTTTATCAAGACAATTCACATAACGTATTCTGGTGCCATCATACCAACTTCTGGTCAGTATTGCAAAACATTTGTAATTATTCAGATACTGATGTTCAATCAATTATTAAATTCTTGGTAGAGAGCAAAATAGAAAAGTCAATCAGCCTTCCAAGATATGGTGTGCGTGATTATGGACCCTACCAGGACGAAGCGTTACAACGTACTTTATCAAAACTTTAAATATTTAAAAATGGATAAAATTAAAAAAACAATACGTGACATAAAAAAACATGTTAACTCATTGGATAGTGATCTATATCAAGAAAATAAATTGATCATAGACACATGTTTTGCATCAGCCATTGATATTATAGAAAAAAATAATATCAAGACGGACTTAGTGGCAGAACCAAGATTTCCAATTGATTTTTTCGAATTTTCGTTTTTGGTAGAGGCGTGCATTCCACCTAGGCCAATCGCCAGAGCGATGTTTTGGAAAAATGTAATAGATATCCACTTCCATAAAATGACACCGGTTGAACGGGATAACCTATTTGAATGGGTAAATCGATGCAATTCAATGATAGATGGTATTGAAAATGGCAATGAAGATTGTTTATTATTCAATGCGCGTTTTGATAAGGAAAATCAATATATAGTGACAACAAAATACAACGGTGAAATAGCTAACCATACCTGCTTTAAATGGTTAGATAAATATCATACAACAATATCCCGTTCGGTATTCGAAGAATACATAATAGCGATTAATAAACTTAATTTCTAATAGTATGTGTTGGTTTATTAATATATTTACTCGCAATAAAAAAATAAAATGTGATATACATGGCGATAATTCCTGTATGGGTGATTGTCACTGGGCAACCGATTGGGATAAGGCAACATATAAAATAAGGAAGACTAGTAATGATAATGATGAGGTGCGATTTACCGTATACCGAACACTATTTGGTGTTACCAAAATGGTAAGTCATTGGATTGGACATCCTACTATTAAAGAAGCAATGAAACAAGTTAAATCTGATAAATTATTTTACCAAGAAGAGTGGATTCGAGAAAATACAAAAAAGGAAGAGTGGATTGAAGTGGTATAGATATTTAATATATAGGACATGAAATATATTAAGTACATCAATAAATTTATCTTAATTAAAGAGTCCGTTGATGTTTATGATTATGGTCGAAAAAATGGCAACTTGGAAATGTATTTTCGGGAAACACAAAAACTAAGTATAAAATTCACCAGTGAAGAAATCAGTGAAATTCAAACAAGATTACCCAATTTTAAATTTATCCCACAAGAATGCGATGGTTATCATTATTTATATGCAGAGTTTGTCGGGTTTTTTACTAGTTACTGGGTGATACATTATTATGGCGATTACTGCTATGGCGTATTTCAGTGGGATACCAATATGGCATTCCATCAGGAATTAACATGGGTGGAATTTTGCGACACTTTAGAGCCGGTCATCAAACGTATGTTACGCAATCAGAAACTAATATCTGGTGAATAGCATTGCTCATAATAAAAATCATTCATAATATGGAACCAATAAAATTTATAACAACTACATTCGAACAATACATATCGGAAGCGCATACTACAGCAAACACTAAATGGTATCACGGGACCCCAGATGGTAGAAAAGTTGACCAGGATGGTGGATTTCACACAAACAAAACCACCGTCGATTATGTAACAGACCCCGTAAAATTTAGTAATTTACAGGACCAGTTAACAAAAACTAGGGAATCAAATGATATGGTTGCCTATCATAAAATATTGAATACCGTCAGTGCTTATAAAAGTAATTTTGAATACAATAAGCCATTATTTTTATCAAACAATTATACTGTTGCCAAAACCTACGCGGACCCAAGGAGAGCATTTGATTATCAAAATTCATTAGAAAAGGTATATAGTGTAGCCACGAGCTGTGAAAATATTGTACAAATTTATGCACCGGGTGAACGGTTCAGATTCATAGCAATACATAATGTTCGCGATGGCTTTATTAAAGCTGGAGTATCACCGGGTGAAATTGATCGGTTAATTACAATGTTTAATTATTATGTAAAGGATAGCGCGGGAATTAAAACGGATCTGATTGCAGCAATAGGTAGTTGGTTGAAATTCGATTGTATTGATGTTATTGGGGTTTTAGATTCGCATAACGGGGGGAATATTAGATCAACTGTTAGAATGTTACTGGATCCTTCTGATGCCAAAATAATTTAATTAAATCATTAGGTTATTATTGAATTAGTTATTATATTTGTCATTATATTAATTTATAAAATTATTAAATGAAAAGTCCACTCAATGGCAAGGAAATGTCTAAAATCTCAGAAGAATCTTCAATTAATTATAAAGGAAGAATCGTAAAATATGCACATGTCTGTTTTCTATGTGATAGTAGTGGTAATAAATTTACTACCACTGAATTAGATGAAGGAAATCTACGAACAATTCATGAAAATTACAATAAATTGAATCATGTAATCTATGTCGGTAGTCCATATTCTAATTCAGATGATTCAATTCGTATAAAAAACTTCGAGATTGTATCAAGGTACACTGCTAAATTAATTGCAGCTGGACATACTGTGTTTAGTCCGATTTCATATGGTCATACAATGCTTGATTTTTGTGATATGCCAACAGATTTTAATTTTTGGAATAATTTCTGCTTAGCATTTTTATCAAAATGTGATGAATTGATTGTTTTAATGATTCCAGGCTGGGAAAAGTCAATTGGACTTACCGCTGAAATTAATTACTGTAATGTGAATAACATACCGATAACATACATCAGCGTTGATGATGTACATAAATTATAAACCATGGACTACTCATTAATACTTATTATCATTCATTTTACATTTACCATCATTTCAGTCATATTGAGCATCAATGAGGCACATAAGGGTTATTCTGTGAAAGATCTAATTTTGGACATCCTACTTTCAATGATTCCAATTATAAATATTGTATACCCAATTTCCGTCTTTTATAAAAAATATATGGTGGATACGATCAATAAAATAAAAAGATTAATCGGTAATAAAAGTAAGATTTTTTTAAATAAACCTATAAAATGAACACCATACTAACTAGATGGATCGTACTTGGTTAACTCGAGTGTAGTTTGGTATTGCTACCATATAGTATTTCTCCAATAATAAAGCTATATTTGCACAATAAACCTGTTCACTTTATTATACAAATAAAGGTTTATTATATTGATAACTAGTACATTATTATATAATTTATAACAATAATAAAAATGGTCAACCGTATAACTAAAATAGAAATGTTGGAATCCGATAAACTTATTCTAGAATTCGGGACATACATTGTTTCTAATAATGACATAACTACGATTGAAAATTACTTTGTTCGCAATACTAAATTTAAAATAATTGACATTGTTCACCAAAAATACAATGGATATTCAAAAGTACATGATGCGTTTGTTGAGGATGAATTAATAATAAAATTATCAGGACCAAATGGTGAATTATGGATTACTTACGAATCTAATTCCTTTTGGGAAAAATTTCATTTATTGAAACATGGTAATAAGCGAATTACATTGTTTGGATATACTATTGATATTTATAAATCAAACCCATTAAATAAATCAAATTAAACATGACAGATCGAATTAAAGGATTTACCGTAATTTTAGAACATGATATACGAGTTGACGACGTCCAGGGGCTAATGGAAGCAATGTGTATGTTAAAAGGGGTGTCAGAGGTGATTCCTAGTACAGCAACACCCGATGATCACATGAATCGTGCCAGGGTAAGAGGTGAGTTCAGAAATAAACTTATCGATTTCCTAAATGATCAAATTACCTAAACCAACATTCTTTCTATAATGATTATATTATTAGACATCGATGGTGTTTTGGTAACTACCCCACCTTGGAAAAAAGTTAATTTATTGGATGATGGGTTTATGGAATTTAATCACATCTCAACGCAACTATTATTAAAATTGTATGAAAAAACAAATGCTGAAATAGTACTAACCACATCGCACCGTATCAATTATTCAGTTGATCAATGGGAAAAGATATTTCGGTATAGGGGTTTGCCATTTAAGACTATTTCTAAAATAAATGAAGTGGTCGATGTTCAAAAAATTGGCAGACGTAGTTGTGAAATTAATGAGTGGGTAACAAAGTATGGATTCGATAAAAATTATGTCATAATTGATGATGATTTATCGATTAATTCATTATCGCTAAGCATAACAAGTCGCACTGTACATACATCACTAATGGTTGGATTTGATGAGGCAGCATATGATAAAGCATTTAAAATATTAAATTATGAAATTATGGAATCGTCCCCTACCAAAATTTAATCTACGAAGATTTGTATCAGATTCATTATACGAATGGATGCTGGACCACCTACCTCGCCGATTAATGTTCTATAAAAAATCTATTGATAGTCAACACACTATGTGGTTTCCTAGATATGGTCTAACCAAGGGTCAGATTGATGCGGCCAAGTTAGAAGCGGATAGAAAATACAATCAAATAAAATTCAAATAGTTGGTTCTGCTATGGTAAGTAGCGGAAAAATAAAAACAATCTTTCGGTTATGACCGAAAATAACAAGTACAAACAAATTATTGAATTTAACCCAATGATCGGTTTTATTATAACAGTTGTTAACAAATCGTTTTTATTATGAAGTTAAAAGTAGAAAACAAAACAATATTTAAAGTTGATTACAATGACTTTGATGAATTTGTAACAGAAATTTACGGTGGCAACTTTGAATTTGTTGCTGGCCACGAAGCAAATAATTATACACAATTCGAGTTTTCAGCTCCAAATATGAATATGGATTTTCGTGGAGAATATGAGGCAAAAATAAGAAATGGAAATTTTAATGACGTACCAGTTCACGCTCTATTTAATGTACTGTTTAAAGACGGACATATTGAAAAAGGAGATTACTTAATAGATGTTTCTTGGTAAAATGTTTGCTAATAACCTTATTTGCGCAACTGTTCGATTAACATATCTATCATATCACGATCGCGTCTTTCTGATTTGTGTTTTTTTGCAATATCTGAAATCAATAGTAATACCACCACACTAAACACCACCATTATTATAATGGTGCCCATTATATAATTTATCAAATTTTCTTGAATGGTTTTTGATATTTTTTGATATTCTATAAAATTTGCTTCAAATTTCTCAACCGAGTATATGTTTAAAATTGCATTTATTTCTAGATTTAATTCATTGTTCTCTTTAATCAATGAATTTAAACTGGATGAATTTTTTAATATAACTCGATTGTATTCATTATTAAATAATTTTATACTTATATCATCATATTTTTTAGTGATGGTATCATATTCAATCTTAGTTTTGAATATTCCTTTTTTAACGGTTTTACCCACTACTTGTATTGTTTTATTATACATCACACCGTCCAAGTTCATCAGTGCACCATTGAAGTTTGCAATTTTAGTAAATACTATAATTTTACGACCCAACAGAGAATCAATTTTAGCGGAACGCAAACTGTCGATGTCTAACTTAGCCTTCAGTATCGCAATGGAATCAACATCCTGTGAGAGAGTGCGGTATTTATTGCGTTTATCCAAACATTTTGATAAGATTTTATTGTTCAGTTCAACGATGTTGTAATTAATATTTGAAATTTCTACCATTTCCCGCTCATTTTGGGTTATACTATCAATCAATTGTGTATTTCTATCCATAGAAGATGTTACATATGTCGATCCATACACGGTAATACACACTAATAGGATGGATAATATAATGACTTTCGCATTCATAAAAGTGACCACGCTTAATATAGATAATATTTTTTTCATATGTTATATATTAAATAACTGAAAACTAATTTATACGTTTTTAATATTGTCCGAGATTAGTATAGTGAAATATTATTAAAAAAATTTATTTCAATATCGGCATTGCTACTTTTTCTACAAAATCTTTCATATCCTGAATGTTTATAGTACTTAATGTATCATTCTTGGTATGGCAATAATATAACATCTTAGTGGATAACACATTCCCGTTGTATATTAATAGGTTTTTGTCTAATAAATCCCCCGGGGATGCTTCTCTTAAAATTGGGGCCGGGTTAATCACTACGGAATCAATATTATTACTTCTGAAAATAATACTATCATTAAAGGGGGTTTGTAATACTGGACAATTAAACATGGTTTTAATATGGTCCATTAGTGGTCCGGGATAATTACCGATGAAAAAATTCTCACCCCCACATCCGGTTAGTTCTAAATTCAAAACCCACTTTATGGTCCCAAATTTACCATCGTTAATGTGATCGGATAATTGTTGTGACCCAAACCCACCAAGTTCTTCACCGTCTAACAATCCCACATTAATCTCGGGCATTAATTTCTTTAGCATAATAGCGTTTATGATAGAGGCAGAATTGTCATTTGCATTATCTGTGGTCGGATTCATCACATCATGATGGGCTACTACAAATTTATCAGAGCTTCCAATTAAATAAATATTAAAATACTTACTATTCGGATTTCTAGAATCAAATATGTCTAGTTCATATGGAATGTTTTCAGATTTTAATAAATCAATTATGAATAGAACTCGTTCAGTTGGAGCCAATGTGTTATAGAAACAGTTTCCGCTATTGCGAACTTTACAAAATTCATTTATCTTGGAATACATAATGATCTTTTTTTTTTACAAATAAATAAAACTTTACACAATATTTATGTTATAATATATATTAAAAAATGTAACCCATAAAAAATGAATTACTACGAAATACTAGAAGTTGATAAAAATGCATCAACTGATGAAATTAAAAAGGCATATCGTAAAATGGCAAAATTGCACCATCCGGACAAAGGTGGTGATGAATTTCTATTTAAGCAAATAAATGAGGCATATAATGTGTTATCGGATCCTGGTGAGAAAGCTAAATATGATCGATATGGATCAGTTGGTGATCAAAGCCATGGATTTGACATGAACGATATGTTTGGAAATTTTAATGAAATGTTTACTAATTTTTCAGGATTTGGTAACCAACGACAAACTAGAAAGGTCGGCAGAAATGTCCAGGTAAATATTCCAGTTGAAATCAATGACGTGATATTTGGTAAATCACAAACTATCAAATATACAAGACAAGAAAAATGTGGAGGCTGTTCTGGGGCGGGTGGCACTAATAAACAAACCTGTACTAGTTGCAGAGGATCTGGTATGGGTATTAAACGCAAACAGACTCCGTTCGGAATACTTGACATACAAACAACCTGTGATTTGTGTGACGGGAGTGGTGACCAGGTACTAGACATTTGTGGGACATGTTCCGGAACAGGTGCAATTGCTAACGAAGTAAGTGTTGACATTGAGATACCCGGTGGTGTGGGTACTGGTAGTGTTATGAGTGTCCCATTAAAAGGGGATTATGTCAGAAATGGGGAATATGGAAGTTTATTAATAAATATTGAGGAAATTCCGTCTCCTAATGTCATACGAGATACATTTGATATTTTAATCAAACTAAACATATCAATTGCAACTGCTGTTCTAGGTGGGGATGTATCAATTGATACACCACACGGTGATATCGCAATATATGTTGAACCTGGAACCGGTGGAGGCCATCATTATGAATATACTGGCAAGGGAATACCCCAAATTGATAATAATGGGAATGTATATGGATATGGTGACATGTTGATAATTTCAGAAATAACAATACCAACCAAATTATCTACCGCTGAAAATGAATTATTTATAAAATTAAAAAACCTAGAAAATGGATAAATTGTTTATGTTAGAAGTTGGAGTGATAAGTAGAACTCTAAGTTCACTATCGGCAACAGATATAATTGAAATGCTTAAAAGTAATCCAATTAGAACATTGCAACAATATCATTTTAGCGATTCTGATTTGTTTAAGTATCGAAAAAATATACCGTTGGATGTTATGATAGATCAGAATATGACAGAGGAATTGTTCTGTAATTTGTTGGATGATTGTTACTTATCTCCTGATGATATAAAGAACTTGAATATGACGACATATTCTAATTTAAAAGAAAGTACCATTGATCAATACATCGATTATATAAATTTTGAGAAACTTGGGTTTTATTTAATAGCTGATGATAATTTCAACGTAATTAAATATGAAAAACAGTTAAATTCCGATCGTTCGTTGGAATTTTGGGAAATATTTTCCACAATAAATTTACCAATTGAACTTTTGGAAAAATATAAAGAATTTATCATTTGGGATTTATTTTTTACAACTAATCCAATTACAAATGATATACAGAATAAGTTTGCTGATATTGTAGAAGAACATTACCTAGAAACACCCAAAGATAAAAAAATGAAAATATATCAAATCGAGGTAGATCAAAGAATTAGCATTGACATTGACACAATTGATGAACTTATTAATAATATTAAATAACAAAACACATGAAATTCGAAATGAAAGTAGAATTAGCAGATTCTCACAAATTAGAGACAGTTATCAAAGGAATATATTTTGATGATGATCGCAATGGTAAATTATCAAATCGCGAAAAATTAAGCATTAAGCTTGATAAAGAGGATCCTATTAATATAATATTCAGGGGGCTGCACAACACTATTGTGCGAATTTACAATAATGATCTAATTGACGGAACGTTGAGATGTATTGTAAATGAAAGTGAATCAATCGAATTGATTCCATGTGCTACATATTGTATTGTCGAAGTCGATAAATATTCTTTCTACTAATGAATGATTTTAAATATGATTGGGATGATATTACTATCGTTCCAGCAGCTATAAGTGAAATTAATTCACGTAGCGAAATTAGTATATTGAATAACAATGAACTCCCATTAATGGTAGCCCCAATGGATATGGTTATTGATGAAAAAAATGCGCACCTTTTTACGGAATTGAATATTCCAATATGTTTACCTAGAAATATTCGAAACTATGCACAGTTTCCGGAAGCCTTTTTTTCATATGGTTTAGATGAATTAAGTGAAATTGTTAAACGAAATGACATCTTACCTAAAAAAGTACTTATTGATGTAGCAAATGGCAATATGCAGAAATCAATTGATCTTGCTAGGAAAATCAAAGCCGAATATAATTTAGAGTTAATGGTGGGTAATATCGCCAATCCAGAAACCTATAAATTATATTGCGAAGCGGGCATTGATTACGCAAGATGTTCAGTTGGTACCGGAAGTGCCTGTACTACCTCAGCAAATATTGGCATCCATTATCCTCTAGCATCATTAGTACGCGAATGTTATTACGAAAAGTCATTATTAGATGTTAGTGGTAACTTCACATCTAAAATTGTAGCAGATGGAGGGTTCCGAAAGTATTCTGATATTATAAAGGCACTAGCATTAGGAGCCGATTTCGTAATGATTGGTAGTATTTTTAACAAGGCACTGGAAAGCTGTTCCGATAATTTCATTAAAGTAAATGGCGAATATTCGCTCTACCATAGTGGGCCCGCGGCTAAACACAATTTTGAACAGGGTATTAAGTTGTATAAACACTATCGTGGGATGAGTACTAAGGAAGTGCAAAAGTCTTGGAACCGGGAGACATTAAAGACCGCTGAGGGAATTAGTATGTATAATGAAGTAGAATACACATTGAGTGGTTGGGTTGAAAATTTCGAAGATTATTTGAGATCTGCTATGTCATATTGTAATTGTAAAACATTAGAAACGTTTACCGGCCAAGTACAAACAGTACGTATTACACAAAATGCATTCAACCGCTTTAATAAATAATATAAAAACCCAGAATGAGTAGAATCATTCTGGGTTTTTCATTTTAATATAGTTGATATATTATAAGATCGTGAATTCGCAACAGTAATATATTTTCTTAAAAATTGATTAATTTTCATTCGACTTAAGAAACGCACGTCCTGATGTAATAATATTAAATCTGTATAATATGATATATAAATAAAATCACCCAAATTAAGATGCGTATTATCCATGTATTTAATCGGATCTACTTCGAAATCATATATTCCAATATGCTTAAAAAAATCAGAATATTCGGTAAGTAAATCTTCGAGGTCATATCTAAGATTCGTTAGTGTATTAGGACTCAACGTTTTATTGGTATATGTATTACTAATATTAGTTAATCTTGAATAGAAAGTGCTGATTTGCATAAATTATAGTATAGGTATTAAGATAATATATTATTAATTTCATAAATTCGTACATTAGCACAATCAAATAGTTCGGATGCCATTTCTAGTATATTAAAATTTTTTCCCACCCCGTCTATGCTACAATTAATATATGTTACTAATACAAAAGTATCAACCGAAAATAATTCAAAACCTCGACTTTTTAAATAGGAATAATATGGCTCACGTTGGGTTATTTGTTGTAAAAAGCCATAAATGGGGGGAATATTTAGTTTACTCATAGACACCCATTTATACAAAGTCAGCCAATTTAGTACCTCGGTATGGAATGCATCTTTCATATTATAAACCCTCTATTATTTTCATTTAATCTAAGACATGCTCGTACTTTCATTAAAACTTCACCTAAATTATTTTCACCGGTTCCGTTATAAACCCCCCAAAATGTATCTTTCCATTGATTAGTCTCTTCTATGTATAAATTACCAGTTGCCAATAGTTTCATCTTAATGTCATGATTTCTATGAAATTTGTCAAAATTTATCAAAAACATTATTTCTATCTTATTTCTCTTAAAATGTTCCGTTGGAACAAGTAATTTCCCTAACCGTTTGGCATTGCCTGACGTATATCCGATAAATTCAGTTCGAGTTGTCAAATCATCCGTTTTACTAGCTTGATATGCATTTTCAGATGATGGATATAACATTCCCTCATAGAACACCGGTGTTCGGTAGAAATTACTCAAATAGTCGAATTCGTCACGAAATCCATAAATGCCTTTAATTGAAGAGCTCATTTGATAATTATTTAAGCAACAAATATAAACATATTTTTTAACTTTTACTTTTATTTTTATTTATTTAAAAATAAACTGGTTTAATTATTTTTACATATATTTGCAATAAATAATTAAATAATTAAATATGAAATTAGTTTGGCTGATCATTCAACAAAATATAGGAAAGATGATAATGATACTTGGTATTATATTATGTATAGTTGCAACTTATTACGACGATGGACAATATGAGTATGAAATCGTAAAATATCAACGAATGGAAACTGGTACAATCTATGTAATGGAAAGTAGTGGTGTAGAAACTTTATTAGGTGGGCGTTGTATTTTAAAAGGTAATGTCATGTATCAAGAAAACAATACAACTGTCGCAATATGTTTAGTGTTCGGATTTATACTGACCGTAGTTTTATTCGGCATGACTTTTAGTGATGATTCAGATCAAAATTTCGACATTATTAGTATTCGGGCCCTAATGTTATCTGAAAAAATAAATGTCATATCTGAAAATGGGGATAGATTCCATTATATATTACAGGATAGACTAATATACACCTCAGACCATCTAATGAACTGCCAAGGTAGTTATATATTATCAAATGTAAGAGAGTTTGTACGCAATAAAAATAATTTCGCAATATATACAACAAATGCTGCCATTAGAAGCGATAAAATAATTAAAATCTTAAAATCGTAAACATATGAAACCAGTAAAGGGTATATCAGTTGATGGATCAAGTAGGGGCAATCCGGGGCCATCCAATTACCGGGCGGTGGATATAGAAACAGGGATTGAGTTATTCAATATCAAAATTGGAAATTCTACTAATAACATTGCTGAATTTTGTGGACTTGTTCATGCGGTTGATTATGCTATTAAAAATGGTTATGATAAAGTGTATTCGGATAGTGTGACTGCAATCGCATGGGTCCGTAATAAAAAACACAATTCAAAATTACTAAAAAATTATCAAACCGAAAAATCTATTGCGATAATGTTAAGGGCAGAGTCACATTTATACACATTCCCTTCTAACTTTTTTAGTATGATCGAAAAATGGGATACTAAGAACTGGGGTGAAAATCCAGCAGACTTTGGGTTAAAATGATAGATGATATGATAGGTGTTAAATTATTGAACAGTAATGAGATATGCATATATGAAATGATATTGGTATATACGAGTTTTTATGATGCAATGGAACATGTAAGTAAAGTACTAGATATATATTTCCTGGATTACTATGGATATGAAATTAGTATAAGTAATGTAGACCTAACAATCAAATTGCGTTCAAATGATGTGGTGAAAATTCGCACTATGTTGATAAATAATATATTAGAATAGATGTTTTCAAAAGTAACTATACGCCATAATGATACTATACTATTAGAATTTGATGAATATGTGTATAATGATTCACTCACTAAATTTATAGAAATTATATCAATGAAACTCCGTATTAATTTTATGGAATATAATATCAATGAAATATTTTCAGAAGCCAACTATGATATCGTTATATTGCTCAGATCTGAACATATGGCACCTATGCGATCTTATTTAATCAACCAACTTATCAACTAAAACTAATTGTTATGAAATTTTTAAAATCAGATTTTATTATTGTTCTATTGTGTTTATTATCACTTTTTATATGGGTAGGATTACTAAACAATGGCTCTGAATGGGCAATTTATTGCATATATGGTGCGTTAGTTTATCCAGCATATGTATTTGTAGTAATGCTAACTTATGCAATACACCGAACATTCTTTAAAAGGAAATAACGCTACTATTTTATATCAAACTTAAATGAAAATTCAGTAGGTGATTTAGTGGTGCCGCCGAAGTATGGGAACAATACATAATTTGGTAAACGCCATTTCGAGGTGCGGGGAATTATTTTAAATACACCATCAAACATTATTATATATTGTTTTTTCTGTATATGTATACTAAATTTTTTAGACATATCGCAATTATCAACAAAACACAAATGCTGTATATCACGTGTCGAATTGCGGTATACTATGGTCATTATTTCCAAAGATCCATGCATTTCATTCCATCTCCAGCCAAGTCTGATTGAATTAATGTGATGATAATAAGAGTCGGAAATACCAATTAATTTATTAGTATCTTTCTGCTTATCGATTTGGTAAAACATATCTGAATTGAATAACACACTGCCAGAGATATTACCGGTTTTAAGCATTGGCAACCACCGATCCGATCGGTGTTTTCCTTGGGAAATTTTTATTTGCATAATACAATTTTTCTTTATATATTTACAAAAAATATCAGATATGAAACAATTACTATTAATGCTCGTTTTTTCCCTAATGATTTCATGCTCTAAAGAAGAAGTCAAATGCCCATGTATTGTAGCTGGAATAGATAAAGGTTTAGAAATTCGTACCAAAAGCGACTTGCTCATATCATATAAACGATATGGATCGGTTATACTACTCGATAAGTCTAATCGAATTATCACACTAGTAGAACCAGATCCAATCGCTCTGTCAATTATACACTCTCGACAAGTAGGGGATACATTAAAATAACGTTATCTCGCTTGGCGATGTGACACATTACATAAGAAACTAAGTAATAACAAAGTAATAACAACCAGGATGATTGATAGTAGAAAATATTCAAGAACATATCATTATGATTTTAGCCCAGGGACAACATCCGACGATCGAATTAATAAAAATTGGATTTCTGATATACAACTAATTGATACTGTGATACATACTGAGAAAATGGACGGGGAAAATTCATGTTTATCAGAATATGGGGTGTTCGCAAGATCACATGCAGCACCAACATTACATCCATGGGCAGATCATTTGAAAATCAAACAAAGTATGATATGCAATGATTTAAAAGAAAATAACCTGGAAATATTTGGTGAGAATTTATACGCCGTGCATTCTATATTGTATCCTAAACTAGAAGAACATTTCTATGTTTTTGGCATAAGAGTATTGGATATGTGGTTATCTTGGGAAGAGGTAAAGTGGTACGCGGGGTTCTTTGATTTTCCAGTCGTTCCAGAATTACTCATACAAGATACCAAAGACTCTAATTTGATTAAGAAAACGATATTGGATTTTGCTGCGGAAGAAAGTGTGTTTGGTTCCGTACAAAATGGCACGAATCCAGCACAATTATGCACCCGCGAAGGTTTAGTGACACGCAATATTGGGGAATATTCGGTCGATGATTTTGCGAAAAACGTTTTAAAATTCGTTAGGGCTAATCATGTAATAACGGATTCACATTGGAGTAAGAAAATTACGAGGGCAAAATTAATTCACGAACATTCAAATAAGAAAGTATAATATGGCAAATTCAATCAATACCGGGAATCAATACCGAACAAAAGTTGCAAAAAACAGTATAGGGGCTAATAAAATGATTACCTGTACATCAGTAATTTCATTTACTGGACGTGGTGTATTCCAAGATGAATATGGAAACAGTGCTGAATATGAAATTAGTGAATTAATTCCATTCGGATATTTGAAACATAATAATAGTACATTTGACATAGTCGAAGATTATTTTGGTAGTAAAGACTCACATGGTAATAAAGACATATTAGTAGGACATGCACACATTACAAAAAATGTACGCGGTGTTAAAACATTTTTTAAATTTTGGGAGGATTGTAAATATTCATCTAATTTAGGAAATGGATATGATTATGATATAAGATCTTTGACTAATCAAGAGGCTATTGATATATTATTGGATGAAATATTATACGGAGTTCGCCCTGGATTAAATTCAACTAGTTGCGTAGGGACAACTGCCAAAGGAATTGATAAGGACCCTAATTATCATGATGGTAGTTATTTATTGCCTAATAATAAAAATTACACAATAACCTGGTGTGGTGACACCGTTATTATTCGTGAGGGTATTGATAATGGATGGTATTCTGGTGGTAACTCCGGCATTGAAATATATAACGGTAAAATGGACTGGGACCGTTATAAAACTGCCTTGATTCGGAAAGCTGCCACTAGCAAATTATCTAATTTAAAAGAAATCATGAACGACTTCCCAGAAGTCATTGATATAATTTTCGAGAAAATAAAAGACAATGATAAATTCAAATTAAATCAAGAATTTTAATCGGCGATCCATTATTGTTCGCGATGTGATGTTATTAAATGTTATGAGTAAGAAAGAAATAAGAGACCAATTTAGAAATTCGGTATTCAAGCGGGATAATTTTACTTGTCAAGTGTGTGGCATCAAAGCGACACCTCTTAATGCTACTGAGGTTTTTGACAGCCATCATATTACTGATCGGAGCGAAATTGTCAATGGTGGATATGTAAAAGAAAATGGAATAACGGTATGTAAAAAAGACTGTCATTTTTTAGTTGAATTATACCACATCAGTGAGGGACTGCAGTGGTCAGATGGATTACACCCGGATGATTTATATAAATTAATCAATAGTTCAGAAGAATTAGCAATACAAAAAAGCAATGAACTCAGATAAAAACAGGAGTACCTTAGCACATTTTTATGTTTTTTCTGTTGATTGTGAAGGCAGTAATTTATACGAAAGAACCTGTGGTACATTAGAGGCAGCGGTTGAACGAGTAATCAAATTAAAACTAACTTACGCTGATGCTCTTTTTTTCAAGGATGATATACCTAAAGATTTTAAATATTACTATTAAATAGAATAAAAAACTTCATATAAAAATGAAGTACAAACCCAACCAACAAATTAAAAAATAATGAGTTCAGATAAAAAAGAAATAATTGGAATGATTCACCTTGCCGGACCAGATGTTGTGGCAAAAGCTCTTGCTGAAATAAAAATTTATGAAGAAGAGGGCTTATGTGGTATTATTATAGAAAATTACCACGGCAGCCTTTCTGATGTTATCAAGACACTTGACGCACTTGTTGTCAATCCAACAAAACTAAAGGTCGGGATTAACATTCTGCCTAATGAATATGAAACTGCGTTTGAGTTGTGTAACAAGTATGATTTTATTGAGTTTATACAATTAGATTATATTTCTGGAAATTATGTTAGGGTTCCTGAAATTGATACATATCATTTCGAAACAACACGAAATTCGATTCGTATCGACCGAACTCCCCCGCAAATTTATGGGGGTGTTCATCCTAAATATTACACACCGGTTGTTGGATCTGATCTCGAACAAGACATAAGTGTAGCATTATTGTACACCAATACTATTGTGGTTACCGGATCCGCAACAGGGTCGGAAACACCAATTGAAAAGATAAAAGAATTTGCACAATATCTCAACATTGGGGAACGGTTAATTATTGGAGCTGGGTTGAATCCGCTAACGGTTCGAGAACAATTAAGCTTAGCACATGGTGCCATTGTAGGTAGTGCGTTTAAACCAAATGGCATTACTCACCAAATGGTCGATCGAAATTTAGTAAAATGCTTCATGGATGAAGTACTAAAAATATAGAACTAATGGAATGGAAATTCAAATATTATGACATTTTAACCGGTATTGATTGGTTATCACTTGAAACTAATTGTGATTGGTTTCGTGATATGGCTGATATACCACAAGATAAAATTTGGCATGCTGAGGGTGATGTTCAGATACATACTAAAATGGTTTGTGAAGCGTTAGCGGAATTACCAGAATTTAAAAAATTATCCGATCGTGATAAACACATTTTAATGACTAGTGCGTTAATGCATGATATTGAAAAAAGATCAACCACCGAAGAAAAAGAAAAGGACGGGCGAGTGTGCGTAGTAGCACCAAAGCATGCTGATAGAGGTGAAAAGACTGCTAGGATAATATTATACAAGGATTTTGATTGTCCTTATCAAATACGTGAATTGATATGTAAGTTAGTTAAGTGGCATGGGAAGCCATTACACAATTGTAGTGAAAAAACCATAATTAATTTAGCCACTCAGGTTCCCATTATCTGGTTGAGTATGCTTTCCAAAGCAGATATTTTAGGAAGGATATGTGACGATGCCGATACACAATTATATGCAATTGAATTCTTTTCCACATTTGCGGAAGACCTTCAATGTTTTAATAGTCCAAGGGAATTCAAGGACATGCTCACTGAATATACCTACTTGTCTAAAGATGTGTATTTGGACTACGAACCTTTTGACGACACCAAATTTAAAGTTACTATGTTATCTGCCTTACCAGGTTCCGGTAAAGATACTTATTTACGCAACCATTTACCGGGTGCCAATGTCATATCGTTAGATGATATTCGAATTGAGATGGGGGTTAAGCGTAGGGACACCAAGGGCAATGGGCAAGTCATACAAGAGGCTAAAGAAAGAGCTAAGAAATACATGAGGAAACACGTGGATTTCGTTTGGAACGCGACAAACATCACCAAACAACTTCGCTCACAGATAATTGATTTGTTTCTATCATATGGTGCTAGAGTAGAAATAATTTATATTGAGGTCCCATATAAGCAAACCATATTACAAAACAAATCTCGCGAAGACATGATTCCCCAAACCGCAATCGATAAAATGATTGAGAAGTTGGAACCCCCGGTTCGGGAAGAAGCCCACTCAATAACATATTACGTAAATCAATAACAATACATATGATACATTATTCAACCATAATATTTGTGGTGATCCTTGTGATTATGCTTTATCTAACATTTAAGAATTATGGTGCCAATGAAGGGGGCATGGGTAATATTGCAATTTTATCCAATGCCTTCTTCGGAATGTTGCTTATAATATTTGTGCTTATTTGGGGTGGTATTTTTTGGTGGTAGAATTTTTGAAGAAATCTAAACCAAATAACCACTAATTAACGATTCTTGGATTGTCTAAGATGCCTAACATAAAACTTCATTAGAATTACAAATATTTAAATTAAGATAAATGCCAAACAAAGCACAAAATGATAATTTTACCAAACCGATATTAGGGGTAGGTTTATCAGAAAATGATTTAGTAGAACTGGGATTTAGTAAACATCTTATGGTAGGTACCGGATGGAACTCAACTAGTTCAATGTGTGATGCTGTTTACTATTACAAGAATGGTAGAATCACAATAAATGCAACTCATTTTTGGACGTGGTTTTTAGATAATGAACAAAGAAATGATGTTGCTGTTAGTAGTAAAGAGGCTTTATCGGAGCTTATTAAAACTTACGCATAAGGATTTCTCGCTTGTATGGTTAGTGCGGAAAAAAGGCCGAATTACACCATATAAGACTGAGCATCCAAGTATAAAAACAACTATAAATTAAATACCATACCGAATTAACTATACAAGCTGTTAGCGGTGGTTGTGTCTCATTAAAACGAAAAATATGCATGTGACCAAAAAAGATTTAGATACAATTACAGAATTAAGCGCATTTGTATCAGGTGCTTTAGAAAGTGCTGATGATGTAGAGTATTGGGGTTCTTTAGAAAAAAGAACAAACAATATAGAGAAAAAGATGCATAAACAATTTGAATCACAGCAGAGACGAAACAATAAACGTCAATTGTCTCATTTAACACATCGTCCTGCAACTTGTGGTAGTTTGGGTTAAATAAATCCTAAAGTACCGATTAAAGACAGTTTTCACAAATACAAGACCAAAAAATAAATTAATAACTAATGCCCGAATTACCACAAATTGCTGTTATAGCTTGTGGTGGGTAGCTAAAACAAAACGTAATTATGGAAATCAATGTAGATTACAATTTAACAGAAAAAGATTTTGATAAAATTGCTGAAAAAATTATTCAGAAACAATCAGACGAGGCTTTTATGAAAAAAATAACTGAGGTTTCTGAAAAAGTAGCAGAAAATAAGTATTGGCACGTATTTAATGAGCAACATTCAAAAATAGAAATACATCATTTATTAGAAAAACACCTTTCTGGATTAGTAAAAAACGCTATGAAAGAAGATAATTTATTACAAATTGAATTGCAAAAAGTTCTAAGTACAGATGAGATTAAAAAACTTGGGGCTAGACGATTAAGAGAAATAGCTTACCAATTAGAAAAAGAAGCAGAAGAACTTGAATAAAATAAATCGAGCCATAAGCTATAACAACAATATTTTAATTATGAGGTCTAAATTTGCATATAACTTACTCAATAATATATCACCGGAACGTCAGTTAGAAATTGATACGGATATTGAAAAAATGACCAAACATAATGAATGGATGGCTAGTAATGGATACGTATATAATACCGATACATCACCATCATTATTAATTATAAGAGAGCATGGGTTTCACCCAATAGCTATCACATGCATGATGTGTGAAGAAACATTCCTTTTCGAAACCGATGAAGAGAGTCACGCAGCTTATAATCGATTAGAGGTAGAATTGAACTTAGTATCTGGATGGTGGTATTCGTCTAGCGATTGGGCGGATGCTTTTGAATCTCATTGTAATGCAATTTATGATGGTGACCGTTCTTTAGCAGCACCAATATACTGGTTTAAGTAGCATTTTATCACATAATATAATAAACTTTATTACTCTATGGTGATATAATATTATATAATCACAAAGTAATAAATTAATAATATGGACAAAACAATTGTACACTTGGCTGATTTCCAAGTAGAAGCTAGAAATTCGGGAATAGGGAACAGGTATGACGAATATAAAAACGGTCTTTCTGATGCACTAGAATCTATAAAAAATCAATCACCTGATATTGTTATAATCACCGGTGATTTATATCAATTTGCAGATACCACTGCTGCTGAAAGAAAATTACTAACATGGTTTCTGAAAGAGTTGGCTAAAATATCCAATGTGGTAATCACTAATGGTAATCACGATTTAAAGCAACGCAACAACCAACTTATTATTTCGGATAAAAATCAAACACAACCCGATGATATAGAAAGTGTTTTAGATGCACTAAGCCTACCAAATATAAAATATTTAAAAAGAACTGGTTTTTACAATGTATTCGACCAGGATTTTGCCGTATGGGGGCATTATGAAAAATTCAACAAAGTTGAAGACGATTTACTACCTTATTCACCATGGGATCTTCCAAATGCGGATGATTATATTAGTAAAGCAGTAGATGGTACGTTAATCGAATTGTACCACGATCCAATTTCAAACTGTAAGGGATTTTCCGGCAAACCAGAGCTACACTTTGTTGATTACAAAATGGAATTGTCTATGTTCAAATCTAAATTAGTTTTAGCCGGTGATATACATGCACCGGATATAATTGAGTATGCTAAAGGTTGCTATTTTACCTATTGTTCTTCAACAATAATGCGTAATCACGGGGAGGGTAACTATTATAAAAATTCAACACTCATACAAGATGGTAATAATAAACACGGTTACAATTCAATAAAATATGTAAATGGTGTTCCAGAGATTACATTTGTAGAGATACACCCAAGAGTTGGAAGACATACCATTTATTTAGACGCTGACTTTAATTATAACAATATTTCAGAATTGACGATAACCCAGCACAATTATAATATAATTAGATTTGTTGTTGAGGATAATGTCAATGACTTTTTCACAAACCAAGATCTTATCTTTGCTCATTTAAAAACGAAATACAATTGTTTAATAGAAGATCCTAGGTTTGATAAAAACATTGGAATTGAAATGGATGATGAACATACTGTTGATAATATAGAAAGTATTGTCACTGAGGAAAAAATCATGGAACTTTCTGAAATTTATATAAACAAAGTAATTGATAAAACCACCACAATTGCCGCTGATGATCGCCCCGCTGCAAAGCGCATGTTACTAGATTTATTCAATAATGAATTTCTTAAAAGAGCGGATGTTGCAAATACCATGAAATACATCCAGGTAAATCGCTTAAATATTTCCAATGCCTTAACATTTGGTGATGATGTTGAAATAATATTTAATGAGAGTGGGATTACTAGGATAACTGGGTCTAATGCGGTTGGTAAAACGAAAATATTCACAATACTTGGTTATATGTTTACTGATAAGTTATACGCGGACCAAAAAGTATCACAATATAAGAATAATCGATTAGACTTGTTTAATTATAATAGGCCAAACGATGAAGTATTTACTGAAATGGATTTTTCTATAAATAAATTACCGTATAAATTATCCAAACGGGTTACTCGTGGGTGGAAACGTGGTAAAAATATGTGGAATGATAAAGACTGGAGAGATCATATCAATGCTACGCCGGATTTGGAAATTATTTTAACCACACCAGAGGGTGTTGTTACGGACTATAATGAAGTGATGGCATTTATGACCGATTTAATCACATTTGAAGAATTTTATACACATCTTTTCGTCAATCAGCGTTCATTGGAAACTTTATTAAAAATGAATCCTGATATATTGATTGGTGAAATTTTAAAAATAATAGGACTTAACTTCTTTGATTCTTTAAACGATTCATTTGATGAAGTGCGTGATACTATTACCAATACGTTGACTAAACCACAAGGTACAATGGACTCACTTTTCGAAGAAATAAATACTAATTTGGCTTTGATTGAATCTTTAACAGATGAAAAGTCCCTATTGATGGTACATAATTTATCATTGGATAGTTTACAAACTATTGCAGCGGACCAAAGTGAAAATATAACTAAACGAATTGGTTCGGTTCGAGAAGAAAAGGTAGTTCAAGCAGAAATAGATACTGCCAATGAAAAAATAAAAGAACTGAATGGCCATGTTGATCGCATTAAATTGATTTTAGATGCAGACCGATTGATTTATGATGGGATTGATGTGTTGTCATTGAAAAGTGACAACATAATCAATAATGCTACGATCTCTCAAAATAATAAAGAAATTGCTACAAACGAAGCAAGTAAAAATCAACTTGATGCAGTTGTTGCTAATCTGAAATCAGAAATAAACAACTTTAAAAATGAGCATGAGAATAAGAAAAATGGTGATAAAAACATCATTGACATTGAAATCAATAAACAAAAAGAAAAACAAGCGGGACTTTCTTCTCGTGCTGCTGAAATTAAAGAAATTATTTCACTACACAAACAAAAACTCAAAGATGAAAAACAGTTAAAAATTGACAAGCTTTTAGTTGCTATTGATCGTGAAAAAATAGAATTGGGTAACTTAGAAAGTGCGTTAGTTAAAAATGAAAACATTATAGCGACGAACGAGATTATTATCACAAATTCTAATCTAAGTATTGAGACTTTAATACAGGGGAAAACATGCCCGACATGTTTACGTGAAAAAGATGAAACTAAATTAGATGGAATCAATGAATCTATCGCAAAACATGAACGTGACATTTTACATGCTAATGCAGTAATTGACGACACTAAAACTTTAATAGATGTACTTGGTATTGAAATTGAAACTGTTTCATCACATGTAATTAGCGGTGAAGCAAATATACTAAAAATGCGTTCCGAAGAAATCGAATATTCTTTAAAAGATAATTCGGAATTATTCGAAGAGGGTAAAATACTTAAACTGGATCATGGTTTGGCAGAAGAAATTATCTTAAAATTAATTGATGATAAATCGGTAATTGATTTAGATAATTCATATTTAACCAGCGACTATATAACTAAGAGAGAAGACCGAATTGCTAATATAAAAGAGGAAGAAGCCGCTTATGATGCATCAATCGTATTATTAGAAAAAAGTATAGATACCATTCGTGATTTGATTAAAGCATGTGAGGACAAGATCGATTTAAAGTCGACTAAAGAAATTGCTATAATCAGAATGGAATCTGAGATTAACAACCATACTAAAGATATTTCAATTATTGATGATAAGTTAGGCCAATTAAATACTGAGATCGTTGCATCTATAGATGCAAATACATTGTTTGATGAGTTAGCAGCTATAAAAACTTCGATTTACGATCGTAAGATAGAGATTACTGAAAACGAAAATGACATAAATGAGAAAACTATTGCCATAAAAATGGCCAGTCTTAAAATCGAAGAATGTGAGACCAATATTACCAATTTAAAGCAGTATAATTTAACTACAGCTGTTATTAAACAATACAAGACCATGTTGGGTAAGACCGGATTACAGAAATATATTTTCGGTAAAATTGTTGATATACTTAACACGAAATTAAGTGATTTATTACAAGATGTGGATTTCCGTCTATTCTTTGACAAAGAATCATTAGATTTGCGAAAATATAGTTTGCGTAAAAATGTAATTAGTGGGGTTCAAATGACCTCTGGTATGGAAACTACTATTTTAGGTTTAAGTTTACTGAATTCACTCAAAATGTTAAACCAAATTAGAAAGTTTAATTTTCTAATGATTGATGAAGTTTCCGGACAAATGAATAATGGTAAAAATTTAACATACTCAGCAAGTGACTACCAAGATTTATTGGTTCAGTTGTTGCATAAAATAAGAGAAACTAGTAACATTTATATAGTGGATCACGTGCTTGAATTTTTAGGTGAGACAAGTGTTCTAGAAGTTCAGTATACCGAACATGGATCTATAGTAACTGTTCAATAAATTTTTAACAATATGAATAATACAATTGCAAAACTTTCGGCATATGATATTTATCAGTATCTGCCATATGAATTAAAAGGGATAATAATTTACCCAAATGGCAATAATGAAATATGTGTATTGATGCAACGATGTGGTAAAAATAATAGAACAGATGTCGATGGATTTGTGAATGGTACTTATACTACTCTACCGATTCTGAAACCACTTTCGGATTTATCAGAAAGCCATATGCAGTCACTTGTTGCCTTAGCATCAGAATTCAGGGATAATTCACCCGAATTAAATGGATATATGGAATGTCATATTGATTCATTGAAGCTGGATATTACTACAAAAGTTCTCGAATACTTGTACAAAAACCATTACGATGTTAAAAATCTAATCGGTCGAGGATTGGGAATATCAATACATGATGTTGATAAATACATAGAATGAAGTATAGTCCACCAATCATCAATGATGAACATGTGATAAAATTTGGAAAATTGATAAGTAGAGCAACCGATCAGGGCATTAGAAATGCCGAAATTTACAATTGTGAAAATATACCACATGATGTTTATCGAAAAATGGTACTTGATGAAATTACCAAGGAATTTATCAAATTTATGAAACGAAAGGAATTTATACATTACCTAAAATGGATAAAATTTGAATTTATCAAATTATATACATCTGAACAAGGTGTTATTCGCGCTTCTTATAAAATTGGTGATAATGTTATTCTGGAAATTCAGCCGGCGACTATGGTAGAAGAAATCTTCCGGACACATTTGGTAAAAGCATACAACAGATTTTTAATAATTGATTTTATAATTACATAAAAAAAGGACTCAATATTGAGTCCTTTTTTAATATTACATATTTTACAAATTATCTATTATGTAAATCATTAATGAAATCTACATCAATTGATTTTAACGTTTCCAAGAATAATTTAGTTGCATTACTCACATCATCGGTATGTGCCATTTCAACAGTACAGTGCATGTATTTCAATGGTGTTGAAATTATAGCAGTTGGTGTACCACCATTTGCTAAAAAGAACCCCATTGTATCATTACCATATGATCCAATCTCCAATTGTAATGGTAAGTTTTTATTTTTGGCAACCTCTCTAATTTTCTTCAAAACTTTTCGGTGGTTCTGTGTAGTGTACTGAATAGATGGGCCTTTACCACCGATCACTTTACCCTCTTTACTTTCGTCCATTTTTGGGGTATTCGTATTATGACACACATCGTGAACCAATGCTAAATCCGGCTTAAGACGATGTGCTATCATTTTCGCACCATGTAAGCCAACCTCTTCTTGTACTGAATTTACAATATATAAATTAAATGGCAATTTAATATTATCTTGTTTCAATTTACGAGCAACCTCAGCAATAATATAACCGCCGATTTTATTATCCAATGATTTTCCGGTCCAGTAGTTACCAATTTTAGAAAATTTATCATCGAATATCACCATATTACCAACTTCTATTCCATTTTTATCTACCTCGTCACGAGTTAAACCAAGATCAACCCACAGTTCATGTGGTTCTGGTCCCTTTACGGTATAACTTTCGCGAGTGTGTACGGCCGGACTCCCAAAAACACCTCTGTGATACTTACCATCATGCGTTCTGACCACTACCGTCTTGGAGGCAGCAATCATATTATCGGAACCACCATTGCGTTTAACACGAAGCATACCATCAGGATCAATCATATTGACCATCCAACAAATTTCATCAACATGCGCTTCCAATACAACAGTTAATGGATTTTCGGTTTCGGATTTTATCAAACAATAAGCAGTACCATATGGGTCTAATTGTACATCATCCACAAATGGGGTGATGTAATCAGTCCATACTTTCTGACATTCAAACTCTTCACCCACCGGGGAAAATGCATCCATGTAATTAAATAGAAATTTCTTACTCTTCATAATTTATAATTTATTTTACACAAAGATATTCAAATATATTTAAAATCATAGATTATATAATATAAAAAAATTATATTTGTATAAAAATATAAGATATGGAAATGGTTTATATTTGTACCACTAATTACACACTAAGGAAATTAACCTATGGTAAGCGATATAAAATGATATATCGCGTAGATGGTAATGTAAGCGTAATAGCAGACGATGGATCCTGGGTTATATTGACCGAATTCTACTTCGAAGATCCCATTTTATACAGAATTCGTAAAATAAATGAAATTTTAACACAATAGTGAAAAATAATGAAGAAAATACCAAATAATTATGTTCCATACAATCAATCCATTCAGTTGAAAATTATAGGTTTTGACGAACCATGTCGGGGATGCCATACTAATATCGACAAAAATGTGATATTTGAATTTTTAAAAAAACCAACTATGTATTCTGAAATATTTCAGGCAAAAAGTAAGCATTGTATGGCACCAACATATAGTGAGGCTTTTGATTTTTTCAGAACTGTGTATAACTTGGACACATTTGTTTATCCACTTTGGGATGATGATAATGTCAAAACATATGTATTTTGTTATGGCAACGCTGATCTACAAATGTCGTATGATGAAATTGAATATCAAACACACCGAGAAGCCGAACTCAACTGTCTTATTAAACTCATTTCAATCGTTCAGAATATTAAACAATAAAAAGTATGGATTATTTGTATATAAATTTGCCCAGAATTACAAAAACGAAAATAAATTTTTCAATTTTGAAATCTAATGATTCGTTAGAAGTTAGAATAAATGAATTAAGTGAATCTCAACTTGACTCACTTTTGGTTGGTTTGGAAAACTTAAAACTAAAAATAGACTTAAGTTTTAAGAAAGCTAATGATGCATATGGACCAATTCAAATTTTTAAATTTGAATAATATAATGCATTCTAATATGACAATATATTGTGTAAGTCCCAACTACTGCTCGAAATCACTCAACCCCATGCATCCTATATTGACGATGTATTCAAAATATGAAACTGTTTTTAATCATAGTGATGACGACTTCGTACAAATTGACCCATATGAATCCATACGCATTTATCTAGATCAATCCAAAACGACTTATGCTTTTTATCCGCGGCACGCATTTATATCATGCGCAGAATATAGATCGTTGGTAATTAATGAATTGATAAGAGATAAGAGATGATAGTAGTTTGTATAAATAATGATAATATGACTGGTGGTGCGCTAGAAATACCAGAATTACTAACTTTAGATAAGTTTTATGATGTCAAAGGTGTGCATAATATTTTAAATCTTGATACTTATTATCGCATAATTGATGATCGAGGCATAGCATGTTATTACAAAGCATGTCGATTTATGTCGGTAGGTGAGTATAGACAAAAAAACATAAATGAAATGATAAAATGATTGTAGTTTGTAGTAATAATACATTGCTTTTCACAAAAGACACACAACGTATGCAGTATTTGACATTGGGTAAGCGATACACGGCATTGCCATGCAGTTTGGTTGGATTTTATAGAATAATATGCGATAATGGCCAGCCTTTAGTCGTGACCAAGGATAGTTTCTTGACGTTGAATGAATATCGATCGCTTACAATTAGTGAAATATTGAAATAATATGAATTATCTATTGGATTGTAACATTATTTTTCATATATTTGTTCGGTCAATTGGGAGCAACCGTCTAACCAATATGACCAGAATGAGTACCTTCTGTAACCCGGGTGTAAGGGTGCTCACAATACACCCACAAATAAATAGTGTTTGTACATGAGTCGAATTTATATAGACATGGATGAAGTGATGAGCAATTATTCAAAACTTTTTCAGGCCGAGTTTTCAGATGAGAACAAATATCCACAATCGCGGAAAGGCTTCTTTGCGGAGCTAGAACCTATTGAGGGAGCTATTGAATCAGTCAAACATTTAATTGACGAATTTGATGTTTGGATATTGACAGCACCATCTTATATGAATCCCCATTGTTATACAGACAAACGAGTCTGGATAGAAAAATATTTTGGTTTGGAATTTTGCAAAAAATTGATAATAGCATATGATAAGAGTTTACTTATTGGTGACTTTTTGATTGATGATAGTATTAAAAACAACCAAAGTAAATTCAATGGCGAGTTAATTCCATTCGGACAAGAACATTATAGTAATTGGGTCGAGGTACTTAGGTACCTCGATTCTTTACGATTAAAAGAATAACCATACTTGAATTATACTATTATGTAGTATCGTTAGATGACAGATGATTACAAACATTCACATCGCCTAGTTTTATAAACCTAGGCCACCAGCTTGTGGTAGATTATCTGAATAATATAACACATGAACTCTCATTTATAAATATAAAAATATAAAAAATTGCTAACTTTTTTCAACAAACGTGTATATTATGAATAAACAAACTACTACAAATCATTACTTAAATAATTGTGTATTAATGAGTTAGTATTAAATAGGTTGGTACTTATAGTAATCCGTAAGGGAATCACAACGTGAGATTTGAATGCTTTTTTCCCATTGAGGTTGGTACTTATAGTAATCCGTAAGGGAATCACAACGTATCTGATAAGCTACAGCTTTTAAATAATGTTGGTACTTATAGTAATCCGTAAGGGAATCACAACGGCACCAGTATCCATTAACCTAGAGGTAAAGTTGGTACTTATAGTAATCCGTAAGGGAATCACAACAATAGCCCAATTAGTAATAGAGCGAGAATTGTTGGTACTTATAGTAATCCGTAAGGGAATCATAACTACATAAATAGGTATTCCCAAATTAGTCAGGTTAGTACTTATAGTAATCCGTAAGGGAATCACAACTGCGTGGTGGTTAACTTCTGAAATGTTATCGTTAGTACTTATAGTAATCCGTAAGGGAATCACAACGGTGAGTGAATTTTAAAACATAAAGGTTTGTTAGTACTTATAGTAATCCGTAAGGGAATCACAACAACCCATAATTAATTATAATGTAGTTGAGGTTAGTACTTATAGTAATCCGTAAGGGAATCACAACAAGAGTGGAATTATCTCAATTTTACGGTATGTTGGTACTTATAGTAATCCGTAGGGGAATCACAACAAACGAGATAAAAATGGATACAAAGTTTTTGTTGGTACTTATAGTAATCCGTAAGGGAATCACAACGGTCTTAAACTAAAATATCCAAATAACTGGGTTGGTACTTATAGTAATCCGTAAGGGAATCACAACAGAAAATGCTGGATCAAAAAATAACGCATCGTTGGTACTTATAGTAATCCGCAAGGGAATCACAACCGAAATAGATAACATTATTAGATTTTCAAAGTTAGTACTTATATTAATCCGAAAGGGAATCACAACGAATTGGAAGAGTTGGAAAACGATTACCAAGTTAATACTTATATTAATCCGAAAGGGAACTGTCATAAAAAAATAATAAATATATGAAACAAATTAGAAAAGGGGTATTTGAAACGAACAGCTCCAGTACACATAGTATTTGTATTGCGAAAGATGTTGAATTAACATTACCGAGTAGTATAAATTTCCTTATTTGGATACATTCTCTAGATATGATTTCATAAATGGCATTTTGTACAATGACACCAATATGGAAATTATAAATTCGGTTGTTTTGTTATCTGAATTCGGTTGGGTATCAA